ATTCTACTAAACAACATTTTCCTATCATATAATGATTTTTTTGCATATTATGAGTATTTTTTTCATATGTTTCATCTATTTTATTTGTTTCGCTCAATACAAATGTACTATAAATATAAAATTCTTCCTTATCGTCATTTATTTCATACCAATCTATGTCTTCACTATCTATTCTTACATTTTCATTATCTTTTTGTTGTTTTTGTAATTCTTTTAATTTTTTGTCAGCTTCATTTTTTGTAACAAAATATTTTTTAAGGTCATTAAACGTTTTTAAGTCTTCTATAATCTCAGCTATTTTTAGTCTATAAGCAAGAAACATTCTTCTTTTGATAATATTTTTAATTCCTTTAGCTTCTTTTTTACTAGCTTCTATATATCTTTTTACAAACATGATTTTTACCTCTTTATCTTATTTATAAAAAAATAAAGTGCAATCCTAAAAATAGAATTGCACTTCTATAATTTATGTTTTTATACATCAAATTTTGCTATATTGTTTTGTAAGTCTTGTGCCATTATTGCTAATTGATTTGAAGCTTCACTGATTTCCTGCATTGACGCTGTTTGTTCTTCTGTTGAAGCAGATACATTTTGTGCTTCTCCAACAGCAACGCCAGACAATTCTTCAATGTTTGTTATTGCATCAGATACTGATTTCCCAACCTCTTGTACTTGATTGATATTTTCTACCGAATCTTTCACAGATTTAGAAAGTTCTTCTACAGAATTATCAATTTTATTAAATGCTATTCCTGTTTCTGAAATCATATCCTTTGATTCTTTCACTTTAGACACTGACTCGTTCATCGAAGAAATTGCATTATTGATTTCCTTTTGGACTTTGTCTATGATTGCAGAAATATTGTCTGATGACTCCTGAGAGGCTTCTGCTAATTTTCTTACCTCTTCAGCAACAACAGAAAATCCTTTTCCAGCTTCTCCAGCGTGACTTGCTTCAATAGCTGCATTTAATGCTAATAAACTGGTTTTACCTGAAATATTAGAAATTGTATCTACTATTTTTCCAATATCTTTTGAATGTTCTCCAAGAGATTTTATGATGTCAGCTGATTGGTCAATTTTATCTGACATAATATCAATATTATTGATTGCTTTTTCTACTATTTCTTTACCAGAATTTGTATTTTCGTTAACAGTGTTTACAGTATTTTGCATTTCTTCTGAAGACGCAATTAGATTTTCAAGATTTATTTTCATGTTATTTACTTCTTCGTTTGTTTTCTTAACAAAATCCAATTGTTGTTCTGCGCTTTCTGCCATTTTAACTGTAGATTCTGCTACAATATTTATACTTTGCGCTGTTTGTGCAGATGTAGCCGTAAGTTGTTCTGATGAAGCTGCAACAGATTGAGATGTTTCAATTATTTGTCTTACAGTATTTCTAAATGCTACTTTCATAGCTCTTACGCTATTAATAATATCGTCCATTTCTTTAATTTTACTTTGGCCGAGCATTGTACTTTCTTTTGCTAATTTGCCCTCAGCAATTATTTCAATATTTTTCTTTAAGTCATCTACAACTGTTAAAGCTTTTGTAATACTAACAAATGAAATAATTCCAATAATTAAAAGTATTGCTATTGAAAACATTGCCATTTTTCTTATAAAAATACTTTGAAGTAGTTCAATTTCTTCTGTTGGTATTCCAACAAACAACATACCAATTGTTTTCCCTGTTTTATCTTTAATTGTGTGATAAGCCGAAAAATAATTTTTTCCTAATACATTAGCTTCGCCAGAAAACGGTTTGTTTTCTTGTAATACTGTTTTTATAACCATTTTAGAAGCTTTTGTCCCAACTGGACGAGAACCATCTTCCTTAATAAAAGTTGTTGATACACGTGTATCATTTCTAAATATAGTGATATTATCTCCAGTCATAGATTTAATTGGTTCTAATTCTTCTGTTAATCCTTCAAAATTTTTGTTTCCTTTATATAAAACATTATTTTTAATTTCCCAAGTTCCAGGATATTTTAAGTCAATTACTTCTTCAACTGCTTTTAAATCAGATTCTGCTTTAATACCAAGTGAAACCCCGAAACCATCATTTGCAACTTCGTAAGAAACAAACGCTAAAACACTACAAACAACAATCAATACAAAACTAAAAATCCCAACAATCAATTTGTTTAATGAAATTTTTCTGTCCATGAATCATCTCTCCTTTAATTTTTCGTCCATGAAATATTCTTTATATAATTATAAATACAACAAAAGAACCTTAAAAACAATCTATTTTAATGTCTTAAAAACATAAATTGCTCTGTTTTTAAGGTTCTCAATTTTTAAGTGGTGCGACTGGTGGGACTTGAACCCACGACTTACTGATTAAAAGTCAGTTACTCTACCAACTGAGTTACAGTCGCATTACATTTACTTGTTTATTATATCACAAGAAATTAAAAAGTAAACCATAAATTACAAAAAATTTTATATTTTTCCTATTTTCCAAACTTTTACTCTGCATGGTACGCTTTGAGAAAGACTTGGAAAATTAAATGTATTTGGATGAACATCATGTATATGTTCTGATTGTCCAATTAAATGAGTACCAGTAACAAGTACTATACTATTATCATTATGTTGATAACAATATATTCCTACACCATAATAAACAGCTGTAGTTGCCATCTCTCTGTAACCTTCATAATGAGATACTCCCCATTCGTTTCCTTGATATACTTCGACCTGACAACGCACATAATATCCTGGAAATGGATTTGACTCAACATATCTGTTATTACAACTCACATTAGCTGGATTTGACGCTGTACCATTGTTTGGATATATAATTGTAAAATCTTTTGTTACATCAAATTTTTTGTTTAATGTATTATTTAATTCATTTGCATCTACAAATAAATCATCATCAATCAATGGATTAAATGCTTTTATAATGTATTTTACAGTTAAAGATTTTGGTTGAACTGTTGTTGAATTTCCATATATTGAATTAGATTTAGAAGCATCAAATGATAGATCAAATATTTGTCCTCCGCCAGTGGCATAACCATTTTTGACGTGAGTTACTTGGATTGCCCCTGTTCCTGTTTGAAAGTCTCCAACAATACCAGTATGAGTTCCAATGATATTTGGAAGTCCTGCTGTATGTTTTGTTCCAGCCGTTAAACCACTTTCAAGAAATTCACCGGACGTTAAGTTTGGAAGATTAAAAGTTGTTTCTTCGTCTCCATAACCATATGTTGTTCCTATTACATTAAATAAATCATTATAAGTTGTACGAGAAATTTCAGAACCATCACAAAACAAAAAACCTTTTGGAGGTGTTAAAGAATTAACAGAATATGGAATAATTGAACCGAGTGGAACCGGGACATAAGAAAAATTGCCCATATTTTCAGACGTTACGTTTCTTACAACTTTGAATTTTGCAGTTCCGTAATTAATTATATCATTTAAGTTTGACATTAAATCACCAATCAATTATTTTTCAATACTAATATAGATTGATATTAAAATTTTAAAATAAAAAAGGAAGACTATTTGTCTTCCTTTTTGTCTTCTTCCTCTTTGTGTGGAGTATATCTTACACATTCTGGATTTTGGCAAGTCCCATCTTCTCTAAGAGGTTTTCTGCAACGAATGCAACGTTTTTTTACTACTGACATAATCTCATTCTCCTTTTATTTTATTATATTCTTCATCATACCATGCATCTAATTCCTGCATGGCTGTAATATCATTATTAGCAGCGTTAGTATCTTGATGCATGATATCGTCATTGTATTGCTTAATCAATTCATTTTTTTGATTTTCATATGTTATATCTAAACTTTGAAGTTGTTCTTCTTTTGTTGGAACATATACTTCTGGAGGATGTATTTTTAACCATTCTTTTTATGTAAAATAACCTTTAGGTTTTTTGTCCCAAACTTCATAATTACCTTTTGGACTATAAAAATTGGGCATAATTGATTCTCCTTTCTATTTTTATTCTAATAAAAAAATATATTTATTGTTTTGAAAAATAAAAAATGACCAACACTAAGCAAATTAAGTGTTGGTCTTAATTTTGAGGAGAGGATTCCGAATTGGTTCAGGGATATGTGTTATCAATCCGAAATCCAAATCCAATGACGAAGAGTTTTCACGAATTAAGCATTTGCCGAAAGGAGCCGCCAAAAAAGCACTTAATTCATTCCAACCGTAATTTATTATATCATAAAAAAATCATTTGTAAACCATGTATTGTAAAAAATTCAAAGTCCAACAACTTTTTTCGTAAGTTCGTGATTTAAGAATATATTCAACATCTTTTTTGTGCTTCTTTTATATAAACCAAGTTCATATTTCAACGTATTTGCTATATCATCCATTTGTTGTTTTGATAAGTCAAAATAACATTTATACGATTCGCTTCTCCCATATCTAAATGAATAACATGTTGCACTTAAAAAAATATCATCAGAATGATAAGTAGTGCGTTTACCTATTTTAATTAATCCATTTTTTTTGATGAAAATAAAAATATTATATACATTATTACTTTTCTTACTATTGTGTAAAAAAGTAAATTGATAATGCGATTTCAATATTTTTACATCAATCAATTCCATAGTTTTTCTCCAATGTTTTTATAGCTACAGTTAAAGCATTTATAATGTCTTCAGGCTTTTTAACGAGAAAACATTTATTACATTCTCTGGTGCAATATTCTGCAGCTTTAACGCAATTGATTTCATTTTCAAGTATTTCTATGATTGTTTCTTTATTCATAATCCAATGAAATAAATACTATTTTTCATCATAAATTCTTTTATGTGTACTTTTATCATTCTCTTAAAATCATTTTCTATATAAATCGATTGTTCTTTTAATTTTTGTTTCAAACTTGCAAAAGCATCTGTGCATACGTTGATTCCAAAAATATTAAAAATATGAGCATAAAACTTAAATGATTTTTTGTTTTCGTCAATTATTTTTATCTCTAAATATTTTGGATTATCATATGCAATTTCTATATTTGTAATGATTATTTTGTTTTTGCTTTTATCTTTGAATTTCATTTTATTTCTATTGTGTTTTTATTTGCTATTTCAACAACGCCACACAATATATTGTGTAATTTTCCTTTATAAAAAGAATTATAAATAGCATCAACAACTTCTTGGCGCGAAGTCTTTTCATACATTTTATGTGTCATATCAATAGAAAAATCAAACCAATAATCTAAAAAAATATGACCAGTAAATGTAAGAATGTCTACATCTATATCTACATTATTGATTTGTACTAAATTGATATAATCGCTTTTATAATTATTTGAAGATAATGAAATTTGTAATGATGTTATTTCCGATTGCATAATAACTCTCCTTTAATATCCAAATTTATTTACAATGAAATTTTTTTGTTCTAAGATTTTTTCATATATTTCTTCTTTTATATCGCATAAATGAATATATCCTTTTGCGTATTTATCAAACATTTTTTTGTCAAACAATTTTAATGTATATCTCATAATATTATAAATCGAATCTATTTTATAATAAAGATTATATGTATGTCTATTTGGTTGATAATTAACGTTAATATAAATGTTTTTTATATAAAAATGTTCACTATACTCAATAAAATCAGGATTTTTATTAGTATTCTTTAAGAACATTTTATATGCCGCCTTTTAATTTATAGTAACTTTTTAAGAAATTGTTGATAGACGTTAAAATTTTGTATTTATTTATAGTTAAAAAATGTTTTTCTTCATTAGTATATACTTCAAACATTGAATCTTTTGACGTTTTATCATATCTATCATGTGTAAGTAATTCATACATTCCAATAACGAAAAATTGCATATTCTCCAATGTAATGAAAATCATCATAACGTTTTCAGCATCGCAAAATCCAATTTTTCCATTTTTATAAATTGCGTCATTAATGATGTTTTCAATTGTTAATGTTCCTAACATTTTTTTATTTTTCATCATTATCACCTAATATTTATATTATATTATGTGTGAACAAATGTAAATAAAATGCCGCTTATAAGCGGCAAAATTTTGTTTATACAATTTTCATAATCCACAATAATATCCAAATGTTCTATAATCAAACATTTTACCAATTTCTTTTTTTGAAAAGATTGGCTCTAATTGAACTTTCATTCTAGATTCTTCAATTGGAAAATTATTTATTATTCTATATTCTCTTAAATTCAATGATGTTATTTCATCATCTTTTAATGTTTTAGGAGCATGTACATTACAATAATGTTTGCTCATTTCATATTCTTCGCATTGCCAAAAAAAATATGCGCGGTCAAATAACCATTGATTATCTGTATTTTCCATGTATTTTATATTTTTTGATTTTATAAATTTTTTTATATATGGATTTAAGAATTTTTCATTCGTTTGTTCAACGCTATAAGCAAATGGTAATTCATTTGATAAATAAAAATCAAAATGAACGATAAATTTATATGTTTGATGAGCGTTGAGCCACCATGTTTTATTTTTTTTATTTTCTCTAGTAATTATATGATTAATATTATAATCAAAATTTTTTATGGCTAACAAAACCGGCATTGTATTAAATTTATATTTTGTAGAGTGTTTCAAATAATACCAAAGATATTGAGGAGTATATAAATTTTGTTTCTTAAATTTTCTAGATAATCTTCTTGTATTTCTCTCTTTTTCTGTCAATGTTTCTAAATCCAAATAATTCATATAACCTCCTATAATCCATCATTACTTATTTCATAGTGTTTAAGTTTTTTACCAGTTACAAAAGCTAGTTCGAATGCAATTGCATCTATATGTTTTTGAACAAAAAACCAAAATTCAACATAATTTGAAAATTTATGCAAAGATCCAAGGACTCTTTTCTTAAATTTATCATGAGAAAATTTTATTGTATCAGCAAGAACAAAATTCTTAAATTCCATTTCTTTATAATCAATTTCGTAATAAATGGTTGCATTATATTGTTCATCATTAAAAATTTTATATTCGTGATTTTTTATTCTTATATTTTTTAAGTTAATCATATTTTTTCTCCATTAAAAAAGAGGCTTTACGCCTCTTTTTTTGCTAATGGGTGAATAATCTTAAATGAACCAAGAGGCTTATCTAAGAGTTTCTGCATTTTCCGTTTTTCAAACAACGGTCTTGCTTTTCTCATCGATTCTGCTTTTTCATGTTCATCCAAATCATCATACAAATTTGCCATAGCATTCAATTTGTGTGTAAATTCAAGAGCCACAATGAGCCTCTCAATGACTTCTATACTGGCTGGTGCATGTTCGTTTTCCAATTTATGAATAACAGAAACATCTACATTTGCCACTGTAGCTAAAAATTTTGCAGATATGTTATATTCTTCTCTTTTCTTTTTGATAAGCTTGCCCATTGCGAAAATATTTTTCTGATAAACCTTGCTGTTAGCCGCTGTCATAATAATCACCTCTTAAAAACCATTCTTACGTATTGTTAATAAATAAGCATCTTTTAATGAATTTGTTATAACGTCTATTCTATCTAATATGAATGTTTGTAAATGATTGTTGTGTTCATTACATTCCTCTTCTCCATTTTCTGTCCAAAAAAAATTTTGGGAAATTGTTTCATCATCTACTTTTTTATCTTTCTTTTTCAAAAAATGATAAAGTATTACATTATATACATGTTCGTCTATCTTTTGTAAAAAATCTCTGAAAAAATAGAAATTAAATAAAAGAGTGTGGTACTTTGATGGTTCTCTTATATAAATTTCATCATATTGAATCTTAATAAATACTTTTGCATTAGTTTCTCCACTAAACAAAACCTTAATTTCAATATCTTTTTCATTTTTTCGAACAATTTTTGTTTTCATTTTTAATCTATTTCAATATTCCCAAATGGTTGCATCATTTGACAAATTACTCTTTGCACAGTCATATCTTTTACTTTGCAACCAGCACTTGAAGAATGCCCACCAGCAGAATCACCAAATAATTCTTTTAACATTAATCCAATGTGAATATCGTTTCTGTTTGTCCTAAATGACATTTTACCAGAATTTGGTTTTGCCATAACCGCAATATCAATATCTTCTAAATCACAAATTGCATGTCCAAGATTTGATACATCACAGTTGTTTCCAACGAATACAAATCCAAATGTACCATACTTCGTTTTTACTCTTCTAACATCTGATAAATAATTTTTTATTTCTCTTTCGTTTTCTTTTAATTTAAGTTCAATAATATCTCTTTCATATTGATTAAAAATGTTAAGTTCATTAACATCATTTTTCATTAATCTTTCTGTAAATGTATTGACAAATCCAGTAATTCCAATTGTATACCTTAAAAGATTAAGATAATACGGTAATTTGCTTGGGAATTTATTCCATTCCCAAGTATCGTATAATCTAATTTGTTCAACGAAAAAATTTCTATCTTCAATAAAACCTTTTCTTTTCAAATAAATATAAAACAATTCTGTTCCGCATGTTTGGACACCGTCAATGTCTTTTTTTACATATGCATATTTTTCTTTTTCAAAATCAACGATAGCTGTTTCATGATGGTCAAATATTTTAAGTTTGGAAAAAATTTTTTTGTTTTCACTAAATTTTTCTTTATCAAAACTTAAATCTGTTACAAAAATCCTTTCACAAGCCTTGAATAAATGGTTTGGGATAAGAGAAAGTAAAGATTTTGTACATTCATCCTTATCTTTGCAATAAACAATATCAACGTCATCTTCAAAAGCAAGTTTTGCTAGAATAGCACAACCAACTCCATCTAAATCATCATGAGTATATAAGATATTGTTTTTCATAATTTCTCCTCAAAATAAAATATTTACATTATCATTATACAACAAAATTAAAAAAATGTAAATAGAAAAGTAAATAAATTTTATTTTTTTATAATAATTTTTCCATTACTATTACATCCCATGTTTTTTAATTCCATATATATAAGATTTTATAGCCAAATTTGCAATTTCATTTTTATGTTCCAATAAAAACATTTTCATATGTTGTTGACTACATGAAGTTCTTATTAATCCAACATTCAAATAAATTGATGCATCTATATATTGTTTTATTTTATTTACATTTCTTGGCAATACAAAAGAAAACGAAAATCTTTCACCGTCATTATCATTGTTATATCTATTCCCAGTAATTACGACTAATAATCTAAATAAATCAGAATAGCAATCATTGTTGTCTTTGAAAGAAGCGTTTACTTTGCATTTTTTCCCACCTATATGTGCTACCATTATATGTCTCCTCTTAAAATCTAACTTTACCAGTTGTTAAATTAACGTAACATATAACCTGTTTCTCAAATTCATCTATTTCTCCAAAATTTCGTTTTATTTTCCCAATACCAGCGACACACATCATTTCGTTTCCAACAATGCCATAACATGACATTGCGTCTTTTTTATGTTCAAAATAATACTCTCTTCCAATTGCATCGATACATGCATTTAATCCAATAATTTTTGCTCTTGATTTATTCATTTATTTCTCCTTATAATCCACAACATATTCTTACATATTTATCGAAAAATTTTTCCAATTCGCTTAAAAATACCAAATAATCATTATTATATTTGATTTTTTTATATATTGGTCGTTCATAATAAATACTTAAATTTCTTAAAAAAGCATTAACCATACTTTCCCAATAGAACATATTTTCCCAACAGGACATATATCTATGTAATTCTTCACAAACAAACCAATTTTTTATAATGTCTTTTCCATCATAAATAGTGTAATATATTCTTATTGCACCATTTTTAATGATATCAATTTCTATTATAATATCATTAATTTGCATGGTTGTATTCATAATTTTTCCTTTATATTTTCTATCAATGTTTTTATATCACTTCTACTATAGAATTCTGCGTTTTCTAATTTTTTGCCAGTGATAAATATATTTTTTATTTCTTTGACATTTCCATCTGTTATAAATAGAGCACAATAATCATTCTCATTTTTATCACAACACGAAAACAAATTTATAGAAGCGTTTTGATTATAATCTTTTATTTTTTCTTGTAAATCATTTAATTGTTTCATTAAAGTATTGAACATTATAATGTCTTTTTCTTTTATCATTTTTTTCACTCCACAATATGAAATTTATCGCATTCTGATATTAACGCCAGACGAGAACCGTTTTCCCATTTAACATGAATTTGACAAGCATCATCAACGCATTCTACTATTCCAATACTTCCAATATGAGGAGCTTGAATATCATCCATAAAATCCAATTGTACCTTTGTTCCTTTTGGGTACATTTCTCTTAAAAATTTCAAATTATCGTTTTTCATTTTATTACTCCTCACAACCCAATATTCATTTTAATTATAAATCTTCTATATAAAAGCATTGCTCTATAAATATTATGTTTTTCACTTATTATAGTATCATAAATTTTTTCAGTTTTGGGTGATTTCATATATATAGATTCTAAGAAATGTCCATGCAAATTTATATTTTCAAAAGAAAATTCATTTATAGAAAAAGAACCAATACTACCAGATATTGATTCTTTTTTATCAAAAATTTTATATTCAAACAAATAATTTCTAATATGATTTGTTCTAAATTTATTTAAGCTTAAATATATATTCGTTTTTTCGTTTATTGGAATTGTCATTTCTTTCATCTTAATATCCTATAAACCTTTTAATCATATATTTTCTATATTCTTGAATCGCACTGAAAATGTATGTTTTATAATCAATTTTTGCTAATTCCTTATATGATGTAGAATGTATAAATTTAATGCATAAATCAGTTTTTCCAAAAATAATATCTCTTAATGAAAAAACGTTTATATCACCTTTTGTAATTACACCCTCATTACAGTAAATAAAATATTTTATTGTATAACAATCAAGATATGAATTCACAACTTTATTTTTTATAAGAATAAAATCAATAAATGCCGTTTTATTTATCTGAATCGTCTTCTTCATTTTTTGTTATTATAACCCCAACAACTGCTGTTATAATTATTCCTGTAATAAGACCAACAAAATATCCATTAAGCAATATTTTTAAGATCATCTAAATTCTTCCAGTTCTTTATCTGTATTGTAAATCAATGTTAACTTTCCAACCTTAAATTCTGCTTGTTTTATAGCATCTCTAAGATTGTCAAGAACATCTTGTGTCTTATCTTTATATATCATAGAACGGTCGCAAAATGTAACGGTCCATCCATTCTTGCCAACATCAATGATTACATTGGTACCATTTTCTTCCTTAAAATATAATGTTTTGTCTATTTCATCACCTGGCATAACGCCCCAATATCTTTTCATATATTTCTCCTTTCAACTTAAAAGAGCATATCGAAAATAAATATGCTCATATTCTTTAATCTCTGTCATCCTCAATCATGGAATCATCGTATCCACAATTTCTGCATACATATTTTTCATCTGTTATTGTACCACATCTATCGCAAACAGTAAAATTATATCCGTGGTCATTTAATGCGTAAAGTAAACTAATTACTGTCTGTTTTGTTTTTTCATCGCCAGACAATCCTTTTACTTGATTTATTAAATCATATGCATCTAATCTCATTGTAATTCTCCTTTTATTTTTTTAATATCTTAAATTTTTTTATAAATTTTATCTCGCGAAATGTGAACCATTAGTACGTTTTTATATAGAAAATCAATATTTTTTTCTATGCATAAAAAACTGCACGCTACAAACCAAAATATATATTCAATGATTTTACAAAATCGTTAACAACAACATTTAATCTTAATAAATCTCTTAATCCAACATCTTTCCCAGTTATGTAAAAATCCTTTTCTATTTTTAGGTTGTGCAAATACATATCATCGATTGTTGGCGTTTCAAAAGAATATTCTCCATGCATGTGTTCAGCAAAACATTTATTCTTAGACATAATAATATATATTTTATTGTCTCCTTCATACAAATAATATTTGATAGCAATATATTTGTTATCAATTTTATATATTTTTTTGTTCTTAAAATTCATTGTTTCTCCTTATAAAAACCAACCGAATATACTTCTATCATATAAATTGCCAAAATTCTTTTTATCAAAAAATGGTTCGAGCCAATATTCTGTTCTCCATTGGCCAGGCGTTACTCTCAAGTATTTTGCCTTACTAAAATCCCTTGACAAAATAATATCAACATCTTTTTTTCTCATATTTTTTGCATAATATGGGTCAGAAACATGCCAATAATCTATTACTCTTGAATAAAAAAACATACGGTCAAAAAACCATTGTTCATCCATGTTTTCTATTTCTTCGATGGAATGATTTTCCCAAAATTCTTTTATGTATTTTTTATCTACATTTTTTTCATCGAAGTCTGTAAGAATACTATGATGTATCATAAATTCATCGAAACATTGCAAAATCCTCGAGCATTGTTTTCTATGAAGCCAATATGCTATTATTTTTTTGTTTCTTCTTGTAATATAATGCTTAATATTTATGCCATTTTTTATACTTTCTTTGAAAAAGAAAATATTGTATTTATTGCTTGTCGTATTGAAAATTTCATTAATAAATTTATTGCTATGTATATAGCCAAGATGCTTAAAATAAGTTTTGTTTCTAAAAATGATATTATCCAAATCTTCCAATTCTATATAATTCATTTTACAATCCTCTTGTTTTTATAAACAAATCATCTTTCAATAAAAATTGAATAAACTCAATCGCATGACTTAAAGATATATTCGTTCCTTTTGATAAACTTTTTGCAGTTGGAACTATATCTTTTTTAATCATTTCAAATTCCCTAACACAGTTGTTAAATGTATTTTCATGCATTATTCCAATAGTAATATTTTCATAACACATGTCTTTTCGTTCAATTACGTTTCCAACATATTTCAAATTATTTTTATCATCGTACATTTTGTATGAAATAACCAACATATTTAGGAAATTTTTTATATTTTTTCTAAATTGCATATCAAAACCCAATCGACCTTAATGCAAGATATTCGATAAAATAATTGCCTATAGCATCATAAAACTTATCTCTTTTATTCCAAATTATGTCTTTATATAATTGCATGTTTCTATTTGAATCATTTATAATCCCATAAAAAGACCTTTCAAAATCGCTTCTAAAACTTTCGCTATAACCAAACAAATATTTTCTTATGTCTTTTAAGTAAAAATAACTTTTCAATTCTTCACCACGGTCGTTTTTCATTTCCCAATCCAATCTATTTTGTCCTCTAGCAAAACGACTAGTTTCTTTTTTTATATTCAATTTTAACGTAATATCTTCAAATCTTATATCCATAATTAAAGCCCCACATACACCAAAGCTAAATATGTTTTGAAATATCTATGTAATTCTTGACATAATTCAAATCTTTTATTTTGAGTTAAATCACGATATAATTTTTTATCTTCATGTAGATTCTTTATTACAAATAACGATATCATAAAATTACTAATGAAATTTTCTTTTCCAAAAATGTATTCTTTCATGCGGTCCAAATAAAACCAATTTTTTATTTGTTCCGATTTATTTCTAAATTCATAAGAAAGTTTGAGATGATTTCTTGCAAATGGACTTGGTTCTCTTTCTATATTCAATTCTCCAGTAATACCATTAAATTGAATTTGCATTCATTATTTTTTCCTTTTTTTATTGTAAATTATACCATAAAAAAGAAAAAATGTAAATAAAAAAAGTGCACCTTTTGTGCACTTTCAAAATCCAAACATTATTTTTGAAACTTTATTTATAATGAAACAAGAGATGACATCTTTTATTTTTTCATTATAATTGTTTTTTAAGTATGTAACAAAATCAAAATCTTTAGCTTTAGCAGAACCGAGTAAAAATGAATTCAAACTATTATCAATATTTCTTTCTATATATAGCTTATATGGTCCATAATGGCCGCAACAATTATAAATAAGATTATGGAAATCTATAATCCCACTTATTTTTTTGCTTTTATCATTTGTGAGAGAAATTGTAAAATATACAAAATATGTGATTTCATTATAAAAATGATTTATGTTCTCCACGCAACGCATTTTAATTTTCAAATCATCATCTGTGTATTTTTCTCTCACATTTTCAACTCCTCATACGTTTGCTTTAATTAATTTTTTGTAAACACTTTCATCAAGCATATCATACAAATATTCTAGATTTTTTTGTTTCTTGATTTTTAAGGATTCTATGTCACCCTTACCTTCTTCTATTAACTTTTTCGTAAACAGAAGTCTGGCAACGAAATGATACAATTTCATTCCTTCGTGTTTATTCATATTTATTCTTCCTTTGCTTCCGAATCTTCTGTTTCTATATCATCGTAGATATATGCAAAAAATTCTCCGCCATCGATTTTATAAACGTCATAATTGCACTCATCTACAATATAACCATGATTTTGAAGATACTCATGCAGAATAGCCTTCAAGGTTTCATAATCCTTGTGTTTATACTCGAAAATAGTCTTCCCGTTCTTCTTTCTCCTAACTTCAGCTAACATGATAATTCTCCTTTCATTTATAGAAAAATATATATTATTTTATTAATTTTGGTTCAATAAATATTGATGCTATAAAATCACATTTGCATTCAAGTTCTTCATATCCACCATCAGATACAATTTTTATTTCGACATTTGCATAACCCCTTATGTTTTTTATCTCATCTGCTATCTTTTCGCAACTGTCTTCATGAAGAGCATTGCATGTAAACGCAAAAGTATTTCCATAAATTTTGTATTTTCCTCGTTCGTATAAGTTGTCTATTTTTTTAATGTAATCTTCTGCAAGATAATGAATTCTTCCATAATCTTGATTTAATGAATCCAAAAGATTAGCATTTGTTGCTGGCATATAATATCCTCCAGTATCAAAGAAGCAATTCTCTAATTTCACTTGCTCTTTTTATAGCATCATCTTTATTTTCAAATAAGCAATCCATTGCTTTCAATTCTTCGTATTTGTCGTGGTTTTTCTTTCTTTCATAAATAAATGTATCTGGGTCACCAGAAACTGACGGAACATAAAACATCGTATGGTCTTCTGGGAATTCTTCTTTTACGACATCTCCACCATATAAGAAATAATTAATGCCAAGGTCACATTGTCTCCATTCATTTTCATCATCAAATATCATTTCGACGCTATCTTCTGTAAATCTAAACAATGTTTTCTCGTATTTGTCTGGCACATTATTAAGACCAAACACATCATAACGTTTTACATCCAATGCATAGCAAAGCAGAGTAATCGTATTATATGGCGTATGGTCTTCAAGTACTTCTACAGGAACTTCAATTTTGATTCCGCTATCATCACGATCAACCAACGTAATAAAACACTGATGCTTCATATTAACGTTAATTTGTTCAATGCACATCATTGTATTGCAATAACATGACTTAAAAGGATAGCCTTTTACAATAAAATGGTCTCCAAAATAATTACCATCAATTTTGTTTTCATTGATTTCATTTACAAGCTTCTTTTCTTGCTTAATCCAAACTAAATCTCCTTTTGAATATCGCATCTTATATGCCTCCTCAAAAATTTTCCTTATTATATAACATGATGCTTGAATTGGACATATTTTTTTGTAAATCAAAGTATTGAAAAACAATTTTTTATTTACTTAAATGTTTCTTTATATTAAAATCAAATAGCAATATAATTTTGAAAATTGGTGTTTTGCATGAGTGGTTATATAATGAGACAATTTTCTGAAAATAATCATCATATGATGCAATATTTGTTGTGTCACAATGAAGAACCATCAAATACAATTATTTTTTATATTAACAATTTTTCCATTTTGGAGTTTACTACCAAATGGTCATTGATGGATGAAATTTATCAATATATAATTGAAAAGAGAAAACATAAAATTATTACTTTTTTCTATAATTTATTTAATAAGAAAAATATCGAACTTCAGAATCATTTCGTTTTTGAATTTGGATTATGAATGGAGTAAATATATATGTTAATATTTACAATTACATTATTGTTGATATTTCAGGTTATTTCGTTTGATGCATGGTTAGTATTGCTTATTGCGATTCTTTTATTTGATGATTGATATGCATAACGAATTAATTTTATCTGATACAATTTTATATTTTCTAAAAATTGTTTCTGTAAAAGATTGCGTTAGAATTGTTAGAAAACATACGTTGGATATTTCGTTTTTGGACGAAGTGTTTTCCTATTTAAGAAAAAAAGATAAAGTAATTCCAATTTTGAAAATTTTAGATAAATTTATTTTTAATGAAAATCTTACTTTGAAAAATAAATTTATTTTTGAATTTGGTTTGTAAAAAAGTTGTTTACATTTTCTCAAAAATATGTTATAATATCTTAAAATTTCAATATATAGTAATTACATAACAAAAAGGTGATATCATGTCATTTGCAGTTCCAAATTGGACAGGAACAAAAGAACAATTGCAAATGCAAAAAGAGATAGATGAATCTTTTCAAAAAAAAAGACAGAAGAAAAACTTAAAGAAATCATAGAAACATCTAAAAAAGATAGATTAAATATCCGGGTGTAGCTCAGCTTGGTAGAGCATCTGCTTTGGGAGCAGAGGGTCGTAGGTTCAAATCCTGTCACTCGGACCATATATGGATGGGTACTCAAGTGGCTGAAGAGTTCGGTCCTGAAAACCGATAGGCGTCGCAAAGCGCGCGGGGGTTCGAATCCCTCCCCATCCGCCATAATGGGGACATAGCTCAACTGGGAGAGCACTTGCCTTGCAAGCAAGAGGTCAGGGGTTCGATTCCCCTTGTCTCCACCATAACATGGAGTGGTACTCAAGTGGTTGAAGAGGACGGTTTGCTAAATCGTTAGAGGAGAAATCCTGCGTGGGTTCAAATCCCACCCACTCCGCCATTTAAGAAAGGAAAAGATATGAAAGTCATATTTTTGGATATAGACGGAGTATTAAATTCTATAAATGATAAATTTTCACAAACTCTTGAAACACAAAGTCACTTGGACCTTTTAGGAGAATTAGTGAAAAAGACAAATGCAAAAATTGTTTTGTCTTCTTCTTGGCGAGGAATTCCTTCATTAAGAAAATTAGTAGAAAACAAAATGAAATTAATTAATACTGAAGTTATAGGTGCTACAAGAAGTCTTCCTGGAACTCGCGGTTCAGAAATAAAAGACTGGATGAAAGATAAAGATATTGAATCTTTTGTAATCATTGATGACGATAAGGATATGGATGAATTGACAGAAACGAATCTTGTACTTACTGATTCTAACAAAGGATTGCAAAAAGAAGATATTGAAAAAGCACTAAAAATTCTTAATTGAAAGGAAGATAAATAATGAAAACTTATAAAAACACAGAATTTAAGAAAGAAACAATGCAATTAAAGAACAAAATGCAAACAATAAGAATGCGTTCTCGTGCATTTATTCCAGTCATATTTATTGCAATTATTGTTTTATTTAATTTGTAAAATTTGATTTCATAAAAAATAATGCGGATGTAATTCAATGGTAGAATTTCAGCCTTCCAAGCTGATTACGTGGGTTCGATTCCCATCATTCGCTCCATTTATGCTGGCGTAGCTCAATTGGCAGAGCAGCGGTTTTGTAAACCGCAGGTTGTAGGTCCGAGTCCTATCGCCAGCTCCATTTTATAGGAACTTGGTGTAGTGGCTAGCATCACGAACTCCAAATTCGTGGACGCCTGTTCGATTCGGGCAGTTCCTGCCAATAAATTAAAAATAGAGAGGATTACCTCTCTTTTATTTATTTGTTTTGTTCTTGAACACACTGTGAATTCTGAGATACGGCTGGAGGATAAATGTTATGTATATAACAACAAATGCTATAATTAAAAATATAGAAATCCAAATGTCAGAATTGGAAATGATAGAACATATCTTTCACAATGAGTTTGGTGAAAGAAGCGATATAAATATTTTATATGTAAAAGATGATAAAGTTTGCTTCAAGGAAGATATATCTTATCATGGTTCACCGTGTTATGTAGAAAGAGTAGCAGAAGACAATAAAATAAAAGCAAAAAAATTAGATTTATTGAAACAATTATATGACATATATGAAAAAGAACAAATAAAAAGAAGAAAAGGACTATAAAAAAGAGCTTAATTAAGCTCTTTTATTTTTATATAATCTTTTTCTTCTTTCGAAAAGAATTTATTCATAATATCTGGGTATATATTGCTAGATTTGCATATTTTACTTAATTGTGAAACTGATGTTAATAATGAATTTTTATATTTAATATCTTTAGTATATCTTAAATGTATATCTCTTGCTATTTGTAATTCTTTAATATTGTTTTCTTTTAAGAAATTAATAATCCCAATATAATCATCCAAATTATTGTTATATTCTGGCAGTACTATATATTTTATATGTATTTGTTGTGTATTTATGCAATGTTGTATATATTTGCTTATGTGTTTTTTTACATTATCAAAATTATTAAATCCTTTTATTTTTTCCCAAGAAAGAGATGTACCACAATCAATGGAAATACTTAATTCATTATTAATGTTTTTCAATGCATTTGCAATATCATTATCAAATATAAATCCGTTAGTGTAATATCTTGTCTTAAAATCTTTTAATAAATTAAAAAATTCTTTTTTATATGGATGAATTGTTATTTCTCCAGCATCTAGTCTCCACATACAATCTTTCGAGATATATTGTTTTTTAATTCCATATAACATAGTTTCAAAAAAAACATTATACCATTTTTTAGTTTCTTCATTGTCGTTAAAATTATAGACATTTTGACAATATATACATTTACATTGGCACGGAGAACTATGTATATTAATGTTTATATGTTTTATATTGTTGTCTAAATTTATAAGATTGTCACGTTCTGTTTTTCTATAGCAATCTATGCAAGAAAAATTTTTTAAGTCATTATTTTTATGAAAAATAAATTTTTCTATACATTTATTTTTTAAGTTAAAAAAATCATCAAATGTTTTTTGTGGATTGACATTTAATTTTACAACTGGCGGATTTTTTATACCAGCAACACATAATTTAATGAAAATGTTATTTATATTTCCAGTTATATTAAATTCGCTATTATTCAAAGAATCACAATAATACATTTTTCACCTTAATTAAAATGCATAGATAACAATCTATGCATTTATTTTTTATTTTTCTATAAAGTCAAGACCGTAAAACCTTTTTCCATCAGTTGCAAAATTTTTATATATATATTCATCACCATAATATAAAAAAGTTTGAATATCTTTATATTTTTTTGCATCATGGGCATTAAAATCTCTTTCTACTTTATCTTTTATATATCTGTCTCTTCTTCTGCTCCTTATATATAAGGAACTATTTTCTTTTTGAAGATTGTCAAATTTATCATCAAATACTTTTGAAATAATTTTTTTGAATTTTAATTTATAATTTTTGCCATCTCTCGTCCATATATAATTGTTTTCTAAAATTTCATCTAAATTATTAATTGCCCAATCTGTAAATTCTTGAGTACAGAAAAATGGCTTATGTACGTACGGCATAAATTTATCATATGTAAACATATGCTTTGTTTCCAAATGTGTCCATAATACAGAAAATGAAAACAACCAGGCCAAATCTCTTATACTTTTTATTTTATCACCAAATGGAAATTTTGAGACCCATTCATTGACAATATTTAATTGCGAATATTTTTTTTCTTTGAAAAAATTTTCATATGGGCTAAATATTGTATTATTATATTCATCAATAATATCATCAACATTTTGTCTTGTATATAAGGCTGTACATTTTCCGAATTCAAAATAATCAGCACACAACCCATTTATTATGCAAAATTTTTCATTTTCTGATACATGTTCTTTTATTGTATCTGAATATGATTTCATATTATCCTTATATCCAAAAAGATAATTTTTAATATTATTTTTTTTGAAAAAATCAAATAATATTTCTTTATTTTCAATATTTTCATCATATAAAATAATCAATTTATCCAATTGATTATTTAATACAAATGTACTTAATAATGTTAAAGACGTAATTCCACCTGTAAATCCTAAAAAAATCTTGTCATGCGAATCATATATTTCTTTTGCTCTGTCAATGCATATTTCTTCAAATGTCTTTTTGCATTTCCCATCCAAATTATATCGCCAATTGATTTTATCATCAAACAACGTTGGTATGTTATGAAATCTATCATATGAACCGTCTGGAATTAAAAACCACTTAAAAATTGATATTAACCCCATATAATCTGACAATGTGCTACGACTATCTTTATAAAGAAATCCAAAATTTGGATATAATGACATATTATTAAATCCAATAAGATTATTCATAAAATCATCTCTATTCATTTAATGTTATAAGCGAACGCGATTTATCATTTAAGTATGGATATTTTTCGTAAATTGAAGAACATACATTACAAGTATCGCATTCCTCACAATTACAATATATGAGTTTATCAGGAATTTCAGATGTATTAAAATCGCCAAATAATTTTGTACCTTTTTGGTCAAATAAATCTTTTAGTGTACAATCTTTTCTACTAATATAACAATCTAAAGACTTAAAAATATGTTCTGTTCTTGAAAATCTTCCAGCATATTTATATACATCAACATATTCATCTAAAATATCTAACCAACGAGGAATAATATATGTTCTTTGCAACCAATGACTTGGGTCCAAACATCCTCTTTTTCCTCTGGCTTTCCCGCACATTGAATAATTATTACAAAACATAGAACAAGCTTCGTTTAACATTAATCTAATCTTAAATCCAGCTTTTTTTATCATTTTTAAGTAATTGATATTTCTATTCATATCTCTTGGTGGTGTTAAAAAATCAGAACCAATAAGTTTCCATTTTCTAGTTTCATTTAATGTATATAAATTTGCATTTGTTGAAATAGAAATTTTTATATTTGGAAATGCATCTTTTACACAAGATGCTATCGTTTGGTTTGCAACGATAATACCTTGTATTTTATATTTTTCTATTTTTTTGCATATAACATCTATCATATACATTAATTGATAATCATCATATTTTTTATAGTAGTTTATTGCATTTAATGTAACATATCTTTGGAGGTCCGTATTCATTGTTTTTATGAGAAATTCTTCGCAATTTTTTGAATATTGTTCATAATCTAAGAAATCTAACGATTGCAAACTCATCGTTTTACAAGATTGGATTTTAGGAAGTTCGCAATATACATCATTAATATGGTCTATTCTTTTATTTAATTCACATAAAAATGTATCTACGTCATATCCATTATATGGAACAGAAAATAAACTCATGTTATAATCTTCCTTATCATTTTTCAATAAAATCTAACGTATAAAATTTTTGACCATCTGTAGCAAAAATATTATCGTTTTGTGCAATTTTTTCCATATCTAAATTCCATAATACATTCAATGATTCTAATTTGCTACATCTATCGAACTGATTACCAAAAACTTTTCTTATTACTTCCTTAAAATGTGGTTTATAGTATATGTCGCCTTCCCAAGGTTTTCCACTTAAAATAATGTCTAAATTATTAATTGCCCAATCGGTAAATTCTTGCGTTGCAAAAAATGCTTTATGTATGGATGGAGGAAGTTGCTTATATAAAAACATAAATATTGTTTCTTGATACATCCAACAAACAGAAAAATTTACTAACCAAGTCAAATGATGTAATGTTTTTATATCTTCCTTAAAAGGATATTTTTCAATCCATTCTTTCAATAAATCAAACCTTGAAAATTCAAAATAATAATTATAATCAACATTTGGGTCAAATTGTCCAAAGCGTTTTAAGTCAATAGAACTGATACCATGACTTATTTGGTCTCCACATTTTCCATTAGTAATAACGCTATTCGGATAGATTTTTAAGATATTTTTTATTTTATCTATAAAATCTTCTTCTTTACAATTAACCATTTCAATATTATTTTTTTTGAACCAATCAATTAAAATTGATTTATTTTCAATAATATCTTGGTCAAAAATAACTATTAATTTATCTAAACAATTTGCTAATGCAAATGCACTTAAAATTGTAACTGAAGAAATACCTCCAGATACGCATAATATGATTTTATCGTATTTATTATAAAATTCGTTTACTCTATCTATGCATATTTCTTCAAACGTTTTCTTACATTTCCCATCTAAATTATATTTCCAATTTATTTTGTCACTAAAAAAAACATTGTTAAATTTCTTAAATCTATCATAATAGAATTCTTTACATTTTAGCATCTCAAAAGTTCTTCGTCTAACTAAAGATTTCCCAGAACGAAGTCCATTTAATGAATATAAAGAAATATTCTTAAATCCAATTAAATTATTCATATGTTGTTATACTCCATTTCATTCATAATGATATCAATCACCGCCGCCACCGCAGCTACAACTACAACTGCAACTATAACAATTATAACATTGTTGTGCGCAATTGCTCGGTGCTGATTTTTTTTTGTCCTGTTTATAAGAATTACATTGTGATTTATCACACTGACAATTTGTTGCTGTAGAATTAACAGTAATACCAGCTGATGCCGATTTATAATTTGATGTTTCACCACTTGTTATTGTTACAGTGCAAATACCGGAACCAGCGCCAGATATAACAACATCATTTCCGCTTGTATAAGCTGTAGCAACAGAATTATTGTTGGACGTCGCCGATAATGTACCACCATGTGTATTAATGGGAATTGTTGTAGAACTCATTATATATTAACCTCCAATTAACCGCAACTACACGAATAATAATAGTAGTAATAATAAGAACAATCAGTACATTGGTAAAAAGAACATTGATAATAATTACATTGCACAATATTACATTCATAATACGTGCAATCTTTACATTGTTGGCATTGATTACATTCGCAATTTGAATGCGTTACACTTGTACTTGTAGAAGTTGGCGAACATATCCCGCCAGCCTTTCCAATTGCCCATGTATTTGATTTAGAATCTGTACTCCAATCGTTCCATGAATAACCATATTTAGGTGTAAATGTTGCAGTATAAGAACCGGCAGAAACAGCAGATGTTGTTCCACTAATTGATAGATTTGATGCATTATAATCGTTCCATAATGGTGTTCTGGACGAACCAGTATAAATTAAGCTTCCAGATTGGCTTGGAAGCGTTGAAATCGTTGTAAAATTTCTAACCAATATTTTTTTTCCGTTAATAACGGTTTTGCTATTATTAACATTATTGTTTTCTGGTGTGTCCATTTTTGCAAATAAAGAACCAACTGTTGTTTTATTTGCGCCAACATCATTGACATTATCGTATAATTTTATTGTTTCTCCGTTTATATGAAGAGTTTGCGTACTTTCGCTCATATTCTTCACCTATCTCTTAATTTACTATCTATAATTTAATAAAATATATCTAAAATTAATATAATTGGCTTAAAAAGCATAATTGTAAAAATTTCTAATATATATTAGAAAAAATATGAGAGGTGAAATTTTTTGAGTCTCAAATGTTTTATAAATGCTTCAAAGGCATTGAGAATTTACGTTGATGAATATAAATATGGCGATTTTTTTATAATTCATGCTAGTTATATTAACTTAAGTAAAAACAATTATTTTAAGTCTAATTTCAGTAAGGGAATTTTATCGTTTATGGTTCCTATTTATTCAAACAAAATAGAAAATTATTTATGTCACAATTATGAAAAATGTAAAAATTTTCATTTTGGAAAAATTGATTTTATTTTGAAAGAAAGAAATTGCATAAACGATTATTTAAGACATTTTAAGAAAAAACTTATCAAACGAAATGGTTTATAACATTAAATTTGTTGTATTTTCTAATTAGAAAAATTATTTGGAGGAACAAATATGACAAATTTAGAAGAATTATTTTATAGTGTTGGAGATGCTCACGAAATAGCAAAAGAATTGGATTATGGACTTTATCCAGAAGAATCAAAAGAACTATATGATATATATCAAGAAGCAAAAGAAAATGGCAACCAAGAAGTCGTTAAGAAAATAGAGGATGTTTTAACAGAAATTAATTATCATACTGAAAAAAAATATCTCATGCGTGGAGATTATGAAAATTACGAAAAGGCGTTTAGAGCTGCTAAAAAAACAAAACATCTTATTAAAAAAGCATAAAAATAAGAGACCTAATCGGTCTCTTTTATTTTTCCTATCTTCCAAACTTTAATTCTACATGGAAGTGATGAAGTATCTGTAGTTGATGGAAAATTTTCTCCATATGCATTACCGGTAAAACCGGAGTGTTCCAACAAACGTGTAACCCCAGTTTGAACAATAATACTGTCGTTATTATGATGTATAGCGACAATACCATAAGATTTATAAGTAGAATTATACAACCAATTAGCATATTTTGCTTCAGACCAAAGATTATTAAACAAAACCTCAGCTATGCAATTCACAATATAACCAGGAAATGGATTGCTTTCAACATACCGAGTACCTATAGAAACGTTTGCTGGATTTTGTTCTGTCCCATTATTCGGATAAATATAACAAAAATCTGTATTTAAGTCAAATTTTTTAGTAACTTCAGTAGAAAGTGCAGTTACATTTTATCACCATTCAGTTGTTTAGTTTTTCATATAATTCTTTTACGGGTTCGTACATATTCCTAGCTAATTCACAGTAATAATTATCTAAGTCTTCTTGTGTGCTTAGCATACATCCACCGCAACAATAACTTAATACATTGCATTCTTTGCAATGTAATTTTGGAGTATACATATCTAAACATTTTTTTGTCATTTCTTTTCTTGGAGTTTCTAAATTTCCAAGTTTGATTCTAGAATTATGGCATAAATACATTTCACCATTTGCGTCAATATTTAATACATTTATACCATTCATACATTTTCCGTAATGGTCTAAATCTGGATAGTTATTGCTCATATTTAATAAACTATCTATAAAAGTATCATTGAATGTTTTTTTAGTTTCCGATATGCTCCTTTTATAATAATCATTACACAAATTTTCCATTTGCTTTCTAATTTTTGACATATCGAAATTGTCTGTGTTTTCCAATTTATTGTTATTCATTAATAAATCTAAATTAGTACCAACGTAACGATTATATTTTTTTAAGAAATCATCTGAAAAACACTTCAAATCTTCCAACCAATCTTGAGGATAATTGTAACAAGATATAACACCAGAAAAAGATAAATTAACAATATTCAATAAGATATCGTATTTATCTTTTAAGACGTCGTATCCTCTTGTAAAATTGGAATTTCTTCCATCATAACTAACACCAACGCCAATATTATATTCATTTATAAATTCTACTTTTTCTTCGTCCAAAGCTTTTCCATTTGTAATGATTGCAAAATTAGCATATCCATAAAATTCTTTTGTATATTTTTTAATATCTTCAAACCAAAGCAACGGTTCGCCACCGTAGAAAAAAATTTGGAATGGCAATATTTGTCTATCAGAAAGATTTTTTATAAACTTAATAATATCTTTATTGATTCCATGCGGTGTTACTTCATTGACCATAACATGCTGAATACAATACTTGCAACTTAAATTGCATTCATTTCCAAGCATTATAAATATTGATTGTATTGGATTTATTTTCTTCATCTATATTTCCTTTCTTTAATCATTCTTTACTATTTTTATCAAATTGTCAATTTCATCCATACAATATCCACATAAATGTTCCATTTTTGTTAACAAATCGTTTATATTTTTATCATCATCAGGAGAATTGTATGATAATGCTAAATCGCATTGATTAGAAAAAAAACGATTATATGTAAGTACTAAATTATAATTTTTATCGTCTTCTAAATTCATCTTTCAATCCTCCTGTTTCATGCTTTTAATATTTTGATGAATTGTTTTTAGATTTGTTTTTATATTTTCAAGCAATTCCAATGCTTCTTCTTTACTCATTAATATCAAATCGTTTATATCTTCTCTTATAAGAGAGTTTTGTTCTTTCATTTTTTTAATTTCGTTATGAAATGAATTATTATCAAAATTTCCCAAATGAATCACCGTCCTGATAATAAAATATATATATTCTTTTTTTATTTTATTTAAGATTTAATGATTTATAGAGAGAAAAAATGAAAAGATTAAAAAAATCAAATGTTGAAATACCAAAAATTTTATATCATGCAACATATAATGCATATATTGATTCAATTATGTCAGAAGGAATCATCCCAGGAAAACATTCTAATTAGGAAAGTATGGCAAATAATAATTGTGTTTATTTAGAAACAGATAAGATAGAGCTATAGATTTCTGTGAAGTTGCTGATAGTGTAACCGATGATATATATGATTCTGGTATATTTGTATTATTTATAAATACATCAAAATTAGATAAAAACAAATTTGAAAAAGATAATAATATTATTGATAATAATGAAGAAACGACCATAGCATATAAAGGAATTATTCAAGTATCTGTTATTGTGAGAAAAGAAAATTAAAAAATTACTTAAAATAAAAAAGAATAAATATAGAAATGAAATTTAATTATTGTAAATTTTAATATTTTAATGAATCATTTTTAATTTTTTATGTTTTTTGATATTATGTTTTATAATTCAAAAAGAAAGGAAAAACAGCAATGAATAAACTTACTGGTTTTAGAAATTTTTGTTTATATAAATTAAGAGGGATGTCATTTAAAAGACCTCTTAATATGTTTGAATGTCAAGTTGACACATATGATAGATTTAATAAATTAGATTTAATATTGTATAAAGATATCATTGATTATAAATATAACTTAAATGCAAAATGTAAAAAATCTTTTGAAGAAATTTGTATAGATAGAGCAAATGAAATTTCAAAAAAATATGATAAAATTTTCATATGTGTTTCTGGTGGTATTGATTCATCAACAATAGCCGCATCTTTTTATTTAACTGGGAATATAGATAAATGTATTATTGCTACTGACAAAAAATTTCTAGAAAACAAAGAAATCCTTTTACCATGGATTGAAAAAAATAATATAAAAACATTATTTTTCGATGAAGATGTAACTGGTTTTTCGGATGCCATTCTTGCTAATACAACGAAAAATGAAAATTATGTCATAGTAAATGGTCATTGTGGAGACCAAATAGACCATGGCGTAATGTCATCTGAAAAGAACTTCAACGATTTAGACGAACAATATGAAAATTTTTTTACATTGGCAACAAATGAAAAATTGAAAGAATGGTTATCACATTTTAATTTTGGCGACCAAATTAAAACATTACAACAACTTTCTTGGTTTTTTAATTTTGCTGTAAGATGGACAGATTGGGAAACATCCAGCATATTTATGTATCATCAATTACCACCAAAAGTACATAAACCATTTTTTACAACACAAAATTTTACAGATTGGTCATTAAATAATTTAGATTATATTCTTCATAAAAGAGAATCATGGGATAATAAAAAATACAAACCACAATTTAAGCAAGTTTTAAGAAAAGTATTCAAGGATGAATTTGATAATTATGGAAAAGGGTTTTCTTTTCATAATATTACGCCATCAGATTATCAAAATCAAATCAATGAAAAATTTATAGTAGCAACAGATGGAATTAGTTTATATAATATTAATTTTGAAAAAATTGATTTAGAAAAGGAAAATAATAATGAATAATTATTACAGATGGTATGACGGTAATTTATTTCAATATGCATCAAGTCTAGCTGCAACTTGGATTTGGGCGCCAGCGCTTTTAATTTCTAGTGCACAGGCATATAATAATGGTATTGCTGGATTTTTAATGTTCTTAATTCCAAATACATTGACAATGTTTTTATTTAGTTTGGTTATTAAACGAATAAGAGAATCAAAAGAAGGATATACATTAATAGACGGATTCAAAAATGCATCACAAAGACAACAAAAAATTCATTTGTTTGTAAGTTGTGTAATTTTATTAATGTCTGTATGCGTTCAAATTGTTGGAATTAGTACGGCATTGGAATATTTAATTCCAAACAAATATTTCAATTGTATCTTTATTTCATTAATAGCACTTTTATTAGTATGGAGAAATGGATTAAAAGCAAGTATTATTACAGATTCATATAAATATATTATTTTATTTATTTGTGCCGCTGTAATTTGTATTGCATCTACAAATTCAGAAACGTTAGCAAATATTTCTTGGGTTGGTCATAAAGGATTATCAACAATGGAAATTTGGATGACGTTTGGGATAACAGCTGGAATGGGATTGCTTTCGTCTCCATATAGTGATTCAACAATGTGGCAACGCGCATGGAGTATACAACCTGAAAATTTGGTAAAAACATTTGGGTTAGCATCATTTTTATTTATGTTAATACCATTAATGTTTGGATATGTTGGATTTTTAGGAATGCATAATTATACTGGCGTATTACAACATGTTATGTTGGTAGCTATTCTTTGTGCATTGGTATCTACATTGGATAGTAATTTAATTTCTATAGCGAGTTTTGCAAAAAATGAATTTAAGTTTAGTGATAACATTTCGAGAATTATAATGGTAATAGCATTATCATTTGCATGTTTTGTATTCTTATTTGATATTTTTAATATTACTCAAGCATTTTTATCTTACAATACAATAAGAGCATGTATTGTTTTGCCAAGTTTAATGATTATTTTTAATAAATTTAATGAAAAAAGATTATTTTATGTAACGCTACTTTCATGTACAATTTGTCCAATTGGATATTTTTTAACATTTGATTTTAGATTTACAGTAATTGGATTTCTAATAACATTGCTCGGTTTTCAAATGAACAAAGAGAAGGCTTAAAAACCTTCTCTTTTTTATTTACACATGATTTCATTTGTGGTATAATTACATTGAGGTGAAAAACGTGTTTGAATGGAATATTGGATTCAATTTCATAATGAAAATAAAAAAAGATTATATCAATACATTCGGTGAAAAAGAAATTTATAATCTTAAGAATATGATTCATCAATTGAATAAAGATGAATATAATCATTTTGTCAATTGCGTTAAGATTACGCAAAATGACGAAATGTTTCCTTCCATTGCTTTAATTAAATATTCGCTTATCGGAAAAGAACAACCGGATTTATATGAAAATCCGAATTCCATTTATCGTGAATTACGTAGTTTGGTTATTGATATAAAGAACGAAAATATTGTATTGTGTCCATTTAAAAAGTTTTTTAATGTAAATGAAATTCCAGAAACGAGCATGGAAAATGTAATCAATAACATTAAATGTGCAAAAACGGTTGAAATATCAAATAAATTGGATGGGTCCATGCAACAAGCTCGTTGGTATAATAATCAATTTTTTTATACTGGTTCTTCAGCCATTGACCCAAAAGAAAGTCAACAACTAAAAGACGGATTGGATATCTTTAATTCTAGCGTTAATCACCAAAATATGGTAAAAGAAAATCCAAATCTAACTTTCATTTTCGAATATATATCTCCAAATAATTTAATAGTTGTTAAGTACAACGAAACAAAACTTTGTTTGATTGGTATTAGAGATGTATATACTGGAAGACAATTTACATATAATGAAATGGTTGAATATGCAAACAAATATAACGTTCCTCATACAGAAGTTGAAAATAGAACGTTTAACGAAGTCATAAATTCAATTGATAATTACCACGCCGAAGAAAAAGAAGGTTGGGTATTATATGTAGACGGCAATATGTATAAGATGAAATGCAACGAATATAGAGAAGTTCATAGAATTCTCTCTTTCGTGTCAGCACCAAATATTATAATGAAGTCCATAGCAGACGATTATTTTGATGATATTATATCAAAAGTACCAGAAGCATATAGAGAAAATATTAGAAAGGTTGCTGACATTGTGTATAAGTATGTTCGCGATACACAAAAAGCGATTGACGAATGGTATGAAAAAATGCCTAAAAATGATAGAAAAACGTTCGCAATTGCAGTCAATAAAAGTGTACCAAATGAATTGAAACGTTTTATGTTTAGCAAATTCAATGGTCAATCTTTTCATATATTGAAAAAATACGAAAATACTCAATCACCGCAATATATGAAATTGTCAGAAATAATCGGCACAAACAACTACATATCATTTTTTAATTCATTTGGCATAAAAAACATTGATGAGGAGTGAAAATCACTCCTCATTTTTTATAGAATAAATCAAAGAATATAAAGGATGAAGTCAATGAAACAATTTGCTATAGGATTTAATGGTACAAATAAAATAAATGATTTTTTATACGAAGCTGAAAAAAGAAAAAACTTAATTCACGATATTTTTACAGAATGTCCAGGAATAGATACATTCATGACAATCTGTAATGACCAAAAACATGAAAATTATAAGACAAACTGCATTAATTTTTTAGAAGAATCGAAAAATTCTGATTTAAGAATAACAATTTTATGTAACGATATTGATTATTATATAAAATATACCAACAATGAACTACAAGAAATTATTGAAAAAATTTCAAACGCTATAGAAAAATATAATTTGTATGGAATGGCAACCACAAATTTTACAATTGCAAAAACAATAAAAAAACGTTATCCGGAATTGGAAATAGTTACAAGTTGTAATTTACCGTACTATAACTTAAATCATTATAAACAATGGTATGATGAAGGATTCAATTATATAAATCCACCAAGAGACGCAGCCAGAAATATCCCATTTCTTAAAGTGCTTAAAGAAAATGGATTCAAAATAAGATTGTTAATTAACGAAACATGTTCAATAACATGTACAAATTATTCGACGTGCGGATGTAATTACTCAAAAAGAAATTGTCTTAACAATAACGAAATTTTGAAAAGATGTTATGTTTTGCCAAGATGGCTAAATATTTTAGATGAATATGTAGATATTTATAAATTAAATACTCGTTCAAGAAAATACATTTCAAGCATATTTCATCCTATTGACATATATGCGTCTAGAAAAGATTGCAAATTAAGCGAATTATTTATAGACCCAGCAAATAAAAATATTTATGACGTAAATACATCTGTAATTCCAGATTCTCTTTTATATTGTGATAAATTTCATTGTGATGAATGTAAGATATGTAATCAATTATATGAAGAATATCCAATATTCAATCGACCATTTAGACCAGATTTATATATGTACGAAAAATCAAAAAAGGGACTCAAATGAACGAGTCACTTTCATAATCCGGTTTTTATTTTTTCTATCTCAAGATATTTTTCAAATAAATCGTTTTCATTCATTATTAAAATATCTTCTTCTGATACCTTGAATATATATGTCTTTTTATATAAAACGTTTTCGTCAAACAAAAATTGAACAAACATATAATCATATTGCTGATTTATTGATGTCTTTTTTCTTACATGATTGATAACTGTCAAACATATTCTTGTTTTTTGATTGATTTTATATTTATTGTTATTTATTTTTGTTTTCATTTCATACGTATTTTTTCTTACACGTTTGAAACCTTTTTTTTCTAAAGAATTAATTAAAAATTCTCTTTTTTCCAACGTTTTATTTAATGTATCAAAAATTTCATTTTCGTGTTTTTCAAATGCTTCTTTTGATACATTGTGACGAAATATAATTAATCCAGTTTTTTTATCAAGAATATCTATATTTACTCTATTTCTGCGTCTTGTTATTTCTGAGTCATATGTCATGTTAGTCGCCTCCGAACACATTATACATTGTTTTTCAATATTTGTAAATAAAAAAGGTAGGAACAAATCCTACCTTTTTGTTTTACAATAAATCAATTGCATCTTGTTTTTCATTAATGAATCTATTCTTTAATCCATTAATTACACCTTGTGAACCATTGCAGAACCCGTTTGGCGAACGATAAATTCCATTATCGTCTTCTTGCGCGTTGTCGCATTCTTCAATTAAGAAATCATAAATTTTTTCAATTATTTCTCTATCAAAATAAGCATCATCTATATAAGAAAGATTTGGGTGTCCCATTTGATTGCATACAATAGCAAACAATTCATTACATCCGCCAACGCCATTTTGAATTGCGCGACTCATTACAACGTTCATTAAAGCCTTGGAATGTTTTTCAATATTTAAGCCATTATTTCTTAGTCTATTTATTGCATTGTCAAAATATACGCTTTTAACGTATTCATCCTGCAACATTCCAAAATTTCCAGGGTCTACTTCTCCAAGCTCTTTCCATTGACTAATGAATTCTTCACTATTAACGTTATGTTCTTTTAATACTCTACCATAATTTGCAAAATCATCATCCGGATAATTGCAAAGCCAATTTACAAACTTATCCACTATCCCAAGATTGCTTGCAAATTGATATGTTCCATAACTAATACCGCCAAGGTCACCGTAACCAGTTGAAACGGTTGCTGGATTACCTGAAGATTCGTATTTTCTTGTAAGAATGGCAATATCATCAACGTTGATTTGAGATTTTTCAATAGCTTCAGCAACATCATTTGTTTCTTTAATATCTTCTCCACTATACCAATTTGCTTTTTGAATGATTGTTGGAATTAAATCATATAAATTATCACCAGGACAATCAGTTGACATTAAATCCCTATGTCCAACAATATTATCTCTATTAATTTCTATATCATATTTTTTGCATAAATGAGCAATCAGTTCTGCACAAGACTCAATTTGCTCATCTGTTGGCATAGCTTCGCTAAAATCTCCGCCAAGATGAATACCAATAGTATGACTGTTCTCTCCGTAAGCGTGACTACCGACAGCCCATTCCGGTCTTCCTTCTTCTATCGACCCATCTTTACATATTACATAATGATATCCTATGCAGACCCAACCTTGATTTACATGCCAGCCGTTTATATCTTCTGCTGATGGGTCAATATCTGCACCACCAGTATGATGAATGACAATCATATCTGTTTCGTCTCTTTCGGATAATTCATCTTCATCAATCCAAAAATCTCTTTTGATTATTTCCATTTTTTCACCTTCCATAAAATAGAACATCAACATCTAAAAACATAATATTGATTTGTTGTTTCGTTATTATGTTTCAATATATAAATAAAATTGATAACACACTAAATTAAAAGAGAACAATTAAGTTCTCTTTTAATTTGGGAGGTTTTAATAATGAATTATGACAAAATCAAATCTACATCATCATCTGATAATATATTTGTTTGTATATCTCCGTTTGTATATGTTTCTGCTATAATATCATCAATATCACCAGTATTTACAGCAGATGTATCTAAATCTGAATTGACATATAAATTGTGTATTATACTATCTATTGTTGGCCTATCAATAGCATAATATTCATTTATTTCAACTGGCAATTTGTTATTATCTTCGTTGTTAAAAATACTTATTACCAAGTATTTTTTAGCAGTTTCAAAACTAACATTTGCTGGAACAGACATTCTTATAATAACCATATCTTGATTTGTAACGTACGTTGACATACCCATCGAATAATGAGTATTTACACCTTTGATATAGTAATAAGAATGTTGAACGAACGGAGTAATATATGATACCGTTAATTGTCCGCTTATATCTGGACTAAATTGTATTGTGTAAATTCTTTCGTTTGAATCTGTTTCTCCAGAAGTTACGCCATTTTCTATACAATGCAAACACCATTCATCTGGAAGTGATTCATCAAAATATAATTCATCTACAAATACATTTTCATTTCTTGGAACAAACAAATTCGAGTTTTCAATAGCAACATATACTATATTCAAATTATCAGCAGAAACAAATTTTCGTTTTGCCAATCTTGCAAGTGTTTCCAAGCCGGTTGTGCCTAAAAATTTCATTAATTATCACTTCTTTATTATGGAGTTGTATAGAAATCTATAATTCCAGATTCTTTTGGAACATTTGTAATATTTGGCATTTCCCAATTTGTTCCATCATATACAAAATCATATATGCCACCAGCAACTATCAAATTGCTATTTGCTGTAAGTTGATGCCCATTAGCATAAATATATTTTGCACCAGTATTATTTACATTTAATGTTGGCGCATTTGCAGTATTGACATTTGTAAATTTAATGGTTACTCTAGAACCGGCTTCTAAAATAAATTGTCCTGCCGATTCAACTGTTTTTGCTGCCGTTTCAGCAGCTGTTGAACAAACACCATATCTAGCAGAAGATGTTTTTTGTGTTATCAAATCTGTAATAGCTTTTTGCGACATTGCGCCGTCTGTATTGTTACCTTCGCTGGAATATAATTTTACAAGTCCGTATTCATCATTAGATGCTTCACTATATTTTACATCTACTTCTTGTGTAGAACCATCACTAAATTGAATAATTAATGTATTACCACTTAAATAAATATTGATTACTCTTTTTTCATCTTTAGAGACATATTTTTGGTCATATAATAAGCCAACTTCTTTAAAATAATAATTAAGACCATTGGCATCTAGACGCCTTAAATCGACTGCCATGAGGTTTCCTCCTACAGCTTTTTAAATCAAATTTATATCAATAATAAAATATCATTTATTTACATTTTGATTATAAACTAATACTATTAATTTTGGTGACATGGCTTATATTTTTAAGCATTTGTTGCAAATATTTGGTATTTTTTTCGATAATTGTTGATTTCTGATTTTATATAATTTTTCCAAATCGCGATTACAATCTCTTAAATTAAATAATATATGTTCTTTTGTATGTCCATAACAACATGTTCTGACATTTAAGTCTACATCTATATATAATCCCTTAAATAAAGACCAACATGGAATGGTTTTTACTTGATGTTTACTTTCTCCAACAACTCCGCCTTTTCCTTTATTTATAAGTCCACCTTGATTTTGCAACGGAATGAAATAGTGTTCATCAAAAGTTTTTATAACTTCATTACTCAAATAGTCTTGTTCATTATAATCAAGCACAGTTGAACCATATAGTTTTTTGCCTTGTTTATGACATTCATTTTTTAATATTGATATATTATCAACTATATCAAAATAAACCTTATTGGGTAAACCGGTTTTTATTGAAAAATCTTTATCATTTATATAATTGAAAGATACTTTTAAGCTGTCTATATATGGGATAGCTTTTATTAATTCTTTTATATACGTTCCGTTAGTAGTTAAAAATGTAAAATATCCCAATTCTTTTACTTTCTTATAGTATTCTACTAATTTTGGATGTAAAGTCGATTCGCCCATATAAAATAATCCAACTTCTTTTATTGTTGGTATTTTACCAATATATTTAAGGCATATATCAAATTCTTTATCTGACATCATTTTTTGTCTTATTTTGTTTTTCTTCATAATTTGATTAAAACAAAAAACGCATCCCAAAGTACAAACACCAGTCAACTCTATTTTAACAGTGACTGGTGTATCATACAAATGAACATTAGTATTATTTGATATTTTTATTATTCTATCTACTATAGAATCATTATCAATTTCATTTATATAATTATACATCATAATCCCTCTTAACGTATAACAATATTTATGATTTAATTTTCTTTTAATTTTTTATAGTATTCTTTACATATATTACAAGTTATGCAATTTCCATTACAAATAAATCTTTGTTTACACCATTCTAAGAAAATTGGATATTTATTTTCTGATATATAAATATTCGACAAATGAGCAGTAGATATTTTTGGATTTGTCCAATATTTAAGCATCATACTAATTTCTTCATTTGTTCTTTCCCTAGTAGAAAGTTTAATAAAATCAAAATTAAGATATTTTAATTGTTCTTTATATAAATTCGTTCTAATTAAATCTACCCATGGATAATCTTTCAATATTTTTTTGCATTGATATCCATTGCAACACATTATATTTTTCCCAGTTAAACGAGACATAAAATCGTGTTTATTAAAAATACAGCCTCTATTAGTTATATGCTTAAGTTTAATTCCAATTTTTTTACATTTTTTAATAACATTTTGTTGTTGTTCTGTATAAATTGCCGGTTCATTCACATTAACACAATAAATTAAGTTTTTATCTAATTCTTTAATATCAATATATTGCGCACCATGAGTAGATATGTGAATTTTTATATTTGGAAATTTTTCTTTTATAATTTTAGCAGTTTTTATATTTAATACAGACACAGCTTGCAATTTTGTACATTCATAAGCTTTATTAATAAGATATTCCCATTCCAATTCTTCTTGTTCTGTATTTAATAAAAAATTAGAAGGAATATCATATTGTTCTGAATCTTTTAATTGATTATAAATAATACTTAAATCTAATGGTGTTTTGGGCATAGTATGCCTAAAAGAAAAATAGAATTCTTCTATATATTTCTTATAAAAAGATAATATATCAAAAAAATCTTGACCTTTGCAATTATATCCAACAGTTATTTTATGACCATATAAACAATCTGATTTCATTATTATTCCTTCTTAATTAGAAAATCGGTCAAATCATCTAATTCTTTCAATGTTTTAGCCTTAAATAATAAAAAATAGCATCTGTCCCAATCTAAATCGAACGGTTTACATATATTATCACAATTAGTTTGATTATCATAATTTATTTCGTTACAACACATTGGATTTTCTTTATACCATCTATTTGACAATTCATACCATATATTTGTTTTATTTGTATCAATTAATTTTATTATTTCATTTGCTTCATATAACGATTTACATACTATCCCAATTTTTGGTAATTCTATATTATTTCCCTGACTGCTTGTAAAAGTAACAAATCCAGCTTGATTTAACTTAAATACATTCTTTCTAATTTTTTCATCTATTAAATAAAACATATCCTTAAATTTGCCTATTTTTCTATTATCCAATTTTTAATACCTCTTTTTTGAATTTTTCAATTATATCTAATCCGTATACAGTTCCATTAATATTGCATTTATTACAAGGCTCGATTAGTTTTCTACTATTAAGCATATTAATTTTGGTTGTTTTTAAGCAATTGATGAAATAATCTTTAATTGATAGATTAAATATGTTTACTTGATTATGAAATGATTTTCTTTTGAAATCATCAGCACACAATAAATACGAACCGTCATAATCTATAAACATTTTGTAAAAAGGGCAAGAACATATATTATCTATATATTTATCGTTTAAGTACCCAGCTCTATTCGTTACTATTAATTCGCAATTTTTATCAGCAATATCATGATTTCTTATTATTGCATTTGGCCAAAATTCTTTTATTTTATCTAAATCATTTATGTTATGAACGCTAACAATTATTTTGTTAGCGTTTTTCAATATTGATGTTTTATTCTTAGGAACCACTAACCCATTTGTTAATATTTCTACATTAAATTTTTTCAGTTTATTTATAATTATATCTATATATGGATGAAGCATTGGTTCTCCAAATCCAGATATAGTTAATCTATTTTTATAGTTAAGTTCATTAAGTCTTTCTATTAATTTGTCCAATGTATTTAGATTCATAATATGTTCTTTACTATTAAAAGAATGCCCGTGCGGGCAATAAGAACATTTTAAGTTGCAATAGTCTGTTACATTAATACATATAGTTTTTAAGCAATCTATTTCATTATCATTATTATTAATTTTATATCTATTCTTTAATGTTTCTGAGTATGTCATTTAATAATAGTACCTCCTGAGATTTATCAGAAAGTCTACCTATTCTACAGTAATTAATATTGTTTATTGAAAATTTTTTATGACTGAGCGGGAAATCATTAATTTTTAATGTAAGATAAGTAGAATGTGAAGCCACAATTAATTCGCTATTTTCAATTTTGGGTTTTGTAAAATCTGGCTTTTTTATAAATAAATTTTTTAATATATCTACTGCATTTTTATTAACATATTGCTCTCTTAACAAATTCATTTTATCTCTATATTTATCTGAAAACAATATATATCCTAATCTTATACCTGGGTCAACCAACTTACTAAATGACCCAATGATTATGTGATTATCTTGTATTTGTATTTCATTAAAATAATGTTTCATCGTATAAGATTCATCTATTATATAAATATCTGCTTCACCAGATGGAAACTCATGTTTGATTACATTATTATAAGTATCTGTCGTATAAACTATATGAGTTTTATCATAATTAGTCTTAAATTCATTATCATAATAATAGAATTTATAAGGTATATCCATAGCATATGCTAATACAGATACTAATTCCCACCCTGGTTTTTCTATTAAAAGAGGTTTTTCTGTAGTTATTTCTTTAGAGAATAAAGATAATAATATCCTAATGGCATTTTCGCAACCATTTGTTAATATAAAATTGCCTATAGGTATATTAAAATTTTTTGAAAAATTTTTATAAGCAGAATACATATCTGGATAACTATATCCTATTGGTTCATTTTTAATAGAAAAAAATGTTTTTTCTATATGTTCATAATCTTTTCGCAACATATTGTGTTATCCTATAATTAATAGATTTTAAGTATTTAGCCAACATATAATTATATTTTGTCATGAAATACCTATCGTATCCAAAATTTGGATTTAAGTCCAAGTACTTATTGATTGGACAAGTAAATTTATTTGTATCAACATTGTATTCGTTTAATGTTTTTATAACATTATTAAATATATCATTATTTTCCAATAATAAGGTTGTTTGGTCACTGTTTCCAAAACATTGAAGTTCTTTTGGAATACTTTTATTTTCTTTTATTAATAAATATTGTAAGTCTTTTATAGTGATGTATAAATCAAATAATCTCATTCTAGAGTATTTTTGTATAGCAATATTATTATCCATACAATTAACAAAAAATTCTGCTGGAAACATTGATAAATCTTTAATATGTATCTTTGATTTATTGAGTACAATTTTACTGGTATCTAATATAAAATCTTCATCATATACAGAAATGAAATATTGATGATTTTCTTCATACATTTCGCAAACATTTGAATATTCTATCATTTTATCCAATGCAGTTTTATCCAATTGTAATAATACGCAGTAATCAATTAACGCATTGATAAAATCATCATTATCAAATATGAATATGTGATAGTTATTGAATTTATTATAAATTCTACTTTGCTTTAATAAATCTTTATATAAAAATTCAATTGTTGGATATGACTTTTTTAGTTTTTTATAATCTTCTAAATAACTATAACTCAAAAATTTACATATTTTAATTTTTGGTTCGGAACTCTTATTAATAAATATAATTTTGCTTAATGTGTTTATGAACATTTAACTCATTTCTTTATTTTAAGAATTTTTATTTTGGTTTCAGAACCATTTAATAAATCGTTTAATACATGAAAGTCTATTAATGCATTTGGCGATTCTTCATATAAACAATTTCTACCAAATTGTTTACTAATCTCACCAATTATTTCGTTGTTGATATTATAATCAAAATAATCTAATGCAAGCAAAGATGGGTCAAAGTCAATTATTTTTTTTATTTCAAATTTTGGAAATTTTTTAATTATCTGGTCTTCTGTAATACTAATTTCTTTAGTATCTAAATGTCCATTAAGATAATTAAATAGTGACTCACTCAATGACATACTATAAAATTGTTTTCCATTTTTTAAGTAGAAATATTTAGAAAAATCATGATTCATTACATTCGTTATTAAATTTTTATTTAAGTTTTCTTTTTCGTCGTTAAAAACATAAGGCAAAAATTCATGCAAATCATCGAATTGCAAGTTGTTAAACTGACCATTGAGATATTTTTTTATAATATCTCTTTTATTGCTGTAATTTGATATCATGTAAGGCGACATGTCTTCATTATCAACAGCTTCATAGTATTTATTGCTTTGTATCGATTTGATTTTATTATATATTAATTCATCAATATTTTTAATGTATCTTATATCTTTATATGTTATGATACGAACTGGTAGAATATCTAAATTAAGTACTTTATACAAGTAGATAATATAATCATGATAATAGGGTCTAATAAAATCCTTATCTGCATACAAAACTAATGGTGCAATATATCCTTGTTTCTTATATATAGCAACTAATTCTTTTAATTTATTTTCATCAATTTCTTTACTAGAATAATTATATTTTTTGTTAGTGTCCCAAAACATTAAACAACCTCTATGTTTAATGATTGATGACATTACGTTGCTATTATTAACTTCTTCTCTAGTTAAATTGAATTGCAATATATTAAAATTGTCTTCAAGAGTTACACCAAAAGTAGGAATATTTTTACAAATTACATTATCAATTTCAATATAATTGTTTGAGGTTTTAATATCAGATGATTTATTATACAATGCCGTTGTTGTAGTTTCATCCGAATTATACCATTCTGAATTTATAAGTATCATATCATCGTTGATTATAGCATTATAATTATTTATCTTGCCATTTGTAAAATCAACGTTATCGTCAAATTTCTTAAATTCCGTTTTACTGAATGGCTTCTCAAATATATTTATTATCATTTCATACCCTCCAGTATTTCATTAGCTAATTTCTTTGGAAAAGGACATATGTTATTAGTCCAATTCATTTTATTACACCAACCACGACAATATTGGTAATAATCACATATTAAGCATTCATTACGAATTTTTCTATGATTATGTAAAATTTCATCCAACAATAATTTTGAATTATTGCTCGTATATGCTGGACAATTACCAATACTTAAGTCACTATTAATAGTTAATGTATTATTACAACAGGTTTTATAAAAACTATTTTTACTATTTATACAATGTTTTATTTCTTGTATGTTAATGCATCTATTATCAGTTTTATCATATTTATATAAATCAAAAATCCAATCGTCTATTTGATTATTATTAATAACAAATTGACTTTTACAATTAACATTTCCATGATATCTAAGAATTTCTAATCTATATGTTTTTGTGTCCAATCTATTTATAAAATTAATGAAACTGCTAATACTATGATTAATCAAATATTTCGTTAAACACAAGTTTAAGTTAATGTCAATATTATTTTGTTTCAATATTTTGATATTTTTAACCCATGTATGTAAATTTCTAAAATTATTGAATCTGATTTTTATATCAAACGAAATTCTTAATATATTTATGAGTTTGAACAAACTTATCATATCATCTGTTAAATCATAAATCAGATTCGTTGTAATTTGCCATTTATTATTTGGAAAATCGTTGATTAATTTTATTATGTCTTTTGTGTTCACCAAAAGTGGTTCTCCACCATGAATTATAAAAATATTATTATTGAATCTTTTATTCAAGTTGGTAAGAACAACTTTTAATTTATCAAAATCTATAATTTTATTAGTTCTAATATTGTTAAAACAATGTTCACAATTTAAGTTACATTTTTCAGTTAATCTGATGTAAACGTACATTTTAATTCCTTTGTAAAATCATTAAGTTGCTTATAATTATCATTTGACATTGTAAATATTAATCCCAATGGGTTGAATTCTTTAAGAAAATACTTATCTATATTATATCCTTCAAATGAATTGTTATAAAAATTCTTATATTTTTTGATATTTATGTTTTTAGCATTATCAAGTTCTTCAAATAAATTCCAAAACGTTATTGAATTTCTTAATGATACTAAATTAATACCTATTTGTTTGAATTCTTCACTATTATTTAAGTATTTGGTTATATCAAAATTTTTATTAAAAGTAAATTGCAACAAATAAGACTTAAGAGAACATAATATTATTGATAATTCTTCTATGATGTTATGATTTTTATTGATAAATTCACTTAAAAATGCATCATATTGTTCATTATCATAATGTTTATTAAATAAATGTTTTTCCAATACATTTATCCATATTCTGTTAAATATGTCAACGCTCAGTATTTTGTTGATAGTTATATATTCAATCAAAATATCTGACAATTCTGTACTTAGGTTTTGAAAATTTACTATAAAATTTTTTAATTCCAAATTATATATATAGTTCAAAAAACGAACATCTTTATATTGGCTTTTATCAAATTCAATGACATATAAAGAACCATCGTCATCATTTAAGCATTTGTCAAGCAGTTCATCATCAAAAGGTATCTGTGTCTTAATAATATTCTCATTCATATTAATCACCAGCCACCACTACTCCCATGACAACTACTGTGACAGCTGCTGTGACAACTGCTGTGGCAATTCGTATGACAATTGGTTGTATCTGTATTTTGTTGGTCAGCAGACGCTACTGTAAACCATCTATTTTTAATTTTTGATACTATATTTGATAGATGGTCTGTGGTTATTTTAGTATTTAACAAATTGGTTAATGTAAGAGAATTATCTTTTGGGTCTGTTGTTAAATAAGCATATCCGGAATATTCATTACTAGTATAAGTTATTGTTCCACCATTTGTATTATTACCAACATAATATGTATGAGCAATTATTCTTACTAATGCCCAATTCTTAAATAATTGCTGCAATTTTTCATACAATACGTTAAAACTAATTTTATCATTTGAATTAGTAATAATATCTGGAGTTAAGGTTTCTAATGTTGTTCCAGAATGAAGATAATCTTCATTACCACTAAAATTCGGAGGAGGATTTTCTTTATAGTATTGTATTTGAGATTGTATATAATCTACTACATTGGTATTTATGTAATTACAAAGTTCTGATAACGATATAACATTATCTTTCGTTACTGCCATTATACAGCGCCTCCTTTACAAAGCTTACAGTTTTAATAGGAAAACTACATGCCAATGATGAAAAACTCTGGCAATCATTTTTGCAATATTGATATATATTACAAGTAATACATTCCTTTAATCTTTTCTTTTCTAATGGTCCATTTGGACAATTAATAACAGACCCATCTGGGTTAACAGTTATTACATTACAATTACTAAAAACTGGTGTATTGGTTTTAATTGATTTAACTATCATTTTGTATAGATTGTTCTTTTCTATTGGTATTAGACCTCTAGAAAATATTTCATACAAATATTCGTCAGTAAGTTTATATAAATTTTTATATTCATTTATGTCAGTTATATAATCTAACCTTACTCGTTCTAATGTAACATTAGTAGGATTTAATTCTTTAATAATATTACATAATTCTTTGGTTGGTCTTATCAGTTGTTTTGGTGTTAATGTTATTAACAAAGTAATATCATTTATTTTAATAACCTTATTAAAATTACTCTTAAATTTATCAAATTGATTCTTATTGATAAATCTATCATATGAATAACTTGTTGCAACTGAACATTTTTTTAATATATATTCCAATTCCTTATCAATATTTGTCATTAGATTTGTTGTTATTGAATATTTATAATTTGGTCTATTTTTTAAGATATTTAATATTAATTTTTTCTCTAATGTTGGTTCGCCACCATGAAATATTATTTCTTCAGGATTATACTTATCTATTGATTCTAATGCGGTTTTTAATGTCATTTTATTATTATTCTGAACAACATAACAAAACGGACATTTTAAGTTGCATGATTCAGTTAATTTAATGTACATACTTTGCATAATTCTTTGCCTATCTTTTTCATACCAATACAGTGCTCATCTATTAAATTAAAATTTTTAATATCGGCTATATTTTTATAGCATGAATTGCAAAATTTGAATAACTCACAAGCTAAGCACTCGTTTTTTATAAAAGGATAATCTTTTGCAATAAAATTTCCACTATGAATAGCATAATCTTTATTGTTATGATTATCGTTAAAAGCTCCGCATGTATATATATTTAAGTCCGGGTCAATGCATCTTATCCCTTTATAACAATTTCTGCTATATGGACAACATGCGGGTTGATTATTATATAATTTTACTATTTCTTTAGAATTAAATTCATAATCAGATAATCCATGCTTAATAATATCCACATATATATTGTACATTTTATATAAAGGATAAGGTTCTGTTGTTCGTCCAGATGCCAATGCTGGATTCATTTTGCATTTTGTATTTAATTTTTTGGCTAATTCCACATGTTTTAATGCCAAATGTTCATTGTTTTTATTAATAACAACAATAAACATTGGATTATATCCTATTAATTCTTTGAATTTATTGAATACTTTTACAAATAATTTTTCCGAAAAAATAGTTCCATCTCTCAGTTTTCTTTCATTTCCATATTGAAAACTTGTACATATACCAACTTTAGAATTCTTAAATATATTTACCCATTTGCTTGGATTAATATAAAAATCCCAAAGATTAGTAGTAAATGATATATGGACATCCAATTTATTAGCATCTACGAAAGACAACAATTTCAAATAATAAACGGGAGATACCATCAATGGGTCTCCTCCGTTTACTATTATTCTATTAATATTATTTTTTAATATATAATCACAGAGAAAATCTAATGGTAATATTTTATTATTACTATTACTAATATCATTAGAAGAACAAAATTCACAAGCAAAATTGCAAGCTTGTGTAGGCTTAATAATTAAGTCTAATTTACCTCGTGATTCTAATTTTAAGTTTTCTCTTGTCTGTTTTGTCATCATCTTCAACCAAATACCCAATAATAGTATCTGGGTCATCTACTCCTTTATTATATAAACGTCCATATCCAGGTTCAGAAGAAGGAACTACTTTAGCTCCTTTCTTAGCTTTACCGATAAATTTAACGTGAACTCTGCCGGATAGAGCTATTGGAATATATTTGTCTATATTATACTCTAATAGGTCTTTACTATCAACTGGCTTTTCTCCGCCTATTAGCATACCAAATTCATCCGAATGAACACCAGCTACTACTGTACCTAATTTATCTGTAGCTTTAATATAACGTTCATCTTTGGTTTTAAGGTCTAACATGATTATATCGCCAGGTTCAGTTTCTTCTCCTCGAGGCATTAATTCAGCATAGTCATTCCAGACTGCATTAAATACACGATTACCTTTAATATCTCCAGAACATTCGATATTTGTAACGTATAATTTTTTATTATCACAATTAACATAAAAATCTTCGATATTATGTACTTCCTGATTGCCAACGCCATCAACGAGTGCTAAATATCTATTATTATCAGTTACAGATGTTACATTGATTGTATCTGCATCAACAGAACTAATATCAATATTTACATTATTATTTGGGCTTAATGTTATTTCATCACTAGCACATTTGCCTGTCACAGTTAAATTTATATTATTAACAGAATTTTCAACTTCACTGAATTTATCATTTAAGTATGTTCTTAGGTTCTCAAATTCTTCATCATATTCGTCAAGTTTTTTCCTTGTTCCGTCATTAAAATATATAACTAAAGAATTACCTTCTAACGTAACATTGGTTACTCGTACTTCATCTTTGGAAACATATTTTTGGTCATATAATAAACCAACTTCCTTAAAATAATAATTAAGGCCATTGGCGTCGAGGCGTCTCAAATCAACTGCCATAAGGTATTTCCCCCTCTAGCTTCATTTTTCAAATTAAATTTATATCGATAATAAAATATCGTTCGTTTACGTATTGATTATAAACAAGAGCCACTAATTTTTAGTGGCCTTAAGTTATTCTTTTTTTATACAACATAGCACTTTATTTTTTAATTAAATGTTTTGTTATGCTACCTTTTCTAATTTCAAACAGTTTTCTCATATTATGAGAATATTCTTTTACAAATTCTTCGAACATGAACCTCAATGCCATGTTTTTAGTGGCAAAAAAATAAAATCTATTATTTATCCTAACTATATTGTTAGAATTGCGTGTTAATTTGTTTTCTTTTGCCCAACTATCTTTGTGTTCTTCTACATCAATTGTTTCGCTTTCATCATTATTTTCGTCTATTGGAGTAGAAACATTTTTTAGATATGCAAGTTCAAAATCTTCATAATAATGCATATCATAATCTTTTATAAATTTAAGAAATTTTTCTTCTCCTGTTGTGGCGCACCATTCTTTTAAGTCATTTAATCTGCTCATACATTACCTCATAAAAATGGGTATCTATATTCTTGATAATTAAATGCTTTATATGCAGCATACATAGATGTTGGAATATATAAAATAATAACCAATAAGAATACTGGCCACAATATAATTGGGATAACCAAGAATGATGCGGCTATAAGAATAACCATGGATAAAGTTAGCGCAAATTGAACTTTCAACGCTTGTTTTGCGTGAAATTTCACATATGCACTTTCATCTCCAAAGAATAAATATACAATTGCTGGTACAAATATGAAACCAACACCAAAAAATAAATAGGCTACATGTACAAATGTTGCTAAAGCAATTTCCAATTTTTCGTTCATCATATAAAAAATCCTTTTCATAAATTTTCTAAAACAAAAATAAAAGCAAACATTTAATTTATCATGTTTGCTTAAATTATATTCAAATTTTTTCTATTTTCCAAACTTTGACTCTACATTGGAGTATGGAATTGTAGATAAATTATTCAATTGATTTTGAAGACGATTAACATCTTCTAAAGTTGCATATTTTACAACTTTGAACTTACATGTTCCATAATTGATTATATCATTTAAGTTGATTGACATTTATCATCACCAAAACAAAAATCTTTGCATGCTTCATCAAACGACCCAACTAATTTATAATAATCTTTTTTACAAGATAGTCCCCAATCATTTCCACCAAGAAAATGTTTGCAATTATAACATATTTTTTCATTTGAAAAATCTTTATTTTTTAAGTCGCAACCAGTACCAACAATAATAGTATTAGTTAATTTACAACCATAAGCCTTAAAATTTCCAATAGATATTTCTCCATTATAATATCTACAATCCTTGCATAATAAAGATTTTTCATTGTTGTTTATTTGTTCATATCTACTCTTAAATTTTAAGTATTCCGGATTATATAATTCCTTTACATTCATAAAATCACCAAAATAAAGGAGCATAACAGCTCCTTATTTTTTAACTATTCAATGTTGCTGCTTCTGCACTAATCGTGGTATTTGCACTCACTGTACCAGAAGATGCAGACAACGCACCAGCTGTATAACCAGTTGCACCAGTTACACTAGCCGTCCAAGTTGTACCAGTAAGAACAGAGAACGTTTGGTCCGAAGATGTGCTGGTTACAGTTACGGCCATTGCACCAGGTTCTGTATATGTTAAAGTTATTGTTTGATTTGTTGTTCCAGATAATGTTAATATATATTCTGTTAAATCCAATTCGTTTGAATCAGTTGTCCCAGCTTGAACACATTCTAACATCATTCCATAAGGAAGTTGGTTGCTATATACTTGGTCGCCAACTGCATATGTAGTAGAAGGTTCAACCATTTTACTATTCAATGTTGGAGCATGACCAAGTTCCACTGGTTCTTCTGCTGATGTAGTTCCAGCTTGAATACATTCTAATAACAATCCTTTTTGAAATTTTGAATGATATACTTGGTCACCAACAGCATAAGTTGTAGAAGGTTGAAGCATATCGTTGTTTGTTGCTGGATAATACCCAAGCGCAGCGACTACATCGCTTTCTGTAATTGAAATTGTTCCATTATTTACTGTTATATTGTCACCAACTACGACAGCACCCTTGTTTTCTGATGTTGCATTTGGCAAAGCTTCTTTATTTATTGAATTCGCATATATTCCATTCCATTTTTTTGCTGGTGTACCAATATTACCATCACCATTGGTTCTTGGTACAATATTATATTCGCTCATTTATATCATTCCTCACAAGAGTATGTTTTTCTAAAAATTTAATAGCTTAAAAACCTTTATAAATTTATTTTATGCAAAAAAAAATATCGTAACTAAATTTTTTCTATTGAATAAAATATTTTATAAAAAACGAATGTAACAAGGAGTTATACTATAATGAATATAATTGAAAAAAGATTGCAAAAATTTGCCGACGCAGATTGGTATATTTGTTTGCATGGAAAAATAAGCTGGGATGATTATCCTAACGTATATGATAAAAATTTTAGTACAGAAAAATGGGTCAAGGATAATGCAGAACTTCTTTCAAAAGCACTTAATATGTCAAAAGAAGAAGTAACTTCTCCAAAAATCATTGAAAAGATTGACAATGGTTTTACTGTATCTAGTTGCTATGATTGTTATTCTGATTATTACAAAGATGCACATGGTTTTCGTCCAAGAGGAGAAAAGTTGGATGAATCGTCAAAAGATACTTTCTTAAAAGATTATAAAGAAAGAATGGACTATTTAGAACAAATAGTAATAGAAGAAGATAAAAGATGGCAAAAAGCTGTTGAAGAAAACGAGAAAGAAATTGATAATGTAATCCAAACAGCAAAAGAACCAGAAGATATTGCAAAATTCAAAGATGAAAATCGTTTTGAATTATCTGATAAAGCAATAGATAAATTAAGAAAAGCTATTAATGATAAAGTACATGAAAAACTCATGGAAAATATTGATTTTTATTCAATTGATGAATTAAAAAAATTTAAGAATGGATATATCAATCATTTAACAAAAGAAGATGAAAAATTAATAGACAAAAAAATCAAAGAATTAGAAACAGAAGAAAGTAGAGAAAATCTTAAAGTACATCATATGTAATGAAATAGGTGAAAATAAATGGAGCAAGAAATAAAAGAACTTTTATCCAATCATAGCCAATTAAGCGCTGAAGAAATAAAGAATGAAGATTCTCTTATCGATGATTTAGGATTCGATTCTTTGGATTTAGCTGAAATAGCTATGGACATAGAAGAAAAATATGATATTACAATAAAAGACAATGACTTAAATTGGATAACAGTACAAGATGTAATTAATTATTTAAGTTAAATGGGCATAATGCCCATTTTTTCATTATTTGTAATACATTATTTACTTTTTATTTGCATTGATATAGAATACTTCTTATATAAAGGAGATGAAGGAATGAATCTTGAAAAAGCTAAGATATATAGCGATATATTTTCAAAAGAGAATTTCAAGAAAGAATATTTGAATTTAGCAAAAGAATATCATCCGGATGTCAATCATTCTGAAGAAGCAGAACAATTGATGTTTAAGTTGAATATGTTCTATCAAGAAGCAAAACAACATTTTGAAAATAATTCTTGGGGAGAAAGCAAACATTCTATTATCATAAACAAGTTAAACAAAAAAATGCAGTTAAAATATCGTTATTCGTATTCTACTGAAGTCGGAAATGCTTATGCTGGAGATAAAATTATTGTTTTCTCTTTTAATCAAAAAAAATATTATGATAATTACATCAATTCTGTAAATAATATTGACTTCAAAGACAATCGTCAAAAAGAATATTTTGAAAAATTCATTCCTAAAATCATAGACAATTTTGAATCGGCTGACAATATTTTTTATATCGTGTTGGAAAAAGAAGTTGACGAATATCCATTAATGTTAGTGAAAGAAATTTTCAAACAAAAAGAACATGCCGCTTGGGTACTTACGCGTTTGCTTAACCTTTGCGTATTGTTTTGGATGAGCAGATTTGTACATAACGGAATATGCATTAATAATTGTTATGTCAATTTAGCAAAACATGGAGTATGCTTATATGGAGGTTGGCAATTTGGTACTGAAGCTGGAGAAAAAATGATTGGAACGTCAAAAGAAATTTTCAACCTACTTCCTCCATTGATAAAAGACGAAAAGATTTCAAATTATTTAACAGATGTAGAATGTTCAAAAGCTATTATTAGAAATCTTTTGCAAGCAAACACTTTTAATCAATTGAATAAAATATGCGGATATGATATGACAGAATTTTTATTGCATACACAAACAAAAACTGGTTCATCAAACTATGGCATGTTAGCAAATGAAGTTGAAATGGATTTATTGGATGAATTAAAAGAATGGGAAAAAGTAAGAGACAAGACCTTTCCAAATAGAGAATTCATTAAAATTGATGATGTTGACCCATACATTGATTAAGGAGGAAAAACAATGGATATTGGTCTTCAATCAAAAAATAGAGGTATTTACATAAATGCTACAAATAATTTTATGTTCTTAAAACGTAATGGTACAAGAGATGGATTGCTTTCAGACCTTAGCTACATTGATTTTTATAATAAACTAACAGAAAAAGAAAACCTGGAAGATGGATATATAATATCAGTAAGCTATAAAGACAAAGAATTTAGAGATATTGTATTTTTAACTATTGTAAATAATATTAATGAATCAATAAGAAACATTAAAAATCTTAATAATGCTTTGTTTATAGATTTAGATGAAGTAGAAAATGAAGCAAAAAAGAATTACGTTCCAAAAAGCAATGAAATTCAAACCATAAGCAATACTTGGTAACTTGAAGCATTATTGCTTCTTTTTATAAAAGAAAGGAGATTTTATTATGGGTTATGGTTCTTGGTCAAGTAGTTCTTGGGATAGCTACAAGTCTTCGAGAGGTATTAGTAGTACGTCTACAGTTGATGAAATTTATTCGTCTTCTTTAGACAAATCAATGGACCCACTTGGAGTAAAGATGAGAGATAGTCTTGACAGCGATGAACATCCAAATTCAAATGCTATTATTCTTGGATTAGATGTAACTGGGTCAATGGGACATCTTGCTGAAGAAATAGCAAAAGAATCACTCAATACTCTTATCACTGAAATTTACAATAATAAATCTCTTGTGGACCCACAAATCATGATTGCAGCTATTGGAGATTCTTATTATGATTCTGCACCGCTTCAGGTTTCTCAATTTGAAAGTGATATACGCATTGCTGAAAGCTTGAATAAAATTTGGTTTGAAGGTGGTGGCGGCGGAAATGATGGAGAAAGTTATCTGTTGTTATACTATTTTGCTGCACGGCATACAAACATTGATTGCATGAATAAGCGTAATCAAAAAGGCGTCATTTATACTATCGGCGATGAACCATGTTTGGATGTCATACCGCAACGTCATATTAAGGCCATTTTTGGAGATGATGTAAACCATGACATTATCTTTAATGATATCTTCAATGAAGTATCAAAAAGTTATGATATCTATCATATAGTAGCAGATGGACATTGGGGAAAAGAATCACTTAGGTCGTGGCAGGAAAAAATTGGTGAGAGAGCAATGTTCATTTCAGATATCAAACGTATTCCGCAAGTCATTGAAACGACGCTTGAATTGAAAATGGGCAAAAAATTGGATGATATTCTCGAAAAATATGATAAGTCAACAGCATTAACTGTTCTTAAGACTGTAAAAGATTTAGCAAATAATGAAGAATCAATTGCAAATGTCAATCAAAAAAATGATGAATTAGTAGAATTCTAATTGGAAGAAGGATTGAAAATGAGCAATTACATAGTGATTGGAAGTAACTACGGTGATGAAGGAAAAGGGCGCGCAGTTAGATATATAAAAGACAATCTTGCAGCCCACTACGTCCTTGGAATTAAACACAATGGCGGTTGTCAAGCTGGACATACGAGTTATGGATTTATACATCATTCGTTGTGTTCTGCTCCAATTCCTACGTATTTAGCAAATACATTCATTTTCAATCCTTTCTCTTTTAATGATGAATACGAAAAAAAATCAAAGACTTATTCTCCAGACGTTTTTATTAATGAAAAATGTAGAATCACTACACCAATAGACATTCTTATGAATCATCTTATTGAAACGATACGTTCAAAAGATAGACATGGGTCTTGCGGCATGGGCATTTTTGCGACAAAAATAAGAAGTCAAAGACTTCCTATGAGTATTGGAACACTGCAAAAAATGTCATTTTCGCAAAGAAGAGAATTTACGAAAAGTTTGATTCAACACTTTTATGGGTTTGAACAAGCAATGATAGAAATAAATAGAAGAATACCTGAACAATTCAAAGATATAAATTTGGCTTTGGCTATGGATGACTTTTATGAAGAATTGGATAAATCGTTGAATAATCCTAAAGTGTATCTTATAAAAGAAGAAAAATCTTTATTTAAGGATTATGATAATTTTATTTTTGAAAATGCACAGGGATTATTGCTTGATGAAGATAACGAAGAATCCTATCCACATACTACACCTTCAAAAACTGACTCTACTAATCCAATCAATATTATTTTAAGAAATGGTCTTGAAAAAGAAAAGACTATTCCTGTGTATTGTACAAGAACATATTTGACGAAACATGGCGCCGGCCCATTTAATGCTACTTTCAATGAAAAAGCCATGGAGATAGTAAAAAGATTTGATACAACGAATATAAACAACGATTGGCAAGGAAGTATTCGTTGCAGTATTATGGATGATAAATTAAAAGAAAGAACAGAAAATGACTTTAAGAAATATATTGAAAACGATATTAATGTAGATAAGCCAATGTACTTTGTGTCTTGGTGGGATACGACAAATAAAAAAATGACTGGCAACTGGCAAATCCCCGATGACCAAATCATTAACTTAAAAGAAATGCAAAGTGATTTTATAGAAGATAAAAAAATAATTTATCCATTAGATATTCTTAGCAAGGAACTATAAATTATGTCAAATAATTTTATCGTTATACGACAAAATCTGTGTTTCTTAAAACAAACAAGAAATTCTGATTTTTTAGTAAAAAACTTTTATTTTTACATACGGAGAGATTTTTATTCAAACAAAACAGATTGTGTTATACGTTCATTAAATAATGACCATAAAGAAATAATGATAACAAAAAAATATAAATATTTTTTAATAACGTATAGTTACAATGAAGGATATACTAGAAAATGCAGAGTTTTTCATATACCTATAGATTCAAAAAAAATATTTTCACATGATGATTTGTTTGATGAAATATTTAATGCAATTGATTTCAATCATTGGTATGAAATATTTGATAATCTAAATTTAGAGCAAACAAAAAAAATATTAAAAACAACACACGGATTATAAAAAATGGTGATAGTATTCATTTACTATCATTTTTTTATTTCATTTTGATGATGAAAAAAATAATGATAGTGGAAATGAAGAAATAAAAAAGAGACCAATATGGTCTCTTTTAATCATATATAAGCATAGAAATTATCATTGACGCAATTATCTATTGTTTCTTCTTTTAACATTTTCTTTTGCTTCATATACTTAATAATATCATCTTTTGCGTAATTGATGTCAATAGTATTTTTAGTGATTTTTTTAATTTCTTCTACAGCATCTTTTATGTTGTTAAAAGTATCTTCTATAGCCATAGAATAATGTATCTTATTAACTCTTGCATCAATCAAATGAGTAACATGCATGATTACACTTTTATTCAAATCATCAATTTCTTCATTTGGTTCACCAGCATTTTGAATGTCTACTTGCATAGTAAATTTTACATCATTCGTTTTTAATGCCTCTGTTACTTCAGATACATATGGAGTGGCAACTAATCCCTTAAATTCTTGTTTATAATGTTGACCCTCTTTTGTATAGCCATTGTCACTCATGTATTTTTCTACTTCTTCTATAGAAGCTAATTTCATTAAACGATTTTTTACAATATTCATATGTACACTTCCTAATGATTTTTATATAATTAAATAACTACTAAATTAAAAATAAGGACAAGACTATGATAAATTACATAAGACAAAAGAATCTGCTATATATCTTGAATTCAAAACACTTTTTTGATTTGCCAAAATATTTTGAATGTGATATGTTCTATAATGTAAAAACAAAAGAATTAAGTTTTGAAATTAATAATCAAGATATTGGATTTATGATATATGTCATAATGGAATTTAAGAAAAATAAATACAATTTTACATATAATTTATTGGCAACTGCTACATATTTTAGACCAGACCAATATGAATCTATGAAATACTTCAATAAAGACTTAAAAAATTTTATTTCAGTTTGCGATAAATATTCATATGAAGAAGTCAAAACATTAAAAAACTTTATAGAAGGAAAATCTTATTTGAAATTATATGAATCATTAAAAAACATGGATGAACGACAAATACAATCAATGTCTATGATTGACATGGGGTTATGATATGTTTGAAATCTTTAAGAAAAAAATTGAACATAAATTTCTAATAAATATATTGGAAGAAGAAATTATTCGTATTGATAAATTCAAAATGAAACAATCGATTTTATTCAATCATTTTGGCATTAATGCTGAATTTAAAAATTTTAATAACCAACACCCAACAGCTTTGTTTTTAATGATTTTTTATGACAGATATGATATGAACAACATTAAAATTTTTATAGATGAAGACGATAATTACAAATTTAAGTTCTCATATGAAAATAAATTTAACAAACAAATAAAAGAATTATTATATAGATTATACGTTGATAAAGCTGCTACATACTTTTGCAAATTCTTACAAGAATACGATTTTAAGAATGAATATAATCAATTTCTTTCAAATCCAAAAATGTATAAAAAGAAAGAATATCTTTTAGAAATGGGATATTAAGAATAATGTATAAACTCGAGCCAAACATTTTAGTTTGGCTTTTTTTATTTTTATTTAGAATAACTAAAACGATTTTGGTGATAGCATGTCAACATATTTGGATGATATTATAACGTATGGTACTGCCAAATTTAAGGTAGTAAAAAACATAACAACTGAAAACATAAAAGACTTAAATTTAGATAGTGTTCCTGTAGGAACTATAGTTCCATATATTGGGAATGTGAATACTCTTCCGAATAATTTTCTTTTTTGTGATGGAAGCGCTCTATCTAGAAAAACATATAGTGATTTATTTTCTATTATTGGTACAACATATGGGATTGGCAATGGAGAAACAACCTTCAATCTTCCTAACTTAACTGGCGGAGAATTTTTAGAAGGTAGTTCAACTGCTGGTACTTCTAAAAACGCTGGTCTTCCTAATATTACAGGTAAAGTATCAAGAGAAACAGAAAGTGGAAACAATTATGTTGCACCATTTTATATATTAGATAATTCAGAGGGTGCATTTAGATATTCATCTGGGAAAACATTTGGAGGATTAAATCCAAGTGGGTCATATTCTCAAATGGTTTATTCAATAGATTTTGATGCTTCTAGAAGTTCTTCTATATATGGTAATTCTTCTACTGTTCAACCGAAATCAGTTACAGTACGATACATCATAAAAGTATTTAATGGTCAAACTGTTGATAGTACTTTAATTAGTATTGAACAATATGTAAATACATTAAACAATAAAGCTTCAAAAGGATTGAATAACTTAACACAAACTGGTGAAGACCATTTTCTTGAAAGAGATTTTTGTTATATTTATCCAAATAATGGAACAGAACAAAATCCAGTAAATATATCAATTAATAGTCGTTACGTTGAATCCAATCCTTTTCCTGGTTACATTGTAAAATGTGATGTTGAAGTCTTATATAACAATCAATGGGGAAGTGCTGGTTGGTATACATTTGAATTAAATGGTACTGGTTATGCAAGAGGTGTTAAAACATATATGCATGATAATAACAACATTGTTATACAAACTGGTAACGATAGTTGTTTAATTGCTCCTTCGCAAGTATCTGGTTCATCGTTTGGAATTGGTGGTAACGTTGGCAACCAACTGCCTTGCAGAGTAAAAGTTTGGAAAATTGGAAAATTATAAATAGGTGATATAATGTCAAATCTAAATGACGTAATTAATTATGGAACTGCTAAATTCAAAGTAGTAAAGAATTTAACATCAGAAGATATAAAAAATATTGGCTGTTCTAATGGAAACGGGATACCAATCGGTACTATTGTTCCTTACATTAATAATGGAAATACTCCTCCATCATGTTTTCTTTTTTGTGATGGTAGTGCTCTATCTAGAGAAACATATGGTGATTTATTTAATGTAATTGGAACTACTTATGGCGATGGAGATGGAAGTACTACTTTTAATCTTCCTGATCTGACGAATGGCGTATTTCTCGAAGGTTCGAACACGGCAGGCGTGGCGAAAGCGGCGGGCGTGCCGAATATTGAGGGTAGTTTGCAATGGGCATTTCAGGGTCATTGTGGATATACAGAAATTGCTCCAACCACTCATACTGGAGCATTTGATATAGATACAACAGCAACACCAGTAGTTGGGTCTGTAGCTGGTAATCCAGGAGGTAATACGGCATACCCAATAACATTTGACGCTTCTGAATCTAACCTCATTTACGGCGCGAGCGATACCGTTCAGCCGAAATCTTTGACAGTCCGTTACATCATCAAGTTTGTTGCCTCTACGTCTGAATCCGATGCTTCTGCGGCAACCTCCGCGAGCCAAGCACGCGCAGCGGCTCAGGCGGCCGAATCCTACGCTGGCTCAGCGGGAATCCCTGTCGGTACGCTGTTCCCATTTGCTGGTGACGTAACGACTCCCCCGACAGGCTTCTTGGCTTGCGACGGCTCGGCGGTATCGCGTACCATGTACCCCGATTTGTTTGCGGCTATTGGAACGACCTACGGGCCGGGCGATGGAAGTACGACATTTAATCTGCCGGACGAGAAATTTTTGAAGGGAATTGCAGTATCGGTTTACGGAAAAGACAATTCCGTTATGACGTTTAAGCTTGGAGCGTCTGCTCCAGCTCGATCTGGCTCTTTTTATAACGTGTTTAAAAATACATATGGTATCGCTGATTCACAATCGGCTACTTCGGGAAGTGGGTTCAATTTCCCAAGTTCTTCTGATAGTGTCGATTCCAATGTATATACCGACCTTTCCGATGCAGCTTCCTCCGACATTCACTACATCATCAAAGCCTACGACGGCGTAATACAGACTAATGCATGGATTGACATTTCGCAGTACGCAAGCGATTTGTCCAACAAGGCTGACAGAAGTTTGTCGAATCTCAACGCGACTGGCGAAGCTCGTTTCGCGCACGTTGTTGTAGATAGCTACTACGACAGCGCGACGGGCGATTGGTGGCGTGAGTACGCGGACGGGTGGATTGAGCAAGGAGGAGAGGTTGCTACAACAGACAATCAGACTGTGACAGTAAATTTACTTAAAGCGATGGCGGACGATAAGTATATGGTATTGACTTCACGTAGATATTCACTAGGCGGTGTATATTTGCCGTGCGTGCAAACCAAAACGACAACGACAGTAACTATATTAGGTTATACGGCTTACTCGATATGGTACGTTGCAGGAATGGGGGCGAGTGTATGATAGGTGATAAGTTATACAAGAATAACAAAGATGATATGGAGCAGTACACGGAGACGGCTCAATGGTGTAATGCAAATAACGCGCATATTGAGGACAAAGGCGAGTACTACGAGGTGGTTGAAAATCCTGCTCCGTCGAAAGAGGACAAGATTGCAGAACTAGATGCCAAATACACATGGCAGAAAGCTTTGCTCATTGAGCAGTACACCGATGATATGCTTCATGAAGATACCGAAGCAATAGCAAAAGATAAAATAGATATGGCTGCACTTGAAAAATGGTATGACGAAGAGTATCGAAAATTACAAAATTAATAAAAATAAAAAGAAGTGCTAAAATAGCACTTCTTTTATGTTTTATATCAATATTTATATTACTGAATAGTAATCTTAGCAACGCCAAGAGCATTGACAACGCAGAGACCAATTTCTTCGAAGATGACCCATCCGAGACGCAAATTCTTGGGCTCATCACTTGGAATTACGTTGATGTCCGTGCGGATTGGCATAACGCCAACGAATTCTGGGTCGGCAAGTACATAGACAGTGTTGAGAGGAACCATCTTAGAGATGATAACATCAGCTGTCCAAAGACGACCGAATACGCCAGTGTTCAAGATTTCGTGCTGGGTTACTGGGTCAAACTCGTTGCGGCCCCATTTACGAATATCTGCGAATGCCTGAGCGTTCATGACGATCTTCGTAACAGCAAGGTCATGCTTTTCAACTTCTGCGAATGCAGCTGTGAGAGCATCACGAGTAAGAGAAGTACCGGAAAGAGTTACGCCATTGACTGAGGAAGCAGCTGCATCGATAAGAGCAAAAGCGTTGGAGTCTTCGACTGCCATGATATCGCTCTTAGCACGTTGCTGAGCACGGTCAATGATATTGAAACGACGTTCCTTAACCTGGCTCATACGAACCTGTGGGTTAGCGACGATTTCGAAAGTTGGAACCTGAATTCTCTCGCCTTCGATAATCTGCTGTGGAGCAGCACCGCGCTTGCCAACGACGAAAGCCTTGGCATCAACATCGCGGTCATAAACGGGGAGAGCGCCCTGAGGCAGTGGGTCAACAACTAACAGCTTACGAGCAACACCCTGATAATCCAGAGAAGTACGGATTGGGTTAGCCATAGCTGAGGCAAGAGACTTACGTCCCTCATCTGTCTCCAGTGCATTGGAGATCAAATATTCTTTTTCTTCTTGAGTCATCATAATATTTTCCCTCCAAATTACAGCTTGAGCAGAATTCCGAGCATCTTACCGCCATTCATCTGTTCGCCAGCGAAGCGATACATGTTACCGGCAGGATAAACTTCGTTTTCAATAACAATACCAACAGCCTTTGTTGCGTCTGCTGTGTGAACAAGCGCACCATTAGCGTCCGTAGTAACATAGCTGCCAAGTGTGAACTTATCAATTGTTTCACCAAGGCGGGATTCTGCGATGTGGTATTCGCCACCGCGGAAATAGAAAGTAGCATTGTTAGAAGCGTTGACCATATCCTTTAAGTCTTCACGGAAGAGGCCAACAGCACCGGCACCGTCGGCACCAGCAAGACCAACTTTACCATCAGCAGTGATGGCAGCAATCTTACCAGCGAGTTCGCCATTAACGGCCTGTGCAGCTTCTACGTCGACTTCGTGGAAACCATTGAGGCTTCCTTCAATAGCGGCACGAACGTAGTTAGTCGAATTATACGTTGGGCCGAAGACAAAATGTCCACCTGCTTGCGCGTTATAATAATCGCTCATTGGGTGATACACCTCCGTAGAATAATAAAAAATTTTTTGCTCTAATAAGAGCACGGCAAATGCTAAGTCGGAGGTGCGTCACCAGAAAAACAGTCCGATGAGAAGTATAATTGCAGTAAACGAATATTATCTACACACCGTCTCGAGCTCAGCCGAAAAGTAGATTGTTTTCTAAGTTATACAAGAAAACGATTTTCCTGTTTCAGTTATTAAATAATAACAAAAATAGTAAATTATTTCTAAAAACTTAAATTTTTGTTTATTTTAGAAAAAAATAAAAAGACCAATTGATTAATTAGTCTTTTTTATAATTAAATAAATGATTTTTTATATATTTTCATTTTTCTACATATGGGTCATCTGGAAGTTGTTCATAATTTTTTGCAAAAGATGAATAAATTTGATAAAGATTTGAAAGTTCATTACTAAATTTTTTATTTGCTGCTATCGCATCTCCAATGGCGCTTAAATTTGTATGTGTCCCATGATTTTTTGGACCAAGATACTGAGTAAACATTCCATTTTCTATGCATTTTTTAACATCATCAGAAGATAATCCTTTACTTAAATCTCCAACATCTTTGTTGCTTTTATAAGCATTTACCATTTCGTTAAATGCTTTATTTGTATATTTTATTTGTTCTGCTATTTTTGAAAACCATAATTCATAAAAATCTGTTGTTTGTTCTTTTGTAAGATTAGCTTCTAAACGTTTTTTTATACAATTCATATATTTCACCATCTCTTAAAGAATATTTCCGTTTTCATCAAATTCATATCCACAATCATTTATATATTCAATAACATGTTCTTCTTCCCAAAAATATTCAATTTCATTTTGTAATGAACGATAAAATTTTTCAACATCTTCACTCATTTTTTTATACAATTCATGAGACATTTTATCTCCAACTTCATCAATCATATCCATAGCTTCATCGTGACTTTGTTCAGAAATATCGCCATTATCAAATAAAATACTTAAAATATTACTTACTTCATCAAAATCATAATAATCAAATTCTTCTTGACGAGGTTTATTATAAATTTTCGAACTAATTCTTAACCACTTAATACAATCTATATTAGTAAGTTCTTTTTCTATAAGTTTTTTATTTTCCATATCTTTAACATTATTTGCTATTTCTTTCATATATGGAATCATTATGCTTTGTTTCAAGCTTGAATCTATTTGAATCATTGCATAATCGCTCTGACTATAAGAAATATTAAATTCTACATTTTTTTCTTCTAAATCAAAATCATATTTATTATTCATATCTTGCACAAAATTTATAAGAGCATCTTTATACCACAATTCATCATCAAAATACCAATCTATAATTTTTTCTTTAACCTTTTGTTGTATTTTAGGATTTAATTCTTCATATTTCATAATATCAATAATCACCACTAATTTTATTTAATTCGCGATACGATTCTCGTAATAATTCTCTTGCTTTTTTCAAATTATCTATATGTTTCCAATGAGGGTCGTTATGACTTTTGCTTCCATAAGCTTTATCACACGCATATGATATTGCTTCTATCGCACTATTTAAATTTGTAATTGCGATAAAATAAAATTGTTCAAAATCATATAATTGTTTTTTTATAAATTCTGAGTCATTAGCTCTTTTTAATCTTTTCATTTTTTCACTTCCAATTAAATTTTTCTATTTTCAAAATAAAAAAACGAAAAGCAAAAATAATGTCACTCGTTCTATTTTTTTATTAGAATAATTTATATTAGAAAATCGATTGGAGTTAAAAACTATGCAAGATTTTCAGACAATGGATTTAGATTCTATGATGAAAGATATTATAGATATATTTAATTTAGATGGTGTTGAATTAGTTAGATTAAGTGGATTATTAAAAAGAGAAATATCAATATCAAATTGCCAATCATTAGATGCTGACATGTTAGATAGAATTATTCATAAATTAAAAATGCAAAAAATAATCAATTATTTATATATCTTGAAATGTCCATATTGTGGAGAAATTTCTTATCAAATTAAAAATAGAGAAAGACTGAACCAAGCGAAAGTATGCGATACATGTAAGAATATATATATTCCTTCTATGGAAGATAGCTTATTTGAAGTGCAATTAAATGTTTTGAACAAAGGTGTTTATGATGGAAATATCGAATAGTTTTTTTGAATCATTGCAAATAGATGTATTATCATTAGAAAAGATAAATAAATTGAACGAATTCAACGAATGTTTAGTTGAACTTGAAAATAAAGTATATTTTTATGTAAGACAATGTTGTGATGAATATATCAACAAGTATGTTCTTTCGTTATTCAAAAATATGAAATATGTAAAAATGGATGACTTTAATTATAAAATTTTATATAAAAATTCAGAGATTGGAGTTATCAATCCGTTATACAAAAAATTGATTGTATTTAATCATAATATTAACAAAGATAAATTTGACGAAAATTATTCAAATCTAATCGCAATAAAATATGAACGCATAGAACAAAAGAAAAAATATATGAATGAATTGAGTAAAAATCTTACAAAACCAACAATTTTTATATTTTTTGAATTACTAATGTATGGAATCACAAAATGTAATTTTTCTCCATTGAAAAACATAAAACAAATAAAACCAAACATTATGAATACTATTAACGAATTGCAACAACAAATAATTAATGAAAGCAATTTATTGGAACGTATAAAAATCAAAAAAGAAGAATTTTTCAAAGAAAGATTGACAACGACAAAAGATTTTATTACGCATTGTGAAGGATTGGGATTGAAAACGTCTTATAAAAATATTGATAGATTTAATGTTTTGAATATGATAGAAGATTATATAAATCGTTATTGTATTTGTGATTAACAAAGAGGACAAATTTTTGTTCTCTTTTTATTTCAAATATGGTATAATTACATTGAGGTGCAAAAATGTTAACGTTTGAAGAAGTGCTTTGGCGATTCAAAAATGATGTTATGTCAAAAAAAATAAAAATATACGATTATAACGTAACGTACTTCTATAAAAAAAATGATAGAAAACATATTTGCATAGAAGATGATGTAATAAACGAAAAGCTTATTCATTTTACAACGAATAGACCTTATGATACGTTAAAAGAATTTATTGATGAAAATGTAATTAAACAAAACAAACGATATGATAGCATATTCTATAATCATGAAAATTTCTTAAAGAACCTGGATGAAAATATTGTTTATCATATATCTCATAAAGATAATCATAAAAATATCATGAAAAATGGGTTAATAGCAAATGGTGATGTCAATTTTGATGTTATGTTTGCTAGTTTATATTTGGATAGTCATAAAGCAAGAAAAATACCAAAAGAATTTTTTCGTACTGCATGTGTATATACATATCCATTTTTTTCTTTTCATGAAATTAATTTACATAAAGATGAATGCGATAGAAAAGATAACGAATTATATGCTATTGATATTAAAGATTTGAATTGGGGAATTGGAAGTGAAGGTCTTAGCGGATTTTGTATGTGTGTAGCAGAAAATGAAGAAGAATATAATCGATGGATAAATTCTGAAGATTTGAAGAAATATTCTTCAATGTATTGGAAACATTTTTATATGAAAAACCAATATTATAGTAAAGATTTTGAAAAAGAAGTTGAAAAATCTCAAAGAAATTATGGATTGGACGAACTTCTGATTATGAAAAGTATTGAAACAAATAGAATAAAACACATTGGTTCTTTTACAGAAAAAGGATTTATAAAAACAAATAGTTTTGATTCAATAATAAAAGATAAATATAAAAGTAATTATATGGAGATATGGGAAAAACTATGAGAATTCCAAGAGATATGGATTATGAAATATTCACAATTGGTAAATGTAGGGTGAGGAATATGTTTGATATTAATTTTGATTTTGATAGGAATTCATGGGATATATTGATGGATAAACGGTCTATTATAGAAATAATGTTTGATGAAGTAATAACCGAAATAAATAAAAAGAAAAGTTTATTGGAAAAATTATCTAATTTCTTTTTTAAGAAACAAACAAAAGTTGAAACATTCGTTATTAATTTAGGATATTAATTATGGAAGATGGATTTAATAGTACTCACATTGCTGTTTTACATTTAATAGAATCTCATGGAAAAGAAAAATTTGAAAATCAATTTTTATCATGTAAAAAAGAATCTTATAGCTTCATTAAAAAATTTTTCAATAAATCTATAAGAAAACGCTTTTACTTAAAGTATGGTTTGTAAGAAAGGAAGAAAGTTATGGCAGTACAAGTAGAAGTCGCTAATCAAGGTCATCGTTCGCAAGACAAATTTTTAAATGATTTAAGAACAAAAAATGAAAAAGTACAAATTAATTTTACAGATGGAAGATACTTAATTGGAAAGATAGTATCATTTGACCAGTTTACAATTCAATTGCTTGGGAAAAATGGAGTTAGTTTGGCATTCAAGTCTGGAATTACTTCAATTTCTCCAGCGCCAAATAAAGAATTCAAAGGTAAAGTAACGAAAAATACTTTTACGCAAAACGTTGAAATTCCAGCGAAAATGCCAAGGCCAGTAATTGTAAATTGATTGGAGTGTAAACAATGAAAATTAGAAAAGATTTTGTTACAAATTCAAGTTCTAGTTCTTATATTATTGCTACAAATAATAATTTTGACGATTTTATTGAAAATGAATTAAAGGACGATGTTTATCCACGATATACGCAAGTAGACAATGAATTTGAATGCTTAAAAAATTTATTAAAAAATTATTTAAGCGAAATAGATGAAGAAACGGCTAAAAAAGAAATTATTGAACATCGTAAATATAGTTCTCCAGTTTGGGATTATGATGTTCCATTAAGTTACGAAGAAAAAGAAGAAGAATCATTAAAATATGCAGAGAAAAAAAGCAAAGAATTATTTGAAAAACTTAAAGGCAAACATTTTTTCCAAGGTGAATTTGGAGATGATGGCGGAATTTTAGAAGCCGAAATGGATAGAGATTCTGTTTTTATAAAAAACGAATATGAAAATGGCACAATTATCATTTATCAAAACAATCATTAACCATGAAAATAAAAATGTGTGAATCACATAATGATTCAATAGAAATGATGGTATTATTTAATAAATTTGATAAAGAATCAGAAGCTACTTGGTTAGCAGAAGCATTTAAGGATAGTTTCGGTTTCTCTTTTAATAGAGAAATAAAACCATTTATTTTTTTAGAAAAAGAAAAAATATATATATTTGATATATGCATTTATAAAAAAAGAGACTTTATTTTTGAAATAAAGTCAAATAGATGTCTTACTGGAAAAGATTTTAATTTTGATATGAAAAAATATGAAATATTATTTGATTTGTTTGTAGAAAAATTTATTTTGGAATGGGGAGAATAAAATGGGGAAAAAAGAAGTACTTATTATTGTTGATATGCAAAATGATTTTGTTACTGGTTCATTAGCAAATAAAGACGCTGAATTAATTGTACCAAAGATTATAATAAAATTAAAGAAAAATAAAAAAGATTTAATTTTTACAATGGACACACACGATAAAGATTATCTTAAAACACAAGAAGGAAAAAATCTTCCAATTGAGCATTGTATTAAAGACACAAAAGGTTGGCATATCATTCCGCAATTGGCAGAATTCTTAGGAAAAGCAAAATATATAGCAGAGAAAGATACTTTTGGTGGATTTTCTCTTGTTACTCTTACAAAAGATTATGATAGCATCGAATTAATTGGAGTATGTACTGATATTTGCGTAATAGCAAATGCATTGATGCTTAAGATGTTTTATCCAGAAAAAGAAATTATTATTGACAAAAAATGTTGTGCTGGAACAACAAAACCAAATCATAATGCAGCATTAAAAGTGATGAAAAGTTGTCAGGTGACAATTAAATGATTAATGTATATGATATAGTAGAAGAATCAATAGTCGATGGTGAAGGTATCAGATTAGTAATATTTTGTCAAGGATGCAAGCATCATTGTAAAGAATGCCAAAATCTAGAAACCTGGAGTTTTGAATATAATCATTTATATTCACCAGAAAGCATTTATACATTAATGGAACAAAATCCTCTTTTAGATGGTCTGACACTTTCAGGAGGAGACCCATTTGAACAATCTATAGAATTACTTTCATTAGTAAAAAAAGTACACGAGAAATATAATATATGGGCTTATACTGGATATGATTTTGAAGAACTCTTAAAAGATAAAGACAAATATGAAATGCTAAAATATATTGATGTATTAGTAGATGGAAAATTTATTGTAGAACAAAGAGATATATCACTTCAATTTAAAGGGTCAAAAAATCAAAGAATAATAAATGTACAAGAATCATTAAAAAACAATAAAATCGTTTTATATGAAATAAAGAGCTAAGACTTTTTATCTTAGCTCTTTAATATTTTCTCTTATCCAAAGTTAATTAACGTTGATACAATACATAAATACATAATTACTATAGCAAATAAACTGCCTAACAAAGTTGTCAACATAATTTTTATATCAAAGAAATTATATAACATCTTATCTTTAATTACTTTTATAGCACCAATAACAAAACCTATGGCTATTCCTAATAATAAATTTTGGAATATCATTGTTCCAATTATTGTTACTAAAAATCCAATTATAAAATACGTTTTTTTACTAAACGAAACGTTCAAACTAATCACCTTTTTATATAATTAAAGGAGGTTCATAAAAGAACCTCCTTTGTTATTTATATTAGTCTCCGGACGGTTCTGGAGAAGCTGGTGTTGGAACTGGAACTGTACGTGTTACAAATGTACCGGTGTAATATTCGAAACGAACCTTATTTGTAAGAGCATTTGTAATCGTAAATCCATCAACGCCTTCTTCATGTCCGCTAACTGGAGTGCCGTCAAGATTTGTTTGAGCAGTGAATGTCCAAGCAACGGTATTGTTTGTGCGGTCAACTGTAAATTCCTCGCCTTCCCAATACGTTGCACCATTGATGAACATCTTAACTTTTGTAGCATTTGGAGTAGCCGTTAAGTTAAATGAAGTTACAGCGCTTGCACTAGAAATTGCAATTTCATCAATAACAGGTACACATGCAGTTTGTACCGCATCAATACGAGCAGCATTTTCCTGCGAATATGCAAGAGCATTTGTAAGCATATCGCCAGTTGCGGCTTCGATTGCGTCATCAACGGCCTGTTTCGTATAAACCTGTGTGCTCTGAGAAATTTGTTCTGCTGCACGCGTTACGGTTACGCCATCTTCGCCAAGTTGTTGTGCGCCACCAACTAATTGTGTCAGTTTAACTGTAGTAGTTAATGCATCCGAAATTTGACCAGCAACGCCAGAGAATAACTGGTCAACAGCTGCTTTTGAATATACCGCTGTAGTCTCTGTTACTGTTTCTGCTGGAACGGCGGCTACATAACCAGGTTGTCCTTCTTCGCCAACAGCAGCTACAGACTGCGCGCCAACAATGTGTGCAAAATCATAAGTTTTTGCATCAACAGCGTAAATAGCAGCAGATACATCTTCAAGAGATGCTTTAATAGCAGCATTAATCTTAGAAGTTACGACTGCACTTGAATCTACCGGAGTGTTTGCATTTGCTGGAGCTTCTTGTACAACGGCAGCCTGAGGAGCAACATAATCAACTTGACCAATCGTGCTTACAACTGCAATTTCTTCAGCTGCAACAGCCGTATTAATTGCTGCGAAATTATGCTTTTTATCAATTTCGGCATTTGAATGAGCAGTTGCCGCAGTAATTAACTGGTCAACTCTATTTGCTGAATAAACATGAGTATTAGCTGTAATCGTTTCAGCAGCAACTGGAGCAACGTAATCGTCTTCTCCTTCAGTGCCGCTTTCTTCAACTGCAGGAGTACCTTGAATAGCGGAATATCTATATAATGTATTTGTTACACTTTCAATCTGTTGTTGAACGGCTGTTTGACCAACCAAAGCTGAAATTGAAGCAATAATATCTTCGTCAGAAGCCAACTTCAATACAATCTTATCAATTGCTTGGTCATAAGCGAGTGACTGCATTTCCTGATTATCAAGTAATGCGTCTGTTGGTAATGTATTTAATGTAAATGTACCAGTTGCGAAAACCTTGAAATTGAAGTCATCATCTAAAGCTGTATAATGAGTAACACCAACTTCGGTTTCATTTTGTGTTCTATCGGCTGTATTATCAACCATAACCTGAGGAACGGCACCAACTGGGAATGCGCCAGTTGAAAGGTTAATGGTTAATTGAGTAATACCAGCATCAGCATAAACAACTCTACCGTCTGTAGTATAAACTGGGAGTGCATCGTTTGCTGCCACCTTTAATCCGGAATCAACACCGGTTACATCTACAGTAAAACCTTCATTAGGTTCTTCTTCTTTTACGGCAGCAAGTTGTACTCTAACAACGTCTTTAATTTGCTTATCCTTGAAATTGCTTAAAGCAGTATTTAATGTTGCAAGAGTAACCTTATTAGCACCATCAATTTCTGAACTATCGATAATAGCTTTTAAGATATCATCAACGTTCCAATTTGTAACAGGATTTGTAGTATCATCCTTTACAATCGTTGTAATAATCTGAGTTGCACTTAATTGACGTTGAAAATTAAGTAAAGAATCAACATCTTCGCGTAATTTCAAACCGCCTTTAATTTGAGCAAGATTCGCTAACATTTATTTATCACCCTTTATAATTTTTTATAAATTAATTTGTATTGTTGAACCATCGCTTAAAGATACTCTACCAATACAATCTGTTAGTGTAGTTCCGCTATCTGTAATAACTACATCTGCATGTTGAACATCTGATGTCGCATCAACATCAGATACAACAATAGCATTGTTTGTATCTGTTACGGTTGGAGATTGTATTAATGATACAGTTTCGATATTTGCTTCCCATACAGTATTCCATGCATCTATAACATCTTGTGCATCCATAAAATTTTCATTTGCTAATGGAATGCTTATATCCTCGTCCCCTCTAAACAAAATTGTATTAATTCTAACTGGATTATAGAACCCAGATGCCGACGCGGCGTTTCCACTAATACCTTCAATATGTGTTGATTCGGGAGTTGAATTATGAATATTTACATGCTCACTCATATAAGGAATATCATTTGCATAAATACTTCCCCATGGTTTATCTACTCTTCCAAATCCTCCCTCACCATCAGCGCGAGGAACTATATTTTTAGTAGGCAAAACATAATCACCTCTTTTATTGAACTCAAAAATAAAATAATATTTTTTAAGCGAAATATACACCCAAAAAAGTTTTTTTATTTTCATGTAATTCATTTATCAAATTCTTTTATTTTGAATTTGAGTAAAAATATGACATTGTAATTAGAGAGGTGTAAATATGTTTGAAACACCAGTAACAGAAGTAGCTTTAGATGGATTTACTAAAGAAATGAAAGATTATTTCATTACTGAAAGTTTGGTGAGAAAAATATATTATAAAACTAGACAAGGTACTAAAGTATTGGAAAGAAATACACAATATGAAGAAGGAGAAACTGTTTATTCTGAATTAATTCCAGAAGGATATAAATTGATTTGTGTACAATCTGGTGTTTCTGGAATGCAAGAACCAGTTGAACTTCGTTAAAAATTTTTAGGAAGTGATTAATTTGGCAACAAAAAATATAGTACCAAGAGCAGCTGGCGAAGGTTCATTAGGAATACCAGAAAAACCTTGGGGTCATTTATATGTAAATCACATACCATTAGTAGATAATAAAATTAATGAACATAATGAATTGGCTACTGCTCATGAAAATGGAATAGCTGGAAACGCAGCGACGGCGTCAAAATTAGCAACACCTGTAAAAATAAATGGCGTTGATTTTGACGGAACGCAAGATATAAATATTTCTTTGCGCGTAACGGACGTTATGAGTTCTGATGAAGCAAGAGAAATTTTTAGAAATGCTTGAGAGGTGCACATAAATGGCCGAAGATATACAAGCAATACAAAGAGAAACATTAATTGCATATATAGAGGAAATGAAAAATTTTTTCCTCACAGAACAATCTGTAAACAATTTCGTTCTTCATACAAGATACGGCGCTAAATTATTAGAAAGAAATATGTTATATGAAGAAGATGAATTGGTATATTCTGATAAATTACCATTTTTCTACAGATTGTTATGTATTTCATCTGGTGTTACAGATAACATTGATTCAAATTTTGGTGGACCATCAGAAAGTATACAAACACAAAATATTACAACATCTAGTTATTCTCAAACGCAACCAAGCGTTGCTGATTCTGTATGGATTTCTTCTGATGGAGATGTGCCAGCCGAAGATTCAACTCCACAAATTACATTGGATGATGGTACTATTTTAACAAGCAATACTGCTAGAATATATACAGATGGAAGATTAACGCATAGTATAGAATTCTAAAATAAAAAGAGCACAATTAAGTGCTCTTTTTTTAACTGCATTTTACCAATCTCCAACCAACTGTTGGAGCACTTGTTGTTGGTAAACTATCCAACAAACAAAATGCGCCTTGATTTGATTCTGTGCCCCAAGATACAACAAATGCTTTGCCAGAATTTAAGTATTGATAATCTGAAAAACTACCATTGTTTTCAGTTGCATTTGATGCGCTTGCTATAAATAAATCACCAAAATCGATTCCATTTACTTTATCAATTCTACATGTAATTGGCCAAACGCTTGCATTGACGCAATCGATTTCTGTTTCAATAATCAAACCAGAACCAGTAGCAGACATAACTTGATACGTTCCATCAATCGTTGAAAAACCATCTATCCAACAATAAGTTCCATAGTTTGGTGTACCAAACAAATCATAAATTCCATGATAATTAATTCTATTTGTACCAGTCCAAGCAACGTTATTTATTGTAAGTGATTGAACATTTGGTGTTCCGAATTCAGTTAACATCATTCTGGCGAGAAAATGATGGTCATAGATGTTATATGCTCTATATCCATTTTCAGTTATTGAATTTGCTGTTAATGCGGTTGAACGAACATCACTATATTCAATATCTGTCCAATAATCACTTTCATTGGCAACATCAGCAGAACATGGTAAATTTTCATTGTCTTTTGATGCAATATAAGAAGCTATTTGTAAATTATGTGGTTGTCCATCGCTTCCAATAAATACTGGATGAATATGAAAACCTTCTGCATAACCGTCTGCTATCCACCAACATTTTTTACCAGAATAAATACCACTCGTTATTGTTTCTGTTTTTACATATGTAATTGGTATTTCTACAAAGGCTCCTCTATCAGTTGTAATTGATTTCATGTTAGTCCAGGTTCCATGGTTAAAATCAAATGGTACTGTCTCATAATTTTCGTTTATTCTTACCCATGTACCATTTCCTCCACCTTCTTGAGTTAACACCATACCCATTACATGCGAAGCTATTTTTTTATTTGTTAATTTTCTTGGAGGCATTAAGTCTCCATTTTCGTCTGTTTCCCAAACAAACAATCCCATTTGGCCAGATTGTGTTTGAAGCGCAGATACTTTCGATTGTAAATTTACTACTCTCGATTTTACGCCTGGCAATTGATTTAATACATCAGCCATTGTTTTCTACCTCTTCCTCTTCTTGTTCTTGTTCCTGTTCCAATTCTCTATTGTAATCATATTCGAATACAACTTCCGAATCTTCTATATCAAATCCGCCTTTATCAGGAACAAATAACCAATTAATAGAATTGGTATCTTTATCATATTCAAACGTCGTTCTAAATTGACGCATTCCATTTATAAACATTTTAATTTTTCCAATTGGAGTATGAGTCAATGGAAAATTTGAAACCTTGGTTGTTACAGTAAATACATCTTCATAATCATCCAATATGAAATTGAGTAAATCATCTATTTTATTTTTTGTATCTACTAGTGCATCAATAATTGTTGGTGCAACGCTTTTTAATTTATTTAACATATCTGGGTCATTTATAGCGTCACCAATAATTTTATTTTGAGCTATTACAGAATCAGTTGTATATTTTTCAACCTGAGTACTTTTTGAAAACAATTCGTTAACAGCTGATACAACTGCTTTATTGTTTGTATTTAGCTGCTTATTTTTTCTGGCAACTTTACTATATGGCATTAATGGGTTGTCAGTAACATTATTAGTTAATACTTTGTCTTGTATTTCATTCATTGTGTCTGTATCAAATGTTGGCATATGTTACTCACCTCTCACTCGCCAATTTTTCTAATTAAATAAATTTGATTTGACAATGCTTTGCTTTCAAATAATAAAATATCGCTGTCGTCATAATAATCGACGGCTCTATTACTGTTTGGTTCTCCAGCATTAACAACGTTATTGTCAAATTCGTCTTTCATTGATTCTTCTTGTGACATATATGGAATCAATAATCCTTCATTTCCATATGCATCTATTATACCAGTTTTCTTAATTTGTGTTTTATCAATATCAGTAGATAAATCATCAACATCTTGAAGCGTTGAACCAAGATAACGAAGTTCTATTTTACGTCCAGCATAATCATAGTCATCTAATTCATTACTCCATGGACCATAGAATTCATCTTCTGTAATTGTTACTCCAAGTTTTTGTGCAAAATTTTCTATTTGAGATGCACCATTTGGAACTATAAATTTATAACTCCATTCATAATTATCTGTTGCGTCTTCACTTATAACAATAACACTAGAAATTCTTAAGTTATTGAAATTCTTTAAGTTTCCTAATACTAAATCACCATATACTGTATAGGACCCTGGTGTTGTTCTATCATATCCAGTTCCATCCCATACGATATCACATTTTTTAACTTCACCACTTACTAAAGTAACAGTTGCTTGTTTGTCTAATTTAACATTTTCAAATGTTATATTTAATGGAATCGTAACGCCGTCAGCATTTATAACAGATGATATATTGTTTTGATTTTCAATCAAATTAATTGTGCAGGAAGTATTTATATTATTAGTATTTTTAACATTTACTGGCAAATCTGTAAATTCACCAGTAACACTTACTTCCCCAATTGTTTTTGTATCAATTGATTCCGTTGTATTCCAATTAACTGGAAGTGATATTACAGAATCGTTATCCAATGTAACGTTAACTGTTTCTGGTAAAACAAAATTTATACTATAATCTCTTTCATATGTTTGTTCAGCTAACGTTGAAGTTGAAATATCATGAATAATCGTTTTAACAACAACTTGAGCCTTTAATTTATTCGGATTTTTAACGTTTTCAATATTTAATGAACCTGTAATTGTTTGGTCATTAATTGAAGTTTCTGAATAATATCTTGCATCCCAATTGATTGTTGCTTGTGCAGTTGAATTATCACTCAATGTAACGTTAACAACATTGGGAAGTTTTGCTAAAATTTCAGAAACCGATGCCATATATTCAACGTAAACATCTTCTATATCATCTACACTAACAATTTTAAGAGATGAATCATTAACAATTACATTAAATACAGGATATAAATTATTTGAGTTTGATATATTTGCTGGTAAATTTAATATACCTTCAACAACATATGTTCCTTCAGTATCTTTATCATAAGTATTTGTTTTCCATGTAATTGGAACACTTACAACATTACCATTTGCTAAAGTAACATTAATTGTTTCAGGTAAATTTTCTAATGCATCGGTTCCAATTTCAACTGACATATCTTCTATAATTTCAATACTTTCAATATTAAAACCTTCTGCTACGTTCAATGCTTTTAATTCATTAATTTGTTGTTGTAATGAATTGATTGCCAATTCAGCATCTCTTCTATATGCATCAAATGTTGCCTGTAATTCACCTAATAAATTGTTGTCATTAATATTTTCTCTTACAGAATCAACTTTTTCATCAATTTCTGTTTTTGTGTAAAAATCAGATAATTTATTGTCTGACTCTGTTTTTGTATATACATTACTTTTATTTGCCTTTATGTTGTCAAGGTATGTATCTCTATTAACCAATTCAGTCAAATCTGTTTCAACGTTTATAGCTGATTCAAGGTTTGTTCTTAATTCACTTTCAAAATCAGAAATAGAAATACCATTTGTAATAATAGAATTTAATTTATTTAAATTTGATTCATTACTTGACTTAAAAGAATCTAAATTATTTATTTTTCCATTAACAAAAATTTTATAGTTTGACAACGCTACAGCTTGGCCATCTAATTTCATTGTTAGATGTTCCAAGTCAAGATATTTCATCTATATCACTCCATTGCGTCATTGTTCTCTTAAAATAAATAATTTTAATATGCAAAAAAGTTTATAGCTTGATAAATCTTTTTTCAATAACTCTATGAATAGCGTCTTCAAACATTTGCATCATTAATCTATAATTAGTATATTGGCAATTTACAAAAATTTGAAAAATTTCTTTTTTATATTTCGTTTCATATAAATTTGAAATATCATTGTGTTTATATATAACATCATTAATTCCAAAATCATTTATAAGTATCGTAAATACAATCATTTTAGAATCTTTTGTATAACCCTTTATATCATCTACACAACGAAAATGAAATGGAATTTTATAATTTTTCAATTCATTGATTCCTTTAACAAAAACCTTACTTAATGGAAAATCTTTATTCATATATACAAGGAAAGAAACATCTTGATTGTTAATATAATCAAACATTCTATCTAATGTTCTAATTGCTTTATCCATTATTTCATTTGGTATTACCATAAATATCACCCAAATTTATTTTAAACAAAAATTTTGTATAAGATATAGTTAATCAAAAAAATAATAAAATAACTTGTTGCTTAAAACATTGGAAAGGAAGAAAAACAATGAGTGATTTCAACAAAAAAGATTGTCCGTATCTTGAAAAGAAATGTGAAGATATCAAATGTCCGTGTCCAAAATTCTTTGCTTATAAAGATGCCAGCGACCCAAGAAAAGTCAATGAAATTTTAACATCAAATCATTTCAATACATCTCTTCCTGCATGGGAACTTATTTTTTCAATGCAACAAAAATTTGAATCTCGTTTTCACGATATAAACAATATCAATAAAGAAGAAATGGACCATTGGATTGATAGATATCTTGTATGCATAGAAGATGAAATAAGAGAAATTAGAGAATACTTAAATATTTATGCAGAACCAAAAGTAAATAATAAAGAAGAACTTAAAAAAGAAGTTATTGACATTCTTCATTTTGTTATGGATATGTTCATTTGTGGTAATGCGTCTGCGAAAGAAATAGAGCAAGCTTATCGCAAACGTTTTGAAATAACAGACAAAGGAGATTTGTTGGACATTTCGTACGAATTCCAACACTATGGTATTAAAAATTTTCTTAAATTAGATAACAATTATGATTTATCTATCTTAAAAGCAGTATGTAGTTTATCCGATATGTGTGCTCTAGTAAGACAACAAATTTCTTGGAAACATTGGAAGAAACCAAATGATAAGATAGATATGGGAAAACTTTATCATGCATTTGCTGGTGTGTTCTTTGCTTTTATGAATCTTTGTATTCTCACAATGGACAAAACAGAAATTAAAGATATATATATTACAAAAAATGTTGAGAATATTCAAAGGCAATTCTATGGTTATTGATTACTTAAAAGAGAACGAAAAAACGTTCTCTTTTCTATTTACAATTATATCAACTTGTGGTATAATATGGAAAAGATCGGAAAAGGAGAGAATATCATGAATAAACTTACACGATTTTTTCCTCATAAAGAAATCCGTCCGGTTCAAGATAAAATTTTGAATAAAATTGAAGAATGTGTTGACAACAATAATATTCGTTACATTGTGCTTGAAGCTGGTACTGGTATTGGCAAATCTGCTATTGCCAAAACTCTTTCCGGTTATTTTGGCAATAGCTACGTTTTAACTTCCACAAAAATGCTTCAAGAACAATATGAAAATGAATTCAAAAATTTTGATGTTTCTCTTTTGAAAGGAAAAGGCAATTATGCTTGTGCTCTTGACCCCAAGATGTCTTGTGCTCATGGTAAATGCCTTGAAACAGCTGGAACGAAAGCAACTTGCAATAAATTCAATCGTTGCCCATATTCAAATGCTTTTGACCAAGCAATGCGTTCGGAAATGTTCATTAGTTCTTATGCATTGTTCCTTTCATTTGCTTCTCATAAAAAAACGAAAGATACGCTTGTGCCGAGAGATATTATTGTTATTGATGAATGTCATCTTCTTGATGACACTCTCGTTGATTTGGCAAAAGTAGATGTTGACTTGGAAGATATTGAAAAGAAATTCTTTGCAGAAGCTAACTTGTCTTTTAGAGAAGAATGCTATTTTCATAAAACTTTTTCCAATGATGATGAAAAAAACATTGAAATACTTCGTACTATCAATGAAATGTTGGAAAAACGCATTCAGGAAAACAAAATACGTATTTCCAATCTGATTGGTACAGAAGATAAAGAACTTAAAAAAGAATTGTTTGAAAAATATAAAGAAAAAGAAGAAATGGAAGAGTATACTCGTCGCATTTTTAATTATGTAGAAACATACGATTCTGGTAATTGGATTACTAAATGTGAAGGTACTTCCATTCTTTGTCTTCCTATTGCTTCTAAAACAATGTTTAAGGAATTCATTGATAGAAAAGCAATTAAAAAAGTACTTTTTATGTCTGCTACGATTTTTGGCAAAAATAACTTCTGCCAAGAACTTGGTATTGACCCAGATAAAACGATGTACATTTCAGAACAAAGTACTTTCGACCCACATCGTTCGCCAGTTGTGCTCAATCCCATTCTTTCTTTCAAAATGGGAGAATATGATAAAACCGTTGATAAAGCAAAAAATATTGTAAAAGATATTATTGCTACTCATAAAAATTCAAAAGGAATCATTCACACTGGAAATTATAAAGTAATGAATTTCCTTGTAAATCGTATTCCTTCAAAACGTTTTATTTACAAACAAAATAATGCTAGTAATGAATATCTTGTTAAAGTACATGAAAAAGCAAAAGTTGCTTCTATTTTGGTTTCTCCTTCTATGATGAGCGGCGTTGATTTAAAGGAGGACTTGTCTCGGTTTCAAATCATTATGAAACTTCCTTATGCAAGCCTTTCTGACCCGCGTATTCAGTACATTTCCAAAACAAATTTTACTTTCTACGCTATTAAAATGCTTAGAGAATTTGTTCAGGCCTGCGGTAGGAGCACTCGTTCGGAAGATGATTGGTCTGTTACATATGTTCTTGACAAAGGATTCATTCGTATTTGGAATAATTTTAAGAGATATCTCCCTTATTTTGCACAACGCCTTATTTCTTATGATAATTTCGATTTGAATAAATTTATGAATGGAATCAAAGCTATGGATAAGGAGAAAAACAATGAAGAAGAATTTTTCTAAATTAGTTAAAAGTAACTTTTCATGGGAAAACCAATTTTTCGAATATTTGGAAAAACACATCAGCGATGATGAATTGTTGGACATTGCCGATATTTATAATGTAAAAGTTGGAGACGATTTCCTTGAAAAATTATCTCATCAAATGGTTGATAATTATGATTTCGATGTTTTTCTCCCACAACATATTAGAGAATTCGTTGAAAACATAAGAAATCAACGTAAAGAAGGAAATTGCGTTGAAAAAAGGAATTTGGAATCACAAGACAAAGTCTTACATTTGGTACCATTCTACACTTAATGGGTTGGTAGATAAAATTTCAAAAGAAGGATTAAAAATATTCAGTATACCAACATTTCAAACATCATCTGAAGATAGGATATATGTAAGCACTTTACCGTTTACTTTAGAAAAAGATTTTTCAACATTTGCTGTTGATTTATCTGAATTAAGTTGGGAAGATGCTGGTTGGCCATTTGGAACATCTGAAGAACCATTAGAAAAAAGATGGCAACTCGTAGTAATGAAAAATATAAATCAAAAATATTTAAGATTACTTTCTAGACAAGAAACTGAAAATTTAATAAAAACATATAAAAAATGAGCTGTTTTGTTTACAGCTCATTTTTCTTTGTTCTTTTCTATGACAAGTCTCCAAGTTAAATCCTTTTCGTTTCTAACTGTGCTCAATTCATCTGTTGATATATCAAAATCGTACTCACTCTCATTTAGATTATCTAAAACTTCATCAACAATATCCATATAAGATTCTTGTAATGCTTCCATTTTTTCTATTAAAAAATGATATTGCGGACTATCACAAGATTTTATCAATTCTTTTAATTTTTCTTTTTGGTCTTTAGTTACTTCATAAACGTCTTTTGTTTCAGGAAGATATTGCTTTATTTTATCATATGTATTATAAAATTCTTCAAAATCATCTCCATCGTTCATCATAACTAATGGTATGATATCGAATTCACTATTTACCATTTCTAATTCTTTTAAAAGCCATGAATCGTCTTCTGCATCTTTATATTCATCATATTTTTTCTTTGCCAATTCGACTTCTTCGGCTGTTCTTATTTCTATTTTATCGTCTCTTCTGAATAACATTACATGTTTTTCTATTAAATAATCACTTTTGAATTGATTTCTTACATATATTGTCAACCGATTGATATTGATTTTTATGGACTTTTGATATTCTTCTAATTTTTTTCTGCATATATCAGTGAGTCTTTGTATATCAGCTAAATCTTTTGCATAACCGTCATAGTCCTTGTCTAAAATTATCTTTGGCATATTTTTCTCCTCGATTTTCTAAGTTATTGTAAAAAATTTTTAGAAAACTGTTTTTAATGTGTAATGTTTTCATATTTTATATTAGAAATCAAATTTATATAATATGGTGATTCTTTTGAATATACAACCAATGAAAAACTTATTAGATGAAATAACCAAAGAAGAACCACAATTAATTGACCATTGCGAAAGAGTAGCAATGCTTTCTATGGCATTGGGAAAACATTTGGAAGTTTCAAATAATTTAATGAATAGGCTATATTTTGTAGCATTATTTCATGATATTGGAAAATATAAAACGAATATAGAAGAATGTTCTCTTGTTTCTGCAGCTATTGTACGTTCTCACGAAGAATATCATAAAATAGCAGATTTCATTATGCAATGTTCTGAAAATATAGATGGTTCTGGCCCATTAAAAATGACAGATGAAAATATGCATTTGTTTCCAATGATAGTTCGTATTTGTGACATATATGATACGAATAGAATAAAAGGATTGACGCATGACAAGTCATTAGCAGAATTAAGAAAACATAGCGATAAAATTTTCCCTAAAAAATTAATGATGAATTTTTCAAAAATGTTCACCAACAACAAGGATTTATTAGACGTTTACAAAGGAAAGGAATAAATTATGGCAAAATTGAAATTTGGTCATGAAATTATAAATCATTTCAAAAAATTAGGTTGGGTTTTTTCAAGTGATGACCTTGGACTATATTTTAATAAGGGTGACATTCGCATTAGCGTTATGTACACCGGTCCAACTTTCACATGCTATAAAAACAGAAAAATAGGAAGCAATTGGTCATTAGTGGCAAAACAACCCAATTTATTGACGGATAAGTTTGTTTACGCTTGGATGTTGGCGCAAATGGTATAAATAGGTAGTGCCTACACTACCTATTTTTTAATTAGGTGAAAGATATGACATTAGATGCTAAAATAAAAAAAGATTGTTTTGGATATTACGTTGTTCTTTATAGAATAATAGATGGAATAGAAACGGAATATGTTACAAATAAAGCAATTTCCAATATCCTAAATTTTTTAGAAAAAGACTATAAAGATTGGCTTATTTATGAATTTGAAAGTGATGAAAAATCAAAGAATAATATAATGCATTTTCAAACTTATGAAAAAGCAAATAAATTGGTAGAAGAATTGCGTAATATAATTCCAAGAGGATTAAAAGAAAATAAACTCTTTTTGGCAAGGTGATATGATTGAATAACAAAGATATAACATTCATTTTATCGAATGATTATGAAAACATTGGAAATGTCTTTTCAAAAAGAGAATACATTTATGATTTTTCTTTTAAGGTATACATTAATACGACCGATTCAATAAGAAACATTGAAATATTCAAAAATGGTGAACCATACGAAAATGTAATTGTTAATAATACAGATGCAAATACATACTTTGTAAGAGACCTTGAGATTATAAATAAAGGTAACTATCATTATGGTGTAAAAGTTACTATAAATGATGGTAGCGTATTTAAGAATGGTTTTTACTTAAAAATTCAAAATAATTACATAAAAAACGATATTAAAATCGTTCATTTTTCAACGCAAGGATTACATGAAAATTTCAATTACTTAAATGTTTTATTAAAAGTTGAAACGGAATATAATATTCATTCTGTGAAATTATATAGAAAATTTGTAAATAAAGATTGGGAATATCTTGGTGAAATGTCTCAATCGATTTATGGATATATATATAAAGATATGCCATTTGACATATCTTTGAATAAAGAAAGTAATGTATTATATAAAGTATCTATTTTAACAAGCAATGGATTGAAAAAAGAAGAAACGATAGAAGTTCCAATCTATACAAATTCTTTTTCTATTAATTCAATTGCCTATATTGGAGATACTAGAACAAAAAATTATAATATCCGTGGCGGAATTGTTGGACATATCATAGCGAATTTAACACAATATCACAATGATGTATTCGAACTTATTTTTGATACGTCTAACAATAAATATTTAAGCATTGAATTGAAAGAAAAAAATTATAAATTTTATGCCGAAAAATATAAATTGGTTCTTCCAAATAATTTTGTTTCTGCGCAAACAAATGCATATCCTAACAAATTTGAAATTTCTGGTGTTGGAATTATAACAAAACTTGTTGATGCTATTACAGGCGAAACAAAACAAGACGTAGCTAATTTTAATTTGTCGTTGGTTTGTGGTAATGACATATATATAACATTCAATATAGTTCCTGAGAATGATAGTGATTTAGCATTGTCAACAGAAAAAACGTATAATAATGTTGTTAGATTTAAGAACATGTTTATGGATGCAACGGAAGATTTTGAAGACAAAACAATATCAAATGTTAGATATCCTGGATTTTTAATATATAAAAATGATTTAAGATATTTCAAACAAACAAATAGTAATGTTATAGTCCCAATTGATTTAAGTATGATAGATTCATTATTTAAGTCTTGCGATTTCGTAACGTACAATCAATATAATTTTTATTTCATAACATATACAAGTCAAGGAATTAACGTCATAGTTTTTGATGGAATCAATTATGATACTTTTACTTTCAAATTGGATATTTATGAACCAACATTAACAAATATAAAAAACAACGTATTTTTCAGATTTGATTCGTTGAGCCAATTGGAATTTAATTTCATTAATTATGATTTAACAAAAAATCTAGAAATCATAACTGTAAAAGATAATAATTTGACAATAGAATCATGCAATTCTCATGTTTCGGAAATATTCAATTATTTAAGAACGAAACTGCTAAATAAACTAAATGAAACGTATGAATTGGAAGATGGAACTGTAATTTCATTTAACAGAAATTATCTAATTCAAGAACAGCTATTCGAAAGTATGAATTTTGATAATTTTGTGCAAGGATTTTTCATGTATCAGTTCAAAGTTGCAATATCGACTACAACTGTAATAAATGATGAGGAAACAGATTGTATATTGTCAATAAATTGTACGGTTAATATGACAAAGGATGCATATTCTATTGAAAAAATAGATATGAATTATAAAATTGGTGATAAACAAACAGAAAACGAAGCATATAATCAAAAACCAATGAACATAATGGAACAATTAAATGAAAATTATTTCATTAAGTTAAGCAATTCATTGAAAACATCAAATAAAAATGATTATGGTAAATATACATCTTGCGAATTGTATAAACAAACCGGATTGATTTATAGATTTACTCCAAATGATTTCCTTTTGGAAAATTCATTTGGATATAACGATGTCGCGAGAATGAGAGTTGTAGAATTGTCGTCAGATGTTCATTTTGTTTTTGTTATGAAAGATAATCAAATTATTTGTAATGAAATAAGAACATCAACTGCTCAAAGATTGCATCAATATATTTTTGATTCGAAAATCATTTGTCAATATTTATATCAATTAAATGATGAACAACTTGAAAAATTCTCAAACATATTAAGCATTGCAAAACAAAATGAGTTTGTTGATAGAACAATGTATTTCTATTCATTGAGTGATTATGAAAATCTGTTTGTTCATGAATCAAGTACAAATAGTTTTCCAATGGAAAAAGTTATTCCTATAAATGCAAATTTTGATAAAGATATTAATTCTTTTACATGTTCTTATAATACACAATATCCATTAAATATCAAAAACAGAAATTCTTTCTTACAAGAAATGGAAGTTAGTTTACAATGAATAAAATAAACAAAAAGAGAAAGGAGACAAATTTATGTCTGATAATTCAACTGTAATGTCAAATGTAGAATGGGAGAAGTTTGCCAAGGGTGAACTTATTAATTTCCTTGTTGGCAATAATCTCCAGAAGATTTCTGTCGATGACGGTGCGAGTAAGAAAGCTTCGGCCAAAATCAACAGCAAGGGAGAAGTTGTAGTTAGTTATTCTGCGACTGAAAGAATGTAATGGGATTGGAAAATTTTGATGATAACAATACAAAAAATTTCATTAAAGAAATAAACTCTAAATTAGAATCTTTATCAAAAGAAATAAATTCTAAATTAGAATCATTATCTAAAAAAAACGATTTGATTCTAGAGGGTGTTGTTAATACATTACGAGAAATAATAAAAAATCAGTCAAATATAAATAACAAATTTTTACAACTTCAAAGTGATTTACAAAAAAATCAAGCTTATGTGAAAGATTCTGCTATTTTGATTAGCGGAATTCAAAACGATATAGACGACATTAAAAGTTCTTTAAGTGCTGTGGATGAACATCTTGACAACGTTCAAAATGATATCTTGAATATAAAAATATTCAAAACTGTTGAAAAGTTATAATAAAAAAGCACACTTAACTTATTTTTTTTAATGAAAGGTTCTATCATCATTTTGAAATATAAACTTGATAGAGTTAAAAAGTGTTCCTAATATTATTTTATAGATTGAAGGGGAAAATTAATGTATAAGATTAAAGTGACAGGTAATTATAATGTCATTGTTAATGACTTATCTTTAGTTTTTGCACATAATCGTCCCGAACGAATGATTTCTGATGAAGATTTTGAAAAATCAGAAGATATCAAGAAGTATCTTGGACAATTTTTGGAAGCTGAACATGTAGATGTTAAACTTCCAAAGAAACAGGCTTCTGTTGAAAAGCCTCAAGAAAAAGAAGCTGTAAAAACGAAAATTGAAGATGTTGGTGGGAAAGACCGCGTTATCATTGAAAACAAAGAACATCCCAAAACAGATGATATTATTCGTACAGAAGATGTTATCAAAAAAACAAAAGATGAAGTTAAGAAAGACGACGATATTGTAGTTGCAGATGGTGCTTCTTCTGAAAAGAATGTTATTTCAGAAGAAGATAAAAAATCCGTACGTGTTGACAATAACGGAAACGTCGTACAAGATGTTCTGCCAAAAGCTGAAAAAGAAACAGCTAAGGAAGAACAAAAAGAAGAGAAACCCAAAAAGAACAAAAAAGGTTCTAAAAAAGATAACAATGGAGTTGAACATAAATGAATCGTAAGATTTCGTGGCTCGACAAAGTTGCAGAAGACCTGAAGAAGAAACAGGAACAAAAACTTCAGAAGACAGCTTCTGCTAAGAAAGTCGAAGAAAAAACCGCTAGCGAAAAAGTTAAGCTCGCAAAGAGAGTTATTATTCGCAAAGACCTCGTTCCAAAGGCTCAGAATGGCAACACTGTTGCCTATAAAGGTTTTGGTTGGAAGGTTGTAAATGCTTCTTACAAAGATAAGAAGGGTGAGGGTATTGTCCTTCAAAAGATTGCTGAGATTTCAGATAAGAAGGTAACTGACCCAGCTGAAAAGGCTTGTGTTGACCCTGGTAACGTTTATGATTACGAAGTTCGTGATTCATATGAAGTTCCCGAAATGCAGCAAACCGCAACAGAAACAGAAGAAAAGATTGCACAGGAAAATGCAGTAGACCGCACAACACCAGCTGGTCGCGCTACAAATCCTTATAAAGCAGAAGAACTTGGTGTCTTCAATGAAATCGTTGAAGAAGCTCCAGTTGAGGAAGCTCCTGCCGAAGAAGTACCAGCTGAAGAAGAAGCTCCAGTTGAAGAAGTTACTGAAGAAGCACCTGTAGAGGAAGTTCCTGCTGAAGAGGCTCCTGTTGAAGAGGAAAAAGAAGAAGAAGTTAAAGAAGCAGCCGCTGAAGAAGTTACTGCCGAAGTTGAAGAAACTCCAGTAGAAGAAGTTACGGCTGAAACTGAAGAAGTTCCAGCAGAACATGATATGGAAGCTGAAAAAGAATGCGGCGACCAGTGTTCTGAAAAGGTTGCTGAAAAAGAAGAAAAGATTGCTGAAAAGGTAGAAAAGGTTAAAGAAAAAACTGCCGAAGTTGAAAAGAAGCCAATGAAGAGAGAAAATCCAATTATTGCTTCTATCCTTGGCAAAAAGAAAGAAAAAGAAGAACAGATAAAGAAAGCAGCTGCTGTTCATACAGCTAATTCTGAAAAGATTGCAAAGATTTCAGCTCGTGTAGCTGAAAAGCTTGACAATCAGATGGAAAAAATCCTCTCGGATGCGGAAGAATTAGTAAAGGCTGAATTCCCAGCTAAGTACGTTTCTGCTTCACTTACTCGTCTTTCCAATATCCTCTGCAAGGAAGGTATTGAATGCACATTTGATAAGAAAGTAAGCCGTGAAGCTATTCGCAAGACAGCTTCAAGTGATATTACAAAAGCAGAATGTGATGAAGCTATTAGAAAGATTGCAGAAGCTGTTGTTGACGAAACCGAAGATACAATCGAACAGTGCAAGAAAGCAATTGATGTAATTGCTTCTAAGGAATTCGAATCTGGTAGCAAAGTTGCTACTCGTCGTATTCAGCGTCGTGTAGCTTCCAGACTCGGTGCTGAAGGTCTGCAATTCAAGTTCTAAGATAATTAAAAGTGGAAGCATAATGCTTCCACTTTTTTAATTTTAAGGAGAGATAGACCTTGAAACACTTCAAAGGCGACCAAATACCTTTATATATAGAATTTAAGTCAGAAGATAACGTTGTTTTAGTTGATGGGCCAAGAGTTAGAGTATTACACGAAAAAGATGGAAAAGTATATGAAGATATGCCATGGAAAGAAATGTCTCCAATGGATGATGGATATATCTATCAATTTGACTCTAACATATGTGAATCAACTGGAGATTATGTAGTTGTATATGAAGGAACATATAATAATGAAAAAATAAATAATATAGTAACGATTACATTAACAAATAAAAACGAAATCGCAAACGATGCTATAAAAATATATGGTATCGTTGATGATATGACAAGTAATAAATTACTTGAACACGTTAATATAAAAATTGTTAATCTTATAGACAATAATATTGTTTATACAACGCAAACAGATTATTCTGGTGGATGGGAAGCATATGCATATCCTGGAGAATTTGAATTTGTTTTTTCATTAGACAATTACGAAACTAAAAATGTAAGAGTCCAAATTGGAGACGAAAATAGCGAAGTACAATTTAATACTATTTCGTTGGAACATAAAAACGATAAAAAACTTGGCGTAGGATTTTTCCAAATAGAAGATACTTTTACAGATAAAACTGGGTTAGGATTGGAAAATGTAAAAATAGATTTTTATAAATTAGATGAGCCAGATAATTTATTGCTTTCTGTAAAAACTGGAGAAAAAGGTAAATGGAAAGCATTTTTAGATGAAGGAGCTTATATCGTTAAAATAGAATTACCATCAGGAACACAAAAGAAGTTCAAGATGAATATTTCTAACAATGGAGAAAAGACCATTGAAGAGTTTTCTTCATCATCTTCTACTGTACTCTCTGGTATTAATACCACTGTCGGAAATAAATCTATTAGTGATGTAGTACAAGATGCTCATGGGAATGGAATAGCAAATGCTCATTTAGTAGTATATAAAGACAATCAAATGATTGGTGAAACGTATACTGGAATTGACGGAACATTTACATTAAATTTAGATGAAGGCATTTATACAATGACCGTTGAAAAAGAAAATTTTAAGCCATATAAATTGGAATTAAAAATATAAAAGAGAGGATTGAATCCTCTCTTTTTTAAGCATACATTTCAAACATATTTCCGAGATAAGAGTATGAAGCGATATTGAGTAAAGATTGTCCTGTGTATGTTTTAGCTCTATCATAATCCTTTCCCATCATTGCCGATATATTTGGGAATAACTTTTCCTTTTGTGATTCCAAAGACGTAGTTTTATCAATTGTCTTATCCACAAGATTTTTGATAATATCTTCTGTCTTTTTTGAATCCTTTACTAAACTATCAGCCAATTTATCTTCATCGACTTTCATATTGCCATCTCTATCAACATGAATTCCGATTTCTGACAATTGTTTTGATTTATATATAGTATCGGAAAAAGAATTATGTAGATTTGAAACTCTTTTTGATATTTCTTTATTTTCTTTCAAAAAATCATTAATGTCATTTCTATCGCTTAAAAAATTTCCAATTTTCTTAAGCGTATCTTTTAATTTATCACTTTTTTTAGTAACTGTTTTTCCATCTTTTTTCTCTTCAGTTAAATCATCTTTTGAAAAATTGAAATCTGTTTTCTTTAAGTCTTTTGAAGATTTTTTAAGACTATCAATATTGGAATTTAATTCTTTATTGAATGTTTCTTTTGCTTTATTATAATCGCTTTCAATATTCTTAAAGTTAGTATTAACTTCAAAAAATGAATCCGATGGAATATTGTTTTTTATGACAGAATTTTTGAAAGGAAGACTATTCATTGAAATTAAAGTTTTTGATAACGAAGAAACGTTGTACATTCTAGTCATCCCCTTGCAAAGCATTATCAAATCGTTTCATTATTTCATCATGAGTATCTTTTGTTATTTGTGGCATATCATTTTGGTCTGTAATATTTTTCCATGAAATTCCAGCTTGCTTAAATCCTTCTTCAACAGCTGCTCTCATTTCTTCCAATTTGTTTTTATCTCCACCAGCTAATGCTTCTGCTAATCCAAAAATCCTATCACTTACAGCATTAACAGACCATTCTCCACCTTCTGAAATTGCTTTTTGCGCTTCTTCTGGTGTTGTGGCTATCTCTGGAAAATCAAATCTAGATACGTCTATTTGAAGACCTTCAAAATTAAATTTTGTAATTCCTTCATCCAGCCAACCTTGAATTTTTGCATTTTGTTCAGTCAATACTTGAATCATTACTTCTTGGCTTTTTGCTATACTATCCTGTAAAGCATTTACTTCATCAGTAGACAATCCTTTTTGTATTTCTTTGGCTTCTTCAGATATTTCTACTTCAAACGCTTCGTCTTTTTTCTCTTCTTGTTTCGATTGTTTTGTGTACTTTTGTTCATAATTTGCATAAAGATTGATACTAGAAATTGCTTTAACATCCATGTTAAACACTCTCCTTTAATTGCGAAACCTTAAAACTACTTCTCCTATTTTTAACAAAATATCACAAGATTCTCACTTAAAAACAAAAAAATAATTTATATAATCAAACAAAAAGAGAGGAATTAATCCTCTCTTTTATTTATCATCATTTTCATAAAAAATTCTATTCTGTCTCTATATGTAAATGCCATCATCGCGCCGACTATAAATCCGACTAATGTATCAAATAAATTTTCCATGTAAAAACCTTCTTTATTTTTTATCTCCCACTACCCATAGTCCAATCTATTTGTCCAAGTCTGTCTTTTAATGAATCAAAAGATGTTGGAGAAGATTGTACCAATGGCGTTGTTAAACCATGTAAATTTTGCATTGAATGAGTCTCTGGTCTAACAAATTCATTTTGGACTGATGCTTTTCTTTTCATAAAATTAGTATTCATATTTTCCAATCCAAAATCTAATGTTAATCCATCTTTCGTAACGTTTCCAGCATTCATCATAGATTTTAATTCTTCCATTTCCATATCGTGGTCTATTTTAGCTTCAGATAAAGACCTTGAACCAGAATCACTGGAAAAAGCAACTGTACTTGTTTGTGCTTTTCCATTTGCTCTTAATTCTGCTAAAGCTCTTTCTGCTGGAGTCATTTCTATATCTTCTTCAACTGTATCTTCAACAGAAACATCTTCATCATAAGAATCCATTACTTTTCTTTCATATTCATTTAATTGGTCATCATCAAGCATTTCCAATTCTACTCTTTTGATGTCCATTTCATCTTTTTCTATTTCACCTTTTTTAACAGCTAATTCAAGTATTTCTTGTATTCTATCTTTAGGTTTTGCGACGCTTTTCTTTTTAGTTGCCTTTTTAGGTTTTTCAACAATTTTATTTTCTTTTATTGGTTCTGGAATTGTTTCGGTTGTTACATTAACAATTTCTAAAATAGCACTAGCATCTTTTTTATTTATTGTTTCTACTGATTTATCATCATATGTAATTTGAATACTTTCTTTTTCTATTTTTGATATTCTTCCATATTTATCATTGTTTTTAATTCTATCATTTTTCTTAAATGCTTTTTTAGGATATAACATTGCATATGATATTCTCATATACGGTTTTTCTTTTTTTGTTATTCTAAGCTTCAAGATTCTTCACTCTCTTCCTTTTCTTCTGTTTCCTCTTCTTCGTTTTCTTCTCTCATATCTTCTTCTTCATTATTTTCTTCTTTATTATCTTCTGGCGTTTCTTCAATTTCTTCTATTTCTTCTTCTTGTTCTTCTTCTTCTGGTAATTCATCTTTTATATTATATTCGTTCTTCTCAACATCTGGTTTGGATTCATTACTTATATTAATTTGTTCATTATCATATACTGGAACAACATCAATATTTGTTACATTAAATACAACAGAATATAAAGAAGACATGATTTTGTCGATAATACCAGAATTTTGCATTATCTTTTTAGCAGCTGATTCATTATTTCCAGAAATTCTAGCGGCTTGTTCAAGCTTAAACTTAAATGCTTCCAATTGTTGTAATATCTTTTTACCTTCTCCGCCAAGAGCTTTTAATGATTGCTGTGCTGGAGAAAATTTTACATCAGCTGTTTTTTTCGTTGCGCATATGATATTAAATGCATTTCCAACAGCTTTCGCAAAATCATCTGTAGATACTATGTCATTTTCAATATCTAATGAAAAATATAAATCACTTAATATATCATTTTCACTCAAAAAATTCTCAAAAACATCAAGTATTTCATCGCAAATCCAATCATAATAATTACCAACATTCAATACATATCCAGCAGATACAAACAATTCTCCTTTTACTGCCAACTTAAAAATTTTTAAGATATTTTCTTTATATCTATTTTCGTCAACGGTATTTCTTGTTTCCTCTATATATTGATTCATTAATTTTATATCATCGTTATTTAACTTCAACAAAACACATCACTTCCTAAATTATTCTATCAAAAATCAAAATTTTTGAACTTCTATCTTAAAAAAAATAAAATTTGTATAACACTAAATAATATAAATAAAGGAGGAATATAAGTGCAAGATTGGACTGGAAATAGTACATCTGTTTTTAAGACATTGGGTGCATCAAACCATTCATATGAAAACAGACAAAAAGAAGATTATTATGCAACTGACCCAAAAGCCGTAACGTTACTTTTGGAAGTAGAAAAATTCAATCATAATATATGGGAACCAGCATGCGGAGAAGGACACATATCAAAAGAATTGGAAAAACATGGATATGAAGTAGTATCAACCGATTTATACTACAGAGGATTTGGAACGCAAATGGATTTTTTAGAAGAAAATCCAATAAACGATTTTAATGGAGATATCATTACAAATCCGCCATATAAATATGCATTGGAATTTTGTCAAAGAGGAATTGAAATATTAAATACTGGAAACAAAATGGCAATGTTTTTGAAACTTCAATTCTTAGAAGGGAAAAAAAGAAAAAATTTCTTTCTATCAAATCCACCAAAAACAATATATGTAAGTTCGTCAAGACTTGAATGTGGAAAAAACGGAAAATTTACAAATGGTTCTGCTGTATGTTATGCATGGTTTGTATGGGAAAAAGGATTTACTGGAAACACAATTATAAAATGGATAAATTAAAATTTTTTACATTAGAAATATTATGTATTTAATAGTAAAAATAATAAAAAAAGAGGTATTTAACACGAATAATTTTTATAAAGAAGTTATAAATAAAATTGACGAAGCATATAATTAAAAAACATATTTATTTTTTGTATAGAATAAATTGTTGTTAGCCACAACCTCCTAAATTTCATAATGGATTTACCCACAAAACAAAAACAACCAAAATTAATGTTTTGGTTGTTTTTGTTTTTACAATCCAATATACATTTTTAAGTCGTATTTATTAAATGTTTCTTCAGAACAATCATATAAATATTTTATAAATTTATCGTTTAATATATCGTATTTGTTTTTATTTCTATATTCAATCAATTGATTATATGTTAGCTTAATTAATTCTTCAAACTTAAATAAAAATGATATATACCAATTTTTTTCACTATTATCATAAAAATATATAACTATCTTATATCCGCTTCTCGTATGATAACCCGATAATGCATGCCTAATACTTATTCTTATTTTTGTTACATCAATATCAAAATCTTTGCCTAACACATAATAATCATCAATAAATAATAGATATTTTTTATCATAACAAAAACTGCAAATGTCATCATGATTTTTATATATCATGTGATTATTTTTGTCAACATAAACCATCGGCTTATGGCATTGTTTGCAGTAACGTTTTACTTTTATATTGTTTTCGTCTATATTATTAATCCAATTATTCATAATTATTGCCCAAATTGTTTTATTTTTCTTTTTTCAATATCTTTCCAATCTATCTCTTCTATGGCTTCTTTTTTAATCAAATCTTTCAAATAACCAACAATTTGGTCAAATGCTATCTTATCGCAAAAATGTGGCTGACCAAAATTTTCATCAATTATAGATACTTCTTTAACTTTCGTTGTTTTTTTAGAAACTGAAATACAAAACGAAACATCGTAATTATCGTTATATTTTATTGCTCTGCTAAAAAAATATTCTGGTTCATAATAATTAGTAAAACCTTTTTTTAATAAATCTATATCTTTTTTAATTTTTATTTTTTTGGCTAAATATTCAAAAATATCAGCATATAATTTTGGCAATACATATACAGTCATATATAACAACCTCCTTGATTGATTATATTTAGAACGTTTAATATATTGAAATTTTTTTGCTAATCAAATTATTTTATAAATGAAATAAATTTTAATATAAAAGGTAATGAAAATGGTCAAAAAAAAGAAATGGAATTTTGGAGCCATTGTGGTTGGAGTATTTTTGGACCAAGCGCATACAATCTGGTCAAGAAATACAAAAGCTTATGGGTCGGTAAAAGAATATATAAATGATGTTGGTACAGACAATGCTTATTATGATAAGTTATGTAATATGTTTGATAAAACACACGATGAAATGCTAATTTTCTTAAATCAGCACGATGGGAAACGAGAAATGCGCATGTTAGCCATGGCATTGTTATCTGTACATTCAAATATAGCAATCAAAGGATTTAGAAATGTTCACGAAGCAAATTGTTTTTTATCTCTACTTGAACAAATCAATTATGAATCTTTCCCAGAAATAGATATTGAAAGTAATGAACGAACTACACAACAACCATTATTTGAAAAAAAATTAAATTTAAGACATCGTTCTTTAATGTAAAAAGAGAGGATTTAATCCTCTCTTTATTTTACATTGCTAATTCTTTAATGTTTTCTGGTAATGAATCTCTAAATGATTTACTATCAATATTTCTAACAATAACTTCTGCTAAATCCATTAAATCGTTTGTTGATTCATATATAAAGCTTCTCATTACATCCTTGGTACAGGACCTTGGCTGCATATCGTCAATAACAAAATACGGACTCATTACATCAAATTCGTTTTGAATATCTATGTCTGTAGCTTTCTTAAAAAATTGAAGAACTTTATATGTATCATTTTTATCGATTCCAAAATCATATTCGCCAAGTTCTTCCATTGGATGAGGAATTAAATGGTCATATCCACCAGAAACTTCATTGACAGCCATTATAACATCAATAAGTTTATCAAACGACAATCCACCTAATGCATTTGCAATGTCATTTTCTTTCGATGCTGTACGCTTCATAAGACGTTTTATAATAATATTATTTTTTTTCATTATATCACCATTTTAATTTATACTTTCTTGAATTTTATTCATTAATTCGTGCATTTTTCTATCTACTTCTTTAAATCCTTCTGGATTCACATCTAAATATTCATCAAAAGCTACATCTATATCATAATCCGGATTGGTTTCGTCAAATACATCTGAAAGTATTTCATCTGCTTCTTTCAAATATTCATCAAATATATCTGTTTTTACAGCAATTCCACCAGGATAATTTCCACGGTTCTCTATGCATGTTTCATAAATTTTATCATATAAATCAGCTAATTCAATTGGAGAACTTGCTTTTTTATTTAATTTCGCATTTTTACATATTCTTTGTAAAATTCTATTTTTCATTACTACACCTCATTTATATTCATTAAATAATTCTCTTTTTATTTCAATTAAGTCTTTTACAACTTTTTTTAACGGTAATTTCCAATATTCAAGAACTCTATCATCTTCAATATTTTCATTTTCCACGATATCATTTATTTCTTCTACCAATTCAGAAATATCTTTTAATGATCGTTTATAATCTCTTAGAATTTCAATCGTATCTTGTTCTCTACCAGCTATAATTCTTTTTATAATTCTATTCATTTTTGTTTTTCCTCCAGTAATTGGATTTTCAATAATCAACATAAAATCCAATTTATATTCGCCATATTTATAATTGATACATTTTGGTTCTCTACTCATATTAGGTTCATCACATGTTACTGTGAATAATTTAACCATATCTTTTTTAATTTGTTTATCTGTTTCAAACGACATATTCCCTCTTGTACTAATATCCGCATCAAAAAGATAGTCCAATGTATTTTTTACTTTTCGTTTTAATTCGTTTTCTGTATCAATATCTATCCAATCCGGTATATCATACCAACTATTAAATTGCCATGCATTAATATTTTCATAATCATTTTTATAATAATTACACGTAATATGATATTTTGTCATATAATTACCTACCAATTTTCATTTTAAAAAACATTTCTATTTATAGAATAAACAAATAAAATTTTTTTATTAAAGTGGGTAAAAAATAATGAAAATAGCAAATATTTTTATAATGCTTGGCCATGAATGCAATTTAAATTGTAAGTATTGCATACAACATAATATAGTCAATGAACAACTAAGTCATGAAATTGATACAAATGTTTTTGATTATATTCACAAAATCATATCTTCTCAAAAAGAAAAATCAAAATTAACATTTTTTGGCGGAGAACCGCTTATCTTTTTTGAAGATATAAAAAAATATGTCAATGAATTCAAAAGAAAAATAAGATACAATATTGTAACGAATGGAAAATTATTAAATGAAGAATATGTTAATTACTTTAATAAGAATTTATTTTCTGTTGGTGTTAGTTATGACGGTAATAATTCTGATATTACTAGAGGGTATAACGTTCTAAAAGAAAAAGAAGATTTACTCTTAAAAATAAAAGGATTATGTTTAACAGGTGTTATTACAAAATATAATTATCCAAAAGATTGGTTTGATTCTATTAAAGAATTCAATAAAAAATATATTCAAAAACATAAAAGACACGTAACAACAAACTTAGATTTGCTTCTAAATAATAATAATTTAAATGATTTAAGTAACATAGATTCTAATTTATTATATAATCAAATGAAAGAATTATGCAATCATTATATTGATGTACAAGATGAAAAAACAAATGTAGAAGCAAGTGACTTATATATTGATTCTCTTATAGAAAGAGATTTGCATAAATATGATTATAGATTTCCCAAATGCATGAATGGAATGAATATCATTAACGTAACCAATGATGGTAAATTATATTTATGTCATAATTCTGATATTGTTTTAGGAAATGTAAAGAATAATAATTATTTAATTACAAAAAAGGTATTAAATTTTTATAAAGAACATAGAAAAGAACAATGCATTAATTGCGATGTTAATGTATATTGTAGAGGCGGATGTATGCTACAAAGTACTGAAACTATGAATAATTACTTTTGTAATGTAAGCAAACAATTTTTTATGCCTATTAAAGAATTACGAGAAATTTTTATAGATTAAAGTGAGGTAAAAAACAATGAACATAATAGCAAAAAGATTAAGAAAGAAAGTAGCAAATGAATGGCATGGTGTTGAAGAAGTAATTACATATTATTTAAGTGATAGTGATACTGACGAATTTGACGAGAGTAATTCATATAATGAAGAACAACTAGAAGAGTATTATAATTCATTATCGTCAAAAAAACAAAAAGAAATATTAAATGCATTTGATATAAAATCATATGATGAATATTCTATGCAAACAATTCTTGAAAAATTATATTCTAATAATAGCAATATTGCAAATGAAATTAAAGAACAAGTTAATTTGGAAGAAATTTATGCATATAATAGCAACGAAACATTTAATGACGTTCAAAATTGTGCATGTTTATATTCAACAGAAGAAGCTGCAGAAGAAGCTGCTAATGCGTATAATGATGAATACGATGATAAACAATATAACAATAATGAACAAATAAACTTAGGTTACGATGAAGTAATAGAACAACTTAAAAAAAATGGAATTAAACAAATTGATTCAAAATTGTTTTTTGAAAACGATTCATATAAAGTAGAAATACCAATAACAAAAGATAACTTAAATGATATAATTTATTGTACATTAGAATCAAAACGCGGATATTTTAAGGGAATTATAAAAACAACTGTAAACGAATTATTATATAATATTTCAAATTTTATATTAAATTGCGACAATCTTTCTTATAAATTATAAATTAATCTTAAAAAATTAAAAGAGCTACATTAGTAGCTCTTATTTTTTGATTATTTCAAATAAATTATCATGTAGTCCAAACAAGGGCGTATAATGAGCATCAATAAATTTCAAATCATATTTATTAAAAAATGTATCACTTGCTGTACATCCACCTTCTTCTTCTCCAAGATAGTATACTTTTTTATTATTATCTAAAAAGATATCACATGCATTAACGCACGTATCATTCATTTCTGGCCATGCAAAAAACAATACATCGTATTCATTTTTGTGTTCTTTTAAGTATTCTATCCCATCTGTTATTTCAATTTCATCAAATAAGATATTTAAGTGTCTGTTGTTGTTGTCTATAGCTCTAATATCAATATTTAATTTTTTAAGCATAGCAGAAATGATTCCAGTACCAGCACCAAATTCTAGTACTTTTTTATTTTCCAAAAATTTTGAAAAGTTTGTTACCCATTCCCATGTTGGTATAGCAAACAAATCCAAATGGTCATGAAAATTGAATATCATATGTGCCATTTCTTCTATATTTGATTCGCCAATATTTGATGTTGTACTAATATTATCAAAAATTTTATCTATATATTTCCAATTATATTGATTTTTCTTTTTCAAATTATGTAATGCATAAAGCATTTCTTTGATTGTTTTTGGTTTTCTCATTTCTCTCATTCTTCTTTTATTACTTATGCATGCAATAACAGCAGCCAATGTTCCTGCAATTCCAACCATGTTTACACCTCCAATATCTAAATTCTATCAAAAATCAAAAAGAATGTAAATATAAAAAAGAGCTACTAATGTAGCTCTTTTTATTTATCATAAATCAATACCATATAAATCTTTTGCTTTTTTCTTTAACTTAAAGATTTCATTATGTAACATTTCATATTTTTCCAATTCAATATCAAATTGTCTTTCCATATAATTCATAAATTTATCATCCCAATATGGAAAATAAAACGTTATATATAAATCGAAATGTATATTGCTATCGAAATTTTCTTTACTTGACATTTTTATATAAGGATATTCATTGTTTTCATCTAATTTTGAAATACAAATAATATTAAATGTATTATTTTCTTTATCTTCATCTCCAGAAACAAATAATCTATTATCAAGATTTTTTCTTTTAATATCTTCACCAATATTATTGGTTTCAAAACGTTGTAATGGACGAGAAGATGCTATTCTATAACCGTCAATATGATTATCATCACTAAAAAGTCTAATATGATGATTTTTTTCTAAAATTTCATATAATTTTTTGCTTATATTTGCAATTTCAGTATTTAATTTCCCAATTGCAATATTTTCCTCTGTCAATGTAATTTCTTCAAACATCTTTCTCACCTCTTTTGTTATATTATATCACGTAAAAAAAGAAATGTAAATAGTTTTTATTATTTTTCCATAAATTTATATAATTCTCTCATATCGGTTAATCTCATTTTGATGCCATTAATAGTAATAATTTCCTTTGTTGTTAAAACATCTTTTACAAATTTATCTTCAAATACTTCGCCAAAAATATTGCCTTTTGGTTGTTTTGTATCTTCATCTATTTCTATAGCTAATGCAATTGTCGCTATATTACCATCATTTTCTTTTTTACTAAATTGATAACCATCTACTACATAAAAATGCCTTTTCCCATATTCTATAAAACCACCAAATCTTCCAACTAAAGCAGCTTTTACCTCTGCAATTTCGTGCGTATCTCTATCTTCAAGATACATAACACCATCACTTACTTCTACGTAAGTATTTTCATCATTAAATTTATTTGCATTGTTTGTTATCCATTCTCTTACATCTTTATCTGTAATAAAATTAAATGTAGTTCTACTTACACTTTGTTTAATTAAATGCGTCATAATATCATCCCTTACTTTTAATTAATTATTCTTATTCGTTTGTTTTATTATATTTATTTTATACAATAGAACATATAAAAAATCAAAACTTATTTATACAATAGATTTAATCAAATTTATTTGGTGGTGATAGTTTGAAAAGGAATCATATAAATAAAACTGCTGCCATTGCTAAAAATGGAATGTTTAATACAATTATAGATTCTAATTCTCTCCCGCAAAAAACCCAAAGAAATATGAAACGCACCGCAGCATCTCTGGATGTGAAATTCGGCGCGCCGAATTTCTTTCATCCGCTGTTCCAAGCCTTATCAATGTTCCTTCCAAGAGATAGGCGCGAGAGAAATGAGTGGGCGCGCCACTACTATCGAACAGAGCCTGTTGTAGCAACAGCATTAGATATACATACAGAATTTCCTATTTCTAGTTTCAGTAACGTATGTTCTGAACCAAAAGTCAAAGAATTTTTTGATTATTTGGCTTTTGATAAATTAGATATTATTAATTTGCTTTTGGATATTGGATTGGAATACTGGAAAATAGGTGATGTTTTTCCATTCGGACAATTCAATGAAACAACTGGCGAATGGGAACGTTTTACATTATTAAATCCAGATTATGTAAATATATCTTCTTCTATATTTGCTCAAGACCAAATTATAGAATTGATACCAGATGACCAAGTAATGTCTATCATAAAAGCTGGTCCAGTTGGCGAATTCGCAGAATTATACAAACAATTCCCAGAAGACATAATACGTCAAGTCAAAATGGGCAAAAACATTATGCTTGACAATAGATTGGTAAGTCATATAGCTCATAAAGCATCTCCATATGAAATGTGGGGAACACCGTTAATGATGAGATGTTTTAAGACGTTGATGTACAAAGACAAACTTCGTCAAGCACAAGATGCTATAGCCAATAGACATATTACTCCATTAAGAGTAGCAAAACTTGGTACACCCGGAGAATCTTATCCATCTCAAGAAGAAATAGATAATTTTAGAGATATACTTCTTATTGGTGAAGATGACCCAAACTTCTTCTTAGTTTATCATTATGGATTAAGTTTTGAATATGTTGGTTCAAGCGGAAAGATTTTGCCATTAAATACTGAATTTGATTTCATAGAAAAAGAATTGATGGCGGGATTAGGAATAACATCGGCATTATTAAATGGTGATGGAAGTACATATAACACTGCTCAAGTTGGTGTAGACGCTTTAGCTAGAAGATATATGACTTACCGTATGAGATTAGAATCTTGGGTAAGAAATAAAGTCTATCGTCCAATAGCTGAAGTACAAGGATTTTATAAGCATAGACACGGTGGAAGTATTGCTGGTTATAGTGGGAAACAATTGAAAAAAATGGCAGCCAACAAGGAAGTTGAATTAATTGTACCAAAGATTACTTGGCAACAGCAAGACTTAACTTCCAATAACTCTATTATGAGCTTCTTTGAAAAGCTTAGCGAAGCTGGCATGTTGTCTAAGACAACGCTTTATCCAATCATTGGATTAGACCCAGAAGTAGAAAAGAAAAATCTTGAAAGAGAACGTGGCACCATATTTGACCCGAACGCTCCTAAGGAAGGTCCGTTGCCAAACGAAGGCAAACGTTTGGTACAACCAGATGATATTGAGACTGGTAGTAGTATAATAGAACAACCTTATGGAGAAGACGCCACGCCTCGACCAGAGCCTCCTTCTATGACAGGCAATGGATTATCCATAAACAACAATCCAAGTGATTTTGGGCTTCCGGAAGCGTCTGTGAAACCAAGATTTAGAAGACACATGGGAATGAAAAAAGAACCAATAGTAACAGGAGAAAATGATGAATAATTCTGTTAAGAACATACTCAGTGAATTTTTGTATAATTTCTCTCCAAAATTAACGAAAGAAGAATTGATAGACAGTATATGCAATTTCATTACAAATAATCTATTAGTAATAGATGCATGTGCACAAAAATCATTAAAAGTGGAAGAAGAAAATCATAAATTCATTGATTCTTACGATATCGCTGAAACGAAAGTTTACATGGAAAAAGTAGATTTTTCAGCTCCATTTGATGCTATTAAGCAAATTCTCGAAAGAGAGCTAAGCTATATTTTTAAGAACTGCCAATTGGAGCATAGCAAAAATGTACAAACCAATTTCGTTGTAAACGATAAATGTTGTGATATTTGCAAATTCTTAAAGAGTACAAATAAAAATTTGGATGACCATTTTTTACATGATGATTGTGATTCTTATTTGGAATTAAAAGAAAACTTTGAAAATACAATCAATATCATTACACATGATTATCAATTTTTTAATGTACCTGTAAAATATAAAAATGCAATTGAATCATTTATGCGTTTTATGTTGATGCGGTATAAATTTTTAATAAAAAAAAATCTAAAAATAACTTACTTTAACGACCCAATGACTTATAATAAATCGGAAGATACGTTAATGTTCGTTGAAGATAGGAAAATTTATCAGAAATTCGATGCATTTACGTATAAAAAAGATTTATTGAGACATCTATTAAAAGTAGAAGAAAACGAAAGAACGAAAGCACTTTTTTACAGAAAAACGAAATCTTTTAGCAGCAATCGGTTTATTAGTTTTCTAGCAGAACAAAATTCGTTTAATTATTTGTTGGAATCATTAATTGCATTCATTCTTGATAGAGAAACTTTGCAATTGGTAGATGAAGATATCTACAATTATTTTCTAACAACAATAGTTTGAAACGGTTTAATGCAAAAATACTTTTACAATCAATAAAAAAACCTTAACACAAGGAGCTAAAAATATGAAGTATGATGTATTTGAAATCGTGGTAAATAAACGTACTATTGCTTATTGCAGTATTGATAAAGAAAACAACAAATTTGGATATATTCCAGTGGAAGATGAATCGTTAGCAACTGTTCTTAAATATATTGTTGATGAACCAATTATGTCTCTTACAGTATCATTGGATAATGGTTTATGCAGAGAATCATTTGAGCCAAAAGATGATTTATTCTTAAAAGCTCTTGCTTATCATCTTCCAAGAAAATATAAAGTCAGCAATCTTCATACTCAAGAAAGCGATAAAAGTATGAAGGCGTTTTTAAGAGAACTTGCTGGCTATGAAGAAGAGATGAGCGCCTAAATGAAAAGACTTAGAAAGAAAACGGCTAGTGACCAAGGACTTGGCTCACCATATATACATCATATCATTAATGATATAGTAATTAATAATTCAACAAATAAACACTTAAGCGATGAAAGTTTTCTATTGGCAAAAATGCTTCTTGCTGATATGCCAATGATTCCAACAAGTGAAAGAATATATGATTTAAGAGACCAAATTAAGAACGGGTTGTTTGATGATATTGTTGGCGTAGAAGCAGATAGAAATACTTGCAAAAAATATTGGAAAGAATGTTTATTTAAGACAAGAGAATATTTAAGAGAAAACGGTTATCTTTGCAGTGACGAGGATGGAGGTGTCATACTTGATAACAAAGAAAAACATACGTGGTAAAATAGAAGCTAACAAGTATGAAGGCCTTTTAAAAGATTACCATAACTTAAGAATGGATATACTTAAGCAATCTAAAACATTAATTGACCCAGCTATGGTAAAAACAGCTGGGAAAGTAATACAGGTTGCTCCAAAAGAAAATGACTTCCAATATCATCGTGCTGTAGCATTAACGTCTGGTAACGTTATAGAGCACGAAGATGGAAGTTATGAATTGATTCCTTTTGAGACTTATCAGAAAAATTTAGCAAAATATTCAAAGTATTGCAGAAATAGCAATGACAATGGCGATGCTTTTATGCATGAACATCTTACAAATGATAAAACCTGCGAAGCCGCTACTGGCAAGAAATTAAATTATGAACAACTGAATGGCCCATTTGAAACGCTTCGCGGCAAATCAATTTTCGTTGACCATAACAACGAAAATGTAGAAGATGCAAGAGGCATTATATTAGATGTTGTCTATAATCCTGATAAATATTTAGTAGAAATTCTTTTTGCTATTGATAAGGTAGCTTTCCCAGAATTGGCAAAAGCATTACGTACACAAATGATTACTGACGTTTCTATGGGATGCACTGTAGAAAAATCAATATGCTCTATTTGTGGTAATGAATGCACTACAGAAGAAAACATGTGCGAACATATTAGAAACTACAAAGGCATGACAATGTCATTCAATGGCGAAATGTTACCAGTCATGGAATATAATATCAATCCAGAATTCTTCGAAACATCTATTGTCACAACTGGTGCAGATAGAGAAGCCAAAATAATGGAAAGAGTTGCTGGATTGACTGCTCACAGTGTACATACAAATATGTATCTGCATACACAAGATAATAAGATAATTAATGAACAAAACCAAAGATTTTCTTCTGGAAGAATACAAAGTTTATCAGATAAACTTAAAAATCTGCCTTGGAGTTAAAAAATAAGAGAGGATTTAATCCTCTCTTTTATTTTGACATTAAATATATATTTTTATTATCTGATAAACTAATTTCTCTTTCCAACATGCAAATTTTTTCTTTTAACTTTCTATTTTCTTCAATTGCTTCAATTCCTAATTTTATAGCATTTATTTCATCTGGATTTGCTTTAGAAAGTTTTTCATTAATTATTTTTTTTAAGATTACTACAGCATCAATATCATTCATTACATTCATCTTCTTTCAACATTTCTAAATTCATATTAATAATATCTAATTCTTTTTCCAATTTCTTTTTATTGTTTTCCAAATAATTGATTAATCTATCATTTGCTTCTTTTTTGTTTTTATCTAAAGAAATTATTCTGTTGCCACGTTCAAATATCTGCTTTTGTAAATTAAAAACCAAATATTTTTCATTATTTATCATAATACTATCGTTTTTTACTGTTCCTTTTGATATTTTATCTTTATCTGCAAAATTGCATGCTACAAAAAACAATTTTATCATCCTTTCTAAAATTATTTTATTTGTTTTGAATAAAATAATTAATTCATGTTATTTCATATTAGTGACATTAAAATAGGAGGAAGATAAAATGAATGAATATATTATAATTTTTTCTTATATGGACAAAATAGAAGCAAAATCTTTTTATGATTATGAAGAAGCATTAAATCAATTTAAGATATTTTTAGGAAAAGTATTTATATGTGGAAGAAATTTTGTTACTGTAAATGATAATATGATTTCTTTGGCAACGATATTGAATAAAGACATAAAGAAAGTATTTGATAATTTAGGTACAGATGCTCATTTTGTTCAAAATATCCCGTCAGTTATCGTAAAAATCAATAAAATTTAAGGAGCTAATAATTAGCTCCTTTTTATTTATGCTTTCTTTCTAATTAAGAAAATCTGATTGGAATGAGTAATATCTTCAAAATATAATATGTCGCTACTTGGGTCATAGTCAATTGATGTAATACTTGATTCAGTTGCTGCTTCAACTTTTGAAGTAAATTCTGCTTTTATACTATCATCTTGTGCCATATAAGGAACAGATAATCCAAGTTCACCATACATATCAATTATGTTTGTTTTCTTAATTTGCGATTCATCAATTGTTGTACTTAAATCACTAACATCTTGAAGCGTTGAACCGAGATAATAAATTTCAATTTTACGATTTGCATAATCATAATCGTCTAACTCATCTACATATGGACCGAAGAAATCGTCTTCGTCAAATGGACCATTAAAACCAAGTTTTTGTGCAAAATTATCAATTTGTGATTTACCATTTGGAACAATAAATTTATAAGTCCATTCATATGTAGTTTCACCAGAACTAGATTCAGCTTTAGTAAGAATAAAATACTCATTACCATCTTTCAACACTTTTTGAGCAGTTTTATATCCAATCCCAGTTTCACTTGATGTTCCTAATCCTAATGGATAATAACATTGGACACCATCTACTAATGCTGGACCGCAATCTCCAAATACACTAGCTTCTTCTGCAGTTGTATAAAAACTAACCTGTTTATCTCCAATTGTCATTTTTTTACTAAGAACTGACATTATTTTCACCCGCTAATTATTTTCTCTATAAATATATAATGTGAAAACACAATAAAAAAACAAAGACTAACATTTTATTTGTTAGTCTTTTTCTTATCTTCCTTTTGAGTAATATCCCATACCTTAATTGACCCAACAACGATTGGTTTCTTTTTTTCTGTTTTTTTCTTTTCCATTTCTTTCACCTCATATAAATTGTATACATTAATTCAATATTTTTATTTTTTTAATTATAAATACAATTATGTTTTTTATGAGGTAAAAGAAATTATTCTTTTTCAATTAACGATAAATCTATAGCACTTAGTGTATATGAAGAAAATAAATCTTTCGTTTCTTCATTTTCTATTTTTTCTATTATTTTTTTATACATCTTTTCAGCTAATTTTTTCAATTCTTTTTCAAAATTTTTATTTGTTGAATAAAAATCCAAATTCATAGTTTCAACGATATACTTATCATTTTTATTAATATTCTTTCTTTCATCTAATGGCACAATATCAATTTTTTCCATTTCGAAAATGCTACATATATCATTAAACATTCCTAATTCTATTCCAAGATTTTCACACGAATCCAAACATTTTTCTGTATTTTCTATACAAAAATCATTTAACAAATTATTATGTAATTCATCTAAATCTATAAAATAATTTGCATTAAAATCTATATTCACTAACATCACCCTATATATTTTCTTTTTTCACTTATTTATTTTATAAATAAGTAATTGAGCTAAAAAAATAATGTGAGAGGAATTAAAATGGCAAATAGAAAATCAACGATGCATTTACCAAATTCTTCTGCTAGTGGGTTTGATACTCATCATTTCGAAACTGAAGTAGACCAAATAGCAGATATGACTGATTATATGAAAGAATTGAATAAAACAGTAAAAAATGAAAATGAATTATGTGATATACTTTCGGAAAATATAGAAGCAAATTCTGAAGACCTTGAAATTTCAAAAAATACTATTGTAAATGCTTTGGGAAATGAACCATCAACATTGGAAACAATTAAAACGAATATTATAAATACATTTACAACAAATAAAGAAATTAAGGATTACATTAAAAACGAAATACCAGAAAACGCCGCAGCAACTCAGGTTCAATGCAAAAATTGCAACCAGTGTACTTATACACAATGTAAAGATTGTACATATTATAATTGCAATTATCGGGAATGCAGTTATTCATGCAGTTGCAGCTGCAGTTGTGGAAATTGCGGAAGCTAAAAATGAGAGGAATGAAAAATGGCTAATAAAAAATCTGTAATTTACTTACAAAATCCTTCAACCAATGAATACGAACCACATCATTTTGAAACAGAAGTCGACCAAATAGTAGATATGACTTCTTATATGAAAAAATTAAATAAAACAATAACAACTAAAGAAGAATTGCAAAATTCTGTTACCGAAAACATGGAAATTACTTCCAATAATATATCATTATCAAAAAATAAAATAATTGATGTTCTTGGTTATGAACCGGCAACATTGGAAACAATTAAAGCACAAGTAACCAATATTGTAAAAACAAATCAAGAAATACAAGAATTCATAAAAAACAATAAACCAAAAGGCGGAACAACATATCTACAATGTAATCAATGCACAGAAACACAATGCAAACAATGTAATTCAATAAAAAATACAATTGAATGCAGTCAATGTACAGCGACGCAAACGAATTGTACGTATAGTTGTAGTTGCAGTTGCGGCAGCGCAAATGATGATAACGACAATTAAAAACGAGAGGAATGAAATATGTCAATAAAAAAATCTAAATTTAACTTACCCAATTCGTCAACGAACGAATTGGAATCATATCATTTTGAAACTGAAGTTAATCAGATAAAAGATATGACATATTATATGAAGAATTTAAGTAAAAACACTTTTAGTAAAAATGGATTGCAAAAATTAATACTTAAAAATTTATCAATCGACTCAGAAAATATAGAACTGACAAAAAATCAAATAGTTGACGCACTTGGATATGAACCAGTGTCATTGGATGACGCCATATCGCAAATAATCGACTTAATAAAAACAGACGAAACAATTAAAAATTTTATAAACAATATAGATTCTTCTGAACAAAATTCAGACCCAAATCCACCAGTAACGAATTGCACGCAAAATTGTTCGAGTTAGTCTTGTTCATGCAGTTGCAGCGGCGGTGATTCGCAAACATCTTGCGGATAATTAAACACACAATTCAAAGTTATTGTGTATTTTCGTAAATTCCAAAGGAATAGGGCAAACATTCTTTATGAAATTGTCGTATTCCTTTATTTTTTTATTTGTATATAATTCTCTTATAATCTTTTTGCAATTGTTTTTATTTATACTTCTTGTGCCAATATTGCTTTTATATACCCAATTGCTATAATCAATTTTCGGTTTTATTTTTTTATCCAAAAATACCTGCATAGTTTCACTAAAAATGTTATACACAAAAGTAGCAATATTTTTTATTGCTATGGACATATTTCGTATATTATTCAATTGTAAACATCTTATAGACCATGTTTGGTATGTTTTATATAATTGCATTAATTGGTCTTTTGTCATATTCTTAAAAGAAATATGTTTGGCAAAAGAACCAAGAATAATGTATCTTATTTTGGTACATATATTTCGTTCATATAAATTTAATTGGTCTATTTCTGTTTTTTCTTCGCAATATCTAGCTTCCAACCCTAATGATGAAAACATTTTTTCTTTTACCAATTTAGATTGACAAGATATTGCCAGTTCTCCATATTTTTTTTCTAAAAACTTAAACTTAAAAGTGCTTGTAAAAATAGACACTGATTTATTATGTGCATTTTCTTCTTTTTCAATAATCTTTTTCATATTTTCTATTAATGTTTTTTCTGATAATTCATTAAACTTTAATACAGTACATTGTTTACTGGTTGCTCCGCCTGAAAACATATATTTAACGTCTCTGTTACCCTTAAATATTTCAATAATTCCAAGCATGGCTAAAGATTTGATGATAATATAACCAATATCATTATTGTGAAATTTTGTATTTCTATTTGTTTTTGTTTTTACAAATTCGCTAAGCAAATTATAATTCATTATCACGTAATCTTTTTTGAACAATTGATTATATCTATAATCAATATTTTCAATAACTGCATTTTTTAAGAAATCCAAATATTTTAATGCTAAAGTGAAATATTTTTTTTCTTTTCCTTTTCTATTTTTAAGAACATTTTCAATTCTTTTTATATTCCAATCCAATTTTTTTGCTGTTTGAGTTAGACGTTCTCCTTCGCCATCATAGGAATAATTAATATCCAAACTTTCTCTGACAAACTTTAAGAAATCTTTATTTGATAATTTTGCTATTCCAGCAAATAAATTCAAAACATTAACATTGGTATTGCTTCCAGTATCACTCAATATACGGCATTCATTTTTCCTAAATATTGAAATTGGTGCGCAAAAAGAATTGTTATTATCTAGTATTTCATTGTTTTCATTTTTGTCTAAGTATAATTCTATTGGAAATTTATTCAATTCATCCATTAATTTCTTGTTTGACATAAATTTATCTGTTAGATAGTCAGAATATCCTTCATGCTCTCTCACGCTGTCGACAAGAAGACGAAAATCATCATGTGATAGATTATTTATGCAGTCCATAGAACGATGTTTTTTTGCTATCTTGCGTATTATTTTCTGTTTTTTGTCGTCTTTAATCAAATTTTTTAATAATAAATTTCTGCGAAGAAGCTGTTTTGCTGTAGCTGCTTTTTTTGCCAAAAGCATTTGGTTTTTATGTATGCATTCTTTTTCTATGATATCCAATAATTTTTCCGGTGAATATTTATTGCATTCTTCTTTTTCTGCTACGTACACAATTTTATTCATTGTTATGGATTTATTGTCTTTCTTATAATGCAGACACATATCTTGACGCATAATCTGAGTTATATGTTTTACATTGCAATCTATGTGCTTATCTATATTTTTATTTATGAATTCTATCAACACTTCTATTAAATTCTTATATCCTTCTTTTGTAAGCCAATCATTGCTTTTACGTATTTTTCCGTTATTTTCATCACAAATCTTATATCTTTTATCTAGTGCTATATATGCTTGTTCACCATTGTGTGTTTCTGTTATAGAATATGGCAAAAAGAATTTATTGTTCAATAAATTTTCAATAATGGATTCTTTATGTTTATTTTTTGGTCTTTCATTTTTCATGTGATATGCTTTTTTATTTTTGATTATGGAAATATCAAAATCCAAAGGAATTTGCACAATTGATTTGACCATTTCATCTTTTCTAACAACATCCATCTCTTGCGTATTATATGCGTGACTTCCGAAAATCTGATGTGCTATATCGTTTAATACATTATTTTTTTCTTTGTCGTCCATTTTATCTGAAATGCAATGATGAATTTTTTCTGTATTGACAATAGGGAATTCGTGAATAACATTATATACGTTAATTAATTCCTTGATTTCATGTCCATTGATTTCATATATGCATTCTTTAATGAAATTGATTGCCTGACACCAATCACTGAAAATAAGCGGAACTATCTTTATATTCTCCGCTATAAAACGATTTGGATATTTTTCATCTGCTTTTTTACCATAAAACATTCTTTTTGTTATTTTTACATCCAAACCATTGTTTTCATAATAATATTTGATGTTATTTTCGAATCTTAAGAAAACTACTGGCTTCTTAATATATAACAAATTCAAGAACAAAAGTTTCTTTTCAAATAAATCTATTTGTTCTTTTATAAACGATTTTGTCAAATTTTTCTTTAATGTATTTATCATTAAATTGGTGTTTCTAATATGTTCTTCATATTCTTCAACGCCGAAACGGCGGCCATCATAGATAGTCACCACTTGTTTTTTACGTTTATAAGCAATGTTATGCATTACTTTGTTTTCATCGCAAGAAATTACGTTTTTTGTAAGAATATTTATAATTTCCATACTAAAAACACGCCATTCGTTTATTTTAATCAATGAATAATCCAAGAATCTGAAAAAATTTTAGCATATCAAAAAAATATTTACTTAATTATTTTTTGGTTATAGAATATATACATGATATAGTGAAAGGAGACACATAAATGAATTATAATGATTTTGATTTTAATTATAACATAATAGAAGTAGATTTTCAACCACGCAAATGCAAAATTAATTTTGAACTTACGAAAGAAAATTTTTTCTTTGCATTAAAACAAAAAAATATAAATGAAAGTGAATTTGAAAAAGAATGGGAAAATTTTAAGTTGATGGCATCGCATTTCTACGATAATCCAATAAATTTTTTCAATTTTAATTCAGAAAAAGTAAGTTTTATGTGCAAAGATAAAGGTTATAAGGATATAACTTCTTCAAAAGTAAAAAATGTTGTTATACAATCTGATTGTATTATATATGTAACATTTGCTGATGTTTTTATGCTTTATGATTTTTCAATATTAAACTTAAAACATAGTATATCAGATTATACAATAAATTCTTCAATTCTAACTATTGATTTTTATATTTCCAGAGAATCATTTGAAAAAGAAACAAAAAACTTTGAAGAAGAAAATATATATCTTTGGGTTGGTTTTATAAATTATTTATCGTCATATTATAATTTTTATAATGAAATGAAAGATAATATTAACTTAAATTTGTTTTCATTTATTACAGCAGCAGATACCTTAGGATATAAAATAGATAAAAATACGTTCATGCCATTGCATGTTATTGAGGAAGAATCAAGAAATGGTATAATTGTATCATGTTCTGCAAATATAATTGAACATGAAAAATCAAATGAATTAACAAATAATTTTGCATGGGATTATAAAAACATACATTTATTAAAATTCAAATTGCCAAGATGCACATTTTTAACAAAATTTGAAAAAACATTTACAATGAAATTTGAAATTACATTTGATTATTATAAAAAATTCGCGAATATTACATTTGATGATTATACAATTGATTCATTAAAAAATTCTTATATATCTTTTCAAAATTTTTTTAATGATAATATCAATAGTTTCATTGACTTAAAAATATTTAATTTTGATAAAAATAAATTTAATGAAATTGCACAACGTTGGGGATATATGGTTGGTAATATTACATTAAAAGACCTAAATATTGATGATGATAAAATATCGTTTAGATTAACAGCATCAAGTTCAATACAAAATTCTTCAGAACAATTTAATATTGAAGATATTATTGTAAAAACAAAAGATTACTTAATTGAAAATCTAACAAATAATAACGAATTGTTTTTCAAAGCATATGCATATAAATTAGATGAATTAAAATTATATGATAAAGATACTTTTAAGTATATTATTTCATCTATATGTAGATTGATTAATAATAATCAAATTAATAAATTTTTACAAATTGAAGAATTGAATGATAAGAAATTTATTGATTGCTATATAACTCCAATTTCTATTCAATATAAATTAATCGAAAAATAAAAAAATTAAGAGAAACATTGATTTGTTTCTCTTTTTATTTAAGTCATTTTATTGCATATTGTTATATGCATATCCAATAATTAGCGATAAAAAATTTTGGAAAATCACAAAAAATGATTGTCTTTATTATGATTTTTTGAATCTTAAGATCTTACAGTTTTTAAGAAAACAGTATTTTTTATCACAATTTTATATCAGCTGACCGTGTGAAGTTGATTATAACATTTTCGACTAACAATTTAATAATTGCATAAGATGTATTGATTGCGAATGGCAGCAATGAACCATCTCTGAATTTTACCCATCCACTAGATATCTCTGCTTTTTGCTTTAATTTCTCAACAAACTTATCTATCGTTTCTTTTAACGTAGGTAACGTTTCTTTTGCGAGAAAATCAAATACAGAGGTTTTTAATTTTTCGTCAATCATGTTTGTTATTTCTGACATATTTATCACCTTCCTTTAATTATAAATATACCTAAAACTATTTACAATTTTCATATTTTATGGTATAATAATGACAAAGGAGATGATAATGTTGGATATAAATAGAATTCATTCATTTGCAGTATCTTTGGCATTTGTTAGTTATTCGTTTTGGATAACTAATGCTTTAGGATATTTGTTTTTTAGAAAGAAAAATACTGAGATTGGAAAGAAAGTCGCTCAGGCTTGCTTCAGATTTAGAAATCAATCAAAACAAATGTTTTTTATTTCTGTTGTTGCTATAGTTATATTTGTTGTTATGGGTGATTAAATTGGATTTTAATAATAAAAATGTTGTTTTCAAAAATAATTTTTTACAAACGATTGATAATGTATCATACTTTTGTGTTTATGAAATTTTTTATGATTTTTTTTATTCAATTGGCCATAGAATAAAATTTTATAATCATGATGATATAATTTCGATTTTATTTGTAAGCGATAAAATATTTAATTTTAGTCATGTTTGTGATTTAGGGTCGACATCAGGAAAAAATGAAGATGATTTTTTAGAAAATGTAGAACTTTTAACACAGCACAATCATCATGTAACAGATATACAAAAAAACATAAGTAATTGGGTTTTGAAAAAAGGATATAATTTAATATTTGATAAAGATAAAGCAAAAACTCATGTTATCAAAAAATGTGGGATGTGAAAACATTGGAAAGTAAAATAGAACACACAACTGTTCCAATAAATGTTTTTATGTTTATTAAGACAATAAGCGAAGGCATTGAAGTTGTTTGTAACTTAAAAATTTTAAGAAATTGTAGAAGGATGTATTCATTTGTATTTCTTTATGATATGTATTCTTATTCATTGTTTGAAATGAATGACAAATTAAATGTTTTTAATATTAAATTTTTTAATGGCGCTTGGATTATTACTAATGATAAAAATTCATTTGAAAATAAATTAAATAATCAAATAAAAAATGATAAAACAAGCGATATTAATAGAAAAATTTTAGTTTGGATAAAAGAAAATTATTTGCAATTGAATAACAATTTTCCATTTCGATTTGGATTATAAAACCCATCATAATAAAATGATGGGTTTTAATTATATAAAATATATTGAAAAGATTTGTTTGGAGGAGATTTAATTGTTAGACCGCATAAATATGTGGAAATCTTGGACTAATGATGATAGTATAAGAATGGGATTATCTTTTCAATGGCACATTACGGATAATTGCGACCAAAGATGCAAGCATTGTTATATTTTCCATGGCGGAAACAAAAATCTTGTAGAAATGTCATGGGATAATATGCAAAAAGTTTTGAATAATGTTATTAGTTCGTGTAAAAAATTACATAGAGTACCAGTGTTTGCTATTACTGGTGGAGACCCGTTACTTCATAAGAATTTTTGGGACTTGATAAAAGAATTAAAGAAAAATAAAATTGAATTTATTATTCTTGGCAATCCATTCCATTTAACTGACGAAGTTGCTGAAAAATTAAAAGATAGTGGATGTACTAAATATCAATTGTCTTTAGATGGATTAAAAGAAACGCACGACTGGTTTAGAAAACCTGGAAGTTATGATGCTACATTTGAAGCATTAAAATGTTTGAATAGAAATGATTTATATAGTGTTATTATGTCTACAGTCAGTGATAAGAATATCGATGAAATTCCATCGCTTGTAGATGAGGTTGCTTGGAAAGCTAGAAGATTTACGTTTTCTAGATACGTTCCAGTTTATGAAGATAAAAGCAATAGATTGACTCCAGAAAGATATAGAAAATTTTTGGAAGAAATGCAAGACCGTTTTGATTTTTATGAAAGTGTTGGATGTACAACGAGTTTTAGATATAAGGACCATCTATGGAATTTATTCCATTATGAAATTGGAAGATTGGATGCTCCAAATTATGTAGAAGAAAATGATGATACGATATATACGGGTTGTCATTGTGGAATTGGACATATGACAATCTTGCCAAATGGAGATTTGTTGGCATGCAGAAGAATTAATGATTCTGTTGTTGGAAATGCTTTAACAGATGATATTTCTGAAGTTTGGCTTGGAGATAAAATGAATTACTATAGAGATTTTGATAAATTTGAAAAATGTAAAGATTGCAAATTACTTGCATTCTGTCGTGGATGTCCAGCGGTGTCTTGTGGAACAAACGGGAATTTCTATAGTCCAGACCCACAATGCTGGAAAGTTAATGAATAGTAATTATTTGTTTACATTGATTAGAAAAAGAATTAAAATTCTCAATAGGTGAAATCCATGAAATATTTAGAATCTGATTTTTTTGTAGATAGAAAAACTGTTTTGATGTTGGATTCAAAAACAACAATAACAAAAAATTTCATGGTCGAAGAACAATTCGCAATAGAAAATAATTTTAAGAAATTCCATCTATGTTTTTTTACTTTAACAAATATAAAAGATATTTTTGATAATTTGTTTTGTGTTTCATTATGTCATGCATTGAATAACAATGCATTTTTTCTTTCGATTAATCAAGATTATGAAGTTAGCAGTATTGGCGAAAAAAGATTTTATAAAAAACTAAAGAAAGCATACGTTGATTATTGTTTATCTATGCATAATTATGCATATGTTATAGAAGAAATTCTTGATTTTCTTATTGACAAATCTATTGATTTCAATAGAGACGAGTCAATTTTTATGGGGTTATAAATTTTTTAGGAGGGTTAAACAATGACAGAGCACGATGCAAAACAACTTACTAAGGAGTATTTGGAAAAAGACCGTGAGATGATTAAGAAACTATCAGAAAGTGTAGTAGATGCTATTATGAATAGCGAATTTGTGAAGTATAATCTACAAAAAGTATCTGATATTCTCGCAGAAAGAGCAGGTAAAGAACTAGCCGAAGCAAGGAATACTATTTATCGTTATATGATTGATAAATTATCCTTAAATCTCGAAGCAATGAATGGTTTTATGGATAAAGAAATGCATAAAACGTTTTGTAATGAAAAATGTTTATTTAAGTCTATGAATTTGGAAAAATGCAAAGACGGTGAAGAACAGTGTGATATTGGCGCGGTGCTCGAAGAAATAGTTGAAAGAGTAATAGAAAAAACAAAAGAAAAAGCTGAAGAACAAAATAAAAAAGATGAGTAATTCTCATCTTTTTGTTTTAGAAATATTATGAATTATACATTTGAAGCTTTTAATATAAGCGTTAGACATAAAGTTGAAAATGTTAATATTATACAAATAATTTCAGAAATAAGAGAAAATGAAAAACAATATGTTTTCGAAATTGATGATATGTTTGTAAAAACGTGTTCAGTTTTATTTAATCAATTTACCAACTATCTTTTGATTAATAATATGTTTGTGTTATTTGATGCTTATAATAACACTTTTATTTGCAATTCGTTCAAAGATTTATGCAAAATAAAAAATGATACAAAAATATTTGTCGATTGTATTTCTAAAATGAAAAATATAAATTTGATTGTAAAGGGATTGTGATTGAATGATTACAAGATACGAATTTAATGTAATTATTTTATTTTTTGTTTTGATGGTCATTTTGATGTTTATAAGAGATATGGTAATCATTATGTCTGGTCATTGAAATAGATTTACTCAATAAATTTATTCTTAATTTGAAGTGCGTAAATCTATTTAATTTTTGAGGTGTGAAAAAATTGGGAATTTATGATAAAGACGGTAATCATATAAGCAGTTTGCCTATTGAAGAAAATATTATAAAAGCTTTGAAAGACAAGGAAAAATTAGAAAAAGAAAAAGAGAGACGATTAGGTCTAATTTCAAAAGCACTTATGAAAAAATAAATTAATTGATAACAAGATAGACTGGATTTCCAGTCTATCTTTTATTTTATAAAGAGACAGATTTTTAAGTATAGGAGTGAAAAAATTGACTGCGCTAAATGATACTATAACTTATGGTTCTGCAAAATTTAAGGTAGTAAAAAATTTAACGTCAAATAATATAGATGATTATTTAGGAGATGTTAATGTATCTAGTGCTGTTGTGGCATCAGATGCACCGGTTGGATATATAACTTGGCAGATGTCTCTATTAAGAGACTATCTTAAATTAGATGGTACGAATTTAGCTGATGCTTCAACAGATTATAAGGAATTATTAGATTATGCTCAAGATAATAATTTAATTACTAATGATTCTTCTAATAAAGCTTTATTCAAATATAATAGCAATACAGATGTATTAACATTACCAAATTATATAGATTTAGTATTACAAGGTGGTAGTACAGTAGAAGAAAAAGAAGCAGGATTGCCTAATATAAAAGGCGAATATTTTGGGTCTGCTGAGTTTTTAGAAACTCCATCGTCAGAAGATGCAAATATTCGCGGAAAATCAGGCGCGTTTACTAATTCTAAGGCCACAGCAACAGTCGGGAAACTCCAACAAGTTACAACAGCGACCGGTGCTGGGCAGTATAAAACGAACATGAAATTTAGCGCAAATAGTAGTAATTCTATCTATTCAGATTCAGTAGATACAGTACAACCTCCAGCAATAACATTAATACCACAGATAAAATATAGAAAAGATACATCTAATACTCTTTATAATGATACTCCAATAGGAACTGTTATTTCTTATATGGGTAATACTGCTCCAAAAGATTATTTAGCTTGCGACGGGACAGTCTATAATATAATAGATTATAAAGAATTAGCAGAGTATATTAAAGCACAATTTGGTAGTTATAATTATTTTGGTGGAGATGGAACTACCACTTTTGCAGTTCCAGATTTGCGCGGAGAATTTTTGCGTGGCACAGGGACTAATAGTCACACAAATCAAGGCAGTGGGAGTAACGTTGGTGTACATCAAGACGGTACTGAAATACCTAATGTTCATTATAATGGAACAAAATTACAAATGGATGTTAATACTTCGGAAACTAAACTAGCTGTAGTTTCCGAAGATAAAGCTATTAAAACCACAGGGGGAAGATTATGGGCGCAATCATCTACTACAACTGGTTCGGATAATTTTGAAGTGCGTCGTGCCTATACTTCCCGTCCTACAAATACTTCTGTATTATATTGCATTAAATATAATACATCAGTATTATCTACACCAGAAAATAATTATAGTACAGAAGAACAAAGAATAGGTACATGGATAGATGGTAAGCCGATATATCAAATAACAGTTGATTGTGGGGCATTACCAAATAGTACAGTAAAAACAATAACTTTACCTTTAGAAAAAACTATTGTTAAGGAAATAATCGATATAAAAGGCATCTGCTATAATTATAATTCTGGTCAACCCTATTGGAGAAGTATACCAAAGATACAAGACAACTATACAACTTTAAATGTTACGGTGCAATTTATATTGCTTTCAAACCAATCTAATGCTGTTATTCAATTAATGGGAAGAACTACTGATAGTTCTGACTTCACAAAATCTTATGTTACTATTCAATATACAAAAACAACAGATTAAAAATATTAAGACATTTGTTTGGTTTGTTTATGATAAAAAATCATTAAAAATAAAAAGAGACAATATAGTCTCTTTTTTACAATGAATTACAAAATTTTTGTATTTTATATAAATCGATGTTTACAATGTGTTTTTTTTGTTTTATAATATAAATGTTTGGAGTACATTGACAACTGAATATGCCGGGGTGGCGGAACTGGCAGACGCAAGGGACTTTTTCCAATATTTGTTGAATCACAACAATTCAACAAGACAATATAATTGTCTGAGCACCGAGACAGGAAACATCTCGAGTGAATGTTGGCTAAAACGGTGAAGCATTATTGGGAACGCCGTGCTAAGTCTATTAAAAGAAAACGTCAAATGTTGTAATGCCATTTGTAATTTTAATTAGTTCGCTTCTCTAATTGAAATTGCGAAAGCACAAAACAAATGGATGAACATATGATCTTAAAAAATCTAAGTGTTTTTTACAATCAACATAAGACATTTCCAGTGTTCTGGAAGGCAGCCTCCTTTCTGTGATATATTTTCTTTTAATAGTAAATGTGTAGAGACTATAGACCAACCACCTAAGTATGGATGATAAATCATATATGGTGAAAACATAGTCCGGACTACAACGTTTCTAGTGGAATGGCTTACGAAATGGGTAAAGAGCGGCCAGGATATATGATGATTGAACACCCTATAAGTAAGAGTAGTAAGAAAATCCCTCGGTGGCAACACCGTACCGGTTCGATTCCGGTCCTCGGCACCAATGGTTCCATGGTCTAATGGTTAGGACGAGTCCCTTTCAAGGACTAAATACGTGTTCAATTCACGTTGGAACTACCAAGAAAAAATGAGAGCACTTAAGTGCTCTTTTATTTATTTATTGATGATTATAATCCAGCTATTTGTAAAATGTTTATACGTTCAAAAAACATACTTAAACATTGCATTAAATCATCTATTACACTAGCTCCAATATTATTAATCATCCAATTTATAGAACAATTTTCTTGGATTTCGTTTAATAACATTTTTTTATTTATTTTTTCAGCGAATATATTATCTGATGATAATGACAATACATATTCATCATAAAAAATATCATAAATGGTAATTGCTAAATTGAAATTATCACTTAAATAAATCGTTACATTATAGTGGTTTAATGTTCTATGCGGATATGGAGTTTCGCATGACATTGAAAATTTACAAATATATTGATATATTGTTTTTTGCGTTGATAATAATGTTTTGCATTCAACATTTTTATGTTCGAATGTCTCAAATGTTATCATTTTATCACTCTTTTTTGTTTTATTATAACCTACAAGTAAAAATTTTTATAATTTGTTTTATACATTATAATATATTTTTTGCAAGAAAATTATTTGAATTAAAAAAAATAATTTACTTTTCATTTTTTTATGATAAAATAAAAATGTAAGAATAACTCCCTATAGTATAATGGATAGTACAGGGGCCTTCTAAGCCCTTAATCATCGTTCGATTCGATGTAGGGAGGCCAAGATTTCTCATACCACAATTTTCTTTCTCTCCTTTCTTTTATTGTTTTATTTTATAGATGCCGCCACGCACTGCCTGCGTGGCGGTTTTCTGTAAAAAAGGAATGATAATGATGCATGAAGAATCATTAAAAAGATTGAACGAAATGAAAACGTTAAAATATAATTGGAATGGTTACGGTGCAGAACCAATACCAATAGATATTATTGAAAAAACAGAAAAATTTATACGACAATTGAATAGCGAAGTAGAAATATTTCCCACAGCAAATCAAACTATTCAAATAGAAAAAGAAAATAATTTTGGATATCTTGAAATAGAAATTTATGAAGACATGATATCTTTATTTTTTGCTTCTAATTATAGAAAAGAAATTATAGAAAAAGAAGTTAATGAAAGAGAAGCGTTTGAATTTATTGATAAATTCATGTCAATGTCGCATTGATTTTTATATAATATTCTTGGTGATAGTGTATGAATAATCTTCTTAAAAAATTTTTTGAATTGAAAGAACAAGAATATAAATTTGAAAAACAATGGGAAGAAGATATGACAGATGCCGATAGAAATGATTTGGCTAGAGTCTTATATTCAACAAGAAGACAGATACAAGAATGTTTTATTCCAACATTAATTGATTGTTTAGTATTTCACGAATTATATTCAAATATATCAAGAATAGATAATGATTGGAAAAATTATGATAGACCATCAAATGGAAATGGAATAACAAAAATTTATATATATTACGGATATGATGCTGTTACTTACAGCATAAGAGATTTATACGAATCACCAAAAGCTATTCACTATGTATACGATGAGGGATTTGCTGGAGGAATAACTACTTTTCCAACTTTCATTCAGGATTTTATAGATGATAATATAAAAACTTGTAAAGCAAAAAAACTTTTATATTTGGGATTATGATTGTATTTATGATTAATTTTATGGTATAATTATAAAAAATAGCATACTGCAAAGTATGCTTTTTTAATTAAGGAGGACTTAACTTGGAAAACAATCATATTCTCAAATATTCTGATTATAAATTCAAATTTATAGAAGTTTTTAATACATTGACAGGTGAATATATAAGAAGTGGAATTTTGAAAGATGGAAAAGATACTGACATAGACCCATTTATGCGTTCTTTTCCAGGGTTGCTTGACATCGGTATCATGGGAGGTTGTAAGGCCGCTTCTAAGGGTTTGTGTCGTGCTGGTGGTAGTATATCTGGTTGCTACCAAGGAGCAAGGAAATATGACCCAGAGAAGGACATGAAGTTAGATGATTATAAATCCATTATTGATGAAGGAAAAGAAAACGGATTAATGCAAGTAGCTCTTGGTGGAGCTGGTAATCCTAATGACCATCAATATTTTAATGAAATATGTGAATATACAAGAAGCAATAATATCGTTCCAAATTATACTACATCCGGTATTGATTTGACTGATGACGCAGTTGTTACTACAAAAAAATATTGTGGTGCAGTGGCTGTTTCATGGTATTATCAAAAATTTACTGTAGATGCTTTGAAAAAATTTATTGATGCTGGATGTAAAACGAATATACATTTTGTTCTCTCAAAAGAGACAATTAATGATGCAATTGATTTATTGGAAAAACATATGTTGCAATGGAAAGACGATAATAAAATTTATATTTATAATTTTGAAGAAAATCCAATCAATGCATTTATTTTTTTGTTATATAAACCAGTTGGTCTTGGAAGAATTGACAATATGTTAACGTTGGAAAACGATTCTGAAAAGATTCAAAAATTCTTTTTTTTGGTTTCCAAAGAACATCCGTTTAAGATTGGATTTGATTCATGCTCTATTCCAGCAATTGTAAATTTTTCAGAAGACATAGATGAGAATTCCATAGATACTTGTGAAGGTGGTAGATTTTCTGCTTATATTTCTGCTAATATGCATATGATGCCATGTAGTTTTGACCAAGAAATGAAATGGGGCGTAGACTTAAGAAATCATACATTAAAAGAAGCATGGGAATCTGATAAATTCAATGATTTTAGAAGCAGACTTATGCATTCTTGTATGAATTGCGATAAAAGAATTATATGCATGGGTGGATGTCCAATCAAACATGAAATAGTGTTGTGTGATAAAAAGGAGAAATATAAAAAATGAAAATTAGAAATGATTTCATTACAAATTCTTCTTCTACTCAATTTTTGGTTTCTTTTGAAAAAGGACAAAATTTTGATAGTTATATGAAGCAATATTTTTTGAGAGAAATGAAAAAGATTTCAATAAAGTCTCCAAAAGATTACGTTGATTGGATATTTAATTCTATTTTCATTGAGGATTATAATAGTTCTTTGGAAAAAGAAATTAAATATCATGATGATGATAAGATATTGCAATTTCTTTATAGTTTTGAAGATAAAACATTTGCAAAAATTCATCTTATTAATGAATTTACAAATTGTGATTTTTTGGATATTGACACATATAAAGAAATAATTTCTAATAATTCAAAAGATGTTTTTAATATTAATGTTGACAACGAATTTAGTTTTGATTTTGAATCCACAGTTGTCAAAAACAATGGCAATATTATAAGGAGAATTAACTTATGAAAATAAGAAATGATTTTGTAACGAATTCCAGTTCATCATCCTTTATTGTTGCTGTTAATGAAAAAGAAATGGATGAATCTTTTAAGAATGTAATAAAAGGTATTCTTGATGCAGTTGGTAATGATACGTATAAGGCACAAGAATTTATATTTGATGAAACAGATTTTAGTGATGATAAATTAAAAGAAAAGATAAAAAATTTATTGAATAATAATTGGAAAATTTATCAAAAAGACGTTGCATATGATGATGAGGCGTTTTCCGATATGATGCAAAAAGTGTTTTCAATAAACAATGATAAAATCCAGTTATTGGATAGTGAATGGTAAGGAGATGAAAATATGAAAATCAGAAAAGATTTCGTTACAAATTCAAGTTCTTCTAGCTATATTTGCAATATTTGCGGAAGAGAAGAAAGCGGATATGATGTAGATTTTAGAGAATATGAATTTGTAGAATGTGAAAATGGACATTTATTTTGCACAGAACATATCAATTTGAATAACAAAGATGTAACAGAATATCTAAAATCAAAAGATGTTTCAGGTGAAGAAGTAAAACAAATACTTAAAGATGTTACGAAAAATCAATTATTAGAAACATTAGATAAATGGTATACAGATAACGAAGACGAAGATATATATTATATTTTTCCAAGTGAGCTGTGTCCAATTTGTCAAATGAAAGAATGCAGTTCTGACGATATTAACAATTATAAAAATGTGTTGCTTGGAAAATCAAATAATGAAATTTTTAAGTTGGCAAAAGAAAAATTTAAGACATATAAAGAATTTCATGATTTTCTCGAAAGTGAGTTGAAGAAAATTGAAAAAAAGAATTGATTTTGTAACAAATTCTAGTTCTGCTAGTTATTTGGTTGTATTCAAGAAAGATAAATTTGATGAAGATATTCCACAACAAAATAGATATATAGTTGGTCGTAAAGGCGAATTGGAATTTTTAAGACATTATGAAGTTTTAAGGTCGTTTGATGATAAATTAAATTTTTTGTCGATTTTGGCTTTGAATAAAGATAAATACATATTAAAAGAACATAGGAATGACTTAAATGATTTTGTCGAAAAAGAATTTTCATATTTAACCGATAAACAAAAACAATCATTAAAACAAGAATGGACATCAATATTGGATGATGTGTATTTTGAACATACAAATTCTCATTTGGAATTTTCTTATATGGAAGGAATAATTAAATCTGAAAAAGCAATGATAGACCATCAATCCAGTTGGTCCGAAAATGCTGGTGTTATGAGATTGTTTGAATCTCCAGAGAATGTAAAAAGATTTTTATTTAATAAAAAATCGATTCTGATTATATCAGATGATGGCGATGACGTAGAAGAAAGACATAAATTTGATAAAAAACAATATGAAGTTTATACAATTTGGGATGAAGATGAATGATAGAACAAATAATGAATTTTGAAGTCATTACAAAAACTCCTAAAAGAATAGAATTTAGTGCAAAAATGTATATAAAAAATCACGAACTTCATTTCGCATTAGATGGTTTAGAAAATGAAGAAGATTATGATGAAATAGATTTTATTACAGATATTTTATTTGATTTTGTTGATGACTTAAAAGATAAAATAATTGGGAGATTTGAAGAAAACAATGATTATATGATACGGCAAGAAATGTTTAATTTAATTGATTTTTTGAGAAACGATTGTTATTATGATTTTTATTATGAACGATTAAGATATTTTGCTATTAATTTTCATAACGATACAATAAGAATCTTATAAAATAAAACCGATGGATATTTTCCATCGGTTTTTAATTTGATTATAAATGTTTAGTCTTTTTTTTTACACCAATTTTATTTTATTTAAAGAAGGAGGGTTCAGCTTTGTCTAAATATGTTTTCAAAATAACTGATAATAAATATGAATCCAATCCAAAATGTAAAATTTGTCAGGTTTTGGATGAACAATTTAAGGCTTTGTCTAGTATAGACGACCAAAAACAAATAAAACAATTAGAACAATTACTCGTAAATGGGTATAATTTAGTTGATGTATTGGAATCAAATCATTATATCGGAAAATATAAATCTTTGATGAATTATAAAAGTTATAATGATGATATACAAAACAAAGCTTTGAACACAATAGGGAACAAAGATGTAACGTATAACACATATAATGCAATGGCTCCAACATTAGTGTTTGGTCGCTGGTGCAAAGAATGTGGTTCAAGAAAACATGATATTTATGATACTCATTTTATGTCTGAACTTTCTTCATATATAAATTATGATTTTGAAACACATACATTATCTTGGACAGATATAGATTACAAGTTTGGACATTATTTTAGGATTTATAAAAAGAGTGATATTACAGAATTTAATGTCTTAAAAGAAACACAAAAATTGTCATTAGTTGATGATGATTTGGATGATGGTAGAGTATATACATATTTAATAGCATTTATGAATGAATTGGACGAGGTTATAGGAACATCACAAAAAAGTTTCTTGGTTCCTTCATTAGACCACACTCCAAAAACAATAGAATTTGAATATCGTATACATAGATATTTGGATGAAGATTTTAATAAACATGAATATATGTATGCTAAATATGACGTTGATGATGATAATTTTGGAAAAGTTTATTTTAAGTTAAATCATGACCACGTTCCATCAATTTCATATTGGCACGAAGATTTAACGTTTGATGAAAACGATAGATTTGTTTTTCCAGATGATAGAAGATATTTCTTAAAGCCATATATACGTTCTAGAGTTTTCAAAAAAGATGGAACCGACGACCATTTGAATTATCCAGATTTGTATTTTTGGAATAGAGAATGTGAAGTCAGGATGATAAAATATCGTAATTTTTATGAAGACAATATTTACGATTTAACGTTTACTCCTGGAAAACGTTCTATGCATATAGAATTTAAGATTAAATTGCCAATAAGAATAAAAGAAATAAAAATTTATTTTAAGCAAGATGATAAGTATATTTACGATACATTAAACGATAATACTTACAAGGTTTTGACTATAAAACCAATAAAAGCTGTAGAAGAATATATGATTGATATAGAAAGATTGGCAAGTAATTCTAAATGGGTATTTGGCGTATTTCCGGTTTATGAATATTACGATGAAGATATACGTTTAGAATATCAAAATATATCAATGATTGGCCCAAATTATGGCGGAAAAAAATACTATAGAAATAAAGAAGATTTCTATGATATCAATCTATGGCATCAACATAATGATTTTTATAAATACGATTTGAAAACCAAACGAGAAATTCATTTACCGAATGATAGAGGTGTTGTTTGGGTATCAGACCATCTAAAACATCATGATGTTAGCGTATTATTGATTCATGATACAGAAATGCCAGAGTGTTTTACACTTTCTTATGATTATAAATATATAGCAAAAAATCATGAAGATAGATTAAATATGTTTTATAATTTCAAATTAAATCACAAGGTCAAAGATGTTGATTTTAATTGGAGACATTTTGAAAAAACATATGTTGACCAAGATTATGTTATAATAAGATGGGAAGTTATGAAACATGCAACCATAGATTGGACTTGTGCATTTTTGGATAATATTTGTATTATTCCTCATAATGTTAGAGATACAAAAACTGATAATTTTACGTTCACAGAAGAATTAATTCTTAAAAATAAGAATTTGTATAATAAAAAAATAAGACACGATGGAAAACATCGTTACGTTCCAGTACGTGTTTATTACATGAATGTAAAGATAAATCCTTATGAGGAAGGAGATTTCGAAGATATAGAAATAAAGGCAGGTGAGAATTAATGGCAGGATATTTAGTAGAAAATAATACATACTCACCAGCAATATCAAAAGTTGATGCAGCTAATGATGAAGCCAATCTTCAATTAGCGAATAGAACAAGATATTTGAATAATGCTTTGAATGATTTGACAAATTATCTTGGCACATTAAAAGATGAACAAGATGTTAAAATAGACGAATTATCGCAAAGAATTAATCAAATTAGAGCTGTTATTGGTGATGGAAGTTCTCATGAAATATCTACATCAGATGATGTCGTTAGAGCTGTTCAAAAATTATTGAATGATGTTGCGGAACTTGAAAATACATTAAAAAATCATACTCATACATATGCCGGTTCTTCAAAACCAGGTGGACCGGCTGGTGAGGTTTCAATAACAGAAGACCAAGTAAATCGTTTGTCAATGCTTGGTACAGATTCTTCTCATTTAACAAATGTAAAAAGAAATTCGAGGATATATGCAGAAGAAGGAAATTTATATGCAGAAACTTTTGTTGGCGATTTAGAAGGTGAAGCTTCTGCTGCTAAAACTCTTTCTCATAGTCCGAACGTTAAACTTACTGGTGATGTTCTTGGTTCTGCTACGTTGACTGGAGATAAAGATTTAACTTTATCGACGACATTAAGAGAACAAGTAAATGTTTCGCCTGGTGATTATGGTGAACTTTCCAATTCGACTCTTTCATTAGATGGAAGTATTATTATTCCTAATATCACTGTTAATTCATCTGGTGTTATCACAAAGATTCAAAATAGAGTTGTTCATTTGCCAAACAACCTTGGTACAAACAATACAATTTCAGCACAACAGGATGCTAGAAAAATATATGTTATAGGTGCAGATTCACAGAACAGATATGCATCAACATATAGTCAATCTGGTGTTTATGCTAAAAATAATAAATTATATTCAAATAATGACGAGGTTGTTACCTTAACAGAAAGACAAGAATTAACAAATAAGACAATTAATGGTTACGAATTGGGAGAAGCATCAGAATATAGTGTTGATAAAACAATTGGTGGTACGATTGGTAGTGATGCATTGATTACGTCAGATGCAGTTGCCAAACATACACATAATTATGCTGGTTCAACAGAATCTGGCGGAAATGCTATTGGTATCGATGTTTCTGAAATAGAAGATTCCGAAGAATATAAATTATCATTAGAGAAAGATAACAAATTATATTCTTCAAGCCCTTATGTTAAAGATGAAAAATTAGTTGCTAAAGCATTGGATGCAACAGATGATATGTATATCCCTGGTGGTAAAATTTGGATTGAGAACCTTTCTCCAAGTGATGATTCTGGCGGAAATATGTTCCCAACTGATTTCTTAAATCCAGATGATTTTATCCAGAGGTCAACGTTAGAACATGTAAATACTAAAAATGGATGTAAAGAAGGGCAACTTCTTACATATAAATCTGGTGGTTATCAATTAGCAACAAATGTATCAAGAAATTATGCTAAAAATTTAGCTATTGCTTTGGAAGATAGCGATGAAGAAACAAAGCTTGCTAAAGTTATGATATTTGGTACATACAATCTTGGCGAAACATATTTTGATGGCGCAGACGCTTATGTTGGTAAAGATGGTGACATCATATATGGTAAGCCAATGGATAAAAATATCATTGTCAAAAAAATTGGTTATGTAAGAAATAATTATCTTATATTTATGCCATTTGATGATGGTTGCGGAGAAAAATTAGATGAGTTAGATAGTGGTCTTAGACATGTTCTTTATCCTGACCATACAAACTGCGTTTGGGAATATGATAATTTACTTAATTATACTGTAAAAGAAGAACCACTTGCAGATAGTATGTGGGATTTGGATGAAGAAGGCGATGTTATGCCGAGTACATATTGTACTTATAGCGATTTCTGGGAGATGGATGAATTTATGCATGTTATGCCAACTCAAGAAAACATTGTCGAAGATACGCCATCAAATCCTTAATAGACATCTACAGTTGAGGTGAATTGTAGATGATAGTAAAACTTTATAATGAAAAAAATGGAGAACGTGTTGATTGTAAAGCATATTCTTCAAAAAATCATTTTTTAATAAATAAATGTCTTGGCGTAAATGATGGTGAAGAAGTTGGATATGTTCCATTGGATTATATAAGCGATGAATATGATTCTTCTCTTCATTGTAAAATAAATAATGATGAATACCAAGTTTGTACATCTTTGCCAATTAACGTAATAAATAAATATTTTCCTGGTGGGAATTTGTTGATTCCATTGGATTCTTATGAAGAATTGTATAATCTTTTGGTTGGATTGTTTGGTACTTTCAGAGTAAGAATAATTGATGAAGGAATAATTTTTAAGGCTCCTTCAACAATTTCAGGATTAACAAAAATTTTTATAACTGGATTGAATGTTAGTGTTTGTTTTAATGATTATAATTTAACGACATATTATAATGGTTATTCAGATAAAATTGTTAAAAAAGATAATCTTAAATCACGTTCAATGGTAATAAAAATGATTCCTGGAAAAGAATATTTATTTAAGTTTGAAAATGAATTCAAATCATTAAGTTATAGTGATGAATTAGTTAAAAATTTTATGATAATTGGTTATGATGTAGAAAGATTAAATGATAAAAAAGGAAATTATCGTTCGCTTTTAATAAGTGATAATTACTTTTTATATGACAAAGATGAACATTATATATATAGTGTTGGAAAATATTCTCAAAAAATTGTATATGTGAATTTTGTAAAGAAAAATTATCTAGATAAAAAGAATTTGGCATATAATTATTTCTTATTGGAATCACCAATTTCTTTTTAATAGTAGGTAGGTGAAAAAGTTATGGCGGTTACTTCTGCTGATTTACTCAGTCCAGATTCTTATATAGAAGAAATTGCTGAATGGGTAGATAGAATCTATGAAATAACTGAAGAAGATTATGTTCATGGTGGAGAACATGGTTTCAGCAACGTTCCTCATGAACAATTATCAAATCGTACATTATATTTGAAAAACGAATTGAGAGCTCTTTCTAGTTTTGTAGATTCTATTAAAAATGATGTAGATAATCATAAAGATGAGAATTTAGCTGATATTAGTGAAATAAGAGCAACATTAAATTCATTATCTGAATCATTACAGAATTTAGAAGATACTGTAGAAAATGATGAACGACATGACAATAATGAATTTACAGTTTTATTAAATAAACTTAATGCATTACAACAAGCTTTTGAAAATAGAAATTACAAATTTGCTGGTAGTACTATAGAAGGCGGAGCAGCAACGTCTGTAGACACACAAAATGTTTTTACTACAAAAATTTCTCTTGTTGGTGTTGATGATGTAGACCCAACAAAACTCAAATATAATACGAGTGTAACTGTTGACCAGTCTACACTGCAGGCATCAACGTTTAAGGGTAGATTAGATGGTGATGCAAAAACAGCAAGAAAACTAACTGAAAAAGTAAACGTTACATTATATGGTGATGTTACTGGTACAGCTAAATTTGATGGTAGTGAAGACTTAAAGATTAATGCTACAATTACTCCAAATGAAGATGGTTCTGTACCAACAGGAACATATGGTCCTGGTATGGATTTGGTTGTTAAACCTGGCGAAATTTTCTATGTTCCAGAATTTACAGTTTCTCGTTCCGGTTTGATAACAAAAATAGCCAATAGAGAAGTACAAATAACTCTTGATTCAGATATTGTTAATAAAACAATCAATAATGAACAAACAAATGAGAAAATTTTATTGGTTGGTACTCTTAATCAAGGGACGAAACAACAAACATATTCAAATGAAGCTGTTTTCGAAAAAGATGGAGTATTATATTCTCAATTCAATGAAGTTGTAGACGTTTCTTCAGAACAGTCTATGAGAAATAAAACCGTCAATGGTGTTTATATCAAAGAGGCTGCTGGAAGAGAAATTGAAACAGATGTCAATGGTAATATTGGTAGTGGTAAATTAGTCACTTCAGATTCACTCGCAAGACACACTCACCAATATGCAGAATCTGATGAACAAGGTCGCGCAACAAAATTCCTTATTGGAGATAATTCTTTTAAGGACGGTAAACTTGTTACAAGTGTTGATGATGAATCAATTGGTGTAAATGAAAATGTAAGAGTAAAATCTGGTAATTTAACTGCCAAAGGCTTAGAAGCTAAAAAAATAAATGCAACGGAAGAATTATTGGTTCCAGGCGGTAAACTTTGGATAGAAGAAGTTAGCGGCGAAGGTACGGTTGGATATACTCCGCAAATTGAAGCTCTTTTATCAGAATTAAATGAAATGAAACGCATTATAGCTGGTTTAGATACAGATACAATGCATACTGGTAAAGTGTTTAGCGAACAATCTTGTGAACCAATGCAACTTCTTACATATAATGGCAGTTCATATAGATTGGCAGATAATAGAAATGAAGTTCTTTGTGCTAATCTTGCATTATCGCTTACGAATACGGATTTTGATAACAACGTTACAGTCTTAACTTATGGTACTTATATTTTACCAGATGATTCTCACGATGGATGCCCATGTTATGTTGGACAAAATGGCGAAGTATTATTTGAACGTCCATATGAAGAAGATTTGGTACTTAAAAAAGTTGGTTATGTTGCTGGAAATAAGATGGTGTTTAGGCCAGAAGATTCCGATATAGATTATGTATATACTATAGAAAATAAGACATGGGAACTTGATGCTGGCAGAAATCTTATACCTGTTGATGCTGCGAGAGCGCATGACGCCATGTGGGAAATGGATGTATATGGTGATTTTATGCCGTGCAAAGGTGAGTTTGATAATGAATTGTGGCAAACAACAGATGAAGGTAATTTAACGCCAATGTACCCACTTAATCCAGCTGTGGATGTGCCATATATGGGGGTATAATCCATGGGATACGTTTTTAAGGTACAAAATGATAAAACATTAACATGTCCCGTATTTGATAATTTTGATTCTTTTCCAAAACATCAAAAATTAGCGAAAATACAATTAACGAATGGTATGTATAAATATATTTTGTTGGATGAAATTATAGCACCATATGATTCCGGTGTTAGATATCAACAACAAAAAAAGATATATCAAGTTAATACATCATATGCATATAATATTTTTGATGTTAAGTTTGCGAATGAAATATATTATTTGAATCTTCAATCTATAGATTATGCTTGTTTTGCGTTAAGAAATGTATTTGATAGTAGAGTCAATAAAAATGGCGATTATTTATATTTTACTTCTCCAAGAAAGGAACTTGGAATTAGAAAAATGTTGATAATTGGATTGAATGTAGAAGTATCATATATTGATTCTTATGATGATAATGCTGAAAATAGATTCACTATCTCAACATATAATAATGGTTGGTGCAATTATATGCACAAAAACTATGAGCGTCATAAGGGTAAAGCAATGCTCATACAATTTGACCCAAATCGAATTTATAGAATAAAATGTGACAATTCCCTAAAAGATATCAGTTATACAGATGATGAAGTTAAAAACTGTATATTTTTTGGAAAAGGAATAGAAGAATTACCAAATGTAAGCGCTAATTATACTCATTTATTTCATACTAATAACTTTTTCACAACAAATCCAGAAACGTTACAATTGGAAAATTATAAATCTGCTAGATGCAGAAAGGAATTAATAGACTTAAAAGAACAATTGGGACGTTATGCTGGTCACCAATACATATACAATTTTTACAACTTAAATGACTTAAAATTTTTTTGATAAGATAGTCTATGAGGAATGATGTCTTCATAGACTGCTTTTTTTGAAAGAAGGTCTTAATTTTGGATGAAAAAATGAAAAAGATAATTACAAACAAAGACGTTAAATTAGAAGTTGTTGATGGGTCAACGATTGTTTCTTATAATGGGAAAATTCAGAGATTAGAAGATATTCCAATTGATATTTCTGATAAAATTAAAAATATAAAATTTTGCAATTTTTGCGGTGCGCCATCTGGCGAAGATCCATTATTTACAATTGATGGAAAAACACATATTTGTAAAGATTGCGTTATATTAGCTTACAATACATTTATTCAAAACAATGTACCAATGCCAATAAATGTGATGGTGAAAAGCAATGAAAAAAGAAAATCTGAATGATATTAATAAAGATATATACGAAGTTTTTTTGAAACATGGCATAAAAGAACACGAAATGCTTTCTGTATATAAGAATTGTTATAGAGATTTTGAAATGAATTTCATATCTGTTATAACTATTGAAGAAAAATATTTTAATATTTTAAGAGACATCATTTGGTATAATTTTGAACACAAAAACGAAAAAGATTTATCAATGGTCGGTAATGTATTTCCTCATTTTATGTCATTGTTTGATGAAATAAACGAAATTAAATATGATGATGTGGATGTTGTTGCCAATGAATTAAAAGATATAAAGAAAAAAATAAGCAATAAAAATGTTTATGTCGTTAATTTATCTGGGAAAGAAGAAGCATTTAATAATATTAATACAAAAGTAAATTTTATAGATAAAAGAAAAGAGAAACAATTTACAAACGATAAAACATCATCAAAAGAAATAACTTGTTATGTATATGATGAATTGGCATCAAAACATATGGATTTGATTAAAGTAAATAATTTAATTGATACATTATTGGATGCATTGGATAGAGCAAAAAAGAATGAATCAAAAATAGGAGTTGAATTTATCTAATGTCAGGGCCTCCACAATCAAGACTTGGTGATTTGGTATTAATAGATTGTCCTCATGGACCAACAATCGGTGTTATAACTACTGGGTCAGATTATACATTATGTGATTCAAGACCATGGGCAAGATTAACAGATGTGGTAACGTGTACATCGTGTGGAGATAAAGGTTATATTATTGATGGGTCTTTTTATAGGATTACAGATGACTTGAAAAGTGCTAGAATAGGCGATCCAACTTTTGGGTCATGCAACCCAGGGTGTAAATCTTGTCCACATTCAAGGACTGGTACAATAATTACTGGTAGTCCATATACATTTACTTTGTAGAAGTATTTTTAGAAAGGAAAGAAAATATGACAGTTGCAATGCCAGCTATATCGCATTTTCCTGATTTTGTAAATCAATTTAATAAATATAAAGACTCTTGTGATTGGAAACAAGATTATAATGAAACAAGAATTTATGGTTGGCGTATTCCAAATTCTATAAAAAATGATTTTGTTCCTCATTTGGAAAATGAATGGCCAGAAGCACCAGAAAACTTAAAGAATAGTTTTCACGAAATGTTTGAGCAAGACCATGATATGATTGGTGTTAATGTTATCGGTTCTTGTTCTGGGAACAAATTATATTTATTAAAAGCAACTGAAAAAAAGATAAAAACAACAATTGAACTTGGATGTTTTGCTGGAAGTTCAATACTTAAGCCATCTTCTTCGATTGACCCAGTAACAAAAAATCAATTGTATTGGCCAATACAAATTAAAATTGGTTCTATTCTTATAAAAGATTCTCAATCAGGTATTGAATATACAGATATTCATGAAACCATGCCATGGGGATTTGTTACATGGGATGCAAATCGCTATCCACCACAAATTTATGATTATAGCAAAGTCTATATTAGTGCAAAAGTTAATTATAAAACAGGAAATATTTGGCTAGAACGTTATACTAGCTTAAATGAAGAAAATTATGATTATCTTCTTGAACATCAGAATGATGATAATGGTGGAGAATCTGGAGATTCCGGTGGAATATCTGGAGATAGTGGCGGAGAAGATAAGGAAATTAAAGTAAAAGATGTAGATACTGTTAGTGTTGAATTTACAGCTTATACCGGACCATTTCAAATAGTATGGGAATATGAACTTCCCACGGGGTGAGTGAAAATAGAACAGGTAGAACAAACAGAACAATTTCGTACTAATTTTTTTGATTATCGGGATAAGAAATTAATTAATAATATAGCACTTAGACACGATGTATTGGCAACATCCAATATGAAAGGAGTTTCATTAATAGGTTCTAAATCAGATATTTTATCAACGTTAGACGAAAGTTTTGAAGAAGAACCGTCTATTCATATTGAAGATGATGTTATTCTTGTAAATCTTATTTGAAAGGAATGTAATAATGAGTGATTTAAGTAAGTTTCTTGATGATAAGAATATTATAAAAAGAGAAGAAACACCTGGCGAAGAAATTACAGATTTTGATGTAAGAATGGACCAATTTATTGATGAACCTTTGCCAGAACCAAAAAAAGAAAAGCCTAAAGAACAAAAGGAAGAAAAACCTAAAAAAAGAAAACCCAAAGTTATAAAAAAAGAAAAACCATCATTGAAATCCAGACAAGATATGATAATAGAAATGATGGAAAAAACACAATATCAAATGTTGTCAAAAGAAGTTGATTATGAAGTTTATAATATCTTACAACAACAACATTCTGATAATCAAAAACAACGTGAAATCTATCAACAAAACATTTTGAATGTTAGAAAAGATATGAAATCACTGGAGCGGAAAATGGAGATTTTGCAAAAGTTTCTTGATGAGGAAGTAAAAAATGGCTGAAGGAAAAGTACATAAACACTTAAAACTAGTAGCCATAGCTTTTCTAAAGAAACATTGCATAGATGTCGTATCAACAGAGACTAAATTTAGAAATATTAAATCAATTGCAGATGCATGTGGAATTAACTTAAAAAGAAAAGAAACAAGAGTAATTGAATGTAAGGCATCTTATCAAGATTATGCAAGAGATACTAAACTTTTCAAATTGGATAAAAGTTATTATCCACATTGTAATTATTTTTATATTATGTGTCCAACCAATGTTATTAAAAAAGAAGATGTATTAAAAGAGATTGGGCTTTTGTACGTTGATGAAGATGATAATGTTACTGTAATACAAAAACCAAAAAAGAACACTAAATTAAAAACAAGGTTTGACACGGTATTAAAAAATTCTATTCGTTCAATTACAAATGATTTAGTCTTTAAGTTTTATGACATAAACTCAAACCTCAAAAATACTGGCATGCGAAAATACGGAAAAAGAAAAAAGAAATAGATTTTGAGGTAATTAAAGTGAAAATTTATTGCATTATTGGTGAATCGTGTACAGGAAAAGATACTGTATTGACCAAATTGTTGCAAACAAGAAAAGATTTGACTCCAATTATCACGTATACAACACGCCCAATGAGAGATGGAGAAAAAAATGGGAAAGAATATTATTTTGTAACGAAACAGAGTTTTGATAAATTGTGGAGTTCATATTCTATTATTGAATACAGAAAATATAACACGATTCATGGAGAATGGCTGTATTTTACAGCAAGAGATAATCAAATAGATGAAAAGTCAGATAAAAAATATATTATTATTACAACTCTTTATGGAGTAAAAAAATTTAAGGAATTATATGGTAATTGTGTTATTCCTATACATTTATATGTTAATGATAGAGATAGAATTTTGAGATGTTTTGCAAGAGAAACAAATGGAAGCAATGATTATGTAGAAATGTGTAGGAGATTTGTTAGCGATACAAAAGATTATTCACAAGAAATGTTTGATAAATTCAAAATTCCAGATACGAGAATTATAAATAATGATATAAATTTAACAATAGACGAAATAAATAAGATTATTAAATAAAAAGTTAAATGCACGGTGAAACCGTGCATTTTTTATGTTATTTAGTTATTAGTATAAGAATGCGCTAAGGACGTGATTAAATGAGATTAGCTAAACTTAGTATTATTCCAAGCGACAGTAAAAACGAAGATTTTTCATTATCGCTTGTAGATTATTTTCATAAGGAATTAATGAATAGAGGTATTACTTCTTGTAAAAAACAAGGATATTTGGAAATAGAATTGCCTTCATTATATGAAGAAAAATATAGTTCTTTGATATTGGATTGCGTTGATGGTTTTGTTTATTTGAGAGGAAAAGATTGCAGTGATAGAAAGTTTGGAAAACTTTCTAAGTTTGTTCCGAAACGTCAATCAGATGCGTATAATTGCGTGAATTATAATGCAACAAGAATAGTAAATCGTATCAATAAATTGTTTGACGAATTAAATCAATGTATTGATATGAGAGGAATTGAAAAAATAGCTTATTTCAATTATCAAAATGATGAAGATAAAGAATTTTATAATACTCATCCAGAAATAAAAGAATTGGAAAAGAATTATGGCAGATTCAATAAATTATATAAAAGAAGCAATAATATTGAATTTGTAAAAGAAAATGAACATTTCCCAGAAACAGAAGAAAAGAAATGGTATTCATTATGGGATAAAGTAATAGAAAGTGATTTTAAGGAATTCTTTGGGTACGAACAAGATTTTGAATTTAACAACGAAACTGGGTTGGTTACAGTTTGGGTAGATAATCTTGGCAAATTTGATAACGAATTGCAAGATACTCCTGGAAAAGTATTCTTTCAAGCACGCATCTATGGGAATATAGTAACGACAATAAATATAACAACGCATAACGTTGAAAAGGTTTGGTATGACCCAGAAAAACCAATTAAATTTGAATATATGGGATATAAATTATGATTGGAGGTAAGTTATGGCTACTCTCTTAAATAGTGATAAATATTTTAAGGCTGAAAGAATTTTGGACATGTTTAAGGTTACACAGTTAGCAGTTCCTAATATGACTGTCCATATAAATTCAGGTACATATATCAATAATAAAAAAATAGTAAATTTTGATGAAACTAATAGTGATGTTTTGTTTGCACCAAAATCTGGTATTTGGCTTGTAGCAATTTCATTAAATAATGAAAATGAATTGGTATATACGTATGGTATTCAATCATCTCAATCTAAAATTTTTCCAAGACTTCCAGAAGAATGTATGCATTTGGCTTTAATAGAAATCAGTTGTGACGATACAGAAATTACAAATGATAAAATTTATGATTTGAGACAATTGTTCGGTTTTGCTCCTCCGAGCGAATCATTGTGTCAGTGCAAATGCACAATGGAAGGCGGAATGACATCAGAACAAATTGCATTAATAGAAAATGCGCAAAATCAAATTGATTATTTGCAACAACAAATTAATGAATTGAAGTTATTGCATGAACCACAAAAGGTTTATAGAGTCAAATCTGATTCTGGTTTATTATGGGATATTAGGTTCCATGATGAAGACGGAACTCCATATTTTACAAGAGTCGGTTTTGAAGATAATGAAGCTGAAATAGCACAAGACTATAAGTTTGTATATGAACATACTCATGTTAATATAGTCAATCAAACAACTCAACAGTATGTTCAATTAAATGTAAGAATAAAATCTGAAAATGCAAATAATCAAACTGTCCCAATTACATTGGTTATTTCATGTCCAGATACGAAGATTTATAGTGAAAACTATCAACCACAATATCAAGAAAATCAATTTAATATTACTGGCATTGAACTTACTAAAGAAGGTTTTAATGAGAATTTTGAATTAAATTTCCATAGTGCCGGTAATCATAAATTGATGATGTATTTATACAATAGTGAAACGCACGATACAATAGATTCTTGCGAAATAATGTATAATGTTGATTTTCAAGAAGATGCAATTACATCGGAGAGGCAATAATGAAAAGATTAATAAAACAAGCGTCACAAGAAGAAATTAATGAATTAATGTTGACTCTTAGAGATATAGTTAATAAATTTGATGAAAAAGATTTTGATGATGCAATTAATGAATGTTCAAATCTTGGTTATGATTTGGAAATGAAAAATCTTTTTTCAATAAAAAATAAAATGAAAACGTTAAAAGACAACATTAATGATATTATGTATGATGTCAGAAACAAAATGAATCGTCCATCTTACGCTTCTCTTTCTTTTGATGCAGTGAAACAACTAATGTTAAAGTATGATGAAGAAGAATATGTAAGTTTTTTATCAGATTATAATATAGACTTATTTGATTCAATAAGAGAAGCTGCTATGTTTATTGTTGATAATGACGGTAAACATTATTATAACGTAGAACTTCTTCTTAATCAATTAAATTTTAAGAATGAAAAACATCCTTGCGTTTTATTGGATATGGATATAGAAAATGATATGCACGAATTTGATACTTTGGATGAAGCGAAAATATTTGCATTAGGAGAATTAATGCGTCAAGACCAAGAAGGATACTTAAAGTTGGTAAATATCTTAAAAAATCAGGAGTAAAATTATGGAAGATACATTAAATAAAATTATTACTTTAAGAGATGCTATTGATGATATTGATAATCTCATTAAAGAATGTGTAGATAGCATGGAACAAAATGATTTAAGTTATTATGCTGATGAATTAAATGATAATGTAAAATCTCATATAGATAATGCATTGGATTCAGTGAGTAATATTGCACATATCATACAATCGTCTGACGAATTATATGATTTAAGAAAGTGATGACTTTATATGGCAAAAAAGAAAAATGGAGTATCTGAAGCAACAAAAGCATTGACTACAGATATAAAAAATAATCTTGAAGCTATTCATGAAGAAATTTCTGAAGCTTCAAGAGAAAATTTTATTGGTGGTATGGACTTAAAAGATTTTATGTATATACATTTTTTAGACCGTATTGACCCAGTAGAATATTGTCAAAATATATTAAGGAATCATTATCCAGAATCAAAACGTTATCTTCATCAAAATCAAGTTGATTTAGTACGAGCAGCTTGCAATCCTAAATTTAAGCAGGTTGCCGGCATGATGGCACGTCAGACTGGGAAAACAGAATCAATAGCTTCCATTTGTGGATATTTGATTGACAATTATCCACAAATGAAAGTTGGTATTTTTACTCCTCGCCTACCACAGGCTGAAGTTAGTATTGGAAGATTGTCTACTTTCTTTCAAATGAATGAAGAACGTTTGAATAATAAAATTGCAAAATTAACAAAAGATAAAATTGAAATGTCAAACAATTCATATGTATCTGCTGTTTCTGCATCAGACCAAGCTAATATTGAAGGTTTGACATTTGATGTTATTATATTAGACGAAGCACAAAAAGTAAGTAACTATACTTGGTCAGAACGTATAGCACCTATGGGCGGCGCAACCAACGCGAAAATAATCAAAATTGGTACTCCAAAGTCAAAAAACCATTTTTATCAATCTGTTGAAGGGAAAGAATCAGAAAAGTGGAAAGTAATACGAAGAGATTGGACGCAATGTGCTCAGTTGTGGGCTTTAGATGCTATTATGCTTCCAGACAAAGACACTGGAGAAATACGCCCATATTCTAGATATGTTGTAGAACAATTAATGCCAAAAGCGTTGAAACAAGAATATTTTCCAAATAATCCAGAAGTCTGGACAGAAGGCGGCATGGACATTGAAGACTTTAAGACGCAATATATGCTAGAATTCGTTGACGGCGCTGGCAAATTTTTGACGTCCGAAGAAGTTAATTCTATGATAGACAGTGAATTTGAATGGCTAGACCATGGCATAGTAGGAGAGACATATGTTGCTGGCATTGACTTTGCTGGGTCTAATCCGGAAGGAGACAGTACACATATTACTGTTTTAAGAATATGCCCAGATGGAACAAAACACAAGGTTTTTGCAAGAGAATTTAAGGAAGAAACGTACCCTCAACAAATGTATGAAATAAGTCATATGTTTGGTGGGTATAGTCCAAGATTTGAAGTAAAGAAAATCTTTGCTGATTATACTGGTTGTGGTGCTCCAGTTATACAAACTCTTCAAAGTGAATTTGGGTTAACAAATATAGAAGGAATTATATTTAATTCTGGAGACAGATATACACATTCTGGTATGAATATGAAAAATGTTATGTATGGTAAATTTAGGACAGAATTAGATTCTGGAAAATTCAAATACGTATCAAAAGATAAGTTTTTATCTTCTAACTTAGACAGCGCTGGCAAAGACCATATTGGCTTTTATCACAAAATGGTAGGAGAATGGGCAGACCTTGAATATACGATAGGTAAAACTGTTAATAAAAAAATTGAAGCTCCAGCAGGTTATCATGATGACTGTTGCGACGCTGACGTTTTGGCAAATTTTGCAGCTATTGTTGGTAGACAATCAAGAGCTCCATTTGCGCGTTATGGACGTATTTCAAGGTTCTAAAAAATGTTTAGAATATTTTTAGGAGAAAAACAATGTTTAACAAAAAACTCGAGAATGGATTAGAATTTTGCATTGAGAAAATACCTGGTGATTTTGTTACTATATCATATTGCATTAATGCTGGTGCATATGATGAACCCGTTGAAAACCTTGGTATTGCGCATTTGGTTGAGCATTTGGTTTTCAAAGGTACTATTAACAGAAAAGCCAACGATATTTTCAAAGACATCAATAAACTTGGAGGAGAACTAAACGCATATACAACAGAAACCAACACGGTTTTTTATGTAACGATATTAAAAGAATATTGGAAAGAAGCAATAGACGTTTTGTCTGATATTGTCTGGAATTGTACGATTCCAGAAGAAGAATTTGAAAGAGAAAAAAATGTTGTTTTGGAAGAACTCAAAATGTACTATGATGATGGTTCAAGGAGAGTTTTGGATATAACAACAAAAAATGCTTTTTCAAATACTCCAAATAAATGGAGTAATGGTGGCACAATAGAAAGTGTCAGAAATATATCAAGGCAAGACGTTTTTGATTTTATTGACAATTATTATGTTGCAGAAAATATTGTTGTATATGTATCTGGAGATATTGATGTCGATGAGTTTGTGAATTTTGTAGATGATTATACAAAAGATATTTCTTTTTCAGAAACAAACCAATTTAGAGATGATAGTAATGATATTACCATAAAAGATGTTTCTGAAGATATTGATTCTACACAATCACATATGGTTATGTATTTTCCATTTGAATTGGAAGATTCCTTAAAGAACATATTTATGCTCAATATCGTGGAAGATATATTTGGCAATGGTTTTTGTTCAAGATTGATGGAATTAAGAGAAAAATATGGATACGCATATACGATTTATTGCAATGATTTTATAGCAAAACCGCAATCAATAATGCATGTATATATAGGTTTGAATAAAGATAATATCGAAAATTCAAAGAAAATGATGCTTGAAAAAATGGAAGAAATACATAAAAATGGCGCGACAGAAGAAGAATTTAAGTCAGCATATAATTCATTGCTTACTGCAATGAAAAGAAAACATATTTCTACAAGTTCATTAAATGATTTTAGAATTAGCATGCGTGGAAATGGAATCATAACAGACGATATAGATTTTGATAATGTAATAAAAGAGTTGGATTCTGTTACATTAAATGATGTTAATGATTTTTATGCAAAATTTTTTATTCCAGAAAATGCAAGTTTTGTTGAATTAGTACAAACGAAGTGAGGCGGTTGGTTTGCAGAAACAGCAAACTCAAGAGGATTTTAGTTTACAAATACCATTTGAACCATTGTATGAAGATATAAAAAAGAATCCAAATAAGATTTGGTTTGAATATGAAGCAAGACTAAATAAATTAATTAAATGGCTTTCATGGCTAAAGAATTTCGATAAAGATGAATTGCTTCAACAAACATATATATATTACGTTGCATTATGTAAGCAATATGACCCATATTATATGGGAAAGTTTTTTAAGTTTGATAGGTATTTGTTCAAAAATCTTATTATTAAATTGAGAGCGTATATTCAAAGATATTATTTCAAGGGAAAAAGAGAAAAACCAAGTGATTATTGTGAATTTTTATTGCAAGGACAAATGACATACGATATAGATGATGTAGAAAATGATTTATATAATGAGTACGTTTATTCGTTAGTAGATGATAGAGCAGCTGAAATAGTAAAACTTACTTTAGGCGGATATAAACAACAAGAAATTGGGCAAAAATTGAATATATCACAATCAAGAGTAAGCGTGATTAAGAAAAAAGCATTAAAAGACTTATATAATTTATTAGATGAAAATCATAGTGACGAAGAAAAAAACGAAATGATGTTAGATGAATTAAAAAAATCATTGAGCGATAAAAAAGTAGACAAGAAAAAATGAGGTATCGCTAAAAGATACCTCATTTTTTGTGATATTTTCTAAATTATTTGTTATATTTAACATTATTTTATTTTAGAAGAAAAAGTGCGCATAAACATTACGGAGCTGACACTTCGCGATGTAACTTTATGTAAGGAGTGATAAGGTTTGATTAGCAGAATTGCGGACCAATATGATTTTATTTCAGACGAATGCTATGAAAAACTTGCCAAGACACTTGAGAATAAAGACAACAAAAAGTTATTTAGCGTTGTTAGTTCTGAAGATGAAGCAAAAAATATTAAAAACAAATTGGCAAAAAATGGATATAACGTAAGCATAGAAAAACATAATGACATATTCAAAATATTATATTCGTCAGAACAACCAAAAATAAAAGCTACAAAAGAAGCATTAGCATGTTTTGAAAATGTTGGGAACGATAAATTTAAGGCACTTCAAAAAATTGCTGGTGTGTATGATTATGCTTTTGATGATGGAAGCATTTGGAAGATTCAAAAAATAGATGGTATTGAATATCTTGTAAAAGAAATAAACGATGAAAATGACGAAAATGATGTTGTTAGAAAGACAGCATCTTCAACGAAAACAGCAATGGATAAAGATACTTTTACAAGAATTATGAATATGTATTATGGTCAATATACAAAGAAGATTATTGCAGAAATTGCAAATAATGAAATTTTGAAAAAAGATTTTGAAAATGTTATTGAAAATAACTTAAAATCTGAAATAGCCAATACATTAAAAAAACATAAATTAATTGCTAGTAATGAATTGATTAATGATTTACATAGTAAATTATTAAATAACGATAAAATGAATTCTCAGGAAGCATTTGAAAATTTTATTATTTCTGAATCTAAAAAAGATGTGAGAGGTTAATAATCAAATGCAAGGAATAAAGAATAAATTTGTTATTGAAGAAGACAATTATGATTATGAAAAAAATCTTAATTGGAGAGATGATGGTGATGAAGTGGGGGACCCGTCTATGAACGATTATTTACAAGGATATCAAGACCGCCCTTATGATTTTGCAAGATGGGCAAAACTAAATAATAAAATGGAAAAAAGAGCGACGAGAGAAGTTATTCCAATGCACTTCTATCCAGAGTATTTAGCTGATTTGATTCTTACTCTTTGGAATGGCATAGATGGAACGCTTCAAGATTTCTTCAATGGATTTACTTTAAGATATAATAATAATATGAAGCAAGAAATCGCGAAGTATATAAATAAAGCTGGTTACGAAGTTGTTCCTGTTTTGACAGATGATAGAGCTTTCTTCGCAAAGAAAGTAGAAGAACAACTCGAAAGATGTGCAAGTACCAATCTTGAAACAAAACTTCGTTACGTTAAAGCAGCATTTCATCGTTCAGAGCCTCTCATGTTATTTTTTGGCGAAATTGATGATATGAGAGAAATAGGAAGACAAGTTACAGCTGGACAAATTATTGATTTATTGAATTATTATTCTGAGATTTTTCCAAACGATTATGCTGTTTCGTTAACAAAAAATTTATGTAATAATAAAAAGAGAAATATTGGTTTTGAATATTATAAAGATTTTGGAATGACAGATAAAACGTTAGAAGAAACAGAAAAGATTTTATCTGGCAATGATAGTCTATATTATGATATTCATGATAGTAATCCTCCATTTGGATATGATTACGTAACAGATATGCGTGGATTTGACGGTGTTCGTCCAGAACAATATGAAGTTCCAACAAGCACAAATAATAATCCTCCGCATTTATCTAAAAAAAAACAATAGCTGATAGTATAGGAAATATCCCGTTGGATATGGTTTTAGAAGCAGTTAATTATGGGACAGAAAATATTATTTCTTTAACTGGTAAAACTCTTGCAGCACCACCATCTCCGGTGCGTTCATTCAGAAAACAAAAAAATAAACCAAAAAGTCATGTTCCAGATTTTTATACTTCTATAGAAGTTAATGATATCGTTAAAGTTTTTGAGGTCTGGAGAGTACCTTTGAATGATGAACAACAAACAGATGTATATATGGTTATTGCAGCCAATTGTACAATGCAAGGGTATAGAAAAGCAAAATGGTCAAATGTAAGTTATAAAGGATTTTATTCTACTGTAGATGAAGCAAAGCATTACATATATACTGAAGTGGGGTGAGAATAGGATATGTCTTATAGCTTTGAAACAATAGATGGAAAAACATTAAAAGCTTCTCCAAATGTAGACATTCCAGATTGGATTGATAATATTGCTTTCAAAGAAAAAGTGGATAGAGTGTTTGATTTAGCAACAGATGCAAATATTGTCAATCAAAAACATGTTGTCGCCTCACGTAGCAACAACAATACTGCTTTTACAAGAGATATTGCATATACATTCAATAATCAAACATTGAAAAATTTTGCAGTCGTTAAATTATCTTCTTTTTTGAGAAAAACAAAATTTGCAATTCTTAACAGTGAACCAACAAATAATGGCATTACTTTTGATGTAACGTTTGAAAATAATCCAGCACAATATAAATTCTCATATAATGCTAATGATGGAAAAATAAATAATGATAAGTTTTTTATCGTTGCATTGAATGATGATGTTAATGAATATCCATTTAGCGAAGCTGGATTGGAAGATTCTTTTAATGATGTAAAAGAAGGTTTTGATTCTAAAAAGTCATATAAAGTAAAAGTTGGAAACAACAATTTTACTGTTATGACTAGATATGAGATTATTAAACGTTGCAATGGTTCATTAAAAGAAGCCACAGATTTAATCAACAAAAACATTAAAGAAGGCAATATTGTCGGCGTTGGAAGTAATGAATATGCTTCATATTACGATATGAATATGTTATTTCCTGATAAAAGAGAAAATTTAGAAAAAGAAGCTTCTCACACCGCCGATTTTGTTGATAACATTGGTCAAACCGATATTAATGAAAAGAAGACAGCTGAAAGACTTTCTCATGAAGCTGTTCAAAAATTTGCAAATGTTATTAATATATTAAATGTTGATAATGCAAAGAGAAATGATAATATTCTTGATTTTGACGCAGAAATAGTTAATAAAGATATACGTCATAAGATTGCGATTCGGTTAAGTATTGAGGATGAAAAAGTTAAAGATATATTATCTATTTGCTTTAATGAAAAAGATATGCAAATAAACGATTTCTTAAATGAAATCGATAAAAAGGATAAGAAAATAGCTTCTTATACTGGTAAAAACACGAAACTTGGAAATCACATTTTTTCAATGAAAAATCTTACAGACGAATTGGAAAAATATATTTCCAAAGATAATGTTGATAGTATGATTCAATTGTGGTGTAAGAGTGGAAAATTAAACGCAATTGAAAACAACAAATTTGCATCAAAACTTTCATTAAATGAATTGCTTTTTGATACAGAAGACATTTCATTCCTTTCAAAAGAGGAAATTGATAATATCTTAGAAGAAAAACAAAAATTTGGAAACAAGTTTTATAGAGCAGATGTTAAGATGGTCGTTACAAAGACAGCCATTTATAGCCAATTGAAAGATTATCTTAATGAAGACACTGTTAATAAGATTATTGAAAAATTAAAAGAGAATAATACATTAAAATCTCTTGATAAAGATAAATTTGCATGCAAATGTGATTTAGAAGACTTAATCAAATTGTGTAATGAAACGCAATTGGTTGAAAAGAAACCGGTAAATTATGCATTAGCAAAGAGAAACGATAATTTGTTTGAAAGTGTTTGGCAAGAAGATACAGGTTCAAGAAATTATCAAATTATTGCTAGTATTAGTGATTATGCAAATAAAATTAATTCTTATTTGTCTCAATACTTAAAAGATTTTTATGTTGAATTGATAGATAAGAAAAATGCTATAATTACTTTTGATGGGAAACATGTATATGCTTCTATTCTTGGAGACATAGACGATATAGTTTGCGATATACATGGAAAGAAAATTTCAATTGCAAAATTAAATCATGCTTTAGAAATAACACCAACATTAAAGGCATATCTTGAAGATAATGATGTTTCTAATTATCAGAAAATTATAATCAGTAAAAAAATGTTTGAAAACAAATTAAATGATTATTTTTCAGATTCTGAAATAAATACAATTATATCTTATCTTGAAGATAATAATAAATTGCATAAAATAGCAGAAGACAAATATGTTTCTAATTCAAGTTTTGATGAACTTATAAAGAATATTAATGTTTCTCCGAATATGCAATTAAAGGCAAAACATCTTAAATTGAAAGATAAAAAAGATGGTTATCGTTTTGAATCTGCTTCAATTGAAGATGGCGATTCGAGAAACAATGTAGCTAATGAAAATATTAAAGAAAAAATTGCTTCCATTAAAGAAAAAATCAATAAATATCTCAAATGCGATGTTAAAGTAGTTAATGATAAAGATTTGGTTTTGGATTTTGATGGTAGAAAATTGTATGCTCGCGTCGACAAAGATAAAATTATTTGCAAAGTTGGGTCAAAAGAAGTTGCAATAGAAGATGTTTCAAAAGCATTCGAAAAGAGCAATTTATTGAAGCAATATTTGCAAGATAATAATTATGAATTAGTTGACCATTATAGTTGTATCTTTACAGAAGACGAATTAAATAATATTTTAGCTGATTATCTTTCAAATGAAGATATAGATATATTTATTATTGATTTGAATGATAATGGTATTCTTCAATCTCTTGGAAATAAGAAATTTGCTTCTAAATATTCGAGAGATGAGATTCTTAATGAATGTAAAAAGAATATTGATACAACTTTAAGGAAGAAACATCTCATTCTTAGTAATAAAAATGATAACAAACAATTTGAAGTCATAAATGTTGAAGATACTGGGACGAGAAATCCAGAAGAACAACTTTCAAAAGCAAATTATAAAAAGCTTATGGCTTCACAAATGCCAACTGGCGTTGAAATAGAAGATTTTAAGGATATAGACATCAAAGAAAAATGGGTTACAGCAGAATTACATTTGTTTAATAAAGAAAAAGGTATTTCTTCTAGCGTTATAGCACAATCTGATATTGATAATGCTAAGTTAAAAAATACAAGATTCTTTATTGGGAATAAAGAAATAGATGTAAAAGATGCATTTGTTAATACATTACTTGCTAGTAAGATTAATGAAATGAGAAATAACGAGAATACAAAACATGATATTCTTATTTCAAAAGAAGCTTTGAAAAAACATTTAAGGTTTTTAACAGATGATAGTCAATTAGATGATGCTATTAATTCATGGTTGGAACTTGGACATGTTAAGGAAGCTGGAAACAATCAATATGCAAGTAAATATTCTTTGAATGAATTGATTTCAATGTCAAAACTAAAACCTTATATGGAAGAAGTTATTAATGATAATTTGAAACATGCTTCTAAAAATAATGAAATGATTCCAAAGTCATTCCATACAAATAATTTTGAAGCAAAAACTTTAGCTTCTATAAAAGATGGTAAAACAAATGATGCTTTTAATGAAGTTAAAGATAAGGTTTTGAAATTGGCAGAAAGTTATGTTGAAAAATCAATAATAACAAAGAATAAACTTTCTAAGATTAGCGCTTTACTGGATAAAGTTACAACGTCTCATCAACTTGATTCAATATATAAGGATTTGCAGAGATACAACAAATGAAACGTTTGAAAAAATGGTCTAATGCAGATATAGAAAAATTGGAGCTTCAGTATCGAAAACTTATTGATAAGCAAGTAGATACTGAAAAATCCGATTATAAACTAAAGAATCAGGTTAATGATGATAAAAAAACGTTCTTTTTATCACCGGGGAATTTATTAGTAGATTATGATGATAATTTATTATCTACAGAAATGAGGCCTGGAACATATTCGCCATGGGCTCAAAGTGAAAGGTGGATAGGACGATGAAAAGATTAAGAAAAAAAGTAGCTTCAAAACCAGTAAAAGTCATAGAAAGTTTCGTATCTCCTGGCGGGATATATTATGCATATCAAGTTAGATTATTAAATAATCGGCCTTTCTATTCAATTACAAGCGATTCGACTTTTGATAGTGCTTCCATTTATGATGGAAATGATTTTGAAAGAAGTTTTGAATTGTTTTGTGAATTGGCTATTGCCTTAAAGGGTCTTAGTTATGCAGAAAATTTTGCAAAAACGAAAAAGACGTTAAAAAAAGAAATGGAAGAATTGGTAGAGAAACCGCAAGATATGACTCTTAAGATGAAGCCATTGTTTATGGGTGATAGTGAACATGTTATTAGTTAAGGGTGATTAACATGAAAAGATTAGGAAGACCAATAACACATAGGCAAATAGAATTACAATTTGGATTAGATTTTCCAACATATGATGAAAAAATGATGAATCATGGTGGGATTGAAGACCAATTTAAGCAACCATTAAAATATCAATTTGAGAATGAGCTTGACCGGCCAGAATGGTCGTTACAACAAACTCACAATATAAGATGAGGTGTTAAAGAAAAATGAACAAAACTAGTTCGTGGCCAACCTGGCTGAATGAATTTGCCGATGCTCTTAGAAGCAACGAAAAAACTGCCGATAATAATGTAGCTGATTTACCCACAGTAAATTGGCAAGATGAAACATTTTATGTTAAATTTAATGAGCATGGTGCTGTTCTTTATAACAAATTTGCAACTGTTGTAAAAGAAATTGACGGTGTTAGTGATATCGAAGGTGTTGATAATTTCTTAAATGAAGATAGCGTTGTTGCTGCTTCAAAAGAAAATGACGTTGTTGATGAAGAATTGTCAGAAGACGTCGAAAACGAAGAAGTTTTGGATGATACAAGAGAAATTCAACAAACAAATGATGCTGTTGAAGAGGCAATAAATGATGATACTGAAACATCGACGATGCAGGAAGTTGTTGAGGAAGAAACTCTTGTTGTTGATGTTGAAGATAATTCTTTAACGAAAGAATTAGAAGATATTATGAGTGCCCCAGAAACGCAAGAAGTTGAAAATACAAATGAAATAGAATCTCTTAGAAAAGAAGTTGCTGAATTAAAGAATCTTGTTAATGAATTGCTTGATAAAGCAACGCAACCAGAATTGGTTCCAGAAATTAGCGATAGTGAAGAAGAAGTTATAGCTTCATATGAAAAATCAATGGAAGAATGCGAAGGAGAAGAATGCGAAAACACTTTAGAAAAAAGAGTTGCTTCTCTTGAAACAAAATTGGCAGAAATGATTCATGCATATGAAACTATTGAAAATGATAAATATGACTTAAAATCAGAAGAACAAGAAATGGAACATGTTCAAAAGAATAAAGAAGTTTCTGAAAAGATTCTCCAAAAAGAACATGAATTAGACCTTTCAAAACAGGAAGATAGAGGAAAACTTAATGCAGACTTTTTATCTGATGTATTAAGCGAATTTAATATTGAAACGAATCCAGTAAATGAAGCAGTTCAAGAAGTTGTTGAAAATGAAGAACTTGTTGAAGAACCTGAAGTTGAAGATAATCCAATTGATGGGAATGTTCAAATGGTGGATTCAGTTGCTCCAGTAGAAGCAGCCAATGAAGAAGTAGAAAAAGAAGAAGAATCAGAAGAACAAACAGAACCTGAAGAGGTTTTAGATGATTTTGAAGAAGAAATTTCCGACGAACAACTCATTGAAATTTATAATAGTCTTACTCCAGAACAGGTTGTAAAAGTAGAAGTTGAAACGGAAGACGATGAACCAGCAGATGTATATTTCCCAGTTACTGAATTGGAAAAAGATACCGATGAAACAATTGTTGAATTATTAAAAGAACGTGGAGTTCTTGATGCAGATTATTTTGTTCTTTTGAAAGGCAATGTTGAAGAAGTATATCCAGCAACGAAAGAACAATTTGTCGAATTTTTAAGAAATAGTAATTTATTAGAAGTTGCAGAAGAACCTACTGAAGATTCAGTAGAAGAAAATATTAATGAAGAGGTATAATGAAATGATTAAAGGACATAACATTCTTGCTATGAAAAATGACAATACTTCTATTACTGAAATGCTTCAGTATATGGGTGTAGAACCAACTACAGAAATCGTTGCAGAAGCTGCAGGAAAATTCGCAACGAGCGGCGGTTTTGATATGCATGATTTATTTACTTTTTTGAAAGAAAAAGGTATCATGACAGGCGAAAGCGAAATTGAAGATAATCGATAATTAAAAAATTAATGTTTTATAAAAAAGATGACAAAAAAGTCATCTTTTTTCTTTTTAGCTAAAATAAAAATGTTTGGATGTGTTATTGAAGAAATCAGATAGGGAAATTTTTATATATGGAGAGATTAACGTGATAAAAAAACGTTTTTATGATGATTATGATGGATATGATAATTATGAAAATGAAATGGAAATAGAAATCCCGTCTTTTGATGACGAAGACGAGGAAGAAGATGAAGAAAAAAACTTAAAAGATGCTATAGATGATGACGAATTCTTAAAATATTTTGATGATGCGAGAATGCCGATATCTGCAAAAGCACCGTCAACTACATTTAAGAAGAAAAAACCAGAAATAATTTTTGAACAAGGCGAAAAGGTAACATATAGAAATAAAGAAGCAACAATTATTTTTGGTCCATATGAACAAAATTATAAAAAATTTTATGAAATACAAATGATTGATGGAAGGATTATTTCTGCTACATCAACGGCATTGCATAAAATGAAAAAATAATTTGATAAAAAATTAAAAGAGGTCTTATGGACCTCTTTTTTATTTATATATGTATTCATTTGAAGTGTATTTTATAATTGAAACAAAATGATGAAAAATCAAAGTAAATTTTAAGTATAGATAGGACGGTGAATTTAATTGAATAAACCAGTTTCAGGTTCCACATATCGCAAACTTGGTGTTGCTATAGAGGAACTTAAAGTCAGACCACAAATTACTCCAAATATGACAGTAAGAGTTAACGAAGGCTCTTATTATACATCTCGTATGAAGCTTGTTGAATTTGAGGGTGGAACTTCTCCAACAATTCAAGCTCCAGCTGCTGGATATAAATGGGTAATAGTTGGTATTACTCCACAGGGTACTATTTTTGTTTCATCAGGAGAAATCAAGAATAGGGCTCCAGAACTTCCAACGATTGAACGTAATATGTTACCATTAGCAGCTATTTATTTGGGTGCTAATGCCACTGCAATCACTGAGGATATGATTGAAGATATTCGCCCATTCTTAGCAAGTGGATATCATCCTGGTGACCATACATTATTGGATAACAATGACGCTCCAAACCTTCACCCAATTGCTTCAATTGATGGTTTACAAGCAGCATTAGATGATAAAGCTTCCAAAGCTGATTTGGAACGTTTTAGTGATAAAATTGATGAAACTTCTGGTACGTCTTCAACGACATTTACATTAAATAATGCTCAGTCTGGTACTCCAACTGCTAATGCTGGTATTATTATAAATCGTGGTTCCGAACTTAATGTTGGAATTCGTTACAATGAACGTAAAAATGGTGGAATGTGGGAATTCACTAATGACGGTGTTGTTTGGAATGACTTCCCAACTGCATTAAGCATAGATGGTTCATTAAAGAAAGCTTCAAAGAATACCGACGGTGTTTTAAGACTTTCAGTGGAACCAGAAGATATATTAATGCCAATCGCTGTTGGCGATAATGACCCAAGACTTGCAAGAATTGCAGAAAAAGTTGATAAAGAAACTGTATATACAAAAGAAGAAATTGATGAAAAATTTAATGGTACTGTTAAATTAAACGAAATTTATACAAGAGCTGCTGTCGATGATATGTTAGATGGCAAACTTAATGTTGGTAGTACATATACAGAACTTCAGATTGACAATTTCTTAAGAGGCAAATTAAATGTTGGTGACGCCTATACAAAAGACGAAGTTGATAATTTATTAGCAGACAATGCAAATCTTGAGAATACATATACAAAAGAAGAAGTAGATGGTTTTGTATCAGAAATCAATGGAAAAGTTGACGGTAACACAGATGCAATCGAAACAAAAGCAAACGCAACAGATGTATATACTAAAGAAGAAATTGATGCAACGAATGAGGAAACAACGAATAGATTAAATGCATTAGATGAAGCAGTTGCTGCCAAAGCTGTTGCTGAAAATGTATATACAAAAGAAGAAGTAGACAATATCGTTTCAGAAATCAATACAACTGTTGAAACCAATACTTCGAATATTGAAACAAAAGCAAATGCTGCCGATGTATATACAAAGGCAGAAGTTGATGAATTTATAGAAGCTAAAGTTGATGATGGCGAATTTGATGAATTGGAAGACGCCGTTACAACGCTTTCTAATAACGTTAATAGCCTTCTTACAGAGGTTGCTCCAACAATCGTTACGCAGACAGAATATCAGAAAGATTGTAAAGATGTTCAAGATGCATTGGATGCAATCAATGAAGAAATTTCTGGTGTTAAGACGACAACATATGTAAAAGAAGAAACAGATGAAAAAGTTGATACCGTTGTTGGCGCTACATTAGAAGAACTTAATATTGTATTAAATGATATAGTTGAAGGTACTCATTCAATTGTTAGACATTCACAAGATGCTTCTGATGTTGTTACTTCAACGAATGAATTATTAAGAGCTCTTGGTGAAAAGCAAGCTTATAAAGTTGATGTTGAAGAAGCAATTGCGACTGCAAAACAAGAAACAAAAGCAGATACAATTGCAGAAGTTAAAGCCACTACGGTTCAAGAAGCAATCGCTGAAAATGCAAATGGATTGGAAATCGCAAATATTGCTTCAAAAGCAGATGTTGCTGAAGTACAAAGTAATGTAACAACTCTTGGCGAAACAGTTGATACTAAAGCAAATGCAAGCGATGTTTATACTAAAGACGAAGTTGTATCGTTATTAGAAGCAAAAGCAAACCTTGCCGATGTTTATAAGAAAGTGGATACTTATTCAGCTGAAAGAATTCAGGAACTTCTTGATTTAGAGGCCAATAAGGATTCAGTTTATACAATTGCCCAGGTTGATGAAGCTTTAGCTCTTAAAGCTGATAAAACGGAAATTCCTTCTCTTGTTGGATATGCTAAAGAAAGCGATGTTGATGATGCATTAGCACTCAAGGCTGATAAGACAGACCTTGATGTTAAAGCAAATACATCTGATGTAAATGATGCTTTGGCACTTAAAGCCGACAAGACAGAAATTCCTTCATTAGAACCATATGCCACTGTTGCAAATGTTGAATCATTAATTAGCGAAATTGATGAAGATTTAGCTAAGAAAGCAAATTCCGAAGATGTTTATACTAAAGCAGAAATCGATTCATCAATGGATGATAAAGCAGATACAGATACAGTATATACAAAAGAGGAAGTAGATGCTTTGCTTGCTAATATGTATACTAAAGAAGAAGTAAATCAGGCAATTAGCACAGCAATAGCAGATGTACTTCAACAGATTAGAAGCGAAATTAATGGTTAAAAATTATAAAGCCCGGTTTCGGCCGGGCTTTATTTAAAAATAAAAGGTCGTGATAGAATGTATGATATTATTACATTAATAAAAAAAGTTTTTCGCGATTGTGAAGCTGATTTTGCTAAAAAGCAAGATGTATATACAAAACAAGAAGTAGATGAGATTCTTGAAAATACATTAGTAGCACTTCTCGAAGAAATAGACGCAGAAATTGATAATCAAAATAATTCAGATAATGGTAATACCGGTGATTAAAAGTAGAATTATTATTATAGATGGTTAAATGGAAAAAGATGTTGAAAATAGTAATTGAGGTGAAATAAATTGTCAGAAGCACTTTCACAGTTAGCGAAATCCATAGTACAAAAAATATCAAATAATAATGCTAATAAAATAGCTGAAGCAAAAACGAATGTACTTCAAACTGTTGCTCAAACAACAGTAAATGAAGCAGTTCACAATGTTTTAGATGTTGATATAAGTGGATTGGCAACGCAAGGTTATGTCGACGAACATATGCCTGATACTTCTTCTTTTGTAACTATAGAATACTTAAATGAACATATGCCAGAAAATACGGATATGTCGTTATATCCTACTATAGAAACAGTAAATGCTCATTTGCGCTTAAAAGCAAATACAAGTGATGTTTTTACAAAAACAGAAACTTTTTCGAAAGAAGAAGTTCAAAATCTCATTTCAAATTTTGTTGATAAGGACAATGTATATACTTCAGAACAAATTGATGAAATGGTAGCTAAAAAATCTGATATTGATGATATTAAAGATAATTATGTCAGAAATAGTAGGATTTTTTCAGATGATGGTAATGGCCCATTTAGATATTCTCATGTTGATGAAGATAATAGCATGAAACTTATTGATATGTCAAATCAAAATAAATTAATGCTATTTAAAGGTTTTAATGCTCTTAAAAATGTAAGAACAGATATTACTTTTTCAAAACAAAGTACATTGCCGATTGATATGGTAATTGCTGCTGAAAATAATGAAACAAATTTGGGAAGTAAAATCATTGTTTCTAATGATAGAGGTATTTTTTATCTTAAAAATGAAAGCGAAAATAAAATAATTGACAACAGAGAAATTGTTGTAAAAAAAGATATAGATGACTTAAAAGAAGAAATTAATAATTCTATTAGTTCAAAATTAGATAATGATAGTATAGCAACTGTTGATGATTTTGGTATAATTAAAATTGGACAAAACATTACGGGAACTGAGGGTGTTATTAGTTTAACTGGAGAAAACGTAACAGCGGCTCTTGGTTATGAACCACCAACCAAACAACAGGTTGACCAAAGTATAGCGAATCTTGTAAATTCTGCTCCAGAAACATTAAATACGTTAAATGCATTAGCAGAGGCATTAGGAAATGACCCAAGCTTTTCAACGACAATTATGGCAATGATTGGAGAAAAGCTTGGAAAAGAAGAAACAGCTAAAAATTCTGAAAAAGTCAATGGTTTAACAGTAGAAACAGCAGTTCCATTTAATGCTAAATTTACAGATACTACTTATGAAGAAGTAACTACAGAAGTTTCAGGTTTAATGTCTGCTGCTGATAAAGCCAAATTAGACAGTATTAGCGAAGGTGCTAATAATTATGTATTACCAGTAGCTAACAATTCTCGTTATGGTGGCGTTAAAATTGGCAATAATGTTTCTGTTATAAATGGAGCTATTAGTATTACAAATGATAATGTTATACAGGCATTAGGATATACACCAGTAAGAGAAGATGCAATTGATGCATTAGTTGGAAATGCTCCAGAAGAATTAAATACATTAGAGAAAATAGCAAATACAGTTCAAAGCGTTTCTTTTGATGATATATGGGATGAAATAAATAATAAATTAGATAAAGACGGTACGGCTGTTAATGCGGCGAAAATTAATAATTTAACCGTAGAAACAGCAGTTCCAGCAAATGCAGTATTTACAGATACTACATATGGTTTAGCAACAGAAACAGAATCTGGTTTAATGTCATTTGATGATAAAATTAAATTAAATGGTATTCCAAATGACGCTAAGTTTACAGATACTACTTATACCGTTGCTACGCAATTAGCAGACGGACTTATGAGTGCTGCTGATAAAGCTAAACTTGATAGTGTTCCGGAAGGCGGTTATAGCGGTGGTGGTGGAGACGATTCATATGTTCTTCCAAATGCAACGTCTACTGTCCTTGGCGGTGTTAAAATTGGCGATAACATAACTTCTGAAAGTGGAAGAATCAGTGTTACAAAAACTAATATTACAACAGCTTTAGGATATGAACCGCCAACAACACAAAATGTTGAAACGTTAGTAAGTAATCTTGTAAATTCTGCTCCAGAAATGTTAGATACATTAAAAGAACTTGCTGACGCTATTGGCAATGACCCAAGTTTTGCTACTACAATTACTGGATTAATTGCAAATAAATTGGGTAAAACAGAGACTGCTAAAGATTCTGAAAAAGTAAATGGCTTAACTGTAGAAACAGCAGTTCCGGCTGGAGCCAAATTTACTGATACAACATATGAAGTCGCAACATCTTCTACAGACGGTTTGATGTCTGCTGAAGATAAAGCTAAGTTAGATGGTCTTGGCGGTTCCGGTGATTATGTATTACCAGAAGCTACAGACACAACACTTGGCGGCGTTAAAGTAGGAAGTAACATTACAAATACAAATGGCGTAATTTCAGTAAATAAAGCAAATGTTACTACTGCTTTGGGTTATGAACCACCAACGCTTTCAAGAGTTGAGGAACTTGTTGCTGGTCTTGTAGATTCTGCACCAGAAACATTGAATACTTTGAAAGAAGTTGCTGATGCATTAGGAAATGACCCAAATTTCGCTACTACAATTACTGGATTGCTTGCTAATAAGCTTGGAAAAACAGAAACCGCTGTTAATGCTGAAAAGGTTAATGGTCTTACTGTTGAAACGGCTGTTCCCGCAGATGCAGTATTTACAGATACAACGTACGAAGAAGCTACTACAACAACGGCCGGATTAATGTCGGCTACAGACAAGGCTAAATTAGATGGTATTGGTGAAGGTGCTGGAGAATATACTTTACCAGCAGCTGATACTTCAACGTTGGGTGGAGTTAAGATTGGTAGTAATATTACAAATGTTGAAGGTACAATTTCAATAAACAAAAACAATGTTACTACGGCACTCGGTTATGAACCACCGACAACTCAGAATGTACAAGAACTTATTGATGCATTAGTTGATTCTGCACCAGATACTCTTAATACATTAAATGAACTGGCAACGGCTCTTGGTAATAATCCAAATTTTGCTACAACCGTGACAGAATTAATTGGTTCTAAACTTGGCAAGACAGAGACTGCTAAAGATTCTGAAAAGGTTAACGGTTTAACTGTAGAGACAGCTGTACCAGCAAATGCTAAATTTACTGATACAACTTATGAAGAAGCAACCGCTTCAAATGCCGGTTTGATGTCTGCTGCTGATAAGGCTAAGTTAGATACAATTGACGAAAATGCAGCAAGTTATACTTTACCAGAAGCGACAGCTTCTACACTTGGTGGAGTTAAGATTGGCAACAATGTTACTGTATCTGATGGTACAATTAGTGTAACTGGAACAAATGTTACCGATGCATTAGGATTTACTCCATTGGATGCTACAGCAACTGCTTCAAATGCTGCAAAGGTTAATAATTTAACTGTTCAAACGGCTGTACCAGAAAATGCGTTGTTTACAGATATGAATGTAAAGAGCGAAGTTGCAAATACAACAGCTGCATATCTTACTGGTACAACTTCTAACGTTACAAATACAGGTACGCAGGTATTTGATACAAACGTATACTTAACATCAACAGCTGGAAGATTGCATGTTGAATCACTTGAACTTGGTTCTGGTATAGTACTCCTTTAACAAATGAAAAAATTGTCAGATTAATTTCTGACAATTTTTTTTATAGTATAGATGTATTAAATTTAAGGAAGAGTTATTTTTTATATTTTTATGAGGTGAAATAAATTGGCAGAAACAATTTCTAGTTTAGTTGGTGGCGTTGTCCAAGCAATGTCAACAAGAAATGACAATAAAATAGAAGCAGCTAAAGAAGCTGTTGTTAACGTTGTAAAGGAAACAGTTGTTAAAGAAGTTATTCATGATACCTTAAATGTTGATTTAAGTGGGTTAGCAACAAAAGCAGATGTTTCGGCTTCTATATATGATGATACTGAAATCAGAGCATTAATTAATGCAAAAGCCGATGCAAATGACGTTTTTACTAAAAACGAAACTTTATCAAAAGAAAATATTGAAAATGCATTATCTGAAAAAGCAAATATAAGCGATATTCCAGATGTTAGTAATTTTGCTACAAAAGATGAATTATATAATGATACCGAAATAAAAGCTTCATTAATAGAAAAAGCTGATGCAAATAATGTTTATACAAAAACAGAAGTCATTTCATTATTGGAAGCAAAAGCAAATTTAGAAGATGTTTATAAGAAAGTAGATACTTATTCGGCTGAAAGAATTCAAGAATTGTTAGATTTAGAAGCTAATAAGGATTCTGTTTATACAATTGCTCAAATTGATAATCTTTTATCTGAAAAAGCAAATTCAAATGATATTCCCGATGTTAGTAATTTTGCTACAAAAGATGAATTATATGATGATACTGAAATAAAATCAATGTTAGCAAATAAAGCAAATTCTGACGATATTCCTGATGTTAGTAATTTTATTGAAAAAGATTCATTAACAAACATTTCAAGTATTAACGGCAATATAAAAGACTATATTGGTGTTTCTGAAAACGAAAGTGCAGACATTGAATTATCTGCAGCTGACAAAACATCTGGAAAAGGCACGAGACTTCAAATTTCCAAAGTAGATGGTATTTATTACACAAAGAATTCAGCGTCTTCTAGCAGCCTCTCGAGTGACCGTGAGATAGCTGTTAAGGGAGATATTCCAGATATTAGTGCTTTAATTTCAAGAATAGAAGAATTAGAAACTAAAGTCGCGGCATTAGAAGCTAAAGAATAAGAAATAAAAAGAAGCACATTAAGTGCTTCTTTTTTATATAAGATTTTTTTTAGTAATTTCTTTGAATTTTTCTTTAATAATTTGTTCATTGTTTTCAAAAAAATCAATAATTAAATCATATAACATACGGTCTAATTCTTCATTAAATACAGTTAATTCATGCATTTCTTTAAAAGAAAAATTATCTTCATCAACTGTATCAATATTTATTTCTATTTTACATTCTCCCAATCTTGGATAATCTTCATATTCATTTTCTGTTATAAGTTCATATGCTTTCTTAAATTTTAATGAATCTTTTGTAAATATTTTTGCTGTTTCTTGTGGTTCAAAATAAATAAAATCATTGCTAAATCTTCCATTAGAATTTAATCGTTCTTCAATATCATTTTTTATTTCATCTTCTAATAAATCTTTTAAGAAATATTCAGATAATTCTTTTTGATTTGAGAAAATATCGTTTGCTTTTTTAATAAGGTGCATTGTTTTCACTCCATTTTTATTTTTTAAGTGTTTCGCCAATACTTGATATTTGTCTATTTTTATAAAATTATTAGTTTCTTTTGTTATCTCTTTTACTTTATATCCAAGTTCATTTAATATATCACTTATTTGTTGAATGATTCCTTTATAAAAAGATTTTCCTTTTTCAGTGAAATAACATCTTTTTTCTTCTTGTAAATCATTTATCATTGGTACAGTCATTCTTGATAATAATGAATTTATACGTTGAATTTCTTTACTATCTTCTGTTATTTCACCTTTTTCCATAATTTCATCTATTCCACGTATAAATCCATATTCTTTACCATCAATATCAATAACATATCTATATAGAGTATTTGATTCTTTTGTGTCTTCATTGTTTCCAATTAAAGCAATAACATCACTTTCGTTTCCACTGTACAAATATCCATTATCCGCCCACCAAAAATATTCATCATCTTCATCAAAATATTCTGGTCTTATTTCATTCAATAAATATATATCTTCTATTTCGTATTCATCGTATCCATAGTTTATAAGTTCATTTTTTAAGTCTGACATTTCATGTATTTCTTTTTCTTCCGATACAGATTCATTATATTTTTCTATTTCTTCTAACATATTCGTATCTCCAATTTATATATTTATTCAATCATAAAATAACTTTGTTTTACATAAATAAAATAAATATAATACAAAGTTTTTTTTAATAAGGAATGATATAATGGGAAAAGAATTTAAGAGTTTTTTTAAGACTGTTGGAGGAAATGAAGGGAATAAATGTAATTATCCAACAAGGTTAGATACATATGGTTGTGGATGCCAACACGATTGCAGTTATTGTTATGCGAAATCATTATTAAGTTTTAGAAATTTATGGGATAGTGAAGAACCGTCAATTGCTGATATTTCTAAAATTAAGAAAAAAATAAAAAAATTAAATGGAATAAATGCAATTAGACTTGGTGGAATGACAGATTGTTTTCAGCCACTTGAAAAAACTGCAAGAGTAACATACGAAACAATCAAATGCTTAAACGAAAATAACATTAATTATCTTATCGTTACAAAAAGTCATATAATAGCAGATAAAGAATATCTTGAATTAATGGATAAAAAATTAGCGCATATACAAGTAACATTAACATGTACTGATGATGCAACGTATAAAAAATTACAATATGAAAAAGCTAGTTTACCAAGTCAACGTATAAGAGCGATAGAAACGTTACAAAGTAATGGATTTGATGTTTCGGTTAGGTTGAGTCCATATATTCCAGAATTTATTGATACAAATATTTTGTCACAAATAAAATGTGATAAAATTTTAATAGAATTTTTACGTGTTAATTCTTGGATAAAGAAATGGTTTGATATAGATTTTTCAGATTATACAGTCAAACAAAGCAGATATAATCATTTGCCTTTAGAAAAGAAAAAAGAATATTTATCTAGAATTAAAGGTTTTAAGGAATTAAGCGTTTGCGAAGATGAATCTGAGGCATATGAATATTGGAAAAATAATGTAAATAAAAATCCAAATGATTGTTGTAATTTAAGAATATAAGAAAAAGGAGAGACTTAAATCTCTCCTTTTTAATTTTTATTTTATAAATAACCAATAGTTTTATTTTTATATAAGAGAGGTGAAATTCATGGCTATTATTTTAGAATCTCTTAATGATTCTACAATTTCGGCAATTACTGATAGAGAAAAAGAATTATTACACAAATTAAGAGCTCTTCTAAAAGATGCTCCAGAATTTTCTCATCGTTCTTTGAATACTTTAGTAGAAAGAGATTATGGTCTTCGTTGGACAGATGAACAGCTTTTAATATTTATACAATTGTCTATAAGTAATTTTAATACTTCTGGTGGTGCTCCAACAAGTTTTACAATTAATACATACCCATTTAGTATAGAGGGTTGTATTATAATGGGAGCATATATTTTTGCAATTTTAAGTGAAGCAACATGGCAAGCTGGAGAGGCCTTTTCTTATTCAGATAATGGAATCAGTCTTTCTATCGACCTTTCTGGCAAATATCTTGCTCTTATTGGTCAGATGAAAGCAGCTTATGATGATAGTATTAAATCAGCAAAACAAAGCATTACTCGTCCAGTTGGTACTGGTATTATATCATCAGCTGCTGGCGCTGGTATGGGTCGAGGAATTACAATGAGGTCTTTCGCGTCCAGAATGTGGGTATATAGATAACATACGATAAAGACTTTAATTTTATCGTTAATGCTTAATTATAAAAACATTGTATTGATGATAAAATGTTTTTAATTAAAGAATTGGAAAGGTGATGATATGTCTACAAAGACAATAGAAGGAATAGAAGTAAGAATAGCAGAAAGTAATGAATATCCAAGAGTATTATGGCAAGAAGCAAATGGAACAATATCTCCTTTGGCTGCTAGTGAAGTAAGTAATGTTAATAATAATAATCTTGGTATTTATGTTAAACAACAAGGAAAATATTATTTTGTTCCTAAATATGTAGAACAGATGTTAAGAGATTATATAAATGAAAATGATGCTGAAGAAATTTATATTTATGATAATAAATATAAAATGAGCGATTTTTATCCGCAATCATATCAAACAATGACATATTGTAATGATTTGCCAGTCTTAAATGCTTCGTCTCTAACAACATGTGAAGAGATGTTTAAGAATTGTTATGAATTGGAAGAAATCCCATATTTTTATTCAGATAATGTTACAAATATGAAAAATATGTTTGAAAATTGTCAATCTCTTCCGGAAAGGCTTTTATGGCCAATTGGTTGTGATAATATCTCTGATGTAAATATGTTAAAAGATATGTTTAAGGGAAGTTCTGTTAGATATGTTAAATTAAATAATGTTCGTTCCAGCTTAAAATCTCAAATTAATTCTCAATTATTAAGTGGAACAGATAACTTAAATATAGAATTCAGCGATTTGTCATATGAAGATTATTTTAATGATGTAGTTAGAAATGAATTTGGTTATTTGGGATTATCAAAATGGGCAATTAGATGTGCTATGGTAATGGTTTTGGAAGAAAATCCATATGAAATGGACATTCAAGAAGCTGAAAATATGGCGATGGAATATTTATGTTCTGTGAATTCATTAGCTACTTTCTTTTTTGATCCAATCGGAAGTTGTATGCCTAAAAATATGCCTCTTTATTTTGGATATTGCCAAAATATAAGTATATTAAATTTAGATAGTCAATTTGATACGTTTTGTACTGTTGATATGCATGGAATGTTTGAATATTGTGAAAATTTACAATCAATTACAGTAAATAATCAAGATAGACTTTTATTATATACAGACAATACAATAGATATGTGTCATATGTTTGTAAGATGTGAAAAATTAACGTCAAATAATCTTCCATTATTTTCAAATACTAAAAAAGTAAGAAATATGAGCGATATGTTTAATAATTGCAAAAGTTTAACCACTGTTCCTTTATTTGATACTAGAAATGTTAGAGATATGCAAAAAATGTTTTATGAATGTGATAATTTAATATCTGTACCGCAATTTGATACACATAAAGTTACAAACATGAATAATATGTTTTATAATTGTAATAAACTTACAAATATACCACAATTAAATACAGAAAATGTTACAGATATGGGGAATATGTTTTCTTATTGTGAGAATCTTGTATCTATACCGCAATTGAATACTAGTAAAGTTGGACATATGGTTGAAATGTTTTATGCTTGTTCTTCATTGGAAACAATTCCAGAATTAGATACTAGTTCTGCTAGAAATATGAATAATATGTTTAATAATTGTTCGTCTCTTCCAGAAGAATTTCCATGGGTTATAGATTGTAGCAGCATAGACTTGGATAATAATAATAGCCTTAATTCTCGTATGAAAAATATGTTTTATGGGTCTTCTGTTAAAAAAGTTGCGTTTAAGAATGTTAAAAATAATGTAAGACCATTAATTACATCTCAATTGCTTAAAAATAATAATGATATGATTATAGAATTTTTTTAATAAAAAAGAGGAGAAATTTTCTCCTCTTTTTTTGCATAAAACTATTTACATTTCCTTTGTTTTATGGTATAATATAACCATAAAATAGAAAGGAATGATTAAAATGACGAATGAAGTAAAGACGGCAAAGAATTTTATTTTTGGTGGAAAAGCTGAATTTACTATCAAAAACGTTGTTTCGAATATCGAATATAAATATAAGGTAAATAAGAGTAAAAAGAAATCTGAAAATGGCAAAGAATTGTTTTTTGTAAAAGTAAAAAATGGTCATGATTTCGTGTATGCCGGATATATTTGTAAATTTGAAAATGGAACTTTTTTCTATAGCAAAGGTAAGAAAGGTACTCTTGATAACACAGCACCGGCCATCAAGGGCATAATTTATGCTATCAATAGAGGAAATAACAAACTTCCTCATCCGATGGTTATGATTCATCATGGGCGTTGCGCTTGCTGCGGTAGAAAGCTCGATGATGACGAATCCATTGAACGTGGTTTTGGTCCGATTTGTTGGAAACATATAACGAAAGGATGAGAAAAGTGAAGAAAGAAGCGTATTTATCTATTACAAGGTCTTCAAATGAAAAAATGGTTATTGAAATTAGAGACGAAAAACGAAATAGGGAAATTATTGAATTAAATTTGGACGATTTTACAAAAGTAATTACTGGTATGGTTATGAAAGTAGAGGTTGAAAAGAGAGGAGAATAAATGTGGATTCATTGAAAGAAATTAGAGAGATGTTGGAATATGCATATGATGGTGCAAATGCTATGGATGATGCAGAATCTGCATTAAGAATATCTCGCGCTCTTGCAGCGTTGAATGCTCCAACAGATATAAATATATTTACGAAAAAATTTGATAAAATATATATAGAACAAGCATGCAGTATTCAATAACCGGAGTTGAAAAATAAATGGAGATTTTTTGGAGAGATATAATATTCCAAGGCATTTTGATAAGTGAAAAATCATTAAAAAAGATTCTAGATGTTCTTTCTACAATATCAGCAATACGTAAATTTCTGTCATATGCAAAAAATGAAGTGCATATGACTTGTATTTTTAGGCCAAAAAGAGAAGAGATTTATACAAGTGATATTCTTGAAAAAGAAGTTACTCTTCAAGTAGTTGCAGTTGGAATATTAAAAAACGAAAAAGATGAAATTACAAATATTGGCATAAAAATAAAAGACAAAAATCATTATTCACAAAATAAAGTAGCACACGTAACTATAATGGTACTTAATGGAGGTAAAGCTGTTGATACAGCAAAATGTGAATGGCGCTGGATAACTGACTTTACTATTACTGGTAAATTTGCAGTTTTTGACAAAGATAGTAAATCGTTTTTTAAGGTACAATATTAATTGTTGATTTTTAAGAGCATAAAAATTATGCTCTTAATTTTTTTTATTTTTTATATAGAGATAAAAAAATGGAGGAAAAATATGACTACAAGAAAATCTAAACTATATCTACCCAATCCATCTACAAATTCTCAAGAATTACATCATTTAGAAACAGAAGTAGACCAAATAGAAGATATAACTTCTTATATGAAAAATATAAATAAGACTATAGATAATGCTGATTCTTTAAGAAATTCTATTAATGCAGCAGATGTTAATCATATACATAATATAGTAACTGCATCTAGTAATGGAATGATGAGTAGTGTAGATAAAACAAAATTAGATAGTATAGAAAATACATATGCAATTATAAATCATACTCATAAATATACAACATTCACAGACCCAATGAATAATAGTTGTTATAATTCTTATAAAAGTGATGATTCTAGAGAAATAGATGTTGTTTTTCATTTAACAGCGGCTAATACAAACAACAAATACTTAAAATTATTAACAATTTATGATATATCTGGAGATTTTGGTGTTTTTATAGATGTATCATATTGCAGTAAAAATAATAATACCGGTAATGGTTTTCATGAAGATTACGCCAAGTTTTGTCTTACTGGCATTAATGCTGACACTATTGGTGATAGTTTACATTTTAAAACATTATTTACCGGCAATAACGTCATAAAACCAAGATTATATGCTTATTATAAACCAAGAACAACTTCTTCCGGTAAAGAAAATAGAGAATGTAATTTGTATTATCAATTGCTTGGTGAATGGAGTTCCTTAAATATTCATTGTAAAAGTTCTTATATATATCAAACTATAAAATATAAAGATATTGGGAATGAATTGTTAGATACATTGCCATCTGGAAGTGCAGTATCAAATTAAGATAAAAAGGAGGAATAAATCCTCCTTTTTATTAATATGTGTCTCCGTACATAATCGTGACATCTTCAGCAACTGTAATGCTGCCGACGCTATAAGATTTTCTATAGCTTGAAAGCCAGCAATCAATGTATGTTTCTACCCAATATTTTTCTTCTTTACCATGAGCTCTTGTCTTGACTTGGATTTCAAGAGGAACTTTTTGTTGACGTAAAGTATTAAATACCAAATTCGTAGCTGTTTTATATGCTCTAGCATCAATTGATTCTGGTGACATTGAACTTTGGTCCCAAGTATCTCCTTCGGCTTCAGCATCATATACTTTTGCACCAATTTGGTTAAATGGACGTCCAGAAGTTGTTAAGCCAAGAGCATTCCAGATTTGTGATTCATATAATGCTATGCGAGACATAGTCAATGAACCACCTTTCGTGTTTTCTGGAACAGCTTGTACAACGCCTTCCCATCCAATGGCTTGTAATTTATTTACGCCTCTTGATTCGCTGACATTGAAGCTTTGAACCATGCCAACAATTGAACCATTAGCAAAGATGAAAGTATTTGTAGAAGTTGTGAGTAATGAATTATCAAACGCCGTTTGTGGGTTGAAATCATTCTCAGCTGTTCTAATATCATTTCTAGTAGCACGATGAGTATTTGTAGAAGTATTAGCAATATTGGAATTTACAGCATCGTGTTGTTCGAAATAGTTAAAATGCGTATTAGCATCATAACCAGGATTAGTTATTGCCATTGCTTCTCACCTCTTAGCTCGTGCTAGAAATTTTTTCACCGTATACATCACTATAGGAAATAGTTGCTGTTTCGGTAATTTGAATCTGATTTGTAGCATATGATTTACCATACTGTTGTAACCAACAATCAATATATGTATCTACATGGTAAGAATCGTTTTGGTCGTCTGGAAGACGAACTTTTACCTTGAATTCCAATGGAACGCGCTGGTCTTTTAATGTTTTGAAGGGGTTACCATACGTCCTTGATGCAGAATCCATAGTAGATGCTGTACCATATACATAATCACTATCATTTGCTGGCATGAATTGACCGGTTCTGGTTAAACCAATAGCATTTGCCAATGTTGAATTGAAAAGAGCAAATCTTCTGAGAGAAATTGTACCACCGTTGGTATTTTGAGGGAGCATTTGGACAACTCCCTCAGTACCAAGTTCTTGTATCGGAGTAATAGTACGACTTTCAGAAGGTGTAAATTCCTGAACTATGCCAACTCGCATGTTGTTAGCATAAACTTCTACGTTCGTTGATGTAATAGGCAACGTGGCACTATTATCACCAATTTCAGGCATTCCAGTTGCTCTTTGGGTATTCAGCATTTTATTTACTTTAGAAGGAAATGCTGCTTTAGTACCGTCAATTACGTTTTCCAACTTGTCCGCCATTTACCGTTTCACCTCTCTTATTAGGTAGCAGCGAAACCGAACGTAATAGTTACATAGTTCAACGGATATACTGCTTCGATTTCAAAGTTTACGAGGACTTCTCTCGGGTCGTCTGGAGAATCTTTTACAGAAAGTCCTTGATATCCAAGAATAATTTCTTGTGACATGAATTGCGAAAGAATTGATGAAATTGTATATTGGATGTCTGCTTTTCTGCCAGGCAGATTCTTGATACCGATGTAAAGAGCATCGCAAGATTTGCGGCATTGGGCAATGACATAGTCTTTGATTTGAATAAGTGTAATTTCAGTTGTATTAACTTCGTCATCCTGGGTTGTGATACCATGACGTACTCTGATACCTGACGATTTTTGTTCAATTACACAGCAACCGGATTCTGCCAAAGCGTTCTTTTCTGTTTCTGTATAAACATCCAATAAATCGCCAAATCCACAACGAATCTTCTTTCTTGTAAGTGGTTCTGCAACGTCTTGAGTAAGAGCAATTGTAGCAGCACCAAGAGCAAGATAGCAACCAGGAAGAGTTCTTGTATTGATTCTGCCTGTTTGCAGATTCTTGATATCATAAGTAACACGGCCAGGAACGCAATAAACAACACGTTCATCGCTATAAGCTTCAGCCTGTTGTTTCATACCGATTGTTTTATCAGCGGCTGTTGCAAATTTATTGATTGGCTGTTTTGGATATGCTCCAAGATAGCACATACGTTCATGTGCACCCTGTTCAGACGACATAAAATCAACGTGGTCTTGCATATATGAACCAACAGATGGTGACGTTGTAAGAGGTACGATAATATTAACATTTTCAGCACCAGCAACATCTGCTGTCAGTTTATCAATTGCTTTCTTAATTTCGTAATCTGAATCATTCTTAGCCTGTACGCAAACAATTGGATTGACACCGGCTCTAAATGCAAGTTCTGCAGCAAGCGTTAATGAGTTGATAACAACACCAGATGCCGTGACATCGTAGTTGCCATAAGCCTGAATAACATCGTCGTAGTTGTAATAGAGGATTGGGTCGTAATCTTCTTCTGCTTTCTTGTACTTATAAGAGATGTAGTAAACATCATCTTCGGCGATTGCATCTCCACGAGTTGGAGCTTGAACATGAATACCGACAGTATCGCCAACATTTACTTCTTCACTAACTTCATTAAGAATGAATGTAATGCCAGGGATAATGTTAAGATATTCTGCAACTGTTCCAACTTCACCAGAGTAAATTGGATTCAGAGAAGTATCAAAATCTTCGCTTACATTGTTGATTTCAATCATTTGAGGAGATGAAGATGTATAAACAATTTCATAATCGCCATTTGTGATTGATTCTGAATCAACTATCATGAAATATTCTTTTTCTGCGTCATTAGCAGCTGTTGATTCATTGAGACACATGAATGATTTTGCAAATGCTGGATTATATCCAATAACTTCTTCGTTGAAAGAAACATTTGCTTCAATTTCTGTTTTTGGAGCTTTTGTCGTAATGATTACAGCGTCCCCAACTTTTGTTATGGATTCACCTTCAGAATTCGGAACAAATACGTCTTCAATCTTAAGTTTTAATCCTGGGACTGCTTCTTCATTCCATTCTCCACTTACTCCCCATTCACCAACAATTTGTTTTGTCTGATTATTGATTACTCTATAGCAACCAACATTGACATGGTTTGTTTCTGAATGGTCCCAAGCATCTTCAATATAAGAAATTTCGAGTGTGTAGCTACCATCTTGTACGAGATATTCGTTGTTGTCATTGATAATAGCTGTAACTTGATTTTTCAACTGAATTGATGCTTCTGTTGGAGTAGCAGCAGTAACTGAAAGTTCTGCTGGAGCAATTGTATTCCAAGCAATCTTGTTTCCGTCTTTAAGCTCGTAAGCAACGCCCTCTTCGTAGATTGTAGACCCTCTAACGATTGAACCGTTTGAAAGTGCACGGTCTGTAAGAGAGATAATCTCAAATACGTTGTTCTGAGAGAGTTGGTCATAGCTTTGCGAATGTGATTTTTTAATTGCTTCGTTGTAAACTTCGAAGTAGTTTGCACCTGTACCGACAAGACCGAGAACACGTGTTGCTCCTACGTTGTTGACTGGCGAGGCGGTTTTTATAAAACGCGCATACGCACCTGGTACGCGATAAGGCATGTCTAATGACCTCCTTCCATTTATTAAGAATCTGATTTATCTTCACCATTATGCCGATAATCATCTGCATTGGTGTTTATATAGCTTTTTGCATCGGTAGTATCATCGCCTGTAGCAGACATAGAACCTTTGAGAGAGAATTCGTTTGGATCGAGTAATTCTACATCTTCAATCCAAGAAGACCATGTATCTAATTTGATAGATGCTATGTATATCTTATCTGAATTGTAGTCTATTGTCGATTCGTTGCTATAGCTAACATTTTTAATGATTATTCCTTGATTTTGAATGAATCTTCTCAAAGAAAATCTTAATGCTTTAGCTATTAAATCAGCAAACGTTTCTCTTTCTAATGTATTCTTGCATCCAATGTCTATTTGGACTCCGAACTCATAAAAGCCTTGATAGCGGTAAGCAATGATACTTCCAGAACGCGGGTCTTTAATTTCTTGGCAAAAATCAGACAATCCAGCAGTAACCATTGTGCCAGAGAATGTTGTTATTATCGCTAATGGAAATTCTCTTAATTCCTCGGGTTCTGTATCAAAGAATACTGCTTTCGCAAAATAATCTTTTGGTATTTGCCGAGGAAGTTTATGCATATAGTTTTTAGGATTTCTGAAATATAACCGAAGAAATGAAATTATGACATCTTTTATATGTCTTTCTGCATGTTCTACTATCATTTCTAACCAATCCTTAAAGGATAAATCTTCTCCTACTTAAATAATAGATTGTTTTTTGAATTTTAATTTATATATTTATTCAAATTCTTTTGGATAAAGTGTGGTTCTTTTCATTTTATATATGACGTCTAATGGGTCATAAGCCTTTAATCTTAATTCTTGATGGAATAAATATCCACCAGCCTGATTGACTTGATGAGCTATTACTTGATAAAACGTTCCGTCTGGAGAAATTAAAATGTCTCTATTTTTTATGATTGTGTCTGAAATTGTCCAAGCACCAGGACTATTTTCATTTACAAACATTTGATTTGAAACGCCGAGATATTGTTCTACTGGTTTCAGTCTTACATATAATTGGAATGCTGGGTCATATCCACCAACCCAACCAGTACCATAACACATGTCGCAAGAATTACTTCCAGACCGTCCTCTTATTTCATCATAACATTGTGGACATCTTTCACCATCATATTTTCTTGTATATAAATCAAACAACATTCCAGTGTTTTTCAAAATCCAATAGTTTCTTTCATTTATTTTGAAGAACCATTTATCTGTATTTCTAATTCTAAATGTTGATGGCCTTGAAGATTCACCCTCAATAAAATTTCCATTTTCATCTTCGTATACAGAGGAAATTTTGTACCAATTCATTATGTTTGGATTTACATTGATGTCTTTATCTTCAAAACGATTTGTTTGTAATGGCAAATCGTTTATTTTATAGAACAATCCATTTTGAGAAGAACCTTTGTAAACGTTATATAGTACTTTTTTTATTGTTTTATTGATTACATATTTATCTGGGTTTCTTACTTCTTCCCATGTTATGATTAGATGTTTTTGGTCTCTAGCATATGAAATCATAATATGTTCAGGAGGTGGTAATTGTTTTTGAAAAATAATGTTCATTGACTAACCCCCTTTACAATAAAATCATAGCTTCTTTTGAAAACAAATTATCTTTTTTTAATTGTTCATCAAATCCATTATGTCCATTTAATTCTATTTTTGAATGTTTTGCGTTTCTATCTTTAGAACGAATAAGTACATTATATGTTCCTGGCTTCAATGCGAATGTATATCTGCCATCTTTATTTGTCAAAACATATGCGTAAATATAACTTTCATCATATACAATAATTTCTGCATTTGGAAGAGGCCTATCAGCTTCGTCTTTTAAGTAATTTGATATGTATATATACTCCGAATTTGTAAATGTCACAGTGTCTTTGACATGATTTTTGATGGCGGCTTTAACAAAAACATAAAATGGATATGCTAAACCATTTTTTATTTCTTGGTCTTTATTTATATATTTGTTATTATTAAAAATAACTTCAATATCATATGTTCCTGGAGTTATATAAGCTTTGTACATACCAGCAGAATTTGTATAACAAGTATCTGCATAAATGTTAGCAAAACGTTTTTCTCCTTTTTTTACAAAATTGACTTTTGCATTTTTGTAAATTTTATCACCATTTTTTATATAACCGATAACGGGACGCAAAGAATATCTTTGAAAATCAATATCAGAATAATTACCAATTTCTTTATTGTCCATGAATAAAATTAATTCTTCTGGATGCGGTTCATTCTTAAATGATGCAAATAAAGGATTTCTATCGCTTTCCATTCCTAATGGCATAAAATAGCAATCAAAGGTGATTGATTTTTTAGCTAATTCTTTAATTGGCATCATATCACCTTCTATATTTATAACTGAACCGCAATTGGAAATTATACATTTCTTTACAAATTGTAGTATTCTTTTTTAACATCAGTTTTGTTTGTATAACGGCATGGTCACCAACTCCAAGAATAGTACCAAAATCTGGAGATGCTGCTCCTTGAATTTTAGTATATTTTGGATGAGCTGGTGTGATTGCTTCCCATTCAGCATGCGGGTCGTATGTTACGCAACGGCAATAGAAGAAATTACCTATATTTCTACATTCAGACGAAAAATCTATGTATAAATTACATTCTACTGCATTCATTGCTGTAAGAGATGCGCCTTGTCCGTCCCAAGCATAAGGTTCATTATTATATATGTCGTATTCTACTATAAAGTCGCTTTCTCCGCCATTTATTGCATCGACACATCCATAAAAAATGTTTTTATTTCTAGATGTACTTAACCAAGGAAAAACTTGTTCGCCGGTTTGATTATCAACAACTCTCGTATAATAAGTCATTCTTGGATAAACCAAATTTGGCGAAAATACGGTTCTATTAGGCAGCAAATTTTGTCACCTCACTTGTTTCTCTATAAAATAAAATAAAAATAATTGCTTTCATAAGAATAGTTATAAAAGTATTTACAAAATTTTTTATTTGTGATAAAATTTAATCGGTGAGAGATATGAAAGCATTTGAATTCAAATTTGAAAATCTTGTAACTACAATCCATTTTTACAAAAAATATTTTGATATTAATGTAAAATGTGATGATTTATTGATAGTTGAAGGAAAAAATATTTATTGTTCAAAAAATGATGATAGAAAAATAAAAGCATTAGCAATGTCGCTAATGCAAAAACTTTATTTTATATATGAAACAAACAAAAAACTTTATGGTGAAGGTTTTAATGTTATAAAAAGTGTGCGAAGCGAATGTAAAAAATTGTTTGTACATACTAATTTTTTTATTGATATTAGTAGTAAATATGATATTTATGTTCAAATGTCATATATTTTTTCGTTTATGAGTGATTGTAAATTAAATGTTTTTTCAAATAATGTGCAAAAAGAATACCTTATTACATTGCATTATAATCAATCTCCGATAAAAACAATTCCTTTGCCATTGGATAGAATTCGAACAAAAAATGATTTTAGATTAGAATTTATTGATTTTTTTAAGAAAAGGATTGGAAATTAATTATGAGTAAGAAAAAATTAATGTATGAAAATTTTTTAGCACAATTAAATATAACAAAAAAATATTTGGATGTTGTTATTTTTGATAACGACAAAAAAGTTTTTCGTTGTGAAAAAGTAGATAGAAGATATTTAAGCGATGAAGAAATTATAAAAAGAACAATGTTTTTGATGAAAACCATTTTTAATGTTTTTGAAACCAATAAATTGATTTCTGGTGAAGAACCAAATTATGATTATGATTATATTGATTCATATGCGAAAACATATTCTGATTTTTATTATGTTATAAGAACAAAATGTTTTAAAGTATCATATTATTCTGATGAAATTGAAAAAATATTACGCAAAAGATTTGATTATGTCAATATAAATGAAAAAATTTTTTATAAATTTATGCAATTAGATGTTACAGTTCAAGAAAATTATGAAATAAAAAATAAATTTAGATTTTATTTAGATAGGCCGATGAATAAAGAAACGCTGATTGAAAAAACAAAAAAAGAATTTATAAAGAATTTTGGAATGTAAAGGATGTTTTTATGGATAATTTAACAAAACAAGTAAAAGAATTAGCCAACAATTTAAGAGTTGATATTGTTAATTTTACAGTTGACCAATTAATGCGTTTAATGACAGCAAATAAAATCAATATGAACAAAACAGAAATTGATGAAAATTTTGCTAGTCAAATAGCAGAAAGTTTATTATTAAATATTCCTTTGCAATTTTTGATTTTTCATGAAAAAGGTAATATTTATAATGTTTTAGATGGGAATAAGAGATTGAATGCATTGAAGTATATTCTTTCTCATAATAAGTTAAAAAATTTGGAAATTGCAGATGTGATTAATGATAAGCAATTAACTCAAGATATGATATTTAAGATATTGGATAGTAAAATACAGGTGTTAGTAATTGATTATAGAATAAATGATGAAATCGCCAAAAAGATAAGCGACAAATTTAAGGGCTGAATTTTTCAGCCTTTTTGTTATACGTTATGTTAATTTTTTTGAATTTATTATAAAATAATAATGTGGGAGGCGTATCCAATGAATATAGAGAAAACTACAAATGAAGTTATTGAATGGGTTAGAGATATTTTTAAGAAGAATAATAAAAATATAGTTATTGGTATTTCTGGAGGAAAAGATTCTACAGTTACTGCCAAAATATGCGTTGAAGCTGTTGGGAAAGACAGAGTTTTGGGTGTTATTATTCCAAATGGTATTATGAATGATATGGACACTGCTGGAGATATTTGCAGATATTTGGATATAAAACCATATATTGTAAATATTGCGATGTCTTATTTGACAATACTTGAACAGATTCAAAAACAAGATGTTAATTTGACGGAACAAACAAAAATAAATCTAGCACCACGTCTTCGCATGTCTGTATTGTATGCTGTTGCTCAAAGCTCAAATGCATTGGTTGTGAATACAAGCAATTTTTCAGAGAGATATATAGGATATAGTACATTATATGGAGACGGTGTTGGAGATTTTGCACCGTTATTCAATTTAACTGTATGGGAAGTTATACAGATTGGAAGATGTTTGGGAATACCAGAAGAATTTTTATTAAAACCTCCAAGTGATGGATTGACTGGAAAAACAGATGAAGAAAATCTTGGTTTTTCATATGATGTTTTGGATAAGTATTTATTGACTGGTAAAATAGAAAATATGGAAGCAAAAAAGAGAATAGAAGAACTCCATCAAAAGAATTCGTTTAAGATGAAATTAACTGAAAATATTTTACAATATATGATTGACTAAATAAAAAAGAGGAGCAATTAAGCTCCTCTTTTTCAATTTAATTACTTTCCCAAACATATCTTGACTGCGATTTTGACTGGCAACTTCTTTATATTGTAGTAGTATCTGAATGCACAAATGTTGATGCCCAAATCCTTACACATTTCTACCTTGTTTTTGTATTTCTTCCCGTTGAATGTGCAACAATGCATACCACTCTTGAGGTTTTTGATTGCATCTTCAATGTTTGTTCCTTTGTGTTTCGATAAATACGAGCACAATTTCCTACTGTCAATGTTGAGATATTTTGCTAAAGATGCTTTCGTCTCAAACGTTTTTCCTTTGTATTCGATTGGTTCCCTATGTTTTGTTACCTTTTTGGGTTTTTTGATGCACTTGAGAGCGATTTTGAGGTCGTGTATGTTGTGGTAGCTCATCCATTGGCTTATGCTATCGAGTCTCAACCCCATTGCTCTTTCCAGGTCCCTCATAGATTTGTACCCATTCAGTTGTTTCTTTTTTTCGTACTTCGTCATTGCAATTGCCCCTTTCACCGTTTTGTTTGTTTTTGTTCCTGCTGCTTTCATTTTTTCAGCCTCCTCTAAAAAAATTTATTGTTTTTCGGTGGTTCCTATTCAGATTATAACAAAAAATTTTAAAAAAAGAAAAGATTTCACAAAAAAATTAAAATTTTTTTGAAAAAATTTTTAGATAAATAAAAAAGCCTCTTTTTAAGAGGCAAATTTAACTTCAATCATCTTTTGTAAATCTTCAGTATTATATCTTTTTAATAAAGATTTACTAAATTTAATTTCTTCTGGAGTAATAAATCTTACTATTGTTTCCAATGTTACATATTTAATAGGAACATTTTTTTTCTTAGCTATTGTAATATCTTCTAACATGAAATCATGTATTTCTTCAAATACCCATATTTCGTCACATTTTGGTATGATATTTTTTTTCATATCTGCTATAAGAGCAGAATATTTACTGTCATTAATATCATCTAACACAACATCGAAAATCTTGAACATATCAATTGGAAAATTTTTATTGTCTAAAACAAATTTATAGATTCTATTTCGTAAATAAAAATATTTTAATGGATAAGAAACATATATGATTTGCATATACAACACCTCCTTATGCTTGTCTATAGAAAAAATAAAAAAGCAGCAATGTTTTGATTTATTGCTGCATGAATTCAATGAGTCCATCTATTTGGTCTTTTAAGTCTTTATAAGATGTAAAATTGTTGAACATTCCAATGTTTTGGCCAACTTTTAATAACATTTCCATTTCTCCAAAACATTTATATTTTTCTTTTATATTTCTTTGGTCCAAATTTTTATATTTTTTTGTTAATGCAACAAATTCTTTTTCAACGAAAGATTTCATATATAAAAATATATAATCTTCTATTGTCATTGTTTTTTCTTGTTTTTCTTTAGCATTAGACAAATCTATTGTAAATTTTTTCATCGTTATATTTCCTTTTTATATTTATTTTATTTATTTTATGTAAAGATTTTTTATAAGTGGAGTGAAAGTAGTGGGATATAAAAAAATTAATGGTATAAGTTGTTTATTAATAGATAGTAATGATACAACTACATATCCAAGAGTAAAATTCGGAGGATATGAAGTAGCAGCTACGAAAGTAAATGCTATAGATAATACAAAAATTGGAATGTACATAAAAAAAGATAATGAATATTTTTATGTAACGAAAACGACATGTCGTGTGAATGGTGTGCCATCTCAATCAGGAACTTTAACATATGATGGAAATGCAAAAACACCAGAATGGATGTCTTATGACGATATGCATTTGATTTTAACAAATTTCCAAGCTGAAATAAATGCTGGAACATATTCTGCTACATTTACTCCAGTAGAAGGATATGTATGGCAAGACGAAACAGACGACCCAATTACAATATCTTGGACAATAAATAAAGCTGATGATAGTATAAGATTAAGTAAAGATAATATATCTTTAACAAAAAGTCATAATACAGATGTTATTACAGCTAATCATTCTAGCAATAGTGCTATATCAGCTTTATCTAGTGATACAGATGTAGTTACAACTACAATTAATAATAATATAATTACATTTACTGGACATAAAACCGGTTCTTCTAATGTTACAATAAGCGCTTTAGGAGATAATAATTATAATGCTCCATCATCTGTAACACTTGGTGTTAATGTTGATTTTCAAGTATTATTAACGATTGCCGGAACAACAAATCAAATAATAACATTAACATATACAGAGCCGGATTCTTCTCCAGTAACAGTAACAAGTATTTCTTCAGACCAGAACTTTACTGTTGAATATGGTACTACTTGGACTGCTACAGTAGCTGGAGCAGAAGGATATAATGCAGGTACTTTATCTGCTTCTTCTGGTACTATAACTGGTAATACTACTGTTAGTGCAAGTGAAGCTACTATTGCTATCATAATATTAACTGACAGTAATTATGAAATGAGCCAATTATATCCTTCTATTTATCATACTATGATTATTGTACCTGATAAATTAAATAGTAGTAATTTAACTACTACTAAGGAAATGTTTGTTCGTTGTGATAATCTTACTACTATACCACAATTAGACACCAGCAAGGTAACAAATATGTATTGTATGTTTTATGAATGTAGTTCTCTTACTTCCATACCACAATTAGATACTAGTAGCGTAACTAATATGGGCAGTATGTTTTATGATTGTAATAAACTTACTGGTAATGAAGATATATTTAAAAACCTAAACACTAGTAAAGTAACTAGTATGAAAGAGATGTTTTTTAATTGTACTAAACTTACTTCCATACCACAATTAGATACTAATAATGTAACTAATATGTATAGGATGTTTTATTATTGTACTTCTTTACCTTCTGAATTCCCTTGGATTATTGATTGCAGTAGCATAATCAATACTAATAGAATAAGTGATATGTTCAAAGATTCTTCCGTAACTAAAGTAACATTAGCTAATGTAAATAATAGCATTAGGTCTCAAATTACTTCTCAATTACTTAAAGGAGATAATACTCTTACTATTATATTTGCTTAATTATATAAAAGGACAAAATTAAATGTTTTGTCCTTTTTAATTAAAAAAAGTATTTTTTTATAGTAGAATATATTTAGAGGTGAAAGAAATGAGAGACCCAAAAAGAATTGGTGAAATACTAAATGAATTTGCAATTTTGTGGGACAAAGTACCAGATTGGAGATTTTTTCAATTATTGCAAAATATAGGATTTGACCCAGGAAGAGATTATTTTTATTTAGAAGATGATACTTTATTAAAAACTTTAAAAGATGCAAATAAAAAAATTGATAGTTAATTTTATTTTGTTTAGAGAATAAAAATAAATGGAATGATGTTATGAAACATTTAATTAAAAAGGCAACGATACCAGGTGAAAAAAATTACGTTAATGTTGAACTTACACATAATGAAGCTGAAGATATGATACAATTGAATGAATTGGATTCAGCATCTATAAAATCTGAACGAAAATGTGTAGAATGTGGATATGAACCGCTTAAAACAAAAGAAGGAATTATATACTGTCAGAATTGCGGTTCGTCATATAAGGTTTTTAATGATAAAGTATTTGAAATTCTTTAAGGTGGTTAGAATATGAAGCGTTTGAAAAAAGCAGATGCAAATTTTAATGAATTAATTAAAAAAATAGATAAACAAAAATTAGTAGAAGCAGCTCAGAAAGAATACGAACATGGCGCAGAACATTTTGCAGAAGAGTATTATGATGACCATGATTTAATTGATTGGGAATATTGTAAACCCAAAAAAGAAATTGCAGAGTTATATGAAGATTATATGGATGATTTTTCCGATTCATATGTATATGAATATATGTGTGAAGCGACTGGTTTAGATGAATTAAATGATGAACAAATTGAAAAAATATTAGAACAATTCGGTTGCAAGACAATTAAAGAATTTATTCTTGAAAATGGATATACCGATAATGTAGAAAAATCTTTTTCAAAAATGGAAGAAGATATGATAGATTATTTAAGAGAAAATTATCCAGACGAATGCAGAAAAGCAGATGAAATAGAATATTTTTATTATAAAGCAGACCAGGAATATGATGACAGATTTTAGTGTATTTATCTAATGGAAACCTCCAAACATCTTTTTTCCCCATTTGTAAACATAATAATCCTCCTTTTACACTCTCGACTATTTGAAAGCCTCCTCTCTAATTGAAAGATGGACCGATATGCTTAATGGTATATCGGTCCATCTTCGTTTTATATTTATTTTTATTGTTCTTTGCTTAGTAGTTATGCGTTAGAACTTCGTTCTCTTGCGGATTGTACCGCACGTTGCACACGATGATAGTTTGCCGTGCTGTTCCAACTACTGCGTAGATTTTCATGCGTTATTCGCCACCTTTCCGACTTTCCAAACCTTTACGCGGCATGGTAGCGGCCCTGTTATTGCAGTAGTTAGTCCAAATGGATTTCCCGCATTCTCGCTTGGAAATACAAGGTATTGATTTGCCGCTCCTGTTTGCACAACAATCGAGTTGTCGTCAAGCTGATTCGCAACAACTCCGACAGCCTGCGCGTTTGTGCTATAGGAACACCAACCCGGGTTTCCCCACTCATCGTTAACTTGAACCTCTGCACAGCACCCGACTAAATACCCCGGGAACGGATTAGCTTCAACGTATCTGCTGTTTATCACAATATTTGCAGGGATGCTTTCACTCCCGCCGTTCAGATAGATAATGGCAAATCCGTCTTCATACACAACGCTTTCCATCGTGTCTGTTAGCTTCTGCTCGCCATTTCCGTCGAGATTCGACAAGCTACGGTCAGCCTTATTACTCAAATCAGAAGCATACTGCGACAAATCAATCCCTGCGCTCGTCGGCGTTACGCCGTCGTAGGCTTTGATGATGAATTTCACGCAAGCCGCAGGGGGCTGGACGGTATCAGACGCGCCGTATATGGCGTTTGCCTGAGAAGCATCAAAATTTAAGTCTGTTGGCCAGTTTACCGTGCTTGACGTACCCGAAAAGTCCTTCACGCTACCTCTTGTAACAGAAAGCGCTCCACTTTCTGTGCTTCCAGCAGGAGGCATGTTTACAATCCAAAGCGATGAACTAGAGTGCAGACTGCCCTCGATATTCGGCAACCCTGCGCTCTTATACGTTCCCACAGGATTCGTCGCGCCCGCGCCCTGAAGCACCAAATCTTCCGAACGTGGCAGATTGAACGTCGTGGAGCCGTCACCCGCGCCCCATGTCGTACTAAGCACACTAAACAAATCAGCGTACATAGTCCGCGAAACCGCTTGCCCGTTGCAGAACAGGAAGCCCGTGGGCGGTGTCTGCGTGTCAGCGGCATAGGGGAACAGCGTACCGACAGGGATTCCCGCAGAGCCAGCGTAAGATTCAGCAGCTTGCGCCGCTGCTTTAGCCTCGCTTGCAGAGGTTGCCGCAGAAACCTCAGAATCAACGACAGTCGAAGTATATTTGATGAGATACTGCGAAGCCGTGCCGATGTACTCTATCCACACATAACCGTCGCCGCCGTTGCCACCGCCTTTAGCGCTAGAAGTATAAGTACCACCACCACCGCTACCACCGCCGCCTTTCGTTCCGTTTTTGCCAGCTACATTAACTATACCAGCACCGCCGCCAGCACCTCCACCCGATTCTCCGGCCGAACTATTCCCTTGATATATGTGGGGAACGCCTCCAGCTGCGCCCGCAATAGTTCCAGTCCCTCCACCACCGCCGCTTTCTCCAGTCGTACCACTAAACCTAAATCCACCCTTACCGCCGCCAGCAGTATAGGTATTAAGGTTAACTGTTGCCGTTGTATCTCCGCCGTCTGACCCGTTTGCGTTTCCTGCGCCTCCTGCTCCTCCTGCTCCTACGACTACAGAAACTGTATCGCCAGTGCTAAGATGTTCCAACGCAAACGTCATGCCCCCTTCGCCACCGCCCCCGCCGGAATAGGAATAACTTGAACCAGACCCATAGCTTCCGCCACCGCCACCGCCTGCACCTTTTACAGTAATTTTGTAATACCCATCTTTCGGTGCAGTAAACGTAGCAGAACCAGCTGTCGTGAACGTTGTCTTGTCGTAGCTACCATTGAGGATTGCGGCATCAGTCAAATCGGGAACATTGAACGTTGTAGAGCCGTCGCCAGCACCGTACTTCATGCCAATAGCTCCAAACAAATCGGGATACGCAGTACGCGATACGGCACTACCGTCGCACAGCAAGAATCCCGCTGGTACAGTATTTACGTCATCCACCCAAGGAATGATTGCAGCTAATGGGACACCGCCACCACCATTGTCGCTAAGAATGTTCTTGTACGTCCAGACAACCGTGCCGTCAGTAACCGTTTCATTTTCCTCCGCTTCGGAGAAGTCAGGTTCGGTTGCTGCGGTCGTTCCACCTTCTGAACAAAGCAGAACCAAATAGGACGGTAAACTCGGTGAAAATGCAATATCATTTATTGAATAAACTGTAGAATTTTTTCTGTTTTTATCAATAGAATTTATTTTATTATTAATTGTTTCTATATCGTTGCTTGTAGCTATTTTTACTACTTTGAATTTTGCATTACCATAGTTAATTATATCATTGAAATTAATAGTCATACTATCACCGATTATTGTTTACATCTATAATTTAAGATATATTTGGTTGGCATATACCCTCTTTTTTCTTCCAATATTTTTTTCTCATGTTTATCTGCTGTGGAGAAAATATCTCTATTTATTTTCATTGCTCTTGTTTCCATTTCTTCAGGAATTGAGTAATCTAAATCCTTATGTTTTGAATAATTTGGTATCAATTGATACTTTGTACTATTCATTAAGAAATAGCACCACTCAAATTCGTCCAATTTGGAATTATTAATGTAATCGCTGTCAATAATTTTAATATGATATATGTCTTCCCATTCATTATCATAACGTTTTGTTATATCTACGTCATTGACTAAATCTTCGTTTTCCAAATTTTTCAATCCTTTCTGTTGAATCTCATATTTGCATCTTTTACAAGTTCGGAACGGCTTGCGTCTTTTTCTGACGTTGTAATAACAGCGCATAATGGAGAATCTTTCATTTTTTCTATTGCATAGCTAATACCATTTGTACGTGAATCCAGATATTGATTATCTATTTGATTTGGGTCACCACACATAATGATTTTAGTTCCTTCGCCAGCTCTTGTTATAATTGATTTTGCTGTGTTTGGACTACTATTTTGGATTTCATCTGCAAACAATATGCTAGCAGATACGCTTCTGCCTCTTAAATAACCTATTGCTTGCATATCAATAATATTTCTATCTAAAATATCGTTAATTTTTCCTTGCAATTCTTTTTCATTCTTATATCTTTCTTCTTTATTGCTGTCTACCAATATTTCCATTGCGTCAAATATACAACGCATTAATGGGTCAATTTTTTCTTGTTCTGTACCTGGTAAATATCCTAAATCGTCTTCCATTAATTGATTTGGACGACAAATCAATGCTTTTCTGAAATTATCAGGATTGTTACCTTCATATAATCTTTCCAATATAATGGCCATTGTGAAGAACGTTTTAGCAGTACCAGCTGGTCCTTTTATTAATACCAATGGAATATCTTTTACTGGTGCCATTAAAGCTTCTTGCATGAAATATTGCATTGTATTTTTTGGTGTTATACCAAATGGATGCGCATTTTCATATTGAAGTCTTACAATACTTCTTTTATCCTTTGAAATCTTTCCAAGTATTGTTTTTTTCAAATAATTATTTGCACAATGTAATATAACAAACTCGTTTGGATATTTTTCAAAATCGTAAACTTCTTTGTATTCGTTTTCTCCTTCTATAAGGAAAGCTTTTGAAATGTCAATGGTTTTATTTTTTACAAATTCTTCGAAATCATCTTCATATACGCATAAATCTATGTAACCTTGATATTGTTCATCTATATTTTTTACAGAATCAGTTCTGAATTGTTCGTTTTTGATTTGTAAATAATCAGCTTTGATTCCTAAGTATATGTCTTGGGTAACTAAAATAACTACTTCATTTGTTTCTTTTTGAAGTGTTAAACAGGTATTTAATATGTCGTTGTCTCGTTTTTTATCTTCCCATCCTTTGGGAACAAAAGATTCACCTTGTTTGAATGGGTTTTTTATGTAAAGCATTCCTCCATTGTCAAGTTGTACTCCTTCAAATAAACTTTTTTCAGCTTTTTGTCTGAGAGCACATAATTTTCTTGCTACTTCTCTTGCGTTGACATTGATTTCGCTATGTCCTTTTTTGAAATTGTCTAATTCTTCTATAACAACTTCAGGTAAGATTACATTATGTTCCTCAAATGCAAATAATGCATTGGGATTCTGTAACAGGACATTGGTGTCTAACACATAATTCTTTATCATCTATACAAAACCACCTGTTTAAGTTAATCCTTACAAATATAAAATAGTGTTAGCATTAAATTTTAGATAGTTTACTCTTTACATAATCAATTTTAGAGAAATTAATTGCATTTAATATTTTTTGATAACTGTTCCTTTGAATCCAAGAATCTAAATCATCATCTTTTAACATTAAATAACCAATAGATTTTACTTTTACTTTTCCGTAAGTATTTATTTTTAATGCTTTTTGTGTTCCAAGTTCTCCAGCTTCATCTTTATCATATAAAATGTTTATTCTATTTGTATATCTTGAAGCTATAGCGAATTGCGTTTCAGAACAATGAGCACCAAAAGTACAAACAGCTATACGCAATCCATTTTGCCAAGCTGTAATAATATCAAATTGTCCTTCGGCGAATACAATAGCATTTTCTCTTATTACATCTTTTTGATTTTGCCAAAGGCCAAATAAAGTGCTTCTTGTTGGAAAAACATAATGCATATATTTAGGCTTAATATCGTCATATACGCTTCTTCCAGAAATTCCAATCAATACACCATTGCTATCATATACTGGAATTGTTACTCTTCCGTTCATTTTTTTATACATAAAGTTTGTATCATTTTTATATATTTCTGGAATGAAATTTCTTGGAGAAAAGCCAAGTTCCCAAAACTTAGCAGTAGGCACAGTAATACCGCGTTTTTTGAGATATTCTCTGCCATCTTTTCCAAGATTGCCGTATAAATTATTTACATATTCTTTGTTTTCTTCAATATATTTATTCATCATAAATTATTCTATTTATTTTTTAATTTTTGTTTAGTTTTGATTGTAAATAGGTAGTGTACATTTATTGAAAAGTATGGTATAATATAAAAAAGAAAGGATGTGGGATAATTGATTGGAAATAAATCGAGGAATTTCAAGTACTTTCAACCGAATGAAAAAGATATTAGAGACAATTATGGAGATTGTGTAGTAAGAGCACTTTGTAAAGCGTTTGACAAATCTTGGCTTGAAACGTATGACCTTCTTGTTAAAAAAGGAAGAGAACTTCAAGATATGCCGGATGATAAACCGGTGTATGAAGCAGTTTTGAGAGATATGGGGTTTGTTTATACTGGTGTAAGCAATAAAAAAGGAACAAAACGTCCCATAGTAAAACAATTTGCTCATCAACATAAACAGAAAACTGTTATGGTCGTAGCTAATCATCTTGTAGCTTGTGAAGATGGTTATTTCTATGATATGTGGGATTGTGGTAATAAATCCATGTATGGGTATTGGACGAAAGGAGAAGAAAAATGAGAGATTATACAACAGCAGACGGTATGCATACAGTAAAAGAGCTTTTGCAGTTTATGACTTCAGGAAAACATAGATTCTTTTTTGGCAAAATCATTACGAATGATGATATGTATGAAAATCCTTCTGTTTTGGCAGATATGATATGCGGTCTTACGTTGGTACATCCAAATGTAAGATTTTATTATGACAACGAAACAAATGATATTGTGGCTCTTGGCAAAACAAATCAATTTCTCAATGGATTATATGAACTGCTTAAAAATGACTATCATTTACATGACTGTGTGCTGATGCCAGAATTGAATGGTCAAACATTGGATGAAGAATCAAGCGATGATGAAAAAATTGATTATTCAAATTCTGCTCTCGTGCAAAGTCTCATGTGTACAATGCAGTTATATAAAACAGATGACAAGGAAGTTATTGAATATTTGAAGAAACATGAAGATATGTTCTAATGGAAATTAGAAATAGAAAAGAGAGGATTAAATCCTCTCTTTTTTTATACAAATTGGTCGAATGCCTTTTGGATATACGAACAATTTTTTGATAAAATATCCATTACTTCATCGTGGTATTCAAATAATAGCAGCTCAATAAAAATTTGAGTTAACAATATAGAAACATCTTTTCTAAAAGATTCAAAGAATTTTTTTCTAAATTTTTTTCTATATATGATATCACCATCTAATTCTAAAATGATGGTGTAAGTATCTTTTTTGATGGTCATTGCAAAACGTCTGTATATGACTATTGTTATTTTGTTCTCATCAACATAAATTCTTTGTTTGGTGTTGATAACATATTTCACATGGTACCACCTACCTTCGACAATTTTAAACAAAATAGACGAAGGTAGAAAATTTTTTCGGAGGAGAAAGGATATGATAAATTTAGATTCAAAAGCAGACCAGTTCGTAATGGATGAAAATATGGATTATATTACAAATCGTCCAAAAAAACCAGTAGAAACAATTGAACCACAGGCTGTTCATGAAGGATTTGAAGTTTCTGGCAAGACTTATTCTGGAGAAATTAATGCTTTGTTTGAAAAACTTATTGATAAGCTCAAAGAACAAGCAAAGAAAGACGATTTTGATAAAACAAAAATGCAGATAGATGCATATAATGCATTGATTACAGAATTCACAACAGCATTAACTGCTAAAGTACAAGAAAATCCAGCTATTTTAAGTTCTGGTTCAGCTGTTGTAAAAGAAGCTGATGATGAAGTAGTTCCAGCAATGAAGAATATGAATTATTCTGGTGGACCAATTCCAACAAAGAATTATGATATTCCAGATGTAGTTGAAGAAGAACAAACAGAACAACCAAAGGAACCAGACAATAATAATCAGCAACAGGACCCTCAAAATCCATCAAATCCATCAAATAACGAAAATCCGTCAACAAATCCATAATTAAAAAAATAGAGAGAACTTAATGTTCTCTCTTTTACTTTAAGAATTTTGTTCAAGAAATTTTGTTCTTATGTACAATGGATTAACATCCAAAATATCCTCATCAGAATTTATTCTTATACAATAATTCGATAGAATTTCTTTTACGTGTGGAGCAAAGAAATCATAATATTTTTGCAAATCGTCAACCTTACAAAATTCTATGCCAAGCATTGTCATTATCATGTCAAATGCTTCTTGCATAGATTTTAGGTCTTTTATTGGCGTTTCAATTCCTTGTGATGCTAATATGATTTCTTTATTGATATCATGCCCCATTGTTAAATTAAAATTTAAGATAGTAGAACGATTGAATGAATTTACTGTATCATAAAATTTTAATGTGAATTCATCTAATGTAATTTCTTGTTTCATGTTTTTCCTCCATATATTTCTATATTAATGATTTATGAAATCACTTCTGTCAATGTCTGGTGAGACGTTAGAAGTTTTGTTCCATGACATATGCATTATCATAATCTTCAAATGCATCTTTTAACGTTCTATATTTATGTACATCGAAGGATTTGAAATTATTTTCTGTGTAGAAAACTTGAAAGCATCCTTGATTTTCCATTACTAATATTACTGTTAAATTTGAAAATGTTCTACCAGCTAATATTACATAAGAAGGAAATTTGTTTTGCAATATTATGAATTCTTGTGACGTTAATTCTCTTAATTCCAAAATTTCACATCCTTTCTGTTTATTTTATGAAAAACAGGGACGGCATTTTTTGCCGTCCCTTACAGAAAGGAAAGATGTGGAAAAAAGTTGGGGAAAATGAGGTTTAGGGGAAAAACAGGAGGCGCAATTTTGGGGGAAATTGCGTCTCCTTCCTCTACGTAAGTTGGTTTACCATTATTCCTCTACAGGGGATTCAGTCTCCTTAATGTCGATGTAAAATTCTACATCTTCATCGTTCAGGTTGAGGAACTGGTCAGGAGTAATCTCCTGTTTTGCAATGTTGTCTCTGATTGTAGTATTCATGCGTTTTACGAGGTCTTCCTTGGTGATAACCTTATCCATATCAGGAGCAACTTCTTTACCGTCAAGGAAAAGCACACACCAATTCTGTTCTTCAGTTTCGTGGTAATCTGCATCGTTTACAACGATATACATACGCTCCTTGGGAATGTTGATATACGTTGCATAGGAATTGGTGTTATTGTAATAGGGAAGCTGGTCATACTCGATGTCAACGAGTTTGATTTCGTTGTTTTCATCAAGCACCGCATAGTAGCAATGTTGGTCAATGGAAATATACTGCATATGAGTCGGGCAATCATATGTGATATCGCCCTTGCTTACCGTGAGTCGCAGATTGTTTGTCTGCTGAAGCGGTTCATCAGCAAGACTCGCTTCCTGTTCCTTTGACATTTTCTCAAATGCCATAGCCATCTTATGCTTTTCCTCAAATTCCTTGCAAGCATCACTCGTTGCAAAATCGCTCATCTTACAACGCTGCTTGAACATGTAGTTGGGGTCGATGGTCCAGACATAATTGCCGTTCTTCTGGTCTTCAAAAGTGATGAACAAATCATCATGGCCGATAATCAAACGCTCTACATAATCATTGTCGCCACGAGTATACATACGACTGATGACATCTTTTCGACCAACCTCAACGAGTTCAGGTTTCTTATAGGAATTTCCCTTAGGCTTCAAAACCTCATAACGAGTCCAAACGGGAATCTTAAAACGTGCAAGTCTGTTCAGCATAATCTCTTTTCTCCTTTGCCTGTAAAGTTGTTTTATCTTTGACTGAGTGTATTATACCATATTCAACAGAAAAAGTAAATAGTTTTTTTCAAAAAATTTCAAATTGTATCTGCGATATGGCGTACATACATCCCATTATATCCATAAATTGCAGCAATGTCATTCGTAGAATGACCAGCTTTGTACAATGCAATGATATTTTCTCTTGTCAATATCTTACGCATTTCAATGAATGTATTGATATTGTCCATACTAATATCAATATTTTTACTGTCAATGAGGTCTTTTGTGCTTTTTTGCGTAAGGAACTTAATATCATTGAACGTAAGTCCAATACTATAAGCATCGTCAAGAGTAAATTTGTTTTCCTTATTAATATCTTGAACTTCAGAAACAACGTCTTCAATAGGCTGTTCGTGTTCAGCTATTGTCATTTCACTCTTTTGTTGCTCAATTTCATTGCTTTCGTAATCTTCTTCTTTTGGCATTTCATAATGGCCTTTTACGAACACCATTTTATATCCATGTTTAATGCCAAGTTTCCATAACTCAACCTCAAGGTTTTCTTCAAATACACCAAGCATACGAGCAAGTTTTTGTTTTGAAGGTTTTGATGCCATAGCATCAATAATAGCTTGGCGAGTAAGATGTTTGAATTTTTTATGTTTTCCAATAGTTGATATACCACGTTCAGAAAGAGCATTTGCAATTGAGTAATAGTTTGTTCCCAATTTTTCTGCTAATTCTTTACCAGAAACATGATGAGTACTCAAATACAGAATAAGCTCTTCACGAGTCATCGAACGAATTTTTTCAACACCTTTATTGGAGTTGCTATAATTGATGTTTGTCAATTTAATATCATGCGTGTAAAGATGATTTCTCGCTGTAGCGATTTTTCCATTGAAAAAATTATTTGCGATATCTTCCAACGTGCAATTTGGATTGTCTTTAATAAAGACATTAATCTTTTCGTTTCGCTCTTTGAGTTTATTCATTTTGTTTTTATAATTTTCAGATGTCTTTTGTTTTTGCTGGTTTATTGCTTCCCAATCATAGTCATATACTCCATCTTCTCTTCTAAAAAGAAATTCTTGGCTATGTTTTGAGTAATAACGACGTGCTCCACCCTTGCTTGCGAATACCATAAGGTTTTCCATCCTGTCATTACTCCTGTCGCCATCTTTTCTTACAACGCATTCGTCTGGTTTCAACGTTCTTTTCAACATGCGTTGAGCCATTTCTCTATGATATTGGATGAGTCCAGTACTAGGCATGCTTCCTGGTAAATCCAACATATGATAGTACCTATTTTTCCCCCGAAGTTTAGTTGGCATAAATGTTTACCTTCTTTCCACAAATTTAATTTTATTGTTTTATCTTTTGTACCACTGTATGAATTATACAATAGAATTTCATAAGTGTAAATATATAAAAACAAAAAAAAGATTGGAAAATCCAACCTTTTTGTTATTCAAAGAATTTTTACCATAAATCCATAAAATGGTCTATAAAATGTTTTCTTGCTTCCTTTAATTTATTTTTATATTCATCGCTGCCATCATCGTTTTTGAATAATGTAACGTATTCATTACAAAACCAAGCAATTTGTTTTAATATGTTATCCCATTCGTTGAATGACATATTATTAGGTATATGTTTTGATACAGTTCTATAAATTTCTAATAATTTAGGAATAAGTTGTTTTACTAAGTGATAATCTAATGTTATAAGGTCTGCTTGACAAAATCCTTGTTCTTTTCTTTCTTTTAGATATTCTAATTCTTTTTCAGGATTTGTATCGCTTTGTACTAATATTAATAAATGTTCATCATCAACCGAATCAACAATATCATATAATCCATCGCATTGTCCAATGATTCTATCTTTTAATGATTCTCCTCTTAACAATACAACCTTTTTGCTATTATTTACGAAATGTTCCAAACTAAATAAAATCTTTTTTGTTTCAGAATCATTGATGTTGTATCTAATTTCTTTATTGATATTTTTGATTTTAGCTTCGAGGTCTAAATTAAGAAAATTTGCCTCAAACAATCCAAACCTTTTAAGAAAATTTTGTTTTTGTTTAGGATTTAATTCTTCATATAGTTTGTAAATCAAAGTCCAATTATTATTGGTTTTCTTCTTTTTCTCCTGGGTCTGATTGTTTTCCTGCATCTCGTAGTTCAGTCCTTATTTTCATTAATATTTTTCCTAACTTATTTTCGCCTTTGCCATCGCAAATACCCCATACGATATCGCCATGACCATTTCTATTTTCTAATACTTCATCTTTGGTTTCTAATAATAATGTCTTAAATGGTTCTTGAGAAAATTTTATTTTATTGATTTCATACATGATTTTTTCAGCTAATTCGTCATTCCAATCAGTTCTTAATTGTAATGTTTTTCCTTTTCTTACAGCTTCAGACGGAAACATGCGAGAAAATTGTTTCCTTATTTTATCTGAATCTGTTTTTTGAGCTTGGAATGCAGCCTCATTATTTTTATACGTTATTTTGTTATATGTAATTTGATTATCGTAAAAATTTGAAAGCATTGCATATTTTCCGGAGAATTCAATCATTTTAATCTTCCCTTTCTTCCATAAGGTAAGTAGCAGCAACGTCAGCCATATTAAGCAACGTTACCAATTTGAATCTTTCCATTGAATTGCTAAGTGCTGTTTTTCCTTGATAATCTCCACAACGAATATCAAATGCTCCCATGTGCCAATTGATTGCAAGAATTTCTTGCATAGATAATTTAATAAATTGTTGAGCTATCATAACCGATTTTTCACCGTGGCCAGCAGGAAATACATCATGTATTGTATAGGCTTGAACTTCTTTCCATACTCCATTGATTTTTTTGTTTCTCATTTCGGTTTTATAAAAACTCGTTTTGCAGATATCGTGTAATAATGAAGATATAATAATTGTATCTTCATTGATTTCATCGTCTTTATTATAAATTTTACATAATTCGCAAAGCTGGTCATAAACGTTTAAGCTATGTAAAAGAAGCCCATGCTTAAAGGCAGAATGATAGTGCATTGATGACGGAGCATCAAAAAAATCATTCTTTTCCAAAAAAGCAATAAGGGCTTCAATGTTTTCTCTTTTTGTAGACTTTAAGAGGTCTACATATCTTTTTTTCATTTTTTTAAAAGCTTCTTGAGTGATTTCCATGAAGTTCATCCTTTCTTCAATAAAACTTTACTATTATAATTTACCATTACATAATCTTCATAAAATTGATATGTCTTCCTATTCAAATAGACTGGATTGTGATTACGTCTAAAAATTTCTGGCAAAAATATTGTTTTCTTAAAAGGAATTTTTATTATTATTTTATCTCTACCTATATCATAAAAGATGTTTGTGTCCACGCAAATCATCATTTCTGGTATAATTTGAGATTCTTCATAATAAAAACTAAAATATAGCCACATAAGTAACATAAATGTTACTGTTATAGCAATTCCCATGCATTCATCTCCTGCGGTAAAATTTATCGCTCAAGAAGAAAAATGAGGTGTTTATCCTCACTTTTATAAAATACTTAATCTTTTAATGTTTTATCTAACATTTCTTCAATATCTTCATGAATATGTTCATAATAGAAATACATGAGCAATAAATTTTCATTGAATTTATTTATGTTGCTTCTCATATTCTTTAATTTTGAAATAATATTCTTATAGAATTTTTTGTATGCTTTTTTTCTTGCTATTTTCTTTCCATATTCTATATCAAATTCTTTTTCTTCTTCTTTGTGATATTTGGATGTTCCAAAATATATACCAGGAAGTTCGTATTTTGATTCATCAATATTGATGATATCATTTTTTAATCCTTTTTTCATTTTCTTTATTTTTTTGATAAGAAAATACTTAAATTCATCTCCATACATTCTGCATTTGATTATTTTATTATCTTCATCAACAATGTATTCAATCATTTTTTTCACTCCATTTCTTGTTTCTATCAATATTATATTTAATTTATGTATCTTCTTAAAAAGAATATGTAATACAAAATGTGTGTTTTTGAATTGCATAACAAAAAGCTTTGAATTTTTGTTATTAAATGTTTACAAAACTATTTTGTTTTTTATATAATCATATTGTAAAATTTAAGAGAAAGGGAATGATGGGGATGCTTAATTTTTTAAGAAATTCAAAAGATATTGGAATTGGTGATGAGGGAAGAAATTTTAGAGATTCTTTAAGTCATACCAAACAGTATGTTAGAGACGCAATAGAACACGTTACTCCAAAGAAAGTTACAAATGAAGAATTGCAAGAAGCAAAAATGCGCTATAAATTAGCACAAGAAAATTTTGAATACTCTGGTATGGAAGATAATGATTCTGCGTCATATGAACTTACATTGGCTGAAATAAATCTATCCAAATTAATTAAAGCACAAAAATTGTATGAAAAAGAATGTTGCTAAATTTTTTGAAAAAAACTATTTACAAACAAAACAATTTATGTTATAATACGGCTATAAGATAAAACAAAACAATCAAAGAGAGGAAAGGTGTACTAAGTATGGCTAAGCGCGAAGAGAACAAAAACTATTTTACGGTTACTCCAGGTGAAATGATTAATCTTTTCACCGAACTTTACAAGGGAGATTTTTCCCGTCAGCCGACCAAGATGCTGTGGGGACAGCCTGGTGTTGGTAAGTCTCAGGCCATTAAGCAGTTGGCCGGTGTCCTTGAGGAAACCACTGGTAAGAAGGTTGAGGTTCATCTTGTTTCTTTGCTTTTGATGAATCCTATCGATTTGCGTGGTATTCCGTCCAAGGCTAAGGATGACAATGACAACGAAGTTACTCGTTGGCTCCAGCCTGAGATTTTTCAGATGGACCCGAGCGATAAGAAAATCCATATCCTATTTTTGGATGAGATTTCTGCGGCTCCTCCGTCTGTCCAGGCTGCAGCTTATCAGATTGCTTTGGATAAACGTATTGGTGAATTCCAGCTTCCCAATAACTGCTTCGTGGTTTGTGCTGGTAACCGTGTTACGGATAAAGCAGTGGCTTATACCATGCCGAAGCCTTTGGCAAACCGCATGACGCACTATGAAGTTATCAGCAATATCGAGGATTGGAAGATTTGGGCATATAAGAAGGGTATTGAGCCTCTCATCATTGGTTACCTTGATAGCCAGCCCGACGACCTCAATGAATTCAATTCAGACAATGATGACGTTGCTTTTGCGACGCCGCGGTCTTGGGAGATGGTTGATAGTTATTGCAAGTCATTCAATCTTTCTCAGTTGCTTACAGATGTCAATGCAGCCGAAAAGCAGCATGTCAACGATTCTCCTGCTCATGCAAAACTCAATTCGCTTTTCAAGTGTGTTGCTGGTAGCGTTGGCATGGGCATTGCTCTCAAGTTCCGTACATATCTTAAGGTGTATCGCTACCTGCCGAATTATGCTGATATTGTCAGCGGTAAGGTAAAGACAGTAGACCCGTCCTTTGCTGACCGCCTTGATATTCTCCATGCTCTTAGTGCAATGATTGCATCTCGTGTCACTGAGTATAGCCAGAGTGTGAAGGATATTAAGTCCAAGGCAACACAGATTCAGATTATGAATAACCTAAAGAATGTTGGTACTTACATTTCTTCCTTGCCGAATACTGAATTCAAGGCATGGGTTATGTCTGATATTTACTCTGGTGTTACTCCGGACTTCAAAAACTTCATTCGCATGGCTAAGACTTTTGAAGCTGCCACCAAGGCAGTTGCAGACATTATTTAACTCAAAGAAAATTGAGGGGCAAATATTGCCCCTCTTTTTTAATAAGATGTGTATGAAAAGTGAAAAAAACTATTTACAAATAGTCATAATTATGGTATAATATGGATAAATAAAGGAGGTAGTGTCATGGCAACTGCTAAGAAGATTAGTGCAAAAGAGAAAATGTCCATTTCTCGTACCAATATTATTTTGAATTTTGGTTTTTTCTCTAGTTTGCTTGTTCATCTTAACGTAAGGCTTGGTAATGAGGAACTTGAAGCTATGGGTATGCCGACAATGGCTACTGATGGTGAGGAAATTATTTATCACGAAAAGTTTGTGGAAAATCATACAGTTCCTCAGCTTAATTTTGTTGTTATTCATGAAATTCTTCATGTCGCATTGGCTCATATGTGGCGTCGTAATCATCGCCAACCAGAACTTTGGAATATGGCATGCGATTTTGTTGTGAATAATGCTATTCACGAAGTTATTAGTGCATATCAACGCAATGCAAATAAACGCGAAATTCGTGAAAACGAAAAAGTGGAAATGCCTAAAGAAGTTCTTTTTGACGAGACTTTTGCCAATATGTCTGCTGAAGAAGTATATGCATATTTGGAAAAACATGCAAAGAAGCAAAATTCTTCCAGCCAAGGAAAATCTTTTATTAATGGCGGTTCTGGTCAAAGTTCCAACAGTAACCAAAAAAGCAATCAAAAGAACAATAAGAATGGTAATGGTTCGGGAAATGACAAGAGCAATAATCAGAATGGTTCTGGTAATGGTAATGGCGATGACCAGGACAATAATAACGGCAACAGTAATGGCAATGGTGATAGCGGTACGTATAAGGTAAATGGTAAAACTTATAAAGCACCTTCCAATCATAAGATGTGGGACAAGGCTGACAAACTCGACCAATCCACTAAGAACGAAAAACAGATGGAGTGGGGTTCAAATCTTATGCAGGCAGCTGAAGATTTGAAGCGTCGCGGAATTGACCCAGGTTCTCTCAAACTTCATATCAACGAGCTTACCAAGCCTCAAAAGAATTGGAAAGCGTTGCTTCGTGATTTTATTGAAGAGGAAATCAACGATTATTCGTTTGCTCCTCCAGACCGTCGATATGATTTTGATGGTATTATGCTTCCCGATTTTAACGATAAACAGGAATCTGTAAAGGATTTGCTTTTTTTCGTAGATACATCTGGTTCGATGTCTGCAGAGGAAATTACTGTTTGCTATAGTGAAATCCAAGGTGCTATCAATCAGTTCAAAAAGCGTTTGCATGGTATTCTTCACTTCTTTGATTATGATGTGAAGAAGAAAACATACAATTTTGATGATGTGTATGGAGATATTTCTAAGATTATGCCTGTTGGCGGCGGTGGCACATCGTTTGAAGCAGTATTCAAATATGTTAATGCCAATCGCAAAAAGTACAATGATGTAAAAGGCATTATTATTATGACTGATGGCGAGTGCCCGTATCCGCCAGAAAGCATTACTAAAGGTACGCCTGTTCTTTGGATTTTTACTACAAAGGGCAATGACCCGCCGTTTGGTAGACATACCCAAATCAAGGTGTAAAAAAAATATGTTAGGTTTAGCATAATCCGTGAGCAAAAACTCACGGCTTATGCTATCTAAAATAAATATATAAAAAGGAGATATGAAAATGAAAACCGAACTCAAGACAAAAAGGTTAGAAGAAGGACGAAGTAAGGTAATTAAGATGTTGCGTGAATGTATGGATAATGATGGTGTTATTAACATTACATCATTTAGGAATCTTCATCGGACTGAGTATAATAAACTAAGTCAATATTTTGGTACGATTGATGCAGCGATTGAAGAGGTTGGTGCCGTTAAAATTTTGAATTCTCGTAATATCCCAACATTGTCGCAAAAATTGGCATATGATATGATTAAATCAATGCTTGACAAAGGTTATACGATTGCATCAATAGCAAGAAAATACAATGTATCTCGCGCATGTGTAAACCAGCTCTTCAAACGTTATCAGGTCTTAATCGGAGAAACAAAAGAAGAGAAAGAGGTAAAGTAAATTGGCTGCGAAAAAAGTAGTTTTAATGAATTTGAAAAACCTTGCAAATAATTATGAATGGTATACAATTGTTACAACATTTAATATGGAAGAACAATACGTAAGAAATGTAAAAGAAGCTGTAATGGGAACCGAATTTGAAAATCTTATAGCTGAATATTATGTGCCGATTAAGTATGTTTTTGTAAAATCAAAAAAAGAAGGCGGAAAAGCAAAAATAAGAAAAGAAAAATCTCCATATTCAAATTACGTATTCATACGTTGTAAAATGAATGATAATTTATGGGGATTGCTTCGTACAACAACTGGCGCAGCAGTTATTTTGACATCTGGCGGTGCTCCAATCATTAATTCAAATGAAGATATAAACAATATAAAGAAAATACAAATGCCTTTTGGATTTGAACGACAAGAAGCTATAGATTTGCTTAAAAACCTTTGGGAAGAGAATGTAAAAATTATTCCAAGTATAAATGATGGACATCCAGAAAATTGTCCGCCATGTGATGAAACGATTATTGCAAAATGGTATGATGAAAATGTAAATAATTCTTTGCAACGACACGAAAAAGATGAAAAAGAAAAAAAGAAATCGCAACCGTTGGAAGACGTTTCAATTGAATCGGTAAGAAAAACATATTGTAATACAGCCGTAAATAAAGCACAATGGGATAAAATTCGAAACAAGTTTAAGGGTGAGTGAAATATATGGGAGCAATTTCAATCATTTCAAATGAAAAAGATTTTTCATTTATTGTTGAAAAAAATCCATTAACTGGCATGACTGCGAAAGCAATTCGCAAAGGTTATGCCTTTGGGTATTATTCATCTGAAAATAGATATAACGTAGTGTTTTTTGATGATGCGGACGAAATCAGTTTTGCTAAAAAAATGTCTCAAGAATTTGAATATTTGGATTATACAAGATATAATTCTCCAGTAATCGTTTCAAATATCTTAAAGACATTTTTTTCTGGTGCGCTTGGTAAAGTAAAACAATATGACCACACAGGCGATTATACTTTATATATCAATTCCATGGAAGTAAAACGTTTTAATAAAGTGATGAGTTTGCTTGAGTATTTTGATGATTTTTATGTAACATTTAATAAATTGAAACATGAACCAGTTGATGAAGAAGAATATTACAATAATTATTCAATTACAATTAATGTAAAAAACAAAACATTTCATCAATTGCTTAATTTTACTTATTTATTTGTGTGGTTTATTGCAAAATTTGATTCGGTTGAAATGGAAAAAACAATTGATATTGTCAAAAAAATGGTAAAAGCAGCAAATATTATTTCGGCACCGTATTACATTAAATATATGATAAAATTCTTAGGAATTCGTAAGAATGAAGAATTTAATCAAATCAAAGAAGAAATAAATAAAGACAAAAATCACAAGTTGAATATTTCGCCATTTGAAAATCAATTTTGCAGATATTCTACAATTGCAAGTCAAATAACGCATGATAAAGCAATAGTGGATGTCGGTTGTGGCGAAGGCATGTATACTCGTTTGGCTGAAAAAAATCCGAATACATATTATGCTATTGATATTGATGAAAAAGCAAGACAATCGGTTGAACGAAGAATTAAAAGAGATAATTTGAAAAATGTAGTGGTCCTTAAGAGTGTTGAGGACTTCTTTTTGCATGGTGTAACAAGAGATTATATTGTTATTCTTTCTGAAGTTTTTGAACATAATGAAAAAGAATACATGGATAGGTTATTCAAAACATTTTTCAAAGATAAACATTGCAAGAAATTGCTTATTACAACGCCAAATAAAGACTTTAATAAATTCTATCACTTAAAAGATGATGAAATGCGTCATCCTGACCATAAATTTGAAATGAATAAAGAAGAAACAGAAAGTTATTTTGAAAATCTTTTGAAAGATACAAATTTTGAATATTCATTGAAAAATATTGGTGACGAAGTTGATGATATTTCAACGACTCTCTTGGTTGTTATAAAGGAGAGAACAGAAAATGGTGTATGAAATTACGTATGGCGGGAAACATTCGAGTGATTTTTATAAATTTAATCAAAAATCGTATAATTCAGAAGAATTGTTTATGGCTGCTAGTGAAGCAAAAGAAATAATGAAAGAAAAAATATTTTCTTTTTCTGATTCTAAGTTAGCTGATGATTTAATGATTGTCGTTGATTTTCCAGGACAACTACAGATTGTTGTTGATTTTAAATCAAAAGATATTATTGCAAAATTTGATTCTCATGATGAAAATTCAATGATATGTATGTATGGAGAACAAAACGGAATATCAACACAAAAACAAAACGATGTTTTATGGCATACGCTTATGTATTTGTTTATTGCTGAAGCTGAAAATGTTGTTAATATTTGTACAGAATTTTTTAAAGACGCAATATTTATAGATAATAAAATGAAAGAATATATTGACGCATTTGCAGAAAAGCATAAAATTCAGGAAGGAGAATAAAAATGAATAATGAGAGAGTAACATATGATATTCTTCCTCATACTATATTTTTGACGATTGGTCCTTCTGGTTGTGGAAAGACTTATTTTTGTAAAAATCATTTGATTCCAAAATTGGAACAACTCTCTCCAATTAAAAATAGAGAAAAAGTTTCAATTAACTATATTTCTTCTGACGATATTCGTAGGGTTTTGCTTGGTAACGATTTGGGCCGTAATCATGATGGTATGATGGCAGTAAGTAAAATGGCATTCGAAATGCTTTATAAACATGTAGATGCAGCATCATCTTTCCCTGTAAATTCAGAATTTATTATCGTTGATACAAAAGGAACAAATGAAAATTTCAGAAAAGAAATTCTTGATATTGCTGAAAAAAATCATTATAATGTAGTGGCATTGCTTTTCAATTATAAAAAATTTGAAGAGTATCATTTACATGTTCCTTTTTCAAGATTGATGCAAAAAGACGTTACAAAAATGCGTGAAATTTCGGCGTCTTCTTTGAAAAAAAATAAAGTTGTTCGTCAATGCATTCAGATTAAAGAAAACAATTTTGAGAAATCTTTTCCAGAATTGTCTTTTTCTATGCATGAAAAATTGCAAGAGTGTTTTGTTAATAATGAACAAGAAGCATTGGTTATTTCAGATGTTCATGGTTGTTATGATGAGTTTGTTGAATTGCTTGACAAAAGTGATATTAAAGTAGAAAATCATAAAATCGTAGAAAATAAGCATAATAAACTTTTGATTGTAAATGGTGATTATATTGATAAGGGTCCAAAAATTTTTGATATGATTGAATTTTGTTATCAAAATTCAGATTCAATTAAGATAACGGTTGGCAATCATGAAAATCGCTTATACAAGGAATTGACGCAGGGGTTGGAACATATTTCTGAACCGTGGTTCAATACATTTGATATCATTACTGATGAGTATAAAGAAAAGTTTATAAAAGTATTTGAAAATACATTGCCTTTTGTAATGAACGATAAATTCATTGCAACGCATTCTCCTTGTAATGCAATGTATCTTGGAAAAATTGATAGTAGGTCTTGTGCTCGTCAAAGATATTTCATGCAACAAGATATGAGAGAATCTTTGCAGGAAGAATTTGACGAACAAATGAATTTGTTTGATAGAGATATTGGAAATATTTATCATATTTTTGGTCACGTACAAACTTCTACTCCTGGCATTCATATCAATAATAGGATTTTGATTGATGGAGCGTGCGTCATTGGTGGGAGACTCGTTTCTGCAGAAGTTGGAAGAGATAGAAAGCTGTATATTAAATCAGTTGCTTCACATCAAAATAAAGAAGACGAATTATTTGTCATTAAGCCTTATAGAAAATCAGAAGATGTGAATGAAGAAGTCAATATTGATGATATGACAGATTCTGAAAAAGCACGGCTTAATCATATGCTTAATGATAAAGTCAATTTTATTTCTGGTACAATGTCTCCATGTGATAAGATGAATGATAAGCTTGAAAGCATTGAATCTGCAATTGAGTATTTCAAATCTCACAATGTTTTCAAAGTCTGCATGCAGCCTAAATATATGGGTTCTCGTTGTAATATGTACTTGTTTGAAAACAATGATGATTGTTATTGTGTTTCAAGGAATGGTTATAAGATTAAGATTGAAAATCTTGAACCAATTTATGAAAAGATGCGAGATAGGCTCAAACAGTACAAGAATGACTTTTTTGATAAAGTGAGGTTAGTTATATTAGACGGAGAATTGATGCCCTGGAGTGCTCTTGGTCAAGGTTTGATTAATGATTTCAAATTGGTTTATGATAATGTTTCAAAAGAGAATGAATTCTTAAAAGAAACCAATTTTGAAAAACATTATAACGAACTGCTAAACAAAATGAAAGAGTCTACTTTTTTGGAAGATAAAAATTCTATGTCTAAAAAAGAATTGATTGCAAAAATTGGAGATTCCAATTATTCTTCTTTCAATACCATTTATGAATATCATGGACATATTGATGAAGATAAAAAACAAGAATTAGCAGATTCATATAATGAACAACTTCATATTTATGGGTCAAAAGGTGAAATAGACTATAAACCATTTGCTGTTTTGAAAATTGTCATGAAAGATGATAAAGAAGTATGTTATTATCTTGATAAGACTTTTGATATGACAAATGAAAAGATGTTCAATATATTAAATGAAGACCAATGTAATTTATATGATTTGACAAAAGAAAGTGATATTAATGATTGCATTGAGAAATTCAAATATTATACTGAACAAAAGAAATTTGAAGGCATAGTCATGAAACCTAATGATTTACATGTAAAACATGTTGTTCCTTATATGAAAGTTCGTAATCCAAATTATTTATCAATTGTTTATGGATATGACTATCAAAATCCATTTAAGAGCAATAAATTATACGAACGCAAATCCATAAAGAAAAAATTGGATATGTCTTGGAAAGAATGGCATTGTGGATTGAAAATGCTTGCTATTCATTATAATGATATTAGTGAATCAAACAATGCAATGAAACGTTTGTTTGCAAAATTCATTATGGATGAAAAACGAGCAGAATCATTTGACCCGAGATTGTGAAATAAATGAAAGGTTGTGACAATATGTTTAGAAAACTTCAAGAACCACGTCTTCATAATTTTGTTTTTAGATTAAAAGAAGTTGAGAAGTGGAAAAAACGTTTGGCTAATGGTGATGCAATGTTTCTCAACGAAAACCAAATTCAGGAAGGAGAACAAACAACAATAAATTTTATTATTGATTATCTTAAACGTGATGGTGTATATGAAAAATTGAAAGCATGTAACATATGATTATTTTGATATGACTTAAAAAGAACAATATTTTTATTAAAATAGAAGAGGATGAGAATTCTCTTCTATTTTTTAAGGAGGAAGATTTTGTGACAAAAGAGGATTTGAAAGTAAAAATTGAAAAAGCAATTGAAGAATTTGCTACAGAACAAGAAGAAAAATTTAAGAAAGAATTGGAAAATAAGCCCGATATTGTATTGGATAATAAGAAAATTATTTTGTCTTCTGATATTTTTTGCAAGATGGTAAATGTAATTGCTTATGCTGAAAATAATGATTTAATTGACCCATTGTTAAATGATATTGTGGAAGATGTCAAAAAGAACAAAACAATATTATCTGAAAAAAGTAAAAAAAGAATACATGACGTACAGAGACAGCCAAGAAACGAAAAATATGAATTTCATCCACACATAAGAAGAATTTTTCCATTATTGGACGATTTATAAGATAACGTGCTTCCATTTCCTTATTTTGTTTTAGAAAAGCGTATAAGGAGGTAGAAGCATGTCTTTGTCTCATTTACCATTTACTCTTACAAATAAATGTACAGTATTTTGGAATCATAAGGATAAAAAAGTATCTGGAATGCCAACAAAAACTATAAATGATGAAATATATTATAAATTGGATGATGGTCCTTTAGTCAAGGTGCATGAGGGTTCAGGATATCAAGAAGGAGATACTTTTTATCTGAAAAAAGATTGTAAGAATGAAATCATAAAAGAAGAATATGACCATTGGAGAGCAATGGCTAAGATTTTTGTTTTTAATGAAGATGTAATGAATACTATGGCTCAACGACGTTCAAACAATTTACATATACGTTGTTGGATAGAATAATGAGAATAATAATGAAACGTTTGATTGCAAATAATTATGAATTGAGCGATAGTCAATTTGATACATTAGTTAATTTACGCAACGTATTGCAAGAAGTTGATTATGAATGTTATACGAAAAATGGTGATTGGTTTAAGGATGAAGTTCTTACAAAAAAACTTAAAATTTCAAGACCATTGGATAACATTATAAACGATATAAACGAAGTTTTGGAGGAGAACATTTCATGAAACACTTAAATAAAAAAGCTGGGTTAAAAGATTTTTTTACTCAAGACGATATAGAAAGAATTACAAAAGAATCATATAATAAAGCAATTGACGCAATTAATCAAATTTCTCAATTTGTTGAAGATAAAGAAAATATGGATAAAATTAATGAAATTAAAAAATCGTTAAAAGAAGTGTCCAAAAATATATTGGAGGCATAATTTGATATGAAACGATTGAAAGTTGCTGATACACCAGGTGAATTTGTTCCTAACAAAGACCAATTATACGGAATGTCAAGTAGTCAAGTAAAAGCATTGGAAAGTCTTTGTAAAGCTTTGGACAAGGTATCACAAGAATGCGATGATTTGATTTGGGGCGATTGGTTCAAACATGAAATTTTAGAAAAACAACTTGATATTTCAAGAGATTTGGACCTTATGGTTGTTCAAATTAACGATTTAATTGAATAAATTTATGGTGATTATAATGAAGAGATTACAAAAAGAAGCTGTTTGGAATCCAAATAGAAATAAATCTATAATAAGAAAAGAATACGTAAATATAGCTGGTGCTCTTGGAGAATTTAGAGCGATTGCATATTCTGATTCAGAAGATAGAGAATCTATTTGCAAAAAACTTGATGATATGTTAGATGAAATAACAAAAATCAAAAATTCTTTGTTAGAAGAAATTGATAAAAAAGCAGATTCATAATGAGGTAAAATCAATGAAAAGATTAGGAAAAAGAAAAATAAAAATTAAAAAAGCAAATTTTTTAAAATTTAGAGATGATATATCGGCAATCTTAAAGAATTGTATTGAATCTCTTTATAACAAGGTATCTTCTCTTGTAAAAGAAATGAATCCATTTGATAATTCAGCTGAAGAAATTAATTCAGAAGCATATAACGTTGCATATGAAGAATTATATGAAGAACAGACAGTTGATAATATAGCTAAAACAAATAAAATGACAAAAGATGACGTTGTTTTATATACATTATCTCATTTTGGTGAAACATTAATCAATAAATTGGAACAGGCCTATACAGAAAATCTTGGTGATAATTATAATTATCAAACAGCAAGAATAAAGAAAAGAAAAAAAATTGTTAAAAAAGCAAACAACGACGATACTTTATTGAAAGTAATGCAAATTTTTAATGAATTAGATAGTAAAACAGAAGAATTTGAGAAAAGCTTAAAAATGCTTCCACAAGATACACCAGAACGTCGCGATAGACGTATGGAAATGATTAAAGCAGTTCACGAAATTTATAATTCATTAGATGTAATCAAATATGATTTATATAATAAAAAATAAAACATCTAATAACAAAAGGAGAGTAAAAACTCTCCTTTTGTTATGCTGCATTAAACCATACTGGGTCAACACCATGTTCTAAACATATTTCTTTTTTAACTGTTTTTGGACATGGTGCATTTGTCATTATTGAATAATTTTTAATAAGTCTATCAACTTCTTCAAATTTTTCATCTTCTGACATTTCTTTAGGTTTTTCTTCTATAGATTCCTTGAAATCGTAATTTAAGAAAGATTGATATTTAATACTGACGCTTTCTACTTCTTCAAGTCCTCTGCTATTTGTCTTTTCCCATCTATATAAATCACTTAGTCTCTTGCAAATTTGTTGTGAACAATGATTTTTACTTGTTTCATATGCTTTTTTGATATTTTCTGCAATATCTTTTGTGATGTTACCAGTAGCTAATTCTATTTCAAAATGAACTTTGAATTGGTTATTAAAAATAGAATCATCTCTTACACCAGATAATTTAGCTGTTGTGCGCTTAAATATAGAAGTTGTTTTTTTACCTTCATATCCTTCTAACATTTTTAAGTAATTATCAGAAATGTTTTGTACAATAACTCCAGTTACAGTATCTACGATATTATCTTGGAAAGACACTCCATTCATTTCATTAATTTGAGCACACATAACGTTTCTCAATTGAATGGCTGTATCTTTCATTTCTGGAAGTGAGAAATCAGCTGTTGCTCCACCGGCCAATTTTGCATTAACATTGAATAAAACGTCATATTTAATTAATGCTTCTTCTCTAACATTTTCATTTTCAGGTCTATGGTCTTTGTACTTAACACTAAATGGTTTGTCGCCAGCCATTTTTATAAGTCTATTCTTAATTAAATTCATTTTCATACCTCTTATTTGTTTTCGTCAATAAAACCTTTTATCTCAGCAGCCATTTCATCTATTGACATTCCCCAACATCGTCCAAGTTTTCCAGCTAATATTTCATTATTGAACCAATCACCGGTTTTTTCATCTTCACAATATTCTACCAATTTTTCTAAACAATCGGCTAATTTATCTAATGTTTCCAATTGTTCTTTCGTTACTGTAAATTGTTCTTCTGCTTTTTTTATTAAATGTTTCATACATTCTCACCATGTTTTCTAGCATCTTCAAAAATGTTTTCTATTGATTCTTCATAATCTTCAATGGCAGTTCTTAATTGAGATAGATATTTTTTGAAATTATGAATGACTTTATCGAAATTATCTTTTTGTTCTTTGATTTTATCATAATTGTCTTCAATAGCAAACATTTCTTTTATTAATTTGTCATTGGATTCCTTAAACGAACTTTTGAATGTTTCGTCTTTATCTAAAATTCTTTCTAATTTTTCAAGACATCTATCCATTTCTGTTGTGTCTATCCAATCAATACCAGCTTGTTTTTTTAAGTGTTTCATAATTAACCTCTTAATATGATTTCTTTAATTCAACATCAACTAAACTATTTGCGCTATCTCTAAGTTTTTCAGCTGCAGATACTAATTTTTTTGCAGATTCATTTAATTTTTTTATCATCCATTTGTTAAGTTCTTGTTTTTCTTCTTCTATCATATCATCCATATTATCAACTAAAAATTCATGATAAATTTCATGTAATGTATTAGCAAGTTCTTGTAAGTCATCAAATGTAGAATTATTAATTATTTGTATAACGGATTGTTTAAGTTCGTTAACTTTAACATCATTCATTGATTCAGCTTTAATTAAACGTTTCATTATTTTTCCTCCAAGTCATTTATAAAATTTTTAATGATATTTTCATATTCGGAAATATATTTTTCATTACTTTTTAGCATTTGTTTCATATTGTTTCTTAATGTAATTAATTGTTCTTCTTTGTTATTCATTTCACTTTTTATATATTGTTTATATCTTTCATGTACGTACGATATATCTTCGTACGTTTCTTTTAGTTTATATAATTTTGATGACATTTCGTCAATGTTTTCATCAAAACTATTTTGATTGTTTGCTTTAATTAATCTCTTCAAATTTATACACCGCCAGTTTATATGCTCTATAAAAAAATAGAAAAATTAATACAAGAAATTTTATATGAATAGCGATATTTTACAAAAATTTATTTATTCTTTTAATGAAAATCAAAAAACAAAAATCAGATTGTGTTTCAAAACAAATAGAATAATTGAGAAAAGCTATACAAACAAAAATTGGAGAGATGATTTAATGAAAATAGCTATTATTGGAACTGGATATGTTGGTCTTGTTACTGGTGTATGTTTTGCTTCAAAAGGAAATAACGTTATATGTATAGACGTTGTAGAAGAAAAAATTAAGAAATTGCAAAATGGTGAGATTCCAATTTATGAACCAGGATTAAAAGAATTAATTGAACAAAATAAAGAACATATTTCTTTTTCAACCAATATAAAAGAAATCAAAAATTGTGATATTGCATTTATTGCTGTTGGCACTCCGATGGGCGAAGATGGAAGTGCGGATTTGCAATATGTTCTTGGCGTTGCAAAAGAAATAGGACAAAATATTGAAAAAGAAATTACTGTAGTAGATAAATCAACCGTTCCAGTTGGAACGGCTGATAAAGTAAAGAGCATTATAAAAAGAGAACTTTTTGCTAGAAACGTTGAAATTCCTTTTCATGTTGTTTCAAATCCGGAATTCTTAAAAGAAGGTTCTGCAATTGATGATTTCTTAAATCCAGATAGAGTTGTGGTTGGATGTGATAGTTCATCTGAACTTATGAGAAAATTATATGATTTTGTACCGGACGAAAAATTCGTATTGATGGATATTAGAAGTGCAGAACTTACAAAATATGCATCAAACGCAATGTTGGCAACCAAGATTTCGTTTATTAACGAAATTTCTAATATTTGTGAACGAGTTGGTGCAGATATAAATTATGTTCGTAAAGGAATGGGAATGGATTCGAGGATTGGATTCAAATTTATAAATCCTGGTTGCGGATATGGTGGAAGTTGCTTCCCTAAAGATGTACAAGCATTAATTAAAACAAGTAAAGACATTAAATATAATTCAAGAATCTTAAAAGCTGTTGAAGAGGTAAATAAAGATCAAAAAATGTTGATTGTAAAGAAAGTATTGAAACATTTTGGTAATGATTTGAAAGGTATTCGTTTTGCTGTTTGGGGATTGGCATTTAAGCCAGAAACAGATGATATGCGAGAAGCTCCGTCTATTGTCGTTATAAACGAACTTCAAAAACGTGGTGCAGAAATTTTTGCTTATGACCCGCAGGCAATGAAAACAGCTGACTTTTATTTGGATAACGTAATTTATACATACGATATGTATAGCGCGTTACAATGTTGTGATGCTTTAATCATTCTTACAGAATGGAACGATTTTATCAAATCAGATAAAGAGAAAATGAAACATTTATTAAATAATCCAATTATTTTTGATGGAAGAAATCTTTATAATAAAAAAGAAATGCAAGAAAACGGATTTACATACTATCAGATTGGAGCTTAATCATGAAAAGAATTCTTGTAACTGGCGGTGCTGGATTTCTTGGTACAAATCTTTGCAGAAAATTATTAAGAGAAACAGACGATTACATCATATGTTTAGATAATCTATATACAGGAACAAAAGAAAATATAAAAGATTTATTGAATAATAATCGTTTTGAATTTATTCAACATGATATCATAGAACCTATTGATATTGAAGTTGATGAAATTTATAATTTAGCATGTCCGGCAAGCCCGCCTCATTATCAAAAAGACCATGTTTTTACTTTGAAAACATGTTTTCTTGGTGTAATGAATATGCTTGATTTAGCAAAAAAATATAATGCTAAATTTTTACAAACAAGTACAAGTGAAGTATATGGAGACCCAGACCCAAGAATTAAAATACAACCAGAAAGTTATTGGGGAAATGTCAATTGCAATGGCTTACGTTCTTGTTATGATGAAGGCAAAAGAGTTGGAGAATCATTAATATTCAATTATAATAGAATGTATGGCACAAATGTAAAAATTGTTCGTATTTTCAATACATACGGTCCATATATGGATGTTAATGATGGCAGAGTAATTTCAAATTTTATTACACAATGTTTGACTGGAAAACCAATAACAATTTATGGCGATGGACATCAAACAAGAAGTATTTGTTATGTAGATGATTTGATTGAAGCCATAGTAAGAATGATGAATTCAGAAGATGGATTTATTGGTCCAGTCAATATTGGTAATCAAGAAGAATATGAAGTAAAAGAACTTGCAGAGTGGATTAAAGAACTTACAAATTCAAAATCTGAAATCGTTTATTGTGAATCTCCAAAGGATGACCCAATGCAACGTTGTCCAGATATTTCTTTAGCTAAAAAGAAATTGAATTGGGAACCAAAAATTTCTTCTCATGATGGTCTTATAAAAACGATAGAATATTTTGCTAAGAAAGTTGGTAAGTAATATGTCTGTTTTGGTTTGCGGAGGAGCGGGATATATTGGCTCTCATACAGTACATCAATTATTGGAAAGAGATACAGATGTAATTGTAATAGACAATTTATCTACTGGACATACAGAAGCAATTAAAAATGTAAAATTCTATCAAGGAGATATTCGTAATAAAGAAATTCTTGATAAGGTTTTTACTGAAAATAAGATAAATTCTGTTGTACATTTTGCTGCTGACGCATTGGTTGTTGAAAGCATGAAAAACCCGTTGAAGTATTTCAATAACAATGTATATGGAATGCAGGTTTTGTTGGAAGCAATGGTAAAACATGGAACAGATAAAATAGTATTTTCTTCAACATGTGCAACATACGGAGAACCAAAAACACTTCCAATTTTTGAAAAAAACGAAACGAATCCAATAAATCCTTATGGCGAATCAAAACTTATAATGGAAAAAATGATGAGATGGGTAGATGAAATACATCATATCAAATACGTTTCGCTTAGATATTTTAATGCTGCTGGAGCAATTGAAGATGGGTCCATTGGTGAAGACCATAAATATGAAACGCACTTGATTCCGTTGGTATTGCAAGTTCCTCTCGGTCAAAGGAAATATGTAAATATTTTTGGAAATGACTATAATACAAAAGATGGAACTTGTATAAGAGATTATATTCATGTCATGGATTTAGCTGATGCACATATTTTGGCATTGGATTATTTAAGAAACGGAAATGAAAGTAACGTTTTCAATCTTGGAAATGGGAATGGTTTTTCTGTAAAAGAAATTATTTTAGCTGCTCAAAAAGTAACATGCAAAGAAATAAAAATAAAAATGTCAGAACGCCGTCCTGGAGACCCGCCAGAGTTGGTTGCTTCTAATGAAAAAGCAAAAAATATTTTGAAATGGAATCCCAAATATACAAATATAGAACATATTATAGAAACAGCTTGGCGTTGGCATAGCAAACATCCAAATGGGTATTGAAAAAACAAAATCATTTTTAATGATTATGATAAATAAATCTTTAATTTAAGAGAGGAGAAAATTATGGATTATAAGAATGCAAAATTTGCTATAGTACTTGGTAGAGCTATTGATGGCGTTGGATGTACAAGATGCGCTGTAGAAATTTGGACGTGGTGTCAACGTAATGGGATAGATTTGCAAATTTTTGCTCATGTTGGCAAAAAAATGTCTCGTCACAATTCTCAAAAATTTGATTATGTTGGATATAAAGAAAAGGACTTAGATGACATTCAAAAACAGTTGAACGAAAAAGATGTTGTCATGTTTTGGAGTTATCCTTATGCTAAATTTAGTCATTCTTATGCAAGAAACTTTTATGAAAAGATTGTTAAGGGCGTAACGAAGCCTATTAAAGTTGGATTTACGTATGAACTCCATAAAACATTTATTGATAAGATTCCATATTTGGTTGGCATTATGAATAATATGGATATTATCTATGGTTACGGTCCCAATACTTGGTTTAATAGGTCTATGGAGGGTATGTTCCCAAGTAAAAAAGCAGAACATAGAGTATTGCGCATGACTCATTGCGTTGACTTTGAAGAAATGAAGCAATTTAGGAATGAGAATCCTCACACAGACAAGAAGATTATGTTCTGTGGTCGTTGGACAACAACAAAAGACCCATCTAGACTTTTGAATATGGCTCCATATATTAAGAAGTTTGACCCAGATTTTCAAGTAAAAGTAATGGGAATGGAAAAATCTCGTGGAGCAAAAGATGATATTTATGATAATCCATACTGTATTGACATGACAGACCCAAATAAGGGTCCTCAGCCAAATGAAAAAGGTTGTGCAGAGGTATATAAAGAATATGTTCATGCCGATGCTATGAAGGAATTATCAAATTCTATGTTTGCTTTTTCTGGTTTCCATCTTAAGGAATCTGAGTATTCTGACCGTTGGGAATGTGCAATGATGGAATATTGCAATGCCGGCGCAATTCCTGTATTTGATATTGATTGGGCAAAACACAATCATCTTATCAGAACAACTGGTGAAACGTATTATGACTATAACTTAAAACATCCATTTATGTTGGTTAATGATAAGAATGATTTGGAAAAGACAGCAAAAGAAATCGTTGAATTAAGCAAAGACGTAGAAAAACAAAAAGAAATGATTAAAAATGGCTATAAAGTCATTAACATGGAATTTTCAGCTGATGAAGTTGTTCCGGAGATGTTGCAAGAAATTCTTGATTTAGGACATGACAAAAACAAATTCAAAACAGATGAAGATATTATTAAACATTTGATTGATGATGAATTTGTTGACGAATATCTCAAATTATACAATGAATATAAAGATAAGAATATTGTTGTTTTCGGTGTAAGAGAAATGTACGAAAAGAATATATTCGGTATTATCGAAGGCAATAAGGAAATAGACATTAAAGAATTCAAAAAGTCAAAAAGAAAGAAAAAAGCATAAATAAAAAAAAGAGAGGATTTATTCCTCTCTTTTTATTTTTATAACCCTATTCTTTCTAAAGCTTTATTCGTCAAAAAATTTTTGACATTTTCAAATACTTTGTCAAAATGTTGGTTCAATAAATATATTTCAAAATTGTTTGTTTCATTACAAAACAATATCGCTCTTCTAACTTCTAATTTTATTTTTTGAATGTTGAATGCATCAAATATATATAAAGACATTCCACCAGCAGCTTTGCTTTTTGTATCTGTGTTTGAATAAGCTTCCCACATACAAAAATCGTCTTTTATATTTTTATTGTAGCAATACATAATTTTTAATGTAAAATCTTTTTCTACAAATTTTGTTGATTTCATATTGATAATTCTCCTATTTTTTACATTATATCAAAAATAAATAGAAATGTAAATAGTTTTTTTAATTTTTTAAAAACGATAATGCATTTTTTTGTTTTTGATACAATAAATTAAAAAATAAGTGAGGCTTTATAATGATTAAAAAAATTGTTTTTGTTTTGTTGTATTTAATGTCAATTGTAAGTTATTGCAATGCCGAAAGTTATTGCTTTATTGGTGATAGTAGATTCGTTGCAATGAGAGAAGCACTTGGTGACGATGAAAATATTTATTATTGCGAAATTGGTGTAGGGTATAATTTTTATTGGGAAAATAGAAGTGACATAATGCAATTATCAAGAGATGATACTATAATCATTTATAATCTTGGAGTTAATGATTTAGCCAAGCAAAAACACGTAGAAGCTATAAACGATTTATTTAAGAATGGATTCGAAAGAGTTATTTTTATGACAGTCAATCCAGTTGAAGAATTAAAAGAAAAAGCATACGGATATTCAATAAAAAATAGTGAAATAGATGCATTTAATATATATGTAAAAGAAAACGTTTTAAGCAACATCATGATTCTAAATAGTAACAATTTTTTGAAAAATGATGGATTTGATACTATAGATGGCATTCATTATTCTAATGAAACATATGCAAAAATTTACAATTATTTATTTTCCTACCTCTAATTATTATGTTATAGAGAAATGTATGACAAGGAATGATATAAAATGGCATTTGAAAAATTAGATAATGAAGATTTTGCTGAAAAAGTATTAGGATTAACTCCAGCAGATGGTGACGATTATGATGATGTCGTTAATTATGGATTTAATTTAGAAAATTATAGAAATGGCGATGTATTTAATGGATTTAATGTTTATAAGACAAACAATCCAATGCAAGCTGTTAAAATGTATATTCATGATATATTGAATTTCGGTCAAATTAAAGAGATAGATTCTTATAATGATTGGAATTATGCATTAGTGTTATTTGATGATTATGGAATTATGCCATTAAAATGGGATGAATTAAGAAAGAAATATCATATAACAGATGATATGCCAATAGAAGAATATTATAAGAAAATGGAAGATGCCCCATTAAGTGATTTTGAAAGTTTAATTGATTACACAAAAAGTTTGGATTCAGATTATGAAAAAATCTATCAATATAATGATTGCATTCTAATTAATGATGATGATTTTAGATAAGATAGAAGGTTTTTAATATGGAAGAAAAAATGAAACGTCTTGGAAAACCAAGAAGAAAAAGAAAAAGTATAATACTAACAATGAAATATGTTTTAGATATACACGAAGATGACCCAATTGAAACGGATAAAATAGGCAAATTATTTCGTACTTGGATGAGAGACCATTTTTCAAATTGGGACCAGAGTATATTACAGTATTTCTTGTATGAAAATAATATAAAACAAAATGCTACAAATGATAGAGTTTTACTAGAAGGACATCTTGATAAGATTATAAAGGATGATACATTGCATTCCAAAGAAGATTTGGATAAAATGAATGAAGAAATAGATAGTGATTCTATTGATTATTCTTATAAAGATACATCAAGTAGCGAATCTACAAGGCGACCAGACCTTTTAGAGGATAAATAATTTTATAACAAATACGAAAGCCAAAAAGGAAAGAAGGTAATAATTAAAATTTTATAAACAGTGGTGAAATAACATGATTAAAGAACTTCACGGTTTTAATGTCACGGTATTAGCTAACGACGATACTACAACGTATCCAAGAGCTATATTCCAAGATAACGAAGGGGAATTTGCTGTTGCTGCACAACAGGTGCAGCAGGTAAATAATCAACAATTAGGACTTTATTTGAAAGCTGATAATAAGTATTTTTATATAAATGGTGAGCTAATACCAGTTGTTACACCACAAGAAGATTGGGAAATTACATTTACTTTAGATACAGTTGAATCTGAAGTATTGTTAGATGATATAGAAGGATTTAGTGAACATATTGCTCCAACATTAGCTGATTACTATGGCGAAAATATGGATAATGTAAATCGTCATTTAGAAGTCAGATATCTTGGTATTGAGGGCAATTTGGAATATTCGCCAGACGGTGTAGCTGTTCCAAATAGTATGAGTTCAGAAACTGAACAAACTAATGCTCAAAATCCAGATGGTTATGTTGATTATGTTGTTGAATCAGGAATTCATTCATTGAGTTTCAGCAGTGGTTCTTACGGAAAGAAAATCTATAAATTGGTATATAAAGCAGAAGCTTTTTAAGAAATAAAAGAACTAATCAAACGATTAGTTCTTTTATATTTAATTTATATAAATATAATAGAGAAGTGATGATAGTGTCAACAACTACAATAGAAGGAATAGAAGTAAGGATAGCAGAAAACAATGAATATCCAAGAGTATTGTGGCAAGGAAATAATGGCGTAATATCTCCTTTGGCTGCTACGCAAGTAAATAATGTTAATAATAATAATCTTGGTATTTATGTTAAATCAATGGGAAAATATTATTTTGTCCCCAAATATACAGTACCGATTGTGGTTCCACAGGCACAACATATTCTTGGAGCTGTATTGACTAGTACACAATCTGTTGATAGAATTAGATATGATAAAGAAACGTTTGCTAACTTAAATGAAGTATATTCTCATGGTACATATTCCAATATGAGAAATGTAACAACATCAGTAGGAGATTTTGTAGAAATACCTATTACATATGTAAAGACAGAGACTATACAGAGTGGAACATATGCTGGAAAAGTATGTTATTGGATAGCAGACGGTTATGCAGATGGGTTTCATGTACACCCAGCATTTATCGGAAACGATGGGCAACCGCATAAATTAAGAATAGCAAAATTTCTTTCGTCAAAAACAAATAATTTACCAGGGTCAATAAGATTGTCCGATATAGATACAACTTCTTATCAAGATGCGTATAATGCATGTTTATCATTAAATAGCAACGGAAATTCTGGTTATAATATGTATTCAATTTATGACCATTCTTTATTACAACGATTGTTACTTGTTGAATATGGTGCCTATAATTTATGGAGTGACATTCGTATTGAAGAAAAAACAGAAGAAGAATTACAAATGTTAATTGAAAATGAAGAATACGAAGAATACGAGCAATATATGGAAGATGATGGTTTCGCTACAAAATATCACAATATATACGATATTTTTGGACACAAACCAGACAATCTTCGTTATACATCGCGGTGTTGGTTATATGGATTTGAATGTGATAGACAAACATATAAAATATTAAAAAATGATGGTTCGAACGAAATTATTGATACATCCATACCGTATAAATATGGTAGTCATGTAATGAGTTTTTTATTTAATTCAACAAATAATTATGACATGAGTGATATATTTATAGGAAATGATGTTTTGGATAATTCGTCGAGTCATTATTGCGAAAACAAAATATGTTTGCTTGATGATTATGAGGCTGGTATTTCTGCGTATGATGATTCTGGACATTTTAACGTTTTAAGTATGTATTCTGTACCAACAGACAATATGTGCGCGTATAGAATTGTACAATTGGCAGATTGATATATAAAAAGAGTAGAAAAATCTACTCTTTTTCTTTTTATAGAATATAACCATAAGGAGTGTGGTTATATGTTCTTGATTGTATCTGGAGTAAATTGTGCAGGAAAAACTTCGTTATGTCACAAATTAATAGATTATTTTGAAGGATTAAAAACTCAACATTTTTCAAATCCAAAAGATATGGAAGACGGAAGGAACCAATATTTTAGTTTTTTGGATAATATGGATAAAAATAGCGATTATCTATTGGATAGATTTCACGAAGGTGAATGGATTTATGCGCCGATTTATCGTGGATATACAGCAGAATATTTGTTAGAATTAGAAAATAAAATGTATGGATTGGATTATATTCCATTTTTTATTTATGTTCATGCTGCGCCAAGCGATGTTAGAAGACGTATTGCTCGTCGTGGTGAAGATTTTATGAGACCAGAACATCTTGGTATAGAAAAAGAGAATTTTGAAAAATTTATGCATATTCAACATTTGCCTTATGTCAGAATTAATACGTCAAAATTTAATAACCAACAAACATTGGAAAGAACTTTGGCAGCAATAGATAAATACAGTGTTATGCAAGCATTGACGAAAGATTGGGAAAAAGTACCACGCGGTAATGTTAATGCAACTACAATGTATATTGTAAATGATGAAGATGACTCTACTCGTATTGTTTGTCCAAGTTTACACTATGATAATGCTTGGATTACTATTGATAGAGACGTACAAAAACAGATTGATATCATTAAACCGGAAAAGGTAGTGGTTTTGTGATTAGAGAAGATATTGACCATTTTTTTATGAAGATTGCTTTTATGTATGCTTCACGTTCAACGTGCTTTAGGAGACAAGTCGGTAGCGTTATAGCTAGAGATAAAATCCAATTAAGTGCTGGCTATAATGGTGCGTTGCCTGGCATGGAACATTGTATTGATAATCACGAATTATGTATAAGAGAGAAATTGCATATTCCTTCAGGTGAAAGACAAGAACTTTGTTTGACTGGAGATAATTATGTAAGATTGTTAGATGGACAATTAAAATCAATGGAAGAACTTGCAAAAACAAATGAAGATGTTTGGCTATATTCTGTTGATGAACTTACTGGTAATGTTGTTCCAGCACAAGCAACGAATCCTCATTTGACTGGTCAAAGAGATGATATAGTAAAGATTGTTTTTGAAAATAGAAAAGCAATCAAATGCACAAGTGACCATAGAATTATGATGCAAGATTTATCATATAAACAGGCTATTAACTTAAAACCAAATGATGTTTGTAGGATGTTTGCATTTAATGATGAATTTACGTTGATTCATAATAAAGTCATAGCTGTTGAAAAATTAAATGGCGTTTTTCCGGTATACGATTTAGAAGTTCCAGAAACAAATAATTTTGCAATAGATATGAACGATAGAATTGGATTGATTGTGCACAATTGCCGTTCTCAGCATGCTGAAGCAAATGCAATTTCAAAAGCAGCTATGAATGGTATTAATATTAAAGATGCTACATTATATGTAACATGCAAACCTTGTACTAATTGCACAAAAATGATTATTTCTTCAGGTATAAAAAGATTGGTATACTGTGGAGAATATAGCAGTGGTATAGATGATGAACTTACAAATTCATTAATTACAAATATACAAGTTGATACTTTGAATCCAGATGATTTTGAAGAATTTATTGAATTCAATAATTGCATAAGAAATAGGAGGTGCTGATGTGGCAGCACAAAAAGAACTTTCATTAAAGAAGTTATATAATGACTTAAATGAAATGAGAGAATCAACGAAAGAAAAAGTTGATTATATTTATAATTTATTCGTAAATGAAAGCGTTTTTCCAGTTGATATAACAACAGAAGAAGACGGTCCTGGACTTTGGCCACTCAATGGGATAATGATGTACTCTATTATTCCAAGCCAAAATATATCAGAAATGTTTTGTACAAGAGGAACTCTTTTTCATTTTGCTTGTGGGAATATGTCATTCCAAATTATGAATGTTGTTGATGATATTGTAGATACTAGTAAAATTGGCAAAATATATGTTAGAACTGGCGATATCGAAAACAATACGTGGGGCATTTGGGAACTTTTGAATACATCAAAAAATACATTCCAATCATTGGTATATAAAGGATATCTTAAAACAAAAGCTAAAAATATTGTACCAAATGTAAATCCAAGGACAACATATATGGAAGTTGCCATGTCAATAGCTTCTACGTATAGTTTGTTGATTAGGCAAGAAGTATTAAAAGGAACAAGTAGGATAAATGATTTAGTTACAAATTTGTTAAGTACTAGAAGGGATTTCCCAAATAATCTTTTGGAATTAAAAGAAGGACAATTAATTATTTATGGGAATAATGAATATATAGCCGTATATGATGGCGCTGGTGGATGTTATGGTTCAAGTCTTAGGCTTGGAGACGTTGTACATTTTGAAGATTGCTTAAATGTAGATGACCAATTAATGCCAACAAAAATACTTGCTATTTAAGAAATGTTTTTGATTTCATAGAATAAATGGAAGATATTTTTCTTCCATTTTTCTTTTTGTTGTTAGGAGTATTTTTATGAAAACATTTGAATTTGATACAATACCTTCTTCTTACAGTTATTTGATTAATGAACTAATAAATAATGGTAAGAAAATTGCACCACGAGGCATAGAAACACTCGAAATAACTCCGGCTAGTATAACCATTAAAGAACCTCTTAAAAATGTAATCTTGAGTCCAGCCAGGAAACTTAATTATGGTTTTATGCTTGGAGAATTAGCTTGGATTTTGCAAGGAAGCAATGATGCACATCATATAGCGCATTATAATAAAAACTGGATGAATTTCAGCGATGATGGAATGACATTGAATGGTGCATATGGGCAACGTATTTTTAGATATAGTGAACATGAAGTCAATCAATTTGAAAATGTAATCGAACTTCTGAAAAATGATAAGAATTCTCGTCAAGGTACAATTGTATTGTTTGACCCAAATAAAGATTTCAAAGAAACGAAAGACAAACCTTGTACGAATTTAATGAGATTTTCAATTAGAAATGATAAGCTTAATCTTTTAGTACTGATGCGCAGCAATGATATTATGTTTGGCTATCCATATGATGTTTTTAATTTTACAGTATTGCAAAAAATTATGGCGAATCGTTTGGGAATTGAAGTTGGTATATATACACATGTTGTTGATTCTTTGCATTTATATATAGAACAAATGGATTGGTGCAAGGATATTGTAAATGAAGAACATAAAGATATTTATGATGAATATATTCCATTCAATAATTCTTTTAATAATGATGATGTACAGACATTCTTGAATGTTGAACAAACAACGCGAAAACTTACAAACGAAATTAACTTAAAACATATTTTTGAAATGATAGAAAACATTAAAGACAAATATTGGCAGAGTAATGCTGCATTTTTGGCAATGTATAATTATAGGAAAAATGGAAACAGAAATGATTTCCTTGAATTATTCCATCCATTCATTAATAATGAATTTAAGTATGTGTTAGATAGGTACAAAGAATTGAAGAAGTAAAATGGATTCTAAAACTTGGTATGATTTAGCAGAAATAGCGAAAGAAATAGAAGAAGCCATGAAGGATTCTGTAATAGAGAATTCTGATGGCTTAGACCAAGTTGAAGAACAAAAATTTCATTTTCCACAATTGGTAGAACATGAAATAAGACGCATAGTAAGAGAAGAAATAAGAAATATGTTGAAAGAAAATAGTAATACAAATAAAAAATTTTTAGAATACAAAAAAATGGAGCGTTACATATAATGATTATTGTACTGCTTCTAGTAGCAGGTATATTTTGGTATATTTTAATGATATACATTGTGTTGAAATATTACGATTTTTTTGAGTAAAGGTGATAAATTATGAAATTTAGAACCGATTTTGTTACAAATTCAAGCAGTTCATCTTATATATTTGCTATCCACAACGATAAGGTTAATCCTTCTGTAGCAAAAATAATGGAAAAAATATTAAACCATGAAAATTTTAATGAAGGAAGACCGTCAATCAATATTACAAACGAATTTGAACATATAGATATGTCAGAATCATCAAAATTTAGAGTTAAAGAATATGTTAATGACGGTTACGACATTTATAAAAAAGAATTTGGATATGAAGAAGAAGATTTATTGAATTTAGCGATGTATATTTCTGATGAATTTGCATATGTCAAATATATTGGGCGTAATGAAGATGATTGAGGAAAAATTATGAAAAGTTTTTTTCGAAAATATTCTGATAGTTTTTTATTGATTTCAGCATTTGTAATTATGTTTTGCTTTTTATATTTTGTGATTTCGCATATGAATAACAATGTAAAAAGAGACAATGAACAAAGAATCAATAAAATAGAAGAAGGAATAAAGTCAAACAAATTGCAGCAATTAAATTATAAAATCTATACAACAGATGGAAGATTTTTTATTGTTGATGAAAATGGATATGTATTTGACATATATCTTCACGAATCAATAGGGAAAATAAAAAGAGATGAATAAATCATCTCTTTTTATAAGCCGTATTTCAATAATATTGTTTCATTTTTTATTTCTGGCATTTTTAATATTTTTTCTATTTTTTTGGCATCATCGTCAAAAAATGTTTGCAAAAATTTTTTTGGAAGTTTAATGATAGATATATGTTCAGATAAAAACAACTTAAAATTTTCAATATTATTGAAAGATTCCATGATAGGTGGAGAATTTTGGCTATAATTTATACTTGGTTCTATAAAATTAAAAGCTATTATAACTTTTAATCTAAATATTCCATTGAAAACGAATGTAACAAAGTCATTATTATAGTATTTTATTTCGCAGTTGTTACATTCGTATTCACTATAAAATATAACATCTTTATTTGTTAAAAAAACGCTATGATTTGTTTTATCTATCATTCCAAAATCACCATTTTATTTTATATAATATATCCAGAGGTGTTTTTATGCCAAATATGTTTGTGAATTTACATGTTCATTCTCAATATTCTCTATTGGATTCGTGTTTGAGAGTTGAAGACTTGGTAAAAACAAATAAGAAATTGACAGAAGATTTTAATAATCAATATAACGAAAATCATCAAGCGTATAGCTGCATAACAGACCATGGCAATCTATATGCTGTTATGTTTCATTATAACGAAGCAACGAAAAACAACGTTATGCCTATTGTCGGTGAGGAATTTTATGTCACTGATGATATGTTGAATAAAGATATAGAACATTATAGAAGTTATAGAAATGAACATATGATTATACTTTCCAAAAATATGGAGGGTTATAAGAAAATTTCAAAATTGGCTTCGCTTGGTGCTACAAAAGGTTTTTACTATAAGCCAAGAATTGATGATAAATGTTTAGAAGAAGTTGGAACTGATAATTTAATTGCAACTTCTGCATGTGTTGCTGGTCGCATACCACAATGTATAAAAAAAGATGATATAGAATCTGCTAAAAAATGGATAGCTTATTATAATAAATTATTTCATGAGAATTTTTATTTAGAGATACAGCCAACTGCAATGGAAGACCAAGCGAAAGTTAATGAAGTTTTGATTTCTCTTTCAAAAGAAATGGGGATTCCATTGGTAGCAACAACAGACGCACATTATCTTGTAAAAGAAAATAAAGAAGCACATGATGTTCTTTTATGCATGCAAAGTAAAGACAAAATGTCAAATCCAGAACGTTGGACTTATGGTGGCAATACTTATTATATAATGTCCAAAGAAGAAGTATTGGAAGCATTTAAGAGAGACGGTCATGAAAAATTGGACCAAAAAGCTATATTAGAAGCTGTAGAAAATACAGAAAATATAGCCAAACAATGTATGACTGAATTTTCTTCAGATAAACATTATTTACCAAGCGTTAAGATACCAAAAGATGATGACGCTTTTAATGATTGGAAAGAATTATCTAAATCAATTAATGAAAAAGATTTGGAAAAAACAAAATATCTTACATATCTTTTTTTGAATGGTCTAACAAGAAAAAATTGCCAATCTAAAAAAGATAGAATGCGCGCAATGCATGAAATGAAAGTTATACAAGATATGGGATTTGAAACGTATTTTATATTGTATGATTCTATCATTTCGTTCATAAGATACAAAGCAAAAATGGCTAACGGCCCAGGTCGTGGGTGTATATGTGGTAATAATATTGTTAGAACTTTAGATGGAAAAAATAAATTAAAAGATATAAAGATTGGTGATTATGTTTATGCTAGTGATAATTGTTTGCATGAAGTAATCAATAAATTTGTATATGATGTTGACGAAGAATTATTAAGTTTTGAATTTGAAGATAAAAAAATAAATGGCATTACGAAAGACCATAAAATTTTAGCAATCAAAAGTTATGATTTTGATAACAACGTAAGAATTCCGCAGTGGATAGAAGCAGATAAATTGGAAATTAATGATGTTGTTTGTGAAGTAGAATAATGGAGTGATTGCAATGAATGCGCAAGCTGCAGCTATTTGTTTTGTATTTTTTATGGTTGCTATTGCATTAGGATTTTATTTCAATAATTGTTATATTTTCACTAAAAATGAAAAATCACATAAATAAAATGGAGGTTTATAGATGATTTATACATCTTATTTTGGATATATGAGACATTTACCAAAAAATATTGTAACAATAGCAATATGCGGCAAATCTCCTGATTTTTATAACGGGTTAGAATATAAAAAATTAGCTCCATCATGGGATATTTTCAAACAATGGAAAGAAACTGGAAACAATGATTTATATACTAAACGTTTCAAAGAAGAGAGATTAAAGCCATTGATTATCAAAAATGTAATTGACGATTTAATGAAAATGTCAAATAATCAAGATATAGCATTATTGTGTTATGAAAAACCAATTGATTTTTGTCATAGACATATAGTAGCGGAATGGCTAAACGAAAATGGTTTCCAGTGTAAAGAATTTGTAAAGGAATGATATTATGAAAATTTGGATTATATGCAGCAAAAGATTTTATAACGTAATACCAGATATACAAAGACAATTGATTCAATCTGGGCATACTGTTCTTCTTCCTAATAATTATGATAATCCAACTGCTGAAGATAAAAGTTGGGAAAATGATACGCATCAGTTATTTAAAAAATCAATGTTTTATTTGTCAAGAGCAAGAATTAGAGAAGTTGATGCTGTATTAGTATTGAATTTTTCCACTAAGAATCAAAAAAATTATATTGGCGGTTCAACGTTCATAGAAATATATGAAGCATTTATGAAAAAGAAGAAGATTTATCTCTATAATGATATCCCACCAGGAATATTATATGATGAGATACACGGTTTTTCTCCTATCATTATACATGGTGATTTGGAAAAGATTAGAGAGGAGATATACAAGTGATAGTAGATACTATTAAGAAAGATTTGGACGAGGCTAGAAAGGCCAAAAGAAAAGACGTGGTGACATTTCTTTCAACGATATATTCTGATGTTGTGATGTTTGGTAAAAACAATGGCAATCGTCAAACAACAGACGAAGAAGCTATTAAGATAATGAAGAATTTTCAGTCTAAATCAGAAGAAGTCATTGATTTACTAAAGAAAAAAGACCCATCTAGAGTCTTAGAATATGAAGATAAAATTAAATTGCTTCAAAAGTATATTCCAAAGCAGTTAACTGAAGAAGAACTGACAGAGGTTATTCAAAATTATATAAAAGACTTTGATATTAACGATAAGAAAATAATTGGATTGGTAATGAATAAATTAAAAGAAAATTATGCTGGCATGTTTGATGGAAAATTAGCATCAAAAATTATAAAAAATTTTTCAAAATAATAAACCAAAAAAGCATTTTTATGGTAAAATATAAAATGGGTGATGAAAATGCATTGGTTACAAAAAGAATTGCTGCAAAAATATTGTTCTGAATATATGCAGACGTTAATAAATAATTCTCCAATTTTTAAGGACCATACAACTGGTATCTATAATTATGTCAATAATTTAAGACCAGAACAAGCTGACCGGAAATGTAAAGCTTTAATAGAAGGAAGAATTGGAGAAATATCTTTTTCGAAAAATTATTTTTTCGGAAGTGTATTTAAGTACAATGGTGATGTAAATGTATATACGTTTACAAAGAACCACCCAAACGTTGATTATAGTGCTATAGATTTTTCTTCAAGGTTTAGAGTTGGTGTTGACGTAAAAATGCTTGGTCCTACAGCAATTCGTCAATTTCAATTGAAAAATGGAAAAACGGCTGTTAGAGAAGCAGCATTCAATGATAGAGAAATAAATCATTATTTAAGTACGTGTGAAAATCCGTTTTTGCTTATTTTTAGTGATACGCCATTCTTTAGTGCTTTTGACCATTGTCATGGGCATTATATGTTTGTCAATTTAAGAGAAGCATATAATCACATGAACGATTGCGATACAATGGACACAAAATATATGAATGGAAGAGACGGTGTACATAATACATATAGGATAAATCTTGAGTATTTCGGAGAAGCAAATAGGCAATGTCATTATTTGCTTAACATATTGGAATTTTTCAATTATGTAAGGTCTATGTATTATCTTTACGATGAAGAAAATGCATATATATACGATGTATGTGCTAAGATGGCGAAGTTTATATGAGTGCTTTTATAAAAAGATTTAATAAGAAAAGTTTTGGTATTAAAATTTTAATATCGTTTGATGCAGATGGTTTCGTCATTACGATGGAATCATCTTTTTTATCAAAAGAAGGCATTTCTGTTTTAGATTCTATTTTTAATTTGAAAAATAAAAAAGAATTTTTTTCATTATTTATTTTGAACAATTATTCTGAGTATAATAGATATATTTTTAAATTGGAAAAAGAAATAGAAACCGTTAGGTTTGAAATTATGAAAAGATATTTATATGAATATGGTAATTAAATGAAAATTCTACAAAAAAGTAGTTCTAAATGCTTAGCTTATAGCTATGGGATAGAGGGTGTTGTGGTACATCCATTTGTAGTAGATGTAGTTTATAACAATAAATTAACTAATATTTTCTGGTGATGATTGTGTCGTATACGGCAAACATTTCAAACGAAACATATAACCAATTACTTTCTTCATTTTCTAATGAAGAAAGTAAAACTTTATTTATTGCTTCTTTTAAAGAGAACAATAATGAAAAATTAAATAATAATATATTCGCAATTAGGATTTTATCTAATAGTGAATATGATAGATATTTAATGAATAACACTTGTAATGGCGCAATAAACAAACGAAGCGATAGCGTATTTCATTTTTGTGATAGAGATGGTGCGTCAGCACTTGTATGGTACTATACTGGTGACAAGGATGCACACAATAGTAAATTATATAATAATCCTAATATTTATAGAATACGTACAAGTGATATAAAAGGAGCTTTTGGTCACTTAGTATTTATATATGAATTAAGTGAAAATAATGAAAATAATAATTGTATATCAAGAAAAACAAAAAAATCAGTTATAGATATTTTTTCCCAACTTATTACGGTAAAGACAAATATCACAGTGTTAATATTGAAACTTCGTTTCAAGCCAATAAAAATTTTATAAAAAACTTAAATCAACGAACACCAAAATACACTGGGTTAAATATGGACCCTTATTATACATATGATATTATATTGGGTTTCCGTCCAGTTTTTACTTATCAAGATAATAATAAATCTCAAAATATTTGCTATTGAGTTGATATAATATGAAAACAATTAATTTAACAGATGAACAATATAATAATCTTGCTTCTTTAATATCTAAAGAAGCATTAGATATATTAAATAATAATTCTAATGTAGATAATAAGAATTTAAACAATAAAATTCTTATAAGAATATTATCTAAAGAAGAATATGAAAAATATATATTTAATAGCACATTAAACGGCTCTATTCTAGCTGGTAACAACGAAGTTTTTCATTATCAGTATACTGGTAAAATTAAGGGTGTTTTTTATGCTTTTTTCCAACTTTCACGCAAGTCAAATGCAAAACAACAAGGCGGAGTGTGTAATAACAACAATTATATTGTAAAATTCCCCTTTGACTCTAAAATAGCATTATCGCATGTAAATCAACAGGTTCTCGTATGTAATCCAGAAATAGGGGGAACACGTTATCAGGTTGATTATGGAAGGTATGGTTATATATCTGATTATAATGTAATTTCTGATATTATAATTTACACAAGTTTATTACAAAATAATACATTGTTGCAAAATAGTGTAGGTGGAGACAATACTTATGATTTTGAATTTGTATATGGCGTCGGAGGAGCAGATGAGAATACAAAGTTAAATTTAAGTGGATTTTATTATAAACTTACTGATAAGGAAGTTATAATACTTACTAATAAAACAAATGAAAATTCTGTTTTAGCTAAAAGATATAATTTTTATATTGAGCCTTATTATTCTTATTCACATTATCCACTTAACTATAATTATGATATCAGATATATGCCGTCTTTCCGTCCGGTTTTCAACTTTAAGGATAACAATAAATCAGATAATATTTTTAGGTGAAATGTATGTCTTATGTTATTTCAAATGAATTATATAATCAACTGATAAATGCGAATACACTTGAAGAATTTCAACAATCCAGAGATTTAATCGTAAATTCTCAAACCAGTGATGAAATAAGTCTTAATTATAATTCAATTTTTGTTAGAATTTTATCTTTAAGCGAATATGATAAATATATAGTAAATAGCACGCTTAATGGTTCTGTAACAAAGAAAAATATAAATGTGTGGCATTACCAAGGGCTTGCTGGAGGCTTACATTATGCTTATGCAAGTCAGAATCATTGGAATGATTGTAATGCAAGTATAGCATCAAAATTACATTATCCTGTTAGTTCTGTATTGAGAGATACAACTGGAAATGGTATAAAAATGACAATTCCATCAACTACCATATATAGTGAAATTCTTTCAAATAATACATCTAACACGGGTATAGCATATTTTCCAATAGAACAGGTTACGGATTTTGTATTTACATATCAGGGTTCTTACGGCTATTACGACTATAGCACATATACTTTTTTTCATACTTTTTCTAAATTGCAAAATATAAGTAAATCAATCGCAACGTTTTCTAATCAATATGGACCAACCAATGTATATAATAATGGTCATAACCAATGGACAATAACTCACACTTATAATATCCATAATTCTTTTAGACCAGCATTTTTATATGTGGATAACAATAAGTCTACTAATATTTTTTCATAATGAAAGGTCAATATGTCACATTATATTTCAGATGAATTATATACTCGGCCTATTAATTCTGACTTAAATTCATCGTTAAAAAACCAATTGACCGATTTGCAAAAAAATGATATTGCCATTAAAAAAAGTTCTATTAGCGTTAGAACCTTGTCTAATTTAGAATATGACAAATTTATAAAAAATAGTACATTAGACGGAAGTATTAGTGCTACAAATATTAATGTGTGACATTATGATGATAAACCAAATACATATAGTGCATGCGGTGCTTGACAATCAAATCCAGGATATAGTCAAGACACATCAATCACATACGCTATTAATTATGTTGACCAGTCTACTTATCTTCATTATGCTAGATATACAATTGAAATGTATGGAGAATTATCATCTCATAACCAAAATAAACAATTCAAATATTCAATAATAAGAAACATACTTCTGAAATGTTATAGTAGTGCAAGTCAAGGGTCTTATTTATCATCAGGTAATATTGCTACAAAGTCTGTAACTCAATACGCAGACAAAACATTGAATGTAAATGCAGAAGCGGCACAAGTATATGCGCGAGGAAAATGGGGAGATTACTATACTATCGTTACAGCTAACATAAATCTTTCATTTAGACCAGTTTTTAATTTCGCAGATAATAAAAAGTCTACAAATATATATTATTAAATTTAAGTAGGTGATTCCTATTTCTACAATTAATGAAGTTAAAACACAAATCTTAGATATCTTATCTTCTAATGGATATAACACATCTAATCCAAATATACAAAACGCCTTAGATACACTTTTAGAAGCTGATAGTGACGAAGACACTTTTTCAGTAAATCAAATAAACGTTAGAATTTTATCTAAAGATGAATTAGAAAAATATTTAATAAATAGTACATTAAACGGGTCAATAACAAAATACAACGATGCTGTTTGGAATTTTGCTATTACGCCATCACATTCAATTTACTGTGCTTTTGGTATGTATAGAAGAGGAAACGATAATGTTGTAAATCCAATGACATCGGCTGGATGGAATATTATGAAAAATAAAAATAGTATCATTGCTAAATATCCGGAATACGGAAATAGTCTTTGTAATGGGAATGTTTCTAAAGAAAATACAACATCATATGAATATACTATTAATGTTATTGCAAATTGTTTACAAGATAATATTAACAGTAATATATGCACATATTCATATCCAGCCAAACAGCTATTATTAGGAATTAACATAATTGGAGATTTTTGGGTAAAGAACATTACAAACATGGAATTTAAGTATTATGAATATCAGCAAAAATCTTTTTTAACAAACTGTACTAAAAAAGAAACAATTGCGAAATTAAAAGATACATACACATTAACTTATAATTGGACAGCTAGTTCTTCATCTAATCATGCTAAACATCAACAATCAACAACTGTAAAATTCGATTATTTATCGTCTTTTAGACCAGTATTTCAATATAAAGATAACAATAAATCAAGCAATATACATTATTGAGTGATATAATTTATTTTTAAGTTATAATGGAGGATTTTTTCAATGAAACATCTTATTAAAAAAGCAGAAAACAATGTTTATACTTTTGAAAGTAATTATGTTATGAATGTTGAATCTTATTGCCAAGAAACTGGTGAAGAAGATGCATACGAAGAAGATTATTCTAAGTTTGATGAAGATGAATTGAACGCATTTATGCAAAGTGAAGATGTTGAATACTTAAATGAAGTTATTAGAGATGATTTTGATTTTGCTACTGGTATTTCGATGAAATTGGAAAATGGTAAATTGATTTCCACAGTAACAACAAATCGCATCTTAAATGACCAAGAAATTGAAAAACTTAAAGATTGGATTGAAGGTCAATGCAGTGACGGTTTTGGTGAAGGTTTGGAACAGCATGAATTTACATATGATATTGAAAGAGATACATATGAAGTAGAAGAATATGATGAAGAAGAAGAACGTTCATATACACATGAAGAACCTTGCGAAACTCGCATTTCATATTATATTAAATTATGGCCAGATAATTTTAAGATTGATTTAATTAAATAATATTGCAATTTTATTGTTTGTGATTCCATAATGAACTAAGGATGTGATAATTTGGAATCTAAAAAAGTAATAAAACGCTTAAAGAAAAAAGAAAAAGAAAAACATAAAAAAGTGTGGGAAGGCCCACTTTGGTATGGAAACCATAATACTTATAGTGATTATGGCGCAACTGATTCTTCTAGTGATAATGCTGGAGGAAATTGGGGAACATGTGATTTAAGGTAATTACGTTGTAGAATAGAGAAATTTAATTTTTTATAAAAGAGTGGAGAAATCTCTCCACTCTTTCGTTTATTCAAATCTAATTGTTGGTCTTGTTGCTATCATGCATTGCATTGGAGTATCATGTTCATTTGAAATTTTCCAACCAAGGAAAACTTCCCATATCATATATTTATTGATTCTTCTATTGCTTTTCAATACCCATGGACGAATTAAAATGTTTCTCGATTTATCATATCCCAAACGATAGTCATCAGTATATTTTATCCATACCATATTTTGTGGTTCGACAATAAAACCAAAACACCAAAATGCAAATCCATAACTGCAATTTCTAGTTAACCACCATACTCTGCAGAAATATCTTTGTATTTTTTCTTTTGTTGTGAAATTTGGGTCTTTAAGTCTTACAAACCAACGTTTTCTGCCAACTTTTTCTAAATCTGGTGTTGTACTTTCATATTCTTCATAGTGTCTATCGAAATCATATCTTAAGAATTTTGGTACAACTGTTTTGACCAAGAATCCGCAATCTGTTGAATCATCCCATGTTTGCCACATTCTAAAGATATGAGGTAATTCACCACATTCATCTGCAAATAAACACACAAACCAATTCGTTAAATAACAAAAAACCATAACGATAAAATTAAGAATAGCATAAGGAAACCATATCACAGTATATCACCTTCTTTAATTTTTATTTCATATATAAAATATAAGAAGATGATTTTTTAAGTTGAAAATTTTTATTTTGTAAATATTATTCTATTTATTATTTTTCTTCTTTATCTGAAGATGTTTCTTTATTCTCGTCTGGAATATAACGAACACATTCGGGATTCTGGCATGTACTGTTTTCACGAAGTTCTTTTCGACAAAAAATACAACACTTCTTTACAATAGACATGGTTACTTCTCATTTTCTTGAAGTTTTTGATATTCAGTATCATACCAAGCATCGAGTTCTGCCATTGAGGCTTTATCTGCTTCTATTGCTTCAGAGTCATTGTGAAGTGTATCGTCTGTAAATTGTTCTATGAGCATGGTTTTCTGCCGCGTGTACTCTGTGTCAAGTTTAGCAAGAAGTTCGTCTGTTGGTAACTTCTGCAGCGCGTATCCTTTTACATACCATGCGCCATCTATCCCACGTTCCACTTCTATGTCTCGCATACCAAGCGACTTATAAAACGCAGTATTAGTTCCAATGCCGACTTGGCACTCTTTTGTTGTTTCATTTATTATTTTTGCATACATCAGACACTTACCTCGCTTTTCATAGGAACAAAATTTGCAGACCTAAACAGAGATATTGCGGACGCTTTAATAACTTCTCCTTCGGAAATTAAAAAAGTGGATGGGTCAACTTCTTGTCCATTGTATGTATATCCAATGCCAATAGGTATGTTATCAATAGTTAATATAGCATTGTCGTATAATGAAAAGGATAAAATAACAAACCCATTCGTAGGTGCAGTATATCCATCAAGTATTTGTTGTTGTGTAATGGATATTATTGAATTATACGCCGGAAGAAAATTATCAGAAGAAATTTTTGCCTTACCAGCATTACTAAGATTACTCAAATCTCGGTCTGCTTTGCAGTTCAGTGCAGACGCATAATGCGTCAAGTCAATGCCAGCACTACCTGGAGTTACGCCGTCATACGCCTTGATGATATAGCGCGTAGACAAAGACTTCGGCGTTACAGTGTCGCTGTTGCCGTAAATGGCGTTGGATTGAGAGGCGTCAAATTTTACAGAATAACTATTTCCGCTGTAAGATGTTGGTGCAGACCACGTTCCCTGTGAAGGCGTACTTTCGGAATAAAAAGCACCACATAGACTATTTGTTGGGTGAAGCATATTTGCGTCGATTGCCAAATTCCCATCGATATTCGGCACGCCTGCCGCCAGCATCGTACCAGCTACATTCGAACCGACTAGATATCTCGCGTCGTTTGCTGTCGGGAGATTAAACGTCGTAGAGCCGTCGCCTGTGCCGTATGTCGTTCCAATGGCATCAAACAAATCAGGGTACATGGTACGGCTAACAGCGCTACCATCGCAGAACAGATAACCCATTGGCGGGTCGACAGAGTTTGCCGCATACGGGAACATAGTGCTCACAGGAATACCAGCGCTCCCAGCGTAGGATTCAGCCGCCTGTGCCGCCGCCTGTGCCACAGATGCAGATGCCGCCGCGCTTGCCTCGGATTCGGGGACAGACGGAATGAATTTTATGAGGTATCGCGTGGTCGAGGATTTCGGCTGGACGGTATCGCTGTTGCCATAGATGGCGTTAGACTGTGAAGCATCAAATGACATTTTATATCCGTCTACGCCGCCGCCGCCGAGATTGCCGTGTACTTCTCCTTTCACAAATGCCCCTGTTCCATATACATAATTGTTATAAAAAACACTGGCAAACTCGCCTTCAATATTCGGCAAACCCGGAGCGTGTTCCGTTCCCGCAGTGTCCGAACCTTCAAGGAATACGCCGTCCGTGTAATCGGGAACATTGAACGTGGTCAAGCCGTCACCGCTACCGTACTTCGTGCCGATTACGCCAAAAAGGTCAGCGTAATCGGCACGCGATACAGCTTGACCGTTACACTCCAAGAATCCGGGCGGAATTACGTTGCTGTCGCTATCCCACGGAATGATTGCCGCGAGCGGGATACCGTCGCCGCCTGCGCTACCACCACTGCTCAGAAGTTTCTTGTATGTCCAGACAGCCGTTCCGTCGTTGACCGTACCACATTCTGCTGCGTCTGAAAAATCTGGCTCTGTTGCTGCCGTCGTTCCGGCTGTCGTGCATTCAAGCAACAGCGAGGACGGTAGGTTTGGCGAGAAAGCAATATCTCCTAATGAATATACTGTTGAATTTTTTCTGTTTTTGTCGATTGCATTGATTCTATCAACAACAAAATTTATATCGTTACTTGTAGCTGTTTTTACTACTTTGAATTTTGCATTTCCATAATTGATTATATCATTTATACTAATAGTCATATTGTATCACCATATATATTTTCATGTCCTTACAACTTTCCCGATTTTCCATACCTTAACGCGACAAGGTAATGTAGTAACATGGTCAGAATTATTAAAGGGGGCAAGCCCATGATTCGCAGGAGACATAATACTATCAGTTGCGGTTTGTATGATAATATTATTGTCATTTAACTGGATAGCGTCCACACCACGATAAAAGTTTCTCTGTGAACCATTACCCCATTCAGAAATAAGGCTACCTGGACGTCCCCATTCGTTGTTATATTTGACCTCAAGCACACATGCGATAGCATATCCAGGGAAAGGATTTGTTTCAACGTATCGGCTATTAGTTGTTACATTTGCAGGGTTTCCCTCGCTCCCACCGTTCGGATAGATGATGGTAAAGTCCTGTTCGAGGAAGTGGTCTTCACCTTCTGGAGTTAGGCTATCTAATGACCTTGAAGCTCTGTTAGCGAGATCAGAAGCATACTGAGTCACGTCTAATAAAGCACTATTAGGAGTTATGTCATCGAAGGCTTTGATTATGTAATGAACCGTTACAGATTTAGGTTGGACAGTGTCTGACGCGCCATAGATTTCGGAAGAACGAGAAGCGTCAAGAGTCAACGAATATAGATTACCGCTACCACCGCTTGGATAAGAAAGCAATGGTGAAGGTCCTGCTGTAAAAGCCCCTGTTGAATCTCCATTTGCATTTCCGATAACACCAAAGCCACTATTGCGTGCGCTACCTTCAATATTCGGTAACCCTGCGCTCTTACTCACACCAGCAACAGTAGAACCCTCAAGGAACTCACCACTTGAAAGATTAGGAATATTAAAAGTAGTGTTTCCATCACCTTCACCATAAATAGTCCCGATGACTTGGAATAAATCTTTATACATGGTTCTTGAGATAGCCTGTCCCTCACAAGCAAGGAAGCCATTGGGGAGAGTTGAGCTTGATGAAAAAGGTATGATAGACCCTATTGGGATTCCAATAGCTTGTCCACCAACCATTTCTGATTTATATATTATTTTAGACATGACTGTTTTGACCTCCTTTTATATTAGGTTGTTGGGATTTTGCCGATTTTCCAGACTTTGACTCTACATGGAAGTGTTGTTTGAGCTGACCCAGAAAATCCAAAGGGATTACCGGAATTTCCTGATTGAGTGAATACATATATTTGCGCCGTTTGAACCACTATCGTATTATCATTAAATTGCGTAGCTATCACACCGCGTTCATTGTTTGTATCAGATGCAAACTTTGGGTCTCCCCATTCTCCATTATACAAAACTTCAGCTATGCAATTTACAATATATCCAGGAAAAGGATTGTCCATAACATACCTGCTATTTTTTGTTACATTAGCCGGAATTTCTGCTGTTCCACCATTCGGATAAATGATGGTAAAGTCAGAACCAAAATCAAACTTGCTATTCAAAGCATTACCAACCTGCGTCATATCAACAAGAGCGCTATTCTTTGTAGCTCCGTTGAAGGCTTTGATGATATAACGGGCTTTATTGGAAACCGCAGAAGTAAGGTCGGTATAAATATGAGAGCCTGATGGAGAATCAGTAGAATTCTTTACAGCCAGACCCATTCTTCCTTCAGCTAAATCAGACGAGTTTTGATTCCAATACAAATAGGTATTGCTACCATAATTCAGGTTAAGTCCAGCTTTAGACGGTAAATTAGATTCCAAACCGAGCGCATACCCGTCCCCATAGATAGCGGCTTCTTCTCCATCAATAAACCCTAAGTCTGGCAAATTAAATGTAGTTTCCCCATCACCCTCGCCATACGTTGTGCCGATTAAAGCGAAGAGGTCTGGGTACATCGTTCTACTCACCGCTGAACCGTCGCAAGTAAGAAATCCTATTGGATTATCAGCATTAGCAGCATAAGGTAAGATAAGTCCTACTGGCATGTTGTCTGCTATATTAGCAGCATCTCCAGAATCCGTTATCACATACAACTTGCGTGCATCGTTCTTTTCGTTAGTGGATAAGGCATCGTATTGGGCTTGTGTGAGAGTGACGAGTGTGTCTCCGATTGAGATTGAGGAGAGATAAGCTTTGATGACGTAGTTTGAGACAGTTCCGATGTATTCGAAAGTGGCGAAGCCGTCGCCGCCTTTGCCTCCTGCGAAAGTATAAGAACTTCCAGAAGCTCCACCTCCGCCGCCACCGCCGCCATTTATTCCATCATTCGCTACTGTGTCATAAGAACCAGCCCCGCCACCGTTACCACCGCCACAACCACCATATGCATATAAGTTATAGGCGCGTTGACCAGCTGGCCCAGATTCTCCCGGGACCGTTCCACTACCACCGTAAGTAAAGCCTCTAGCGTTAATAGAACCACCACCGCCAGTATATGTATTATGATTAACAGTAACGGAACTATCTTCTCCGGCACTTGGAGCACTTCCTGCTCCTGCTGGTCCTCCTGTTCCTCCAGCACCGATGATTATAACAGCAATGTCACCCAAAGTCATGTATTCATAAGCTATTGTTGTTCCACCCTCTGCTCCTCCAAGTCCTCCGTAATAAAATCCTCCACTTTCAGACTTGCCTCCCCATCCGCCGCCACCAGCACCTTTTACGGTGATTTTGTAGTAGCCAGTCTTAGGAGCGGTAAATGTGTCGCTTCCAGCTGTAATAAATTCTGTCTTATCATAGTCCCCATTCATGATAGCAGCATCTACTAAATCAGGTAAATTGAATGTAGTAGTCCCATTTCCTTCTCCGTATTGAGTACCTATAATATCAAATAATTCGTTATAAGTTTCTCTTGATACAGCTGTTCCGTCACAAGATAAAAAACCTTTTGGGATAGATGTAAGAGAACCAAAAGGTATAATAGAACCAACTGGTAAAGAATCTGAGTTGCTACCAATACCGCCTATTTCATTGTCGTTATACATTAACTTAGGCATTATTGGATACCTCCTTATTGATATATTTATTTCTTATGATTGGATTTTGCCAATTTTCCAAACTTTTACGCGGCAGGGAGCAGACGAACTTCCTAAATCATCATCCGTTCCATTGTTTGAACGCCCACGTGTTAAAGACTGATTTCCCGTTACAATGCGGATTTGTCCGTTGCATTCCTCAACCCTTGTGCCGTAAGAACTGCCGTTGGAGGAAGAATACACCCACCCCGTTTCAAACCATTTACTATTGTAAAAAATCTGCAAAATCGTCGCTATGTGATAGTTCGGAAACGGATTCGTTTCCAAGTAAATGTTATTTACTGCGATATTCGCAGGATTCGCCGCAGTCCCACCATTTGGATAGATAATGCAGAAATTATCGTCACCAAGAAAATGGTCTTCTCCTGCGTCGGTCAGATTGTCCAATCCACGGGAAGCCTTGTTGCCAAGCTCGGAAGCATACTGCGACAAATCAATCCCCGCACTCCCCGGCGTTACACCGTCGTAGGCTTTGATGATGAATTTCACGCAAGCGGCAGGAGGCTGGACGGTATCGGACGCCCCGTAGATTGCAGAACAACGAGAAGCATCAAACATTTGTTTCCCACGAGAAGCATCTGAACCATAAGTTGAAACAGTAGCGGTGCCACCTGTATAAAAAGCTCCAGTGGGTGCTGGTTTAGAAGACGCAGAATCAGCATGAGCCACAGTGCTTCCCGTAATATTAGGCAACCCCGCCTCCTTATACGTTCCCACAGGATTCGTCGATGACGCGCCCTGCAAAACGAGGTCTTCTGAACGTGGCAGATTGAACGTCGTACTGCCGTCACCATCGCCCCAAGTTGTGCCAAGCACACTGAACAGGTCGGGGTACATCGTGCGTGAAACCGCCGAACCGTCGCAGAACAGATATCCTGTCGGCGGGTCCTGTGTATTAGCTGCAAATGGAAATAAAGTTCCAATAGGTATTCCTGCTGAACCTGCATAAGCTTCAGCTGCTTGGGCCGCCGCTTTTGCCTGAGAAGCTGCATCAGCTGCTGATATTTCAGAGTCGATTACATTTGGTAGATATTTTATAAGGTAACGAACTGTTAGGGATTTGGGCTGGACGGTATCGGAGTTACCATAGATTGCGTTACTGTCAGAAGCATCGAAGTCTAAAGACCCTCGAATCTGACCTCCCCCACCATTAGTAAGAAAGTTTCCAGTACCACTTAACTGATTATAAGAGAATGCTCCATTGCTTATTGAATTGAGGCCGAACCCAGCGTCAACATCAGAACCAGGGAGAAAACTGCCCTCAATATTAGGCAATCCCGCCTCATGGCTAGTGCCTGCTGTATCAGAACCTTCAAGGAATTCGCCGCCAGTCAAATCTGGTAAGTTAAATGTTGTTGAACCGTCACCAGTCCCGTATGTTATGCCGATAGCCCCGAACAAGTCTGAGTAAATTAAACGACTTACAGCTGAACCATCACAGAATAAGAATCCAGCTGGTGGATTCTGTGTTTCTGCCACATAAGGAACTATGGCTCCTAAAGGAACTCCATTTGTTTGATTAGTATCAGAAGGATTTGCATCTGTGATAAGGTAAATCTTTGATGTATCTTTTTTCTCTGATTGAGAAAGTTGGTTATATTCAGATTGAGAAAGTTCTACTATATTAAGATTTCCACCAGAACCAGAAAGAAGACCACGATATGTCCATATTACAGTACCATCAGTTATAGTATTATTTTCTTCGGCTCCTGAAAAAGAAGGTTCTGTTGATGATGTTGTACCAGCTATAGTACATTCTAATACAAGACTAGATGGAAGAGATGAACAAAATACAACGTCGCCGACACTATATGTAGTAGAGTTTTTTCTATTTTTGTCAATTGAATTAATTTTATTGTTAATTAAATCAATATCATTGCTCGTTGCATTTTTTACTATCTTAAATTTTGCATTCCCATAATTGATTGTGTCATTTATGTTCATTGTCATTGATTAACACCTCTTTTTATTTTATTCAAAATAAAAAGACCAAATTAATGGTCTTTTGTATTTTATTTACCATCTTTATATTGTTCATCTGGATTATTGATTAATGGATTATTTATTGATGTTCTTCTAGTTTTCGTAGTATTGCTTTCTTGTAAAGCATTTGTTCTTTTAACATCTTCGCATTCCGTTGATGTATGTTCGTCAACAAATTTGTCTCCATTGATAAACCGATTGATTGATTCCCTCACACGTTTCTCTGGAGACTCACCAAGCACTGTGTTTTTAGTACTATCAATAGTATATTTAATGGCCGTTAAAATACCAGCAGAACTAATTGCTCCAATCGCTTGAACGCTTGAAGTCAAATCAAATTTGTAGCCATATAATCCATTCATAAGATAACCAAATACCCATAAATCGAATATAATAAAAAATGACATACACAAAAGTTCTAACATATATTTTTTGAAAAGCGACATAATTAAATCAAGATATTTTACGCATGCGCGAAATTTGTTGATTTTTTTATTTTTCTTTTCTTTTGTGCTTTCTTTTATTACTTCGGTTTTATCTTTCCCAACAATATCTTCAGTTGTAGAATTATCAGACATCATAATTATCACCTTCTTTTTGATTTGTTCTAAAAACAAAATATAAAAGAAGGTATTACAAATTTGTTACTTTTTATTCATTGCTCTTTAATGTATTATAATCATTGTCAAATTGTTCATCAAGCTTTGCCATTTCTCGTTTTAATTCTTCCATGGTTTTTGTATCATCATGTAGAATAGCATCAATATAATATTTTATGATTATATCTTTATCTGTTTCATATTGTTCTGTAAGCTGATATTTATTTTTTTCCAGTTCAGTCATTTCATCTTGTTCTGGTTTTGTAAAAATAATACCAAGATTTTTGTCAAAAGATGCAATATCGCCCATTTCAACATCTTGTCCGGTTACATCTACCCAATAAGCAGATGGTTTGAATATTCTTGGTAAATCTTTTTTTTCAAGTGTCGTTTCATAAATATAAACAACCTTGCCATATAGTAATTGTGCAAATTTATTCATTATTTATTTTTCCTTTCTCACCATGTTATTGTTACCCAGCCTGGACTGCCATTTGTGGCTCCAGCTCCTCCTTGACCACCATTGCCGTAAGAAGTTCCATTTGAACCAGTAGTTGCTGCTCTACCGTAATATTGCAGTTGGACAGCAAGAATTGTTAATCCTCCGCCGCCACCACCCAAACCGCCAATAGCCGTTGTGTTATCAAAAGAAGATGTACCTCCTTGTTGTCCAGAACCAGCAGATGCGGAGTATTGTCCAACCTTCGTAATACGTTCGTTCCAAGAATAATTAGACCCACTTGACCCACCAGCGCCGACAACAACAGAATACGTTTCTTCAGCAATCAAAGAAGCAACTATCGTTTCTAATGCTCCATTTCCACCAGTTCCTCCATAAGCTGAACTGCTTCCAGATTTTAAGCTTTGACCAGTCCAAGTACACGTTCCTCCTCCACCACCACCGCCACCGGCTATTTCTATTGTATAATCAGCAGTATAAGGCGCAGTAAATGTATAGGTTCCTGCTACAGTATAAGATTCGCTTCCAGGAACATATGGAGGAGTTCCAGTATGTTTGACTGCATAATTTATTCCAGCTTTTTGAACTAGGAAACTAGAAACTGTAGTATCTGTATCAAGCCCAGCATATACCGTTTCACCGTCAACCATACAAGTCATAAAATTTTCTGTATTTCCAGTTTCCTCAGCTGTGGTTGCAATTTCAAAATCTTCTTGTTCTGAATTTTGATTTAATACATGAAGTTGTTTGACTAGTATTGCCATGATATATCACTCTACCCAAATTCTTGTACCATTACTAAAAACAAGAACATTCCCGTTAATTGCTAATGCTGTTTTCGCCATAAGTAAACATCTATATGTCCATGTAACTGTTCCGTCAGATATTGTATTTCCTTCAGTAACATTATTAATTGTTGGTTCGGTTGATGCTGTTGTTCCAGCAGTCGTACATTCTAATACGAAACCAGAAGGAAGCGAAGCAGAAAAAACAATAGACCCAACAGCATATGCTGTGGAGTTTTTTCTAAAAATTGTTGAAAGTTCGTTTATTTTATTGTTTAATGTATTTATATCTTTTGATGTAGCTGCTTTTACGACTTGAAATTTAGCGCCACCGTATGTCAATATATCATTTAGGTTTATAGACATAAAAGTTTTTCACCTTCTATAATTTTCATTCATATCTTCCTAATTAATTATAGAAAATGAAAAACTTTTATATTTTGTTAAATACAATAAAAAAGCAGTGGACCATTGTACCACTGCTTTTGTTCTTAAATTTTTCCTTCTATTTTGTTTTTAATATATTCGTTCATGTGTTCTCTGTAATCTGGATCGTCTTGTTCTGGAGGAACACACATAATCATTTCAATTGGCCCTTGCGTGATATAATATTTCTTAAACCATGGATTGAATATATTGACATATAAATCCTTGAATACATCAGAGTCTTTTATCATAAAAATAATATCTGCTGATTTTTCGCTAAACAATCTGTCTTTATTTAAAATAATATCATTTTCTTCTGCTTTTTTACATTTAAAATTGATATGATAATCATAAATCCTTTTTTTATAACATCTTGATTCGGAACAAATATTATTTCCCATTAAAGCAACAACGTAAAGCCAAGCTACATCATTTATATCCTCTTCTGGAATATAATCTACAGCTATCCAATTTCCATTTTTTCTATGAAAGAAAATGTCAATAAAATTGATAATTTCTTGCATTTTTTCTTCTAATGATTTCATGATTATCACCTCTTTTGTTGAGATTATATCATAAAATCATCGAAATGTAAATAGTTTTATGCACTTTGTTGCTGATTTTGTTTTTCTTCCAATATCTTTTTCAATTTTGTTTTTGCAAAGTTTTGAATTTGTGAAAATGTAGCTGTTATGTTATTCATTGGATAATATGTTTTACCATATCCTTTTATACCTTCATTTTGAATTATTGGTATACTTCCATTAATATCTTGTTTTTCCATGATTTTATATCCTATTATACTTCCAATTTCTTTACCTGAACTATCTGTTTTATATAAGCCGCCAAGCGTTACAAAATCATCGTATCCTCTTCTCATAAAATCCAATAAATAACATTTTCCGATATTTACTTCATCTTTATCTAAACTATAAACGTAAAATTCTCTTATTTTGTTCATTGGCTCGTACCAATCTATATCTTTGCTATCTATTCTTACATTTTCATCATTTTTTTGTTGTTCTTGCAATTCTTTTAGTTTTTCATCAGCCTCATTTTTTTCAACGAAATATTTCTTAAATTTATCAAATGTTTTTAAATCATTCATAATGTCTGCTATTTTTAATCTATAAGCTAGAAACATTCTTTTTTTGATAATATTTTTAATTCCTTCAGCTTCTTTTTTGCTAGCTTCTATATATCTTTTTATAAACATGATTCTTTGCTCCTACAAATTATTTTCATTAAAAAAATAAAAATAAAAAGTGGTTCTTAAAACCACTTTTAGATGTTTCTTTCTATTTTATTTTTAATGTATTCATTCATATGTTCTCTATAATTTTTGTCGTCTTGCTCTGGTGGTATGCACATTACTAATTTTGCTGGACGATTTTCTCTCCATTTTGCAAATTGATATGCCCAGTCTCGTAGTTTATAAGCAAGCAAAATTTCAATTCTTTTTATATTTCTTACTTTGAAAGTAATCGTTGCTTCTCTTTTATTGAAAAGCTTGGACGAATCGATAATAATATCATCTTCATCTGCTTTTTCACAAACAATCTTAATCGTATAATCAATCTCTTCTGGTTCAAGTCTTTTTTTCTCAAAAAAAATATCGATGTTTCCAGAGATTATGTTGAGAAAATATTCGCCAATATTTCCAACGTCTTTATCTCTGTCGAACTGAATAGCAATGAAATTTTCGCTATCTCTCCTTATGAAATAGTTTATAAATCCAATTAGCCTTGTCAGTTGTTTTTGGATTTTTTTCATTGTTATTCACCTCTTCCTTGAGGTTGATTATACCATATTTCGTGCGTCGTGTAAATGGTTTTTATGCATTTTTTTACGTCACGCAACATTTTTTTCATTTTCTTGTTCTTGACGCTCTTTTTGCTGTTTCAATTTTTGGTCATGTTCCAATACTTTCTTTGCATAACCGGATATTTGATTAAAATTAGCTTTATATGTTCTCATGCATTTATACGTTTTTCCGTAACCGAACATTCCTTCACTTGCTAATTTTTCTATAGCATCTTCAATTCTTAAATCAATATAGTCTTTATATGCTATCATTGGTGTTTCTTTTTTGCCTTTTTCGTCCACTCTGTATATTCCAGCCAAAACAACGTATTTTTTCATACCTGATAATACATTACCTTGATTGAATTCTACCATACAACATTTTCCAAGAGATATTTCATCTCCATCTGTGCTGTAAACGTATACTTCTTGTATATTATTATTGATTTCATACCAGGTTTCAGCATCTTTGAAGTCTTGTTCGTTTTCAGAACCTTTTTCTTTTAGTTCTTTTACTTTTTGTTCTGCTTCTTCTTTAGTGACGAAATATTTTTGAAATTTGTCAAATGTCTTTAAGTCTTCTACTATTCCAGCTATCTTCATGCGGAAAGCTAAGAACATTCTTCTTTTTATAATATTTTTAATTTGGCTAGCTTCTTTTTTGGAAGCTTCTATATATCTTTTTACAAACATAGTTTTTACTCCTATAAAAAAATTTCTCTTAATTAAAATATTTAATAAACCATTCAAAATATTTTAGAAATAGATTGTAAAAAAAATTTTTTAACAGGAGCATAGATATGAAACACTTAAAAAAACAAGCAGAAATGGATAAATTGGCTGCTAGCAAATTTGATAAATTTAAGTCTTTAATGCAAAAATTCCTTGAACTTTCAAAAAAAGATGCAGAAGATTTTGAAAAAGATGTTAATGATTTATTCAATAAATTTGAAACAGCAACAGACGAAAGCGATATAGATGATATTCGTAAAAAAATGAAATCTATTATAAAATCAATGGAAGCTGAAAGCCATTCTTACGAAAGAATGATTTCTTTGTTTGAAAACGATTGTGAGGATTGCATCGATGAATTAAGAGAAGAATTTGAAAAATCATGGGAAATGGTTGCAAAATAATTAAAAAGGCCAACATACTGTTGGCCTTTTAATTTATCCATGTTTTTCTTTTTCTCTGCGTTTGTTGTTATCTACAATGTCGTCAAACCATCTTCCACCGAATTCAAATCGCTTCATGATAATTTCACTGGGGTTTTTCATATCAGAAAGTTTGATAGAAACGATGTGCAAATCATCGGGATAACGATTGTCTCCAGTAAGACGATAGACTTTATTCATAACTTTGCCAGAAATAACGTAAATGTTGTTTGTTTTTAATCCAACACATCCGTCAACGATGTCAACAAAATCTTGCATTGACTCATCTTCATAGTCCAATCCTTCAATCGTAAGCGCCGAATCGTCGTACAAATCCTTCAAAACACTTTTATCTTTTTCGGTTACATGTATGAAGTTCATAATTATTCTCCTTTCATATACTTTTTTTGTTCTTGTTCTGGCATAATTTTTCCAAATTTTAGTAAAGAGTCAATCATCCAATCATAACCACAAAAGCCTTTTGAATTTTTGGTTAGTTGTTTTACATCTTTGCTATTTGTAAGATGTTGTACGTTAACAACAGCTGTCCAACCATCATCCCAACGATATTCATGATATTTTCCGACTATATTGGGAAGTTTTTCAAAATCACATTTTCGAAAACGTTTTGCAATTGTAAAATTTTCATTTTCCAACGACCATTTGTTATTCCATGACCCACAATGAGGCATGGATAATTTGAATACAAGATAATTCATATAGCCTACCTCCTTTGATTTATCAATATTATATAACAAATTTGAAGAAATGTAAATAGTTTTTATAATTTTTTAAGGGAATATAAGACATAGATTGATTTTGTGACATAAAAAAAGACGGTCAATTTAGACCGTCTTTTAATTTTTTACTCTTCGATCATTGTAGTTTCGCCTTCAGCATCAAGCTTTTCCTTCATCCACTTATGCCCAAGATAAGCACCAGCAATATTTACAATAAGACCAGCGGTTGGCGAAACAAAGTTGACTAATACATAACTTGCTACGCACAATCCGGCGATTGCCATGAAAATCTTCTTGCTTCTTTCAACGTAAAACAATCCCCAAACAAAAAATCCAAGAATAGCGGCAATAGTTTCCTTTTTCATTTTTTAAGACCTCTTTTATAAAATTAAATTTTTTACACTAAAAGAAAATAGTGCAAAATAACATGTTTATTATAGACAAATTTGTTCTATTCTTTTTTCTTCTGTACTGGTGTTGTATTTCTTTCCCAAAATATATTATCGACATATCCTTGAATTCCAATATCTTTGTCTGCCATTTCTATACGCTTTTCAGCCCATACACAATATTGTTGATTCATTTCTATTCCTACATAATATCTTCCCAATTTCTTAGCAGTTACAGATGTTGAACCAGAACCAACAAATGGGTCAAGGATAATATCATCTTTATTTGAACTAGCAAGAATAAGTTTTGCTAGAAGTTTTTCTGGTTTTTGAGTTGGATGAGCTGTGTTTTCTGGCATTGACCAATATGGTATAGAAATATCGTCCCAAAAATTAGATGGATATGTATTTCTAAAATTTCCGTCCTCGGTCTCTTCCCAGTCTTTGGGTTTTCCATCTACTTTATATGTAGCCATTACTTTTCTTCTTATTTTTACATCGTTTACATTGAATGTATAATTTTTAGATTTCGTAGCAAACCAAATATCCTCCATGCCATTTTTCCAATTCATTAAAGCTCCACGGCCTTTTTCTCTTTGCCACGTGATACGATTCTGAACAATAAAATGTTTTTTCAAAGCTCTATAAATTGATGATGTTGATTTCCAATCACAACATACATATATGGAAGCATTATCTTTTAATGTATGTTCTACAGTATTAATCCAAGTTTCTGTATATTCTTCATAACTTTCATCAGATTCTTTTTTGAATTTTTGTCCATGAAAATCTTTGTTTATATTATATGGAGGGTCTACAATAAGTAAATCGACGAAATTGCTTGGCAGATTTTTTAATACATCAAATGTATTGCCTATTATTGTTTTGTTAAGAATATCATTTATGGTTACTTGATGTTCTATTTTTATACAACGTTCGAGATATTGCTTGCCTTCTTCTATTGATATATCTATTGTTTTATTTAATTTTGATTTTTCTTTCAACCTTATTTCCTCCAGAATATGTTATTCGATTTTATTTTAGAAAAATTTTTATTCTTTAATTTTATAAAATAACATATAACGAAAGGAGTTGTTAGTATGTCTTTAGAAGAAGCCATTGCACATATAGATGATAAAGTTAAAACAATGACTTGTAAAGAATGTATAGACGAGCATTTACAATTAAAAAAATGGTTACTTGAACTTAAATCACTTTATGAAAGTAAAGAAAAGGAATAAATTATGAAATATAAAAGGCTGACAAAAAAAGAAACATTTCAGTATAAAGGAAAAATTTATGATTTAGAAGTTGAAAATGTACATTCATATAATATAGATGGGCTTGTGGTACATAATTCCGGTGCTGGAGCTCTTTTGAATTATGCATTGGATATTACACAAGTTGACCCAATGGAATATGATTTGATTTTTGAACGTTTCTTAAATCCAAAGCGTAAAGGCCACGTGCCAGATATTGATAATGATAGTTCTTATCAACGAAGTGATGAAATATATGACTACATAAATAAAACGTTTGGACAAAATCATTGTTGCAATATCTCCACGTTTCAATATATGAAGCCAAGAGCTGCAATAAGAGATATAGCTAGAGTTTTTGATATTCCATTAGATGAAGTTGATAAAGCCGCTAAAAAAATAGATGCTGATGCTAAAAAATTTGATGATATAAAAGATATACCTGAAATTGTAGATTTTTTCAAAAAATATGAGCAATATCATATTAAAGATTACATGAAATTATTCTTAAATCTTCCGAAATCAGTTAGCCAACATCCAGCTGGAATTATTATTGCACCAGAAGAATTTGAAATAACAGATTTAACACCAGTAGTTCCAGCAGCAGAAACAAAATCGGGAAATACATGGTATAAATCTGCTTATTGCAAAGACGAAATTGAACAAATTGGCGGAATGAAATATGATATTCTTCGTTTACGGACAATGGATATCATATATGATGAATTAGAATTGATAAATAAGTATTACAATAAAGAATATCACACAATGTCAATTCCAATAAATGATGAAAAGACTTGGGATTTAATATGTGATGCTAAATATCTTCGCGGTGTTTTCCAGATGGATGGAATAGCTGCAAAACCAGTTATACAAAAAATTAAGCCAAGAAATATGGAAGAACTTTCAGCTGTCAATGCTTTTATTCGTCCAGGTACTTCTGGATTGGATGAATATTGCGCAGCTAAAAAAGACCCAAGTAAATTAAGAAAAATATGGCCATCATTTGATAAAATATTAGCTCCAACAATGGGAGGTATAGTTTATCAAGAACAGGTTATGGGTCTAATAGCAGAATTATTAGGCATTGACTTTGGTGAAGCAGATATATTTAGAAGAGCTTTGGAAAAGCCTGATAAACCTAAAAACAAGCCATTGGTAGAACAATTCCAAAAAGAAGCAGTTGAATCAGGTACAAAACGAGGAATACCTAAAGAAGCATGTGAATTTATAGCAAAATCTATTATTGATAATTCTGCTTATCTCTTTAACAAGAGTCACAGTATGTGTTATTCGTATATTAGTTTTTGGTGTGCATGGGTAAAAGCAAATTATCCATTAGTATTTTTTACTGTTCTTTTTAATAATGAACCAATGGAACATTATGGAACATGTATGCAAGAAGCAAGAGCTTTTGGTATGCAAATCAATCCTCCAGATATTTCAATTTCAAAATTCAATGCAGAAATTGAAAACGTTGAAACGAATGAAATAAGAATGGGATTGAAATGCATAAAGGGATTGGGCGAAGCCGGATGCAATGATATAATGTCAGCTCAGCCATTTAATACGATTCAAGAATTTTATGAGAAAACAGGTGCACAAGGACATAATAAAAAGAACGTAGAAGTATGTATGGAAATTGGTGCATTTGATAATGTGCCATTGGAAGTAAATGCAAGTCAAATAAACGAAGATGATAGAGAATTTTTTAATGTAATTGATAAAGATGATAAATGTCTTGTGTATATGAATCGCAAACAAATTATGATATGGCTGAATGCATATAGAGAAAGCAATGAAAAGAAATCAATTCCTAATTATTTAGTTGATTTGTCCACAGTATGTCAACCATTATTGGACGAGTTTGATGAAGGAGATTTAATAGAAGAAAAAGCTAAAAAGGGTTTTGTTGTTGTTCCAGAAAACATGCTTGAAAGGTTTGGAAAGACAATTGAAGAAGTAGAAGCAACGAGATGTAAGCCTAAAGGCATATTCAAAAAAGATAATGTAAAAGTAGAAGAAATAGATAAATTTACATATGCATTTGATAAAGCAAAAGAAACAATGAAAAATGTAAGATTCAATAAAAATAAAGCATATATAGAAGAAATGACAAAATTTGAAGTATCTTTTATTCGTCATCCGATGGAACATCCTGGAATTCATATGTTAGATGAATATAAAGATGGTGAAATGGTAGAAACTGGCGGAATTATTAAAAATATTGAAACGAGGAAAACAGCTAAAGGAAAAAATTATTATCGTTTGTATTTATTGGGTCCATTGGAAACAATCAGGGTGATTGTATGGGGTAACATGTATGTAAGGAATATGGAATTATTGCAGCCTGGAAATCTCATCATAATAGATGGCGAAAAGGGATTTGGAGGCATTACCGCAAAATCCGTAAAAGGAGTATAGCATGAGGCCAGTTGTTTCGATTGATGATACTATAGATTTTTTGAATTCTCTTGCAAGAAAAGATAACGAATGCATAAAAAAATTATGTTTGCACAGAGAATTGTGTAATGATTCTATAGTAAATGATAGATATACAAATGTACATGAGGAGAAAAATAAATTTAGTTTAGGTATGCTTGGGTTTTTGAATGGGCTATTTCAAAATACTCAGGATTTCGGTTCAATTATCATGATTATAAATGAAAATACTGGAGATGTTTCTTTCAGTAAAAATGACAAAATATAAGAGTGGTTTATGCCACTCTTTTTTAATCGTCCAATTTTATGACTTTGTTATATAAACATGTTATTTTTTCATCCAATTGAACGTCTTTATGAAAATGTCCGAAAAACCAATGTTTTTTTATCGTTGCAAAATCAGCAAGTGAACCGATTGTTGTAAATGTGCTATCTTCCCAAATATCATAAAATACTTTCTTTTTGATGAATAAATTCATAACTTCTCTAGAACATGTATGAGTTATGAAGTAATCAACTGTTTTTTTGTGTTTTAATAAATTTTCAAATCCATTCTTAAATTCTTCGTAATTTGGGATTTCATCTGGCCACCAACTTACATAAGGTGTTCTCATATCTTGGTCGTAAGATTTTCCTCCGCCAAATGTAAAGAATGTTTTGTTTTCTATTTTGAATATTTCTCCTCTTAACAGGTGGTATACGCTATCTGTTATTTTTTGTATTTTTCCGCCTTTCCATGTACTAACTTTATATTGCTTTAATCTTTCAAAATTTTCGTGATTTCCGTCAATAAAAAGCGTTGTCCATGGACATTCATTTGTTAAGTAATTTAATAATCTCTTTTCTTCATCATCTGGAGCAGCTCTCCAAATAACTCCAAAATCGCCACAAATAATAAGATAGTCTTTTTTTGTTAAATCTTTATATGTTCTTCTGAATTTACTTCTTGGATTTATTTTCCCTATATCGTTGCTTCCGTGTAAATCTCCGGTTACGAAAATCATATTTATCACCTCGTTGTATATTTGATTATATCAAAATTTTTGCGTTTCGTAAACTTTTTGCATACAAACAAAATTTTCAATGACTATTTTTATATTCTATTTTTGAAAGTGTAATAAAGAAAAAAATGTTTGTGCACAAAACATAAAAATCGTTATAACGAGGTGAACTTTCACGTGAATAGACCACCAAAGGGCGATGATTTTCGCCGTGGCAACTATGCAAACATGATGTTCCAGCCTTCTGCTAACGATACTCCAGATATGACCATAAAAATAAGAGAAGGTTCATATTGGATTAACAATGAAAAGTTAGTAGAATATGCTGGAGGCGTTTCTCCAAAAATTACAGCTCCAAAATCTGGAGCAAAATGGGTAATAGTTGCATTAAACTCAGCCGGAAGAGTTGTATTGGTTAACGGTATTGCAGCACCAAACAATCCAGAATGTCCAACTCTTACGCAAAACATGTTACCTATAGCATTGGTTTATGTTAAGTCATCTACCAATATGATTACCAATGATATGGTATATGATGCAAGACCAATGTATGCAGTTGGAGGTTATCCTTCACAGCACGCTCAGCTTCAAAATCGTAACAAAGAAAACAGCCATAGTATAAGTGCTATTACTGGTTTACAAGATGCATTAGATGAAAAACTTTCGTCATCAGATGTTCAAAATCTTGTAGATGGAAAAGCAAATTATAATGGTACAGTTTCTGCTTCATTTACATTAAATATTGACGATACTGGTGTTCCAGTAGAACATTGCGGATTATTTGTAAACAGAGGTTCGCAACCAAAAGTTGGTATTAAGTATAATGAAGATTTGGACGAATGGCAATATACAAATGATGGTTCAAATTGGTTGCCATTAGGTGCCAGTGATATTGTATCTGCCATTACTCATGCATCAACGCTTGAATATGGCACAGTAAAACTTACAACAGATACAGAAGACGAAGCTATTGCTGTGGCTGCAAATGACCCAAAATATTTATCAATTGATAATAAAGTTGATAATGAAGAATTAAATAATTACTTCACAAAAGAAGAAGTACTTGAAAAATTAGAAAACAAATTAGATTTAGAAAGTACATATTCTAAGGATGATATCAACAGCATTTTCGTAACAAAGAGTTCTTTGAGCGATACAATGCTTGATACATATACAAGAGCACAAATTGATTCATTCCTCGGTGTAAAAGCAAATGCTGCTCAAACATATTCAAAACTTGATATAGATACATTCTTAGCTTCTTACTACAATAAAGAAGAAGTTAATAATCTTATCACAGAATTGGATATTGACAGTCTTAAGGCTTTTAATCCAAATGCTTTTTATAAGAAATCAGAAATAGATTCTCTTTTGCAAAATGTTGTAACGAGTACTTATACAAGAATATCATTAGATGCAATGTTAAGTAATAAAGCTGATGCACTCGCTACTCATGAAGCATTAGATGGTAAAGCTGATAAAGATAGAGTTTATACTAAGGAAGCTATTGATAGCAAACTTGCTTTAATTTCTGGTGGAGTATCTGCGGATGTTTATACAAAAACAGAAGTAGATAGTTTATTATCAACGAAAGCATTACTTGACCATAATCATACTTCTGGAAGTATCATTACAGATACTGCACATAAATTTGTCAGCGATACGCAAATTGAAGCTTGGGATAATAAACAAGATAAACTTGATTTTACTCCAGAAGATTCTTCAAAGAAAGGCCAAGCTAATGGATATGCTCCATTAAATAACGAAGGAAAAATTCCAGTAGAATATATTCCTGATGAAGTAAAAGGCGAAGGCAGCAATATCATATTAATTGATACATATACAGATTTAATTACAATTCCAGAAGATGAAAGAGTTGAAGGCGGTCATTACGTTGTATTGGATGCAGCTGGAGACCCAGATGGTGTTACTGGAAAAGCAACCTATCTGTATTATGGCGGAAACTTCATTTGCATGACAAATGGTTCCGGTTCAAGCACTGGTTCGGTTACATGGGATAATGTTCTTAATAAGCCAACATTATTAACTCCTGACAATGCTTATACTAAGTCAGAAGTTGATAATCTTGTTGCAAATGTATATAATAAAACAGAAGTTAACGAACTTTTATCTAGTAAAGCAAATTCAAATGACATAAACAATGGTTTACTTGGTACGAAAGAAATAGATGAAAGCAACATTGGTGCTGGCAAGGTTATTTCTTATAATGCTACAGACGATAAACTTGAATATGTCGATATGCCAGCAGGTTCTGGTTCGAGCGAACCAGCTGAACCAAAAGAACTTCAGGAATTTGAAAGCAACGGTTGCAAATTCTTAGCATATGATGAAGATGCTCTTACATTTGAAAAGAATGGTGCAAATGTTGTAATTACAAAGAGTAAGTTTGTTCAGTCTGTAAGATTTAGCATTGCAGCTGAAGATATTCCAAGCAACAATAGAATTAGTATTGATTATGATTCTTCTTCAGCTGTTACAGATGCATTAGATTATAATTATGCCAACGTATTCTATATGCAATTGATGGGTTCGAAAGGAGCTACAAAACCAGGAACGAATGTATTCTATCCTGATGACAATAATCCGCATTATTGTGAATGTGCAGTTTCTTTCGGAAATCAAGCCCCAGTTGTTGTAAAAATTACATATTGAGAGGTGAGATAAGTGAAAATTTTTAATGGAAAAATAGCTATCTTAAATATAGAAAATATCTCATCAAATCAATATAACTTAACAATTCGTTTCACAGACGCATACATGAATTATTCAATGAATGACATCTCAATTGGAGATTATGTATTTGCGAATGTTGAAAATGAAAATGGTAATGAAGAAGTTGCTGTATTCACAGTGGCAAATATAGATGAATTAAGTAACGATATTTTAACTGTTGAAGCTTTACAACATGAATTTATGCCATTAAATGGTGATGGATTAATTTGCAATAGAGAAAAAATTGCATTCCTGCCAACGTCATTAAATGGATTATCTCAGCAAATGATAGATTATGCAAGAAACGTTGATTTACATAATTTTGCTGATGAAATTGATGAAAAGTTTACAACTGCAAATCAACAAATTACAAGTATTAGTAATAGATTAACAGCTGTAGAAAACAATCCTGGTTCATCAAATCCTGGAACTGGTGAAATTCAAAATCCATTTATTTGGCGTCACAATGAAAATTCAAGTTATTTAGCAAATTCTGTAGTAACTGTTTCAAATGAAGGGACGACATATTCAATCAACGTTCCAATAAATGGTGTTGTTCAAACAATTGCGTTTAAGCTTGATGAAATTGGAACTCCAGAATCTGTAGAGGGAGAAGATGATGTAACAGCATATTCAATTACAATTGATTTTGATGTTAATCAAGTATTTACTCCGCAGGGTGAAGGTTTCGCAAATGCTTGTGTGATGCCGAAAGTTGAAATTTTAGCAGTTGAAGATAATAAAGTTATGTATAAAGATGAGGCATACCCCGAATTGATTAATAATCATACAATCGATTTTAGATTCGTATCCTCTATAAAAACAGACGATAATTCTTTAATTGTAAAATTAACGTTCTAAAAATATGAGGTGCGTGAAAATCGCACCTCTTTTTATGATTGGAGAGTATTACATTGTTATTTGAAAATTTTATTATTTTGGGATTGGACATTTCAACGCAATCAACTGGTTGGAGTGTAATAAAATATATTAGCGAAAACAAATATAAAATGATAGATTACGGTACAATAGAAAGAAATGGGATGGATATAGGAGAAACACTTGTATTTTTTGAAAATAAATTAAAACAGATTATTGAAACGTATCATCCAAATGGGATTTCTGCAGAAGCACCATTTGTTGGAGCCAATAAATTAGTAATTCAAAAACTAAGTATGTTCCATGGTGTAATGCAATTGATTGCCAAAAAAGAAAAATTGCCAATTACATATTATGCTGTTATGACATTAAAATCAAAAGTTCTTGGTGGAATAAAAGCAAAAAATGAAGATGGCACAAAAAAGACTGGCAAAGAAATGAAAAAAGAGGTTGCAGATAAAATCATCGAAATTTTTGGGAAAAGTCATTTCTTAAAAGAATTTAATGATGATGTAACAGACTCAATATCTGCTTGCGTTACATATTGCATTATGAATGGTGAACCTGTAGAAAAGAAAAAGAAGAAAGGAATTAAAAAACATTGAGAGTAATATGTTTTGCTGATTTGCATGTCGGACAAAAAAATTATTGCAAATTGGACCCAAATACAGGAATTTATCAAAGAGAAGCAAGAGCAATTAGAATCTTAAATAAAATCATAGATGATGCTATTGATATGAAAATAGATGTTGTTGTTTTTGCTGGAGATATGTTCAAAACGAGTCTTATGTCTCCAACTCTTATCAATAAAGTAAATGAAGCATTCTTAAAATTGAGCAATAATAATATATGTACTTTAGTGTTAGATGGAAACCATGACGTTTCCAAAATGGATGCGTTTTCGTCAGGATTGCATCAGTTTGATACGTTGGAAGTTCCCAATATTATTCAAACACGTTTTTTCAAAGAAAAAGAAGTTACTTTTGGAAAAGAAACGTATAATTTCGTATTTCTTCCAACACATCATACAAAAGAAGAAATAATCAATTGTGTCAATCAATTGGATGAAAACAAAAATAATATTATTATTGGACATTTAACGATAAAAGATGCGTTTTTGAACGATTGGAATATTATTGATAACGAAACAGCAATAGACAAAGAAATATTTGAAAACAAAAATATCATAGCCGTTATTCTTGGACATCTTCATAAACATCAAATACTTTCTTATAAAGACCCGTTAATGTTTTATTGTGGAAGCGCTGACCGTATAGATTTTTCGGAAGAAAAACAAGAAAAAGGGTATGTGTATCTTGAAATTATCAATAATGTAGTTGAAGATTTTAAGTTAATACCAATTAATTCTGCGCAAAAATTCTATACATTAAAAATGGATTTTGCAAATGAAACGGATGCTGAAAAGATAGAAGATATTATTATTAATGAATTATCCAATCATAACTTAAAAAATACGATAGTTAGAATTAAATTAAAATTGGATAATGATATTAAAATTAATGAAAAAAAGATTATTTCATATCTTTATGAAGAAAAACAGATACAATATTTGCTTAAAATAGGATATGAAATAAAAAATGAAGTTAATACAGATAATGAAATCAGTAATTCGATGCCAACTTTTTCGGCAATAGAAAAGTATTATGAGGGTCAAACTCGTTCGGATGAACGTATTAAATTATGTAAAGAGATAGTCAATAAGGTGGAAATAGAAGATGTTTAAGAAGCCAGTTCAATGTAATTGTTTTGTATATTATGGTATAATTGCTTCTGAAGGCGAATTAAAAACAGCCATGAAGCGAATGAACAAAAAAGATTTATATTCGTTTATTTTTGGAAGCGGATTAACGTATCAAAGAATTGGTAACGCTAAAAAATCGGCAAAATATCTTATTGGTAAGGAAATTTTCAATAAATATGCATTTACTCATATGAGATTGCATTTTGATGAGAATGATAATTTGTCTCTTACAGACCAAAATAATACTCCATTTGTGACAAAATTGTCAAAAGATGAAGAATTAAATGTATCTAGAAAAATATATGCTCTTGGATTTTTTAATCTTCCAGCATATTATATGATGCATAATTATGATTTTAACGAAATTTGAAAAGGGTGAAAATAATGAATTATTATTCCAGAAAAGATAAATTAAAAGCACAGGCAGAAAAACACAATGAAGAAATGATAGAAAAATACGGCGACGAGATAAAAGACGCTAAAGTTAGATTATATAATGTATTCGATAGTAGAACGGCAAGCGAAAATCAAAATGCAAAAAAGCCAAATATTACATTGGAAATTAATGATACTGTAAGTGAAGCATTTAATCATGAAAATGCTTGTATTTTGGATTTTGCTTCTTATCGTAATCCAGGAGGAAGATTTCTTGACGGTTCAAACGCTCAAGAAGAAGCATTATGTCATGCATCTTATCTTTATAATGTATTGAGCAATCAAATCAAGTTTTATTCTTATAATAATGAACATAAAAACAAAGGATTATATGGGAATCGTTTGTTATATTGTAAAGATATTAGATTCTTTAAGGGCAAAGATACAAAACAATATGATGTAATTGTTTGCGCAGCTCCAAATTGGTCTGTGGCTAAGAAATACAATAACTTCACAATTGAAGAAAACGATAAAGCATTAAAAGAAAGAATGCAATTGATTAAATTGGCAGCAGAAGATAACAATGTCAAAACTCTTATACTTGGAGCTTTCGGTTGTGGAGTATTTGCACAGGACCCAAATACAGTAAGCAATTTATTCTTGGATGTTTTTTCAACGTCAACCATAGAAAATGTAGTATTTGCACTTTTAAAAGACATCAACTATGAAGCATTTAAGAAAAACTTTGAAAAGAGAGGCCTCATTTGAGGTTTCTTTTTTTTTCATAGAATAACATTAGAGGTGTTTTTATGCTGCCAAAATACTTAAAAATTCATGGTTATCGTTCTTATTTAGATGCAGAAATAGATTTTGAAAAATTCGGAAATTTGTTTTGTCTTATTGGAGAAAATGGAGCTGGAAAAAGTTCTATTATTGAAATGATAACAACAGCATTATATTATAGGAATTCTTGTACTGACAATAAAGGTACTGGAATGGATTCTGTTATAAATAATGATTGCAATCATTTTGAAATTCAATTTTGTTTTGAAATGAATGGAACGGAATATTTAATTATTTCGAGGAAATTTCGTGATGGTGCAAGAGAATTAGAATTTTATATTGATGGTAATGACCAAACAGAAAAAATTCTTGAAACGCAAAAGAAAATCAATAATGTCATTAAGTTGGATTATGATGTTTTTCTTGATACTGTTTGCGTTGGGCAAGGTATGTCTGCAAGGTTTATGAATAAAAAACCAAATGAAAGAAAAGAAACGCTTGCACAGATTTTGGATATTAAAAAATACGAAAATTATGAAAAAGAAGCAAAAGAAAAAAGAAAAGAAATCAAAAATGCAATTGATGATTTAACTTCAAAAATCAATTTTGCTTCTGACAAAAATGATGATATTAACGAAATTAAAAATTCAATAAAAGAAAAACAAAAAGAAAATGAAGAACTAAATGAACAATTAAATGACTTAAATAAAGAACTTGAAAGAATCACAAAAGAAAAAATAGAATATGAATCTTTGATTAGTAAAAATCAGTTGATTATAAATCAAAGAAGACAATTAAAAAACAATATAGATTCTATAAATGAACGTTTGAAAATAAGCAATGATAAATTAAAAAATATAAACGTAGAAGATATTGATTATGATAATGAAATAGAAAATTGTCAAAAAGAAATTGATGAGAAAAAAGATGAAATTTCACATATAAAAGAACAAATAAGTAAATTAAAAACAGAAAATGAATTCTTTGAAAAAGATAAAAGAGAGATAAGAACAAAATATGATGATTTAGATAAATATAATAAATCAATTTGCGATTTTTGTGGAAACGAAATAACTCCAACTCATAAGCAAAACCACTTGAGCGAATTAAAAGAGATGTTCAAGAAAAAGAACGTTAAGATAGCTTCAAATAATGAAGAAATAGAAAATCTTAACGAACAAGGAAGAGAATTGTCTTCATCTGGCAAATCAATTTCAGAAAGAAAAAAGGATTTACAAGGTAAAAAACAAATAAATGAAAACAACAAACGAACAAAAGAAAAATTAATTAATGATATAAAATATTTGAAAGAAAATTTGACTACATATCAACAACAGTATGACGAAAACATTTCTATACAAATTGATGAAATAGAAGAAAAGACATTCAATGATAGTCAAATAAAAGATGAAATAAATGATTATAGAAGAAGAATTTCAAATAATGAACAAACAATTGCTGTTGCAAATTCTCAAATAGAAGATATTGCAAGGAATCAAGTCTTATTGAAATCATTGAATAAACAGCTCAATGAATTGAAAGTGCAATTTAGTGATTATGATAGTGTCAGTGTAGCTTTTTCTAAAAAAGGAATTCAAAAAAGTATTATTAAAAAAGATTTGCCAGAAATTGAAAAAGAAATAAACAATATATTAAAATTGCTTAGCGACAATTCAATTTTTATCAAATTTGAAACTGATAAAAAGGGAAACAAAAAAGATATAGACACATTGGATGTTATGGTTCATGATGGAAACAATGTGAGAAGTTATGAAACGTATTCTGGCGGCGAAAAATTCAGGATAGATTTTTCATGTCATATTGGATTGGCCAAGTTTTTGACAAAACGTGCCGGAGCTACGATTGATTTCTTTATTGTTGACGAGGGGCTTGGTTCACAAGATTCATCAGCAAGACAAAAATTTATTGATACACTTCATAAAATTAGTACAATATTTAAGCAAGTTATGTGCATTACGCATATAAGAGAACTTCAGGATTCTTTTAATACAAAAGTTCTCATAGAAAAAGACCCAATAAAAGGGTCTCAAATTTCAATATTATGAAGGAGAGTGTAGGTTATGGCTAATGACAGGCAGGATTTTTATGACAAAATGGACAATATCGATAAAGTTCATGCAAAAAAAGCATGTGATTTTAATGAATTAGAATCAATAGTATATGATATTGTTTCTACTTTGCCAAAATTGGATTTATCAAAATATCACGATGAAATGGAAGAAATGGATGTTCAAACATATGAAAATCCAACAACGTTCCAATTGCTTGAGACGATGGACCACGTTCAACAATATAAAAATCGTTTGAGCGAAATCTTAAATGATGTTGAACATGAATATGCTGTAAGAAAACGCACACTGGATATGCTATATGCTGCAAATAATTTAGTAAGCAATCAAAAATCAGCAGACAAGCGTCAAGGTGAAGCAATGCTTAAATATCCAAATTTAGTACTTCAACTTGGAAAAATAGAGGCATTCAGGACTGAAATTACAAACGTAATAGGTAACCTTAAAGCAATTGGGGATGTCATTTCTAGACAGGCTTCTATCATTTCTATGCAGATTCAATTGGGTGAATATAGAAAGAAAGATGCATTGGACTTCAATCACGCCGGATTGGCTGAAGAAGGAAATGATTATAAGTCTGGAGCTCCAGAAGTTGATTGGGGAGACATTAAATAACTTAACAAAAAAGTAAGAGCAACTTTTGTTGCTCTTTTTTATTTACAAAAATTATTTTTTATGTTATAATTCATCATATAATGAGGTGATATAAATATGAAAACAAAAACAATAAAAAAATTGGCCAACATAACACCAAATAATATCAATGTTGGATATTCTGTAGCTAATATTCATGTTAAACAACCAAAAATAGAACATTCATATTTGCCAGATTTTTTGCAAAACGTAAAAACCGAAGAAAGCGAAAACAACATATATAACGAAGGCAACGTTTATTATGATATGAAGAATAATTATATCATTCGATATAATGATAGTTCTTATTCTTCTTGGAATACATGGACAGTATCTACAAATACAAATTCACTAGATGTTAATAATGAGTCTATGTACGTTAACAATCAATATGTAAAAAATATTTTTTGTTCTATACTTTCATTTATGTATTGTAATGAAGCTCTTTCTGATTTGATTGTTATGAAAGATTATACACTAGCTGAGAAAGATGGCAAAAAAATTTATTTTTTCCCCTGCAAATATCAAGATTTTAAGTTAGCGTTTGAATTTATTTTTAATACAAAAAATTTCTCTTATACTGCAATTTTGTATGTAATGAAAGATTATTTTGAAAAAATAGATATTACGAATTTTTCGATTCATGATTTTTTGACTGTCATGAATCTTGTTCAATTTGAGTCAGATTTTTATATGAAGATGTTGGATGTTCTTAATGCTATTAACGTTAAAACGAAATATATAAAAAATTGTAGAAAATACAATGAGATTACTGGATTTAGTATGAAAAAAATCCTATCAAATGATGGTATTGATATATACCCATCATTTAATAGAAACAATTCGATAAGCAATTTTTATTATGATTTCAATTTTCTTATGATAAAAGACAATAAAGTATTTTATCCAGAATCGTTTAATGATTATTTGTATAACATGCAATTAGCGAGAGAAAAATTTTATAAAAATAAAAAGAAAAAGAAAATTGCTAATGGATTTTATTTTTTGTATTATACAAATAATGATTTGAGTGAAGTAAAAACAGAATTTTATAGTTCTGATTTTGTTGTTATAAAAAATGGTTACGATAAACAACATTTCGCTGTTATAAACGATTTGCTTTGTTTCTTACCGATGTCATTAGCAAATGGTTTTTTTACTCAAAAAATTAAAGAAAGTTATGAAAAACAAAAACATGAAATGCTTAAATATATAGAAAAGAGAATGGCTCTTGACAATATCCTTTCTTCTAAATAGAATAGAAAAGAAAGGATGTGAAATAGCTATGAAAAAGTCCACTGGACTTGTAGATTTAGATGATACAACGCTTGAAAAATTCTTAGACTGCAAATTGAAAACGGACGGTATAAACAAGGCTTTGGTTCATGCTAAAGCCTTGCAGTTTACTGATGCCGATTGCATGCCTATGACAATGGAAAAAATGAGATTAGCACAAGAATTTTTAGAATTAAAAGACAAAATTATGAATTCTTGTGTTAATACAAACATTATTAAATTTAATGAATTTTGGTTTGGTATTCTTTGCAAGAAAAATAATAAAAACGAATTGATAGTAAAACCATTAAAAGAAGAAGCTATTGATTCTATTAAAATTGATTTTGTTTCTAACAAAGTAAAATCAAAAGATGAATATGACCAATTCGTTGAAAACAATTTACATCAAGAAGAACACAAACGTTATATTCATAAGGTACTTCGTCAAGCAGATGAATATCTTAAGAAATTTTTCGAATGTGAAAATACAGTAAATAAAAATGGAAATATTTTCTATATAACTTCTCATAGTATAAAAAGATGGGAAGAAAGAGTTAACAATAACAATCATTACAAAGCAAATCATAATAAACGTATATCCATTGTTGATGAACTTTCTCAATCATTCGCAAAGTCTGTAGAAGTTTATACTTCAATATCTGATAATATAGCGACAAGGTTTTTTCTAAATATAAGTGATATGGTGTTTTTTGCCGTTAGTACAGACAATATTATTCTTACTCTCTGGAGAAATTCATTTGGATTTTCTGATGATGCAATCAATGCACAAGCAACGATTATGCAATTAGAATATGTAAAACAATTATCGTCAGAATTCAAAAAGATGAATGAAGACCATAGTGCTTTTATTGCTTGGAAAAAAAATGATTTGGAAATCGTAACAAATAATGTAAATGAGTTGCAAAATCAGATTGAATCATTAATTGAAAAGAAAAACGAATACGAAGCTAAAGCAGAAGGATTGAAAAATGAAATAAATGAAAGTAGAAAGACATTGAAAGAATTCAATAAAAAACTTAAAAAAGAAGAATCACTTATTTTCAAACAACATAAAAGCTTAAAGGATGAAGACGATGGAAATAAAGAATGTTGACCTAAAGTTCGATGATAAGGGAAACATTATTCCTCAACAAAAGAATTGTTCTACATGCAAAAAACAAATGTCATGCAAACTACTAAAAGAAAAATTGAATTCTGAAATAAAAACAGAAGTTAACGCAATAAGTGAATTGGAACTTATTTTAGCGATGTACTATATTTGTGATGATTATGTTCCAATGTTTATTCAATATCCAATAACAGTAAATAAAATAGTTAGTGATATTTCTTATGATAGGTACAATACACAAAACCATGTTGGAAAGTATGTTATTATTTCATTAAACTTAAAAGATTATGATGAAAATGTTCATATTGGCATATATTTGGGAGATTTGCCATTTTCAATTATGTCTATATATGACCCAAAACATCAGGAAGTTAGAAATAATTTCGTAAAAAATCCAGCAATTTTAGTACCAAAATTCAATAAGATTTTTTATGGAGAACATTGCAGATGGCAATTTATTGAAACGATGGATGATATTAACGTATTGGATAAGGATGAACCGAAAGAATATGTAGAAATAGCAAAAAATTTTGTAAATCACTAAAATTTCAAATTTAATAAGGAAAAATTTTTATAAAATAACTCAACAAAAGGTTATTTCCCACCTTTGTTGGGTTATTTCTTTTTTGTAAAACTCTTCTAACATGTTTCTCAAAAGAATCAAAAAGCATTCAAATATTTAGAATCAAATTAGTATTCATGTTAGTAGAAAATTAAAAGTTATAAGGAGATGTTTTACTATGTCAGAATCACGTGTAAACTTCGGTATGGATTGGGGCGCTGAAGTTGGTGGCGCAAACAGGATGGACCAAGATGGAACGATGTTTTTCAAGATTATGCCTGGTTCAAATCTTGTTCGTGTTGTTGGTAAGCCAAGCGAAATCTTCAATCATTGGGAAAGAGACAACGAAGGCAGAATGCATAAGATTGTTTGTCTTGGTGATGATTGTCCGATTTGCAAAGCAGGTGGAAAAGCAAAGCGTACATTCAACGTAAAAGTCATTGATAAGACGAGTTGGACCAAAAAAGAAGGATATGAAGACGGAAAGATTTCTGTTAAGATTGCTTCTCTTCCGTTGAGCGTATTCCAGCAAATTCAAACCTTGTATAAGGACCCAGATTTTGGTGACCCGTCTGGATATGATATTAACATTACAAAAACTGGCGAAAAGCTCAATACAGTATATACAGCTGTTGGTAAGCCTCCAGTTCCATTGACAAAAGAAGAAATTGAAGCTGTAAAGAATTCTGTTGACGTAAAAGCAACAGTGAAAATCAATACAGTGGAAGAAATTAAAGCAATGAACCTTAGAATTCTTGGTGCAACTGGTGATGATATCGGTGAAGAAGAAGCACCAGCACCTAAGAAAAAAGCTCCTGAACCAGATGGAGATTGGGATAATTTCAATTAAACATAAATAAACATGGGAGCAAGCAAAAAACTTGCTCCCATTTTCTATAAAGAAAGAAGGATATGAATTGAGCAAATTTGATGATATTTTTGTTAATATGTGTGAAGATATACTTGAAAATGGATATATGAATGAAAGTGATGATACAAGAGCTCATTGGGAAGATGGAACTCCAGCACATACTATTAAAAATAGTTGCGTTGTTAATAGATATGATTTATCTATTGAAGCACCAGTTATGACATTACGTCCAGTTCCATTGAAATCTTGTGTAACAGAACTATTGTGGATTTGGCAAAAGAAAAGCAATAAATTGAGTGAGTTAGATAGTAAAATCTGGGATTCTTGGCGTCAAGATGATGGTACTATTGGTACTGCGTATGGCTATCAATTAAATAAAAAATATATCTTTCCGGAAGGCGAGATGGACCAAGTAGATAATGTTTTGTATAATTTAAAACATCATCCTAATAGTCGCCGTATTCTTACATCAATGTATAATTTTGAAGATTTACATTCAATGGCATTATATCCTTGTGCATATTCAATGACATTTAATGTAAAAGGCAACAAATTGAATGCAATTTTGAATCAAAGAAGTCAAGATATTTTAACGGCAAATGCATGGAATGTTTTGCAATATGCATGTTTAGTATATATGTTTGCTCATGTTTCTAATTTAGAACCAGGCGAATTGGTTCACGTTATTGCTGATGCACACATTTATGATAGACATATTCCGTTAGTAAAAGAACTTATACAAAGAAAAACGTATCCAGCACCAAAACTCGAAATCAATCATCATGATAATTTTTATGATTATAGACCTGAAGATTTTAAGCTTATAAATTATGAAAAGAACGAACAAATGAAAATAGAAGTGGCGGTGTAAGTTTTGGCTAAATATATATTTGTAACAGGCGGAGTTGTATCATCGCTTGGTAAAGGAATAACAGCTGCATCTTTAGGAATGCTTTTGAAAAGACGTGGATTAAATGTTGTTATACAAAAGTTTGACCCGTATTTGAATATAGATCCAGGTACGTTATCTCCATATCAGCATGGAGAAGTTTTCGTTACAGAAGACGGATATGAAGCTGATTTGGATTTGGGACATTATGAGAGATTCATTAATATTAATCTTTCCAAAGAATCAAACATAACAACAGGTAAAATATATGAATCTGTTTTGAAAAAGGAAAGAAAAGGAGATTATCTTGGAAAAACAGTTCAAGTAATTCCGCATGTTACAGATGAAATAAAATCTCATATTTATGATAAATCCAATTATGATGTAGTTATTACAGAAATTGGCGGGACTGTTGGCGATATTGAAAGTCTTCCATTTCTCGAAGCAATAAGACAGGTAAAAAAAGAAGTTGGTAAAAATGATGTTTTATATATTCATGTAACACTTCTTCCATATATTTCTGGTGCTGGAGAAATTAAAACAAAACCAACTCAGCATAGCGTAAAAGAATTACGTTCAATTGGTATTCAACCAGATATTATTGTTTGTAGAACTGATAATAATATTTCGCAAGAAATGAAAGAAAAAATAGCTATGTTTTGTGATGTTGATAAAGACGCTATTATTAAAAATGTTACAGCAAAATCAATTTATGAAGTGCCGATTCTTTTCCAAAAAGAAAATTTTGATAATATTGTTTTGAATAAATTAGAATTAAGTGCTGTTCCTGCTAATTTGGAAGATTTGGAATTGTACGTTTATCATGAACTTCATTCATCTTCTGATATCAGAATAGCAATAGTTGGCAAATATGTTAATCTTCAAGATGCATATATATCAATAGCTGAAGCATTGAAACATGCATGCACACATTACGAAAAACGTTTGAATATTACTTACGTTTCATCAGAACTTCTCGAAGACGATAAAATGAACATTCATAATATATTTAATGGAATGGACGGAATTTTGATTCCAGGAGGTTTTGGTGATAGAGGAATAGAAGGAAAAATAAAAGCTATTCAATATGCAAGAGAAAACAATATTCCATGTTTTGGGATATGTTTAGGATTGCAATGCATGGCTATAGAATTTGCTAGAAATGTATTGAATTTGAATGATGCTAATAGTTTGGAGTTTGATGAGAATTGCGAAAATCCAGTAATTCATTTAATGGAATCGCAGAATGACGTAAAAGAAAAAGGTGGAACACAACGTTTAGGTTCCTATCCTTGCAAGCTTAAAAATAGTAAAGTAAAAGATTTATATAAAAAAGATTTGATTTCTGAACGTCATCGACATAGATTTGAATTCAACAATAAGTACTTAAATGATTTTGAAAATAATGGTTTCAAAGCAATTGGGATATATGAAAAAGAAAATCTTGTAGAAATTTTGGAAATGGATAACAATAATTATTTTGTTGGTTGTCAATTCCACCCAGAATTTAAGTCAAGACCGAATAATCCGCATCCTTTATTTTTAGGATTTATAAAAGCATGTATGGAGAAAAATGATGAACGCTATAGTAGCAGTAGACAATAATTGGTGTATCGGAAACGATAATGAGTTGTTGTATCATATTAAAAATGATATGAAACATTTCAAAGAAATTACAATGAATCATGTTTGCGTTATGGGAAGAAAAACATTTGATTCATTGCAAAAAAAACCTTTACCAAATAGAATTAACGTTGTTCTTACGAGAGATAAAAATTTCTCATATTGGAATACATTGACTGTCGATTCTATTGATAAAGTACTTTCATATTTTAATGAAAACGAAGTATATATTATTGGTGGAGAAAGTATATATAAACAATTTCTACCATACATTAAAACGTTTTATGTTACCAAAATTCTTTCAAACGAAAAAAAAGGAAATAAATTTATTCCCAATTTAGATGAAATGAATTTTATACAAGAAACAACAGAACACTTCAACGATACAATACCATATCAATTCATTACTTATAGGAGAAGTTCATGAGTAATAAATTTGTTTTTAAGAAGGTTATTTCTTCAACGGGAACACAACCTTATATATATAAGAACGATAAAGATGAAATCTACGCATTAATGACAAATTCAAGCGAAAATTCCGTTTGGATAGATTTAATGATAAGCTATGATGACGGTGAAACGTGGCTTTTAGATGAATATCTTCCTGTTGATATATATAAGTTATATGACGCAAAAATTGTAACGATTGGTGAGAATCGTTACATCTTTGCTCATGGTCCAAATGATTATGGTGTAGATACAATTCGTTATATTAAATATGGTTTATTTAGAGATAGTGAAGATGTTTACGCCTGGGACGAAGAATGGAAAGATTTCTTTTCGAATTATAGCCTAAATGCGCGTGTCACAGATATAAAAGTAGATTGGTCAAACAATTATATTCACATTGTATATGATAAAGCAAGAGCCAACAATACTTACGGTGTTTATTATGCAATTTATGAATTAAATTCAGAAAGTGTTGTTTATAATCAGCCAATAGCGCAATCAATTTATGACCAACATAATGCAAAATTGACGCAAGTTGGAGATACATCATTCAATATTTGTTGGGAAGAAAACAATGAATATGGAAAAAATCAAATAAGATATACAATTTTCGATAGTTTTGAAAAAACGTTTTCTGGATTAAGTACTTTATCTGTAAAAGAATCAAAAGATAAATTTATCAATAGTTATCATCCAAGCATTGTAGCCGATTCATTAAATAACGTTCATATAACTTGGCTTACAACAAGAGATAATTTTGATACTAGCGAAATTTGTTATCTTAATATTTGTAATGGAATAACAACTGACACTCAAATTTTAAGTGAAAAAGCAGAAAATAATAAATATCCGTTTATTATGTGTGATGAGAACGATAATTTATATATTCTTTATAATTACGTTTCTCAGGGATTGGGTGACGCATTAGCCAGCAACAATCAAAAAAATATGAAGGTCCAATATTTGGTAAAAAAATATGATTCAAATGATTGGGACGTCATAACTGATTTAATTAATGATAATTGGAATGTTGTATGTGGCTGGTGCATGGATAGAAATATATATTCGCTCATTATGGATATGAATGATATATGTTTCTTGCGTATTGATACTGCCATAGCAGAAGTATTTGCTCCAGTTAGCGACTTTAAGATAGAATCACTTACAAATTCCGAAGTTGTATTATCTTGGACAAAAGCAAGAAATGCTGAAGCTATAGCACTGGAAAGATTGAATGATGATAGATATGTAGACGCAACGTTGGTAAGACCATTGAGCGTTACAGATGTTTGGGCTCATCCGGTCAATCTTTCTGAAGGTATTTATAAATTTAGGATAAAATACATAACGACAGATAACGTTGAAAATGTAAAGTATTTGGATAAAATTTATGAATTGGAAGGCCCAGAAACAGATATTTATTGGGAACCAATAGACAATATTATAAAACAGACTTTACAGTACACAAAAGAGTCTTGGAGTGAAATCCAACCTATTCCTGTGTCAAGTGATAGTATTAAATATAAATTTGCACAAACTATTACACGTTATCGCTTACATATTACTGGTGGCGTTGCAGACGGTTATTCCAATGAAGTTAGACCGTTGACAATAGAATTTGGTGATGATGTAAAATTAAAATGGCATAAAATTAACAACATCAACCAATTAATTGTGCAAGAAAGTATAGACAATATTAATTGGTATAAAGCTAATACAAAAGAAGTTGTTGACAAAGATAGTGATGGTTGTACAATAGAAAAATTAAATAATGTGACGTATTATTATCGTCTTTTGTATGAAAATAAATACGGAATCATTATGACTTCCAATGTTGTTACAATAACGAATACATTAAAAGAAATAAGTCATACTTTCCATAGCGTTGTTTTGCATTGGAATGATGTTGCTTATAATGAAGGGAAATTGTTCCAGTATTCAGTTGACCATGGATTAAGTTGGAAGAATATTTTATATCCTGTCAATAATAACAAAATGACAATTCCAAACTTAAAACATAATACAGAATATCAATTCAGATTGGGATTCCCGTTACGTTATACTGGAAATTATTCAAATGTAGTAACAATCACAACAAACAAGAAACCAGTAAAAGATTTGGAAATTATTGAAACGACAAAAACAATTGCCAAACTTAAGTTTTCAGTTGATGAAAGTTATAGCGATATTCAAATCAATATTTCTGGTGAAGAAGAAAAAACGTATCTATTGTCAGAATTAACGCACGAAGTTAATGACATTATTGACAATACTGTAAAAGTTGGAGAAAACATAACATTCGATTTGGAAGATTTGCATAAAGGCAGTTATTATACAATTAGTGTTACGCCTTTAGAGAGCAATCTTGGTGACATTTCAAATGAAGTATATGTAAATACCGATGGAGACGGAATTCAAACGTTCTCGATAGGCGAGATAAATTCTCATGATATAGAATTATTGTTTGATGATATTGACAGAATTACAGATGAAAATGTAGAAAAGTATTTATTTGTACACTATTCATTTGATAATAAACATTGGGAAGTTAAGCCAATAACATCAATAAATAATTATATTTTAGAACATCTTATGCAACATACTGAATATCAAATATATTTGGAATGTTTGTATGGAGATAATAAAGGTATTAGTGAAACGCAAAGAGCAATTACAGAACCAGAGAATTTCGAAGCCTTATATGGTCAAAGAATTCCTGGAGAAAGAACTTTTTGTAAGACAGAAGATGCTTTTTATGTGTTAGACAAAGGGATTCTTTATAGAGTCAATGATGATGAACAAGATATTGTAAAAGATTATGGATTACAAGCAAATCATGTTTATGGCTCTATAGACAAAGACAACAATGATAATCTTCATATTGTAATGAGTTATGGGAAAAATATTTATTATGCAACTGATATTGATGGATTTGACATAGAAGATTTGCATTTGATAGAAAAAGATGATTTAACAAATGAAATCATGTTTCCAGATGTAAAAGTATGTTATGATAATTCAATTATAATTACATATGAAAAGAATTATGGATATTATTCTGATGTAATGTATGTTAAATATAAAGACGGTGAAAAAAATTCTGGTCCAACAACATTACTTCATGATAATAAAATTAATTCTTGTCCAAGAAATGCATTGAAAAATTCTCATAATAATAACAAAGGCGCAAATGGATTTTTTGTGGCATGCATAGATAACGAAAATTCATTGAAGATTATTAATTATGTTGTTAATAACGATAAGGAATCAGAAGAATACAAAAGTGAAACGTTTTCATATAATTCATTTCTTTTAGAAGATAACTTAGTTGGTTATTATAATGATATAAAAATAAATTGTGATAACCTTGATGCTGTTCATTTAACGTATTCTTCTTATAATGCCAACTCTCGTTCAATGACATATGCAGCCTTGGATGAAGATAAATTGTCTCAGTTTGTTTTCAATAGATGTGAATATTTGCATGTTGTTCCAGCTTCAAGTTTCGTCGCAATCGTTGAAAAAGATTTTGAATTATATACTTCAAAATTTAGTTTCTTGAATGCTACATTCACTGACCCAATGAAAATTGAAGAACAAATATCTGAACAAAACAATAACGTAACAACAATTAATGATGAAACTAATATTTATGTATTGTCATTTGATGATGGAAAAATATTGATTCATACATTAAGCATTGCCGATATTGAAGAAAATAATAATTATATTAACAATAATTGGATAGCAAATGAATTTAGCATAGAAGACGGAGATTGTACGATTCAAGTTTGGACTGATGGAAAGACAAACGAATATCCATTGATGTATGTTAAGATTAATAATCTTGTATCTGATATAACGCCAAGAGATAATGATGGTAATAAGACGTGCGAAGAAATTACAATAACGTCTCTTGAAAATACCAACGATTTGTATGTGTACAAATTAGAATATAATGATACAAGTATATTAATTGATGCAAACATAAGATTGATGTACGATTGGAATAAAAATGAGATTATCAATAAAAAGTAGGGGAGCGAATTTAATTGAACGATATAGAAAACAAATTAAAAGAAGTCCTGAAAGCAATGAATGATTCTTTCAAAATAGAAGTCACAGTGAGCGAAGATATTGACGACGAACAAATCGCTCATAGACTTATTATTTCTGAAAAGAAGAATGATTGCGAAGCTTTTCTTGAAAGTTTTTGTTCTTTGTTTGGTCCATTGATTACAGCAATTACAAATGAAGAAAAAGAATTAGTGTATCAAGAAGACACTGGATTAGTGATTCAACATAAGAATATTATTGATGATAATCTGGTGAAAAAGAATGATTGATATTGATGAAATCATCAGTAGAGCAAAAAAGAGAAATGAAGAAACAATAAATGATATGAAGCTTCTTATTGAAGATGAAGAATTCATATCAAAAATCAAAATATATGGAGAAAAACATAATTTTGATGCATTGGAATTCTTCAGAAAATATTATGAAGACTTAAAAGACTCTCAAGATAATAATTTTGATTTATTAAGAGAAATAACAAAAGAGGAGAAGTAATTCTCCTCTTTTTTTTAGAGTCCATATCTTATATCAAATTTTGTTATCTTATAGAAATTTTTTACAAGAACTCTTAAATCATCAAATTCATTTTCATCAAAATTTTTCCAAACATCACTTTCTTTTATATCTTTTAATGAAAGAACATCAAATGGCTTTTCTATTTTTAGGGTTTTAGAATGTTTTTCCTTTTTCATGATGAAAAAATAAAAATCTTTTGTATTTTCATAATTTCTGTGATAAAAATAAATAGCAATATAAAATCTTTTGTTATTCGTGTTGCTAAATATACAATAATCAACATATTTGTTGCACATTGTTGAATCTAAAATGTAGTTCATAAAATCACCAAATACATTATATCATTTTCAAAAATTAATTAAATTAAATTTTGTTGTACAAAAAATATAATTACTATAGGTGGTGTTTTTTTTGGAAAAATTTAAGAATCCGCAAATAAAGAATTTCAAATTTATAGAAGATTATTTATCAAAAGTAGAATTAAATGAAAAAACAGCATTGTGTACAGTAATATTAAGTATATCAGACGTGTGTAACTTAAAATGTTGGTGCTGCCCAAGAGGTCACGGATATGTTCGTCCTGAAGGAATACCGGATTTTATGTCATTAGATACAGTAAAGTTATTGTGCAATCAATTAGGAAAAGATTTTTGTGGAAGATTCAGTATTTCTGGATTAGGAGAACCAACGTTACATCCACAATTCATTGAAATTGTTAATATGTTAAATGATTTATGTCCACAATCTTATATTATTTTGATTACAAATGGTGTAAAGTTAACAGACGAAATTGTTAATATGAAATGTATAAAAGAAATCGAAATATCCGTATATAGTAGAGAAGATGAAGATTATTTTACATCAAAATATGAAAATTATGATGGGTATGGGTATAATAAGAGATTAAAAATACGTCCCATGTATATAGAACATTTATCAAGTCCAGTAAATAACCGTGCTGGTAATGTATTTTACATATCTCCAAGAGAAGTACCAGATACTGTATGTTATATGCCGTTTTATCAAGTTACAGTAGATACAGACGGCACTATTCATCATTGTTCTAGTGATTGGAAAAGAATAGATACGATTGGTAATATATATGAAGAAAATGTATACGATATATATATAAACAATTTTAAAAACATGAGAGAAAAACAATTGAATCATGATAGAAAATCTTTGCCGTTATGTTCGAAGTGTAATGGTATTGGAAACATTGGCGTTGCATTTAAGAAATTTTGGAAAGAATATTATGAACAGCATTAATTGGAGGGAAAGTAATGAAAAGATTAAAAGCAAATCTTGTTTTAGGATTGGAAGAATGGTTAAAAGATGTAATGGAATGGACTGGAAAAATTAATGACTTAAATAAATCTTTGGAAAAAATGAGTCAATTATATCAAAATGAAGAGACAGATGAAAATAGAAAAAATTTTATGTCTGATTTAGTAAAAATTAATAATGCGTCTGCTGCATTACATGTAGCGTGCATGAATTGTATTAACATATTAAATAAAGAAAAGGAATGATAAAATGTACGCTGTATATGGTAAATTTAATAAAAATAAAGAAGTGCCAATTAATATAGAAACATTAAAGCCGGTAGAAAACTTAAAAGAAGCATCTTTGTTTGTAGAAATGAAAGAAATAAAAGATAAATTGTCAAAAATAGTAAAAGCAATGAATAAAGAAAACGAAGAATGGAAATTTAAGATTAAAAAAGTTGATATTAAAAAAGAAAAGAAATAAAAATTTTTATTTGTGATATGAACATTAAAAAAAAATATTAAATTGATAGTAGAGAAAAAATACGATTAAAAGAGGAAGGTAAACATGGCAGTAAACTTAAACGATATAATTACAGATGGTACTGCAAGATTTCTTGTTGTTAGATTGGCAACAACAAAAGATATTGCTGATGTAAGAAACGAAGTCAATGCAGTTGATACTAAATTAGATAATGCACTTTTCAATAATGCTGCTGCACATAATTCTATTTATAGAGGAAAAGATATAACTGCTGATTTTGATGCAAACAGAATGTCGGCAAATATTTCAAATGGTACGTTCAAAAATATTTACCCTGGCGATTATATTGTAAAATCTATTACTGTAAACGGAACAACATATGATGATATAAAATGGGTAGTTGCCGACTGTAATTATTTTATTAATACCGGTGATACAGAACTTACGAAAAATCATGTTGTTATGGTATCTGAATTTAATGTTGGTAAATCAGTAATGAATGGTACAGATACAACTGCTGATGGATATGTTGGTTCAGCAATGTGGACAACCATGATGCCATTATATTCAACAGCCATTGTTAGTGCTTTTGGCGTAAACCACGTTATCGTACATGATGAATATTTAACCGACCAAGTTACGTCTGGTGTAACAACAAATGTTAGTAAAAAAAGTGTAACGGCTAATATCTTAAATGAAGCAATGGTATATGGATATGCACCATTTAGTTCTTCTGGATTTGACACAAGAGATGGCAATAAACAATTTTCAGTATTTAGAAACAACAGAAGATTGATGTTCTCAGGAAACGACAAAAATGTTAGTTATTGGTTAAGGTCTGTATATAATTCAAATAGTTTTGCAGCTGTTAAGTCAGATGGAAATTCTGCGTATGGACCTGCAACAAATAGTTACGGTGTTAGAATATATTTCTTACTTGCATAAAAATAATGGGAGGTCGAAAAACCTCCCATTTTTATCTCGTGAAATGTGAACAGTTAGTACATTTTCTTATAGAAAAATATTATTTTTTTATTCATCAAAAAAATTGCACGCCGCTAAATGTATAAAATAAATATGATTAAATATATAAGGAGAAATAAAAATGATTGCCTATAGGTATGATGATAATGGTATTTTTATTGCCGAAATGCAATGCCAGATTGACCCATTGGAAACAAAAAAAGCAGGAAAAGATATTTTTCTTATTCCAGCAAATTGTACATTGATTCAACCATTAGAATCCAAAGAAGGATTTAACGTTGTATGGGATGGAAACAAATGGGAATATGCAGAAATTCCACAAAAACAAGAAATAATTGAACGCGAACTTACATTAGAAGAAGTCAAACAACAAAAAATAATGGAATTAAAAAACACAAGAGATATGAAAGAAATTGATGTTATTTCTTATAATGGAAATACTTTTGATTATGACGATAAGTCTAGAGATAGATTAAGTATAGCAAGGCAATCTCTTGAGGACGCTGGAGCCGGAGAAATTCTTTGGACTACAGCTGATAATCAAAGTGTTACAATGACAGTTGAAGATTTTGCTGGTATTAATACTCAAGCAGCTATTCGTTCAAATGCTTTACATGTTCAATATAATCAATTAAGAGACAACGTTTTGGCAGCGGAAACAAAAGAAGAAGTAAATGCAATTATTTGGCCAGAAAATAATTAATATCCAAAATAATGGAATGATTGTATGTCTATAAATCTAAACGATATAATTACATATGGAAATGCAGCATTTAAGGTTGTAAAAATAGCCACAAATAATGATATTGTAAATATTCAAAATCAATTAGATTTGGTTTCATACAATTATGTTCCTATTGGAGTTATTTTTCCATTTTGTGGGAATACTATTCCATATAGTTATTTATTATGTGATGGTTCGGCTATATCAAGAACAACATATAGTAAATTATATAATATAATAGGAACAACATACGGTTCTGGTGATGAATCAACAACGTTTAATTTACCCAATTTGATAGATAAATTTATAGAAGGAAGTTCGGTACCTGGTACAAATAAAAATGCCGGATTACCAAATATAAAAGGCGAATTTAAGTTAATTGGAGATTGTCAATGGTGCGACCCATCTGATTGGAGCGGGTCTGGAGCCATTGAAGCTGTACCAACTTCATCCTATTCTTATTTGCGTGGGAAAAGTGATTTTACAGGAGGAGAACCACGATATGGATTTAAGATAGATGCTTCTTTTTATAATTCAATTTATTCTGATTCTGTAGATACTGTTCAACCGAAATCTTTAACAATGAAATATATTATAAAAGCTTTTTAAAAAAAGGGAGAGATATATATGTCTAAAATTTATGCAATTATTGGTCAAGCACAACAAACGATTGTAAATGATGATGTTAATTATTCGCCATCAAATAATGAAATTTTAATGCAATCAGAACGTCCAACAGATGGCGATTACGTTGCAAAAGAAGACGGTACTTGGATTAAAGATAAATCAAACATGATAAACGAATTGGACAATCAATATAATCAAAGTAAAGATGAATTGCTTAAATGTTTTAGTGAAGCACAGTTATTAGGAGATACAGAACTTCAAGAAGAATTAAAACAAGAAATAAATGACTTAAATGATTGGTATGACGAAGAATATAGAAAAATTCAAAATGATTAATTAAAAAAGCACCAATTTAGGTGCTTTTTATTTTACCAATTTTCCAAACTTTTACTCTACACGGAGCAGATGTTATTGAACTGCCAGCATATAATTATGTCGTTCTTGATGCATCTGATGTCTTCTGATGTAGCTGTTTTTACGACTTTGAATGTAGCGCTTCCATAATTTATTATATCGTTTAAGTTGATTGACATTTATACCATTCTTTATATTCAGTTAAAAACAAAATAAAAAAGAGAGGAATGAATTTTCCTCTCTTGAAAAATTTTTTAATTTTAGAACATGTTCATAATGCTTTTTCCCCAATCATCTGTTGGCTTATATATTTCAATATCTTCATTTTCAATTTCTTCTTTATTGTTTTTCATAATTACTTCTTCTATATATTCATTATCTTTTTTGCAAATAATCATGCTAATCATGTCAAGAATGAAATCTTTCAAATTTTTATCAAAACATTCTAATCCTTTATGATTGTTATTGTTAAACATATCGATTTTTATTGGTTTTGTTTCCATATTATAGTTTTTATAAATATTTATTTCGAAATTTATATTGCTTTTTCCATCTGAATTAATGAATTGAATACCATACGTAGCACCATCATAGAAAAAAGAATTTTCATTTAGTTGTTTAATTTTATTGGACATAATTTTTCTCTCCTTTGTTTTTTTGTTTGAATTATATATTATTTTTAAAGTTTTGTAAATAATAAAAGAGAGGATTTGTTCCTCTCTTTTACATTTTGTTTTTAATTGTGAGGTTTTCGTCCATGAGGTACATGTTGTTTTTGAATTCTTTTTCCGTGCTATAGAGCATTTTGCGAGTGATTGCATGTTTTTTGAAGGTATTGTTTTCATCCATGAAATCGAATACATATGCTCTTTCTTTGCCTTCGCTAAGGCGAAGAACTCGGCCAATTCTCTGGAACGCGCGAGTAGAAGATTTACCAGAACCAAGGAGAATCAACACGTTGAGGCACGAGACCGAAATTCCGGCATCAAAAATTGAACTTCCAATTACATATTTTACTTTGCCTTCGCGAGCTGCTTGAAGAACTGCATTCCTGCGGTCCAATTCAACTCCACCATGAACATATTCTGCTTCGTTGATAACATATTCTACGTCATTGTAAATGTAATTGAAGTTTTTGGTATTGAATTGCTCGCGGATTTTTGCAAGCATTTTGTTGCCATGGTCGATGCGAGTAAGGAGAATCAGTACCGCTCCCCAATTTTTTTCATTCGCCAGTTTAATGATATTCAATGCTTTGTTGTTGCGTTCTTCATTATTTACGATAGCAGCTTCATAAGTAGCATTATAGTTACCTTTCCATCCGCATACATCTTTTTGTTCTACAAAGTAGATATTGCAAGGAGTAAGTTTCCCATTCTTAATCAAATCAGAAGCAGTGATGTAAGCTTTCGGATTGGGAACATTTACTGCCGCGTGAATCAGAATATCATCTTCACCGTCTCTCCAAGGAGTAGCAGAAAGTGCATACCGGTAATAAGCTTTTTTAGCAAGGAGAGCGGTATTGAAAATCGTCATTGCGCCAAGGAACTGGCACTCATCGTAAAGGATAACTTCTGCATTTTCCATGATGGTCTTTTCTTTCATTGCAGCTTCAGGAGTAACTACCATAACATCGGCGATATCATGGTCCTGACCGGAAAGAATACCAACATGAATGTTGAGGAAGTTTGCAATTTCGTCTCTAGTCTGATAAGCAAGCGCTAATTCCGGAGAGATAACAACTGCTTTTTTAACGTTTACATGAGCAATAAGAGCTGCCATAATGATTGTTTTGCCGGCGCCAGTCGCTGCGCCGATGACTGTACGAGTAGAAGTATTCATAACAGCTTTGAGCTGGTAATCTCTGAGCTGGAAACCATCAGCGATGCTATAGTAATCTCCGCTTTCGGGCTTTTCGCGTTTGTCTATCATCTGAAAAGGAATGGAAGCCTTTTTGAAGATTTTGAGGATGTGAGGAAGAACTCCAGTGTAAGTCATGTTTTTCTTATATGAGAAAACAGAATTTGTAATCGCGGGAGCACCAAATCCACCAGTCGTATAAGAAAGGATTTTAGCAATGCGATTCTTGATAACCGGGTAGTTGTCAAGTCCATTCATCCGGCAGTAGATGTTTCCGAATTCGATGGTAATCATTTTGCTTCCTCCTTTCCTTTGATGGTTATATTATACCACAGAATGCTGAAAATGTAAATAGTTTTGTGTAAAAAAATTAAAAAAGTTTTGTTGCGAGACTAATATTTGATAAAAAATTAAGGAGAGACAATTGCCTCTCCAATTAATATCCATAAAATTTTTTACAATGCGGTTGAAAATCTTTTTTTGCTTGTTCTATTAATTTTTCCATATTGTCTTTATTTTTTTCTAAAAATTTTTTAATTGACATTGGACACATATATACGTTTTTGATAATATCCCATCCTATTGTTTCTGGATGCAAATTTTGTTCTGGAGAAAATGATATACAACAGTTTCTATTGGATTTTTTTGATCTATAATTAATTGTATATTTATCTAATGTATTAAATTCAAAATCAAAAGATATACGATAAACTTCTATATATGCATTGTTTGCATAAAAATCCTTATTGCTATAATATAATGTTGCGCATTTGCAACTTCTTAAAAAGAATAAATCATCCATAATTAACACCCATACATTTTTATAAGTAACGGCTTAAAATCTTCTTCTGATTGTTTAAGGATTTTTTTAAGTAAATCTTCGTTTTGTTTCATTATTTTTTTTATTGACATTGGGCATGAATATATTTTGCCCTCGATGTCCCAATCTATATTTTCCTGATTTCTTATTTCATTTGCACGAAAAGATATAGATGACCAAGCTCTTGCTTTTTTATAGAATGTATGAATATTCATATTATTTAATCTGTCAAAATACATATTGACAGAAACACCAGTAAATTTTATATAAGCGTTTCCTTCACCAAAATCAAAACTGTGATAATTTATTTTTATGTATTTTGATTTTTTATACAATAGAAAATCCATAATATTCATCTCCATTAAAATCCAAAATATGTTTTTAACGAATGCAATAAATTATTGTTTGCTTTTTTAATCAATGGATTTATTGCTTTTTTACTGTCATCAATTATCCATTTTTCAAAATGTTTTGGACACGGTAAAAAACGATATATAGTATTCCAAAAGAAAAAATTATTTTCTTTATCAAAAAATTGGGCTGGAGTTAATTGCAATGGTACAAGATTTTTCTTTTTGCATTTTTTGAAATTGATATACAAAGAAATAGCTTGTAATTCGTTATTCATATCAAAATGAAATTCTAATGAATTGATTGAGAAGAATTTATTGTCGACAACACTTACATTAAAAAGAGCTATACGCAACGTATTGTATAAATACCCTTTATTAATCATATGAAATTCTTTATTTGTATAGATGATGTCATCGTACACTATTTTCACCTCAATTCATTGTAATTATATCATAATTTCAATTATGTGTAAATAGTTTTAGGATGAAAAAAATGAGAATATTAAAATTCTCATTAAATTTAAGTAACTTTTCTATTACTTTTTTTGTTTTTAGCTTTATTTAATTATTAGAGTAAAATTGTAAAGGATTGAATGTTTTGGAAAACGAAGAATTGATGAAACAACTCATAAGACAGTTTATTTATCAAGGTTATGCCACAAAAGAATTTGAAAAATTTGATAAGACGTGGGTATTTCGTACATTGTCTCCGCAGGAGCACGATGATATAGTTACGTTCGTTTCTTTTTTGAAATCAGAAGATATCATTAAACAACGTACTTATGAAAATAAAGTATTAACGAAAGCACTTTTATCAATAAATGGCTTAACTATTGAAGAAGAACAATCTGAAAAATTGTTCGATAAAATGTCAGAAAAAATGTTCAAAATCCTTTACAAAGAATATACAGAATTAGAAAAACTTCAAAACGAAGCATTAATGCATGAAGAAATTATAAAATCTTTTGCAAAACCAAGTTTTGATAGAATAAAATTTTTGGTTATGCAAGATGCACATGCTTTACCAACAGAACAACGAGTAAAAGATATGAATGATTACCAATGGCTTTGGTATTGGTACAACATGCAGGAAAAAATGAACGATGATGAAACGCTTGAAAAAGCAAAGAGAGATTATTTATGCATGTTTGTCAATCCAGAACTTTGGAAAAAAATAAAAGAAAGTGAAAGTGTTAATAAATCTATTCAAAATCATGGCGGACATGTAGAAATGAATGGTAATACTCAAATTACTTATGGAAGTACAACTGTTGACGATGATTTTGATATGAAATTGAAAGCCATGATGGAAGAAGGAGAAGAATTCGTAGAACTTCCAAGTAGTGACCAAAAGGGAGATTCTAATGAAACTCCAGAACAATTCTTTGATAGAGTTATGAATAATGAAAAATATGTTAATCAATATAATGAAATGCATAAAAAAGATAAACAAGAAGAAGATTTTGATACTATAACTCCAATTGAATAGGAGGTGAGATAGTTGGAAAATACATTGTTAAAATTTAATACAAGTAATAAAAACGTTACAATAGGAACAATTGCTGATAATTTTGACCAAAAAGCAAATGATATAGCTACGCAACAACGTGGTCGGTATATTACTCCAAATTCTAGCAATTTTAATGCCGACGGTTCAATTAAACTTGGTGTAACGAATAATGAATCTACAGGTCGTTCTGGAGAAGACCATGGTTCTGTTGTAACTATGGAAAGTACTTCTCAAATTGCAACTCCTTCAAATGGTTTGAATTCTCAACAAACTAGAATGATTTCGTCCGTTAGAGATATGAGTGAAACTGTAGATAGATGCGAACGACAAATGGACGAAATAATCAATAAGATGCAAAAACTTATTGACCAAGGAAAAGACGTTCCACAAAATGCGGTTTCAGCTATCTCAACTCTTGCTGATAAAGTGACGCAACTTAAAAATGCAATTAATGATTTTAGAAATATTGGTGTTTCTAGTAAAGTACAAGAGATAGTTCAAACAGTTAATAATGCAACACAAAAAATAAAAGATGATATAAACAGCGTTGATGTTAACGCAATAATTACTGCATTAAATGAAGGTTTGGAAAAATCAAAAGCTAGTGAATTTGTTGAGAAATTTTTAACGCAAATGGAAGACGTAAGTCATCTAATTGATGTAGTTTCTCAAAGTTGCAAACCCGAAGAAGTAAAAAATTTAATAAATATATTAGAGCAATACGTAGGTACAATTCAACAGACTGCAAAAACAGCTGAAAATTTATCCGAATCGACAATAAACGTTGCAGATAGTGTAGATAAAACAACTGAAGTATTAGCAAGTCAAACCAAACAATTAGATACAGCAAATGAAATTGCAGAACAAAATAAAGAATTAATTGATTTATTAACGCTTCAATATAAAGAAGTTTTTAAGAATTACGGAATTACTGAAAAAGTAGCAAAAGATTTTTTTGAAAAATTATCTGGTTATACTACAGCCAATACAAGTTCTGCTATTAGTGAAATTATAAAGGCAGTAAAAGATAATAATATAGAAAATTTACAAAATCTATTAAATCCAGATAATCAAGCCAGTCTATTAAATGCTTCTAAGCAAATAACAGAACTAATAGGAAACTTAAATAACGAAGACGTTGGAGATTTAGGTTTAGATGACCTAATTCCTCTAATATCCGAAATGGACCGTTTTGCAAAGACAGCTATCGTTAACCAAGAAAATATGAAAAATACTTTCAAGGTTCTTGGTGAAAGAGCTGGCACTGACGATTTTAGAAATGCTATACATTACTTGGAAGAAGAAGTAGAAAACTTAAAGTCTACTGCTGATGATGTAAAAAATATTTTCCAAGGAAAATTAAGTAGCTTAATAGAAGAATCAAATAGAAAATTAGTTGAAAATATAGCAAGAGCTAATCAGCCTGGAACAGAACAATATAATAAGTCAAACATTGCTTTGGCACAAGGATTTTATGAAAAAGGTGGCCAAGCAATTTCAAGTGAACAAAATTTATTGCAAGACGCGATGATGCATTTTACAGCTGGTTCATTAAAAGCTGATAGAAATGCATTGCCGATGTTTTATCGTTCTGTTGCTGGAAATTTCCTCGGAAATAGAGGACAGTTCCAAAATCAGATGCAAGACGCATTTAGAGCTAGTAGCGTATCTGCATCTGAACTTAGTAAATCGCTGCAATATCTTCCAATATATAAAGAAGCTGGAGATGTTGAAGCCGCTAGAGCTCAAATTGGCTTTTTAGATACAGCTGCAACAAATTCAGCCCAAGCTCATTTAGCAGGATTAAATAACATAAATCTTAAAAGAGGACAATATAAGTTATTGGATGAGGACGACAAGCAAATGCTTGATTCGTTCTTAAAGTCATCTGATGCAGCATTGGAATCTTTACGTGCCGCCATAGCAGCTATTTCTCAATTTGACCCCAAAGATAAATCATTAGAACATCTTAGAAGTTTAGAAGCTGAATTATCGAAGACAGCCGAAAAAATTAAAGATATAAAAGATGATGGTTTTGACTTAGGAGATATGGTCAAATCGGCAGTATCTGGACTCAGTTCTGTACATGGTGCTTTTGTCTCTGGTATGGGAATGATGGGTCTTGGTATGCTTGCGCCAACATTAAGCAACTTGACAAAAATTGGGTCTAACGCTTTTAATCAATATCGTAACATGGGTAAATCTCGTTATGAATTGGCACGTGCTGATTTTGCTATGGGTGCAGATTTGAATCGTGGCCAAGCATCATATATGATAAATAACATGGCCGATGAATATTTCAAAGCGTCTGGCGGACAAATTGGACTTGACCAAGTTAAAAACTTTAATTTAGCTTTGAGACGTGGTGTTGGTGGACATTATGGTTCTTCACCAACCGATGCTCAAAATGATATGTTTCGTATAACGGAAAGTACATTTGCAATAGCTCAACAATATCAATTAAGTGATAATGACGTGGCATCATTTATGAAAAATACCTATAAAGATATGGGTATGGCAGCTGATGAAGCGAGTTATATGATGGTACGTATGGCGCAAACTGCTCAGCAAGCAGGTATTCCAGTTAGCAATTATATCAATGCTATGTCAAATTTAATTGGTGGATTGCGTGAATATGGCTTAACTGCTGAAGAAGTAGAAGGCGCTATGAAAGCTATGGTCAGCAAAGGCGTAAGACAAGAAGATGCTTCTCGTCTTCTTTCAGATACTGCTCATGCTGCAAGAGGAATGGGATTTAATGACCCAGGAGCAAGTGCTTTCTATGCAATGATGTCTGGCCAAGGCAATGATATATTTGGAAATATAGTTTCTGGGCGTCAAATGGTTGACAGCAACGGTAAGCCAATGGAAGGCTATTATCCAATGATGGCGCAACGTTTGTTTGCTGAAACAGGATTAATGGGAATGATTGGCGGTGGTCCAGGTTCTCAACTTGGTGCATGGCTTGTTTCTGAACAATTAAGTAAGCGCGGTTATTCACCAACATCAGTATCAATGCTTACAGACGCATATCTTAATAATGATATGGAACGTTTTGCTGATTTATTAAAGAAAGCAGACGAAGAAAAAGAAGGAATAGAACAAAGATTAACTGACGCAACCAGAGAAGCTACAGAAAAGATAAGAGCATCTGGTTCTCAATTATCTGCAGTAACGCAAGCTCAGGCGGCTGTAGCAATGGCAGAAAAGCACCTTGGAGAAGTTATTGAAAAAGATTTAGATAAACCATTAAAGAGTTTAGTTGATACGTTTGGTAAAGGTCTGAACACTGTTGTAGGTGCTGTTGAACATGTAATTGAAGCATTTACAAAGTTTGCTGGTACTGAAACCGGACAAGCTCTTGGAAATTTGGCTACAACCAATTTTCCAGGATTATTAGCTGGCGGAGCTCTAGCATATACAGCTGGACGTGGTGCATTAAATGTAGCAACAGATTTTGCAAAATATGGAATAACAAGAGACCCCAAAGCTCTTGGTACTGGAGCAAAATTCATTAAAAATATGTCAAGAGGAAAAAAATTGGCTCTTGGTGCCGCAGCGGTTGCTGGCGGTGCTTATTTAGCAAGCAATATTGGAGATGTTATTTCTTCTCTGCAAAGTACATTTTCAAGTGGCGATGTAAAAGTTCAAATTGAAAATGGAAAAGGCGGAACTGGGGCTATGCCAAAATTTGAACAAATAGCTCCAAGCGAAGCTGGCGATAGTGAAGAAGAACGAATGGCACGCTCAATTGAAGAAGCAAATCAAAGAATTCAAGAAGCTGCTACAAGATTAGATACCGTTAGTCCAGAATCTCAAGTTTCAGTTAATAATTTGGATAGAGCAGCAATAGAAAAACGTTTATCTCAACAATTTTCTTCACAAACATCAAATGCTCCATTAGGTGATATGGTATCGGCTGGTGGAGGATTCCTTGGTGGAATTATTGGAATGGCAAAAAGTGGTTCGCTTTCTGCTCCAATGTCTACACTTGGAACGTTTGCTAAAGGTAATGCATTAGCAAACTTTATAGGTGCTGGATTTAATGAAATTGGCGGATATATGAATAATCCTGATCAATTTACATTAGGAGAAAGATTTGGTAGATTCTTAATTTCTGGTGGCTCCGCTACAGCTGGTTCAGTTCTTGGTGGTGCAATCGGAAGCCTTGGGGGACCACTTGGCACAATGGCTGGTATGGCTATTGGTGGTTTCTTAGGAGATAAAGCTGGAGATTATTTGAAAGATGCTTTTGGTATCGGCGATAACGATGGCCAAAAGATGGGTGAAGATTATTTAGACGCATCTAAATGGGCATCAGATAAATATACAGACGATACAAATAGCTTAATTAATAGTAATGATAATAGAGCTAGAGCGGCTGAAGAACAATTGAAAAAACATGGTACTACCATGACCAAATTGACGCAGGACCAACAACAATATATGGACCAAATTTTCAAAGAATTGAAAACAAGAGGTTATGGCGATTTAACAGCTGCGATTGTTGCTGGTGATATTGTTGGTGAACAAAAACAACAATTAACACAACAAACATTGGATAATCCAGAATTATTAAAAGAAGCAATAAATAGAGGATTATCACAAAGTGGATTGAATAATGCTCAATTCAAAGGAAAATATCAAACGGCAAGAGATTATTACGAAGATGGTAAAGATAAAGCATCACAAAATTTAGCTGGAGAATTTGCTGATATATTAAATGATGAATCTTTATCAGATATGGAATATTATACTGGTACAAATACTGGAAAATTAAAAGATAATCAAAAAATTTATGATAAAATATATGAACTTGTTAGTGATAATGCAAAATATAGATTATCTGGAGACACAGACAAATTAGCAAAAGATATAACAGATAAATTAATTGATGAATTTAAGAACAAACAAACGGGTGGTACCGTTAGTGCAAATCTTCATTCAGATTTGTCTACTTTGTTGGCTCCTCATACAGAAACAACTGCTAAAGAAATTGGTAAACATGCTGCAGAAAATTATCCTAAAAAAATTACAATAAATGATAAAGAAGTAAAAGATAACGTTGATAATGCCGAAAAAACAAATGAAAATATGACCGGCATTAAAAAACTTCCATTATTTAGTGGCATTGCAAGTGCAGAACTTTTATCCGGTGTTAATAAAGAAGCCGGCATTATGGGTAATACATATAGCGTTGATGCTGGAACTAAAATCAGTACAATCGGCGCTGGTAATGTATTAAAAGCATATCAAGATGAAAAACTTGGTGGCGTTGTAGAAGTTAATCATGGCAACAATATTATTGCTAAATATGGTAATCTTGGTGATGTTTCTGGATTTGCTGAAGGTGCAGCAATAAAAGCTGGAGAATATATTGGCGATACAGTTGGAGACCAAATGTATTTTGAAATGACCAAAAATGGTCAAATTGTAGAAAATCCAGACTTAAATAATTATGCAATCAATGGCATACCAGCAGCATCTAATATAGCTAGTCAAACACAACAACAATCAAATCAAAATCAAACACCAGAAGAAAGAATAAAAAGTTTAGCAGACCCATCAAAAGCATTACAAACAGCAACAGACCAAGTTAGAACGCAACAAAAGAATTTACTTGAATTTGCGAATAGAAATGGTTGGGATAATAGAATTGCTACTGGCAGAATGATGCTTACTGGATTAACGGCGTCAGGAAGAGAAAGAGAACGTTTTATGACTCCGCAAGGAGTATTGGATGATTTCTATCTTAATTCTGGAGTTACAGATAAGGATTTATATGGTTTCAATCAACAAGGATTCTTTTCATATGATGAAAAAACCGGTCAAATGGTACAATATCATTCTTCTGGTAGAGAAATGATTGAAAAAATGGAAAAGAAATTCAGGGATGAAAACGGATATACTGGAAAAACAACATGGTTCAATGAAGCCGCTATGGAAGCAACAGATAGAGCAGCTCAAAGTGCTGAAAATGCATATTCTTCTAGTGCTGGTAGATATGATACGTCAGATGCAGAAAGAGCTGAAGAAGACTGGAAAAAACAAAATGATATAGATTCTAAAAATAATGTTAACGTTAATCTTAATGTTATTGGTGGAGGAGTATCTAAAGCATATGTTATAAATGCCATGACGTATGCAATGAGCAAAGTGCATGAAAATGTATATGGCAATTATGTTAGAAACTCCGAAGAATCTCATCAAATTATGGAAGAAGCTGTGGCTCCACAATAAAAAAATTAAAAGAAATGGTTTTTATGCCATTTCTTTTTTTATTTATATTTTTAGGAGCTGATATACTATGTCTATGTCTGCAGTAAAAGCACAAAAAATTTTATCTAATAAAATGAATGTGCTCGAAGGACAAATTGAAAAAACAAAAAGCAGTTTATTAGAAACTATTGAAAAATTAACTGAAAATAAAGCAAAACAGGAATTGGGAATGTTAATTGAATGGTTAGACCAAACAATTAGCTTAGTTTCTGATGCAAAAAAATTAATAGACGTAGAACAATTAGTAAAACAAGATATATCAGCAATCCAAGAAATCGAAAAAACATTAGATTCTGCTTTTTTGGTTTTGAAAGAAGAATTTAATGAATCAATGCATACTGGATTAGATACGTCCATCGTTGATTCTCTTCAAGCATCGTTGCAACAAATTGCTAATAAAAAAGATGATGTTGCCAATTCAATAGCAAAAGTATCTGACCATGTTGGAAGTTTTATAGATGATAGAAAAGTAAGTGCATTAGCAGATAAAATAAGTTCTGACCAGACAAAGTTTTTTGATGCAATGCCAAAATTTGCTAATGGAACAAAAATAGATTATGATGTAAAAACAAAAAAATTAAATATTGAAAAAATTATAAGAGATTTAGAAAAATCAACATCAGAATTACAACATTCTCATGAAGAATTACAAACGCCAAAACGTAAAATAGATGAAAGATTTTTGGACGATAGCATAGTTCTTCTAAGAGGAATTTCAGACGTTCATGAAAATGTTAAAAACTTAAAAGAAAAACTAATTGATTTTAAGTCAGAAGATAAAACAAATGAAGTTATGCTTGATTATATTTCTTCTGTAAAAGAATTATCTGATGGCGTTAGAGAAAAAATAAATCACTTAAAAACAAAAGACGGTTCAAATAAATACTTAAAAAAATTTTTGGAAGTATCTCATAAATTAGATGATATTTTTTCCAAAGGAACAGAAGCATTAAAAGAAGTCATGGATGAAAAGACAGATTATGATTCATTGACTGATGATGCAAAGAAAAAAATACAAGAATTAGATAGATTAATTGAAAAAATACCAGAAGAAATAGAAGCAAATACGAAACTTTTACAATTTAGTGAATTGGATGAAATTAATTTCAGTCATGAAGCATTCAAGAATCAGTTAAAATATATAAAACAAGGTGGAATGCTTGATGATGAAGTTAAAAACGATTTAAGTAAAATTGGCGTTTCATCTAAATTATATTCTGACGTTTTTATGATTCCAAATACAAACATAATGAATGAAAAATTCTATGCAAATAATTTGGATATGTCAAGAACGTTATATGAAACTGATAATTCATTGAAAGAACATATGCATGAATTTGATGAATTATTTAATAACGGTATAGTAAGTGATGAATCTCTTTCCAAAATAGTCGAAGGAATGGGAGGAACTTTATTAAAAGCATCAGAACAACAAATTGGATTGATAAACCAATTTAATGTAATCAATAATTTCAATCAATCTGATATAAAAGTTTTAGATATATATGATAAGAATTTAGATAAATTGATTAACAATTATAGCATAATAATTAATCAATTGGAAAGAGTCAATGTTGATTCTCCTTATTTGAAACAATTTAAGGAAATAAGGAAAAAATTAGCAGATTCAAAAGAAAGAATAAATGATATTAAAACAGCTTCAAAAAGTTTTGTTGATACAATGAAAGATTTCTTTTCATCTAGCAAAACATTTTTTGCTATGGTTGCTGGTTCTACAGCAATGATGATGGGCGGAAATTCAATTTTAGATTTAATTACAAAAGCTCCAAGTGACGTAATAAATAGGATGCAACAACTTGGATTAGCCAATTATAATTTATCAAGAACAGATATAGCACATGGTGCTCCAATTAATAGAGAATCAAATGATGCACTTTCATATAGAGCTTCACAAGCATATTATGATTTGACATATGGTTCTATGGATTTTCCATTTGTACAGAACTTATATATGAATTTATATAACAATGTTGGTGGGAATCGTTTTAATACAATTAGCCAAAATCAAGCTGATATGCGTTATATGGCAACTCAATTAGCAGCAGACAAGGAATTGTTTGGCGTTAGTGATGCCAGTATAACGAAATTTGTAACGTCATTTTATAGAGATTTGGGATTGTCTGCAGAAGATACTGTAAAACATTTTAGAAAAATGGAAATGATGGCAATCCAAAATAATGTCAGTGTTGATACGTTAGCAGATATAATAGCGCCACTAGCAAAAAATTACAGAGAAATGGGATTTTCTGAAATGAGAGTAACTGGAATTATGGGCTCATTTTCAGAAACAACGAATCTGTTAATTCAAGATATAGGTTCTATAATAGCTTCTACTGGTAAAGCAGCCTCTGGTTGGCAAGCAACTTCTTCAAAAAATTGGGGAAAGAATATGTTTTTTGGAATGCTAACAGGTGAATCTAGTGCTGCTGATGCTGTTACATCTGCTTTAATTCCAATTGACCGTTTTGGTAATATTAATAATGAATATTATGATAAAATGGTTGACCGCATTTTTGCGCAAGCGACAATGTTCGGAGAAATAAACGATAACGTCGGACAAATGACTTTTGTCGATAGACTGCGTGAAAATGGCTACAGTGAAAAAGATTCTGTTGAATTATTGGGAATTGCGCAAACACAAGGTATAGATGCATTAAAAGAAAAATTAAAATCTATAGACCAAGCAAAAGACCCAAATGCTCCAATAGCTTCTATGGAAAATTATGTAGCTGCATTAGGAACAGCCGCAAATGAATTAAGCGAAGTACAAAAATTAGAAGCAAAATATATGTCTTCTATCAATAGAATTGCACATATGCTTCATGTTAATTTTAATGATTCATTAAGTGATATAGTTAAAAAATTAACAGAAAAAGTTGAAGAATTCTATAATAAAATGTCAGAATTGATTTCTAAATTTTTGGAATCAAAACTTGGAAAAAAAGCATGGGAATTTTTTGAAAATCATCCAGTCGCTTCCTTGCTTATGCTTTATACTGGTGGAAGAATAGCTAAATATGTTGGAACGAAACTTCTTAAAAATTTGGCTTCTTTACCTATGAAATTATTAACCTCTGCTCCAGCAACGAATGCAGAAAAAAGTTTAGTAACGAATGTAATTTCTCATTTAGATGGTCTTGGAAGAGGACAAAAAACAATGTTGTTAGCTGCTATTTTCGCAGGAGCAACGACACTACAAGACGTTATAGCTGAACATTCAGCTAAATCCGAAGAACAAAAATTAGACGAATTTTTACGTTCTGGTGATGCAAAAGTTCAATTAGTAGATAAAGATAAAAACAGATTAATTGGTGGAGCTGCAGCTTTGGCTTTGGCAGCAGTAACCGGATATTCATTATTTAAAGGCAGAGGAAAACTTGGCGGATTAAAAAATATGTTTTCCAGAAATGCTGGAAAAATGGGTAAACTTTCAAAAGCTCAAAGACGAAGAGAAGCTATGGCTAGAGCTGGCAAGCTTGTTGAACGCACAACATGGAGAAGCGCTGGTAAAAACTTCGGTACAAATTTACTTATGAACGTTGCATTCGAGGGTTTTTTTGGCGACGGAGATATGGATTTAAGCGAAATTGGTAAAGATACTTTAATCATGTCAGGCTCTGAATTGGCTGGTGAAATTGGTATGGGTGCATTAGCAACTGTATTAGCAACAAAATTTCACGTTAAAAACCCAGCACAATTTATTAATACGTTCAGACGTGGTGGTGCTTTTGTTGGTAGTATGGCTCCGTTTGCATTAGATTATTTGTCTCCGTCTGTCGCAGAAGCATCTCCATTGGAAATGGAAGGACAAGATTCGAGTCAAAGACAAATGCTTGCTAATTATTACCAAACATATTTGAATCAAAATATGGCATTAAATAGAAATTTTGGCATAATGGATGAACGTTCTGCACAAAATTTTGGGTCAATGTCACCATTATCAGAAGATGAAGAATTATTAAGAAATCATGAAGATAAAAAAGAAAGTTTATTTGTCCAATCCAATACATTTGGGGAAGCAGCAATGGCGCTTGGATTGTCAAATAGAGAATTTTCTTCTCTAGTATCAATAAGTTTAGCTAATCATGGGATGGATTGGAGAAAAATGAATGATGACCAACAAAGACTTTGGTTGGATAAATATAAAGAATTTAAGAAAATGTACGATGATGACCAAGCAGCTATGTTTTTAGCTTCACGTTCATTAAAAAATAATCCATTTAATACTCCAGAATTAAGAAAGAAAATAAGAGAAGCATTAACAAAAGAATGGGAAGACAATACAGTAAAGGCGAATTGGTTTGCTAAAAAAGCTCAAGGTCTTAGTGGTGAAGATAAAGATAAATATGAAATGCTAGCTAACTATTATTATCATATGGACGAAAATCCAGAAGATGAAGATGGTTTTTGGTTCAAACAAGCAAACAATTATCATGAAATGGTAAAAAATTATGAAATTGGTAATATAGCTAAAATTCTTGGAGAAGTTTACAATGGCGAAGCTTTACAGGTAATTTCTGCCAGCGAATTAAAAAAAGCATATTCCATGTTAGCACTTTCATTAAAAGACCAAGGAGAATTGAATGATTATATTGCAGCCAATACAGAAGCAAAAATGAAAGCAATGATGGGAGGTTTTTCTTTAGGAGGTTCTTCTGCTGGAATAGAAGGAGTAGACGCTTTTATGCGTGCTATTATGGGACAAGAATCTGGTGGAGATTACGACCTTATTAATAGCGATTCTGGTGCTTCTGGCGCTTTCCAAATTATGCCAGAAAATTGGCCATATTGGGCAGAGGCTGCTGGACTTGGTTCCGGCGCTCCAATGACACCGGAAAACCAAAACTATGTTGCAAGATATAAAATGTTGGAGTATTATAGAAAATTCGGAAATTGGCGAGACGTAGCGATTGCTTGGTATGGAGGAGAAGGAGCTGTAAGTTATAGTGAAGAAGAAAAAAGCAGAGTACAAAGTTGGGACGGTACCGAATATCCTTCTATTAATGAGTATGCAGACTCTGTTATGAGAAGAATGGGTGTTGCCGGAAGTGGAAGTCTTAGTGGCGGTTCTTCAGGTGGTGGCGGTGCAACAAGTTATTTCAGTATTGATAATGGCGTTTTAACCGGTGGAAATGATTTACTTGAACAAGGTTATCAGAGATATGCCGGTGTAACGATGGACAATGGTACCGTCGGGTGTGTTGAAGCTGCTACAAAAATTGGCGCTTATTATAATTCTTTCTTAAAAGAAGAATTGGATAAAGGTGTTGTTGGTGTAGAACAACTTGCAAATGACGCAAATGCAAGAGGATTGTTACAAGTATATAATGGAAGCAATGTACAACGCGGCGACGTTTTAGTATATATGACAGATGATGGTAGTGATTATCAACACGTTAATATAGCTGATGGTGCAGGTGGTATATACGGAAACAGTTCTGGAAGAAACATGGTTGTACATGATGATGAATATTATAAAGACCCAACATACGTTATAAAAACTGGTGGCGGAAGTTCAATGTATTCACCAGGTCAGATGTTAAATCTTCCACAAGGAAAACCAAAAGATGACCGTCCATTGCAAGAACAAGTAAATGATATGTCAAAAATAGCAGAATATGCTTCTGGTGGTAAAGTTACTTACGGTGGACTTACAGATAATATGAATGTCGACCCAACGCAAAGTTACCAATCCGTTGATGAAAAACGAAAAGAAATAATGGGTAATATGGGAATGTCAGAAACAGAAATAAAAGCAAGAATGGACAATGTTATGGAAAAACTTTCATCTGTAAGTGAATTATTAAAAACAGAACCGAAATTAACAGAAAAACCAAAAGACAAAAGTACATTAGTGAAAATAATACAAGAAATCGCCGAAGAATTTATGGATGATGTAGAAATTGTAAGTGATAGTGCAATTGCGTAAAAAATGTTTGGATAAATATTATAGTTGTGCGTTTTATCTATATTAAATTAGCAGAAATATGTAAAGGACTGATTTTTCAATGAAAAACGTAAACGATGTAGAGAAAATGATAGAAGATATCGTATCATTGGGTACTGGTCAGATAGAAATCAATAGATTTGATAAGAAGTGGACATTTAAGATTCTTAATTCAAAAGAACATACAGCTACTCTTGAAAATTCTAGTGATAACGATATGGTATCTCGCATGTTCAAAATGCAAGCCGAAACAATGAAAGAAGCTTTGGTATCTATTAATGATGAAGTGTTATCACAAGATGATAAAAATGCTTTGTTTGATAGAGTTAATCCTTTCATTACTTCAACACTGTATCGTTTATATGATGTAGAAAGAGCGAAGAAAGAAAAAGAATTAGAAGAAAAGAAGTAAAATTTTCTTAAAAAGAAAGCCGCTTTTTAGCGGCTTTTTGTTTTTATTGCGTTTGTTTTTTTTATTCTTATTTTAGAGTAATTGTAAAAAGAGGTGAAAAAGATTGGATGTACAAGTATTAGAAAGAAATTTTAATCAATTTAATGATTTATTATTGCAAGTTACCAATCTTTTAGTCACCTGCGATTTTGAAGATAAAGAAACAGTAAAACAATTAGGTGAAGTAGCAACAACATTAGAGTATGCAAGTAAAGAAACATGTAATCTTAATTCTGTACAACATACTTCATTTGAATTAAGTGCATATAATCAATTATTCAGTCATTTAAGAAAATTATCAAATACAAAAATAGAAACAAAAGAAACAAACATAGATGTTTTAAGTTCAATATCGGAATTCAAAAATAAATTGATTTCAGCAATGAACAATAGTGATTCTAATGAATTAAAACGTCATTGTGAAAATTGCATTAATAGAATACGCTTATCTCAAAGCAAGGTTGAAAATGCACAAAAAGATATGCAAGGATTAAGTGGTGATTTACAAAATCAAAATGAACCACAAATGTCTTCTGCATCTTTTGACGTTTTCAAAAGCGGAATATCTAAAAATATAAATGATATTAAGTCACTTGTAACCTTTGATTTATCTAAAGATTTTCAAGTTGGCATTGAGGAATTGGATAATAAGGAAATTTCTACTGCAAAATTAGAGAAATTATTTGAAGAATTAAAAGATATTCAAAACGAACCCAATATTTCAGCAAAAAAAGTAATAGATAATATAGATGAACAAATAAAAGAATCAAATAATATTCTTAATCAAATTTCTAATAGAAAATTTTCAAATCTTGAGAATGCTGTTAAGGGATATGACCAAACATTAAAAGCATATCAAAATGTTGAAAATTTACAAGATATAAGAAAAAATGTAAGTACTTTTGAAACAAAAGGGAAAAAAATAGCAAGTCCAGTACAAACGTCAACGATAGCTTTGGATAATATGTCATATACTGTTGTGGATATGATAGAACAAAGCAATGCAAATTTTAATAAAACGTTAAGAGCTGGAGCCTCGCAAGAAAGTATATTAAGTGCTAATGATATTGCAAAACACTTTATTTCTCAAATTCAACCTACCGGGATGAATATTGATGATATATTGCATGCTGAAACAGAAACCGCAAGGAATGATAAAATAAATAAATTTAAGGTATCATTATATACAAGACAAAACATAACAAAACGTCAAGGACAAATAAGTGGTTTAACAAATACAAAAACAATTGGAAATCTTACTCGTTCTATTTCTCATTCTGTCGGTTTGGATGCAAGAAATGTATTGGATAGAACCATTCCAAATAAATTATCAAATTTTTTCAAGGTAGATAAAAGTTCTCTTGACTTAAAACAAAAAGAAATTCAGCAACAAATTAATAATACATTGCAAGTTCTTAATGCAATGCAAATTCTTAATTTAGATAAAGACGATATAGAACAAGTTAAAAAATTAAATGAAGAACTAGTTCAAAGAAATAATGAAATAAACGACTTAAAAAATGGCGAAAACATTTTAACGATGGCTTCAAAAATCGGTGGATTTTTGGGTGGCGGAAAATCTTTCTTGCTTAGCATATTTGGTGTAATGGGATTATCCAATATGCTATCATTAGGAGGATTATTCAAGGATAGCGTTTCAAAAGCAGTATCAAATGATATGTTAATGTATCAAGCGGCAAGAACAGACATATCTCTTGGTGCAGATATTGCTTCAAATGCTAATTTGAGTCGTATATATAACACTGGTAGATATTATCAATACCTTTCTGGCGCTATGATTGGTGCAGACGCTCCAACAAAATTTTATATGTCATTAGCTAGAAATATTGGTGGCAGATATAATTCAACACCAGAAGCTAATAGAAGCGACATGTCTTTCTTTGCTGAAAATTTATTCTCATTGAAAGAAACAAGTGGTTTGGATAATAATGATTTTGACTTTTTAATCAAATATTTCTATAAAGATTCTGGACAAGATGCTAAAACAACAGCTACAATTATAGCGAATATGGTTGAACAGGCAAAATCATCCGGTATGTCTACTAAGATGTTTTTTGAAAATATTAAGAGTATGGTAACAAGAGCAAGAGAATTGGGTATTGATGCTGAAAAAGCTACCGATGTTATTGCTTCTGCCACACAATCTGGAATGAATATGACAGATGCTGTTAATTTAATGATAAAAACATCTCAAATAGAATTGAATTTTGGTAAAAATACGTCTCAATCCATGTATTGGGGAATGATGTCAGGTTGGGGCGGAGGAATGTATTCCGCAATGCTTCGTGGTCGCATATTCATGGATAGAAATGGCAACCAAGTTGGAGATTGGAAAGAAAACATGGGAAATGCCATGTTAGCAAAATATACCATGTTTGATAATTTCTTAGGAGGAAATAATAGTCTTTCTTTATATAATTTTCAGAATCTATTAAAACAAGATGGGTATTCTGAAAAAGAAATTGCACAATTGACAGCGATGAAGCAAGAAGGAAAAACTGATGAAATAAAAGAATTTTTAGTTGGTAAAAAAGAAAGAGACGAAAAGAAAAAAATAGATTTAGCTGATTCAATATCAGATGCTGATAAAGAATTAGCCATAATGGCTTCGCAATTAGCAAAAACGCAATTAATGGTAGCTGAAAGAGAAGATGCATTAATGCGTTTGGCATATATTTGGCAAACAAAAATAAATCCATTGTTGGAAGGCGCAGTAAAACAAATAAATGAATTGCTTGAAAAACTTCCAGAATGGGCAGGAAAGATTGCGCATTGGTTAAATGAATTAGCAAACAACAAAACAGTACAAAATATTACAAGAACTATCGGGAACAATCCAATTCTTGGTCTTGGCACGACTTTATTTGCTCTTGGTGCTGGATATCAAGGCATTAAATATATGGGTAAAGGTGCAATGAACCAGGTTAAAAATTTGGTTACAAAATCACGTCCAACTGGTGGCGGGAAAGGTTGGACTGGTTTGGCATTAGCTGGAGCCTCAGCAGCGACATTATATTGGCTTAATAAGCGTGGCGAAGCTGAAGAAAATGTTGATGAAGGAACACCATCAATGCAAGACAATCATACTGGATTTATTCAATTTATGAAATCCGGTAGAGCGAAAGTACAGATTGCAAATTATGATGAAATAATGCATTCCATGGAAGGCAACGAAGATGAATCGGATTTTATGAATTATGCAATCAATCTTGGTCTTGGTGCTGGTGCAATATATATGGCGTCTCCATATATTGGAAATGTTTTGGCTCCTCTTTCTGCCGCTGGTGGTGGCGTTCGTCATGCACTTTGGATGTCACTAAAAAGAGGAGATTTGCGTCATTTTAGAAAGCTTCCTAATAAATTAATGTCACAATTAGCTAGAGCCAGTGAAATGGAAGGAAAAGTACCAGTTGAAATTGTAAACCAATTAAAACGTACTTTTAATTCTAGTTTAAGTGATATAAGATTAAATTCTTGGGATGATATTAGAAAATTTGGGGGAGCATTAAAAACTGGTACTGGTAATCAAATTATATCTTCGTTGAGAAATACAAAAAATGCATTTTCAACAAATTGGAGCGCGCTCAGGAATCTTGACCCAAGCATGATGAAAAGCATTGCTTCTGGTGCAAGAAATCTTGGAAGAGAATATTGGATGTTATCGGCTCTTGGCGAAACCATTGGAGAATTTGGAGATGCAATGTCTGGCAATCAACGTTCTTGGAAAGAACGATTAGCAAGAGTTGCAATTGGTACTGGTACATCAGTAGCCGGTGGCGCTATTGGTGGCGCAATTGGACAGGTATTAATTCCAATTCCTGGTGTTGGATTTGTGTTAGGTAGCATGGTCGGTGGCTGGTTAGGTGGCAAAGGCGGAGATGCCATAAAAGATTATCTTGGTATGGGAGAAAAATTTGATGAAGCAACAGCGGATTGGGTAGCTTGCATGAATGAAAATTCCGAAATTAGAGGAATTGACATTATGAAAGTTATTGAATCTGAAACGGACCAAGGAGAATTTTTAAGAACATACTTAAAAGATAATGGAATAGACTTAAGTAAATTAAATGATACACAGAAAAAGATATTAAAAGAAATGGTCAAACAGTTGCAAGACCAAAACGTTACATTAAAACAACTGATGCAGGCATTGGCAATAAACAGAAGAGCTATAAATCAAAACACAGCCGTTTTAGATAGTAAAATGTCTGATAATAACATATTAGGTAAATTCTTTGAAACGTATGCAAATAATTATGAAGATGATGATGAATTAAATATTTTATACACTCATTTGGCTAATTATTATTATCATCCTAATGCTGGAAGTACAGATAAACAATATTGGGAAAATGAAGCTGCTTACTTGAGAGAATTGGCAGGTAAAGATACTCCGTTTGCTCAAAGAATAAAGAGAAATGTATTAGAATGGGCAAAAAAGAAAAATCCCAAATATGCTTCGAATCCAGATATGACAGATGACGATATTATTAATTTTGAACTTAAAAATATGACAGCTGGAGGAGCAACCGAACTCTGGCAACATATTGCTGGTGTAGTTAAAAATGAGCCATCTGTTAATTCAGATTTAATGAATTACGTTAATCAAAATTATAATAACAGACAACAAATTGGATTAGAAAATTCATCTTCTTTAGATAGAAGCATTATGTTGCATAATCATGATTGGGAAGATGAATTAACCAAGTGGTCTACGCTTCGTCCTGAATCAATTGCTGGTATGAATGCATTAGCTAGAGCGTATAAGGATGCACACGGCGGAGAATTAATTGAAATGACTGGTGGTGCCGAAACATTTGTTCATGCTGGTGGTGAATATAGTCATCATACTGGTTGGAAGACCGACGTTGTCTCAGATGATATGGAATGGATAATTCAATGGTGTCATGCAAATGGTTATGCGGCAATTATCGAAGACGAAGGAACTGGAAATGTTCACGTAGATATAAATTGGTCTGGTAATGATAATAGACCAGAAGCAAGACCAACTGGTGGTAGACAACCGTTAACAAGAACTGATGGTACTGTAGCAAATCCATTAATGTCTGGCCTCGGTGGTTATGTTGGTAATTATGACGTAACTGTTGATTCTGGTATAACAGCTGCAGAATTAGAACCACATTTACAAGGTGTATTAAAAGGAAAAGCTCAATTTATTATTGATACAGCACGTAAATATGGAATTGACCCAGCATTTTTTGCTGCCATTACATATGCAGAAAATGGATTTGGCGGAGATACTTCTGGAATATTGGGTAATGGAGAACCGTATAATGTTTATAGCTTAATGGATGACCATGTTGATTCTTCTGTTGAAGAAAATATTACAAGAGCAGCTGTTTTGTTAAAAGAAGATTATATTGATGAAGGCATTAAAACAATCGGTGCTATTCAAAGGAAATATTGCCCAGCCGGTGCGGCAAATGACCAGAATGGAACGAATGTTGGTTGGCTTGACGCTATTGGAACTGGTTTAAGAGCACTTGGAGTTAATGTAAGTGCACAAGCAGGTAGTGGAAAATTGCAATTCAAACCTCCAAAACCGATGACAGCAATAGAACAATTCAATAACAATGTCAGTATTTATAATAGCATTTCAAAATATCTTGGAAAAACACCAACTTATGGTGGACTTTCCAATAACATGAATGTTGTTTCTGGAAGCAATTATGTTAGTGCTGATGAAAAAAGAAAGCAAATAAGAGAACAATATCGTTCTGGAACACGTTCAACAGAAGAAATGAATGCTGTTATTGAATCTCAAAAATCAATATTAGAACAACAACAAAAATTGGATGCTCAAAAAGCGTCATTACAAGCCCAACAAGATGCAATTAGAAAAGCAGAAAAAGAAAATGTTGGAACAGTGCAAATTTTTGGCATTATGAAAGATGGCAAAGATGCAGAAGAAATGATGAAAAAAATAGAAGAAGCAATGAATCAAAGTGAATTTGCTAAGCGCGTCAATACTTCAATTATAGAAAATGAAGATGAAAGCGGTAGTGAAAAAATACAATTGGAATTTTAATTTAGAAAAGAGGTGTCGACAATGCAACAAGTAACATTAGACGAAATTAGAGAAATTGCTAGTAATAGCAAAGAGGAATTATACGAAAATGCAAATTATGCAGGATTAGATTGTCCAAAAATTATACTCCATTGGACAGCTGGTTGGTGGGACCAACTTTTTGATGAATATCATATAAGTATAACTGGCGATGGAGAAATTTTTGTTTCTACATATAATTTGGCTGATGTATTATCTCATACATGGAAACTAAATACAGGTACAATTGGGGTATCACTTTGTTGTGCTGTTGGCGCCACAACAAATGATTTGGGAGAAAATCCTCCAACAGAAACTCAAATTGATACTTTGGCTCAAGTTATAGCAATAATATGCAAGGAATTGCAAATTGATATTAACATTAATAATGTTATGACACATGGTGAAGCTGGAGACAACGAAAATTTATATGATGAAGATGATTTGTATGGTCCAAACAACGGTTGCGAACGTTGGGATTTGCAATTACTTGGAACAGCTGAAAGTCCATATTATACATCAAATCATGACGACCCATCAACTGGTGGAAATGTTATAAGAGAAAAAGCTAGAAATTATATGAATGTTTTATAAAATTAGAGAGAAGGTGAATTAATTGGATTCATCTATTATAGCAAATCCTTTTCCAACAACAATACAAAATGGTATTGAAACTCCAATATCGGAAGCTATTAATATTCCAGGAACAATTGTTGGCAATCTTGGAAATGTAGCATCAACGAATAAATTTATGCAAGAACAAGCAAGATATAATAATTATCTTACTGATATTTTTGGTGCTGCACAAATGGCTTCAGATAGGTATATGTCATTAAAAGAACGCATACCAATGTCAATAGAATATTATCTTACGCCATCTCAGAAAAAAGAAGTTGTATTATACATTAATCCGAATAAAATTAATATATCAACCCAAAAAGTAAAAGCAAAAGTATTTACTCGTGGTGGCATATATTTTCATCATTACGGTGATGATGTTTGGACATTGGATATTACTGGTGAAACTGGTATGTCTCAAATGAAAGGTATAGAAGCATTAGAAGAGGTATACCATTATTCTGGAACATTGTTAAAATATACAAATGTTGATGTTACAACGGTTCATACAAATAATATAAAAGCCGCTGGGAGTAGCGGTTCTGGTGGAGCAACTGGAGATTTATTAAGTGGCGTATTAGGTGCTGTTGGTTTAGAAGGGATTGCTAACACGGCCAAAGAATATATAAACAACAAAGTTGTTGGTACTCTTGGCGATGCTCTTGGAATGAATAATAAAGGTTCGGTTCAAGACGCACTCAAGGGTACTAGCGGCTGTTTTGGTGGCGTTGTATCTCAACAAGCTGGTAATAATTTACTTGGAAAAGTAACAGGCGCTGCTACAAATCAAGCATCTGGTGCATTATCTGTAGCAAGCTTGATTTCTGGAATTGGGAGTGCTGTTATAAATCCAGCTAAATCTAGTAAAGAAAACTTAAATGATTTAACATCATCATTGAAAAATATTTTTTCTGGTTATGATAAAAATATAATTGGTAATATAGCAACAGATGCATTACTTGGAGCAACTGGATATGGTACAAAAGATAGTAATGCAAATATAGGTGGTTTTTTGGACCAGCTTGGTTTTGGACTAAGTGGTGCTGTTGATGGATTGGCAACATTCTTAAATGGTGGAAATTCACCTTATGCTATGCCGAACCAAGCTACACAAGGTAATTATTATACGTTAGGTTCAATGACAACAATGGATTTACAAAGAGTCGTAAATACTGTTCAAACTCTTAATAAAGAACGGTTAATCAATAAAGACGTTGTTGCAAATGCAGTTTCTGATATAAATGATAATTTGACAGACTTATATCGTCCAAGACAGATTTTTATATATTTTGATGATAGAGTATTTCTTGGACATTTTGACCAATTTACATGGACTAGACAAGCAACAACAATGTCTATTTCATATTCAATGAAATTTACAATAACTCGTCAAATTAAAGTTAATCGTCAAAATATAAGAGCTGCTGGAACTAGTAGCAGCAGTAGCAGCGGTTTTAATCTTAAAAACGTTTTAACTGGTGTTGGATTGAATGTTCTTGGTGGAGCGCTTGGTGCGTTGATGGGTGGAGGAGGAAAAACTAACGTGAAAGACGCTAGCGATAACAGCGGTTTTAATAATGAATTATTTTCACAAGTTTATCGAGATACATACGGCAGCGTAACGGAAAAATTTGCTCAATCTATTAATGGTAATCAGAAACAGGTTGGGCATGGAGGAACATTCAATCTTACAAATGGTGGTTGGAATTCAAATAATAATGATTTTAATTGGGATTATAGAAAAATAGATTTACAATATGGTAATAAAGGTTTCGGTAACGGAATTACTTTTTAAGTTTTGTAAAAGGTGTTGGGATTTATGGGAATTAAAGGTGACGAGGCAACAACTGGAGCGCCTAATGCCGCATCGGCACAAGAAAATGAACGAAATAATTCAAATATGCATTTATTGAATGATGATAATGGTCCAATTGTTGGTCATTCTATTGATAGGGGTACAATACAATATAAAGCTTCTGATGACATTTTGATGGGTCAAGCCTATAAAATGTATGACAATCCTCAGCATCTTGTTGGTGTACAAGAACAATATAATCCAAGAGCTGGGTCTAGAAAGATAGTTAATTTTAAGCAAGACTATATTATTCTCATACGTAAAAAATTATTTTATGCGGCAAATGCTGCAAATCAACAATCTAGCGGAAAACTTGGAGAATCTTCAACAAATGCATTGGAAAACGGTAATTATATGCGAACGTATTTGATAGATACGTTTACATCTTGTTCTACGAATCATTCAATTTTATCACCAGGTTCATGTTCTTTTTCCTTAAAAGGTGGAGAAAGGGTTATGTGTTATGAAGATGGTGATTATATAGAAACCGGCATCCAAGACATTGATAAAGCAATTAATAAATTAAATGGTACAAAAGGAATAATGGACCAATATGAAAATCCTTATGACGAAACCATGCAAATGACAACAACCAATGGTAAAACAACTGGTAAAGTTATTAAAAAATATACAGATGAAAAAACCGGTTATACTATGCGTATTGGTGCATATGTTGATGATGATTTAGGAAAAAAAGCAGGATTAGAAAGTAATAATCTTATTGGTGTTGACCGTTCATTAAAAACAACTGGTGGAAACATTCAATCTGAACATAGCAATCAGGATGTTTTTAAGGAAGGTTTGGTTACTGTTGAAAATAGGGGCGATGCATGGGGTAATGATGAACCATTAACAATGACATTACCACCAGATTATGGAATTGATATTCAAGGGCCAAAATTAAGTAAAGCTCCTTCTACATGGAAATTTGCCGAAAAATGCGATTGGGAATCAATGGATGAAGTTTGGGTTTTTGGTAAATCAAATTTTGAAAGAGATGAATCCACTGGAGATTTCAAAATGAAACAAATCTTTTTTGGATATATTTCTGAAGTTAAAAAAACCCATGCGTCTGGCGCAACGAATGGATTAACAATTAGCATTACGGCAAAAGACCAATTAAAATTATTAGATTTGAGTTATGTTTCCACTCAGCCAACAATGATAGCCGGCGCATCCATGAATGGTGCTGGTATTGATTTGCGTTGGGGAAAATTAGATACAGAACATTTTGGTACTGTAGAAATATATAATCCTTTTGAAGTTATGGCAATGCTTGGTAAAAATGGTAGTGTTGAAAATGCAAGTGAAGAAGAAAAAAGAGTATTGCAATCAATGTGGAAAAGCTTTGCATTAAAAGATATTTTTGGCGGAATGCCAATGGAACGCCTTATTCGTCAACTTTGTATGGACGCTGGTATTCCAACTTGGTATTTAACAAAACGTATAGAACCAATACAATTTCCGCCAATTACTGTAAATATTAAACAAGGTGCAAGCGACCAAGTATTTACTGCTGTAACAGAAAAAAGATTGCAAGTATGTCAAAGAGCTGTTGGCGATTTGCAATTGGAATTTTTTGCAGATGAAGAAGGAAATATTGTATTAAAATGTCCAAATTATGCATTGGGAGCGAATACAAAAGTTGATAATAACATGGGATATTCTCAACTTAAGGGTGGTCTTCTCAATTCTCCAGAATTAAAAATGAAAAATTTGACGAATGGATATTGGGCCAGACACGAAAAAGACTTGGTTGAAGATATGCAAGATGATGACGATGGTGAAGATGAAGAACTTAAGAAAAAAGGGTTAATAAAAAAACCTGGCACAAATGCTGATTCAAAAGCAGACCAACAAAAAGGAGAAGTAAAAGGCAAAGATGGCGTTTACATAAAAGACCCTGATTCTATTCAGCGTCAAGTATATACAGAAGAATATAAACAATATCTGTATGCAAAAGCTGCAGAAGATGCTGCTAAACATGCAAAAGGCGACATTAATAATGCAAAAAATCAACTTAGTGGGTCAACCATTACAAATCCAATAGTTGAATTGTATAATAAAGGGACTGTTAATATAACCGTTAGAGAAGGAATGACATTATATGAATTGGCTGAAAAATATCTTGGTGATGGAAATCGATGGCCAGAAATATTTGAAGCAAATAAAGACGCGTTTTCTAATGCAAATGCATCTGAACAAGAATTAAACAAATTAAATGGTCAAATGGTAACCATTTATACAAATGCCAATAGTGAAGATAAAAACGGATATAATCAATATTTACACGAACAAACAGAATATTGGCATGACAGAGTATATGGCGCAAACGGTACTGAAGGAGTAGGCGAAACAACAACACAATATATAAAAGTATCTGTACCACGTAAAAAGTTTGAAAAAAATAAACATAAATGGTATGATGGCACATTGTCAGAACTTACTGACGAATTAATTCCAGAAATACCACAAGAATATATTATGGGATTCACATTAACAGAAAGTGATGAAAATCTCTTTAATATGTATGAAGTTAATATTACTGGTGATTTTTCTCCATTTGACCAATCTGGTGCAATGGTACAAATAAGAAGAGTATTTCCAGATATTGATTCAATGATTCGTTTTGGATGTCGTCCAAGCCCGAAGGTATTCAATTTCCCTCATATGGGCAACAAAGCAAATGCTCATTTGATTGCTTATATGATGTGTGCTAAATCTGTAGCTGAAAGATATTCTGCTACATTAAATATGATTGAAGATTCTTCTATAAGAATTGGCAACCCAATTAGATTTTTTGCTTATGATGAACATCCACATAAACCTCTCGCTTCACAAGAAAGGGGTTCTAGTGTATCTTCTGCATTAAGTGATATATCTAATACACACAATCCAACATCGCTCCAGACAGCTTCAAATAACATTACAAAGCAGGCCATGAATGCTTTACAAATGTCAGGAAATTTAGATTCTAATTTTTCTGTTAATCTTGGTTCTGACGCTTCGCAATTTACTGAACAAAAAATAAACGAAGATTATTTTAAGGAAGGCGACGACGTTAATATTTCTGTAGGCCAGTTGGCATCTTCATCGTATAAAGGCGTTGGCGCTAGTTGGATGGCGCAACATACAGATGCACAAGCAATTTATTATGTAACGTCTATAAGAAGAGATATTGGTGTTGGTGGTAAAGAATCTACAATGACATTGACGCTCACATGCGGAAGAATGATGGGAGAGCCTTCGTGTATCGACCAAATGATGTTATTGTATAAAACGTATTATAATTCAAATACGGGTTATTGCCCAGATTTGAGTGTATTAATGGCAGAATATAACAAATATCATGATGCCGGGAACGAACAAGATTATGTTATACAAGCTGCAGATACTTTCCATTCAATAGCTAAAGATATTTATGGTTTGGAAATAGAACAGCCGCAATTAAAGCCGGTTGAAGAAGAAACAGAAGAACAACAACTTGCAGACAAATGGTCAACACGCTCGCTAAAAGAATCTGGCGATAAACCATTTGATTCAGAAACGTTTGAAAAAGGTTGGAAAAGAAGAACGTATGAAAGTAAAGGTGAATTCTTAAAATATTCGAATGGAGCTACTGGAGCACCAGAACAAATAGGCACATTCACAATTTATGTATATGATAATGATAAAACTAGATGGGTATATGAAGGTATTTTGGATTCAGATGGTAAAACAACAACACAACCAGAAGTATCTGATGAGTCACAATCATATCAAGATAAATTATCAAAAATTACAGATGAAATGCATGCAAAATTAAATGCGGGTAAAAATGGTACAAAAGAATCCAAAACATCACCTCAAGGTGACGCATATGTAGTAAAATGTAGAGCAAATATTGAAACAAAAGATTATTATATTGGTTCTGCTTTTATGAATCAAACAAAAACAAATATTGTACAAGAACAATTGGAAGAATTTAGAAAAGCAATTATTGCATTAAATCCAGAAGTTTTTGGTAATTCTCTGGCACAAAATGGAATGCAAATTAATAATCAATTACAATCTTTCCAAGGCCAAAAAATTAAGATTCCTAAAAGTATTGATTTAACAGAACTTAAAAAACCAGGTAAAAATACAGAAGGAAAAACAACAGAAGCACCAGCTTCTGGAAATCCAAAAGAAGATCCAGATAATAAAAACGAAAAAATTACAGAAACAGATACTGGTGTTAGAAAAGAAATAACACAAGTTCACGGCACTGTTATAACGCAACAAAATGAAGATGGAAGTACTAGCCAAAAAGTTATCTCAAATGATGGTAAAACAACATCACATTCTGGTCAAGTTAAAGATAACTCAAATGATAAAAATAATTCAAATATATTAAATTTTAGAAATAAACAGCAACAATCATTATCAAATACGAATAATAGTTTTGTAATTAATAATACTAATCCTTTGGGAAATCTTTTAAATAGACCGAATTATTATGATATAAGTAATTGGAAAACGCACTAATAGGGTGATAGTTTATGGCTTCTCCAGCAGCTGCAGCACAGGCAAAAGCTAGTAGTGCAGTATCATCTGCTAAACAAAAAGCTAGTGATGCAAAAAATAAATTAGATGCAATGAAAAAACAAGCAACAGCAATACTTCAAAACATTAATGTCAATGCGGCATTAAATATTACTGGACAATTGGCTTCTAAACTTGGTGGAATTCAAGCGGCTTCCATATTAGCAGATGCGGTTCCTGGGAAAATATTGCCAACATTAGCTGGAGCTGCGGCGGCAGCGCAAGTCATGAATAACGTTGCAAAATTATTAAAAAAAGCTAAAGGCGTTGGTAATAAAAAATCTGGCCAAGCTGAAGACGAATCTGCCGGTGCAGCTCAAGAACAAACAAATAAAAAAATGGAAGCCATAGAAAAAGCAAGAGAAGAAAGAATAAAAAAAGAAGAAGAAAAAAAGAAAAATGCACAACCAGTTGTAGCAAAAAAATAAAAAGAGTCTTTTTGACTCTTTTATTTTTTTATATATACTTTTTTTGTTGGTCAACATTATTTTTTTATAGAATAAATAAATTAGTATGTTCTTTGACATAGAAAGGACAATGAAATAATGAATAATGAATTTACTGAAGATGACGCAAAGATGTTCCAAGATTTATTGGACAATCAAAAACAGCCTTTGCGTCCAACAGATGCACATATAGAATATGGTCAAACAGCAAATAATGCATTAGATAAAAATACAATTGTTTTTATTCGCACTGCAAAAATTTGGAATCCAAACTTAAATAACTTAAATCCAACATCAACAAATTATTTAGATGTAAAAAGTGCAGTTAATGAAAATAATGGCAAGGTTGTATTAACGTTAAATCTTTCAGGTATTGTTTCACCAACACAACAAGATATGACAGATTATACTGATATTTCGTATAATCCTGAAGATAGAACTTTGGATGAAGTGGCAAATTCTTCTAACGAAGAAAAAGTTCCATTGACATATCCATTTATTTGGGTTGGACAAGATTCTTGGTGCGGATATAATTATCTTCCACCATTGAATTCAGAAGTTATCATAGGCTTTGGAAGAAGACACAATGCTTATATTCTTGGATATATAAACAACGATTATAAAGCATGCACTCCATACTTAAAACCTGGAGAACTTTGCATGAAAGGTGTAGGAAACAATTACATTCATAATCGTTGGTCAAATAAATTGGACTTAAAGGCTTGGGCTTCAGCTGGAGACCAAGATAGAGATGCTGCATCTAGAGAAGAATCGGCACAAAGTGATTGTACTTTGTGGATAAGAATGGATGCAGATAATGGACATATAGAAATTTCGGCAACTGGAGGAGATGCTGGACAAATGTCTGGTATATGGATTTCTCCAGAAGGAATAAATATGGTAGTACAAGGAAAAACAATCTTTGGTATGGATAGCAGTGGAATGACAATGACTGGTGGAAGCATTTCTCAGAATGCTGGTCATGTCGACAAGAACGCTCCTCAAGAAGATTCAAACGGGTGATTTATTTGTCTACAGATATAAAATTATTTTGTCAATGCGACCATTATGCAAATCATAAACAATATAGTCATGATATGTGTCCAAAATGCAAAGGAAATGGATATTATTATGACATAACATTCGATATTTCTGGTAATCCAATTCTTGCAACTGGCACAATAAAATTACAACAAGAAATGTTAAAAATCATTAATGATGTAAAAGGAAACAATAAATATTATGAGAATTGGGGTTCAATTATACATAATATTATTGGTTCAAAAATAACAAATATGCCAGCTGCAAAATGTGATTTAGCTGTTCGCATGGCATTGGAATACTTAAAACTTTTGCAAATAACAGAAAATTCAACGTATGATAATATGACAGATGATGAAATTTTATTGGATGTTGAAAACGTTAAAATTACTCAATTTGATAGAGGATACGAATTGGACGTTACAATAAAAAATCAAGAAGACGAAATATTCAATCAAACGATTTATAACGCATAAGGAAGGTGAAAATAGTTGATTAAACAGAGAATTTTTGATGAAATTCAGCAAAGCATAAGAAACGATATCAACGACCGTTTGCCTTCTGCGGATACTAAACCAGGAACATGGGTGAATGATGTCATCGTATCTCCAATGGCTGATGAATTTGCAGCAAACTATGCCACAATGAAGATAATGGAAATCAATCAATCTGTATTGACTGCATCTGGTGATGATTTAGATAGATTGGCTGGAAATTATTTTACAATGCGTAGAGCTGCTACAAAGGCTACTGGCAGAGTTAGATTTTATATAACTGGTTCAAATAGAATAAACGCTTCAACAAGTTCTATACCTGATAGCGTATATATACCAGAAAATTTTGTAATAGCAACGCTTGAAACATCAGCTATTCCATATAGAGAATTTAGAACAACTGAATCTGTTTTTCTTTCAAAAAGAAATATTAATTCTTTACAAACTGATTACTTAAATAATTATAAATATATAGAAGTTGATATTGAAGCAACGTCACCAGGTGAAAGTTATAATGTTTCGGCTGGAACTATAACTGTTATGACATCACCAATAGAAGGTATTGACGGTGTAGCAAATTTAATAGCTACAACAGGCGGAGAAGATAAAGAAAACGATATTTCTCTTCGTTTTAGGATAATGTTATCAATACTTGGTGCTTCAATTTGTACAAAGAATGGTTATTTGAAATATATCGTTCAACAAGATTACGTTGATGATTGTTTGGTCATTGGTGGCGGAGATTCTATCATGTTCAGAGATGGTGGATATCTTAATGCTGCTAAAGAATATATCTATGGCCGTGGTGGAATGGTAGATATATGGGTAAGAGGAAAACAAAATTTTGAATCAACTTATACTTTGGAATTAACAACGTCTTATATAACAAAAGAAAATAAAGATATACTTTTACCAAGTCAACCTGTAAGTAACATTATATCGATTACATCAGTCGCATCTGGATACGTTTACGATAATGCAGCTGATTATGAAGTTGAATATGGTGTTTCTGATAACGTTGAACACGAAACGTATTATAAGGATATTCTTTGGGATTTTACGATTACTGATAATTTCCCAGATTCTTCAATGTATGCACTGGATGTTGAAGACCCAACAGAAATTGAATTATTAAAGAAAAAAATAGACGAAGAATTACATGAAGCAATTAACTATTTATATAACATTAACTATTCAATCAACTGGGCATTGACAGAAAAAGAAGATGTTTCTTCGAGAACTCCAGAACCAATGTTCCAGAAAGTGTTTTATAATGGTATTCCTTATAAAATTATTGCTGTTGATAAACGCTTAAATGGTAGAACGTTCGTTAAAAAAGGTAATAAGATTTACTTAAGATATTATAATGAACCAGATTATATCTTAGTAAAAGATACTTACCTTGGGCAACGGTATGAATCACACGTCAATGATGATTTGGGAAATAGTATTTATGCCACTGATAAAATTCATTGGATTAAAGAAGGAATTTTGCAAGATGGAGATAAATTGGTTATCAAATACAATTCTAATAAACTGATTTATAATCTCCAGCAAATGATGAATAATAAAAGAATTTTGACAGCCGATATTCTTTTAAGAGAAGCATATGAAGTACCCATTCAAATATTAATGAAAGCATATTGCGATGAAAATTCAAATTCTACTGTATTGAGAAATACAATAATAACAAAAATTTCAACGTTTGTTGCTTCATTAAGGAAAATGGGAGATTCAATTGAAGAATCTACGCTCGTTGCAATTGCAAGAGATACATATGGAATTACACAAGTTGATTTGGATTCAGTTTCTCTTTCAAAGAAAAACCAATTGGCTGTTGATAAAATTCAATTGGAGAAAAACGAATATTTTGTATTGGATAATATAGACATTGATATAGTTTCAGAAGGTTCAATTATAAATTAAAGCGGGTGTGATGTAATGAGAACAGGTATAAGATTAACCTGCTTGAAAAATGGTGACCCACTTCTTGGCGAGGTTTGGATATATAAAAATTTAACTGGCGAAGAAGCAATACAACAAAAGTTAAATGATTTATTTATTCATATCAATAAGTTAAAATTTACAGATGTAATAGACACAATTCAAATCAATAAAAATGCAAACAATCAATTATATGTAGGAAATTCTGGCATAAATGGTGATTTGTGGCCAATGGAAAAACGAATGGACACGTATCATCAATTATGTGGTGAATATAACTTAAATCTTATTTTGGAGATAGAATTTCCAACGGCTGTAACTGATTTGAATGTCAATTCTTATGCTCAATATGCTGTTAATGTAATCAATACATACCCATGGGTAAAGCGTTGGCAAATCATGACAGAACCTGAATCAAGAGATGAATCCGGTGTCATGAAATGTCCACCATATTTGTATGTACAATTAATTAAATATATTTATGAAATCATACATACAAAATATAATGATATTCAAATCGGTGGACCTGGTATTTGTCTTGGCGTAAGTGATTACGTTAATAGTGAATATATAGTTGATGGAGAAACGTTCCATAACGGTTGGTTGGCAACAGCTACTGGTGAATATTATGGTGTAGATGAAAATGATGATGATATTGGTCCATCTGGTTTTCTTGAATATATAGATTTTTTTGCTTTTCAAGGTAAACAAAACTTGGATAGCATGAATTATAATATTTATACTGATGTCATTGAAAGAATGAAAAAAGGGCTAGTTTCACAAGCCCAAAGAAATAATTTGATTTTTGATGTAGAATATCTTTCTACATATCAAGGCCATTATGCAGAAAGTGGAAATTATAATGATTTGCAATTACAAGCGTTTAGAGATTTAAGAGAAATAATAAACGCTTATAAAGCAAACGTTATCCCATTCAAAACACAATTAGTAGATGAATTTTTTGACCCAGAAGATGTAGATGCTGTAAAGAACGTTTATGGTTTGTTATACTATTTCTTGGGTAATACAACAAAACCAGCGTATGACCAATATAAATTTCTTTTAACAAAATTAGAAGATTATACACAATTAGCTGATAATACATATAACTTAAATAACAAACGTCCTTTTGTTATGAGTGATGACTTACATAGCGTTATGTTAATGAATAGAGAAAAAACAATGCTATGTACAGTTATATTTCCGGCTCACGAACGTCAAGTATTAACAAAAAATCCATCATATACAACAGTTACATTAAAGCCAGCGGTAAATAGAGAGTATTACTTACCTGATGGAATGCATGGGGTATTACAAAACCCATTAGATATAACATTCCAGCAATATGATTTTGTTTTTGTAGAAGAAGCCGTTTCTTTAGAAGTACATGTTGATGAATCAGTATTAAAAGAAGCGCAAAAACGAATGGAATTATATTCTCATTATGCTAAAGAAATAATGGAATTGATTTCAGATGACTATACAAAAGATGTTTATGATGGTACCAATTTTCCAAAGTTGGTTCACTCATTAGCTGTTGAACTTGGAGATACAGAATATGAACGTCAAATATTGGAAGACAACATGTATCTTAAAACAGCTCATGGCGATGCGATATATAACAATTTTGGCGCAATGCTTAAATTGCCATGGAGAAAAGATTGGTCAGAAGAACAATATCGTACAGTTGTGTCTGCTTTAATAGAATCATTATTAAAAGGTGCAACGAAATCAAGCATTGAAAAAGCATTAAAAACATTTACAACATTTGATGTTCATATCTATGAGTTGTTTAAGGATTATAAACACTATGGTATGACAAAAGAAATGCACTATGAAAATCAATATAGTTTTGTTGTTGAAGTTGAAAAAGATTTGGAATCTACAATTGATACAGAAAAATTATATGATGACATAAGATTAGTAACCGATATAGTTAGACCAGCGCATACAATTCCTATAATTATGGTCGTATTAGTCGGTAAAGAAGATTATGGTGATTGGTACGAAAATAAATATGGAATTCCATGGAAAGATAGCGATGTAGAAGATTGGAAATTACTTTTCTTTGAAGAAACAAATAAATATGGTTGGAAAGCAAATAATTATGATTTGGTATTCAATCCAAATAAACATGACTTAAATTCAGCTCACGTAATTGGTCCCAAATATACATTGCATGATATTGATTACGTTCATAGTTTTATTACTGAAGATGTAAAATATTCATTGCAAGGTGAAGATGAACTATTTCATATAAATGCTTTTTATGAAGAAAACTATGAAAGAGAAATAAAAGAAAATGTAGATTTTCATTCTTTGTTGTTAATGACTGAAAATAAATATGGGATAAGACCATATATTTCAAATACATTGATTACAAATCTTGGAAAAACATATGGAACAAATAATGATAATAATTTTGTTACCGGCTTTATGTATGCCATAACAGATTCCGACCATTATGAAAGTTGGATTAAGTATGAAGAAGATAAATATATACTTAAAAATGATGAAGTATTTTTCCATACATCTTTCCAATTGAATGAAGATAAATTTGAACCACCAATTGATGAAAAATCTTGGAATTCAAGTATTTTCTTTGAAGAAGTAAAATTCAAATATCGCGTTGGGCCTCATGTTTTACATACATTTGGAAATAACAATACTCATTTGAATACTTTCAAAACAGCATTTCAAGAACGCATGGATGATGATTATATGCGTTTTGATATGCAAATGCCTTTTGAAGAAGAGAAATATGTTCCAAAAAATGATGAATGTATAATCAATATTCCAACTTCTATTTTTGAAGATACATACGTTCATAAAACAGATGAACTAACTTCATTTGAAACAGAACGAACATTTGAAGAAGAAGATTTCAAATATAAATTCCATAATCATTTGTTAAGAACGAATTTATCTACAACAAATACATATACAACTTCAATTGAAACGAAAGTAAAAGAATCATGTTCAATTAAATTGTTTACAATAGATTCTGGAGTAGAAAATATAATTCAGGAGGTTTCAATTTAATGTATATCTTGTTCGAAATGAGCAATCCTCAAGATATTAATGCATTATCAATAGGATGTAGTGAATATGCTCCTGAATTCACACTCGGAGTATATGTAGAAGATATTGATGCATTAAAAAAAGAAGAAACTATAAAAGAAAATATTTCTGTTAAAGATTCTTCTGGTAATCAATTGTATATTGATAAAAATGGCGTTGTTTCTACAAATGAACTTGGGAAACCACTAATAGAAGAAAAAAATTATATTCAAACATACGATTATGCTCGTTATCCTGAAAAATTTTCTTTAATGGATGTTATGATGTTAAAGAAAAACCAATTATTGGAAGATGGATATAATGAGTGCTTAATGTATGAATTTAATTTATTTAAGTTTATGGATATAGAAGAAAGCAACAATTTCGATTCTGGAGTCAATTCAATTACTTTAAGAAAAGATTCTGTTATTTCTCTTCTTCCCATAAATCTTAAGAAAAACTATAAAAAATGTGTTGTTAATACACATACGCAGAATGATGTAACGATACATTATAGTTTTGATAATAAAAACTTTAAGAAAGGAAATTCTTTTACAATAAAAGGAGACACTCTTTACTTAAAGATTAAGAATGTATCAAATGAAACTAATGTTTTATATGATTATCAATTACTCTTGAAGGAGTGATATTTTTGGCAAGTATTGAAAAAATTGCGCCTACTTTTAACGAAAATCCAAGAGGACGTTATACTGAAAAGTCGCGATTTAAGACGTTGAATTGGGGGTCAAATGCATACGTTCCAGAAAGAGAACTGAACGAAATGCAATGGCTCCAAACAGAACAGGTTTCAGAATTAATAAGAAGTATGACTAAATCCGGTGTGCTTACCGTTAATACTGAAGAAGACGACGAAAATGATGAACACAATAGAAGTAAATGTTTTCAAGTTTTCAATAATGATGAAGCACATTTGAATGCTTTTGAAATGCCTCCATTTAGTGTAGTTATGGACGGGAATATAGTACATATCTATGCTTATAGAGGAAAAGAATTAAAAAATGGGATAGTAAGACTTCCTAATCCTCCTGTAGCTGGAACAAGAAATGATTTTGTTTTTATAGAATTCTGGTTTGAAGAATTAAAAAATGATGACATTGTTAGAGCTTATGGCAATGACTTAAATGATGCATTGGACTATCATATCATTGACGAAAGAATAGATTTGGAAACTTCAAGAAGAATTCAATTGAAGTGGAAAATGTCTACTCATGAGGATTATGATGGTAAATGCGAAAATGGATTTGTAGATGATGATGGTACACCAAATACAGATATTCATCCGTCTGCTTCAGGTGGCTATATAAGAAAAGAATATTATTTTACAGCTACAGAACATGACCCATTCTTATATAGAACTGGCGACGGAGATACATCCAAAATTCATAGTTTTGATGGATATATTTACGCAATTCCTCTTTTCTGCATAAAGCGTATCAATAATTCTGGTTTTGATGCAGTCAATAATCCATTTGGTGGCATTGATTATGTAGACGGCGGAGAACCAGCAGATAGACCAGATGAAAAATATTCAAATATTATATATCATGACCAAATCGTTGACCTTCGTCATTTGGCTGCGCTTGGTGAAGAGCAATATAATAAAATTTATCTTACATTAAGAGATTTATATAAATATCAAACACATCTCAAGAACAAGATAAATCGTTTATCGCATGATATAGAAAGTGCAAATTATATTTTACAAAATATTGGTTATTCAATCCCTTCTATTCATGATGAAGAAATTTATGGAATAAATTCTTTCAGACAGAACGGTATTACATCAGGCGGTTATATCACAGAAACAGAAGACGATATTGCCGTTGTATATCGCAAAAACAAGTATTTTGTCGGTTGGGATTTAATGAAAAAAGATTATGTTGTTATACCAACTGTTGTTGATTATGATAGCGAAAATCTTGGCCAAATTGGCGACTTATTTGTAACGAAAGAAAATAAATACTTTGTTATCCATAATACTGGTGCAAAAGGCTTGAAAATGCATCTTACAGCCGTTGGAATTGAAAAGAATAAAGTCATTTCTGACAAAGATTTATTCAATGGCTTAGAAGGAACTGAAATCAATCTTGGTTTTGATTTGGATGTAAATAGACATTTCATTTATATTTGTCCAAACGAGAATACAAATGGTAGAAATGGTGAAATTTATATCAAAACAAAAACAAACGGTTTTATAGTTTACAATACTGGTTTAACAACAGATGATTCTGGTGAAGTAACTTCAACGATTGGCAATGAATTTACATGGGTCGTTATAGATACATATAATACTGATATTCAAAACGTTGAATTATTTACAATGGTATTAAATGGTCTTACTGGTGTTCAACAAGAATCAATTTCATTTGGAGATGCATATACGTTACTTCTTGGAACTCCATTTATAACATCTAAAGCAACAATTGAAGATGGTGTGATTGGAGACGTTTATGCCAATACAGAAGACGACAATCAAGTAACTGTATATAATACTGGTACGAATGAAGAAGATGTTCATATACAATGTCTTATATTTGATGAGATGTCATATAATGAATTATATGATACCATTGATGTTAAGAAGTTATTAAATATTGATAAGATTGCATAAAAGGAGAGATAACATTGATTTTTTCTGAAACATTTAAGCCTATTCACGGCGAACTTGCTATTTATCAACATATTGGTGGAGAACTTGTTCATGGTAAGATTGTCGGCGGAGAAATTGTAAATAAAATTCAAGACCATAATTTAATTGTAGATACAGCTTCAACTCTTATGGCAGGTCGTATGGCACCTGGTTCTATTACTGGTGGTACTGACGAAGCTTTTGCTGGAAACTGGTTTGATAATGGGTTGGTTTGTGTAGCTCTTGGTGTTGGTATTCTTCAGGACCCAAATTCTCCATACGATGCTATTACAAATCCAGTTGATACTGCAAATTATGATATTCTTAATCCTCCAGAACCAACATTGGATGAAACGAAATTAATTGGAGAAATTTATCGCAAACGTTTTACAAGTTGGTGTTTCCAAGCTCCAGATGAAAGCGAAACAGACACAGTAACAAATGTATTACTTTTAGATACAACGTTCTATGAAAATGAAGCGTGCGCTCCATTGAGCGAGATAGGAATTTTCGGAGGAGATGCACAGGCTGATTGGAATAATGGCGCAGGTAAAGATAGCGGGATTATGTTTAATTGCAAACGCTTTCCTGTAATTAGTAAGGGCAATAACCACAGGATCTCCGTCAGATGGAAGTTAACATTCTAAAATTAATTTACATTAAAAAGAAGAGTTTTTATTACTCTTCTTTTTTTATAAAAAGAATAAAAGCTATTTACATTTCTTTATTTTTATGATAAAATATGATAAAGAGGTGAGATAGATGAAAAAAGATAATGAAATAATAAAAAACTTAAATATATATAAAAAAGAAATGACAAAGGCAGTATTAGATTTGTTTTTTTATATTTCAAAAAATGTAGATAAAGATGTATTGATTGTAAGCGATGATTCTTCTCGCAATGATTTTATGTCAATGTGTGGAATTTGGTTTTTATATATAAATGTAAATGGACATACTATTTTAAGTAAAGATGAAATTAATGAAAACAATATTTCTAAAATTTTATCTATAAAAATGAAAAAAGGAAAACCTGGAGTAAAATTCATTGAGGAAAATGAAAATCATATAGCAATTTATATATATTCTGAAAATGATACAGAAGACGAACATCATTTAATTTATTATAAAGTTGTTACGATTTGGTATAAAAAAAATTTATATAACGAATGGAATAAAAAATATAATTTGAATATAAGGTAAATAACATGACACATTTAATTAAAAAAGCCTTATCGCCATCAATTTCTATTTTATCCAATGATACTGTAGAAAGATTAATAAAAACGAGGGCACCATATTTATTTAATGAAAAAGAATGGAAAAGAATAAACAATTTTGACAAGGTTGATAACGTTGGCGTTGCTGGAGAATTTGGATATCAAAAAACAAATGATGACGTTATTTTTAATCCACTAATCTATTTAACAGAAATTCATACGTTTAGAAAAATAGAAAAAGAAGGTAAAAAATTTTGCGTTGCAATTTTAACAGTTGAAATTGATAATAATGGAAATGTTAATTCCAAAAATTTTGATATTCAAATAAGAGATTATGATAGATTTCTTGATTTTAAGGATATTTTGTCAACAACGCTGGTTTTAGAAAATGGAAATGTTGTTCAATACGGTGGATGGAAAAAATTCGAAGAAGTAAAAAATGCATTAGAAGAAAAATTAGAAGAACAAAATAAAAAATAAGAGACTATCATTTGATAGTCTCTTTTACTTTCTTTAATTCTTTTAATTGTTTTTCTAATTTATCTATTTCTTTATCAAATGCTTCTTTTAGTTTATCTTTAATAAGTTTTTTGTTTTTTGAAAAAATGCAATGTACGTCAGCATAAAATTTATCAAATTCTTCTTCTGATACACGCTTGTTAAGAATTCCGCATTAGTTTAATGGTGTATCATCGGTTGATTTTATAATTTTGTATATATTATTTTTATGATATAGAAAATATTAAAATTAATTTAAGAAATTAAAAATTATATTTTCTTTTGTTGTTCAATGTAGCATTAAGCTACATTTACTACAAATGGATGTACCACAACATCCTCTATTCCATAGCTATAAGCATTTGGAACTACTTTCTTAAGAATTTGAAAAGAAGCATTTACATCTGCATTAATCAATTTATTTTTGTTAGACTTAAATAATCCTCTTTTTATTCTTCTTTTTTTATCATAATTCTCTTTAATAGGTAATTCATTATCCAAAAAAGATGTACCGCTCGTATAACTTTCTTCAGTTAAGATGACCGTTATACCTTCTTCTTTTGCTTTGTACTGTATTTTTTGAATAAGATTATTAAATGGAATCATAATAAAATTCTGATTTACTTTTTTTGACAATTTACATTTATTTTTCCATTCTTTATTATGCCCAATTACTAATGTAGTTATATCATTTTTTATACATTCATTTACTATTTTTCTACTCGCTTTGTGCATATAATCATTTGTTTTCCAATTTCTTTTGTTAGTTAATTTTTGTATTCTTTTAGAAGAATGTTTATTATTCATTTGTTTGCATACTTTTTTCACATATGCTAATTTTTTATTATAGTATTGATTAATTGACTTTAATGGTTTTCCATTAATTATAATTGGCATATTATTTACATTCGTTGTTAATGTTGCTAAATTATCTACTCCAATATCTATAGAAGCATATTTTTTATTATCTTTCTTAAAATTAACATCTTTAGTTTCATATATAATTTCAGTTATTATATTTACTCCGTCTGGTATAAATCTTACTTGTCTAAATTTTTCATATTGTTTATTTATAAATTGAGGGAAAAGATAAAAACCGTTAAAAGATTTATGAAATGTTATTTTTTTATCTTTTATTCTACATTCTTGATTTGTTATTGTCAAACAACACAATCCATTTTTCTTTTTATATTTTGGAAGCTTTGGTCTTCCTAAATACTTATCTTTATGTAGTTTCCAATCTTTTATAGACTTAAAAAATGAAATCCAATTTTTATCTAATAATCTTAATATTTGTTGAGCAGATTGGCTTGTTGGCATATTTTTATAATCTGGATATTCTGAGTCGTTTTTTAATATCTTATCCAATTCTTGATATCTTAACCACTTACCATTTTTTATAAATTCTTCTCGTATCAAAAAATTAGCATGATTATAAAGATTTTTAGATAACCAACAAAAATGTTTTATTAATTTAAAATGTTTATTAGATTGTTTTATTATATGTTTTTCTACTTTTATCATTCGTTATCATCTTCTATTGCTTCTTTAATTTTATTTAAGCATCTTCTATTGGAATATAATTTCATAGAATAACAACGCAAAAGATTAACAATTTCTTCAAATATTTCTTGAGAATCTAATTTATTATTTCCAATTTCACTCATTACTATTATTTCGCAATTATATTTTTGGAATAAATGATGAAATAAATCAAATCCAATTCTTGAAAGTCTATCTTTATAAGTAATTACTATTCTTTCTACTTTTCCGCTTATAACTTCATCTAAAAGATTAAAAAAATCTTTTCTTTTTTCAAAAGATATTCCACTAGCTATATCCTGATAAATTCCAGAAATCGTATAACCATTTGAAAAACAAAATTGTTTGAGTAAATTAATTTGATTTTCTAAATCATTTTTTTGTTTTTGAGTAGATACTCTAGCATATATAATTGTTTTTCTTTTTATATCTTTATTTAAAAATTTATAAACATCTTCTTCATTATAGTCGTATCTTTTATTAGGCAAAACATTTACTTTTATGATTCCAGTTTTTACATATTTTGTTAAAGTAGCTCTTGTAATACCTAATACTCTTAACACATCTTTTGCTAACATTTTATCACCTCTTATTTTTATAATATATTATATTATAATTTTATATTTTTAATTTTTATAAGGTTCAATTATAAGTTCTTTTATAATTACTTTATGAAAATCAGTTATTCCATAATATATTTTCATATTATCACCTCTTTTTTATTTTAACATAAAACATATGATATGTAAATAAAAAGATGCTACTATTTTGTAGCATCTTTTACTTTTTTCTTCAATGTTTTTAAGTGTTTTGTTTTTTTATCTAATTCTTCAAGTTGTTTGTTAATTTCATCAGTTAATCTCATTTTTATTAATTTTTTATCATGAGAAAAAATACAATGTGTATCTGTAAACAACTTATCAAAATTTTCTGCTGAAATTAACTCTTTTTTCCACAAATTATATTTTTGTAATGGTTCATCATTTTCTGTTTTTATAATGTAATATATTCCATTTGTACATTCGTCTAAAATAAGTTTAGTTATTTTAACATCATTAAAGTCTGTAATCCCATAATAAATTTCCATATTTTTACCTCACAATCCAATTGATTCTATGTCTTTAGTACTTAGTAATCTTAAAATATAAACCAATGCTATTTCTTTTTCAAAATTAAATTTACCATTTTTTAATTTTAATAAACCTTTTTTTACATCAGTTTGATTTTTTTCTATAATAATTGAAATAGAAAAATCATTGGAATCAATTGATTCCATATCTGTATTTATTACTTCAATTCCCATAAATGTTAGTGCGATTGAACCACATATAATATAGTTATCTTCATTTTCTTGAATCGTTAAATTACGTTTTTTTGCATATTCAAGAATTTTATCAACTATATCATAATTTGCTTTTTTAATCAAATGTTTCATATTTACACCCCGAAATTATTTTATTTATTTCGTTCTTCTATAAATTAAATAAAATACAATTAGTTTATTTTTATAAAAGGAGGTAATGTGTTTTGGAACATTTTGATAGACACTCCAATTATAATGAAAAATCTAGCTATACGTCTGTTAAATTCGGTCATGACCGCCCACTACTTGAAGTCGAACTGAATGAATTGCAACAGATTCAAGAAAATGCTAGAACATCAATGCTTAGAGAAGCAATTCCAAGTGGATTTACATATTTGGTTGACCCAAATTTCAAAGGCGAAAAAATGATTTTCCGCCCGAGTGCTAACGGTTTGATATTAAAAAATCAAATTGCAATAGCACCGTTTCAATGCGTCATAAATGGTTATCCATTGGTTGCTAGTGGTAATTTTACATACAATAAAATTGATAATTATATATTGATTGACCTTGGTAATCCTACTGAAGATTCAACGTATGATAGTTTGGTGTATCTTGAAGTTTGGTTTGAAAGCAAAAAAGGTATAGAAGATACAAATAAAAATGGATATGTTGATGGTGAGAGTTTAGGTCAATTAGCATTCGATGATAGAGTAAATGATGAAACATCTCGTCGCATAACAATGTGTTGGGATGTAAGAGTAAAGAATGAATGTAATTTTAATGAATATCCAGAAGGCTTAGGATATAATGATATATTACATTATTCTTCTGTTTTCGCAAAAGCCAATGGTCAATTTGGTGTAGAACCGAATGTAAATCTCGTGTTTTGCGAAGCAACAAATGAATTATTTTTAGAAGAATCATTTAACCACGATAAGAATTTATATGTTGCCGGGAGAAAAGATTTTGAAATAAAATCAACTTCTTTATTCGGTAAATATGTATTTGCATTGCCAATGTTTAGGATAAGAAGAAGAAATTTATCAAAGTATAATTTTGAAAATTATAATGGTTCTGATTCTTATAATGATATGTTGGTCAATAACGATTCTTCCAAAAATGGTGATATAAAGAATTATTTTAGAACAGATAGATTAGCATATGATGTTATATCAGAAAATGATGTAATTGATTTAAGAAAAACAGTATCATTATCTGGATTTGATTATGAAGTATTGTGTGATAATACATTCAAAGATTTAATCAATAATAATTTAACAACAAACGGAACGCCAATTCAGAGAAGAGTACAAATTGGCAATAGATTATTCAATTTTGGAGAAATTGGTTCATGTAAATTAATGATACCATTCGATGGTACTATTAACCAGTTAATTCCAACATATGATGCTAGCAGACCATTGGTATATGACGCGGCTATAAAATTCGATAATTCCTTGAATCATCTTGGCGCAATTATAGATGATAATAAAGAATTATCATACAATGTAACTGACTTGCTTACAGAAGAAAAAGGGACAATTGACTTCTATATGAAGAGCAATTGGAACGGTTGTGACGATTATAGTCAAGTTATGTTGTCTCTTGTAAATGAAAGCAATTCTCCAATCATTAAATTACAAAAATTAAAGAATAAATTGATTCTATCTCAATATAATTATGAAATTAGCAATGATAATTATATTGAAAATAAAGCAATTGTAAATCTTTCAGATAAATTAATTATTTCTGGAAGATACTATCATATTCGTATTTCTTGGTGTAATGAGCCTTCACCAGTTGTTGGACAAATTTACGTTTATATAAATACGAAATTAGTAGCACAGGCAGATTATTCAAGATGTTATTTGAAAGCAGCTAGACTTAAAATTGGAGATTCAATGAATCAATATAGTCCAGGATTCATTATAGACAATTTTGTTGCATTCAATAACAATTATGAATTAATCATGGGTTCTGGTACTGGATATACATACGTTGTTAATAAATTCTGGCCAATGATACCAAAAGACTTTAGCAATTATAATACTTTGTTGATGCCGGGATTCAATTCTATCGTAAATAACTACAGCGACAATGCTTTCACACAAAAAGATACAATTTTCTATATAAATAAAAATGAAGAAGAAAACCTTGCAACTTTTGAAATTAATCTAAATGAAGATAAATACGTTGAAAGCATAACGGAAATTTACGATATGGATGGGAATAAATTAAGCAATATAACGTATGGTAGAGTTGAGGGTGTAGGTACGAATCACGTCATATTCTATCCATATAACCAAGATTTGGAGAGAGTTATAATACAATGTGTTGTATGTTTATCTCCAGGTTGCGGTGGAATAGACATGCCAACAAAAATAAACGGTGCTGCGATTGTTAAATACGATATGGATGCAGATACTGTGGCAAATTATGAATATCCATTGTATATAGAACAAGAAGTTTCTTTCAATGATATTAATTCAAAATATCCAAGAAAAATTCCATACTTAAAGCCAAGAAAAGTTTTTGGTAATGAAGATGAAGCATATGATTTTACAAATGAATACAGAACGCACAGTCAATGTTATGCTCGTTTGATTTACTATAACGTTTCAGGTAATGGTACAAACCAATATGAAATACCGATAGAAGTATATGGGTATAAAGTGTTGGGTATTGTTGGTTCTCATACAAATAGGATTGAATCAATAACAAAAACACCTTCACCAATTGTTGGCGAAGAAGACTTGAATTTCAAAGTATACTTAAAATATCCATTGAATATTGGTGATACTATAACATTTGAACTTGCGTGTGCCGGATATAGTTTTGATTATGATTTAAAATCCAAAACAATCATGACGAACATGCATAAATGTAAATTGTTGGAATTTGTAGCAAATGGCGTTGATAATGTATATACATTGCCTTGCATGAATATGACACAAGACGGTGGAATACATGGTGGTGTACTAAAGAGTGTATATACATTCATAAACAACGAATTAAATAATGAAGCAAAAATAGTTGGACAAGAAGAAACCGTTCTCGTATATCATAATGGTGAAATTTTTTATGATGAACACGGTATGCCAACAAATAAAAAGATTTATAATACAATGCCAGTTAGGATTACAGACGATTCTTTTGGTTCTCCATTCATTACGATTATATTTGATGAAGAATCAAAACCAAGAAAAGATGTAACGATACAACTTCCAATTATGGTTTCTTATCAAATGACAAATGAAGATTTATTGTCAATTTGGTACGAACATGTTCCTTATCAAGGTGTTATGACAGTCAACAACAAAAAAGTTACAAGAGTTGGAGACTGGAAATACTTTATGACTACACTTAGTACAGGGAAACCAAATAATGAAGCTATTCAAACTAATATTATTAATGGTTTACCTGGTGGTATGGTGTATAGTTATAAAATTGATAATGCAGATATTATTCTTAAAAACGTAACTAATGATATGACTACAACCTTGAATAATGAAGATATAAATAAAAAGATTGTATTTATGAATGATTTCATGTTGAAAAATAATGAAGAGACATGTAGTCTTTCAAACGAATATATTCTTACTAAAAATAGCAATTATTTCCAAGATGGGAACATATCATTTGAGAATGTAGATTTTAATTTATACTTTAATGATACCACAACTCCAATTAAAAAGTATATTGGAGCATATTGTCCAGTAGCAGATGAAAAAGGTGAAATATTCATGTTTGTTATTGGAAATATAAATACAAACACTAGCGTTATAACGAAATTGGACCCGCAATACGGTGATTTGTATAGAATAAAAGGAAGACCAAGTATAAAAAAATAATTTACATTTCATGTAAAACATAGTAAAATGGACTTGGATTTCCAAGTCCATTTATTTTTGGAGAAAATTTATGGAATTGATAAGATTTACTCATAACTTAAAAAACGATACATGGGAAAAATCTTTTGATGAAAAAGCAGAAGTAGATTTAGATTGTTTTGCCGGCATAGCTATAACGTCCGAAGATGAAAAATATTTTATATGCGGTAAATATGGTTCTGTAAATAAAGGATTTTTTCCAGTAGATAATTCAATTTTTGTATGTACAAATTCCTGTTTTTGCAAAAATTGTGTAGCCACTGTTTTTTGCAAAAAAGAAGAAAGATACAATTGGCTTTCATATTATGGTGCATTACCGATTATGTTTGAAATGGAAAAGGATTATTTCGGACATAATATCAGAATGCATATACAATATATTGATGTTCATATATCCATTGATATGGAAGAACATAAAAATGTTGATAGCTGGTATAGAATACATAATGATAATAAAAACTTAAAGCCAAAAACAATAACCTTGACATTCAAAAACAATGGTAATATAATAGCAGAACCAGCAATGACTTATAAAGACATGGTTAATTTATTTAACCATGAAGAATTTTTTCCAAAAGAAATTATTAAAGAATTAAAAGATTATTTTCCAGAAGAAAGTTTTTGGAGAGAATGTAGAATATTTGATTTTCTGCTTAACTATGAAAAATTCGATTGTTTCGAATATTTGGAATCATATAGAGGATATAATCATCAATTGGAAAAAAATGAAATATTTATAAAGAACGAATATTTGTTTGGGAATTTGTGCAAATATTTTGATGTAGAACCAACAAAAGAATTGGAGATATACTTCAAAAAAAATCCACGAAATGTAATTATATATAAAATGATTTCATATTTTGGATTTAATGATTATAGTTTATTGGATGATTATATTGATGATGAAGAAATAAATAAAACGTTTAATATTAAAAAAATAGCTTTTGCGAAAAAGAAGAAAAATTTTCTTTTGATTGGAGATTTGAATCAATCTTTATACAAAATTCGTGGAGAAAAAATAAATAAGATTTTTTTAGAAGTCTTGAAAGAAATAGTAGAAAAGAAAAAAGAAAAACTTGGAGAAAAAGAAGCATTTAATCAGTTGATACATTCAAAAGTCAATACAAAAAATTTATGTTATTATTATTATGCTGCAAAAAAAGTAGATTGCAAAGAAGTAATTGAAAAAATAATAAATGAAGAACTTCATGATGATACTTTCTTAAATAGCGTTAGCAGTCATTTTTCAAACGTTGAATTAAAAAGGCCAACTGATTGCATTTATTTCAATGATATTAGAATAGAATTCCTAAAAAACGAATCAGAGGCACAAAAATTTAAGAATATGTATATTTTGAGTGAAGATATTGTAGTAAATTTAATGGGATATGCATATATATTTGTAGTATATGATAAGATGGATTATATTGGTTATGTAATAACAAACCTTGAATCAATAACAGCAAGACCAGATAATTATGGCTCTCAAAATGTTAGTTGGGCAACGAAATGTAAAGAAACAACATTTTTAGAAACGCTAACAAGAAAAGTATTGGAAAAATATCCTTATGAAAATAAAAAAACAATAGTAAAAAAAGAAGAAAATAATTTTTCAAAAATAATCAATACATTGAGAACTATTAAAAATGCTTTGTTTTGTTGAGGTGATTGTAATGAATATTGTAGCTACAAAAATCAATGAAAAAAAGTACGTTATAGTTGATAAAAACACTGGAGAGATTTTAGCTGATAATTGTAGTTTTGGATATTCATCAAAACAAAGTGCTTACGAAGCGTTTGCTAAGCGCAAAACAACAAAACCAGTAATTCATAAAATAAATACAAAATCAATTATTGATTGGTGCAAAATGAATAAAGGGATTATAAGAACTTTCTTTTATTCATTAAAAAGTTACGATACAATTACATATGAACAAGAAAAAATGTTATTGCAAATCATTTTTAGAGAATTTCATGTTGATGAAAGCTATTTAGAATTTGGCATTGATGATTTATTGAAAATTTTGAACAAGAAGGTTAATAACGTTGAATAACTATTTGAAGCATTTTAAGAAAATATGCATACACAAATATTATGTTATGGTATATTGTTTTATGGCTGGATTATATTGGAGAGGAATAAAACATGATTTGAGTAAATTCCATCCAATTGAATTTTTTGAATCTGTAAAATATTATAACGATAATGAATCTCCAATAGAAGCTTGTAAAAAAGAAAAAAAATATAGTAAAGCTTGGATTCATCATCAAAATTTTAATTCTCATCATTTTGAGCATTATATAATGAGGACAGACAATACTATTGTAATATGCAAAATGCCATTTTATGATGCGTTGGAATTGATTTGCGATTGGCTCGGAGCAGGAAAGGCTTATCACGGAAAACATTTTTCTTTTGAAGATGAATGGGAATGGTGGGAAAAGAATAAAATATTAAAGAAGCTTATGCATCCTCATACAAAGGAATTCGTAGAAAGAGTTTTTTACGATATAAAAGAAAGAAACAATTGCAGTATTTTATCTGAAACAAATTATCTTTGCAATATTTATTATAATTATTGTGAACCCAAAGAACCTATAGTAATTGACTTAAAAGGCATGATTGGTGATTAAATTGAAAAGATTAAAAAAAATAGCTTTTCCAAGCGACCAAACTGGAAATATAATTTCATTTGATGAAGTAAAAGAATTTATAAAAAATAATCAAAACGGTTTTAGCTTAGATGATTTTAAGAAAGGACCTCCACCTCATCCAAAAGAAGATTATGCGATGCAAGGAATGAAAGGACATTATTTTGACCAAAATGGTATAGAACATTTTTGTGTTGTTGAATTTTTTCAATTTAATTCAAAACAACTTGGAAATGGGTATAAAACAGTTATTTTTGCAAAAGAAGTGGAAGATAATATTTTCACTAAAGCAAAAGATAATAGATTTTCTGGTGGTAGAATATTTGATGGTCAAAATAAAAATTTTAATACATCCGATGTTGTAATCAATGGATTTCTTATAGAAAAAATTTAATTTTTCTATTTACAAATTGATAAAAATGTATTAAAATATAGATAAAAAGGAGGTTGATTGAATATGAAAATCAATGAAAATATTGTAACAATATTAAAACAAAATATATTCAATGAATTATCCGATGTCTTATCTAATATTTCAAATGGATTCAATGATATCCAATTTTTGTCTTGTAATGAAAGTAATGGGTTTTTAAGATTACAATTTGGTAATATATCATATCTTTTTGATGAGGAAATTATTAATGGTAAATTGTGTCATTGCGTCGAAAAATTTGAAGATAAAAAAAATTCATTAAAAATATCGTGCGTTCAATTTGTAAACTTAAATGGTGAAAATTCTTTTAAGTTTTATAAATTAAATGATATGAAAGTTGAAAATAAAAATATTTTTATGAATTGTGATTATGTTTTGTTGTTGAATTATGATTATTCAATTGCACAAGATATTGATTATGTTGTTTGGGATATAGTAAAAGAGTGGTTGGTGAAAAATGGAAGATGAAACGTTTAGGAAAACATTTGTTTAGAATAAATGATAGTGTGAAATTCAAAAAACACCCATACGATGATAGCACATATAAAATCATACAAATTTTTGATGATAATACTTATTTCATTGATAATGGTAAATTAAGCTATACAAACATAAAAGAATCAGCATTGGAACCAGTTGAGAAAGGGGACATTAAAATTGGCTAAGAAAAATCCTGAGAAGTTCGCACAATCCATTAACAAAATTGTAACAAAAACTCTTCAACAAAATCCAGAAATGAGAATTGATTTCGCATTGCAAGAAAGCAAAAATAATGGTAATCGTTATCTTAACATGCGTCAGTTTATCAAAAACGATACATATGATGGACCAACTAAAAATGGATTTTCCATGATGGTACAAGATGTAGAAGAAATTGAACAACTTCAAAAAGCATTTAATGATTTCTTTGAAGAAGCTAAAAAGTATTTTTGAGAGGAATGAAATAAATGACGTTATATTTGATAGGTAAAAATAGAAATGGCATTCAGTTTTTTCAAAGCGAAGCATATCCAAGAGAAAATAATAAATATGCATTTTTTATTGATGACGAAACTGTAACGGAAGAAACAAGAGAAATACTTATAGACGAACGAAATATAGAAAAATTTATAACTGACTTTTATGAATTTGATTATGCATGTATAAGTTCAAAATCAATGGATGATGCAAAAAAACTTTGGAACGAAACGTTGAATAAATTTGTAGAACAACATTTAAGAGAAGTTCACAAATATGAATCAATGTTTATTAGAGATGATGATGATTTTTTGAATTTCTTAGAAAGAACAATAAAAATAATGGATAAAACTCAAAAAGAAAAAATAAAAAATATAGTAAATACTGCAACTGATAGTCTTGAACCTTAAAATTCATTTTGATTAGAGCAAAGGTGTTAATTGCCTTTGCTCTTTTATATTTTGATTTAGAAAATAAATGTTTTGTATAGAATAGCTTGTGAGGTGAATAACGCATGGCTATATCAAAAGAAGAACAAAGAAAAAGATATGGTGAAAGAAAAGAAAAAGAAAGACACCAAGAAATATATAGAAAAATATTGGAAGGTGAAATGTTCACTATATCAGAAGTAGCTACATTATTTGGTAAAAAGACATCAACAATAAGACGTTGGGAAAGAGAAGGCGTTATTCCAAAAGTTAAAAAATATGCAAAAAACGAAGAATTTGAAGGTAATCCTTTATATACAAGAAGAAAATATACAATAGAAGAATTATATGAAGTGATTACCGGAGTTCTTAATAAAGATTGGATATATGAAACGATAAATAGAGAAGAATTGGAAAAAATTCAAAAATATATAGCCTTGCAAATGGAAATATCTTCTACAAGGAGGACGCGTTCAGCGTGGTAACATTAGAATTAGACAATGTATATGTAAAAGTAATTGGCTTGACAAAAGACCAAGCTTCAAATCTTTGGGCAAAATTAAGCTTCAAAGTAGAAGTTTTTGGTATGCGTGAAGTCAGATATCGTCATGTTTTTAATAAGAAAACGTTAAAAACATATGCAGGACTCATACATAACGTTATAGATTTTTGCAACGATTGTAATATTCCATATAAAATAAAAGATTTAAGAGTAAAACCAGAACAAAATGCTGATTATGAATTGGTAGAAAAAATTGGAGATACTCCATTGGTAGTACGTCCATATCAGCAAGAAATTATAGATAGATGTAACGAAAGAGAAACGATTCAAGCTGCAACTGGTGCAGGGAAAACTTTTATCATGGCTGGATTGATAGCAAAATATAAAGTATCTCCAGTCTGCGTTTTTGCTGATAAAATTACATTATGCAATCAATTAAAATCAGAATTTGAAAAATTTCTCGGCAGAAAGATTGGCTTTATTGGCGATGGTATATATGACCCACAAGATATTACTGTTATGTCAATACAATCGGCTGATGAAGATTTATGTAAGCAAGCCAAAATGATAATGATTGATGAATGTTTACCTGCAAATGTAAACGTTCTAATGTCAGATGGGTCGAATATGAAAATTGGAGAAATAGTAAGAAATAGAATCAACGCCAATGTAATGACATATAATGTTTCTACCGGTTCATTGGAAGAAAATAAAATCATCAATTATATGGAACAACCAATTGGTGAAAGAAAAATTTACTCTATTTCTATAAAAGACTTTAATAAAAAAACGTACAATTTAATGTGTACGCATAATCACAAAATATTTTCTTATTCAGACAATAAATATATCCGCACAGAACACCTTCAGAAGGACACAGAAGTGATTTTGTTTGATGGAAAGGATATTATTCATGGTATTGTTTTAAATGCTGTCAATGTGGCTTCAAGAATAGAATATGTATATGATATCACTGTAGAAAAGAACCATAATTTCTTTGCTAATGGAATTTTGGTAAGCAATTGTCATCATTGTGCTGCAGATACATGCTTAAAAACTTCCATTATGTGTAAAGATGCATATTATAGAATTGGCGTTTCTGCGACACCGTGGAGAGATAGCGGAGATGATATGCTTATAGAAGCAATATTAAATCGTAGAAATCACGAAAATGATATTAATGCTTCTAAATTAATTCAATTAGGATATTTAGTAAAGCCTACGATTTATTTTGTTCCTGTACATGGCTTTTTCAAAGGAAAAAATTATCAAGATTTATATGAAAAAGCGATAGTAGACAATACTCCAAGAAATAAAATGGTATGCAAAATAGCTTATCAATTATATAAAAGAAATCGTACGATTTTGATTCTTGTAAAATTAGTAAGACATGGAGAATTTTTAAGAGATAAATTATTGCATATTATTGGTGAAACAAAACAAAATGTTACATTTATAGACCCAAAATCTGGATTGGAAGATACATTGGAAGTGTCTAATATAGAATTTCTTTCTGGTAAAGATTCAACAAAACAAAGACAGGCTGTTATAGAAGGTGTAAAACAAGGAGTTTGTAAAATATTGATTGCAAGCGTAATTGCAGATGAAGGATTAGATTTACCAAATTTAGATACATTAATTTTAGCTGGCGCTGGAAAATCTTCTACAAGAGCTTTCCAGAGAATTGGCAGAGTATTACGTTTATACCCTGGAAAAACAAAAGCTTTTGTATTTGATTTTGATGATGAAACTCCAATGTTTAAAAGACAAACAAAAGTAAGACGAAAAATGTATGAGACAGAAGAAGAATGGGATATTAGAGAGTTTGTGGTAAATGTATGATTATTCAAAAAGAAGTTGAAGTTACATGGGTTAGAATATATAATTTACAAGTAAAAATTTTTTAAAAAAGGAGTTGAAAATGTGGCATCAAATTTTATTCGAGGATGTAAATTGATTTCCAGTCTAGCTGTTTTTACGTTCTTATGTGCTTTAATTGCAATCCTTCTTACAGTCATTTGGTGTGCATATCCTTTTTGTGATGTTCAGTATATGATGTTTGGACGCTGGATTGCGGCTGGAATAATTGGATTATATCTGGTAATTACAAAGCGAATTGTCATAAATCCTCATCGTGCCGATTAGGATGGAATCCAATAATGGATTTATTTTTTATAGTTAAATGTATATTTTTTTATAAAATCTACATATTAAATAAAAATTATTTTTCAAAAATAGAAATTAAATTAAATGAAAAAGGTGATATATATGAAACGTTTAGGTGAAGATGTTACTAATAGAGTCAATAATAGTGTTTTTAATTTATGGGATAGATACATTGAAGTCTTAAATAGTTCCTTAAATTATAAGGATTGGCAAAACGATAAGTTTAGACCATTCAAATTGACTAAAAGAAAAGGGGACAATTATTACTTTATAACAGATGAAAATGATAATACGCTTTGTGAAGGAACTGCAATTGATGTAAAAAGATGGATGAAAAGCGAAATGCAAAGATATGAAGATGAATATCAAGAATATGTGCGTTCAATAACAGATATGAGAGAAGAAGAGTAATTAATTACTCTTCTTAATAAAAGAGAGACTATAAAGTCTCTCTTAATTTTTTATGTAAAAACAAATGAATAGAATAATTTATGACATTTTGCAAAGGAGAGAATCAAAATGTATGTATGTCCATTATGCGAACAAGAATTTGAGACTCCTATTAAATTAGGAAATCATTTGAAATCTGGAGACAACAAACACCAGTTTTTAAAAGAATTGATTAAGTTAGATAAAAAATCAAACAAAGACTTTCAAGAAGTATATGATAATCATAAAGAAATAATTGACAAAACTATTGATGTAGCTTTGTCAATTTCTGACTATAAGGGATATTTGGAAAAACAAAAGAAAGAAGAAAAAGAAAAGAAGCAACAAGAAAAACTTGAAGAAGCGGCATTAAAACAAGCTGAAAAAAATGAAAAGATAGAAGCTAAAAAATTAGCAAAACTAGAAAAACAAAAAGCAGAAGCCGAAAAATATAAGCAAATATTAGAAGCAAAGCAATTCAAAAAGAAATATGAAAAAAAATATGTAAAAGAATTAGATACCGAATTCAAGCCATTAAATCTTGTAAAATATTTTTATGAATTGGCTGGTGTTGAAGAATATAATTCTATTATTGCTACATCTTCTATTAAAAGCTTATACTTCAAACATCAATTGGAACCAGAATTTGTAAAAAAACTTTTACGTTATACAGCTGAAACTGGACATTCAAAAATTAGTGATGCCAAATTTTTAATTGAAGAAGCTGAAAGATTTTATCAATACGCAAAAGAAATCAACGAAAAAAATTCTATTCCAAGCTTAATCAAAAAGTTCTATGATGCCAAACATACAAAAATTGATAAAAAAATGTTTGTGAAGTTAGTAGATAGAATCAAATCTTTAATGAAAGAGAATAATTTAACGTTTGAAAATGCAAAATCTATTGTTGATTATATGATAAACAATCATGTTAATTCTCTTTTTTGGTTTAATGATTATATTGATAAAATTAATGAAACGTCAGACCCGTGTGTAAATTATGATGTTGATAGAGAAATTGATGATAATGTAGAAGAAGTTATGCATGGGCATATGAAGTTTACTGAAATTTCTCATCGTATAGCTCAACAGTGTTTTGAAAAATTAAAAAATATTATTTTATCCGGTAAATTCGATGAAAATTATAATTACAGCGAGTGGTTATACAAAATTCGCATGTACCCAGATAACGAAATGATTGAATTTATCAAAAATCATGGCGGCAGAAATTCAAAATTTAAGAAGCTTTTTGAAAAATATAAAAATGATAGCGTTACTTATGAGAAAGTCATGAATGAATACAATAAATTCAAACAATGGATGAAAAAGGAATGAATAACAAATGTTGCTTTCTGAGGAAGAACTTAAAATAGAAGAAAGAAGATTGAATAATATCATTAAACATAATTGCAAAAAATGCAATGGAAAAGGATATATATTAAAAGAAAATGATGACTATCAATTATCCGAAGAATGCGAATGCATAAAAAAGATAAAAAGAAATTTGAATTTATTGGACTGGGGAGTGCCAAAGAAATTCATACAAGATGAGTGGGAAGAGAAGTTAAAGAATAAAAGTTATTATCCAAGAGTAAAAAATTACTTTGATAATTTCAAAGAAAATTATAGAAATAATAGAGGAATATTTTTTCATGGTCCACATGGCCGTGGGAAAACAACAGCTGAATGCGTAATAGCAAAACATGTATCTGCAATGTATAATGAAGATACACTTAAATGTTTTACCGTTGCATTTGCTTTATTTTCCGATATTATAAAAATGTCTTTTGACATGGAAAAGAATAAATTGAATCAATTTTTGTATAAGTCCGATTTGCTTATTATAGACAATATTGGAAATGAAAACGGAAAAAATGATAATAGGTTTTCTCAAAGATTTTTAGAAAATATTATTAGAAAGAGAGACAATGATTGTAAGCCATTGATTCTTTCGTCAAATTATGATATGAAAGAGATGAAAGAAAATTATGGGGAAGATGTGCATGATTTTATTATTTCAAACAATGAAATCATAAAAATACTTGGTGAAAATCATAGAGTGGAAAACCAAGTAGTTGAAGAACAAGAAGATTTTTAAGAGGTAATTGGACATATGTCTAACGAAAATGCATTAAAGGAAGAAAAGAAACTTCTTAGTTATATATGGCAGCATCAAGATGTTTTGCCAACAGCAATGGCAGAATTAAAAGAAATATACTTCATAAATGCAGAAACAAGAAAACAATTTAATATCTTAAAAGCAGCATATAATGAAGTAAAAGACCATCTTAATCCTAACGTTATAAATATCCCAACAACTTTGGTCATGGAATTGACACAAATTGATTTAAGTTCGCAAGTTAAAAATTCCATGAATGGATATAGATATATTTCAAAAGTCGTTGTTAATAACTTTAAGAAAAGTTCTGTCATAGATATATTGCGTAATATCGCTAATGATGTTGGAGCAAAAGACGAGATAGATATAGATAATATTATTAACGATGCAAATCATCAAATATCAAGCCTTGCTTCTGAAGGGCAATTTAATATTCGTCAAGGTGGAGCAGAAGAAGATGTAAGAGAACGAAAAGAAACGTATGAACATATAAAGAAAAACCCAAATGACCTTAAGTTAATACCAACTGGATTCAAACAGATTGATGACAGTAATGGGGGTTTTTCTTATGGGGAGTTAGTGTATATTATAGGTAGGAAGGGTGATGGGAAGTCTGTCCTCATGCTGAATTTTGCTTATCACATGTGGAGAAGACAGAAAAATGTCATCCTGTTCTCACTCGAAATCTCAAGAAAAGATTATATGAGAAGATTCGATTCACGAGCAGCAATGGTGCCAAGCAAAGGCATAAAACTTGGAACGCTCACTGATGTCGAAGAAGAAAAATTCTTCCATTATCTTGACAATCTTGAGAAGGGTCTCTCGCCAAACGGTAAACCAGTTGGTCGTTTTTACGTAGTTGACGTACCAGGTAAATGTACGCCAGCATACGTAGAAAATAAAACTGAGGAAATTGAAAACCGTTTAGGTATTGTGTTTGATTGTGTCGTTGTTGATTATGCTCAGATTATGTCTCCCAATGTGATAACAGATGTAAAAAGAGATAACCTTGGCGCAATTGCATTGTCATTAAAACAATTCGCCAGAGATAAGGAAAAAATTGTTATATCTGCTGCACAAATGACTCGCGCTGGACGTGAAGAAACAAAAACACAAACCGGTCATGCTGGTACAGAACATGTTGCCGAATCAGACCAAATCTCCGACCACATAGATTGGGGAATTGCAATACGTTCTACATCAGACCATACCGGAATTATTGAATCATTTAAGACAAGGGATGGAGAACCATTTGAATTCAAATTTGAAAAACAGTTTTCCATGATGAATATTATCGAGAGAGACGCAAATGAGTGGGCGAAAGCGGTAGAAGAAAATGGACAAGGAAACGAAGGAAATAACTGAATATATTGCGGACCATTGCGATGATTTATTAATCATGAACGAATATATTCAATTAAAGCCAATTAATGGCATATATCGTTGCAAATGTCCATTTCACAATGAACGAACACCATCGTTTACTGTTTATCCTAAAGGATTTAAGAAAAATAATAATGAAATACAAACACATTTAACATATTATTGCTTTGGATGTTCCGCGTCTGGAAATATAGTCACGTTTGTTCATAACATGGAAAAACATGATGATTACGAACAGACGTTTGATTTATTTAGAATTAGGTACGGAATATCATATGGAGAAGACGAAAAAATTAATGAATTGAATCAATTAATAAACAATTTGGAAAATAATCAAAACAATAATATTAAAACGATTCCTGAAATTAATATTTACTGTTCTTCATACTGCCGCGATTATGTATTTTTAATAAAAGAGCAATATCCATACTTATTTGATAAAGAATTCGCATGGATGCAAGAATTCTATAAGAAATTGGATGACTCTTTTACAACTATGCCAGCGATAGAACTTCAAGATATGTACGAAAAGGTAGTAAAAACTATAAACGAAAGAAAAACTTTATTAAAAAGCAAACAAATGTTTTAATGAACATTATTTTCCGAGATTAAATCCCGACTTAAAAGAGTTTTTACTACTAAAACAAATTTTGAAGAAGGGGAGAGTTATGATTAAGCTAAGAGTATTTGGAAGAAATCCTATTAGTCCATCTCAAGAGGCGAAACTAAAATTTGTAGAAGCTAAAAATGATTTTGACGCCACATTAAAAATGAAAATGTTGGAAAGTAAAAAGGATTTCAAGATCGACTATTTTGTCAATGAAATGACAGGAGAAACGCAATGGTTCTTAAAAAGTAAGAAAAACGGGTAGTGTGCCCGTTTTTCTTCGTTTTTTTTCTTTGTTGAAATATATTTTATTAAAAAGTAAGAAATGACGGAGAGATTCAAAATGATGTTTTTTGTAGAAACAGAATACGGTTCATCATGGAAGAGTGCTGGCAATATACCAGAATATTTACACGAAATGTGTAGTCATATTACACAATATGAAGCCAATGAAGTAAAATGTTGGGCTAAAAATGCAAAAAGAAATGACAAATATGAAAACAAAGCATTGAAAATAAAAATAAAAGCTGGAATCAAAAGGCCATAATTTATGGCTTCTTTTATATATTTTTTGCACAAAACTATTTACATTTTCGTTATTTTGTGGTATAATATAAACAAATAAAGAGAGGAGCGAACGAAAATGTTGATTACGCTTGGATTCATACTGATGGCTGGCGCAGCAATTGTTTTTCTTTTCAATTGCATGAATAGTGTAATTACTATGATTTTGAAAGCCATTTACGGTATAATGAGCTACATTGGCAATCAGATATTTTTGAAGAAGAAACTTGAGAGCGATGGCACTTTGCAACGTTATCAGTTTGAACAAGAATTGAAGAAAGCTGAACAAGATGCAAAAAATCGTCAGAAGATGAAAAACGAGCATGATAAAGTTGTGTATGCTATCCTTTCCAAGCTTGCAGAACTTAAGACTCGTTATCCTCTTGCAGACCAGAAGTTGTTCAATGAATATAGAGACAGTTTTATGACTGTACCTGTAGAGTTCCTCGACCAGATTGAAGAAAAGATTAAAGCGCAACATTATGAACGTTCTCAGTATAAGACGATTGGTGATTACGATAAAAATGACCTTGATAAATATGAAGTTATTGACCAGACTGAAAACGTATATAATAAGTCAAAAATCAAGACTACATTGTACAAAGACAAGAACAACTACATTGTACGACTTGAAAATCCGGATAATTGCATCGATGAGATTTTCGTAACGCCGAATATCATTCTTGCAAAGCATGTACAACATTCTCTTATTGCAAAATGCCAAGTCAATTGGATTCACACCCGCCTTGATGAGAATGCAATCATCAATCTCGATGATTTCCAAGAAGTGGTTGGCAATGCAAATAGAGAGTATAACAAATACAAAGCAGCAAAAGCATAAAACAAATGAGAGGAGCGAAATGCTCCTCTTTTATTTTGTACATTTTTAAGTTTTTTTGATAGAATATAATCGGTGATAAATAATGAATAAAAAACTGAATGCTTTGGAGAAAGAAAAACACCGTTTGCTTCAATTGGAAAGTAATGAATATAATAATATACGTTTGGAGAATGTGTCACTCCAGATTGAAAACATAATTCTTAGAGATAGGCTTCATCAATGCAAACAAAAAAACAGAGAACAAAAACAAAAATTAAAAAGCACCATTAATTTTATGATAGGCGATGAAGAAAATTATCATAAAATTCAAGGTGTCAATGATATGGTATGGGAATTAGATACTATATCTGCCGGTATTATTGCGAAATTATTAAAAAGATTTAAGAAAAATAAAAATTCAATTCCGAGTAAAATATATGAGAAATATAAAGATGAAGAAAAAGCAACTGAAGAATGGGATAAAATATTAGATAAAATTATATATGCTTTTGATTTAGCAACGCATAATTCTGAAATAAAGACAGAAAAAGAAGAAAGAGAAAAAAAAAGAGGAATACTATTGTTTGCCAAATATTTTGATAGTTTGTGGATATAAAAAGGAGAACTAAACTTTAGTTCTCCTTAATTTTTCCAATTTTCCAGACTTTGACGCGGCAAGGAAGAGGTGTGTTCAATGGACCTGTTGTTGGAGAATTTTTTGGCCAAGAAGAACCATTAAGCGTATTTCCATAGGAAGACCCAGTATATAAATGTTGAGAACCGACCTTAATATTTATGTTCTCGTTATTGTGTTGATTAGCAGAAACACCGAATCCCATCCATGTATTATTATCTGGTCTAACACTTTGCGCCCAATTTGGAAAACCCCAATCTCCGTCAACATATAATTCCGGTTTACATTCTACGATATACCCCGGGAACGGATTATTCTCGATGTATTCAGAATTATTTGACACGGTTGCTGGATTTGATTCTGTACCACCATTTGGGTAGATATAACACCAATCAACACCCAGACCTATTTTCTTATTAAGTTCATTTATATCATTACTTGTTGCAAATTTAACTACTTTGAATTTTGCATTGCCGTATGTTATAATATCATTTAAGTTTAGCATATATATATCACCCAAATATTATTTCTATAAATAACATACATTTATTTTTTATAAAAATAAAAGCTATCATTATGATAGCTTCATTTTTTTTATGTGTTGTAACGTTTCGTCACTTATTCCAACATCATGTTCTGCATCCTTTGCATGTGTAGTTAATGGCAATTCGACTGTATCTTGATAAATTTTTTTAGCAGCTCCATTACCACCTAAATCTTCATAAGACCTAAAAATGTCAGAAAGATTTTCAAGTTCTTCAACTGTTATTGCTCCTCTTCTTTCGCAAATCAGACATATATATAGTAAACGGTCTCTAAGAATTGCACGAATACCAGTTTTCAAAGCTAATTCTTCTTTAGTTATTTGTTCTTCAGCCTTATCACGTCTTTCTTGTTCTTGAGTAATTTTACGTCCAAGATATGCGACAATAATTGAAAGAATAGAAGAAATAATCATAAAAACAACTTGCGTCCATGCTGGTAATTCCATTATTATCCCTCCATAAAAATATTGTCTTTCTTACTATAAGTAAAATATTTCAAAAAGTCTCGTTTATAAAAAAACAATGAAATTTTATAAAAATAAGCGCTATCTCAATGTTAGAGGGTAGCGCCTGAATCACTACACAAGCGATAAAGAACATCCACGCTCTTTTTATCGCTATGTGTTTCAGTATTGATTTGTTTCATTGTTCTTAGCTCACTTAAATATATTTCACATTTTCATTAGCGTCTAATGGTAATGCAATTGTTTCTTTGTAAAGTTTAGTTACTGCAACGTTGCCTTCTAAATCATCGTATGACTTAAAGATATCAGCAAGGTTTTCAAGTTCGTCAACTGTAATGCAGTTCTTTTCTTTACATTTATAGCAGATGTAAATTAATCTGTCTCTTAGCATCGACCTGATGCCAGTCTTAAAAGCTTCTTCTTCTTTTGCAGTTTGCTTAGCTTCCTCTTCTTTTCTCTCCTGCAGTTTCTTGATTTTTGTTCCAAGATAAGCTACAACTAAAGAAAGGCAAGAGGATAATATCATAAAAGCAATTTGCAGCCATGCAGGTAATTCCATATATCATCCCCTCCATAAAATTATGAGTAAATTTAACATTTTTAACTCTTTAGACCATTCAATCCCTTCCTATTAGTACAATAGAACTAAGTTTGCTAAATATTTCTCAAAAAATACAAAAAACATTTGAGAGAATTTGTTCAAAACCATTTACATTTAAGGCTTTTTGTGGTATAATAAATATACAAAACAGATGAAAAAAAGGAGAGATTTTTAATGACTAAACAAGAGATGTTAGATCTCATCAACCGTTGCGATATCCAATACTATGAATGTAATAACCCCATTATGAGTGACGCTGAATATGACGCTCTTCGCAAGGAGTTCATAGAGAAATATGGTACTAAAGAACTAAATTATGTTCCGAGCGATGAAGTAAATGGGTTTACAAAGCGTAAGCATGATTTTGCAATGATGTCGCTGGATAAAATTAAGATTCACGAAATTGAAGAAATTAAAAAGTTTTTTAATAAATTCAATAATCACGTTATGATTCAGCCTAAAATTGATGGTCTGACTCTTGTTGACTACGGTAACAATGTAAGAGTAACCAGAGGTACTGGTACACGTGGAGATATCCTTCCTCTTGCCAACAAAATTAAAATGGGTAAAGCGAATGGATACGTTGTTCGTGGTGAAGCTTACATTGACAAAGAAACGTTTTTGAAAATCAATGAAGAACGTGAAAAGAATTGTCTTGAACCTTTTGAAAATGCAAGAAATGCAGCAGCTGGAATTCTTCGCAATCTTGACGATAACAAATACTATACTGTTGGCTTTCTTGCTTATGAAATAAGGCGAAAAGGTCAAGATATAACAAATCATCATTTTTCTTATGACAAAGATATAGAAATGCTTAAAGAATTTGGTTATGAAACTCCAGATACTTGGATTTTTGATGATTTTGATAAGCTCATGGATTTCATCAATAACTTCGATAAGAATTCTATGAAGTATGACATTGACGGTCTTGTAATGAAGTGTTTGGAAGAAGATAGTTTTGAAAAATATGGCGTCACTGGCCATCATCCGAAAGATGCTATTGCTATTAAGTTTGAAACAGAAAAGAAAGAAACAAGAATCATCGATGTTGAGTGGAGCCTTGGCAGAACTAAGGTTACTCCAGTTGCTATCCTTGAGCCAATTCGCCTTGCTGGTACTACTGTTCAGAGAGCTTCTATCCATAACGTGGATTGGATTAAAGAAAAGCACCTCACTATGAATGCAAAGGTTTTGGTAGAGAAAGCAAACGAAATTATCCCTTATATCACAAGCGTCATTGAAGATGGTGATAAGGAAATTGAAATTCCAAATGTTTGCCCTGTTTGTGGTCAACCTTTAATCAAAAATAATGGCCAGCTTGCCTGCGTAAATCCTTCTTGCAAAGGAAGAATTTCTATGCAGATTAACTACATTGCTTCAAAACCGGCTCTCAACATTGCAAATCTCTCTGCTAAGACTGCTGATAAGATTATTGAAAGTTATCAATTCAAATCTTGGCATGATATTTTTAGAATTACAAAAGAAGATTTGATGAACGTTGAAGGATTTGCAGAAAAATCTGCTCAGAAACTTGCAGATAATATTAAAAAGTCTGTAAAAAACGTTTCTCTCGACACATTCATTTATTGCCTTGGTATCGACCATGTTGGAAAAATGAACGCCAAGATTATCGCAGAATATCTTGGCACTTACGAAAACCTTGTAAAAGAGATTGAAAATGGCTGCAAAAATCTCTATACTATTAAAGGTATTGGTTCTGCTGTTATTGACAACCTTGCTAATGCCTTAACAGATGTTTTGAAGCTTCGCGAATACATTAATCCAGAGGCTATTGAGAAAAAAGAAGTAAAAGAAAATGCATTGAATATCTGTGTAACTGGTAAGTTTGACCAACCTCGCAGTTACTTCCAGAAGCTCATTGAAGATGCTGGTCATGTTTTCAAGACTTCAGTAACGAAAGATACTAACTATCTCCTTATCGGTGAAGATGCTGGTGGAAACAAACTTAAAGCAGCTGAAAAGTATAACACCAAGGTTCTTCATACAGAAAATGAATTGAAAGAAATTCTAAAATAAAAACACTAAAACTATTTACATTTTTCGATTATTTTGGTATAATACACATAAGGAGGCGAGAAGAATGAATAGAACAAATAAAGAAAAATTTTGGCAAGAAGAATTCGAAAGAGAAACGATAAAAATGTTTAAGTATATTATTGATAATATAAAAGGAAATATTGAACTCGTACCCAATTATGACGGTGATAACGATTTTGCTGTTGGTATTGGTATGCCTTGGGTTATGATAGATATTGGTGGGCATAAAATTTTTTACAAAAATTGGATTAAATTGGATGCCAATGTCAAATTATTGGTTAAAACAGTAAGAAGAGAAACACCGGGTATGAGTTTTGTAGTTAAAGATACAAACAACTTGGAAATATTAGTATATTCAAAAAATATTGATGAAGATGCGTTTGTAAGATATATGCCGTTACAACCCAGAGATATTTTTTTCAAGAAAGCAAGTAAAAAACTAAATGTAAAAATAAGTAGTTTTTAATGGTGAACAAAAAATGAAACATCTTATAAAACAAGGATTATCTCCTAATATATTTAATATAAATGAAAATATAGTAAAAAAGTTGATAAATAGTAAAGATTCAAATTTATTTAATGAAAAATTGTTCTTTAGATTAAACGATACAACTGGAAAAGATGTTGGATTAAGGGGACAATTTGGATATCAAAAGACAAACGAAGATGGGATAAAATATCCATTATTTTATGTAACAGAATTACATGTATTTAGAAGTGAAAACGAATTAAATTCTTATGTAACAGCAATTATTACTGTTAGTATTGATTTTGACGGAAATCCAGATGGGATAGTAGAAGATATTGAAATTAAAAGTTGTAATAATTATGATGATTATAAAAATATTTTTTCAAAAGATTACAAATTGCCAAATTATGATGATACAATACATTTTAATAATTGGATTGACATGAATAAAATGTTAGATTATCTTAAAAAAGAAAACTTAAAAAAGATAAAAAAATTGGAAAAAAGTGAAAAATCGGTTGACAAGAAAAAATTAGAACGATTAAAAAAGATACAAAAATATTTTGAAACAGGAGAACAAGATAATTTAGAGATGTAAAATAAATAAAAAGGACTGGATTATCCAGTTCTTTTTTTATGCTTAAAATAAATCTATAACAACGTATATATAATGTGCACAAGCAGCTTCTGAGAGGGTGAGAGATATGCTGAGTGGAAATACTTTAATAAAACTTTTAGATGGAACAATAAAATCTATAGAAGAAATGTTCAATAACAAAAAAGAAGATTATTTTGTCTATTCAATTGATGAAAATAACAACGTTTTTCCAGATAAAGTATCATCAATTAATAAATCTTATATTTATGATACTTTCATTATTACATTAGACACAGGCAATTATATAGAAACAGACCCACTTCATCTTTTTTATACAAAAGACAATAGATACGTTTCTGCAAATTTATTAAAAAAAGCTGATAGTATATTTCCAATGAATTTTCAAATTAATCAAGAAGACTATAACTACGATAGAGAAATGTTTTATGACATTAATAATAATGAATGGAAATTTACTCATCATATGGTTATGAATTATATGGAACCCAAAATTGATATAGGCGGATTTGATGTACATCACATTGACGAAAATCATAAAAATAATAATCCAACTAATTTAATTTGGTTAGATTCTAATAAACATAAAGCTTATCATGATAGAGAAAAAACGATACGCTACAATGCAGATAGAGATAAGAATATCTTAAATGACCAAAAACGAGAATATGTATTACGTTCTGCTGCATGTTTAATAAGAAAATATTTGATTTTAGACCAAGATTTGTTAGAGTCAAATAGAATTAATGGATTTCTTAGATTCCCAATTAATATGAATCTTGTCAATAAATACTTTGAATCTTTTGATGAGTTTTTGAATCTTAGTTATGAATATGAAAATAAATTGTCAAATAGCGACTATAAAATGTTAACACGTTCTATTGAAGACAGAAAAACATCAAAAAGAAATGCTATAGCAAAAATAGGAAGACTTTTATTAGATGAAGGAAAACAAATCACTGAAGAAAATTATGAAGAAAAGAAAAGATTTTTGCATAGCAATGCTCAACCATTTTCAAAAATAGAAAAGTATTTCAAAGATTTTAATAAATTCTTAGAATATGTAAAAAATTATAATCACAAAGTAGTATCTACTCAATTGATGAAAAATACAGAAAAGAAAGCAATGTATTATATAAAATTATGCAAGGCAAACAACCTTTGCGTTGCACTAAATCAGTCAAATTTCATAATTGTGCATAATTAAAATAATTTAAGCACATTTTTTTACTAAGATATTGTTAGCAATAAATTTTTTATTAAACAAATTTTAAGAATAGAATAATTCAACTTAAAAACAGAAGGTGTAAAATTTGAGCGAATATGGTGTTAATCAAATAAAATCTCTTCAAAATGTTGATGCAATACGTCAAATGCCAGCCATGTATTTAGGACAATTAAATTCCACAGAACAACTTGTCTATGAAATATTGGATAATTCAATTGACGAATTTATGGCCGGTTATGGTAATGTTATAGATGTTCATATATATAAGGATTTTACAGTAGAAGTAATTGATAGAGGTAGAGGAATTCCCGTTGGTCCATCAGAAATTTTCAAAGATAAAGATGGTAAGCCTATTGATACTCTTACAGGTATTCTTACAACACTTCATTCTGGTGGTAAATATAGTCATGATAAAAATAGCGGATATTCGGTAAGCGCGGGCCTTCACGGCGTTGGCTCGTGCTGCACCAATGCTTGCAGTGATTATTTTTGTGCCATTGTAAAAAGAGATGGACATATTTATAAACAAGAATTTGCTTATGGCGTTCCAACTTCTGAAGTAGAAGTTATTGGAGATACTGATGAAACTGGTACAACCATTAAATATCACCCAGATAAACAAATCTATAAAGCTTCTCTTGAACCTTCAAATAGATTAGAAGGTCGTTTAGTAGAATTAGCTTCACTAAATTCTGGATTGACTATCAATTATATTAACGAAAAAAGAAAAGTTAATAAATCTTTTTATTATAAAGACGGCATTAATGGATATACGTTACAATTAATTGAAAAGAAAAAACGTTTATATGATGAACCAATTCTTATCAACGATAAGTATGACAATATAGACGGGAGTAAGATTTTAGTAGAAATTTCTTTTATTCATGATAATGAGGTTGAACCAAACAATAAAATCAAATCTTTCGTCAATAGTATCAATACCTATGAAGGTGGTATGCATGTCCAAGGATTTAGGAATGCATTAAAAGATTACTTGAATGAATATGCTATTAATAAGAAGTTAATCAAAGAACCTATTGAAATGCGTTATTTTGAAGATGGCCTATATGCTACTATCTCTATCAAAATGACCAATGCTGAATTTGAAGGACAAACAAAAACAAAACTTGGCAATGCTATTGCGAAAGATGCGGTTGAAAGTGTGCTTAAAAAAGGATTGGAAGCAATAGCCAAAAACCGTAAACAATCCAAGATACTTGACTTAATAGCTGAAAGAGCAAGCAAAACAAAAACAGCAGAACTTGCAGCAAGACAAGCGAGACTAAATTCAAGAAAAGCAAAACAACTTACTTCCATGGCTCTTCCTGGGAAATTGGCAGATTGTGCTAACCACGAAGGACAAAGTGAATTACTTATAGTAGAAGGTGATTCAGCTGCTGGTACAACGAAACAAGGAAGATATAAAGAATTCCAAGCCGTATTGCCACTTCGTGGTAAAATATTAAATGTATCAAAAGCTGATATTGGGAAGATATTAAATTCTGAAATTATTAAAGGTATAGTAGCAGCTATTGGTGGAGGAATTGGAGATAAATTCGATGTCAATAATATAAGATATGATAAAATAATAATATTAACAGACTCTGATGTTGATGGTTCTCATATACGTTCATTGTTATTGACATTATTTTACTATTATATGCCAGAATTGGTTAGGAAAGGACATGTATATGCAGCTTTGCCACCATTATATAGAATAGTAAAAAAAGATACAACATCTGTTTATATAGCAGATGATAATGAATTGGAAAAATATAGAAAACTGCATCCAAACGACAATGATATTTTATACCGTTTTAAGGGTTTGGGCGAGATGAACCATACAGAAATCAAAGAAACAACTCTAGACCCAAAAACAAGAACGTTAAAAAGAATAACTATAGAAGATGCCGAAGAAGCTGCAAAAATGTTCGAAATACTTATGGGAAAAGACGCTTCATTGAGAAAAGAATTTATAGAAGAAAATGCTTTTAGTGCTAACATAGACAGTTTATAATGTATAGAATAAAAGAGGAAATTATTCCTCTTTTATTTTTTGGAGATGAAAAAGTTAATGAAAGAAATTAGACAAGCTATAGTCTTAGTTGATAATTATAGAAGACCAAGTAGACAAAGAAATACAGCTGGAAGATATAGAGTTGGAGCAAAAACTGAAAAAGAAGCCGAAGAACTTGTTCAAAAAGTAATTGGATTTGGTTCTGTACAATTTTATTATTGGGAAGACAAAGATAATAGGTCATCCTTTTATGATAGTGACCAAATTGTATCTTACAAAGAAGTTGTAAAAGAAGTATTTAAAGATGGTAAATTCTATTTTGTTAAACCTAATCATGCATGCGAAAAACAATTATAATTTATCTATGAAAGGAAATGATATCATTGAAAATCAAAAATGCAATTAAAAATTTAACCGTGGTAATTGCTACTGCAGCAACTCTTACAGTACCATTTGTTTCTGAAGCTCATTGGTTATCGTCAAAACAAGAAAAAGAGATAGGCACACAAGCTGCCCAAGATTTTGCAAAAGAATACCCTGTCGAGCACAATTGGGTGCTCGAACACATCCAGAAGCGGATTATGCTCTTCAACTCTGACAAACTCTGGATGTACGGCACGCCAGGGAAAAAGCGCGGACTAGAACCCATACTTATGGCAAAAAATGATTCTGCCAATGCTATAAGTTATGGTGGTGGGCAAATATACGTATATGAAGGTATGTTTGACCATTTAGCTACTATGACAAGTGGTGCATTTTCTTATAATAAAAATGAACAAACGCCTTGGAAAAAATCAAACATATATCAAATGTCAGCAATGGCGGCTGTTATTGGCCATGAAATTGGCCATTGGGAGAACGAAGATATGTTAAGGCAGTATGATAGGCAGATGGATACGAGGCTTATCATATCGATGATTCCAGCTGGAAATGTATGGGCTTTGCTTGGATTGTCTGCTGGTTCAAGTCTTATCAATGCTTTTAATAGTCGTCAAATGGGATTTGAGACAGAACAACAGGCAGATGAGAAAGCTATGGAATACGCCATGTATGTGCCTGAATATAGTGTTGGCGGGGAAGCAATGGTAGAATATAGAGCATATAATTACAAAATAATGCGTGGTATTGAAGATAGAGTAACAAATTGGCTTCATCCACATAGTAAAACAGCCAAACGGTTAGAAAGAGCTATTAGAAAAATAGAAGAATTGTCATTGGGATTTGTTAAGTATGACAATGATTTTGGTGTTTTATTCAATGGCAATACAAAATGTGGCGCTGCATTCCTTTATACAGATGCAAAACGGCAATTTGATGCAGTAGAAAGAAATTTCTTTGTTGTTGGGCAAATTGCCACAGCAATTCATTTCGATATATGCAAAACAAGATACATTAAACTTATGAGAGAAGATCAAGTCTTCACAGATGGGAATCCTAACAATGTAGTATTGATACTTGATGGTCATGGAAATGATTTTAAAGACCATACAAAAATAATAGATACATATTATAATGTGTCTTTGAAAGATGCAAAATATTGGGTAGAAACACCGTTTAATGTACTTGGTAATAAATATAATGAATTTATTAAAACTGAATCTGAATTGGCTAATTTAGCATATACGCGTGGTATCATTGAACAATATGAAAATAATAGAGCAAAATACAAATATAAAAAAGTAGAAGAATAAAAAAGAGAGAGCTTAATGCTCTCTTTTTATTTACATTGTTTATCAAATATGTTATAATACAAAAAAGAGGTGATAGATGTGAAACGTTTAATATCAAAAGAAGAAATGTATAAAATGGTATTTGGAGAACCATCAATACAAACTGGCGAAGCTATCACTCATCAAGAAGTAACAGATGCATTAAGAGAAAACAAAGAAATAGTAAAGAAATTGATAACGAAAGAATATGTACATGTAATTGATGAAGCATCTTCTACTCCTCCAAGTTATGCTAATTATGGTTGTTATGGACAAGGAGAAAACATAGAATTTTATGTAGTAGAAGTTTATCAATTTAAGAATATAAAACATTCTGGAGAAGTACTTACAATAGCATTAGCTAAAAAATTTGAGTGGAAAATAAAAGAAAAAGCGAAAGATAAACAGACTGAAAAGCTTACAGAAAATGATATAGAAATTACATATATTGGGAAACCAATAGCTGAAATATCTGAAGATAAATTTGCAAATCTATACGATGAAACAAAAGTAATGATAAATGGATTGTCATTGGATTTAATAAATGTAGAAAATGGAACTCCACCTGATAAATTTATATTGAAAATGTTAAAAGAAGAAAAAATTGAGAGAGCTTAATGCTCTCTTATTTTTTTTCTTAATGATATATATATTTTGATTTAGAATAAGTAATTGGAGTGAATATAATGAAAAGATTAAGAAGATTAGCGATAACGCAAAAAGATATAACATACAATTGCGATGAAGTACTAAATTTCATAATAAACAATTGTGAAGAAAATTACATTTATTTTTATGTACATGATTGTTTGAATGATGATAGAGTGTTTGAAGCATTATGTGATGCTGTAAAAGAAAAAGTAGATAGCAATACAACAATTGAAGAACTTAAACAAATCATAAAAATAACAATCATAGAAAAAGCAAAAGAACAACAACAAATGAGATATGAAATGGAATAAATAAAGAGAGCTTAATGCTCTCTTTTTATTTATTGGATATATTTTTACCCATTTAATTGAAAATATAATTATTTTTGTTATTATCCTTATAATTAAAAACTGGTCTAAATGATGAATAACAATTTAATTTAATTGTTCCAGTTACATAACTAACTGGTGAGGCTGAAAAAGAATCCAAATGATTTATTTCGCTTTTATTAAATGTAACATTTTTAGGAACAGAATAATTCTTATATATTGTTTCACTTGTATTTATATAAATTTCCAATAATACATCATTATTGAATATGCCTGTATTTTTATTTTCATTGTTGTTCGATAAAATTTCAAATATAAAATATGTTTGCATTATCCAATTTGCAGCATCGTGCCAAGCACCTTTATGATAACAAGATACTCTATTTTTTGGTGCTTTTAAGTTTTTATCTCTGCTTTGAAATGTATCGTATGTGTCTATATTGTAACCACCATAAACTCCAAATAACATTAAATAACCATTATATCGAGAATAATTCCAAGTATTCATATTGTTTTCTGTTACAGACCCATTCAAATTTCCATTTTTAATATATTTATCATATTCGTTTTTTGATAAAATTCTAATGAGAACAAAGTTCTCATTAGAAACATCTCCTTGTGTATTTTGAGAATTTCTTATTAAATCTCTAGATGTTAGAAGTTCTTCCAATGTATTGGAATTTATAAGTTGATTATATAATAAATCTGAAATAATGTGAGACATGATATCACCAAATCAAAAAATTATATTTTCGCTCTTGTTATTATCAACATAATTAAAAACCGGTCTAAAACATAAATAATTATTACATGTTAATGTATGAGTTGCACCATTACTACAAACTATTGGTGCATTAACGACAACCGTTGTTTTTTTAGTTTGTTGTTTATCTATCAATTCTTTTGATGATATTTCTATAATCATATAAGACCATTTTTCAAAATCAACCCAATCAGATTGGAATGATTCATATGTTTTACGTTGCGTTGCATATTTGCATTTATTATTTGAGTCATCCTGTGATAAATTTGTATATACATATACATTATCTTTTACGTTTGGCGAACAACCTCTAACTTCATAATTATTAAAATTTGTATATTCGGGTAATTTTTTTATATTTGTATTTGAATAACAAACAAATTTATTTTGTTTTATCCCAGAATTCCATGTACTAATTGATTCACCAATTGGCCTATGACAACAAACAAAACCATTTACATTTGTTTTTAAGAAATCATTCCAAACGTTGCTATCATATTTATTGATGGACCCATTTAATGTACTATTTAATATATATTTATCGTATTCATCTATAGATAAAATTCTACAAGAAAATAAATTTCTTGTTGGACTATCTTCTATGTTTTCATTAAATAATGATAACAATTCGTTTTTAATTTCGTTTATATTAAAATTATTTTCTGATAAAAAATCTATAAATTTTTGCTTAAATTCACTCATATATTTTCACCAAATTAATTGAAAATCGTTCGAGATTTATTATTGTCTTTATATTGAAAAACTGGTCTAAAATTTATATATCCATATACATAAGTTCTTATACCGGTTGAATTGTTTGAACGAACATATGAATCTCTCAAAAGATATATACTTCTTTTTTACTGATATTTGTATTTCCAATTGTAAAATTATCTTGATTATTCAAACGTCCCATAACATAAATCGAATTTGAACAATTAGTTGGTTCATGCAAACATGTTGAATTACCAGAATTATTATTTTGAGATAACTCTAAATAAAAATAAGAATAATAAGTTGGACAGCCACCACCACCAAATGAATTGTTTGTATTTGTTGGTGTTATTTTTTTCCACACACTATTATTATTTGCTGTTATGGAACCGTCCAATGTATCTTTTATTATATATTTATTCCATTCATTTGGCGATAATACTCTGCAGGATATTAAATCTCCAGTGTAATTATCTTTTTTTTTACTTAAGATTTTATATAATGCATTTCTAACATTTTCATTTTCAATATTGTAACCTTTTGATGATATTGCGTCCAACAAATCATTTTCTATACTCAATTTACATCACCTATAAATATTATTACTTTTTCTATTATCAACATAATTAAATACTGGACGAAAACTTGATAAAAACTGAAATCTAAAGTCTATTTGTCTTGACCAATATTCTGAATACATAGTAGAATAAATATGTTTCGTTTCACTAGTGTTGCTTTTGTTAATTGTATACGAGCTTACATCTATATATGATACTAACGCACTGCAACCGTTGCCAGAAATTTGGCTTATAAATCCGTTATAATATCCTCTCCAATAAAGATTGGTACATAAAATATATTGCATTGGTCCATTAAATTTATATGTATTTGTAGAATCATTGTTTGTTTGTTCTACATAAAGACTTGTAATATCAATTGTATTTTTATCATAGTTATATTGATAATCTTTTAAGTAACATTTATCCTGTAAATACTTTGTAAAATCTATTTTTTTATATGTTTTTAAGTTATTTAAGATAGTGGTTTTCCATGTATTTTCATTAAATCCGCCACCATCATTTAACCAAGCAAAATATATATTAAATTCTTTGTTGTTTATAAAATGGTGCCAAACATTATTGTTATTTTCAGTTATAGACCCATTCAAAGAATCATTTTTTATATATTTGTTATATTCATCGTAAGATAACATTCTAGTAAGAATTAAGCTTTCATTTATATCATTTGCATCGTTTTCATTAATAATTAATTGTAAAGCTTGTTTCGTTTCATCGTCGTTTATATCGTAATTATTAGAAGATAAGAGATTTAACAAATCTCTTTTTTTATTTTCTATACTCATTAAAATCACCTATAGATATTTGCACTCTTGTTATTATCAACATATTGGAATATCGGACGAAAACATAAATTAATATTTAGGTTTCTCGTACAATATGTTATTGGTGTTATAAAGTGCAATGATGAATTCCAAGAATAAGTCAATTTTGTTTGCGTTTTTGTTGCTGTTGCTGACCCAGAAATTGTTGTACCATGTACTATAGAATCTCTATATCCACAATAAGCGTACCAATTACGGTACATATCGTTGTATGTTGCTGTAGCTATTTCTAATATTTTACAACCAATAGATAATGAAAATGCATTAGTTTTATTATCTTGTAAAAGTTCTGTCATTTTATTAAGAGTTTGTGTAGAGGTTCCGCCTGGTATAATTTGATTATACAAAATATAATCATTATTCTTTATATAAGAATTTATATTAAAAACGTTTCCAGTTAAACTATCCCAATTCGTATTTGGATTGAATTTACCATAACTGGATGTATCTCCACCGTAGTTTACTTGTGTTACAATTAAAAATAAACTTTTATATGAAATGTTAGATGAAGAATTCCATGTATTTGCGTCATTTGCTGTTATTGAACCATTTAATGTCTCTTGCATTATGAATTTATCACATTCTTTTTTTGATAATGTTCTTACAGAAAATAGTTTTCCATTTGAAATATCATTATCACTTATTTCCAAAGAATTTCTGAAAGTTTCAAATTCTTCGAAATTTTTTATATTTTTCAATGAATCGTATAATTGTTTTTGTATAATCATCATATCACCTATAAATATTATTACTTTTATTATTATCTATATAATTAAATACTGGACGAAATGCCGGTACAAAATTAAATTCCATAAACCACCAATTACCGTTTGTTTTTAGAAATGAAATTGTATATTTTAATTGATTTTTTGTTAAATATATATATGAAATGTCATTTCTATAGTAAGAATTATTATATCCACCTTGCGAAGTCCAAAATTGAATTACTGATGGGATAAGATATACATTGCCATTGTTATTGTTGTTGTTTTGTATTAAACTATTATATTGTGTAAAATAAGAAGGACTGTTTTTAACACGACCTCCAGTTGGGAAAAAACAATCGTAATTGTCATTTTCTTTTAAAATTTCATTTATTCTAATTTTAGTGTTATTTCTAAAACATCTTAAATATTCGCTATAATTCCAACCATTATAAGATTCTTCATATGAAAATGTTCTGTATCGAACCATATCGGAATTATTCCATACATTAATATCATTTTTTGAAATACTACCACTTAACGTACTACTTGTTATATATTTTTTATGTTCATCATAAGACAATATTCTAATAATCATTAAATTTTCATTTGAATTATCATTTTCATCTTTCTTAATTATGTTATTTAAGTAATTTTTTATTTCTTCTAATGAATTTGAATTAATTAAATCGTTATATTCGCTATCAGATAATTTGTTTTTAGAAAAAAAATATGACATGATTTACCTCCCATCATAATTTTCTATAAACAAAATAGAACAATGAACAAAACATAACCTTAAGTGTATTATTCAAATAAGGAGGTGAAAAAATGATATTAGTAGAAACACATATTTTTAAGCAAAATCACAAGTTTTATAAAGAATTGGATAATTTATGTTTTTTATCTAAAAATTTATATAACGCTACATTATATGATATAAGACAATATTTTTTTAATACGCAAAAATATAAAAATTATTGTACAATCAATAAAGAATTTTCTCAAAATAATCAACAAGATTATAGAGCTTTGCCTTCTAAAGTTAGTCAACAAATACAAAAAATAGTAGACAAAAACTTTAAGTCTTTTTTTGAATTGCTCAAATTAAAAAAACAAAATAAATACAATAAAAAAGTATCTATACCAAAATATTTGGATTCAATAAAAGGAAGACAAATTGTACCTTATACAAAACAAGCTTTATCTCTTAAAGAACAAAATTATATAAAATTAAGTGGAACAGATATAAAAATTAAAACAAAAATAGATAAAAATAAAATTCAAGCATTAAGAATAGTACCATGTAATGGATATGTAAAAATAGAAGTACTTTATAATGAAACAGAAAAAAAGGTTAAAACAAATCAAAATTATGCATCAATAGATTTAGGATTAAATAATTTAATGACATTAGTTTTTACAAATCACAAACCGTTAATTATTAATGGCAAACCATTAAAATCAATAAACCAATATTATAATAAGAAAAAAGCAAAAATAGTTTCAAAATTGATAAAAGTAAATAATAAATATACAAGTAAAAGATTGCAAAAACTTTCATTAAAAAGAAATAATAAAATTAATGATTATTTATACAAAAGTGTTTCTTATTTAATGAATCAATTAGTTTCTAATGACATATCTACTTTAGTAGTAGGATATAATAAATCTTGGAAACAAGACATTAATATGGGAAAAGTAAATAATCAAAATTTTACACAAATTCCATTTTATAAACTTTTAACTATGATTTCTTATAAATGTAAATTATTAGGCATTAATTTAATTACTCATGAGGAAAGTTATACTTCTAAATGTAGCTTTCTTGATAAAGAAGATATATGTAAACATGATGTATATAAAGGAAAAAGAGTAAAAAGAGGATTATTTAGAAGTGAAAATGGAATAACGATAAATGCAGACGTAAATGGAAGTTATAATATCTTAAAAAAAGTAGTTGGAAACATGACGTATGACGTCATCGATCCAATAGAGGCATGTAATAGGCCATATAAATATTCAGTACAATACTAATATTTATTAAAACTTTTTAATTGGAATGTTTTTCTATATTAAAAGTAATTATTTTTGTTTTGGTAGATAAAACTACGAATATCAATAAAAACAAACGAGCTTAAATGGTTTACAATAAACCAGGAGTGAAAGGAAGTGGATTTTCAAGAAGTCAATGATTTTATTAATGAATCTGAAAAATCAATTGACGAATTAAAAAGTAAAACAAAAGTAATGAAAGAACTCCTTTCAATACTACAAAGTATTGAAAAATATGGCATGAAATATTTGATAATGTCCAGTGGTTTATCAAATGATAATAAATGTTGTAATTTATTTGATTTTTTGAAAGAAGAAAAAGAATCTGTAATCAATTACTTAACAATTATTTTAGAATACAAATTACATAAATTGAAGGAAGAAATTCATGATAAATTGTCTACTACTAATAGTGATTTGTTACAACGTATTAGGGATTTGGAAAAAGATTCCATTCAATGATGATATTATATATGTAATCAAAAATTTTGATGATAGACTTTTACATAATAAAAAAGATAAAACATTAGCAGAACATATGAAATATATAAGATTTTTAGAATCGTTTTCTGCAGCAGTTTCTGTTTTTCTTTTTAATATATGTGTATTTTTTATTTTAATTATTGTTAGTTGTTTTATAATGTCTACAAATGTTATGTATATATATTTATTCACATTATTGTTATATAATAGTATTTTTTATATTGATGTTTTCTTTAAAGAACGTATATCTAATAATAAAGTATTTATAAACATATTACCAATATTGCATATTTCATATGCAATGTATGCATTGTTTATAACATGATATCTGGAATATATGCAATAGAAAACATCAATAATCACAAAAAATATATAGGACGTTCAAAAGATGTAATGAATCGTTGGAAACAGCACATAAAAAGTGCTTTTAATAGAAAAATAAAACATAAACTTTATGATGCTATAATAAATGAAGGAATAGAAAACTTCACTTTTTACGTATTGGAAATAACAGATAATCTCGAGGAGAGAGAAAAATATTTTATTAATAAATACGATACAACGAACACTGGTTATAATACTCTTCCTGGCGGCAATGATTTCGAAAATTTATATATATGCAGAAGCAAATTGACTGTAAATGAAGTAAAAGATATAAGAGCAAGAAGATTAAGAGGAGAAAAAAAGAAAAACGCATATTCGTTGTATAGAGAAAAAATTACTTACAAAGGATTTGAAAAAATCTGGTACAATATGAATTGGAAAAAAGTTGACCAGATTCAAGGGTGAAATAGATGAGTTCGTTATATATGTCCGTTGATATTACTGACAAACAAACAATTGATTCATTAAAGTATTGTCAGATTTTAGCTAAACAAAAAATAAAGGGAAATTTTGTTGACGATAGCAGTTTCCATATTACTATAGATTTTCTTGGTGACACAGAACACGACATAGAATTAGTAAAAGAAGCAATGAATCTATTCAAAGAAAGATACGGAGAAGAATATCATTCTTTCTATGTTTTTGCCAACACATTAAATCGTTTCGATATGGGTGCGGCATGGATGGATGTAAATAACTCTTTTAAGTTATATCAAATTCATTATTTATTGCAACAATTATATCAAGAAGTTGGGTATCAAAAAGTTAAAGATAAATTTGAAGGATATACTCCACACATTACATTCGCTTATGATACACAAGAATTCATTCCTTTTAAGTTGCCAAGAACACCAATATTAGTAGATAACATATCACTTTGGAATAGTCCAAAAATGAATGGAGAATATATAACATCAGCAGCTCATATGATAAAGTTATAGGCGAATAAATTTCGCCTATTTATTTTTTGTTTATAATGGAATTAGTAAAGGATGTGATTTTTTTGGCAAAGAGAACAGCCAAACTGAATGTAGATAAATTACTAGAGAACGAAAATATCATTACTGGAGATATAAGCGAAGAAATAAAAACGTCTATGCTTTCTTATTCAATGTTAGTTATCCTGTCTCGTGCGATTCCAGACGTCTTAGATGGGCTGAAACCAGCACAGCGAAGGATATTATATTCATGCGCAGAAAGAAAGCATGATAGTGATAAACAGTATGTAAAATGTGCAAAAGTATCTGGTGAAGTCATGGGTGACTATCACCCACATTCTTCGTGTTATGGTACGATTGCGAATATGTCACAAGATTGGGAATTTAGATATCCTTTAATAGATTTCCATGGATGTAATGGTTCTGCTTCTGGTGACTCTCCAGCTGCTGATAGATATACAGAATGCCGTTTAGCAAAAATAGCCTATAATCTATTGGAAGATGTTTTAGATGAATGTAGCGTAGATTTCAAGCCGAATTATTCTGAAACCACAACAGAACCAATAGTATTGCCAGGATTGCTTCCCAACTTTCTTGTAAATGGTGCATCTGGTATCGCTGTCGGTATGACAACAAATTGCCCAAGCCATAATTTAAGAGAAGTGTGCGATGCTTTAATTTATGCTATAGACAATAAAGACTTTACTTTGGAAAATTTGATGACTTATATCAAAGGACCAGATATGCCTTTGGGAGGGTGCATATCTTCAGAAAATTTGAAAGAATTATATAGTACTGGTAAAGGTAAAATAATATATAGAGCAAATTATGAAATTGAGCATAATGCAGAAAATGAGAACCCTCAAATTGTATTTACCGATACTACACCAAACATGAATATCTCTAAAACGTTAGAGAAAATATACGAATTAATTTCTAGCAAGTCTTTGCCTAAAGCTTTGGAAGTTAGAGAAGAAAGCGAAGGCGAAAATATAAGGTTAGTAATAGAGTGCGCTAAAACAGCAAACATTCCATTTATCGTTAATAAATTATATAGTTCTACAGACTTGCAAAAACCATGCAGTTATATCATGTGTGGCATACATGAAAAAACGCCAAAATTGATTACATTGATTGATTACGTAAATATATATCTTGAAAATAGAAGAAACGTAATCAAACGCCGTATGCAATTTCTAATAGAAAAAGAAGGAAAGAAATTAGAGATTCAAGAAGGCGTAGCTAAGATACTTCATAATATAAAAGAAGTATCAAAAGAAATAGTAGATTGCGAAGATGACGCCAAAGCAATTGAAATGCTTATGAATAAATATCAATTGACAGAATTTCAAGCCAATTATGTATTGGATAGAAAATTCCGTTCAGTTGTAAAGAAAAATGTCAATGCTGTGTTTGAATCAATCGAAGAATTAAAGAAAAGCATAGAAGAACATAAAAACATCTTAAATGATGAAAAAACAAGAGACGAATATATCAAAAATGAATTGATTCAGTTGAAAGAAAAATTTGGCGACGAACGTAGGACGAAAATAGTAGCTAAATTCGCAGAAATGTCAGAAGAACATACCGAAGCATTTATTGATGCTGTTGTTGTTTTGACAAATAAAAACGTTAAAGTATACGATAAAAAAGAATTTGATGATTCAAAACTTAAAGACAAATCCGAATTATATAAAATTTATTTTGAAGCAAAGATAAACGATGAGATATATGTATTATTCAAAAATGGTGAAGTATCTTCTATAAAAGTAAAAGAAATAGAAGATGCTAAATTAAAAGACGTTGTAACTATTTTTCCAGTTACATTGAAGAAAACACTTTTCACCATTTTGAAAAATGGTAATATTAAAAAGACAGAAATAGGCAAATTAAAATCTGGCAAAAAGTTGATTAAAGACATTGACTCAGATATCGTATGTGCTAAATTTATAGATGACATTGAAGATGAAATTGTAACGGTTGCAACAGAACAAGGATATGTAGCAAGATTCAGTACAAATTCATTCACTTCTACTGGTATGAACGCAAAAGCTATGCCAGCACCAAAATTGGAAGATGGAGATTTCATAGTAGATTGCGAAATATCTTCTCTTAAGAATAATGATAAAGACTTAATTTTGGTACTAGCAGAAAATAATAATGATACGTATTCTTATAAAGTTGTGAGAGCAAGAGATGCTTTAATTAAAGGTAGAATATCCAAAGCATTAAGGTATTGTTTTGATAAGAAATTTAGTAAGTTATTGAAAGTCAATGTATGCGAAAAACCAATTTATTATGACGATAAAAATAACTTAGTAGAAATTAAGAAATTTGACTTTAAGAATCGTTTGGAAAAAATGGAATTGATTAAAGCGAAACCGAATACATTTAATGTGGAAAAATTATGATTAAGGGATATAAATACTGCAAAAAAATAAAAGATGAAATGGGATTAAAGCCTTTTAGATTTTCTTTTGAAAATCTAAAGGCTTTGACTTCTATTTATAACGGAATTGTTTTTACTACATATTGGTATGATAATGGAATAGACAAACAATTCACGTGGATAGATGAAATGAGCGAATACTCTTTTTTTGCTACTAGAAACGAAGCATATATACATAACTGCTTAATGATACAAAAACTTTCCAAAAAACTTAAAGATAAAAAAGAAAAAAGATTTTATATTGGAAAGTATAAAAACACAACGCATTGTTTTATTTATGCAAGAGATATTTTGAAAAGAGATTTTTACATTATTTTCTATGGAGAAAACGATATGGCACCTCCAATTTACGTTGTAACGTTGCATGAAAACTTCAATAAAAAATTTGGATTTTTTGGCATAGAATTGACAATTGGATTTTTTTACAATAAAAAAGAAGCAATTGATGCTTTAAGTGTAAAACATGTTAATTCAAATAAAAAATTTTCATATGCATCAATTGCAAAATGTTATAAGGGATACGATTTATTAACTACAGATTTAGATATATATAGATTTAAGGAAAACAAAAACAAATTTTTTCTTATACAAACCCCTAAAATATTGATTTCTGATGAAAAAATCCGTCTGTGACAGTTTTTTCTTGTTAAAATAAATTATTTGGTAGCAAAGGATGGGATGATATTTGGTTAAAAAAGAGAAAAAAATCAAATGCAAATTTTGTGGAGAAGAGGTAGATAAAGACAAAATTATTTTTGGTACCACATCCTCAATCAATATCTGTGAAAAATGCGTAGACCTTTGCAAAAACATCCTTGCTGGCAGAAAAGTAAGCACTTCAAAGACCAAAGGAAAAACATTAACGCCAAGAGATATAAAAGAACATCTCGATGAATATGTTGTTGGTCAAGATTATGCTAAGAAAGCCTTAAGCGTTGCAATATATAATCACTACAAAAGAGTATTCAAAACTGATATAAAAGAAAAAGAAGATATTGAAATACAAAAATCAAATTTATTAATGATTGGACCAACGGGCGCTGGAAAAACTCATCTAATAAGGACAATCGCTAAATTCTTAGAAGTTCCAATGATAATCACAGATGCATCAAGCATTACATCTGCAGGTTATGTTGGACTTTCTGTAGAAGATATATTAACGCAATTACTTAACGAAGCAGATGGGAATATAGATGTAGCACAAAGAGGAATCATTATATTAGATGAAATAGATAAATTAAAAGCTACTGAAGAATCAGGAAAAGACGTAAATGGCGGAGATGCTCAAAGCTCAATTTTGAAGTTAATAGAAGGAAATAAATTTGACGTTGAATATTCCAAAAATACATTAGGAAGCAATATGGTAAGCATTGATACAAGTAATATATTATTTGTATGCATGGGGTCATTCTCTGGATTGGAAGAAATAATAGCAAAACGAATAAGCAAAAAAGAAATCGGTTTTGGATGTTCAACTGAAAAAGTAAAGCCAAATGAAAATTTAATTCACCAAGTTCAGCAACAAGATTTATATGAATTTGGATTAGTAAGAGAACTCATCGGTAGACTTCAAATTATTATTACGTTGGATTCGCTTAATGAAGATACTCTTGTAAAAGTATTAACGCAGCCTAAAGATGCATTAATTAAGCAATATCAACAATTATTCAAATTTGATAATATTGCATTATCATTTGATGATGAAGCCATACATAAAATAGCTAAAATAGCAATAAAACGAAAAACTGGTGCTAGAGGACTTAAATCAGTACTAGAAGATAGCTTAATGGATGCTATGTATTCTCTACCAGGGACAAAAACAAAGAAGCATATAGTACATGAGAGTGATATAAAAGAAAAACATACAAATACAAAATAAAAAGATGGACTTAAATGTCCATCTTTTTTTATTCTTAATTTAGAATAGAAAGTAAGAAGGTGATATAAAAATGTCAACGACAATGTTTGGTAATATTTCTGTAAATGTATTAGAAAATAATGATACTACTACATTTCCAAGAGTAATGTTAACTATTAATGGAAATAGTGTACCAATATCAGCTACAAAAGTAAATGCTGTAAATCCTAATCAAAAAGGTATCTATGTAAAATATGACAATTTTTACTATTTTATACAGGAAGCAAAACCACCTTTACAATTAACAGATTCTTATTATAAGATGAGTCAAGTATATCCAAATACATATACTAATATGATTACAGTTCCTAATGAATTAGATACTAGTAATGTAACTACTATGAGTAATATGTTCAAAAATTGTAAATCTCTTACTTCTATACCTCAATTAGATACTAGTAAAGTAACCGATATGTTTTGTATGTTTCATCAATGTACTAAACTTACTTCTATACCTCAATTAAATACAAGTAATGTAACTGATATGAGGTCGATGTTTTATGATTGTGCTAATCTTACTACTATACTTCAACTAGATACTGATAAAGTAACTAGTATGATTAATATGTTTTATAATTGTTATAAACTTACAACTATACCTAATGAATTAAATACTAGTAATGTAACTGATATGGATGATATGTTTTATAATTGTAGAAATCTTACAGCTATACCTGAATTAAATACTAGTAAAGTAACTGGTATGAATTTTATGTTTAGTGGTTGTCAAAGACTTACTTCTATACATCAATTAGATACTAGTAATGTAACTGGTATGAATAATATGTTTAGTAATTGTACAAATCTTACTTCTATACCTCAATTAAATACTAGTAAAGTAACTGATATGCAAGAAATGTTTGGTAATTGTACTAATCTTACTTCTATTCCTCAATTAAATACTAATAATGTAACTAGTATGAATAATATGTTTAATTATTGTACTTCTCTTACTACTATACCTCAATTAAATACTAGTAAAGTCACAAACATGATGGGTATGTTTCGTGATTGTCAGTCTCTCACAGATATATTCCCATGGACTATAGATTGTAGTAGTATAAGTGATGCTAGTAATATGCAAGATATGTTCTATGGTTCTTCGGTAACTAATGTAACATTAGCTAATGTAAATTATAATATTAGGTCTGAAGTTACTCCTCAATTACTTAAAGGTGATGATACTCTTATTATTGAATTTATATAAAATAAATGAGCACCAATTAATTTTGGTGCTCATTTTATATGTTCTAATTTATCATCACTTTCTAAAGCTCTTACAAAAGAATCAAACATACATTCATCTCCGTAGCATCCATCTATTCTATAACCACAATCCATATTACAACTTCCACCATGATAAATTGGACATCTATTCTTTTCAATGTTTTCAATAATCTTTATCAATTCATTCTTATTCATGTTTTTACCTCTCTACTTAAAACGATATGTCATCCAACGTTTTGCACATTCAAATAACAAATCTTTTTCCATAATTGCAAATGCTTTATCACCAAAATCATTTACATATTTTTCTTTTTTATCACTAAGATATCCGTCTTGAATTAAATTACTATTTCCAAACGCCATATAATCAATTAATGCATCTTTCAATGCAGCATCATTTAATTTTGAAAAATGATTCATTTTATTCATTTCCTTTAAGATTTAATTCTGCAAAACGAATTTTATAATGTGAAGGCGTTGAATTTAACGAACAACAAGTTACGTTATCAATATTTTGATAATGAAAGAAACATTTTTTGCAACTAATGTTTCCTTCACAATAGTCGTTCAAAAATTTAGCAGCATTTAATGCCTTTTCGTCTTTTTCAGTGTAATGCATTGTTAGCTCCTTTCGCAAACTTGAAGTAAAAATTTTTGACCTTAAAATCTATTTTGGTACGACTTAAAATTAATAGAGCCTTTTCCTTCTACATAACAATAAAAGTCCTTATGCTTTTTGTCAAATCCAACTTTTATGGTAACGTCTCCAGTAAAATTCTTAATAACCGTTACGGTGTGAGGATAAGATTCTATATAATTATATTTAGGATATTTCTTTTTTACTTCTTCGAGCTTAAAAATGCCAACTTCTCCAGCATCAGCACAAAAAGTTCCGAGCATTTCGCCAGTATCTTCGTTTACTACATTACAACCCCAATCACCATAAATGGTGCTATGATGGATATGGTCTAAATCATATCCTCTATTATGTCCAATGTAGCATGGGTCGGTAATGATAATATCTTCGTTTTCCACATGCAACGTATCAGAATCAAACAATGTTTTGTCCAATCCGAAATGAGTAATTCCAACTCCGCTATCCTCTTTAATTCCAAGAGCATATTGGCATGTTTGAATAAGAGAAAGAATATTATCAAAGTTTTTCAAAAACTTCTTTTCTTTTTTTGTCAAATTTGGTTTATCTCCATAAATGAAATCGTAAATAATCGTCATAATAGACTTATCCGGATTATTGAAATCTATATATTCCGGTTGTTCTTGCTCAAATTGCATAATAAAAGATTTTGTATCATCATCAAATTTTTCAAAATGTTTATTCAATCGTTCTTCTGGAGTTGTTTCCATATATTCTGGAAGAATTTTCATCATAACTTTTTTATATTCTTCCATATTTTTTTCTTTTTCTGCCAAGGCATCAAATAAAATTTCTTTCATTTCTTTCTTATCCATAAGAATTCTCCTTTCACGATATAAATTATACCATATTTTTCAATGCATGTAAATAGTTTTTATACGTTAATTTTTGATTAATAAAATTTTGTATAAAATAAATAAGAACGAACTAAAGAGGTAAAGATATATGAATTATATGTGGGACATACAACACGTATATAACAATAATCTATTCAAAGAACGACGAAAAGATTTAGGATTAAGCAAAGAAGAATTCAAGAAATTCATAGACCATGCAGGCAATATAAGAAATCCATATGAATTGAAAAATATGGATTTGATAATAAATCGTATTCAAGATGCAATTGTAAATGACGAAAGAATTATGATTGCTGGTGACTATGATTGTGATGGGACCACAGCATGTTCTATTATGATGCTTGGTTTATTGACTCTTACAAAAAATGTATATTATGACATTCCAGATAGAGCAATAGACGGTTATGGATTATCAGAAAGACTTATTAATCGATGTAAAGAAGAAAAAATAAATTTATTGATTACAGTAGACTGTGGGATTGCAGAACATGAATTAGTAAAAAAAGCAATTGACGAAGGTATAGACGTAATAGTAACAGACCATCACCCATGGAATACCGATACTCTTCCTTGTGAGCTTACAATTGACCCATACATAGATAGCGATTATCCGTTCAAAGGCATTTGCGGAGCAATGGTAGCATATAAGGTTATTAGAGCTCTTTTGCCAGATATCAAAAAAATGGATAAAGACTTAAATAATCAAATGATTGTTTTGGCTGCTATAGCGACAATTGCTGATGTTATGCCAGTAAAAGACGAAAATCGTATATTTGTCTATCACGGCTTAAAATTGGCTAATCAAACAAGTAATTACGGGCTTAATGCTTTATTAAAAGAATTAAAAATTACAAAAGAATTAACTGAAAAAGATATTGGCTATAGTATCGCACCATGCGTAAATGCGGCTGGTAGAATAGAAAATGCTACACAAATAGTGGATTTATTTTTGGCCGATGATGAAATAGAAGCAGAGAAAATAGCAAAACATATCGTTTCGTTAAACGAAAAAAGAAAAGCTATCCAGCAAAAAGTCATTGAAAATATAGAAGTAGATGATTCTCCTGTTATCATACAGGAAATCAAAGATGTACCAGCGGGAATCATGGGAATCATAGCTAATAGGATAGCTGATACATATATGCGCCCATGTTTTGCTGTTACAAAAAACAATGGTAGATATGGTGGTTCTGGACGTTCTGTATATGGATATAATCTATCGCAGAATATTCTTCTAAATAATGATTTGGATATATCTGGCGGTGGACATTCCGAAGCTTGTGCAATGAATATTGCAGAAAAAGATTTGGAAGAATTCAAAAAACGTTGTAATGAAAACTACTTAAAATTCTTAGAAGAAAACGAAGCAAAAGAACGTCCAGTAATGAATGTAGACTTTTTGATAAACTTCAAAGACATAACGTTTTCTTTGTTATACGATATAAATAGATTTCGTCCGTTTGGACAAGGCAATGAAGAAATTGTTTTTTGCTCGAAAAACATTGAAATACTAGATAAAAGAATATTAGGCAAAAAACAAAACGCATTAAAATTTTCATTAGCTCAAAACGAATATGTATTTGAAGCAATATGTTTTAATGCTATGAAAGATTATTTTCTCGGTGAATTTGATGATTGCAATTGTATAGACTTAGCGTTTACAATTGAATTAAACGAATTCATGGGGAGAAGAAATATTCAATTAATTCCAAAAGATTTTAAGAAGGGAAGTTGTAATTAATGATTACGAATCAAGTCGCAAGAGTCAAATGGTCTTCAAGAAATTGGAAATTTTATCAAAAGAAAGGGTATAAGTTCACTGGCTTCAATAGTTTTTTCAATGCAAAAGTAAAAGATTTGTCAAAAGGGTCTACTACAAAAGTATTATGCCGCTGTGATGTATGCGGAAAGTTCTTTATGAGAGAATATCGTCATACAAAACGCGCAAAGAAAACGATGGTTTGTAGTAACGAATGCATGTCGAGGTTGATGAAGAATAAATGAAAAATAGATGGTTAATGTTATTGGCAGCATGTGCTATACATATTTCAATCGGTTCTGTATATGCGTATAGCACATTAGTGCTTCCTATTATCTCAGAGACATCCTGGTCGCTTTTTGCTACAACGTTTATATTTTCCATTGCAATTTTCTTTTTAGGCACCTCGGCGTCTTTTGGCGGAAAATGGGTAGAAAAATATGGACCAAGAAAAACCGGTGCTTTAGCTGGATTGTTGTTTACTATTGGTCTTCAAGGTTCTGCTTTTGCTATACTAACTCACAATCTTATATTAATGTATCTTTTTAATGGCGTAATATGCGGATGTGCTTATGGTATTGGATATGTTACTCCAGTAAAATGCATTATATCATGGTTTAAGGATAAACCAGGATTTGCTGGTGGAGCTACAGTAATGTCGTTTGGATTTGCAGCTATGATAGCTGGTCCATTAATGCAATATCTGTTAAGCAGTTATGGGTTGGTAAATAACTTCATTATTTTAGGAATTATTTATCCAATTATTATGTTTACGGCATCTTTCTATTTGGATTATCCAGATGATATTATCGAACAAGATAACGAAATAAAATCGTTGTCGGTAAAAGAAATATGCAAAACAAATAATTTTAAGTTGCTGTTCATAACATTTTATATCAATATTCTTTGTGGTATAGCATTGCTTGCGGTGATATCTCCAATGTTGCAGCAAACGTTTGAATTTACTCCTGTAAGAGCAGCTGCATTCGTTGGTTTTGTTGGATTGGTAAATGGTGCCGGAAGAATTTTATGGAGTAGCTTAAGTGATTATTTTGGACGTCCCAATACAATACTAACGTTTATGGCTATAGAATGCGCTTCTTATACATTACTTCCGTTTATTACAAACGAGTATTTATATGAAGTATTATTGCTTCTTATAGCATCTGGATATGGCGGATATTTTGCTGTGGTTCCATCATTTATAATTGATTTATTTACCAAAAAACATTTGTCGGTTATACATGGAAGAACGTTGTTTGCATGGGGATTGGCTGGATTGTGTGCCTCGCCAATCATATCATACACATATGAATTGACAGGCAATTATAATCTAATGTTGAATATATTCGCAACATTAATGGCAATAAATACTATATTGATTAGCAAAATAAAGGTGAGGTAATCCTCACCTTTTTTATAAATATAAGCAGTAGTGATATTTTGTAAATAGATTATTTTTTATTATTTACAAGGAAAGATATCGCTCATGCAAACTATAGAAAAAATAAAGCAATGCATCGATAATGCAAAAAACATTTGCATCATCAGCCATGATGGACCAGATGCAGATGCATTAGGCTCATCATTGGCCTTAAAAGAAGCGCTTCTCCAATATAATAAAAATGTAACGCACGTAATACAAACCACATTAAATGATTCTTTTAAGAAAATAGTAAAAGATTCATGTACAAAAAGACTCCCTAAAAAGAACGAAACTTTTGATTTAGTATTCGTTTTGGATTGTTCATATTTTGACAGAATTAAGTATATAAACTGCAATGAATTGGGAGAAAAAATTATCGTCATAGACCATCATATAAGTGATAGTAAAGAAGGCGATATCATTTGGAGAGAAAATGTCCAAGCGACAGGCGTATTGATTTATCAATTACTCAAAGAATTGAATTTTGAAATTACATCATATATAGCTACATGTTTACTCTTATCAATAAGAGGAGACACGAATAATTTTCGTATATATAATGATTCTTTTGACATACATCAGATGGCATCAGAACTTATGCATTATAAAGCAGATATTACTTTGATTAACGATATCGAAAAATATAATGTATCAGTATTAAAATTGATTGGAAAAGTTTTCAATAAATTGGTATACAATCCAAAAACAAGAATCGCTTATCTTATCATAACAAAAGAAGAAATATGTGACAGCGATTCTACATTTAATGATGCATCTCATATCATAGATATACTCAAGAACGTCAGAGAAATTGACGTAATGTATCTTATTATACAAAACAAAAAAAGAATCTCTATCAAGGCGAGAAGTGAAAAGATTAATGTCGGGAAAATAATGGAAGAGTTTGGTGGCGGTGGACACGGTTTTGCTGCCGGCGTAAGTAACTTCTATTGCAAAGATATTTACGAATTTATGGAAAATTTGATAATGAAAACAGAAAAACAATTATAATCTTTAATATTACATATATAAATTAGATGAAAGAGGCAATCATACTTTAGAAGGGTAAAATAAGATGTATGTGACCGTCACAATATAAAGTTTTTAGAGTGTACATATAAAAATATATTGATTGTGAATATATTCATACGTTGAGAATTTACATAGTACAAAGTAAGACTTGTCGTCTTTCCTTTTTATAGGGGCTGTTTATATGTCGCATATAATTTCAGATGAATTATATAATGAAATATTAAATACAGAATTCCCGCCGGAATTATTAAATATAAAAAATTCTATTATCAATTCAAATATAAACAATAATCAAATTAGTAAGTTAAATATTTTAATAAGAACTTTATCTAAAAATGAATATAACGCATTTATTAGAAATAATACATTAAATGGTGCTATAACAAAATATGATATTAATTCATGGCATTATGATAAATGTTGTGATTCTTCAAATACATTTTTTGTTTCCAGTGATTGGTATGGTTATCCAGCAAATAGTGTTGACCCGTATATACCGGAAGAATTACGTAAATTAAATAAACAATATTTCCCTGGAAATGGACAAGGTAGTCCATATTATCAAACATATAATTTTGGTAATAAAAATTTAGAAATTATTAATAATAATAAATTATCTGTTTGTAACGTTGTAATACATTTTAGTGCATATGTAGCATTATATGCAAAAAGTCAATATACTGGTGTAACATGTAAATATTTTTTTGTTGATGATAGTAATTTATTAATTGAAAAAAATTTTGCAAATAAAAAATTTACATTATCGTCAAATATAATTTATTTTCATACTAATAATTCTCATTCAGTTAAATTTGATGTTTTATGTGATGCAAATTTTTGTTTTAGACCAGTTTTTCAATATATAGATAACAATAAAAGTAAAAATATTTATTCATAAAGAAGGGAATTAATTAATGAAAGATATAGATAAATACTTAAATAGCATAGCAGAAAATAGTAATACATATAATTTCATAAAACAAGAAATTGGAGAAAATTCATTTATTTCAATGATTACTGGCGAAGAAAAACAATCAAAGAAGTGTGATAAAAATGAGAAAAAAATTAGCTGAATATGTAAGTGTTGGATTAGGAGACCAAGCTATACAATTTATAACAGATTCTATGGCAAACAATATTCCTATTCATGTTGAATATGAAGGAAGTGGATTTCGTGAAGCACTAGCTTATGGGTGGAGTGTTAGTAAAGACAACAATTTATTGTTGATGTGTTATAAACCGGACGGGTCAATTAGGTCTTACCGGTTTGATAGATTGCTTCAGGTCATGGTAGATGATAGTATTATTAATGCTTACAATCAACCACAAGAAGAACAAAATGAAGTAACTATAGAAAAAGAACACGAACAACCGCAAGACCACATGATTCCGACTTTACCTAACATTGACGAAATTATAGAAGAAACAGAAAATGAGCAAGTTGATGAAAGAGAATTACCATATGATGAAGCTATAGAAACTCTCGAAAACACAGAAGAAACGCACGAAATTGAGAATCAATTGCTTGATGACATTAACGATATGAATGAAGACGTCGTTGACATGAGAAACGAAGAAAACGTTGAAGAAGAAAATAGTAAAGAAATCGAAGAAAATTCTAACAATAATGACAATGATGAAAATCAAGAAGAAAATAATGAAGAAGAAACCGAAGAACAGGAAGGAGATTCAAAATAGTGGAAACTGTAAATCAACAAATCACTGGAAATGTTTGGAATTCTCAAAACCCAAATAATGATAAAGTTCCAGAATGGCTTGAAATCATGTTAGAGCCGAAAAAGAAAGAAGAAATCGACCTTGAAAAAATAAATAACTTATTCGATAGAAAAAACTGATATACAGTGGTTCCCACTTTTAAAATTTAGTGGTAATATAAGTTTCGGGGAGGAAAAAATGTTCGCAAAAGTTTTTTTAATTATCAAATAGATAAAAAAATTAGAAAATAAAAAATTTGAAATTAAAAAAACGAGGACGTTTTTTCCTAATAAAATAATTTATCTTATAAGAAAGTCGGGTGGAAAAATGGACGTAGCTTTATCCTCTGATGACGTCATAGTTTACAATGAGTTTCCGGTAAAGATTACCAGAAACTCTTTTGACGAAGACGACTGTATTACCTACATGGATTTGCCAAAGCTCATGGATGATGCTGAAAAAGCAATTATTTCAGCGCTAAAATTTAAGAAGCCCACTTTAGAACAAGCTGTTGAGGATTTTAAGTGTGGATGTAAAGAAGCATTTAATTTCCTATATAACCACTACAAAAAGAAGTTCGGTTATGTAGCAGCAAAGTACAACAATGAAGACCTTGTTCAGGAATTGGCAATGGTGTTATTACATTGCATCGACAAATACGAAGCAGGAGGTTCCAGCTGTTTTAATACGTTGCTGTGGACGGCGGCGCAGAATCACGTTGGAATGATTCAGATTCGTAACAATTCCAAAAAGAGAAAAAACGAGCAAGGCGAAATTTCATTAAATTCAATGATGCAAGACATGGACGTTACAGTAGAAAATGTCATTGAGGATAAGAAATTTGAAGATACAATGGATGATGTATTATTCAAATCAATTCTGAAGTCAAACATTTTACCGAAGCTTGACAGCGAAGAAAAAGTCATAGTAAATATGACAGTTGATGGGTATTCGGTAAAGGAAATTTCAGAAAAGACTGGGATTAGTCCTTCAAACATTTACATGAGATTTAAGAAGATGAGAGAAAAAGAAGGATTATCAGAAATTCTAAAATCTCTTTACTACAAAAAACATTACGAAAGAAAATCTGCATAATAAAAGAGAGGCTTTATAGCCTCTCTTTTTTATTTCCTTTTAATCATCAATACAATTTCCAAAGGTACACCAGAACGAATCAATTCCAAATCTTCTCTATTATATTCCATTGATTCTCCTCCTTTCCTCACTGCTCATACAAATATATTGTACCACACAAATATAGAAATGTAAATAACTTAAATAACTTCTCTCATATCAACTGGAATGATATTTCCTTTTTCATCATAATCATATTCTTTTGCTGAATTTTTAGCATTCTCATATAAACTTTCTATTTCTTTTTCTAAATTGCTCAGCAAACTTATTGCCAAACCATTAAACAAATCTGTGAATTTTTCTTCTGTAGAATCTTGTATATCGATAAATTTATCATTCAATTTGTCGAAAGTTTTTTGAGATATTGCAACTTCCGGTTCATATACTTCTGGGTCTAATGTATCTATCTTATCTTCAAAAATTTCCCAATTCAAAGATATATGATTTTTCTCTCTTGAATTTGCTTTTTGATTTCCAAAAACGCCTTCTATTGGAGATTCATTAAGCAAATTCATTATTTTTTGTTTTTCTTCTTTTTTTCTTGTAACGGAAGAAAGTTGCTTAAAAATAAATTCGAACATTGCTGCTGGTATTTTATTTGGTATTTCAAATTCTGCGTAATTATCTCCGCCAGCTGGGTCACTTACGTCAAAACTTATTTTCTCTTTATCTACAGCAAATCCATACGTTTCTTTTTGCGTTGTTACAAAATCATCCAAAACGCTAAAACACCAATTGTTTTCTAACGTTTTATCACCATAAGTTACAACCATGTTTGTATAGAAATTAACTAAATCATTAATTGCTTTTTCTTTTGCACTTTCGCTTAATTCATCAAACTTCATTTTTTAATCCTCTTTTTGTACTAAAGACGCATCGACAATATATGATGTTATGTCATATTTATTCATATCATCGATTTCTCCTGATTTTGCTTTCTTTACAAGAAAATCGAAAAACTTACTTTTGATTTCAGGGAGTTTATCGTAAATGTCGCTAGACGAAACATATTTACGGCTTGGTTCATATACTACCATAACGTATTTATCGTCTGGGTCGATATCGATTTCTCCTTCTTTAATCATTTTTATGATTTCCAAAGTATTATATGATTTATCCAAAATGTTTTCAACGTTTTCCATTAAAACGATATATTCGCATTTGCCAAGTTTTCCGATATCGATACCAGCTGCTTCCGCACCTTCGAAAACATCCTTTATAGCATAATCATTATTGTCGATATTATATGGGTCCATATAATAGTCAATATTATCTTTAAGAAGAGCTGTATCTAAATCCCATTTTTCATCAATTGAAATTCTTTCTCCTTTTGGTTCTGCTGTTTTCTTCATCAAATAGCTCATCAATTTTCACTCCTTAAAATATCATCTATAAAAAAATAGTTTTTGTCAATTCGTTTAATCATCGCTATCTTCTACTAATTTATAATTTTTTACATTGTTCAAAATTTTATTGAAAATTTCAATTGCTTCTTTTTCGCCACAAAAAGCGTATGTATCTTCCCAATTTTGAATATGCTTTGTCATATAATCTTTTACAAAATCGATAAAAATATAAGCATCAAAATCAATTTCGTGTATATATACTTTTTCATTAATTGTTTGCCAAACCTTCATAATTGATGTGGATGTTCCAAAATACTCTATCTCTACTTTCAAATATCCTTGTTTTTTTGTTGGCAAAATTGTAATAAATTTGTAGTTCATCCAATCATAATCATGTAATATTAATAGTGTTTCAATCCTATCATCACAATTTTTATTTTCTTCTAAATTAAATTCTGTAAGTTTTTCATCATATTGTATAGGAACTAATTTTTCCACATTACAAATCTCCCTTATATTTGCTCTAAAATGTGATTGATTTCTCGTTTGAAAAAGATTTTCCCGTATTCGTAAATTGCTTCTGCGCATTTTCTTGAAGCTTCATCTTTTTCTTCATCATTTTCATCTTCAAAATCCATATCAAATTCCTTGAAGACTTCTTGTGCACTAAGTAATTTTGCTTTTCCTTCTTCTATTTCTTTTAAGCTTTCTTCCAATTTCCTTTGCTCTTCTTCAAGTTTTTCATTTTCAAAACCAAAGAAAGAAGCTTCGTCAAGAATAAAGGCAAGCAGTTCATATAAATTATCCTGCGTATATTTTGAATCGCTAATCAAATATCCTACAATCTCTTCTTGTTTTACAAATTCAAAAGCGTAGCTTTGTGCGTCAACGCCTTTTTCTTTTAATTCGTTGATATATACTAATGCAAATTCATTATTATCGAAATTAGTATCATATTTATCGTGAACAAAAAAGATTCCATTGTCATTATTTTTCATTTTTTGAATTGGCAAAGAAATCAATCTGTCAATGAAGTTATTGTAAATCTTCTTAAATCGTTCAATAATCTCAATGACAGTTCTTTGTTTTTCATCGTCTTTTATTCTTTTTTCCAATTCATATAAAGGAGTATGATGTCTGTCATAAACTTCACTGATAAGTTTTGACCTATCAATGTTTTTTAACGTTTCTTGCACAGTTTTCATTTCTTAGATTCCTCCTCTATACGTTTCTTTTCTTTTTCGTATAAATGAACGAGGTGGTCTTCCGAAATATAGCTATAAACAATGGGCCGATTTTGGTTTTTTTCTTTTACGTTATTGACAATGGTTGGTAAAAATTGGTCTACAAAAATATGTTGTTCCCAATGTTCTTCTATAATTCTTTTTAGGTCATGCACAATGGAAATATGTGAAGCTGCAAGAAACATAATAGATTGTCCATTAATCATATGTGCCATTAATGCACACAAATCTGGATTTTTGTCATCTGTCCCAACAGAAATAGAAAGAATTTTATCCTTGGGAATTGTGTGATACGGCGTTGAGATAAATGTCTGGTTCATAATGTTTTCTCCTTTCAATACAAAAAGCTGGACATTGTCCAGCTTAAAATTAATTTATTTTGAAATTGCATTAAAACAGTCAGGACAAAGTGTCCCTTCTTCTGAGTGGTGCACCCATTTCGCTTTTTTGATTTTTTTCTTCAGTTTTCCAATAATGCCTTTTTCATAGCATCCGCTATACAAAACATTCCCGCATCTCATACAAACAACCGAGATGTCAATAAACGCTGGGCGGACTTTTACTTCAGACTTTTCTTTAAAAAATTCAGGCACAAAAGTTCCTTCTGGGGCGTTCTTAAAAATGTCTACAACATTTCTTGATTCTATCATATTATCACCAGCTAACAAAACTTAAAATTTGTTTTCTATGATATATACTTCTTTGAAACCTTCTGATTTATATGGCAAACTTTCATATTTATGCATATCTTCCAATACATTCCTTGGAACATCTCTTCCATGAACTTCTTCTCCATTATATATTCCAACAACAGAAGCTACTCGTTTTTGAACGCCATTGTAAGAGTCATTAACGTTTTTGCTAATGTATATGCAATATATATCCATTCTTTCATTGATATTATCAATCATAGGCTTACGTTGAGATTTATTAAAGTGAGTAGCGTCAAGAACAATTGATTTATATTTATTATAATCAATTGATTTGATGTATTCTTTTGCAAACTTATTATGTTTTTGATTTTTTATCTTTTCATCAACATGCGTAAAAACAGGAGTTTTTGCAATAAAAGATTCAATTATATCTTTAAGTACTGGGTGTACAAATCTTCCCATACTCACAAGTTCATCATCAAAAAGAGGCTCTGGCTTATCTCCAAAAATACGCCGAGCCATTTCATACCTTATTGTATCTTTACAAATAACAAGAAAACCATGATTCTCAAATTGTTTTGCAATGAAAGACTTACCAGAACCTGGCAATCCACCAAGCATTACAGTGATATTGCTTTTTTCAAACAAATTTTCAAACATGATTTCTCTCTCTTTCTTTCAATATTTGCTTCTATTGTAAAAAAACATTCCACAAAAAATACAGGAAATGATAATAACTGAAAAAACAGATGTCATGAGCAAATCCATCAATGACATTCCCATCTAATCGTTACATCTTCTGTTTCGGCTGGAAAATCATTTACAGTTTGTTTTGCAAACCAATCTGGATTTTCAAACCTTGGAATATCAAACTTAATGTCGTCAATTTGTTTCTTGTAATCATCAAAATTGAATTCTTTGCTCATAATTAATCCTCCTTAGTATCATTACCAGTTGCAAAATCAACAATTGCTCTTTTAATCGCATTTCTGCAACAATCTTCCTGTAAAAATAAATGAATTATATATTCTTCATCATTTATTTTTTCCAAAGCCCAATGAGATTTTTCATTAACGTTATATACTACATCAAAACGAATAATGACATAATCTTTTTTTGAATTATCAACTTCATTAAATTCACTAACTATACGACGGTGAGAATCTTTTGTATAACCCGATGTAATTCTATAAAGTAAATCTACATCTTGAGGCATCATGCAACAAAGAACCTGATTATTTTTAATCAAAGAATAAACTTCATTTTTGAAAAAAGGCAAAAATCTTTCTCTTACATCCTTTTCCAATTCGTCATACCAAGCCCATTTTTTTAATAATGCTATTTTTTTAGGGCTCAATTTCTGTTGTTCCATGATTTTCTACTTTATAATCCTTTTTATAAGAACTCTTTCATATTGATTTTTGTCTAATAACTTTTTCCATTCATTATTAGATGAAAGAAAATCTTCTACATCAGCAAACCAAATATTATTACCAGTCAAATCTGATTTTCCAATAGATATTTTACCATATTTTTCATTGTTTGTAAATAGTTTTGTTAATCTTTTCATGATTTCTCCTCAATCATATAAAATTATTTTAAGAAAAGACGCAACAATATAAATAACATATACTTTAATGATAAACATTAAAAAAGAACTAGATACGAATTTATCGGTTTCTTTACATAAAAAATTCAATACTTTCATTTTATCATCTCCAAGTATATACTATTTAGAAAAATAAATATGAAGAAAACAAATAGAATAAAATTATGAATAAGAAAAATATGAAATTTTTTAAGTTAGCAAAAGAAATATCAAAAACATCAAATCACCCACGTATTAGTATTGGTGCGGTTATAACTGATAAAAATACTGTCATAAGCTGTGGCACAAATATGCATAAAACACACCCAATACAAAAAAAATACAACGAATTCAATAAAAAATTGGATGATAGATGTCATCATTTCATTCATGCTGAAATTTCTGCTATTATACATGCTGGAACGACAAATTTAGAGGGGTGTTCGATTTATGTATATAGAGAAGATAAAAATAAAAAAATAGCAATTTGTCGACCATGCCCAGCATGTTTTAATTTAATAAAATCTGTCGGAATTAAAAAAGTGTATTATACAACATCTGAAGGTTTTTGCGAAGAAAATCTTGAAGAAATGGACAATTGGGAAAATAATCAATAGGAGATGAAAAAATGTCATCCAATCAAAGTATTATTAATTATGGTACGGCTAAATTTCAGATAGTGAAAAACGCTACATCAAAAGATATAGATGATTTAAATAATAGCGTAATGAAGATTGTTGTTAGCAGTACACAACCACAAGATCCGAATACAATGTGGATTCAAATAGAGCAAGAACAACAAAATTAATCATAACTGAGGTATATAAATGCCAACTAGAAAATCAAAATTATATCTACCCAATCCTTCTACAAACTCCCAAGAACTACATCATCTTGAGACCGAGGTAGACCAAATAGAAGATATGTCTTCTTATATGAAAGGTATAAGCAAGACTATAGATAGCGCAAATTCATTAAGGACGGAAATAGGTAGCAGTAGTATTCCTATTGGATCAATTATTGAATATGGTGCTACAAATACTAATCCAATGGGTTATCTTGAATGTAATGGTGCTGCAGTATCTCGTGCTATGTATCCTGATTTATTTGATGTAATTGGTACATCATATGGTCCAGGTGATGGTAGTACTACATTTAATCTTCCTAAGATGACTCATTCATTATCATTTACTGATTATGAGAAGACTATGATCACTACTCCTGGTGACGGAACGTTTACTCCTACTAAGTCAGGTTATTATAAGATTACTCTCCAAGGTGGAGGCGGCGGTGGTGGTGGCGCTGGAACATGGTCATCTGGAGTTCATCTTTCTGGTTCAGGTGGTGGGTCAGGAGCAATATTATCTTTTTATGAGCCATTAACTGTTGGGACTTCATATTCATTTACTGTTGGTGCTGGAGGTGCTGGAGGTACTGCAGGAAGTAACTCCACTTCAGGCTCGATGGGTGGAGTTGGAGGTACCTCGTCTATTACCTTAAATAGTAATGTTTACGTCAGTAATGGTGGATTCGGAGGGTATTCTTCTTCAGAAGCAGCTGTTAGTACTCCTGGTGCAATTGCTACGATTAATGGTGTAAAAGTATATCGTGGACCATGTAGTGGTTCGGGTCATGTTTTTGGTACTTATGCAATAGGAGGAAATGGTGCAGGAGATGGTGGAGCTTATTCTATTGGAATGACTGGAGAATTAGGTGGAGGCGGTGGAGGAGGATTTATTTGGAAAGATGGAGAGTATACCGCTGGAACTGCTGGAGGCGACGGTTACATCATCTTCGAATTCATTGGACCCTCCAACAGAGTATTAATCAAAGCATTCGATAATCAGACTCCTGAGTCAGCATTGATAGATGTAACTCAGTATGCTCAAGAGTTAGCTAATAAATTACCAACTGCTATATTTACATCAACATTTGGTAATGACCACAACAATATCTTCCGTGGACAGGAAATAACTGATTCGTGGGCGACGATTCAGTCCAACATTCAGGCAGGGAATTTCGATAACTACTATATCGGCGACTATAAGCAAATTACGCTTACTACAAATGAAGTAGTTATCATGGAGATTGCTGGTATTAACTGCTACAAAGGATTTGGAAGTACAACCGTTGGGAATCACATTGATTTTATAAGTCGTGATTGCCTTGCTACGCCGTATCAGTTCAATGCGACGAATACAAATAACGGACAAGTTAGAGAAGGGCTAACTTACACTTCCCCTTGGCAGGGTTCCGATTTGTTTTGGAAATTTAATAGCGGAGCTTCATCAATATACTCAACTCTTCCTTCTGATGTTCAAAATGTTATATTAGCCAAAAGAGCTATGTTGGAAAATAGGTATTCTGGAGGCGGGGTTGTATCATCTGATACTGGGTGGTCGGATGCTTCAGCTGGAGAACTGTGGTTGCCTTCAGAAATCGAAGTTTTCGGCCACGCATCTTGGAGTGAACCCGGTTATGGAACTGGCGGCTCTGGATGTAATTTGCAGTACCCGATTTTCAAGTTGAATGCGAGCAAAATTATTAAAGGTCGAGGCAATGGTGGTACTCGTTGTGAGTGGTGGGAATTGTCTGCTTGTAAAGAAAGCACTACATACATTTGCTACGTTCACATCACTGGCGCAGCGGCATTTGACAATGCATTCGATACGACAGTTTGCGTTCCCCTTTGTTTCCGCATCGCCTAAAAGGAGGAATCACAATGGAAGAAAAACAACTGACATACGAAGAAGAAGTCGCGCTCGTAATCGACAGTAAATACTCAATCGACACACAGATTGCCATACTTCGCCAGAAAGACGAAAAGCCGCAGGAGTATCAAGCGTTCTTTGACTTCTGCGAAGAAGTAAAGCGCAAAGTCAAAGAAGGCCGTGACAACGGGCAGGAGTAATCCTGCCCTTGTATTATGGAGGGCATTATGAATATCCCAAAAGATAAACTTATGCACTTCGGCGCGTCTCTCGGCATCGAACTTATCCTTGTTGGCGTTTTCCGTACATGGCTCCCGTGGCAACGGTTCGCTCTTAACGTCGGGCTATTCGGATGCGGCAAAGAGATATACGACTACAGGCATTCAGACGAACACGATGCGGACTGGCGTGATATAGTTGCCGATGCTCTTGGTGCGCTGGCTGGCGAGATTATAGTGCTTGTCGCGCATTCCATTTGTTAGGTGGTGAGAAGCATGGCAACAATCCGAAGTGTGTGCGGTATGTACAAGAACAAGAAAAGAATGATAAAAAAAAATAAGAAAAAATAATCATACTTTTTCTTTTGAAAAAATAAAAGACCAACATTTGTTGGTCTTTTATTTTTAATATTTAATAAAATATCTCATCTTTCCACCAGATACTAAACTTGGTACTCTAAATGTTGTTAAGCTATCTCCATGACTATAATATTCTACATTTTCATCATCTGCCTGTTTTGCTAACCATTCAGAATCTGACAATATATCGGTTTTCGTTTTAGCAAATTCATATAAATCGTGATAATCGCTTCTTAATAAATCATTACCATTAGCTTCAACGTAACCATCTGGTACTGCCTGAGAAATCATTTGTATGATTGACCCGACTGGTGCGTTAGTAGTTATATTATTGATTACAGATGGAGTGCTTGGTGAAGGTTCTGATAATTCTGGCGATGCTGAAATCGGTTGTCCTTTGATTAATAAAGAACCATTGATATTTACAACAACATCTTCTTCATTATATCCAGTAATTGTTAAGTTGTTAGTACTTAAATTTTTGTTTTCAGATATCAAATAGTTCTTATTATTTCCAGCAATCATTCTCATTATAGAACTATTACTTTCAACGCCAACACTAACAGTATTATGAGGAGATTGAATAATTTGGTCTTTCAAATTATTTCTCATATATTTTTCGTATGAAATACCATATAATTTTCTTGCATCTTCTATACTTCCAAGAAACGAATGAGAATGTTCCAAAGGAGCTTTTTCCTGAATCATTTCATACAATTTCTTTAATGATAATTCATTATTTTTTGCCAATGTTTTTCACTTCCAAAAACTTATTTTCATATCCGTTCTAATACAAAATACTTTTTATTAATAAAATGTTTTCAAGTAATCATAAATTTCTAACCAATCATTACTATGAAAATAACAGTGATTATTTTGATTATATGGGTGGTCAAATCTAATTGTTTTGATATTGTAATTATACAAATCTTCCAAATGTTTAGGACAATCTTCTATCATAAAATCAATGTTTAATAAATTACATAAATTATGTTTTTCGTCAACGTCAAAAAACATATCCTTAAAAGCTCTCAAATTAAAATCATTTTTTCTAAACCAATCAATAGTCATATCATATATTTTCTTTTTTGTTCTAGCCGTTATTACATAAATATGACATTTGTCATTATATAACTTATTAATAACATATTGAGAATTTTTAATTGGCTTAATATCGTTAATAAAAATATCTTTATTATTAACATGAAATTCGTGAATTTGTTCAGTAGTCATCCCTGGGAAAAGTTCATATTGGTCTGGATAAGTAGTAATATTATATTGTTCTTTAATAATGGGACGCACAACTTCGTCTAAGTTATTGATTGTCCCATCTATATCCAATCCAATTCTCATTTTTTCAACTCCATGTAAAACAAAAACTTTGTAATTTTTAAGAATCATTGTTTACTTTTTTATTTTCTTTATATATTATATATTAAAAATGCGTTTTGAAAAGAGAGGAGAAAAAGATGAAAAAGAAACCAAATACATTGGCAGCAAGAATGAAAGGTTATGAAGCTGTTTACAAAAATGTTCTTCCTATTAGGACTCCAACTCTTATAAGATGCGACGGTAGAGCTTTTCGAAATTTTACAAAAGGATTTAAGCGCCCATTTAGCACATTATTTAGACATTGTATGATTGAAACTGCAAAGCATATGTGCAGAAATATACCGAATACAGAAATTGCATATACACAAAGTGATGAAATCACATTGCTTTTAGTAGAAAAAGGAGAAAATACAGAATCTTGGTATTCCAAACGTTTGAATAAACTGCTTTCTGTATCTGCTTCTATTTGCACAAATGGCTTCAATAAAGCGTTGTATAATGCATGTACAAATAAATCTTATATCGACCCGTTTACAGACCAACCAACAAAATTAGATGATACTATCTTAAATCATATTTATACGAAAGTTTTCCAAGCAGAATTTGATTGCACAGCATTTTCACTCCCAGAGTTTGAAGTCAATAATGCTTTCATTTTCAGGCAAAGAGATGCAGTAAGAAATGCTATTAATCAAGTAGCGCATTGTTATTTTTCAACGAAAGAATTGGAAGGCGTAAATTCTGGTGAAGTTATTAAGAAGTTGAAAGAAGAAAAAGATTTTGATTGGGATAGTGTGCCGATATATTTCCAAAGAGGCGTATGTGTTTTCAAAGAAAACTTCACAATTGATGATAAGCCAGATGTAATAAAAACAAGATGGAATGTAGACTTAAATATCCCAATATTTGAAGAAGATAGAGACTATATTAATAAACATCTTATTTATCAAGGCGATTTAAAACAAATTGATTGGAAGAAAAAAGACAAAGAAAAAGTGGAAGCTTAATGCTTCCACTTTTTATCTTTCATCCACAACATCTTCATCAAGCCGCACTATATCATTATATTGATTTTCAGCAGTCTGTTTTGCTTCTTCTAATCTTGTAAGAATACCATTGAAAGTTGTATCAAATCCCATATCATATCTTTCTTGTATATCTTTTAATGCTTTACTACCTTCTAACATATAATCTTCTTTTATATTATTAATTGCATATGTGAGTGTTCTTACAACATCTTTACTAAATCTAATTGCTTCAAAATTATTGCTCATTTTTTTACTCCCTAAATCCCATATCTCTCTGATAAAAATGTAAGTCTTCTAAAACTCCATTTAATAAATTGGTTGCTTCTAATACGTGTTTGGCTGCTTTCTTAAACGTTTCATCAACAGCTTCACCATTTTCATCTTGATAAGCTTTCCAAAAATCATCAGAAAGATTACTTAAAAGAATTTTGTTTGATGTAAGCCCAGAAGATACCATTTCTAATTTATTGATATAATCATTAACTTTCGTTTCAAAATTTTGGTCACTAGCTATTTTCTTTAAGTGCTTCATATAACCCACCTTAATTTCATATAAAATTATCTTTCTTTAAGTTTTTCGTTGTTTTAATATCTCCTAAAGTTGTTTTAACTTTTTGTGCAACTGCTTCAAGTTCTTCTACTTCTTTCTTCAATTTATCAATTTTTGATGTGTAATATTCATCTTGCTCAAATTTTTTATCGTTTGGAAATACAAGACTTTTTAAGCTATCTATTTTTAATAAAATTCCTTTATTAAAAAATTCAGCATTTGCTACGAAATTATCAATATCTTCCTGAGAATTTGCTTTTTTAATTTTCTTCTTTTCCAAACAGCCAAATTCTTCAAGCAAACTGTCTGTCCAGCGTCCAGCTTCTTCACTAAGTTCATCAGCAAATGTTTCTATCCAATATTCATTGTTGTCTTCCCAATCTTCCAAAGAAAGCTCTTTATATGTAAGAACATGACCACTTTCATCTAAAGCTTCCAATTCTTGACGCTTATAATTGTATCTAAAATAAAAACCATCATATTCTTCGATTTCAGAATAATACCCAGCTATTTTTTTCATTTTTGTTACCTCGCATTTCCATTTTCTAATTTATTTATAAATACTCAATGATTTTTTATTATCAATATTATATTGTTCATCTATTAAATTGATTGTTTTCATATTATATCAACTCAATAATATATATTAATTGATTTATTATTGTCTTTATAAGTAAATGCAGGTCTATAACAAGCTATATCTTGAATATCAACTCTTAAAAGACTATAAGTCCGATAAACCCAACCATCTGCAATTAACTGTTCATAGGTCCAAGAATATGGACGAAGTGCAGCCTTTGTTTCAATTCTAGTATTTTTAATAGTTGTGGTTTTGGGAATAGTTACTGGAAAATTATATTCGTTTTCTCTCCAATAATAACCACCATTTTTCATTGCGTCGGAATTTTTATACCAATTATTATCACGACTCCAGGAACTTTCAATATAAATATTATAAGCATCTAAATCAGATGTATTCATTTCATCTAAGTTATTGTCTTGTGTTAAGGAAAAATATCTATCAAACGAATACTCTTCATGTACTCTGCCATCATGAACAAATAAACTTTTTGAAAAATCTTTATCTTTTTGCATATGCCAAACATTAATATTTTCAGCAGTTATAGACCCATTACAAGTTCCATTTTTAATATATTTATTATATTCTTGTTTAGATAAAACCCTAATGAAAACTAAGTTCTCATTAGAAATATTATTTTGATTTTCTTCATTTATAATTAAACTTTTTATTGTTTCATATGTGTTAAAATTTATATCATAATCATTGGACGAAAGTAAATCTATCAATTGATTTTTCAAATCATTACTCATTCTCATCACCCAAAAATTAAATAAATTAAAAGCAGCTATAAAAACTAGCTGCTTTTTTAATATCCATATTTGATTAAATGCATTTCATACGTTTCTTGTTCGAAATTTTTGATTTTTGGCAAAATGTTTTTTTCAAATGTCATTATTATATCAAACACATCTCTTAACGAATGTTCTGTTAAAAGCACATCTCTAAAATCTCTAAGATGTCCTTTATGTTTGCAAAATGAATATTCATATGCAGTAAATATATCTTCTGTTACATTAACTTCAATTGTAAAAATTCTTTCGCCTCTTACATAATTTCCATTTTTCAATTGATATGTATTATAAATGTCAAAACATATAATCATTATGTCTTTTATTGTTTCCATTTTTGACATTATTTCCATCATATATTTGCATCTATCATCATTCAACATCATTGTCCATGTTTTTATTTGATAGAACAAATTAAAAAAATCCATAAGTTCTGTTTGTACAGACATCATAATCCCACCCGTTCCAAAAGTCTTACTTGTTTATAAAAATGTTTTAATGATTTATCAAAAACCTTATTATAAAATTCAGAATAATACAATCCATATTCTCTAGCAAAATCATATGTGCTTAATTTTTTACCAAACATACTATGAAAATTGAATATTTTATGAATCTCTTTTGCAGATATAACACAATGATAAAAATTAAAATCGATATTACTTGATATGATAATATGCACCATATCTTTTTCATTATTTTCATTTTTACATGAAAAACGAAACATCATAAGATATTCTCTTATTCCCCATGTTGAATATTTAATTTCTTGTTTGATTAATCTTATATTCTTAAACATTAATTTTCTCTCCTTTAATGTAATTTTATCATAATTCATTAAATTTGTACATATATTTTTGCACAAAGCTATTTACTTTTTACTAAATTATGGTATAATATAAACATCAAAAGAAGGGAGAATAAATGCCATGAAAAAAAATTATCGTAGGATAGTTGAACTCACAGACAAAGAAATCAAAGCTTTGCTTAACGAATGCGTTGCACCAAAGAAGATTGAAGATATTGAACGCAATGAAAAAGATAATGAAGTGTGTGCTGTTATTACTACAGTATGGGGAGATGAAAAAGAAGAAATTGAAGATAATATTACATTGACAGAAGATGAATATCTCGTTGATTGGGATGTACGTCCGGAAGATACATGGCAATATCGCCAATACCTGTTTGCTCTTGGCGTAAATCCTCTTAGCTTTGAAAATCCATATATTGGAAAAGTATAAAAAGTTGTTTACAAAAACTTAAAAATATGATATAGTGTTAACGAAAGGGGCTGAAATAATGCGTAGAGCATTTCATGGAAAGGTGATTTACGGAAAAGATTTTGGGTACAAAAGAAAGAAAGCTAACATTATTGTTGGTGTAGACCTTGGTGCAGATTACTGTGCTGAACATGAGTGGGGCATTAAGGGAATTTCTCGTAGATGCGGTATTGGAAATTATATTGACAATAAAGGAAACTATGTTTCAGCATCTGAACGAGATAATTTTGAATCTTACAATGGTACTCTTAAACCGTTGTTTGGTATTGAAGCACGTTCTATTCGCGATGGTTCTAACGTAAAGATTTACGAATATAAAATCAAAGGCGAAAAAGCATATGCTCTCGTGTGTGCAGGTGGATATTATGACCGCAATTGCAATGAGAAACCGCATTCTGAACTCATTCCTTGGGAAGATGATTGGGATTTTTCTGCATGTTGGAGCGGTGAAGATTTTGCCTTCATGGCAAAAGATAAAAATGTAGTTGAAACGTTGTATAATGCGTTTCAAAATCTCGATATCACAATTGGATTTACTGGTGGCGGAGTATTTAAGAATGCTGGTCTTACTATCCTTATCAAGTCTTTGATTCCTAAGTCTTGGGCTGACAAGGTATACGAGAACGATAAGGAAAATTATGAAACGTGGAAAGAAGCATACGAAACTGGCATTTACGAAGAACTGAAAAATGCCGGAAAAAAATTTTTTGCACTTTCTCCAAAGAAAGACGATAAAGGAAATCTTATTTTCTGGCTCAACCCGCAAGAGCAAGACAAATATAATTTTGGTTGGGTTACATTGCAAGATTTGAAAGATTGGGCTCAAGACAAAGGTAAGATTGTTCTTAAAAAAGGAGCATGAATATGAAAATTTCAAGTAAAGAAAAACATCGTTTGCAATTTGGTAGAATCTATTGGCATGAAAGTGATAAATACGTTTACCTTGGATTGTGCAAGGTGGTAACGAAACATGATGAAACGTACAAATATGTTGCTGTCCCAGAACCATGGGCACGAGGAGTTGATGCTGGAGTAATGAATCGAAAAGTTTTGATGAAAGACATCAAAGAAGATTTGCTTCTCGGAACATGGACAAACGAGCCGGATAAAATTCTTGCTGGAAAATGCTTAACAGTTTTTGATACAAAATTTGAATTTGCAAAAAAATAAAAAATTAAAGCCGGATATAAATAATCCGGCTTTTTTAATGTATAAAAAATTTTAGAAATCAATTTTCTTTTTCAATGTAATTTGATAAAATATATTTGGAAATAAAGAGGTGAGCTATGTGTTAACAGAGAAAAAATGTAAAGTTTGCATGTCAAAGCATAGAAACATTATTGAACAACTTTCATGCAAAGGTTTTTCTCCAGAAAAAATCTATCAGTATTTGCAAGATATGACAGACCCAGCTGATAGAAGAATCGTAAAAGAAGAAAACATAGCACCTTCGTCTATAAGAAGACATTTGCAAAGACATTTTGACCAAAGAGATGAATTTTTAGCACAAGATGCTCGCATAAAATCAAAAGTCAAACAAGACAGAGAAGATTATAGACAAGGATTAAAGATAAATATTGACAAAGCCAATACATTAAGTCATATGATTGAATTGGCATTGACAAGACTCGAAGAAGTAGAACAACTTTCTGAAGCAAAAAAACATCAATATACAATTGGATATATGGGACAAATCAAATCGTTGATAGACGAATTGAATAAAGTCTCTGGAAATATAAAACAAGAAGGTACAATAGATTCAAATTTCTTTAGAAACGAAATCCATACATTTGCTGAAATAGTATTAAGTACAATACGCGCTTTGGATATGCAATATGGAATGAATTTTGAATTGGAAATAGCATTTACAGAAGAATTCAAAAAACAAATGGAATTATATAATTCAAGACAAGATTTGATTTTTGCAGGTAAATTATCTCCAAAAGACGGAGAAAAAGAAAGAAATATTAACAAATTTAATGATGCTGACAATTTGGTCTAATTTGGAGGAAATATGGGATATAAAATTTATTTTGAATCATATGAAGAAATAATGAGTTATTTAGATTATCAAGAAGAATTCTTATCATGGGAAACAAAAAGATTTACTCTTTCTTCAGATACTGGAATCAATATGGACATAAATACAGCATTCAATTCAGGATATATGCAATTTTCTCAATTGAAGCCTTATATCAATAAATTTTATGAGGACTGCGGTTCTACTTCAATCATAGTTGACATTAAATTGATTTGTCCAGAAAATTATAGAGAAAGCATAGACCCAGATAATTATTTTAGTAATTTTTATATCAATATTTATTCCAATTTTGATATGAATTATATTAACTTAACATATGAAGAACGAAGTGCAGAATTCGTAGAAAAACCGTATAAAGCTTGGGTTGCTTATATAGTAGCTGGTTATAAGAAATGGTCTCAATACTATAGTGAATAATGAAAGGACTCTTATAAATGATGAAAGACAATACATTAGAAGCGGCAAAAGCTTTAGTCAATATCATAGTAAAAGCAGGATATGAAGCATATATTATTGGTGGGAAACCAAGAACAATGTTTCATAATCAATTTCACAAAGATAGAATAAAAGCAAAAGATGTTGATATCGTAACAAGTGCTGAAACAGAAAAATTAAAATCGCTTTTTCCAAGAAGCAATGATGTTGGAAAAGCATTTAACGTATTGGTTGTACCATTTGCTGGTGAAAATTTTGAAATCGCTACATATAGAAGTGATAATTATTATGATGAAAATGGAAATAAACTTCTAGACCCAATCGTTCAAACTGTAAAAACATTGGATGAAGATAGAGCGAGAAGAGATTTTAGTATCAATGCAATTGCTTTAACGAATAAAGGCGAATTTGTAGATTATAAATTTGATTATAATGGAAATTCATATAGCAGTATTGATGACGTACAAAATAAAATAATAAGAGCAATTGGAAATCCCAAAGAAAGATTTTATGAAGACCCTTTACGCATTTTAAGAGCTTTTCGTTTTATGTCACAATTTGGATATGAAATAGAAGAAACAACTCTTAATGGAATAAATGAATGCAAACAATATCTTTCTGTTGTTCCTGGAGAAAGAATTGGAACAGAACTTAGAAAAATCATAAAGGGGAAATATGCCAATGATGCTTTGAAATTAATGAATCAATATCATATTTTCTCCGCTAAATGCTCAATCAATAATATACAAACTCCAATTTTTGAAGCTTTTGAAAATATTGATTTTGATATTGAAAAATTCAATAAATTGGAAGACAGAGAATTGGAAATTTGGTCAGAATTGATTGATAATAAACATATTGATGAATTAACCAAATTCAATGTTTTCAATAAAGAAGAATTGAATACCATAAAGTGGTTAATCAACAATAAGGACTTTTTTGATGTTGAAAGTGACAACGATTGCATCAAGAAGATTGCTGGTTCTATAGGCAAAGAAGAAAAAAAGAAAGACATACATTATCTTAAAATGCTTATAGACAGAAATAATAGAAAATATATTATCAAGACTGGTGACAAAACAAAACCAGAAAAAATATATTTTTGGCTTTGTGCAAGACCATATTTTGTTAATCAATTGCATGTTACTGGACAGGAAATTCTTAAATCGTCAAAAAACAAAACAGACGGCAAATGGGTTGGAGAATTAAAAAATGAATTATTGAAAAAACTTACATTTGCAGAGAATTATCCGAGACCGCTTGAAGTATATAAAAATTGGTTACCGAATACAATGAAAGAACTTGGAGTTGAAATAGATGAACAAGGACTCGAATCGCTCATCCAACAAAAAGAGGCTGAAGCGAGTAATATCTCTAAACCTCAATGAAAAGGCAAATGACGCAAAAGAAGAAATAATTTCTGCAAGAGCTAAATTATTGGAAATAAAAGATAGTGCTGATGCTTTGCTTGAAACGTATATAAATCTTTATAAAGATTTGAATGAATTATATGATAGATACCCAAAATTGTATGAAAAACTTCAGCAAACAGTGGAATTGCCAACAAACGAAGATGCAGATTCTATGAAAGAATTTCATAGTTCGTTAAATCAACAATTGGGATATTTTAAGGACAATACATATTTATTTAATGCGTTAAATAACGAAAGCCAATTTTAAGAAGGAGTAAATTTATGAAGTATATTTATTCAAATGGGCAATATCAGGTGTTTGATGATAGTGTTCAGACATTTGAAAAGCTTCCTGCTGCTACATATAGAATTGGATTTGACAAAATGCAAGGATTTTTCTTGATGAAAGATTACGACATTGTTGTCAATGAAAAAGTATATGGCGACCACACAAGAAAAAGTCAAAAAGTAATCAATACATTTGAAAAGTTTGATAGAAATCTCGGTGTATTGCTTAGTGGCAATAAAGGCATGGGGAAAAGTCTCGTATGCAAGATGATTTGCAGTGGAATGATGAAGAAAGGTTATCCTGTAATAATTGTATCTTCATATATTCCAGGCATTGCAGATTATCTTCATAAGATTGATTGTGAAGCAGTTATTTTCTTAGATGAATTTGATAAATTATTCCATCAAAATGCTGAAGATTATGACAATGACAGCAATCGTCCTCAAGATGAAATGTTAAGTTTATTTGACGGTTCTGATGTAAATAAAAAATTATTTTTAGTCACATGCAATAAAATAAGCGATATCAGCGAATATTTCATCAATCGTCCTGGACGGTTCCATTATCATTTCAGATTTTTATATCCAAAAACTGAAGAAATTGAAGAATACTTAAACGACAATGTGGATAAAAAATATCATAGCGAAATCATTAATGTAGTAGCATTTGCTCAAAAAGTAAGATTAAATTATGATTGCTTAAGAAGCATTGCATTTGAATTAAATCAAGGTGAAAAATTCGTAGACTTCATTGACGATATGAATATCTTAAATGTTGGAAATGAAGTATATGATATTGAAGTAGTTACAAATAAGCAAACATTGTTCGGAAAAGAAAGATTGGATATTTTTTCCAGCGACCCGCAAAGAGTATATTTAGAAGGCAATGATTCCGGAATGACATGCAGATTGGATATGAGCAAATTTGAATATGATGAAGAAGAAGGCGCATTGATTCCAAATGCAAAAGATGCATATATCTTTGACAACAATATGAAAGACAAAATAAAATCTTTCAAAATAAAAGAATCTTCGAATAACATATTCTCATATTTGACTTAAACAAAAGAGGCTAGAAAAGCCTCTTTTTTATTTACTTTTTTTTAATTCTATGGTATAATGAATATATAGAAATAAAAGGTTTGGAGGCATTTTTAATGGTAAAAGACAATTTAGAAATGCGTACAAATTATATAATGGATTTTGACAAAAAATACTATATTGATGCAAAAATAACGTATTGTCCTATTTGTGGAAACCCAATGGAAATACGTTCTCCAAGATTTAGTACACATTATATGGAAATGGATTGCGGAAAAAAAATATGTGAAGATTGCTATAAAAAAAGACATAGTTTTTTTTCTCATACATATAAAACTCGCGGAGAAAAAGAAAATATAAACAACGTTGAAAGATTAAAAGTCGAACTTTCTAGATTTTTTAAAAAATTTCATCTCAAGTGTTATGCAGATTTGACCAGCTTAAAAGCTTCAGGTAGAAGTACATTTTTTGGAAAAGAAAATGAAATTTCTTTTGAATGTAACTTTGATTACTATAAAGTACCAACATTCGAAGAATTTACAAACATAATGACAACATTAAGTAAAAGAGCAAAAATAAAAGACAAAAAAGAATTATTAATTGATAAAAAATTTATAAATTATCTATATGAATGCATAACATATAGTTTTAACATTGGTGTTGATAAAAAAATGTTAACACTAATTGATGGATTATAAGGAGAAACATATGAACGTAAAAAATGCATTTCAATGTAACGAAATGTTGATAATTCCACAAATAGAAAAACACAAAAATGACAAAAACGGAGTAATACATTATTGCTCGAAATGTGGAAAACCTTTTTATTTTAAGTCTGAAAACCAAATAATTGGTTGTATATATGATTTCGAAGGAAAAGAACTATGCTGTACATGCTACAATAAAATTTTTGGAACATTTTATCATGAATATAGAACAAATGGTAAAAAAGAAAAAATAAATGATGCTGAAAGAATAAAGATAGTCATATATAAACGTATACATTCATTTGGATTTACGTGTTATATAGACTTAAAAAGTCTTGAGGATTCTCATCGTACAACTTCATTTGATAATGAAAAAGAAATTATTTTTGAAAAAAGTTTTAGAAATGATATGATGGATATTCCAAAATTTAATGATTTTAAGAATGATATACTAATATATAGTAAAAGAGCTAAGATACCAAGTAAAAAAGCTTTGCTAGCTAATGATAGATTTATTAAATATTTATATGAATGCATAAAACATAGCATGAATGTTGGAATAGACAAACAATATATAACATTGATGAATGGGTTATAAAATTTATGCCGGTATTAATCGGCATTTTTTATGTACTTAATTATTTACATTTATTAAAAATTTTGTTATAATTAGAAACGGGTGATAAATGTGGCTAAAAGAGCAATTAAAGAATTTGAAATAATGAATAAAAGACCTTTTGCCATTAAAAGAAAGAAAAATCTTATTGAAATAAAAAAAAGATGTCATATTTGTGGAGAAATCATCTCAGCCAAATATAATATAAAAATTCTTACAATGAAAAAAATTATATCAAATAATAATACAACAAATGTACTTAACGAACCAACTTCTATATATGATGAAAGTATAACATTAAATAATGGAAAAGAAATATGTATTAATTGTTTTAATAAATTAAATTGTTATTTTATTCATAATCATAGGTCTAATGGCGAAAAATTAAATATTGATGATTTAGAAACTATAAAAGTCAGATTTGAACACATTAGAGATAAAATTTTTAATTTAAAAACAAAACAATATATATATAATACCAAACTTAAAATGAAATGTTATATAACCTTATATAGTCTAAAAAATTCTGGGAGAAATAATGGTTTTGGGAAAGACAATGAAATTACAATAAATGATGAATTTATGCCTTTTGGTGCTCCATCATACGAAAGATTTCAAAAAAGAATATTATATCACGCTTTGCGTGCAAGGATAAAAGAAAAACAAACAATATTGCAAAATGAAAAATTAATTAAATATATGTATAATTGTTTTATTAAAACATTAAAAGTTGGTCTTGATAAAACAATATTTGGATTATGATTTTTCTGAGGGATTGATGTGGCTAAAAAAGCAATTAAAGAATTTGAAATAATGAAAATAAAAAATAAAATTAAGAAAGCAGAATCTATAAAAGAGCGTTGTGCTGTTTGCGGAGAAATTATCCATGCTTTTATAATTGACGGAAGTTTGGGATTTGTACCGCTTGGACAACGTATAGTTGAATATAAAAATATAAAAGTGTTGCATGATGGTAAACACGTATGCGATAATTGCTACAATACGAGAAATTGCATATTTGTTCACAATCATCGTTCTGATGGAGAAAAACTTGGAATAGAAGATATTGAAAGCATTAAAGTAAGATTTGAACAACATAAAACAAAACGTTATTCTACATATTTTCGAAAATCTTTAGTAAATATGATTTTCGAAATGAAATGCTATATAAAATTGAAAAGTTTGAAAAACATTGGAAGACATAAAAATACATTTGGAAGTGAAAATGAAATTTCTATTAATGATGAATTTACGCCATATTGTCTTCCTTCATATGATGAATTTTATTATAGGATGATAAAACATGCAGATAGAGCCAAATTAGAATCAAAGCAAAAAGTTGTAAGAAATGAAAAATTGATTAAGTATATTTATGATTGCATGACAAAAACTCTTGAGATTGGAGTAGATAAAAAAATATTTGGTCTTTGAGGTAATTTATGATTGATATTTTTGATGAAAAATACAATGATAATATAATACATGCACCATGTCATTTTTGTGGCAATACGCAGGGGAATAGTGTCGAAATAGCATTACGTTATCATAAATATCAATCAACAACAATTACAGTTTGTTATGAATGTGCTCAAAAAAATTTTGGATTTTTTTATCATATTTATCAATATACAATTATTGGTTCGAACAATAAAACACTTATTTTAGATTTACAAATTTGTCATTCGGCTAAAACGATGGTATTTAAGCATAAGTTTTTTAATTTTAATATGAAAACAGTATTTTCTGGGCTGGGAATTGATTACTTATTTTCAGATATAAACGATAAATACCTTGGTTGTTCTGGATATACGTATGATTGTATGACAATTCCATCTAAAAAAGAATTTTTCGACAAATATGATTATATTAAAAAACGAATTAATTCGAATCCCAAAACGCAAATAGATTGTCATGATTTTCTTTCAAATGTTGGATATGAAAATATGATGTCAAGCTTAAAATCCTTTGAGATATTGAAAAAATTTGGTTTTTGAACGATTTTTTTGCACAAAACTATTTACTTTTTCCTTATTCTGTGGTATAATATAACCATAGAACAAAGGAGGTACAAACAATGTTTAAGAATAAAAATTACGAATGGATGAAAGACTACGAGACTCCTGGCCATCGTGATTATATCTGCGGCATTACCAAGTATCTCTATTGGATGTTCATGTATTACAAGCTTTGCTATCAGGGGACTCAGGAAGATAAACTTCGCCTTGCTGTCCTGTATGATGACGCTGTTGAAAATGAAGTTTCTGTTGGTTCTTCGCTTGATAGAGATATGTCTCACTATTACGAAATTGCAAGCAGAACTTTCATCTATGAGACGAAAAAAGCTGCGAACTTCGATGATATCGAACGCGATAATCGAATCAAAAAAGCTGACCGTGAAAGAAAGCAGAAAGAACTTCGCAACAAAATTGCTGGCTATGATGTAGAGGCCAAAGAGGTTGCGGACCGCATGTACGAATTGGAATTAGACGAAGAAGGCAAAAACGACCCCGAACGAAATGAAATTATCAAAGATGGACTTTTTGCAAAATATCCGACGATTGAAAAAGCAACTACTAAAAAGTGCATCTATACCGAAACGATTCCTGTACAGACTGCCAGAGCTGGAGTCATCAACGTCCATGTAAGAGCTTATGACCGCTGCAATTCCTACTTCTTCGCAGCAGTATGGTGCGATGAAAGACCGGTAGACGAAAATGGATGCCAAACTTGCGTACCTATTTACCGCCGGCACTTATATGGTAGCGACGGACTGTATGCTGTAATCAAACACAAGGTTTCGCTTGAGAAGATTGCTATTCTGCAGGATAACTTCAATAATCCTCCTAAATCCAAAAAGCAAAAAGCAATCAAAGAAGACGATATTGATATCTCAAAAGTCACCAAAGCTCTTGGCATCGATGATGACGATGATGATATGGACACCGAAATCTTCTAAAAAGTCAATAACTCCCAATTCAAAAGGATTGGGAGTTTTGAAATTTACAAAATTAAAAAGGAGAGAACCATTATGAAAATTCTTGGACGCCGTGAACAAAGTAAGGCAAAGGTCAAAAAAACAATCGTTTCGTCAGCAACAAAATTTTTCTCAAACTATGGCATCAGCAAATCTTCAATTGCTGATATCATGACTGATGCCAATCTCGGTCTTGGTACATTTTACAACTACTTTGAATCGAAAGAAGCACTCATTTCTGATTTGCTGAACACATTCATTGATGAAACAAAAGACATGGTGAAGCAAAGCAAAAAAACGCAAGAGGAAACATTTGAAAACGCAATGACATTGATGTCAAATCATCTTGGAGACAATGAATTCATCATGCCGTTGTTATTCAACTATAAAAAATCAGCACGTCCGAATCGTACAAAAAACAATTTCTGGAAAAGTCAATTGCAAAAATTCATTGGTACATTTTCCAGTATCATTGTAAGAGGACAGACCACTGGAGAATTTAGAAAGGATATCCCAATAGAGGTTATCAACGAAATGATTTACTCGATTTTCCATTCCTCTTCAATCAGTCCAATGAACTTCAAAGATAACATGAAAATCAAAACAAAGATTCTTATTAGAGGTTTCAAAAAATAATAAAACAAAAAGCCATTGGTAAATGCCAGTGGCTTTAATTATTTTACATACATAGTTGTTCTTTTACTCTTCTTTCTAAATCTCCTTCATCATATATATCCAATACTTCCAATGCTTCGTCACCGTTCATATTATTATCTTCAACGAATTCTCTAAAACCGTCAATGGAACATAATACATTACCATAAGACATTTGACATCTATATGCATAATCACTCAAAAGCGTTTCATAATCCATTGATGCCATTTTTTGTAATCTTTTCATTTTTACTCCTTAATTTTGTAAGAGTGATAATACTCTTGCATTATCATGCATAAACATTTTTTGCGTTATTAAAGCAATCTGATTTAATGTACTTTCTGATTTAAGTTTTGTAATTTCAGCGACGATATCAGTATCATCATTTGCAGAAACAGCTCCAACAAGAGATTCTTCCATTACGGTGTAATTACTTTCTTGAGCATTCAATCCTTGTTGCATAGAACCAATATCTGTTGACATATTCAATGCTTTATCCAAAGCATTATCCACCGTGTCGATTGCACTGGCCAGTCCAGAAGACGATGATAAATCCAGCGTAATATTACCATCACTATCAGTCAAACCAAGTGCCTGAGAGGACATATTTCCTAATTTCAATGTATCATATCCACTCATTCCAGCGACAGTAATTGAATTATTGCCGTCTAATAACTTCTCGCCATTATATTCGATATTAGCATTTTCGTTGATAGTAGCAATAGATTGCGTTATTGATTGAGAAATAGCAGCTCTATCACTATCATTGTTCGTACCATTATTTGCTTGTAAAAGCTTTGATTTTATATCGCTTAACGCATTAACTGTAGAAGATACTCCACCAGCTGCTACATTTAACATAGCATTTGCGTTTTGTGTATTTTTATTTGATTGAGCAATGGCAGAAATATTTGAAGTTATCTTTTGCGTAATTGAATAAGACGCTACGCCGAACTTCGCAGATGGATTATTTGAACCACTTGCAATTTTTTGAATGCTATTTGCCATTGCATTTGATGTTTTATTAATATTATTTAATCCAACATTGCTAATCATTTTTCTCACTCCCTTTTATAATAGTCATTACTCCATTCCCTTGCAATAAAAAACCAATAATTCTTAAAGCCAATTCATCGGCTTCTTCAAACGAACCACAAATAAATCTTTTTGAGAATCCATTAATTTTTTCTATTAAATATAAATAATATGCATTCTTTCTTATACCAACGCAAAGCATAAATGGATGATTGTATTTATCAAAAGTTTCTACATATTTACCGTTGCTGATATTTAATATTGAATTTTTTTCTATTGGCAAATATTGCCAATTAATTAGATTCGTTGATTCCATTTTCAATTTCTTCATTTATGCTTTGTAAGTATTCAAAAACTCTTTCTTCAAATTCGTCTTTTTCAGTATATTTTACATCTGATAAAAGTGCATTGAATTCATCATCATTATTTTTTAATAATGATATTAAATCCGCAGCAATTGATTTCCCATAATCTTTCATCCAATCATTAAATGAATCATATTTTTCGTCTATATATCCATTTGAATTTGCATTTTCCCACGAAGAATGTAATCTTCCTGTTGTTTCAAAAACATCTTCTTTATTTATATGTTCAACAAAATAATCATATGCTCTATTGATTGCATAATTATCTTCAGCTAATCTTTTCATTGGTTTACTCCTTTACAAATTTAATTTATCTGTTATTTTATAAATAGCTTCATCGCTGTTGTAAATTTCATAGAAAATGTCCATACAATCCAATTCGTTCAAAATTTCTTTTGCTATTTTATCGCTTTCTTTTTCTGTTTGATGTCTTCCAATTTTTTCATATTTGTGATTTCTTTGTATAAAGAAATTAATATTTTCAAAAGAATTATAACTTTCTTTTACTAAATCCTTAAATGCATCAGATTCATTTTTACCATATACTAAACATAAAAGTAATGGCGAATCAGTAATTACATAATCCACCTTGTCTCTCAATTGATTCAACATCTTATATTGTTTTGCAAATGTATAAATCTGGTCTTTAAATGGATATGTACTATTTTCGTATACTTTTCCTTTTATCCATTCATAAGCTAATTCTACTTTGTAATGTTTTATTTTCATTTGATAAAATAATCCAGCAGCAATTGTAGATTTTCCAGCTCCTGGTGCACCGTATAAATTTATAATTTTAGTCATGTTTTACACCTCTTAATTTATTCTAATTCGTTCAAGTCATAAAATTATAATAGAAAAAATAATTTTTTTAATAAAAAAATAAAAAATAAATATAAAAATACTGAAATTTTTAGCGTATATCAAAGTATTTTGAGGTTACAAGAATAAAGTAATCATCAAAATACTTTGATTTTTTTAGCATAAAATAATTTAGCTATGCAAAAAGGAGATGAATTTTTCAAAGTGTTTAAGGTAAAAAAGAGAAATGGAAAAATAGTAGAATATGATGATTCTAAGATTTTCAATGCCATTCGTCAAGCAAATAAGGATAGTAAAGACAAACGAATGAACATTGCACAAATCACGGACATTGTAAAGCAAGTTGAAGACTATTTTTCTGATACCAAAATTCCATCTGTAGATAAGATTAGTGAAGCTACAGAAAACATTTTAATGAAGTCAAAGTACATCAATACAGCAAAATCATATATTGTGTATAGAGCTGAACATGCTAAAAGAAGAGATGATGCAGAGAAATTAATGTCAGAATTCATGAATCTTACATTCAAAGCTGATAATTCAATTGATGCATATAGAGACAATGCAAACATTTCTTCTACAAGCACAATGGGGTCAATGCTTAAGTATGGTACTGAAGCAAGTAAATTTTTCATTGATAACTACGTTATGCCAGATGAATATGTGGAAGCAATGAAAGAAGGTTGGCTTCATATACACGATAAGGACTTTTCGATGTTAACTTTCAATTGCTGCCAAATAGATATTCTTAAATTATTTCATGGAGGATTTTCTACTGGCAACGGTTGGATAAGAGAACCACAATCAATTCGTTCTTATGCAGCGCTCGCGTGTATTGCCATAAACAAATGTGTGGCCTAACATGGAAACATGTTCAGAAAAAATTGTGTGAACCCAATATGGGGTGTGTGAGAAATTTTCTCATGCTAACGGTAGGAGTTAATAACCAATGAGCTTCGTAAGAGAACCTAAGGTCCAGAAATGGATAGCTGGTAATACCGTGCTAAGTATATTACATAATTCAAAAAAATACAAAATGCTTTTTGTAAATAAAGAAGGAACATTTGTTTACGATTATAAAAACAAAAGAAAATTATCTTTCAGAATAAATAACTCTGGTTATGTATGTTGTAATGTATATTTGGTACATAGAATTGTTGCTGAAACTTTTTGTAAAAAAGATAATGAAAAATTAGAAGTTAATCATTTAGACGGAAATAAAAGAAATAATCATTACTTAAATTTAGAATGGACAACACATTCGAAAAATATGAAATATAATTACCAAGTTCTTAATTATAGACCGACTAGATTAGGAAGTCACATGACAGAAGAACATAGAAAAATAGTTTCACAAACAAATTCTGGCGCTGGAAATCCAGCAGCAAAAACAAGAAAAATCATCTTTACAGATAATACGTCAGCAATAATTCATACAAGAAAAGAAATGATAAAAGCAATAAATAAAAAACTAAATAAAAATTATCATTTAAGCACAATAAAAAATATTATAGCACAACCAGAAATTAGACAAAAATATATGATTAAAGATATAATTGAATTAATGTAATATAAAAGTGTAACGACTATCCTTTAGCGGATTGGTCTCCGCAATAGGAGTAGGGCCAATTGAAATATTGGTGGGAGAAAACCCCTTAAATCGAAGTGCACAATACAGTAAAATATAGTTTTACTATTAATAGGTAGACTCTATTAATCCTAACGTTAAACGAGGGTAATGAGATAGTCTAATCCGGCTCTTAATTGAGCATTAAATATCATGAAAATGACGGTAATAATGACAAAGCAACCAAAATAAAAATTTGTTCGTTTAATATGGAAACATATTACTCGCATTCCCTTGAAATGCTGGAACGCCCTTAGAGCCTTAATGCTAAATCGGAGAGATGAAATAAGCTCAAACGCAAATGCTTTAAAAAGTTTAAGGATTGGGAAATCAGCAGGTAAGATTCGAACAGAATAAACCTCAACGACTATAAGCTGAAATGCTTTTATTGGGCAAGCGCCTGAGAAGTGGGGGACAAAACCTAAGTATCTTTTTTAAGATATATGGCGAGAATGATATAGTCTAGTCTATGTGTGAAAGCACATGAAGTTCATAAGAGAACTGGTCGATAGTAGCGATATCGATTGAATAACACGGACCAATTTGGAGGCCAAAGCATTGCTTGTTTTGATTATGGCATGGCGGAAGGCGTTAGAAAATCATTTAAAAAAGACTTTAAGAAAAACTTAAAAGCTGCTTTAAAATACACAAACTATGATAATGATAAAGTTTTAGAAATAGCTGAAAATAATTATCCAACATATCTTAACAATGAATGTTTAAAAGAATTATCAAAAAAGTTAAGTGATAAATTCAATGTAATTGAAGAAATAATTTATGATTTTTTGAATAAAGTATACGAAAATACATGCGAACAAATTGAAGATGAAACGTATCAAGCTATGGAAAGCGTTATTTTCAATTTGAATTCTATGCATAGCCGTTGCGGTTCACAAACGCCATTTAGTTCTTTGAATTTTGGAACAGACACATCGCCAGAAGGTAGACTTGTAACAGAAAAACTTTTACTTTCGCAAGAAGAAGGATTGGGAAAAGGTGAAACTCCAATATTTCCAATTACTGTTTTCAAAATGAAAGAAGGAATAAATTATAATCCCGGAGACCCAAATTATGATTTATTCAAATTAGCTATCAGAGTTTCAGCAAAACGTTTATTCCCAAATTTTGTAAATGTAGATGCTCCATATAACTTACAATATTATAAACCGGATGACCCACGTACTGAAATCGCGACAATGGGTTGCAGAACGCGCACGATTAGCAATGTAAACGGTCCAGAAATTGTTACAAGTCGCGGTAATTTCTCATTCACTACTATTAATCTTCCAAAATTAGCTATTGAATCTCAAAAAAATATAAAGGAATTTTATAAACTTCTTGATAAATATATGGAGTTAGCAAAGAATCAAATTCTTTGGAGATATCATTTAATCGGTAAACGCCATGTTTATAATTATCCATTCTTGCTTGGTCAAGGAGTTTGGATGGATAGTGAAAAGCTTAAACCAAATGACACAATAGAAAAAATATTGAAACATGCTTCATTAAGTATTGGTTTTTGTGGATTAGCAGAATGCTTAAAATTCTTAACTGGAAAACATCATGGTGAATCAGAAGAATCTCAAAAACTTGGATTGGAAATTATTGGTCATATGAGAGAAATGACTGATAAGTATATTAAAGATACACATTTGAATTGGTCTGTTTTTGCTACACCTGCAGAATCTACAGCTGGTAGTTTCCAAAGAAGCAACCAGGCTCATTATGGAATCATAAAAGGTGTAACAGATAAAGAATATATGACAAATTCAAGCCATGTTCCAGTATATTATCCAATTAAAGCAATTGATAAAATTAGAATTGAAGCTCCATATCATGCATTATGTAATGCTGGCGCCATTATGTATGTAGAAATGGATGGAGACCCAACTAAGAATTTATCTGCATTTGAAAAAATTGTAAGAACAATGCATGATTATGATTGCACATATTGTGCTATCAATCATCCAATTGATAGATGCAGTAATTGCGGATATAATGGAATCATTGACAACGAATGTCCAGTATGCGGACAAAAAGACCATATTAATAATCAACATGTAAAAATGCCATGCATTTGCTAATGGAGGTAAAAATATGAAAACAATAAAAATAAATGAAATATCTGTAAAAGGAAAAGATATTGATTTAACGACAGAAGAAGCTGAAAAAATAGTAGAATACGCCGAAAAAAATAAATCAGAAAAAGAAGAAATAGATACAATCATCGTTTCTTTTTGTGAAGATGGAAAAGGCATGGATTTAGAGATTGAATATATCCAACCTCATAAGATAGAAAGAATTAGAAGAATTACTGGGTACATATCTACTACTTTAGATAAGTTTAATGACGCAAAAAAAGCCGAAGTAAGAGACAGAGTAAAACATATATAAAAAAAGAGAGGCATTTGCCTCTCTTTTTTATAATCCAAATTTGGTTAGGAAAATTTTATCTCTAAAAAATTCATGTACCCATATTTCAAAATGTTCTCCATAGTACTTACATAAATAATTTTTTTCTTCTTCATCTATTTTTGGAATTGTCAAAAAATCAAATGTAACTTCAAAATTTAAGTCTGGTTCGGATGTTACATATAAAGTATAGTAATCTCTATAATCTTCTTGCATATGAAAAGAAAAATGCAAGTCATGTACTTTTCTTGAATAAAACATCTTATAATCCCACCATAGCAATTTGATTAACATCTATAAAAAATCTTTTTAATGCTTCACTAAAATGATTTTGGCAAAAATTTTCATTTCTATCAAAAAATCCAATATAACAATTATTAGTTAACGATGTTGTAAAATCATCAATATTTGCATCCAAAACATTAAATGTATGTAAATCGCATATCAAAAGATATTCGTTATTTATTTTCATTTTAATAGAAGAATGAATGCTAATTCCTCGTTTTTCTTTTTTATGAAGACCAAAAGAAAAAATTAAATTATTATGAGAATATCGCGATACAAAAACGTTTTTATTTTCAAACCAATACTTTTCCAATGTTTTCATGATTTACAGTCCTATGTACAACATGTGATTACTGTTCTTAAAATAATTGATTATTTCTTTATTGATTCTATTTTCTTGTTCTATAACATCTTTTTTAAAATTTATAATGTATTGTTCGTTTTTGAATACATTCTTAAAATCAGTTAATTTACAATCAAATATGTTATATGCATTTGCACTATATCTTGTTCTCGTACGTTTATTTTTGTATATAAAAATTATAGATATGTGAATGTATTGTACTGGTTTATAATTAAAAATACAATCGATTTTTATTTGTAAGTCATTAGCAAATATCATAATTATCACCAGATACATTCTATAACAAATTCGAATATATGTAAATATATATTTTATAACACATAAATAAAAAGAGGCCTGATGGGCCTCTCATGTGTTTTAGTGATATTATGCAGCTGCTGCAACTCCACCAGCCACAGCCAATACTGCTATTATTTGCCAAAGTACTCTCTGGCGTTCAAGCTGTGTTTCTCTAGCTTTCCAATGTTTTTCGTTTTCTTCAATTTCCTTTTTCATATCTTGCAAATATAGATTCGCTTTCGTCAGCGCATCTAATGCCGTCATCGACTCTGTCTGAAGTTTCGCCAATTCGCCCTTCAGCATCTCGATTTCGCTCTTCTGCATATTCAATTCGTTCAATAACAGCATCAATTTGTCCTGAGCTTCGCTCGAGTCCATCTGCAATATCTCTAATAATTCCTTCGCTTCTATCAACGCTTGATTCGATTCGCTCAACTGAGCTTTCGCTTCTTCCAATTCCTTCTTGGATTTTTCCAAGGCTATCTTTTGCTCTTTGTTGTTCGATTGTAATTTTTTCCAGTCCGTCATCGATATTGTCAATGTGCTCGTTTCTTCCGTGGAATCCGAGCATGAACCAATAGATGGCGATACAAAGAATGACGATACCAGCAGCAATAGCGTAACGCTTAATATTGCTTTGTTTTTCAACAACGACAAGTTCCATGTTTTTGAAATTATCTTTAACATTTTTAACATCCACATTTCAACACCTTCAGTACAAAATTTCTTTAAAATAAAATAAATAAAAAAAGATAAAAAAAAATAATAGACATTAAAATAATGTCTATTCAAAATTTTTTAATAAAAAATGTTCTTAGACTTATTATTGTCTGCAAAAATAAAAATAGGACGAAAATTAAAATTATAATAAATATTTAACCATGCTCTATCAGACCTTCCGCCCCTTGCATTTCTAAACCAACTTATTTTAGCATCAACAAGTTTTTGCGTTACATCTTTATCTATTATTGCTACAATATCATTTGTACTAGTAACTACATAACCATAATATCCGCTTTGTCCTCCAAGACAGTCGATAATACATTGTTCACCTCTATAAATAGAACAATTATTTTCAGAACTGCCTTGTCCAAGTTCATATGAAAGATAACAATTAAATGTATCATATACATAACCTTGGTCATTTGTATATTTCAAAACATAATTAGGATAATGATACATGCTTTTTACAGTAGCATTATTTGCATCCCAATATGAACCACTGTAACCAATATATGATTTACCAGTTCCATAATCATCTTGATAGTGATATACATTATTATCATGAACTGTTATAGAATAGTCTGCATTTCCATTTATAATATATTTATCATATTCATCAGGAGACAATGTCCTAATACCAATTAAACTATTATTAGAAATATCATTGTTATTGTTTTGCAGATTTATTAATGAATTTTTTAATGATTGTTCTAAATTAGAATTTAAGATTTGATTATATAATTCGTCAGAAATAATTTTTGACATATTATCACCTAAAAATATTGTTAGATTTATTATTATCTATATATTGAAAAACAGGACGATAATTAAAAGATATATTAAAAGCATACCAACCATGAGCAGAACCTTGAGAATTATAATTTATTACACCATTTGGATAAACAAAATATTTTTTATTTTTTGTAGTTTTGTTTTCATACATACTCTTTTCGATAGAATGCGATGTTCTATATTTTTCGCTGTACCATGTCACAAACATATCAACTTTTATTTTAGATTGACTATAAAGACATGCATTTTCTTTAATATTGTTTTGTACCAATTCTTTTAGCAACACACAAGACCCAAACTCACCAAGAGAATAATTGGAGTGTCCAGTGTTTATAGAAACATCCTGGCGAGGTTCGTCATGGTGCCATACATTTTGATTATTTAATGATATGGACCCATCGCATGTACTATTAATAATATATTGGTCATATTCACTATTAGATAAGATTCTGATGATAGCCAAGCTATCATCAGAATCATCATTATTGTCTTCGTTATTTCTAAGCATAGATTTTTGTTCTATTGTTAAGGAATTTATAAAATCATTATATTGTTCATCATTTACATATACTAATTTCATTTATTTCACCTCTTATTTTTTATCTGTTATTTGATATGGTCAATGTTCCAACTATATTTTTCTTTTCTAATTTAAAAATAAAAAAAGAGTGGCTATTTAGTCGCTCTTTTATAATCCAATATTGGGAATTAATTTTTTTATTGGATAATAATTTTTAACTATATTTGAAAGTGTTTCTGATGCTTCTCTATTTCGTTCATCATCTCCGAATGTATGTAAAAAATCTGTTTCAAAAAGTTTTGCGTTGAATGTTTTTGTTCCATACTCATTTAATGCAAATGAAAAAATATAATCATATTGACACTCAATTTTTAGCAACAATACGTTGTTTCCAAAAAAATCATATAAAATTATCTTTGTATCTTTCGCAATATCAAAATATACTTTGATTTTTTTGCGAAAAGAAAAATTTTTTATAATCATTTTTTCCTCAAGTATTCATATTTCCCCATACAAGCAATATGGTCATTGTGGTCCAAAAACATTTCGTGTACTTTTTTAGGATAAAGACCAAGCTTATACATTTCATCAGAATCTGCGTCTTCATTCTCTGTTGTATAGCAATTAATGAACCACTCACATCCATCACCACAAGCCATCATCAAATAATTGAGAACCATTGGCAGTTCAAAATGACCATCAAGAGGACAATAAATGAATGGATAACTGCCATCATAATCTTCCTCATAATAAGGGTCGTAATTGACATCCCAATACAAATCTATAAAATCCTTTGCAATTGTACGCAACTTATTTGCATTATTAGAATAGAAATTCCCGCGATAATGTCCTTCCATTTCAACGCAAAGCCTAAATTTATATTTTTTATTCAATTCATCTTTTAACAATTTTCCAGTCGAATTTTTGTATTTTTCAAAATCTTCATTATCACAATAATCACATTCAATATACACATCGTCGTCATTCTTTTCTACTTCTTCAAACAATTCCGGATATGCTTTGATTACGTCGTCTCCATCCTCAATATCTTCAAAATTGTTTTCATCTTCGCAATCACTGTCGGCTTTTTGCAATGGATTCCAATTCCAACGTTCATTATCTTTTCTAATCATTTCTTCTGGAATTGGAATGGTCTCATTGCCTTTCAAAGTTATACGATTAGCAATATCTGCCAACATAGCGTCCAAATTTGATGTCTCAAAAATATGGTCAACAAATTTTACCGCTGCATCATAAATTTTATCATCGTTTGTAAGTCCCCAATTGTTGTAACGTTCTGCCCAACCAAAATCTTCACTGCAAAAAGCGTTTTTATCAAATTTATTGAAAGTGTTTCCAACGGTTGGAATATACATGCGGAACTTATTTTTATCATCAAGATAAAGAGCAAAATACAACGGTGTTTCTTCGTCGCTACCAGCACAACAAAGAGCTATGCAAAAGCCATTCATTTGATAGTAATCAACCAATCCTTCTCCAAAATCGCAATTTTCTGGGTCGCTCAGATTGGAACAACCAAAATCTATTTTTCTATCTTTGTCAATTTGTTTAAGGTCGACAATTTCATAAACACCTTGCTCATATTTATGAATTGCTTCCTCCAAAATCGACTTGTCACTTTGCATAGCATATCTCGGCATAACAATTATCTCCTTTCATTATCCTTCAATTTTAATATCATCAACAATCAGTTCCAACATACGTTTTGTCATATTCGTAGAAATTAGAACCACTGTCTCGGCAATATTTTCTTTTCTAATATATACGTTAGAAAAAGGCAAAAGCACATAACGTTTTGCCAAAGATTCTTTACTTACATTTACAAAATCTGTACTAGTAATTCCTTGTTCTCTAATCGTTACTTTTAGAAAATCCATTACTTCCTCCTTAGAAAACATCCATTCCACGTTCATTCAAGAATTTCTTATACGTTTCATACATCCTATAAACTTCTTCAGAGAACATTCCTTCTTTATAACACGCTTCAATATCTGAATGCTCATCACTTGTTGGCGAACAATACATCAGCCACTCCTTATCATCTCCAACATGCATCAGCAGATAATTCAATTCTTTAGGATAATTATAATGTGAATCTACATTATCCTTTTCTTTTTCCCAACACAAATCTACGAAATCTTTCGCGATTGTACGCAGTTTGTTTGGATTGTTGGAATAAAAAACACCAGTAAAAGTACCGGCAAACAAAACATTCAAAACAAATTTATACTTCTTCAGCAAATCGCCTTCATACATATTTCCAGAAACAGTATAATTATACTTGTTATTTTCCGGGTCAACGTATTCAACGTATACTTCATTGTCAATTTTCTCAAAACAGTTTGGGTATCTTTCAATGATATTCATATCTCTCACCCTTTCTGCAATAATTATACCACGAAAATCAAAAAATGTAAATAGTTTTTATAATCCAAACGTCAATTCAAAATCGTCCAAAAAATATTCATACAATATCTTAAATTCATTTTCGTAAAATTCATTCGTATAAACACACGATAAAAAATCATTAAATTTCTTTTTTCTATTGATTTCATTTGTACATAATTTTGACATGTAATGCGTATCTTTTTTATTGTCATATATGATTGCTAAACTTAAATCACTATTGAAGTTATTTATTGGATTGACACGAAGAGTAGCTAAAAATGTTTGCCCATTGATTTCTTTCATAAAATAAAAAATAATATTACCGTTAAAAAATCTTTTTTTCATTTTTAACTCCAATTACAATCCAAACGTTAATTCAAAATGGTCCAAAAAACATTCATATAGCAATCTAAATTCTTTTTCATAACGCCTATCAGCATGTGCGCAAGAAAAAATATCATCAAATTTATTTTTCCTATTGATTGCTTTTATGCCAGGTTTTGATACAAACACAGTATATGGTCTTAGATTGTAAGTTATTTTTGCCAATTTAACATCAATAAATGTATTATATACGTGCATTAAAACTTCGAATCTTTCTCCATTTATTTTTTTAATATACTTAAACAACATTCCATTAATTGCTTTTATTTTTTTCATATTCATAACCCCAAACATTTCATTAGACAACATTCAAATACATAATTATATAAAAACAACGATTGTGCAGCTGGCATATTTTTTCTTCTTAACGTATTGATGTCATTATCTGTTATTGTCATAAGATGAGCAGATTCGTTGATTGTAAAATGATGCATGCATTTATTGGAATTAAACGTTACATAACATCCATCAGATGTATGATTTACAATCAAATTAAAAAATTGATTATCATACTCTATTTTTGCAAGCAAGACCAAACACGGCATTGACCCCAAACCATAAATTATCTCAAAATCTATTTTTATGAAATTATCATTTACAAGCATTTTATCACAGCCCAAAATATACTGATAATTTTTTGCATTTCATAATCCCCAATAAATATACAATTCTTTAACCGCTTCGTTCAAAATGTCATTATAGTAATCCATAACGAATTTTGATTGCTTCTTTCTTGACCTATTTGCAAACGTTGAAATTTCCAAATATGAAAGCCATTCTGTATATTCCAAAACCTTAAAAAAATGAGCAATCGGTGAATGTCCATATGCGAAAGAAATATTTTCATCTTTATCAACATATAAATTGACATAAACATTATTGCGCATTAAATTGAATTTCACAACAATATATCTATCAATTGTTTGCTTAATAAAAACAAATTCGTTTTTACTTTTTGTAAAATCCATCTTTTTTCTCTTTCTTCGCAAGGCGTTTTATATTATACAAATGAATGTTGTATAACTTAATCATAGTCAAAGAAAAATCATCACTTTTATTGATGATTTTATTAATGTCAATTTGTTTTTCTTTCATCTCTTTCATATCATACATAACATAAAAAGAAGTAACTGTATTGTCATTACTTTCAATAACTACATGCAAAATATCAGTTTTATCATTTGAATAAATTCCAGTAAATGAACTTACGTATTTATTATTTTTAGAATAAGCTTTGCATGCAGCCTTAAAATCATGATTGAAATATTTTTTTGTATTTTTTGGAAGTAACGAACAATAGATTTTTGATTTCATTAATGACAAATCTTTTATTGCACCAGAAAAATACGTTTTCCTCAAAACATTCATCGTTAATCCTCCATTTACAATCCAAAAAATATTGCCAAATGTTCAACAAATACATTCATATATTTCTTCATTTTTCTTAATTGACTTATCGTTAAATATTCACTATCAAAATCTTCTGCTAAAAGAATATCTTTTTCCATGAAAGCATCTTCTACCATATTTGTAGTAGCTACAAGTTTTCCTTTTTTCACCTTAAAAATGCTAAATTTTGGAAATAAACAATAAGATACCTCAATTTCTCCAAATTTCTCAATAAAGATTTCTCTGTACGTTTTTGTATATAACATTTTTTTACGTTTAACATTAGTTTTCATAACTACAAACCAAAATTTTTTATAATTTCCTTATTAAATTTTTCTAGACAATGCTTTTTCATGTCTTTACCAGCAATTAAATTAAGAATATTATTTACATTATTTTCATCGTTAATTAAATATTTCTCTTTCAAAAAATGATATTTAATGATTTTACCATTTTTCTTACTATAAGAGACAATGAACCAACCATTCATCATATACGTGTCATAACTGATTTCAAACGGAAATGAATTTTCGTTGATATCTCTTATGAACATAAATACCTTCTATAAACCAAAAAATATAAACATTTTTTTGAAAGCAAAATTAATGATATCTTCGCATGTTTGTATTCTTCTTTCAGACATCAAAATTTTATGTGAACCATTGAAGTCATTTATATCTATTTTTTGTTTTTTCAATTTGATAACATTTTTCCATGATTTATAATACTGAATATCTGTGGAACAAACGCATAACGTATCCCAATCAACTTCTTTATCAACTGTAAATTCTAATATAAAATGATTATCTTGAATAACAAATTTTAAGACAACAAAATAATCATCTATCATTGTTTTGAAAACATAATTTCTATAATTGTTTGTTCTGCTTTTGTATTCGTATATTTTATATAACATGTTTATACCTTTACAAATTGATTTTTGTTTAATTTTATCATAAAAATTTTATTTTGTAAATAGAATCAGACAATTTCGTAAATTAAAAAGAGATGAATTTTCATCCATCTCTTTGAGCATTTTAATATTCTATATCTAATTGAATTGGGCCTTCATATTTTTTGTATTTTTCAAATTTTTCACACCATGTATCAAATACTTCATAAAAAGTCTTTGTATCTTCTATTTCATCCATGAAATAGATTTCTATTTTTACATAATGTTTTGAAAGCAATTGACTTTGGTCTATTTTTATTTCATAATGGTCAGATTGATAACTGGAAAATTCTATATTAAAGTCATAATCTTCCATATAGTGCATTCTATACTCGAATTTTGCACCATATTTATTACATATTCCGAATGAAAACGGCATACGGTGTGCTATTTCACCATCATTATGAGTAAAATATAAACAAATTTTAGCTTTTTTATAGATAAATTTTTCCAAAGCCTTTTTCATTTTATTTATTTCTTTTACGAGAGCATTATTCATATTTATCACCTCTCGTATTAATTATACCACATTTTTATCGTTTTGTAAATAGTTTTTGGATTTTTTATAATTATGTTTTTATTTCTATTATCTATTTGTTCTTTTATATATTCCCTAAATACCTTAAAATTTTTATAAATTTCTTTATTTGTTATATAAATTCTACCTTTTCCAACCATACCTGTTTTTATTATTTCATTAACCGTATTAACTAAATCCATATTCTTAAAAATCTTAGTACCAATTAAATTATTAGTAATATTATCATTTTTATCTATTTCATACAAACCGGCTATACAAACTGGTTCATTTATTCCTTTATTTCTTAATTCCACTACATAACATCTGGCTAATAACACATTATTAATTCCATTTGGAGGTAATTGATACATATATAATGTTTCAACAATTGACGTTATTTCGTACCAATTAGGAAGTTGTTCTTCATAAAAAGGTTTTCCTTTATCTAAAACATCTTGTTTTTCTTTTTCATAATCTTCTTTCGTTACAAAATATTGTTGCAACATTGTTTCTTTCTTTAAGTCTTCTATAAATTCTGCTAATTTTTTAAGTTCAGACTTTATAATTCTCTTTTTAATTAAGTTACTTGTTTTTATGATTAATTTTTTTAATTTATTTAACAAAATATTTCACCTTCTTAATTAAAAAATACAAAACTTTTTATTAAATAGAATTAAACATAATTTTGGTGATGATATGTTATATTATGATTAAATATTAAAAGCAGGCGTTATGCCTGCTTTTGATTTGCGTATTTCAGTAAAACATCGATTCCATGACTATTCTTTTTAGGCTTTCTTATTTTTGTCTTAAAGCCTTCAAAGTAAACGTCTCCAAATTTTTTATTAAATAATTCATTATCTTCGTTATAAAGTTTCGTATATTCTCCTTCAATAAAATGCGCCTCTTCTATCATACCATAATAGTCTTTTAGTAATACAATAGAAACATTGCATTCTCCTATTTCTTGAATTTTATCATATGCAGCGCTCTTAGAATCATTTGCATGTTGATATAATCTTCTATGTAATTCTTGTGTCGTACAACCAATATAAAAAAATTTATTTGTTAAATCATTTTTTATCCCATAAATATGAAATAAATTTTCTTCGCCTTCTACCATAATATCACCCATATTATTTTAGGCGATATACAAAATTTTAATTTTCACAAAACAAAAGAGCGGCCAATTAGCCGCTCTTGTTTTTAATTGGATTTACGCTTTTTTCGCCATCTTTGTCGCTTTCTTAGCCGCAGAAAATGCCTTAATCTTATCCTGTGTTTGACGCTTCATATATCGCTGAGCTCTCTTGTAATACTCGGGGAAATGCTTCTGCACCAAAATAATCTTATCGAATTTGCTATTCGCAACATTGGTTTCGACAAAATCAATAATCTGATGCATTGACACCCCCTTACGATTCGGCTTCAGTTCTTGAATCAAAGCCAATTCCTCTGCCGATGTTTTGCTCGGGTCAGTACCAAGAACTTTGATGATTTCAGCTTTCATATTTTTCTTGAAATACCTGAATGCAGATTTGAATGTATTGGGATACGTCTTATGCAAAGCATTGATAACATCTTTGTTTTTAATGTGAGCGATAACGGCCGGAATCAACTGATGCTTAGTAACCCCGTGTTTTCCAGATTCGACATACTTGCCGAGGTCTTCTTTTGTAATCATTTGGAACTTCCTCCTTTAACGACTTTCATATATTCCATTCATTTTTTCTTTTCCCCACCAAGCACCGTGCACTGTGCTTGTTTTGTAATTATAATAAATAAAAAATTCAAGTTTGTAAATATAAGATTTGTTATACAAACTTGAATTGTGAATAAAACTTTTTTAATTATCAAATAAGTCAAATAAACTATTCAATTAAAATTTTTGCTATTCAACTTTTTTTGTGTATATTTGAATTTTTCGTATTTGTCTTCTATAATCTTCTTGTGACGTTGAAAAACATTTTCATAACAACTAAATGCTATATTCCCAAGTCTAGTTTTTACATACATAAATTCTTTATTTTCCTTATTATCCTCTATAACACCTCCAATATCAAAATCAATTACATTATAAGAAGACATAATCGGATTCTGCCTTTTGAGTTCATCTACATTACATTTTTTCATGCCTTGTGCTTTTCTCAAAATCATATTGCTAAACAATTTATGTTTTTCTTTTATCGTTTCATTTGATTCATTATCTTTATTTTTCAAAACAAAACAATTGTCAAATACACTATGTACATGTACTGAAATTCTCTTAAAAGATGCAAGCGGATTAAATAGAATATTTACAGTTCTTCCAAGAAAATTGACAATGTTTTTCTTTTGTTCTTTTGACAAATCTTCGATTGGCATATAAAGACTTCTAATCAAATCGCAAATCTCATCATCAAAATTAAGCATTTCCAAAATTTCGTTACGGTTGATAATGATATTGAAATATGGGAATACGATATAATACCTAAAACTATAATTAGGAATTACACCATCTGACGTATTTGAAGATTCAATTACAAATTTGAAAGTTTCATATTCTTTCACAAAATAGCGCGAATGTAAACCATAATGTATTCCGTTATCAAATTCTTTTAGCATCAAATGCGTTTCTGAACAAAGATAATTGGTTTTCCAAACAGAAAGTGACGAGTATGCATTTTCCCAATTGAAATACGTTCCAACATAAGTATCTTTATATTGTACAAGAAACAATGTGTTTACAACGCTCATTTTCATTGTTTCCATATCATAAATGTCGATTGAAATAACATAAGTATTGTTTTCCATGCATTCGAGGATTTCAGTATACGTTCTTGAAATATCGTTAAATTGAGCGACGCTGCTGCGGGACACATCATACACAAAAAAATGCAAATTGCCAATTTCAAAATGCATCTTGAAATCATTATTTTTGTTCAATTGATTATTTTTTAAGCACTCGATAATTTTTTCTTGTGCCATAATTTTTGCAACGTAAATATTTTCTTCAAAAATTTCCATAAGTTCTTCATTATTATACATTATTTATACCTCCAATTCTATTCAATAATTGGGAGTGAAAATTCATGAAACATCTTATAAGAAAATTTGCTTTTAATGAAAATCCGGATATAAAAAGTTATATGGAAAGTTATGGGTTCATTGCAAAAACTGTCAATAATTTCGATTCTTACTATAAACAAGATGGAGACTTTGAACTTATCATAAATTCAGGTGTAAGTAACAATATTTTGCCTGTAGACAATAACCAAAAATTACATATGCTCATTACACAAAAAGACAGTGATAATAAATTGGAATATGATTTTTCCAATATGAGTATGTTTATATCTGGTTGGGCAAATGTTTTTAAGAAATTCAAAGAAGATTTAGAATCAGAAAATGAATCGGAAGATAATTCCGACAATGAAATTATACCACAGAATGAATGAAATGTAAATAGGAAGGAGTAAAAAAATGGATGAGATAATTAAAGAATCAGACATATCGCCAATTATGCCAGTATCACCATATATGAGATATGATAATTATGTAAGACAATATGATTGGAATACACCTAAAGAAAAAGAAACGGTGGAAGAAGATGATGAAAATCCACCATTTGAAGTATTACTTACTAAATATATAAAAAGTGGGAATTACCGTACAAAATTCAAAAGACTCAGAAAATACGAAACCGACGGAGATTAATCCGTCGGTTTTTTTCATATTCCGCGACCGCTCTTAGCAAGGCCGCGCTTGCCGAGCTATGCGTTCCCACTGAGAACCACGCTTCGGACTTGGGAGACTTACCATTGGGATTTTCTTTATGGCGTTCACCAATGTGAAGGCTGCTCCATCACCTTCAATCTTCCGCACTAGATGCATTTCCTGTCTAACACCAAAAATAACAGGATTGCGTTCTCTTAAGCCATGCAAAAATGTTTGCAACCACTTTTGCAATTCTCCCCGGCGGTTAGGTGTACGGTTTTTATGACTTCTTCCTTGTCGTTTCGCTTTTGCCATATCTTCGGGCCAAGTTGCTAGTCGTTCTAGCCAAATGCGGCCATTGGCAAATTCGGCGTCTCGCTAAATTTTTCAATTTATTAGTAGTTAAAGTACCTAACCGTAGTCGATTTTAGCCATCGATATGTGTTCCTTTCCGAAGCATGTATAGTTTGGCTTCTGTTTTGCACTCTTCATGGTGCGGTCTTTGCGGCTGTTGCGCACGTTGGCATGTCCGCCGCTATTATCCGGGGAATCTCCCCCGCTGTGGCCGGTCGGGCCTTCGATGGACCGGCCGGCTCTTTTTCAAATTATATTTATTCTAATGTTTTTTCAGATGTTTATGTCCTGTTATCGTCTCAGGAGTTCTTTTTACATCGTCGCATTTTTACTATTTATCCTTTTTAGATTTTGCTTCGGTGGTCCTGGATTGCCGACCGCGATACCATTGACGTGTTGCGCCAGGTTTATTCGCGGCATCCGATAACTCATCAGGGTAGCAATTCCCTTTAATTTTTTAATTTAAATTTTTTAGAGATTAAGCGGTCTCAAACCGCCCGGCGTGCTTTCCGTACTCCATGTTCTTCATTTTACTTTTCTCTCTTTCTTTTTTGCTGATTTCAATTTTAGATTTTTCGAATGTTCACTCTTTAGAAGATGAACACCTCCTTCAAATACATTTCATTGGTTTGGTTTATGTTTGTTTGTTCTTTGACTGTGATTAGATTATATCATAAATTTCCAAGTTTGTAAATACCTTTTTGCAATTTTTTTAATTTTTTTTATTTGGTCCGAATAATGTGAATCGAACACATATCTCGCATTCATACGAACACACATTCTACCATTGAACCATATCCGGACCTCAACCACGATTTAATTATACCACAGAAATTCGAAATTGTAAATACCTTTTTTACAAAAATTTTCAAAATAAAAAGGCCTGAACACTCAAGCCTTTACTTTCTTTATATATGAGAAATCTGCCAATTGATTAATTGTATTATCCAATGATACTGCTGTTGTTTTATTTATTGAATCGTTTTCTACAAGAGTCTTTATTTGTGGATAGAATTTATATATAGAATCCAATGCTTTTATATATTGTTTATGTTTTATCAATTCATTTATATCATTGCATTCTTTTTCAAACACATTGTCATTGGTATAATTATTTGAGTTATCTATTACATTCTTCAACTTCTTTAATGTTTCTACAAAGTCTTCCTTATTATATATGAATTCTTGTATTGCTTCTGCTTTTTCTTTTGCATCTTTGGGGTCTGATATATCATTTACAACACTATTCACTATATCTTCTCTTATATTGGAAGATAACTTCTTTTTCAAACATCCTAATAAAAAATAGCACATTAATTCTTTCATGACTTCCTTGTCTTCAGCATCTTTTGTAAGATTCTCTACCATTTCCACCATATTGATTTGTTTGTCTGATGATAGAATTTTATCTATCATATTCATTGTATCTTGTACTACAGGCATATTTCTCTTCCTTTCCTTAATGTTGTTAATGTATATATATTATGATATAATCCATCAAAACATTCTCTCATATAAGAAACATCTATATACCTTTTTTCATTTTCAAATAATGGTTCGTCTTCCAAATTTTTATTGTTTTGAATATCAAAAACATTCAATATATGATTGACTAACGCGTCAATATCAAATTCTCCATGTGACACTATCGTTATTTCATCAATAAATGTTTTTGACTTGTTAAGAAAAATAGAAAATACCTTTCCGGATTTTACACCATCAATAAGAATTGAATCATCATATTCGGTTTTTATCAAATCAAAATCAGTATAATTATCATGTAATTTTCTAATAATGCTACTTGCTATATTAATTGTTGTTGAATTGTTATTAATCGAAAACGATGTTTTGTTTCCACTAAAAAATATTCTCTTCAATTGATAAAAAATTTTATTCATATTTATGTCCTCACAATGTAAAATACATCACCATTTGTAATTTCCTTTTTAACTAGTGATATATAAAACAATTCTTGTTCGCTCCACATGTAATAATTACCTGTTTTAGATACTTCTTCTAACATATGTTTTGCTTGTTTATCTGAAAATCCAAATACAATAAGTGAAGCCATTATTTTATTATATGTAGATTGTTTCGCTTTATCTGTTACATTTATAAACATTACCTGCACAAATTCATTGTCTTTCAAGACAACATACATTCTTGAATCGTTGTTCAATTCATTAAATGTAATCTTATATATATCAAAGCTATTGCTTTGCTCATATAATTCAAATTGTTCTATCTTGTTATTAAGATGACTTTCCACAAGATAGGGAAAGTCATCATATTTTATATTTGTCAATGGTTTTGCATGACAATTTGATACAATCAAAACAAGGAAAAACGTTAATGCTAATATCTTCTTTAGCATTACAACCCCAGCCCGTCTAAGAATTTAAGAGTATCGTTATTAAAGGATTGTCTTATGTGCTTAATCTTATCGTCAAACGCACTGAACAATACTCTTATATATTCTTCATCTTTCTTATAAGCAGCATCGATAATCTCGTGTGCTATATCCTTATTGAAAATCTTTTTATGATTTTTCATAAAGTTTGCCAATTTATCTAACGGAGGCAATCCATCAGTATTCACAGTATTAATTACAATGTCTGTCTTGCGTCCATTATCTTTTGGCGTCAATTTCTTCTTTACTTCTTCTGTAAAGTTTTCCGAAATAGGCGGATAATTCTTCAGCAAATAATCTTTCTGAGCTTTATGCAGGTGTTTGAATGCATCTAAATAAACCTCAGGAAGATGATTGTTCATAACTTTAATGAAATCAACGTCGTTGTTCGAAACAGCAATTTCAAGATATTCCGCCGTCCTCATGCGAGAAATCTTTTTACCATTCGTTTCAACAACAGCTAATAGATTCTTTTTGGTGGATTCTGGCAAATCCATTCCTTTAATCATATCTGCAGCATTTTCATACTTAACAGATTTTCTCTGCATATATTTTTCTTTTTCAAAAATTCTTTCTTTCTCCAATTTAAGATTCCAAGATTTATAGCATGGATGAGTATTGGGATGTTCTAAAATATGTTTTTGTACTTCAAACCCACCATACCTGAATGCATTATAGTATTGATGCGGGAATGCATGAGACAACATATTCAAGATTACTTCATCTTTCAAATGTTTCTCAACCTCAGCACCAACATGTTTTCTATTGATGCCTTTGGGATTTTGCGAAATAATATTATTAACAACTTCAAGACCTTCTTCACTGAAGAAAGCCTTATCAAAATCTTTTTCTTCCATTTTTTTAGTATCTACAAACTTCTTCAATTCTCTTTCTTTTGTAAGTTTCGTTACATCGCCAAGCGTTAGGTTCTTATAATACGATTGCCTCTTATCATCCAATTGTTTCTTTCCATTGATAATAAGAGACAATTTCCCACCTTCCGGTGTGCATTGACATTTATAGTTCTGAACGTTTTTGAATAAATCATCTTCTGTGCTGCATTTATACACTCTCAAGCATGATTCACAAATAACTCCATTTACAACTGGAGAATCACTTTCCAAATAATTGTTTCTAAACGATACATCATAATGTGTATCAAATGGAAGCTTTTTCAATTCCTTTTTTACTTCCGGCAATGTTTTGAATGAATGGTTTTTGTTTGTCGTTACAATGTAACGTATAAGAGAATTCAAAATTTTTGTATTGTCATTGTCAAAAAAATGAGAAGAAAACATAATGATAAATGTATTTTCCGACTTTTGATATGCCAAATAAATCGGAGAATACAAATCATCGATAAACCCGCCAAATTTAATTTTTGTTGAACAATTCAAGGAATTTTCTTTAATGTACTTTTGTACTTTGTTCATCGCCACTTGGAAGAGCATTTCTATTTCTTTGCTTCTTTCCAAATGTTCCTTGGCAATGGACACAGAGTCAGGGATATTGGTTTTCGTTTTTTCCACAGTGGTACCCTTCTTTCCTTAAATTTCAATATTTTACTTCCCCTAATATTTCCCCAGTTACTATAATAACACCATTTGCCCAAAGTGTAAATAGACGAAACGAAAAATTTCTTTTTCAAAGTAAAATGGAGAAAGGTTGTTATGCCTCTCTCCAAGTATATCAAAGTTTCTCACAAGGTTAATCAAAATTTGTTCTACATATAGAATTAACTTACGTTCTCTAAAGCGTCCTCTCGTGTTACGTAATTTATACTTAAAATTCATCGTCCAATGTAAACGTCCATTACGTACGAGCTCTTAAACTTGATAGGAAGAGAAAGCATTTTCTTCAATGTAAAAACCTTATTTGAAACTTAGATATCATCTTCATCTACATTAAAATAGATTATCAGGAACAGTATAGTCAACGTCAATAACAGAATCATAATGGTCAATTAAATTGGAAATATTTTCAGCAAAACTTTCCAATTGTTCTGATTTAGCTGCATAATCATTCCTATCAAATGTTATGACCTGAATTGTTTCTTGTTTTGCTTGAGTTAATCTTGTTTTAGGAAGCTTTTTTGAATAAGTATTAAAATAATAAGCTTCTAACCTTACGTCTTTCGCCAAATCAATTAATTCTGAAATTGACGTTTCTTTTTCCTCTCCATTAATTTGAATAGGAAATTTTTTATTATTAGCTTCTCTAAAAGCATCTCTAAGTTTTCTTCTTTCATCATATATAAACAACATCTTTTGAGAAATATCTTCTGGTTTTTCAGCAATGTACTCCATTGGATTTTCTCCTGGAGCAATTTCAACCAAAGAACTAATCATTCTTTGATGACTCAAATCATTAATCCTCTTTGACATGCGCGAAATCAATGTTTTGGCTTCATTTAATTTCATATTATTACTCCTCTCTAATTATATATGAAGTGCATTGGTTATATCTTCGCCAAAAAATTCCTTATTCCCAAAAATTTTAAATTTAGCTCCATAAATAATAAGAGCTCTTAATGCACCTTTATATACTTTCTTATTCAACGGTTTAACATTAAATGCTTTACATGTCTCACTTACATAATGTTTAATAACATCTTGATTTTCTTCAAAAGCTTCTTCGCCAATCAAAGCAACGAAGAAATCTTTGAATGACATATAATTCTTTTCGTCATCCAATTCACCATACGTACTTATAATCATTTCTCTAAAAGACTTTACATCTTCTTTATCTTCGTATAATGGAACTTCTGGCTTTATTTCCAATTTACTATCTTCTTTAGCTTCTTTGTAATCGTTAATCCGTTCTTCCGTTTCATCAGAAGCCATCTCTTCACTTTTTATATCTTCGTTAATAGTTTCCACTTCTTCTTTTGAGAAACCTTGTGGAACACTGGCTAGAGGGAGAAGTTTTTCAAGGAAATTATCCAATTCTCTTCTCACAACAGTTGTTACAATCTCTTCTATTTCCTCTCTTGTCATGTCTTCCTCTCCTTCTTGACCTTCAAATTCTTTCCAATCCAATGGCTTTAATTTTGGTCTTGTGGCTACAACATTTGGATTTATTTTATCAAGTTCATGGCTATCTTGTACAATACCTTGTGCTATACATTCTATGTCTATTTTATCCAAATCTTCTGCTGTCAAATCAAAATCCAAATTATCATAATAGTTTTGATTTACTCTATCTCTAATGATATTAGCAGCAAATAAATTATTTGTGGAAAGATTCTTAAATCCCATAAAATCAAAAGTAGTTCCATCTTCGCTTAAATTGGTTATTTGATAAAAAGCTTTTGGAAACTTTGAATTTTTATTAATGACCAAATTTGGCAAATTCACAAAATTCACCACCTCGGTTTATTCTAAATAAAAAACACCATACGCTTTTTTTACGCATGGTGTTACGTTTTTTCTTTTTTCATAATCCTTCACTTATCACAAAATAATTTATGAACATATCCAAGGCGGCAAATAATCTTACTTGTACCATTTCATCATGTTCGTGTTTTGATAATTTTTGGCATTGCTGAATTGCATTTGCTATGAATCTTGACTTTCCTCTTTTGATTATATTAAGAACTCTTTCAATCGCTTCTCTATTCCCTCTTGAATTTACATTACCAATCAAGTGAATAGACTCTCCTTTGTATAAGTATACAAAGACCATTGACTTGGTTTCTTTTTCAAAGTATTCGAAATTATAATTCCATCCGTTGAACATTGGATATGCAAATTCTAACGTTTTCATTATCCTTTTATTTTTCATAATCATTCCCTCACTAAGCATAACCTCACTTATAATTTTCTTTTACATTATAAAATATTACAAATGATAATAATTATTCGCCAATAACAAGCATAATACAATGTTTTGAATCTTTTATGCAATTCAATAAATTCTTTACATTGTCTTCTCTAAGAAGAAAATGTTTTGCTAATTCGGCATTTTCTTGTGAGATATAGCAATTGTTTGGTTTTTCAACCTTTTTTCTAATTTTGTTGTATAACTGTTTTTCAGAATAATTCTTTTTATTGAATGCCTTGCTCAAATCAATATTATACGTAAAATTTTGTACATGACGATAAAAATTATTTCTTATATTGATATCGCATGAAAAAACCGAACTTCCAATAAAAAATCCTCTTTTGGCTTCAAACTTAAATTTATAATGTTCGATTTTGAAATATTCATCTGAAATCTCATCGAAATTATAGTATTTCATCATAACGAGTCCATCTCTACGATGGACTGTTACTCTTGCTTTTATTCCATTGAATCGTTCTAATTTTACTTGTTGCTTCATAGTCCCCACGCTTTTAAAAATATTTTTTGAAAAACAAATTCTACAGATTTTTGTAACGAATCGATAACCTGTTCTGTTTGTTGTTTCCATCTTTTATTTCTTAATTTTATTGATAATTCAGGTGTATTATCAATACACTCTAGAAAGTTTTTTCTTATTTCTTTTCTATTTTTAATATTTCTAAAATTATTTGTATGAAAATGAATAATATTAGAACTAATGCTTATAAAATAAACATCAATATCACTAACATATACATTAAAATCTAATGAAATAACATCGCCATATTCTATCTTAAAAGTTTGAGGAACTTTATATGGCGTTAACATTTTATCATCAATATATGAGTAATCACTCGTCATAATCATGATGGAATTCCTCCAAATCTTTCATCAAACAATCATTCAAGAAATTACTTCTAACATCATTTCCATAACTAGCAAATTTATCAAACAATTTCTGCGTTGGAATCCATGTAAATGGAACAACACTCTTAAAAGATTCATCATTCCAATGATAAGATATTTCCATGATGTGATTATTTATTTTTCCAAGACTTTCACGAAAACCTTTTTTATCTTCAAATATTATGTCTTTTCTATTGGAAAGATATTCAACTACTTTTTTCAAATCATATTCATCATCGCGAAATGGATGCATAGATGTAGTAAAATGATACGATATTGCAAAACGTTTATTGTTAATGTCAACGAAATTATCTTCACTAATTCGCTTCATTAATATCAAATCATCCATACGTTCTTTGTTTGAAATATATGTATATGGTTCAAAAATGAAAAATTCTTGAACCTTAAATTCAAAAAATGCATGAGTACGAAGATGTTCAATAACATCTTTATGATAAAAACCATATCCACAATTTTGAGGAACTGTATATATTTTGTTTTCATTTTTTTCCAAATTGTCGTAATCTTTTTGCAGAGAAAGATGTTCTTGTATCTTGAAATCTCTCCCGTCCACATAGACAGCACTTCGTATAGCAAAAATGGAATTACCTTCGTTGTCCTTAAAAGACGTATCTACAGCGTCTAAGTATTGCTCAACTTCATACGTAAGTATCTTTCCCATTTTTGTTTCCTCGTTTCATACATTTTTATCTATTATTTTATTAAAAAATGGTCCGGCATAAAATTCAGCCGGACCATTCATCCTTCATGTATTACCGGATTGCAAGCTTCTGAATATCGGCAGGAACACCATCAACCGTTTCAAGCGCCGCGGAAAGAGCTGCATGATACTTCTTCGCCATGTACCGAAGAGAGCCATGGAACTGTTCTGGGAAATGCTTCCGAATCTTGACAATCGTAGCAAAATCCTTATCATCGCAGGCATGCTCAAGTGCAGGAATGATCTGATGGTAAGTGACACCTTTGCGCGAAGGCTCAAGCTTCTGAATCAGTTCGAACTTCTCGTTGTCAACGATATCGTTCTTACCAACAATGGCATATGCCTTTACTCGAATCGCCTTCTTGACATACCGGAGAGCACCATTGAACGTGGCCGGATAACGAGTTGCAAGCATCTTGATAGCCTTCGCATTGTCAATGTTGTTGGTAATAGCCGGAATCATCTGATGCTTCGTTACACCACGAACGCCAGCAGAAATGATATCGTCGATTTCGATTTTCTTTGCCGGCGCAACCGTCTTCTTTTCGGCCGCAACATTGACATTTTTGCTGATGCACTCAGGACACATTTCGTGCTTCATCACGTTTTCCAGAGTCTCTGCATCAAGCTTCTTGGTACCGAAAAACTTACCACACTTCGGACACCGAACGACACCATTCTTTGCAGACTTCATGTTTGTCTTCATAGTCTCTCTTCCCTTCTTTAATAACTTTTTACCACTTCTTGGAACCGACTGCCTTTCAAGTTCCATGGTTGGATTATAACACAAAACAAAAAATTTGTAAATAGTTTTTTTGAAATTTTTTACATTCCATTAAATCATTTCATTATAAAAAATGGCTTCTAATTAGAAGCCATATGTTTTCGTATATTTTATTTTGCACAATTCAATATCATTTAATATGTAATTGGTAGCATTTAAGCAAAACATCTTTTTCCAATCATCCAATGGTTTTGAGAAAAGTTCGTCTATAAAATCCTGCATAACAAACGTTTTATACTTAAATTTTGGGAATTTTATAACACATGTACCATGACAAACACAAACAAAAAATTCAAAATCATCAAAAGAAAAATATAAGCTAACCTCAATATCATCATGTCTTGTTTGCAAATACGAACTCATCATTTTTTCACCATTTTAAAATCTTTTTGTAATAGCAATTCCTTTTTCATCCTTTACAATAACAAATTGGTCACCATAATAATTATCTTTTATAATAGTTAAATCAATATCATCCAATTTTTGTTTATGTACAATTTGAAAATCATTCTTAGGAATTTCTTCAACTTTTTGGTTAGAAAAATCAAAACATCCAAAAATTTTTAATATAGCAACAACACATACAACTATGCCAAGAATCTTAAAATTCATAATTTTACCTCAATTGAAAAAATCTTTTAATTGACAATGATATCGTTTCATTAATTCTTTCCATTCTCCTCTACAAACACCATTCCAATGCGTACACAATAACATTTCTTGATTGTTATACCCACTATTTGAATATTTACAAAATATGCATTTGTGAGGATTATGAGAATATATGCTACAATATTCTTTTATTCTTTTTGAATAGTATAGCATATCATCTGTTTCTGGATGCATTGTCATTCTCCTTCAATGATTTTTTCCAATATTTCCCAATCCATTAATGCTTCATCCAATATATTATGAGCCATCTTTTTTTCACAATTGATATGTTCTATTGGAGTTGGTTGTTGAGGTGTCATAATTGACACAAATTTTAATGTTAAATATGCTAAAGCATCTTTTGCTTTAACTTCTGGCATTTTATAAATACGTAGTCTTATTTCGTTTCTTGCTTCTTTGGCTAAATTTTTGTAGTCTTCCATATCAATCACCGTAAAAACCATTGGTTGCATATTTTATTTTGTGAGCAAACTGTTCTTCTGTATATTCTTCACATTGATTTACAATTGCATCTAATCTATCCATAGTATTTTTATCATCATTCATTATAATTTTTACAACATCTCTCCAATAAACTTCTGTGGCAAATAAAGCATGATTAGCTACAATAATATTGAAGCATAACCACGATATACTAAATACAGAGAAATCATTTTCAAATGCAGATAAATGGATATGAATTCTTGGAATTAAATGAAATTGATTTGTTTGAAAAATTAAATTAAAATGCAAAACCATTCAATCGCCTCCACTTATATTTTATCATAATTTTTGAAATTAATACACTTTGAATAAAATAAACTGGTGATACAATGATTAACTTAAATGACATAATAACATATGGAACAACAAAATTTAAGGTAGTAAAAACAGCTACTTCTGAAGACATTATACATCTTCAAAATAACATAAATAAAAAAATGGACTTGGAAAACGATTGGTGTTATATCTATCCAAACAATGGCACTAAAGCAAATCCAGCAAATATAACAGCAAATTCTAGATATGTCGAAGCTAATCCTTTTCCAGGTTATATAGTAAAATGCACATGTGAATTATTTTTTAATAACGAGTGGGGAGAATCTGGTTGGTTTACGTGTTCAGTAAACGGTGATAATAGAGCAATGGGAGTTAAGGCATATCAATTAAACAACGATAATATCATATTACAAACAGGAAATTGGGCATGTTTAATATATGCAATGTCACTTGGAGGAGGACCATTCGGCGCTAACAGTACTGGGTCAGTTACAAATCTTCCTTGCAGAATTAAAGTATGGAAAATAGGCAAAATATAAAAGAGACCCAATTAAGGATCTCTTTTTTCTCCTTCATTATTTTATTATTCGCTGTTAAGCTGCCATTGCATTGATGAAATCATAAGTGGCGTCCAGAATCTGATTGCCATTCATGAAGCTCATCATTACCTTCTCCTGATGATTCTTGGTCAGCCGGAGCGGGCGGGTGTGGCTGGCAAAATCGCTTGCTGCGTTGAGCAGACCCCACGCCGTGCCGCGGAAGTTGCCGAGGTCATCCATGTTATACCGGCCCATGAACATCTCACGGAGATACATCGCATTCTTTGTCTGGCGAAGCGTGTAATCCTTTTCATCATCAATTGGGAACATCTGATTCATGAACTGTTGGAGCATCGCACCGGAAATCTTGATGCAAGCAAGACGCTCGGCGTCCTTATTCAGTTCTTTCATATATGCCTTCATGTTGAGAAGAGTTTCCCTTGCTTCCAGAACCTTGGAGTTGATATCACCGCGATGAACAAAGGACCAAATACGCTTTGCGTTTTCAAGAGCCTGGTTCATAGTGTTTTCGCAAACCACTCGCACCGGAGTAGCCGTAACTCGAACAGAAGAACTTCCATCGTGGCTGTTGGAGAAAAGCATGTGCGGAATGAATTTATCGCCGAGAATGATAGTTTCCGGCAAATTCGCCAGCATGAACACTTTCTTTCCGCCGTCCAAAGACCCGGCAGTTTCGTACTTGACTTCTCCAGTACCAATCAGTTGGTCAGTAAAGGAAAAAGCATCCTTATTCTGAACCACACTGTACTGACCAGAAACCATACCCAGCGGCTTCATGTCCTTGTCGCGATAGGTAATCTTCTTTTCGGTATCAACGAGAGTACCATCTGCAGTTCGAAGTACCGCATCACCGATAAGGACGTTCCAATCCAAACCGGCATAAACCAACGCTTCTTCAGATGTCATTGCATGGTCAACTGGAGTTCCCAATCCATGCCAAGGTACTTTACGCTCCGAAAAAACACCATCTTCATAGGCATTGTATGCCATGGTTTCAACGTTTGCCGACATTTGTCATTCTCCTCTCTTTCTGTAAGACCTTTACTATTTCCTCATCTTGATGTAATTATACCACAAGTTGACGTATTTGTAAATAGTTTTTTGAAAATTTTTTGATAAAAACAAAAAGCAGCCAATAACGGCTGCTTTAATTTTTAATTAATTTTCTGGTTCATCGACAAATTCTACATTACAATTTCCTTGAGAATTAATTAAACTTGAAAAAGTAAGTCCAGCTGATGATAAATTACTATTCATAATATCTATCATTTGTTGAGGTATAGATAAACATATTGTTATATTTTCAACAGAACTTCCTTCTAATAAACCAGCAAAGAAATCAGCTGTACCTTCAAAAGATACATTATTAAATGAACGACAATCTAAAATCCATGGGAAATTTTGTGGAAGTGATGTACAATATGCAAACATACCATCTACTTTTAATGAACACTTGGTATCTAAATATGGTAATGTAGTAAGAGAAGAACATCCGCTAAACATAGCACTTGTATTAATAGCGTCTCCAATATAAATTTCAGGAATTGTTATTAGTGATTCGCAATATCTAAACATACCAGAACAATCAGATAATTCACTCGTATCCCATGTATTAACTAGAGATTGAGGAATTGATTGCAAATTTGTACAATATGCAAATGCATCTGGCGCATCAATAACTTTTATATTGGTTAAATCATATATCGTATTCTGTGAAAATTGCGAAATGTTTTTGTAATCTTGGATATTATTTTCTGCATAATTTGATAAATTTTTTGTTAATTTTTGAATAGAAACATGTTTTGGAACAAAATAATATTTTCCTTGTTGCTTAACATAAATACCAATATTATTATTATTAACAGAATTTACTTCATTTGCTGCTAACGGGATTATAGTATTGTTATTTATTTGCCACAATATTCTTGGATATTCATTATTTTCAGCTATCCTTACTTCTATTCCTTCTATTGTAGTTGTAGACATTTATCATCACCCTTTTATTAAATTTATATAAACTAAATAAAAAAAGAGTAGCTTTCAAAATACTCTTTTTCATTATAAATAATTTTCCATAAATTCATTGTTATCCGTTCTATCTTTTATCTTAATTTCATTTCCATTATATGTAAATGTTCTTTCGTTATATAATGAATAATTTTCAGAATCTATAAGAATAGCTCCAGTAGGGATAACAACTTTATCATCTTTTATAAAACCAGCATCTTCCAATTTTTTTATTCTCTCTTCATTGCTTAAATTAAATAACTTTTCATCGTTTAATTTTATGATGACATCTCTTAATTTATCCAATTCATTTACGAACATAAACGCAAAATCTTTTTTCAATGGATAATCGGTAAATTTTTTGGCAATTAAACGTTTTTGTATAAGATTCATATTATTCTACCTTATAATCATCAAATATATATCCCATCGTTTCTGGGAAAATATTTTTTAATTCATCATTTCTTTTATCATATACTACTTCAATTAAATCATCATAATTATCTACTTTAAGCTGTTCAAATATATATTTTTTAAGTTCTTCATCAAGTTCCTTAAATTCTTTTTCGAATTTTTCTTCAAATGTTGTTCCATCAAATATTTCTTCTATTTTCTGTATACCATATGCTTCTTCTCTATCTACCATTGTTTGGGCCATATCATCAAAATCAACCAAAGAAATTAAATCGCTCGTAGATTCGTAATAACCATTATCAGAAAAATAGAAATATTCGTCATTTTCGTCAAAATCAGAAGCTAATTGAGCTTTAACTTCCTTATAAGAACGAGATGTATCTACTATTTCATCAAACATATCCATTGTATATACTGTAGATTCGTTTACATCTTCACAATAGTCAAAATAAACTCTATATAATTCTTTTTCTGAAAGATTTTCCAAAATTTCTTTTACTGTATCTGCTATCATATTTACACGCTCCAAAATCATTTTTCTACTACTAAATAATTTATGATATAAAAAAATATACAAATGGGCACATTTTTCAATGTGCCCAAATATGTAAAGTGGTCTAACCGCCCTCTCACAAAATATTAATTGCAGAATTTGCTATCGACGCTATTTGATTTGCCCATTCATTAGAAGAAGCATAACCAGCATCATGCATTGCTTTCAAACTCGTCAAACCATCATCATAATAGTTTTCTTTAATCCATACTGCACCAGCAATGATACCAGCATCCACGCCATCACCCATTACATAAGCGGCGCCAGGATTTGAATCAACAGCATTGATTCCGAAATAATTATGATGAACCTGACCAAGATATGACTGTCCAAAATCACTTTCACAAGCAGCATGAGCGAATATATAAATTGGATTCAAACCGGTAATCTCTGCCGCTGTAATAAATGCTTCTCCATGACCAGAAAAGGCTGTTCCGTGACTTGCATGTTGTTCATAATAATCAATTATCTTATTGATTTCATCAACAGAAATTTCGCTGCAATATCCAAGGTCTGTATAAATGTTCATACCGGAACTCTTCAATTGCATAACATTTTGATTTGAAATCTTCTTCCTATGAGCCACTGTCATGGCCTGTTTGATGTCTTCGCCTTGTTGTTCTTGCTTATCTCTTATTTCCTTTAACATTGAAAGAACAGTTTCATTTGCCTTACGAGATTCGCTCATTTCTCTATGTATTTCGGTGTATTTATGTTCCAATGACATTATCTTATAACCAAGAAATGCATTGATGACAACAATCACACCAAGAACAATTTTCACCCAATTACATTTTGCCAAAATTGATAGTCGCTTAATCATATCAATACCTCATCCTTTCTACAACTTTTAACCACAGACGTAATTATAATACATTTCATTACAAAAAGAAATAAATTTTTGTTATCATAAATTTTTGATATTCAAAAATCTGTCATAAATCCTTTTTTTGCAACAAACTAAATACATTGATATTGAAAATGAATAAGATATATTTTGATATAGACAAAACGTGAGAGAAAACAAAACAATATATTTTATTAAGAAAAAATGAGAAGGAAATGATGATATCATGGTAAAACAATATATTGTTTTAAGAAAAGACCCACCGACAGTGTCTGGTGAGCCCGTATCTGCGGCAAAATTGGCTGTTATGACAGCACATGCAAGCATAGCTTTTTTAACAAATATGATAGAAAACAATAAATCAATAGATAAAGATATTAACGAATGGTTCAATACCGGATATACAAAAGTATTGCTTGGAGCCAAAACAAAAGATTTCATAAAAATAAAAGAAAAAGCTTTAGCTATGGATTTTAAGGAAAATGAAGATTTTTTCGAAATACACGATTTATGTAATACAGAACTTTTGCATGATGAAAATTCAAATACATGCTATATAGCAATTGGATTTAAGCCAATGGATGAAGAAAAAATTAAACCATTAGTCAAACGGTTTCAAATTTATAGGTGAAAAATATTTTGTTTATTAATAAATATAATGATTTTTTAAATAAAGGGTGTAAATAATGAACAATTTTTACGTAGACAAGAAACAACAAAATATAAGACTTCAAAAAGATTTAATTTTAATGTTAATTGGTGATTTAGATGAAATAAAACTAATCGGAGAATTAGACGGGATAAAATTTTGTACATTAACATTTCATGAACTTTTTGAATTGTTTCTTAAAGCAGGAATGATAAGTGGAGATTGCATTATAGTTCCTCAAAATGCCAAACTTATAGAAACAAGAAAATGGGATTTAACAGATTATGTTTTTGAATTTAATGGGCATAATTTGGTTGTAGCATTAAATCTAAAAATTAATGAAATGAAAAATTACTTTGGAAAAACAATAAACATATAAAAAAAGAGACATCTACGTCTCTTTTTCTTTTTAAAGCGTTTTTAGATTTTTCAATAAATCGTGATAAAATGTCCTATCCTCTATATCATATTCTCCATGACAAGAATCAGCAAGATGCCAATCTATATCTTTCATTCTATTCCATGGGTCTGACATTACTCTTGTTCTTAGCAATGCATGATAAATCGGACAACCCCTCTCATTTTCTTTATCTGTTTTTTCATATATGTCACACAAATAAAGATGCTCAAAATACGTATGAATAAAACCTTCTGCTTTTCTTAGCGCATCTAATGTATTATCGGCATCTATTTTTACATATTGTATGTTTTTATTTCCTTCCATTATATGCGCATTCGGATGACGTTTTGATTCATAATCGACATAGAGAATATAATTAGGATATTCTTTTTTTTGTATATCCGTTATTTTCTCCACGTTCCCACCTCCTGCTATTTATTAAATAACAGGAAGTGTAAATAGTTTTTTTATTTTTTCTTACAATCCAATATATCAAAAGGTTTGTCTACAAATTTGTCTAATTGCTTTAATATATCCTTTAATGAAGATTCTCCAACACCTATTCCATGCATTTCTTGAAATGTTTTGGAAGCGGCAAATAATTTATTCAATATCTTGCATGCATCATCTTTTAAGACATCTTCGTAGTCAAACCAATCTGTACCTTTTATAGTTTTAACCTTTACAGATTTATTGAGTTTATCTAATGAAACGAATTGATAATAACCGGTCCCGTCCATTCTAATAAACTCCGCATGTTTGAGCTTCATAATATTCGCTTTGGAAAGTTTCCTTGCCTTTGTGATTTTTGCGAAATTATTGTCAATATAAGTTTGAAGCTCTTTGTTCATTGTGATATATCACTCCTTAAAAATTATAATTTTTTTATTCTAGAAAATTAAACGTTTTTTAATTTTTGTTTCCAAGGAAATAAATAAAATAATTTGGGTGAAAAAATTATGCAGACAAAAACATTATTTCATATCTTAAGACACAATATCAAACTCCTTCCAATAAGAATTAATATTAATGATGAATTACGAAAAAGTTATGACATGGTCAACTTAAAGTTGGCTTCATATAGTGAAGATGATTTTGATATATCTGGCGGAAAAAAATTCCAAGAAGGATTAGCAAATCTTGAAAGTACTTTCAAAACATTGAATAATAAAGCCAACACGTTGAGTGGCGCGTTAGAACTTATAGAATTCGCTGATAAATTTCCAACTTACATAAAATCACTTAAGGAGGAAACGTTATGAGTTTTGACAAACACATGGGCAAAGACTGGAGACAAGAATTCAAGGGAGCAAAAGCAGTAGACTATTCATGTAGAAATCACGGTACATGCAGTTATTGCAAAAGTTCAAGAACATTTTTCGATACAAAATATAGAAAAGCAGCAGACCAAGAAATACAAGATTATAATGATGAAGAATTTTTTGATACAAGATATAATGATAAGTGAGGATTTTTTTTCCTCACTTTTTCTTTTTATATTTATCTTTTATGTGATTGGCACAAGCCACTTTGAATCTACTATTTTCGCTATCAATTGAGAAACAACTTTGCTGGAATAAAGTCAAACGTTTCAGCATATCAATGTCTCTATAATTTTCACTAGAATTTTTAGTCAAAAAGAAATGCATTTCAAGCAATGCAATGCGTTTTTTCATATCTTTCGTGTGATTAATTTCTTCTTCAATTATATCCAGCAATTTCATTTCAATTCTCCTTTCATTATAATCGGTCCTAATAACTCTTCCATTTTTTTACATCCCAATTTTCCATCATTCTTATACCACCAAGCGGAACTTGGATGTACTAAACAATGACAATTATATTTATTTTCCAAACATTCAAAAGCTTTTTTGGATAAAAACAATGTTATTTGCGGCTTTAACATTTCATAATTTTTCTTAAAAGCTTCATTTCCATATTTTATATCCAAATCGTTTACATCAATGCTTCCTTTTTGAAAATTCGGTCGTTGAAAAAAATTAAAGAAAGCGACGTATGTAAATGCCTCATAATCGTTTTTATTAAGTAATTTACCAATTACTTTGGCAGGGAAACGATATATAGTATATATTTTCTTTTTGCCGTTCAAAAAATCGTTTACAATAGATTTTGTATAGCATTGTTTTTTCAATTCTTCTGTTAATATAATTTTATTATCATACCAATCTTTAACTGAAAAATTTTGTTTATTAGAAAAATAATGACTTTCTCCAACCAATAAAATCCTATATTTATAATAATTACTTCCAATATAAGGTGCAAAAAAATCCATGTTATACAAAAAGGGAAGAACTACATATCTTCCCTTTCCTCCTTCATTGACAAAAGCCTATTTTGTACATCTTCAAGCATTTCAATTTCTTGTTCCGAATAATATGATTCGTCGCCTTTTATAGAAAACTTTTCTGGATTTCTAAGAAGTGCTTGCAAAACACCTTCAAAAGAATGTGCATGTTCTTCATATTGACGAATCAAATTGTCGCTTGTTTTGAATGGATAGTATAAACCAGTTTTGGCAAATTCTCCAAAAACATACAAAAGAGAACCTGTCTCAACTCTATCGTCAATTCTTACTTTCCAACATTGTTTGTCTCTATTATATTTTGGGATTGTATCAGGCCGAGACTTTGGTTTTTGACGATGTCTGTCGTTCATTGTCTTTGTCTCCATAAATGGTCTCTGTCTTTGTCATCCACATACCCGGCATATATCCGCAATCCAAATCTTCTTTGATTCCAAGTTCTTTCTTTAACTTCATTTCTTCGATTTCAAGTTTCTTTCTTTGAACGTCAAAGATATTGCTCATAAAATACATACAAATAATTGTAATGCATCCAATAAGCGATAAAGCTACTCCGAAAATCACTTCGTCAGTTGTCATTTTTTTCACCTTCTTTATCGTCATACACAACAAAACGATAACCGGCTAGACGAGGATATGCTTCAATACTTTCCTGTGCAGGCACAAATTTCATGCTATATGCTTTTCCTTCACGGAACCAAATAGAATCCATTACCCATTTCGTTACATTGTTTGTTTTGTGGCTCTGGATTTCAATGATAGCGCCATTGCTTTCGTTGCTAAATGGTACATCAAATTCAACGTTCTTTGTGTTTGCGGTGAAAAGTTTCTTTTTCCCATTGTGATAGAGTTGATTTGTGTTCAGCATCTTTGTTTTTCTCCTTTTCTCTCTTTAGATTAACGTGGAACGTGGAGAGGCTATTTCTAGCCCCTCCTTTTTTTCTATACCTCCTATTCGATTTTATTTTTGCTGTTTGAATTAAGCCTTATGCTCCATAGTGGTGCGATAGCTCTGGTTACCATGGAGAGTCTGGTCAACGAGGTTCTGAGCAACCTTGCCGGACTTGATTGCAGAATTGAGAGCCTTCTTGTCAACCACATAAACCACTTTGCGAGAGATGATTTCGCCAGCATCAGCATCAGAATTGTTGAGCACAATCTGCAGAGCCTTGACATCATATTCCTGCTTCGTGAGCACCGGAGTCTTAGTGGCCATGTACTCGTTACCCTCAACAACCTCAGCCTGGTCGTTCGGCAGCGTGTAGTAAGTGGCCTCAAACTCAACCTGAGCTTCCTTGTACTGCTTGTTCATGGCATCAATCTGAGCCTTGAGCTCCATCATCATCTTGATGCGAGCATCGATATCAGCCTTGATATCCTGAACCTTCTGAGCCTGTACGTTCTTCATCTGCATTGCCTTCGTCATTGTTAATTTCTCCCTTCGTTTCTATAAGTTGTTTACCTTTACCTTATGGTTAGATTATACCACAATTCTCAACATTTGTAAATAGTTTTTTGCAATTTTTTTGCAATTTTTGAAAAATTTTTTCTTTTAGTCTCGCAATATCAGAACGGATTTTGAAAATTTCGTTAATCAAATTTTTTTAATTCTTCTATAAACAACATCTTTTTTAATTGTAAAATTGTATATAAATCTTCAATAAAATAAGAATGTTTGTATGAATGTCTAACAAATTTGTCAGACAATTTACTTTCAGCCCAATCATCTTGAATTATACAGTTGTATAAATCAAACTCAAATTCCTCAATATCATAAAGCCAAAATAAATCATCTACGTTTTTTGCATAAAATTCGTTCTCTGGAAATTTTTCTGTTATAATATATTCGTCTTTTTCAAAAGAAACTTTATATTTTGAAAACATTAAATAGAAGAAAACATCTTTTGACTTCATTATATCATTGTATGTTTTTATATATAAAGGAACAAATACATCATTAACTTTTTTTATAAGTGTTTGCGAATAATTTTTTGCTATTTTGCGTTCAAAATCAGAAATCAGATTGTCAGCACCATCATTCAAATAGCTAATAATAACATCTGCGTCAATTCCTTCTGAATTTTCATAATTGCTTATATATTTAGCCATATTTGTTCTTATAGCTTGAAAAGTGTCTGTATCACAGAATTTTAAGTAATGTTCAAACCACCCAAATATATTCAATTCAAACAATTGTTCTATCCTAAATTGATTTAATGTCTGCATGGCTTTTTCTCCTCAACATTTATCCAATTATTATTTTAACACATTTTTTTCAAAAGTACATAGAAAAATGTATTTTTTTATTTACAATTTTTGAATTTCGTGGTATAATCACTATACAGAAAGGGGAGATTTTCCATGAAGATTAAAAAAAGTATGAAAATGATTATGCTCGTTGGACTGATTGGTGCTGCATTTTATAATCCAGAACCGGAAATCAAAAATACCGAAATCTACGTTGTAAAATCTGGCGATACAATTTTCGATATTGCGTCAGAATATACAAAGAAAGATAGTAGATATATCAATCAGATTATTTACGACATCATAAAAGACAATCCAGAACTTAACGGAAAATCTGGCAATATCACTCCTGGACAAAAACTTGTAATAAACATCAAATAAAATTAAGCCTTGGCAAATGCCAAGGCTTTTTTAATATAAAAAAAATTAAATTAAGCAAAAAAACTATCAATATCTTCTTCTGAATCAAAAGCTATTTCAAAAACTTTAATGTTATGACCATTGGCCTTAAACGTTGCTTCTAAATTACCATTAACAGTTTCTTTAGCTTCAGTAACTTCTGCACCAGCTGGAATAACAAAATCTTCTCCATACATTAATCCAGCTTTCGCGCTTACTAAAATAGCTTCATCATTTGATAATTCCATTAAATTTTTTCCGTCTACAATAAATGCTCTTTCCACATAAGATGATTTAGATTCATCAATCGGACCCATATCTAAATCATCTTTAAGAAGCTTTCCGACCAAATGACTATAATCTTTTTTTGCCATTTTTTTTAAGTGTTTCATAAATTATACCCTTCTTATTCTAAAAATTTTAAACAAAATATTTTAATTTCGGCTTAAAATTTCACGATTGCAGACCTACGGCCAAATGACATAGCTTCATCATCGTTACCATGTCCAACAAATACATCTATAATATGTCCATCAATTGCTCCGCCAGTATCTGATGCTGTATATACACCGTTATAATGGCTCCAATCATCATCAAATTCAATATATACTTGTGAACCGAGTGGAATAATATCTGGGTCCACTGCAATTACCATAGCTTCTTCTCTTGATAATCCATATAATGGAAAACCAGTAGCTGTATTCCCACCAAGAGTATAAGCTGTGCATTCAACTTCGATATATCTTCCTTCACCACGAGATGTATTAAGTTTACTACGAAGTAAAGTGAGCGAAGATTGTAATTCGTTGTTTTTTTCTTCAAGTTGTTTGAGATATAATTTTAACTCTTCTTTTTTAACCTTGAAATCTTCCAATGATTGATTAGCATCCTTGATGTTGTCTGAAAAAGTTTTAGTTCGTTGAGCTACTTCATTAATGTTATTTTTTAATGTTTCACCAGATTCTACAATACTTGAGATATTGTTTGCAATACCAGAAATCTTGTAGCATGTGAAACCACACATTAATACAATACTTGACATAGCTACTATAGCTAACTTCTTTAAGACCTCATTACTCATTATTAGATGTTCAACCGTGAAATAAACCGTCACCTCATCATTTTAATATTTTCGACCAATTGCGACAAGCGGCCCACATGACCTTTTGACCCATCGTTTCCTTTCAAGCGACTAACGAACTGACTTCACGGTATGTTAGAACTTCGATAAAGAATTACCACAATCTCAATTCTAACAGCCAAGAACGTATCTTCATCACAAGAAGTCGGTCAAATGACTTACTATTTATTCTATTAAGAACACAAAAACTAAATATAATCAACATTTAATTAAATTTTTTCACAAAACTATTTACATTTATTTCATTTTGTTGTATAATGTAACCGCAAATAAAAAGGAGTGAATGAAAATGTTTGATATTGATAATATCATTAATGATGAAATTGCAAATGCAATTCTTACAAATGTTACAAAGAAATTGAATTTGTTGAATAGCTATGATGTATATCAAGCTCTTAATAAAATTGAATCTGAATTCGAAGCCGTGCGTAATCGTCTTAAAACAGTGGTTGACAACATTACTGAAGAACTTGACAATAAACCAATGACTAAAAAAGAAAGAATCGAAGCCGAAGAAAATCTCAAAATCAAAGTTAAGCAAATCAAAAACGATATTGGCAATGCAAAGGCCAAGATTATCAACAAACTTTTCTATATGATGAGAGATGAACTCATCAATTCTGAACTTAATTCAATTCCTAAAAAATATAGTAATGAAATTGGTAAAGAAATTTGGAATCGTATTTACGACCACCATGACCAAATTGATACCATTTTTGAAAAATTTAAAAAAGCAGCAGAAATTGCGGTGATTGCATTTAATATCAAAAAATAATAAAAATTAAAAGCCGGTCATTTGACCGGCTTTATTTTCGTATCAATGCATAGATTGAATCGACGAAGTAATGAAAGTATTTATGCCATGGCTTATAAAAAGATTCAATTATGCATATCAACTCGCATTGTCCAGGAGAATCTAGCTAAATTCGCCAAGCGAATAGCTCGGTAGGTTACACTCGTTTGCCACATGAATGTAGTCCCAAGACAACCGATACTTAAACTAAAAGTTTCCTACCTCATAATATAATATTAATATAAAGTTACAGGTGGCACATCTGCAACATCTAAGTGCCGTTTCTCCACACACATTATATAAAGTGTGGCGGCAACTTAAAATCCAATTCTTTTGATATATTTTATTACATAATTTTGTTTTTGTAAATTAATTTTTTCTCTTATTTTATTTGCAATATATTTTTGTACTTTTTTATCTCCATGATTAGAAATTGCAATAACACCGTCTTCTCTAACATCATAAACAATAAATTCCTTATTATATATTGCAGATACTAAAAAATCTTCTGTTATATTGATTTTAAATTCTTTTCCATTGTCGTCAAAACAATCTACCTGAACACAACTATACATAAAATAACCCCAAAACTACAAAAACAAAATCCATAAAATCCATAATTTGGATATATTCAATTTTTCTTTTTGATTTCATTATCAATGAAAGAATCAATAAATTAACTGCAATTATAAAAAGAAATATATATTCAAACAATTTTACAAGCCTTCTCTTTTTAATATAGTTTTTTGATATTCCTTCAATGTATAAAAAATATCCAAGAAATTATTCTTTTCATATTTATTTATCATTTCTTCGTAATCTTCATATTCACCACGAATATCAAAATCTTTTATAATGCTATAAACATGAAATTTGTTTCCAAAAAAAGAAAATGTTATATCACTATCTTCAAGTATTCTTCCAAAAATAGCAACGTAAATGTTATCTTTTCTTTCTATCGTATCAAAACTTCTCTCATAATCTATTTCTTCACCAAGCATTGATTCGTATTCATATTGTTTTTCCATGGATTCTAAATCGTAATCTTCTAAATCATATCTAGAATAATAAAGCTTGTTATCAAAATAAACATCGTCGGCATGTTTCAACTTAAATAAAAAATTTTCATTTATTTGCACAATAATCTCCACCCAAGGAAAAATACGCCAGACCAAATTAAAAATGTTATTATATAATTCTCAAAAAGATAAAGGCAGGAATATATGGAATACATAACCTTAAACCACAATTCACTTGCCAAATTATCATTAAATGTTTTTTCCAAACTTTCGCCAATTGACGAATCTGATTCTTGAAAATTTTTATTTAATGCATAACTAATAATCATAGAAAAACCAACATAATCGACAGCATTCATTGAATCCAAAAAATATTGTCTATCTTTTGAATTATCATATTGCAAACTCGTTGCAGACGCATATACATTGCCAATCGCTTTCGGAATAAAATCTTTTTTCAAAAATTCAATAGCTTGTTTTTTTGAAACGAACAACATATGATGATTAAAAAGCATTTCATTAACAATGAAATACCCATTAATAATACTTTTTAATTCATTATCTGTTGGTATATATACTTCATTCGTTTTATTTTCTTTTTGCATTTTTTGCAAACGCGATAAAATTTTTAGTACGACATAAGAATCGTAACTTTTTATTTCATCATGTAAAATATTCAATTTTTCTGTCAGTTTCATCTAATCTCTCTCCAAGATTCTCATCTTTCCACACATATCTTTATTAAAGTCATCCTTACTTACAAATTCAATGATTTTTTCTCCAATTTCAACGAAGTTGTTTTCATTAACATCGTCTATAGTTATTTTATCAATTAAATTAAATGATTGATTCTCTTTGAATTCATTCATATTTTTCTCTAGCAAAATACAAATTTCGTTATTCAAAGAAATTTTTTCAATAATATTCTTAGCAACCTCAAATCTCGTCTTCAAATTTTCTTTCAATTTCTCAATCTGTCCATTATTAGGGTTTTCCAATTCTTTCAACATCTGTTTTGCACCATGAATCAAACGTTCGAAAGTAACGTAATAACCATTATACACTCTCTTAAATTTATAGTTATTGTCATTCATTGCGTTAATCGTTTCATTGATTAAATACAAATCCTTGAAATTATCATTCTCAATAACTTTATTTTCTTCTTGTGTTTCTGTTTTTCCGATTGTTTCGACAAATGCACCAAGATTTACACAAAGTTCTTCTTCTGAATCCATAACGCACAATCCGTTTTGATAATAAGTAAAATCACCAAGTTCATAATACTTAGTATTATATTCTGTTTCTTTTTCTTCTGTTGACTTTATGATTTCAGCCAACATTTTTTTTGCAGAATTACAAAGATTTTCGGCAGTATTTGTCATAGGTGTAGCATCAAGCGTTTTGATAACATTAAACAACTGTTTTGTAAAATCTTTATATTCGCTATTTAATACCTTTTCATAAGTGCTCATGCTTTCACCCCTTCATATTTGAGAAGTTCTTCAATCATTTCAACAACATTTTCTTCGCTTTCAATAGCAGCAATTGCATCATCTGCAAGTTCATCAATTTCTTTTTTGCTCTTTTCATATTTCTTTATATCTTTATTGATTTCTTCAATAAAATCTTTGAAATTTTCATTTTTATTCAATGCATCTCTAAATTCCAAGTATTTTTCTTTTACTTCAAATTTCTTTTTAGCTATATCATTTCTCTTTTGCAAAATCTTAAGTTCTGCATCAAATCTTACTTTTTCAAATTCTTTTTCTGTCATTCCATTGCTATCCAATCCAAAATCTTCTCCAAAATCTCCAGACATAGCTTCTACTTCTTTAAGATTGTCTTTTTCTTTATTGTATTGTCTAAAAGATTTGATAATATCTTTTCCCATACCAAGAGTTTGCAAAAATTTGATAGTCTTTACATCATCATCAAACATTTCTGACACTTTGATTTCGTCTTTATCTGAAAACGTATCAATAATATCTTTATATGTTTTAATGCGCTGTTTGTAATTATCTGTAAATCCTTTTCTAAAATAATCAATGCGAGACGTAGCAAACTGGACTTCTGATTCGAAAATTCCAGATTCTTTTGCCATATCTCGCACTTGTTCTACAAAATATCTATCTACTTCTTTATCTTCTTCCACAAACGGTTCTAAAGCTTTTACATATTTTTCATTCATTACATTTCGCCTCCTGTAAATATTATACCACAAAATGTTTACAGAAGACAATAAAATTTGTAATTCAAAAATTATTCAATTGGGGGTTTTTGATTTTCCCATGCCGACAAATCATAACAAAGTACGTTATCATCATGACACTCTGACATTGTAAAGTCTACATTTTCAATATTCTTCTTAAAATCAATGAATACATTCGGTACATCATCAACACAAACATCTACATCTCTGATATAGCAATCGGCAATGAAGAGATAAGCTGATACGTTTTTGATTTTTTCGCAAAGAATATCTTTATCAGACTTTTCAATGAATTCATCAATCTTTCCCTGCGGTACTGTGCATACAATTTTTGTAATTGCATCAATCACACTATTCATATACACATCATTGAATTCTTCAGTAAACTTAACTTTTAAGAACATTGCTTTTCATCCTCCTGTAATTTCATCAATAATTTATTTTCATCTACGCTTGGCTTAAAAATATTGTTTTCAAACTTACTCCTGACTTTATTGAAGGGAATGTTATGTTTGTCAAGAATACTTTTGCCCCAAGCTAGACGATAAATACGCCATTCATGTTTTTCTTTGTTTGCATCAAAACCATATAAATCTTTATCGCTTAATGGTAATTTATCTTGATAAAGATTTACTATGCTTTCAATAGTTTGAGGATTATTATTCCAATAATGTAACGTTTTTATGAATCTGTCGTCCATTGGAATAAATTCATATCCCATATTCTCTATTGCTAATGGTAAATGCAAACAAGAAAAATCTTCTCTTGAAAGATTATGTTGATGACCATGAATATTGATATGATAATCATGGAACCATTGTGGTTGATGTGAAAATAATATATTGATTGATTCTATTCTAATCAAAAAACGATTGCAAACAAAATCGAAATATTGCATATAATGAAATGCAGATTTTGAATCATGATTTCCTTTTACCAAAATCTTTTTCCCAGGACAGTTCTTTAATTGTTCTAACCAATCATCTTTGAAAGCAGAATCTCCAAGGTGTATGACAGTATCTTCAGATTTTATTGTCTTCATCCAATTTTCTATTATAATTTTAGAAAAATTGTTTGGACGATTGCATATTCTTATCATGTTTTCATGTCCAAGATGAGTATCTGTTGTCAAATAAATCATTCTATCACCTAAAACATTTTATTAAAAAAAATGAAAAAAGTACATAATAAAGGAAAAAATATGTTATGCGAAGATTTTTCTAAAATATTCTATAATAGAAAAATATAATGAAAAGAGTGATACAGTGAAACCACTGGATAAATTAAATCCAAACTCTAAATTTAAGGCCGTTAATGCTTTTATTTTTGCCGGTAGTTTTTCTATTGGTGTTATGAAAGCGGGCTTTCATTTAGATAGGGTATTAGAAATATCAAATACTCAGCCACAAGAAAATGCATTTTATTTTATGCAGAATTTTGATATTCCCGTAATTTTACCAGATGAATGGGAAAATGATGAATATCTTACTTCATTAAAAGATGTAGATTTAATGTGCTGTAATTGTCCATGTTCGAGTTTATCACAAATTAATAGAAATGCTTCAGTAGATGGAAAAAACAACGTACATTTTTATCGGTTATTTAATATCTTTAAGAAAGTAAAGCCAAAGATTTTCGTAATAGAAAATGCTCCAACTTTAATAAAACTTGGTTTTCCAATTCTTAAGGATTTAGTAAATCAACTTTCCGACCAATATAATTTTACTATTTTAAGAGATTATGCCGGAAACCATGAAGTTGCAATGAAACGTTTACGCACAATGGTAGTTGGATGGAATAAAGACAACTTCACAGAAATCCCTCTCATCCATCAAGACAAACAAAAGCAGCTTACTGTAAAGGATGTATTAAGCACAATTAAAAGTGATGTAGAAGATAACTTCAGTAAGTCATGTGATTCTATAAAAGAAATGTATCAATATGCATTGCCGAATTTTTCATTGATGACAGGATTAGCAAAACAATGTTTACGAGGAACAAATAAAGATAATATAATAAATTACATGAAAAACACTAAACATTATAAAGAATTAGTGCGTATCATGGACAGAATGTCAAATAATAAAAATTATTGGGACAAAACACCACATAAGTTAGAAGATGATAAACTTTTTCCATCCTTTACTTCTGTTAATGAATATATACATCCTCATAAAAATCGCTGTTTGAATATAAAAGAATCTGCAGCGATTATGGGGTACCCGGAAGAATTTGATTTCTCTGGAAAAAGCAATATTCCAGTATATCAAGCAATGGCGCAAGGTGTACCAGTTAATTTCGGAAAATATATTGCCTCACAAGCAAAATTGGCATTAGAAAATAAATTACCAACTGTTAAAGGCGATATTGTTTTCCAACATCACATCAAACATTTATATTCTATATTTGATAAGGAAGAATTTAATAATTTGGAATTCTTAGATGTTAAGAAAAATTCTTCGAAATTAGTAGATTAATGATTTTTTTAACAAAAATAAAGGAAAAGGAAAATTTCTATATATAATAATTTTGGAAACGCAAACCACATAACATTTTTCTTAATTAAGAAAGGAAGTAAAAACTATGACAAAGCAAGAACTCATCGTCAAACTCGTTGAAGACCTCAAGGCAAATGAAGTAGTGGTAAACAATAAGACTGCTGATAAGATTCTCAAGTCTTTTGTTACTATCATTACCGAATCTGTTGCTGCTGGCGAAAAGGTTGCTCTTAAGGACCTCGGAACTTGGGAAGCAAAGCTTCGTAAGGCTCGCAAGACTCGCAATCCTCAGACTGGCGAAGAACTCATGTCCCCAGAAAAGATGGTACCGAAGTTCAAGGCTGCCAACAGCTTCAAGGCTCTTGTTGCTGAAAAGAAGTAATAGAAACAACAAATTAATCCCTGGCAATTTTGCCAGGGATTTTTATTTTTATTTGGAATGAATAAAATATTTTAATTAAGAAAATTAATGAACAAGGGAAACAGTTTATGGCTATACATTCTCAATATAATTACTTAACAAAAAACAATGCTTTTATAAATAAATATGTAATTGAACAATGTAATGGAATATTAAATGAAAAAACAGCATTAAGTACATTGATTCTAACAATAACAGATGATTGCAATATGTATTGTAAACATTGCCCACGAGGGAATGGATATGTACATCCTGATAATCTGCCAGTGCATATGTCATTGGAAACAATAAAAGTATTATGTGAACAATTGGGAAAAGATTTTATTGGCAGGTTTAGCATTTGTGGAATTGGTGAACCAACTCTTCATCCTCAATTAAAAGAAATAATTTTATTATTAAATGAATTATGCCCACAGTCATATATTTTTATGATTACAAATGGGAATGAATTAAAAGAAGAAATAGTGCAAATGCCAATGCTTCAAAGAATAGAAATATCCGTTTATAGCAAGGAATTGGAAGACTTAAATTTGGAACGTTGGAAAAATTATGAAAAAATTCATATTCGTTGTCAATATCCAGGAAACATGACGACAAAATTCAATAACCGTGCCGGAAATGTATTTGAAGTTCTAGAAGAAGAAGTACCAAACACGATGTGTTATATGCCATTTTATCAAATAACGTTGGATACAAATGGAGATTGTTATTATTGTTCTTGCGATTGGAAAAGAGAAGACCCATTGGGGAACATATACAATCAAAACATTTATGATATTTTTACAAATAACTTCAAACATACAAGGATTAAATTATTGGAACATAAAAGAAATGAATTAAAATTATGTTCAAAATGTAATGGAAGAGGAAATATAGCAAAAGTATTTATAAATTTTTGGAAAGATTACTATAAAGACGAAATAAAAGAGAGGTAAAAACCTCTCTTATTTTATTACTTTTATTATTGATTTAAGTACTTCGTTTTCGTTATTTCCGTTTACTGTAATTTGATAGAAATCACTATCCATATTTAGCAATGACGACATATTTATTGCGTTTATAATATCTTTTGATGAACTAAATCTAATTACACAATCATTATTTTTTGCTATTTCATTAATTTCTCTGCTTTTTTTGTAAGTCAAAGCTGAAATATATTGATGAATATTTACCATCGTCATCACCTCTTTATTTTTCTTTCTGCAAAATAAAAAAAGAACAGCTACTTTATTCACTGTTCTTTTTTTATATCAACTCTCCATGCAACAAAGTTGATTACTTAATCTTCGGCGCTCCAATCCAATCCACTTTCATCGCCTTCAGCTTCGCTAAGTCCAGCATTATTTTGAGCTTCTGCTTCGGCAATTTCATCATCACTCATAATAGCATCAAAATCGTCAGCTTCAATTTCTTCGCCATACGTATATGTATGTTCTGCATAAGTTCCTTCTCTTATAATCTTTTCTAATGCTTCTTTTACTTTCGGGAACTTCCTCAATTCTTCAGCAATGTCGTCTTTTTTCTTTGCCAAGAAATCAGGTTCATCTGGCCATTTGTAAATCCTACCATTTGCTACTAATTCGCCCTTAGCATTATAGCGAGGAATTAAAGAACGACTTAATGCAATATCGGCAATTTCATCAGCAGTATCAGTTTCTCTACCATCGAAATATACTTTGAATTCTGCTGTTTTATAAGGTGCTGCAGTTTTATTCTTTACAACTTTTACTCTAACTGTTGTACCAATAATTTCTTCTTCACCATTAAAAGTCTTTTGTTTGATATACCCGCCAGATGGACGAGAAACTTTCAAACGAAGAGAGGAATAGAATGCTGTTGCTTTGCCGCCTGGAGTTGTTGTTGGGTCACCATACATAACGCCAATTGCTTGACGTACCTGATTAACGAGAAGAAGAATTGATTTAGAATCAGAAATTTTCTTAGTCATACGACGAAGGAATTGAGACATATATCTCGCAACCAAACCAACAGTTTGTTTTCCAACTTCAGCTTCTAATTCTTCTTTTGGTACTAATGCTGCAATTGAATCCAATGCAATAACATCAACACCAGCATCTACCAATGCATCAATAACAGTAAATGCTTCTTGTAAATGTCCAGGTTGAGAAATGATAAGTTCATCTACATTAACACCAAGCTTCTTTGCAAAGTCTGGGTCAAATGTACATTCCATGTCAACATATGCACAAACACCGCCAATCTTTTGAGTAGAAGCAATAATCTTTTGACAAATCAAAGACTTACCTGAAGATTCTCCACCAAACAATTCGATAATACGCGAACGTGGAACACCATTACCAGTACATGCGGCATCCAATGTGAGAAATCCAGTTGGTAAACAATCATACCGAATTTCATCAGCTTCTCCATATATCTGGACAAGGTTCTCCTTTTTTGTCATTTTTTCGAGATTTTTGATTGCTTTTCTGACGGCTGCGAATTTCGCTTTTTTCACCTTGTCATCAATTTGTGCCATATAATCACTCCTATTTTTTGATTGAATTATTTTATTAAAATCGCAAAATAATATATTTTAATTTTTATTTATTTTTTATATAATTAAATCATATAATAAAAAGGGAAGCAATAAGCTTCCCTTTAATTTTTACATAATGAATGCGTATGGTTTTCTTTGGTCTTTAACAATCTTCATTCTTACTGTCATATCGTGTGCCCAAGATGGACGTACGTAGAAATCGAATACTTGAATAACTTTTTCATCAATCTTATTAACTGAGAAATCGTCTGCTATTAAATCTGCATGCGGTCTTACATACAAGTTTTCGCATTCTAATTCAGCTTCATCTTCATAATACTTAATAAAAATGCTACCAGCCAAATCGGCACGAGACATTACAGAACAACTCATTGAGAATTCTGCGTTGTCTTCATAAGATTTAACTGTCAACCCTCTAGATCGTAATGAAGAATCTTCATATAATTGAAGAATTTCTGGTTGCAACGGTGGGTCATCTTCGCCACCTTTTATTGGAGGTATGACTTTACTTACAGACAATGTCATCTCCAATTGTGCTCTATCCTTATGAGAAGGAACAATAATTGAGCTGTCAAGTTCAGCTTTATCATGTTTTCTAACAGCAAAATCTCCAGCCAGAATATCTTCTCTTCCTTTATATTGAAGGATTGTAAGAGAAGCTGGAATTTCGTGTCTATAAATAACAGTATTGAAGTTCGGAACACTTAATTCAGCATTTGCATGCTTAAGTGGAAGTCTAAATCCAGGAGCTCTAAAATCCTTATGAGTCCAACGTTGTACTACACATGAAAATTTAACATCTTTTACTGTTTTAGCAACAGTATATAAACTAAATGTTGGACCGTCGGCATAAGTGCTATAGCCCTTTACTCTCATTGTAGCACTCAAATCTGCTGGAGCTGGAATACCATTTTTAACCTTTAATCCTCTAGATGGGAATTCTGCCTCGTCATTAATTCTAACTACAACTGAACTTGTTAAATCGGCCAAATCTGGATTATCTGGGAAATATTCATATTCGGCAACGATTTGCGGTTTCATTGCGTCAACGCTACTTTCTTTAGAATAAATGTCAATATCTGTTGTTTGGTCATTGTCATTTAATTCTCTGATTGAAAATGCAAAATTACCAGGTTCACCTTTCAATCCCATTAAGAAATCTTGGATGTCATAATATATGGTTTTTGTATTTTCATCAATATTATAAGTAGCTAAAGTCTCTGGATATACAACTGGTTTTCCTGCCCAAGTTACACCAGTTTCTGACCAACCATCATCTTCGACTTGTTTAAGGACAATGGTTGTTGCTCTTGGTACGTCTCTGAATGTAATTTTAATTTTACAATCAATAAAATTTTTCCAAATATTATCTTCAATTGCAGGAATATCGAATGAAATAATTGTCCTACATTCAGAATCATTATTTTTTCTAACAAATAACTGAGCATATTCACCAAAACTAAATACTGGGTATTGTTTTGTTATGAACATATCCTTTACAGGATAAATAATCATCGCTGTAGAAGGAGGCGCAACAACTTGCGTCGTTATTTGCATTTGATTGGATTCAAGTATTGTGTTTGACATATTTTTAATCACTCCCGCATTGTATTGCGAAAATTTTACTCTTCTTGTTCATCTGGTGTTTCTTCTTCTACTGGTTTATCGCTTTCATAAGCGTCAGCTAATAATTTTCCTTTGAAGATTCCAGTATATCCATTCTTTGCTTTCAATCTAACAAAGAATGTTTTATACCCACCATATTCAATATCACTAAGAGTAATTGATTCCAATGGTTCAAATGGTGTTCTTAATTCGGACAATTCGACATCAACGTTTTCAGATGTATATTGTGGATATACAATAATATCACCAACATTTTCGGAACTTCTATTTAGCAGATAAATTTCGGTGGCTTGCGTTTGTCCATCTCTATAGAAATTAGCATATTCCAATTTCTTTAAGATTCCACCCAAACTATCAGAATAGAATACAGAACCGCTTCCATCATCTTCTGAAGCCGAAGCGAACAGAACGCCATAATAACTACCAACGAAATTTAACGTAGAAGTATTTGTTTGATATTTTTTAATATCATCTTCAAACGTCAATGTCAAAGTGTTTTGCTGACCAAAAACAATCTTATTTCTTGGCAAATGATACTTTAATCTAATTGGAACTTCTTGGAATTCTGTCATTGGAATCAATTCTTCACCATTCAATTCCAATTTATATCTGACTTTATCCTCTTCAGCATCTGAAATCAGAAGAGTAAATATATCATTATTAAGAGCTAAGAATGCTTGAGGCAAAGCATTTGTTTTTGTAACTTCTACTGTTTGTTCTCTAGAAGCACCCTTTTCATCCAATATAACGAACTTTAATGTATTTGTTCCAATATTCAAATCTTCATTTTTAATTTCTATTTCAATTTGACCATGTGATAATGGATTCAAGTTTTTATCAACGTATGGTTCTTCCGAACCGTTAACAAATAACTTATAAGACATTTCATCTTCTTCGAGGTCTTCTACTAAAATAGCAAGATTAATATTCTCTCTATGCGTTGCGTGAATATCCATTTCCAATTTTCTTATTTCTGGAGGAGTATTGCCAGGAAGATTTACAGTAATATCAGTAAATTTCTCACCAGCATCTACGCAAACAGCATAATCTAAAAATGTTCTTGTGAATATTTGGTCCCATTGAGCGGATGTTATGTTTTGAACCGTTGTGATAGGAATACCTTCTTCATGAATATTCCCCAAATTGGCTCTTTTGAATTCGCCTGTTTCAGTATCAAAATTATACCAATGTTGTCTATTGTCAAAACTAAACATCGCTTTACAGGATGATGAACCTGTCATTGTGACTTTGTTGATACACTTAGTACCTTTCATTGAAATATGAGTATCATCAGTTGTAGTTGTAACATCATATTTATTCAATCTTACGGTATATTCATCATCTTCAATTGTTGTATATATTACCAAATCCATACCAGCAACAAGTTTCAATGTTTTACTTGTTAATGCTTCTAATTGACTTTGTGTCATCCACATATCCTTAATATTTTCAGGAACTATGCGCAGAGTTTCGCCAGTAGAATTTGGAACATAATATTCATTGCCACTATTAAAAGCATACATTCTTCTTTCCATCTGGCTATCACTCCTTTATCTCAATTTTTAGCAATTTAGCTGGTAATCTTACTTTACTTATAGTACTAACATCACTTGTGGTACTAACATCATCAACGAATTTCGCACCAGTTACAGAGTTGTTACTAAATGATAAACCATTCAATTCAAAACCGCCAGAATAAGCTGGATATTCTCTCTTACGAACAGTATCACCTGGAATTTCTTTAACAACAGTATATTTGAATATCTTATTCTTTCCTAAGCAATTTGCTGTTATAGAAACAATATTATTACCGCTTTGAAGTTTTTCATAAGGAATCGTTACTCTAAGTTCTGTTGTCAATGGATGAATTGGTTCATCAAACAGTGGCTCGTCATTAATGAAGTATTCAAATGTAACGTCTGCAATTGTAGCTTCTTCATCTATAAGCATAAATTCGTTATACATTTCAGCATCGCGTTTATAAACGTGCGTTGGCGTAATTCTTGCTTCTACCATTGCAATATTTTGTGTATTAACAGGAACTACCAATACTGGTCTAAATCCAATTGCTGAAGACGTAAAACTGCTTGAAGACGAACGTTTAACAACAGCGCCGTAATTCTTATCTTCTTGACCACGAACTATACGATAAGACATATCTGGAGCATTACCTAAATCGTCTGTAATTGATGGAGTTTCTAACATCCAGCTTTTTGTCTTTGAATAATTCCAATCGTTAATCTTTGATGTTGGAATATCTGTTTTGCCAATAGTATCTTTGAAGATAATTGCATCCCATTCTGAAGACAATTTACTTTGTGAATTTGTAACAACACTTGATGACATTAATCGAATATAGCTTCCATCAATACCAGTCAATTCAGAAGCGTCTTTACCAGACATAGTACAGAATCCGGCCGTATTAAGAGCTTCCCAAGATATACTGCTTTGTATAACTCTATCAGCTACAAATTTCAAAGCACCAGATGGTTCATAACCAACACAAACAAAATAGAATATTCCATTTGGATCAGCTGGTGGACGGTCTGAAATTTCATCACCAACAGCTCCACCTAACGAATAGAATTCTCCGGCAGAACCAGGACTCAGAACAGTATACAAACATTTTAATGCTTGACCTGGTTTAGCAACAGCTGCTACTCTTGCTAATTCTAATTCGCATATTGGATACGTTAAATCTGTTGGAGACGGAGCTGTATCAAGTAAATCCGGTACAATCAAAATTGGTCTAAATCCAACATCTGCACCAACATATGTAGAAGCTTTGTTTGTTTGTGTTACAGCATTGCTTTCTACATCTGAACCGCGCGTTACACGGTTCGCCATAGTGCCAATAGGAGTATTTGCTATCCAAGTTTTGACACCAGAAGTATTCCAGAAATCACTCTCGCCTTGAACAGCGTTGTTAATGTCATTGTCTGAAGATATTATTGCATCCCATTCGTTCATTTCGTTCTCGTTGGTTAAATCTAATGTTGCCGAGCTTGAACCTAATGGAACACGAATCTGACAATTAGCATATTTGTTTTGGTCTAAAGCTATTGCTTTACCGTCAGCCGTACATAATCCGGCTGTACTTAATGTGTCCCAAGAAATGTTTGTTTGTATAACTCTATCTGCTACTAATTTAAGTTTACCATCATTTGTATAACCTACGCATACAAAATAAAAGTACCCATCAGGAACAGACGCATTACTTGGGTCTATTAAGGTTGCGTTAGTATTTACTTCTAATGAAAAAGTACCAAATTTCCCAGATTCTGCTGCATAAGACATCTTAATAGCTTTACCTGGTTGCAACTTCTTAATATTGGAAATAATAGGAATTGCTGATGTAGTATTCAAAAATTTTCACCTCATTGTATTGAGATAATTTAGATTTAACCTATTAAATAAATAAAGAAAAAAGATACATAAATTTATGCATCAACTAAAAATATTTTGAGATTTGTTATTATCTACATATTGAAAAACAGGACGATAACAACAATAATGATTAATTGTTGCTTGTACATGCGGTCTTTGTATTCTTCCACTTATTCCACATTCAGCAGTAAGTGAAGTTGATATTTTCATCTGCGTTTTTTTAACAAGTCGTTTTATATCATATATTGATGTTGATATCTTATTGAAATATCCATAATTATCTGTACCTAAGATTTCCATTTTACGGTTATAATCAAAGCTATGTATACTAAAATTATCATTAGTATTGTCTATAATCAATTCACCGTATAATGTGAAATCTGGATAAACATTATAATAGTTTCCAGCATATACATGTTTTATTAATTCATCATATTTTGCTTCTGGTAAATATTTATTATTTACATTAGCAGTTGAATTAGCATATTTTAAGTATTCAGACTCTGATATATCTGTATAACCAGTATAAATTGAAAACCACCCATATTTATGATTTATATAATTCCATACCTGTTTATCTTTCTTAATTATGCTTCCGTCACATGTTCCTTCTATAATATATTTATTATATTCTTCTTGAGATAATATTCTTATAGACATAAAATTTTTATCGTAAGTTTCAATATTTGCATTATGCAATGCAACTAATTCATTTTTTAAGCTGTCTTCTAAATTTGAATTAATTAATTGTTTGTATAACTCTTGAGAAATACTAATCATTTTAAGTCACCCAATGTATTAGTATTTTTATTTGATTATAAATTTCATCAGAAGTAGATTTATTAATTTGTTTCATATTATCACCATAAACAAAATAAAAAAGATTGGACTTAAAAATCCAATCTTTTTTTAATTATTCGTTTTCATTTTCATGAACTTTAGCATATTCTATGGTTGTTTCTACAGTTGTTATTGTTGTCATATTTGTTGTTTCTTCGCTGCCTTCTGAAACAGGTACTGCATTAATTGCTGTTGTAATTGTATATGTTGTAACAGAACGTTCTGAACCATCAAATTTATTTGTTGTTGTTGTTTGGCTTCCAGCCGTATCGCCTTCTTGTGTTGGACGAGTAACTGTTGTAGTTGTAATTGTTTTTTCAGTAGCTGCATTTACAATGTCAAACAATCCACCATATACATAATTTTTCTTATTGATAGCTTCCCAAGAAATTTGAGATTGTACCATACGGTCAGCGATAAGAAGTCCATCATCTGCTTTTAATAAATAGAAAAATCCAGAAGCTGTAGTTGCTGGTGTTGTAGGAAGTTCGGCATATGTTTGATAACTTTCTGTAACTGTTGGATTTGGGTCATTTTCACCATTTTTTGAAATATTTATAACTTTCATTTTTGGTTCCAACACACCAAGTTGAGAAAAATATCCAGCAACATTGGCTGTGGGAGCTTCATATACGCATTTAATAATATCCCCAATAGCCATTTGGCTAGTTGCTGTACAAAGTTTACCAGTTGTTAAAGGTGCTGACATCTAAATTACCTCACTTTTAAAATTTTTTTATCTCTATATCTAAATAATCTTATCAACTAAAAATGTTTTCAGATTTTACATTATCTTTATATTGAAAAACAGGACGAAAACAAACAAATAAATCACATAAAATATCTAATTGAACTGATGCTTCATTATTCCTATGATAATAAATTATATTTGATGATAATGTAAAATTTTTATTTGTGATATTTTTATCTATTAATAAATTATTATCATCAACTAAAAAATATTTGCATGTTATACCAGTATATTGACTTTGTCCATATAATACAACATATGCACTATAATTTGGTAAAATATTACAAACAGATGATTTATTATCGTTAACAATCTCACCGTTTTTGTTTCCAAAATTATATGTTTTATAATTACGAAATTCACCTTGACCATATATAGATATTCTATTTAATTTTAGTAAATCTGCTGGTATATATGGATTAACCAAACTAGATGAATTATTATACCAATCTGTCATAACAAAAATAGTCTCTAATGCACTACAACATTTACTATAATGCCAAGAATCAACATCAAATTGCACTATTGCACCGTCCAAAGTGCTGTTCACAATGAATTTATTATATTCATTTTTAGATAAAACTCTAATAGAAATTAAATTCTCATCAACAATATTATTACTGTTTGCATTATTTTGAGATAATAAACTTTTAATTTCTTCTAATGAATTTGAATTCATTAAATTATTATATTGTTCATCTGTTAAATTAATTATTTTCATATTATCAACTCAACAATAAATATTTTTAGATTTATTATTATCTACATAATTAAAAACTGGTCTAAAAGAAAGATTAATATTTGCTGTAATTATAGTAAAACATGGTTCACCCAAATAATTTGTTCGAGTTGATTCTGCACTGTATGCAGTTATAGCCAAATTTTTATCTAATTGACAAGATATTATGGTTGTTGATAATGAACTTGGAGTCATAGATGAATAGTTGGTCGCCGCCCAAGTATAACATTTTAATAATGTATCTCTAATTAATGTAAAGTTACACAATTTATTACTATTTTGAGATGATAATTCTGCATTTATATTAATATTGTATCTTGCATAATAATTATTCATTGTATTTGAAATTTTTTGTGTAATAAAATTAATTATCGTTTTTATAGATGGGTCTGGATTAAGTGCATTTGCTAAGTTTACTGATTGAGTACCACCGCATATTCCATGTTCACCGGGAGTATCATCATAATGCCATACATTTATATTTTTGTTTAATATACTACCATTTAAAGTTTCATTTTTGATATATTTATCATATTCTTGAGTAGATAATATTCTAACAATTATATGTTTTTTATCGTAAGTTAAATCAGTAGATATATCTTCTTCTATAGAATTTTTCAAAATTTGTAAATCATTGGCATTCTGTATGAAGTTATATAATTCTTTAGATACTTTCATTATTATATATCACCCATAATAAATATATAGTCTTTACTAATACCATTATTTTGTAAATATTCATTCATCACACAAATACATTAAATCAAAAATAAATATTTGTAAAATTGGATTTATCTTTCTCTAATTCAATTGAAGTCTCTTTCTTATTTAATTTTACATTACAAATAGTTTCTATTGGAGAAGTAATTTTGATGCCCACAAATGGCCGTCTATCCTCACCAGTGACAGGTATTCCTATATTTATTTGCAAAAATAAATCTTTCCTATCAAAATCAATCTTCATTTTATAGCCCATAAAAAATCCATCAATTGTTCTTCTATATCTTTGCAATTGATTTTTCTTTATAACACCATCAGTATGAGCCATCTTAAATTGTATGATGTCTTTTTCTCCAACAAAAGACAATTTTTTATCTTCAATAAAAATTTCCAAATCAATAGGATTATTGTTAATATAAAACGTTCCAGATTCTCTATCAAAAGAAAAAGTTAGACCATTTCCCAATAATCCAAAATGTTTAATATTTGTCTTATCTAAATAATCAAACATGGTTTCTTTTAAGTCATTATCATATTCATATATATATTTATCATTATTATCTATTGCATACCATATATAATCTTGTTTTGGAAACATTGGAGATTGTTTATTTTCTATAGCATTCATTGATAACATTCCTCCCTATTTTATAATAAAAAAAAAAAGAGCATCAATAATTGATGCTCTTAATTTTTTTAATTGATTAATTAAGTGTAAGAATAAGGAACACGAACGATGAATGGTTTTTCACCTTCGTTAGCATTAGCTGGAACAGCTACCCATGCTTCAATTAAAGCATAGTTTTCGGCGCAGTGAGCCTTTATACCATCGTTTTTAGTACCTTTAATGATATAGCCTTCTGTTGCAGAATCTACACCAGCTGCCCAAACTTGAGCTTGGTTAGCCATTGAGTTACCACCAACTCTAATGCCTTCACTTGTATCATTAGCTGGAGGATTAATCTTTACATGTACCCATTTACCCTGAACAACATCACCTGTTTCTCCACCTGATTCGTTAACTGTGGTAATGCGAACGTTCTTCATGTGAGAAACATCACTTTCTGAATTACCCTTGTTGTTCCAAACGGTAAATCTAAGATGAGTTGTTTCGTTACCTGCATCTACTTCACCGAGAGGCCAGCTGGTGATTTCGTTTGTACCTGATTCGTCATAAAATTTAACTACTGGAGCTGCCATTATTTATCTACCTCTTTTATTAATTATTTATTGTTAAAAATAGAATTACTGACATATCTGTTGTTTCGTTATTAACTGGTAAGCTATTCACTTTAATTCTTACGCTTCTGTTGTTAATAACCAACTCATCATCATTGAAATTCTTAACAGCTGAACATTCATCTTTAGGAATTTCAATATCTACAATTTTTCTCCATTCACCATCACGAAGATATTCAATATCTATAGGAATTGCAGCGTCATCATCATTTCTATTTACACAAAATGAAGATACTGAAGCTACCAATTTAGTAATAGTTCCTTTGAATGGGAAAAATATTTCTGGACTTTTTGTTGTAATATTCATCCTTGGAATAACAAAACAGATTTGTTTTTCCTGTGGTGGAACCGTTTCTTTAATAACCTTAATTTCTGTATCATGCTTTGATACTGCTTCAATCAAGTTATTCGAAACCTTTTGAAGTTTTGTAAGAAGTTCAGGCTGTGCTAAAACGTCTCCAAGAACATTGAACTGTTGGTTAATAGCGTTTTGTGTAGCTGATTGCAATGAAGTTTGTTTCTTCATTATTTCATTGATTGCGCCAACAATTCTTTTATCTGTCGTATTAAGGGCTTTATTTAAGCTCTGCAATGTATGAGATGTAAAATATTCATTGCTAGATAAACTTTCAAGCAATACGTCTGACTGAATTTGTTTTGCTTTTGTTAAATCAGATTCGAACATCCTGTTACCACCTCCTGTTATTGAATAACTTCTGTATGATAAATTAATTTATAGTGTTTTCTACCATATGAACCACTACCAAATAACAAAGATTTAGTATTAGGGTCATAATCAACGTAGCCATCTGGATTTTGAGCAGCTGCAATTACTTCTTCGGTGTCCATGCTATTTGGCACTGGAACACCATCTGGAGCAAATTCTTCTGCAGCACCCATATCGTATCCGAGATATCTGACTTCTAAATGACGCCCAACATTATCAAATGATGGACCATAGAAATCTTCAAGAGTTGGTAACGGTTTACTATTAAAGATTGCAAATGAAGCAAGATTTACTTCAGATTGAATTGTATCTACATAGAAATCCATTTCCCAATCTTCTATCTCAACTGTTGGAATAATATTGCTCCTAAGAATATAGTTTTTTCCTCTTCTTCTAAAAGTCAAAACACCATTTTCTGTCCCCTTGGAATATTCCGCCAGGACAGAAATTGTTTTTGTTCCATTATCAAGAGTACAACGAGGATATTCAATGGAGCTAGCATCCAAAGCTTCTATTGAATAACTATTTTTATATTTTAATTTATCCATTATTTATCCTCCTGCCATTTATTATTCGCCAGAAGGTTCTTGTTCTGGTTCTTCTGGGTCAGGAGTAGATGGTGTTTCGGGAGCTGATTCTTCAATATAAACAGTATGTTCAAAGTCTGTTATACCAAACGTTGTCCATTCTGCACCGCCAGCAACATTAGCAACGCCAGCCTTAGTGCAAATCCAACCTGTATTGACATTTGGAATTGGTGTAATACGATAGACCATGTCACCAACTTTATATGTACCAGTTGTTGGGATGTTATCCATATGAAGGATTGTAACAGTACTAGTGTTATTAACCATCGTACCAACATGATAATAAACATTTACTTCATCAGTAATTTCACCAGTGATACCAAATCCAATATCACCTTTATTCCAAGTAACTTCTTTTGTTTCTCTATCAACAGTGAATGGACCATTTTCGAGATATATAAATCCATTGATGTTAATTTGAACTTCCATATTATTTGGAATTTGCGATAACGTAAACGTTTCAACTTCAGTATTGCCAGTAATTGGGAATGATTCTTTTACTGGAATAACTAATGATTCAACGCCAGATACTCTTTCACTAACCTGCGTAATCTTAGAATTCAGTTCGTCAAATCTGCTGAAAGCTGCTAATGCATCAGCAACAGCTTTTTCAGAAGCTACTTTTGTATCTACTGCATCGGATTGACTTCTAACTGTTTTCGCAATATCGGCATCGGTTAAAGCATTTTCTTCCAATGCATTGACACGTTGAAGAACAGTACCGAAAATTGTATTGATTTTTGCATTAATAGCTTCATCAGTAACAGCAGCTTGAATAGTTGCCATTAAATCATCGTCTTTTGCTAATTCGATGATAATTTTATTGATTGCAATATCATATGCAACTAACTGAAGTTCACCATTATCGAGCAGAAAATCAGCGGGCAATGTACTTAATGTAAATTCACCTTGTGGGAATACCTTAAATACAAAATCATCTTTTAATGGTTTATATACTAATGCATTTCCTTCAGCTTCTTTTGAAGCTTCAACATCCAAAACAGAAGGAATTCCTGAGAATTCATTAGAATAAAAATCATATGTAAGTTGATGTCCATTTTCATCAAAAACAGCCGTATTGTCATCTAAATAGACAAGCAATTCTTCAGTTGTTTTGATTTTTGGAATCATAGAAGTTGTAAACCCGTTGAGTGCTTCTATTTCATAAGTACCTGGGTCGCCATCTTCATATGTAGCACTTAATCTGACTTTTACAATGTCTTTGATTGCTTTGTTATTAATACCCTGAATAGCATCGTTTAAGCTTGCCAAACTTATGCCATTAGAACCATTAATAACTTCATCAATAGTAGATTTAAGTTCTGTTAGCAATTCGTCAGCATTGTAAACGCCATATTCTTCGCCGTTTGGACCAAGAGCTTTATTTACGCTTGTAATAACCTTGGAAGCAGCATAAGAAGTTAGCAAATTTGTTACGTTTTGCTGGAGCTTCAATCCACCTTTTATTTGTCTAAGGTCTAACAGTGGCATATTCCACGTCCCCTCCATTTATATTTTTTGTTTATCTATAAAAATAAATATACTTACACTCGAAATAGTACTTCTAAATGTAAAATACAAAAAAAAGAGCTTTTAATTCAAAGCTCACATATAACTAAATCATTACTAAATTTTTCATAAATTATCTATAATCCATGACAATTTATTTCGCGTTTCAAAATATAATTAAATAAAATTTCATATTGTTTATATGAAAATCCATATTTATTCAATTTAACGTAAATATCTTTTTCATTAACATTGGATGAAAAATCTTTTTTTGAAACAAAAATATCTATTTTTTTAGGTTTACCATATACTGTATCTACTATTCTATAAATCAACATGTTGTTTTTTCTAAAAATCCATAATACACCAAATATTCTTTCGTCATTTACATCAAATGTAAACATTGTATCAAACGCATTACTCATATTCCACCTATTTTTATCAAATTGAAATAATCAATAATCAACAAACACATTTGTCTTAATTTTTTTAAGTCATTATAAAAAACAGAATCAAAACTTATTCTTTCTCTATTTGGTATACTATATCTTTTTTTCAAATCCAAAGTAAGTATATCTAATAAATGTATTGCAAATTTATTAAAGTAATATTCAACATTACTATTTTTATCTGTTCTTTCAATTTCAAAAAATACAGTACTAAACAATGTATTGTATTCTACATAAATTTTATAAACGCAGTTTTTGCATGTTATAATAAACATTCCATTTTTGTATTTGCTATATTTTTTTGTTGGTTTTATTTTTAATTTTTTCATAATCCAAACACAATACTAAGAGATTTTATAAATTTGTTTAATAAGTAAATGTATAATTGAATTGTATTTTTATCGGTATCTTTATCATCATATTTTGTTTTCAGTTCAATCAAATTATCTACCAAACTTAAAAAATCATATTTAAGGTCACATGAAAATTTTTTTACTTTTTTATTGTTTATATATTTAATTATCAATCTAGTAAGACCATAATTATAAATTGTATATCTTATAAAAATATCATCATAATCACATTCAAAATATTGTGCTCTATCATTTATGCTATATGTTATAATATTGAAATCTTTATTGTATATGTGTTTATCTTTTGTTTTATCAAACATCATAAAATCACAGCCAAAAATATAATTTAGTATTTAATGATTCGTTAGCTTTTCTCATCAATTCCTTTATTAATCCTTTTTCTTGAAAAAATCTATCGTAATAATTATATCTATTCAATATGTTTTTTATGCATTTGTTTTCATCACAAATAATGAATTCATCCCACAACCAAGTAAGTTCTCCTCTATCCTTTATAATTGGAGAACTATTTTTCTTTCTATATTTCTTTTTTATAAACATATCAAACAAATTATTATTCTTTTCAACTATAATGCAATAACTAAATTTTCTTATTCTTATCCACGTATAAATATTGTTTTTTCTTTTCTTAAAATTTATATTCATCATGCACCAAACATTTTAATAATTTCATTATTTAAGACTCTTTTATTAATATTTTTTGCAATATCTTTTGAAAGAAAATCATAAAAATCTTTTTTGAAATTATTAATAATTCCCAATTCTCTTTTTAAGTTTTTAAGAATATATTTTTCATCAACTTTATCAAAAAAATAATCATTTAATTTCACATTCACGTTACAATCTCTTGTATTATAAATCAAATGAATTGATAAAAAACTTTGCAGACAAAAAACATAAAAACAATAACTATCAATAATAAAATTATCTTTCGCTTTCAATTCTTCAATTTCAAATCTTGTTGAATAATTCATTTTTTCTCCTACAATCCTATTGAATAAAGCCAATTCATTTTATTGATTGACTCCTCAAAAAATCTGCATACTTCTTTTTTGATTTCTTTCATTTGTTTTTCTCTCTTTGGCGTTTTGCGAAGCATTTCTATATTATAACTAGATTCAAACAATTCAAATAAACGTTTTTTCATTATTATTGGAAAAGAAAACGGTACACCAATATATGCATATAAATAATTTTTATCCAATCCGTATACTTCTACTGCACATTTTTCAAATGGAAACGATGCATAAAGGAAATATAATTTGATTTGTTTTTCTTCATTATAAGAAATCCTTGTACAGTTGTTATTGTTAAAACGAAATTCTTTTTCTACTAACATTTTCACAATCCCCAATATATGATTAATGCTTTGAAAAACAAACTCATTTTTTCATAAAGAAGATTGTTTGTAATTTCATCAAATGTATAAATATTTTTATTTTTAACTAAAAAATTTTGCGGTTCTGAATATTCGTGTTTTACCAATTTGTGTCCTCGTTGAGAAACGTATATAGTCATATTATATCCAATATAAAAATTTGAAGCAGAAAAAACAATATTGATTTTTGTATTTTTCGTTTTATATGATTCTGAAAAATTTTTACAATAATCTGGCATAACATGCCTGCCAACTTTTCTATAACCGACAGTTCTTTTTATCTTCATTGTTGAATGATACCTACAAATTCTATTGTCTTTTTACCATTTATATTGTTTTCCCCAATTACAGTTCCCTTCGTCAAAACATAGCTTTTTATTTCTGGCAAATGAATCATTTTTTTATTTTGCTTTACAGCGTATACAATAACTTCCATTCCTTTATTTGTAATGAATCTACATTTTTCAACATTAAATTTATTATAAACATCTGTACCTATGTGTTCCACAAACACACCATTAAACTGAATGAAATCGCCAATATACTCATTAATATTATCATAAACGTCTTCAATGTCAACTTCATGAGCTTTAATGTCATTAACGTACGTTGAATTATGATAAATAAAAGAGCCAACAACAATAACAGTATCATTAAATGAACGGTTGTTGTTGTTGGTCGTAATTTCTTTTAGGTCATGAAATAATATTTTGTCTGAATTCCAATTCTTTGCTTCAAACGCTCCATAAAATAAAGCAATTAAAATGACAAATGTACAAAAAAGAAATAATACTTTCCCCCAAAAATCTTTCATTACATCTTCACCCTTTCGCTTGTACCATCATTATAATTGATATTGACATAAGGCTGAATGTTATAGCAATATACGTTAAAGCAAATACCCTTTCCATTATCTTCAACCGAAATTGCTTCCATGAATACACCGCGAGCAACAAGCTCATCACCAACAAAAGCCGGAGTCACGCGATACAAAACATGATTTCCGGTTTTCTTAATATAAGCGGCAACCATGTTTTCGAACGGAAGCATACCTTGCGTATTCAGATACCTTGTGCCAGTAATCAGATTCTTTTCATTTGCATTTTCTCCAGCAATCTGAAAAGCAACGAGATGACAACGATTATAAAGATATTTCCCTTCAATCAAATCATCATATCGTTTGGTTTGCCAGCCAGAAGGTTTTACTTGACCGATGGGACCACGTTTTTCAGTCGGCATTAATTCCTTGCACGCATTTACATACGCAACACCGCAACGACCAAATCCATCCAAATCAGAGTAAGTCTCAAAATTCCCTTTCATTGCATCTGCCATATCGATAAACGGCACATTATTGTTTATAACAACATACGGCGAACCAGAATATTTCGGCAAATTATTAACGTCAATGGCAAATTGTTTTTGTTGATACATCGTTTCAACAGCCATGGCATTATTGTGCTTTTGCCCGCAACCAACAAGAGTAACAGCCGCAACAACAGCAACAGCTATTGGAATATACCGATGAAAATACTTATACACGAAAATCACTCCCCAATCTTTTATGCCTTTATTATATCATATTTTACAATATTTGTAAATAGAAAAAGGCTGATAAAATCAGCCTTCAAAAGCATTTTTAATTTTATTAACAACCAAATAACCAAGCAACATTAAAAAATAGAAAAAATCTCTAATCGTACCCAAGAATTCTTTCACTTTTTCCAAATCATTCACCCCAGTAAAAGATATACATATTCTTAAGTTTTAAGAGTAGGGAAAGAAATTCTATGCCAAACATAACTTTTTTTAATAATTTTTCAATATAAGTTTTATGCCATTGTTTAATTTCTTTTAGAAGTTGTTTTTCAATATCTCCATACATATCTATTTTATAAAATTCGCCAGAAAGTATATTTCTATGATATCTTATTTCATTACCTATAAATTTTAATGTGGTACTAAGTTTATAATACCCATCAAAATCTAAATCAACATTAATAATAAATCGATATAATTCACCGTCATATCTTGCATCCTCTGTAAATATAACGTTGTAAATCGTATAATTGTTATGAATGAGCGGCTGCTCAAAATTCAAGTTTTTCAACATATTTGCACAAATGTCCTGTATCAGAAACAAAATACATATCTTTATCATCCAAAGGCAAATTCATATAATGCTTAAATACCTGAGGGAAAAGATTGTTATTGACTCCCTTAAACTTAATCTTATTTTCCATTTTCTTTACAAACATAGAATAAGGTTTGATTTGTTCAAGCTCAAATTTTTCCACATGAACATCATTTTTGAATTTTTCAGGAATTTCAATAATCTTTTCATCAAAATTCTTATCAATTTCAAAAACAACTTCATCGAAATTGTGCGATACAATCGCATCGACACTCAAAATATTAGCATCAACAATTGGCTTCACAATATCTTCTTCAAGCAAAATCCTTTCATAATTCATAATACGTTTTACATTGAGATGACCAAGTACTTTTTGGCGGAACGTCTTTCCAAAACCAAAATACTCATACTCGGTAAAGTTTTTCATGTACTCTTCCCAGGTCTCACAATCCTTCACAATACTTTTATCATAGTGTTTCAAAGCCATGAAGTTACCAGAACGCAAATCAATAGAAAGATAAAATTTACCAGCATTCTCAGTCTTATAAAAATTCTTCCCTTTGATATTATTTGTAAAGAACTGAAAATTGAGCAAATTTTTATCTTCAATGAATGCTTTGTATGCTTCGTTGTTTGTAATGTCTGCTACAACATTCTCAAGGATTTTGTATCTATGACCAAGAAAATGGTCTTCATTTTCAAACTTATTAATGGTATTCAAAAACAAATCATAATATTTCTTGCAATCCAAAACGCTGTCATACGTATTGATGTAATATTCTAAAAAGTCATTTCTTTGCACTGGGCCAGGAATCTTGAAATCTTTCATAAAACTTTTTACAGTATGTTTTCCAAACATTATAATTCCTCATTTCTTTTCTTTTCTTTTTTCTTTATTATATCACAAATTCAAAAAATGTAAATAGTTTTTAACACCCAAATTTTTTAATATAATTCTTTTTCAATTTAATGAAGCTATTATCTATTCGTTTTAATCTATCGCTTAATTGTTTATAATTACCGTCTACAATATCATATGTGAATTCATTTTGTATAAATAAATTTTCATTCTCGTTGCTTTGGCAAGCGAATCTATATCCATCAAAATATATCACATATATCTTTTCTCTATTGTCTTCATTCCATTGGGCAGAATCACACAAAACGTTGTTTGTTTTATACATAAATTCGTATCTTATTCTTTCGCATAGCGTACTTTCAACCATGTTCAAATCTGTTATTCTCCTATAATCCTTCTTATTAAGAAATGTGAGAAACATGAAATTGAAACCTCCGCTATACTATCAACTTCTTTTCTTAAAACGTTTTTATGTTTATCTGTAATTGAAAGTTGCTTTATTTTCTTTTCTATTTCCTTTTTCATTTTTTTATAATTGATTATTGGGTCAACAAACATAGTAACATTTGTTTTTATTTTTCCATTAAAGCAAACATTTACATCCAAATATCTATCGAAAAATGAATAGTTTGTTTTCAATGAAAATTCCTTAAATTCTTTTTTTACTTCTAACGCTACAAATTTACCACTCATATCAATAACCAATTCTCTTTGTCAAAAAATTATTGCAAATACATGAATAAACATATTCTGATAATTTTGAAAATAAATATTTATTGCATTTTCCCCAACCACCGTCAACATTCATCCTGAGTTTTTGACGCAGGTCTTTCATATCTTTTACATTTGAAATAGTAAAATAATGTTCATTTTTTTCAAACATTGGAGATATTTTACGATTTGTATTACCTAACCAAATATTAATGTAATCAGAAAATACATGATAATCTACATCAACTTTAATTTCTGAAATAATTTTTCTATCATAACTTACAACATTTCTATTAATAATTTTAGTCATAACATTTACCTATTGTACATTTTCAAAAGCAAATTATTGACTGCTTTCATATCAACATTTTCTGGCAAAGTAGATTCTTCATATGCTTTATCTACTTCTTTTTTTAATTCTCTTTGCTTTCTAAAGATTTCTTCATAGCTAACTTCACCATTTCTTACAGCCATCAAAAAATCGTGTTCTTTTTCTCTATACGTAACAACTTCGTGATTTTTAAGAATATCAAATGCCATATAATACAAACGCATCAAATGCATGGCATGTTTATTGAGATGTGCTTCATCTTTTTTGTGATTGCGTTTATTCAATTTTCCATAATTACGAAGCATATTAGACATGCCAGAATTAATGCGCAAAAAATCCCTCAATGGCATATCTTTTACATCCATCGAGATATAGATTTCTTTTTCATATTCTTCATTTTCGCTGTCTCTAATATCAAATTTTACTTCATTGATTTTATTGAAGTTCTTATATTCTTCTTCACCATTAAGCAGTTGTGCTTCAATCGATTTCATGATATGTTTTTCTTTTTCTGGTTGAGGATACGAATCTCTAGCCAAAGCATTTTCCAATCTGCGTAATTGTGCTTCAGCATAACCAGCAAAACTGATATACGCTTTTTTAGACAAAAACAGATTTACGTTATCACGAAGCATTTGACCAATTTCGTCAATATACAAAATATGTTCTGGTTTTGTCCCAATCGTTTCGATAGTGTTGGGATTGCATTGAACAAGCAACTTCACATATTTTTTCAACGTATAAAGAACAACATCCAAATCTTTATTTTCAATTTCTTCTTTTACATTTCCAATTGTCAAATAACTATCAATACCTTCATGATAAAAACCTCGCAAATCAATATCACTAGTAGCAATGTTGGTCCCATAACTAATGCTACCAGCAATCGTCAAATATCCAACTTTAATATCTTTCAAAAAATCATATTTTTCATCATTCAATAAATCTTTATACATCAAAATCCACTCCTTGACAGAAAGTTTGCTTCACATTCTCTTGCAAATATCTTATATTCTTTTTTCAAAACTTCAAACGCTTCGTCGCTTATTTTTCTTTCATTGTTTTGTTTCAAAGCTTTCAATCGCTCATTCATTTTATATTCATTTGAAAACGATACATATAATTTTTCATTCTTTGTCACATTCAGCAAAAAAACGCCATGACCTAATGCATAACGCGCATTTAAGTACATAGCGTATTCGTTAAAAACAATTTTTTTAGCATATTTAGCTGTATCTTTCATTACCATATCTTTGAATGCAGTCATTTTCTTTGCCCTCCGCAATGGATTATACCACAAAATCAAAAATATGTAAATAGTTAAAATCCTTTTTTATAAAAATCATTTTTATAAGCATCTATACTTTTCTTAACTTTTATAATAATATCTGAACAATAAATGATTTGATTTTCTATCACACCTAATCCCCAATATAAATCTTTTATCAAACAATCTTTTTTCTTCCATTTCATCATTTCTTTATATAAATTATTATTTATCTTACTTTGTACAATTCCTTTTTTTTCTTTATTGATTGATATACATTTCACAATATCATCCATTATAACAACTTCAAACATATAAGTTTTTTGCATAATGCCAAAATCTCCAGATATATAAAATTTGATTTTCGCTAACATTGTCTTTTGTGAAAATTCTATTCTTACTTTTATCCTATCTCCAGAAAATATCAAAACCTGTGTCTTATAATCAGAAAAAGAAAGAAAAATGTATTTCCTGAATAATTTATTGAAGCATATATTAATGAAAGGATGAGAATTTCTAGCTTCTCTCACCACAGACAATTCTCTCATAGACATTCCTCCTACCATAAATTTATAAAAATTAATGTACTTTATTTATGTTCTATGGTAGAATATCATGGAAAGGAGTTCGATTTTCATTATGCAAACGAAACACAGCTGCAAGAAATTCGCGTTAAAAGCAGAACTTTTTTCATTGAATTCATCATTAAAACATTTTGACCAACACATAGATGAATTGTCAATAAAATTAAAAGAACCGAATATATATATAGAAAAAATCATTATGACCTTAACATATATTCAATTCTTTTATTCATTGACTTATATGATTTCGTATAAAAAATTATGGACAGACAAACCAACATGTGCTATATATTCCAATCTACAAAATCATTTTTGTTCTCCACCACCAAAAGAAAAACCAATCGATTTATCAATATATATTACTGATTTGAAAGAAGAATGGATAAATAAGTATGGATATTGATTATTCAACAACAGTCATCTATACAAATCATTATAAGTTATCATTATGTTGGCATTTTGATAACACTATTGACGTACGTATCACTGATGAAAACAAAAACACAATTGAAGACAGAAATGTTGGAAACATCATTTATTTTATTCCGTTGCAAGACAAACTATCTGGATTTATAAGCGAAATCTCTACAGACGAAGAAAAATATTTCGCTGATTTTATGCCATACTTCATAAAAAAATCATCATTAAAATACGCAAAGGTATATGGTCTATGAAAACATTTTCGGAATGCGAAATAAATACGTTATACTACAAAATCAGAATGATGATGTTCGATGAAAAAATTCATATCAACCTTTTTAATCAATACGCTTATTGCTATGGAATGAGATATCATATGATAACACAAGAAATAACTCGTTGCGGTGAAAATTATGAAGCATTCTTACCTTATTTCATGAAAAAAATCATTCCGATATATATAAAGGAACATGGATTATGAAGACAATCAATTTTTCTCGTATCAAAATAAATGATGGCAATTGGAATATACGCGTTACATTTTCATTCATTAATGTTATTTCTATAGATATGAATAACATATACAATGAATATGCCAGTTGCGTTTATGATATAAAAAACAAAGAACTTAAAAGAATGCAAAACTTACAATATCATAATTATATTAAAAAACAAATGAGTAATTTCATTAAAAAATCAAAAAATGCGTACTTAAAAGAGAATGGATTATGAGAACACAAACAGTACTAAAAAATGAATATATCAATTTCAAAACAAACGCAATGTGCGGTTCAATCGTTTACAATTTTGATGTATTTTTTTCTTGTTTTGATTTAATAAGAATTTACGTATCGAAAAACAAGAAAAAAATCATTACTCTACAATATAATTGTAGAGAAAAAGAAAGAACGCATCTTGATTGTATGTCCGATTCGGAATTCATTAATTTTCTTCCTTACTTCATAAATAAATCTAAAAAAATATATTCATTGGAGCATGGACTATGATAAAAACAAAAAAGGTTTCTTATCTCAATGCAGACGTAATAAGAACAGAAACAACCACAAAAACAAACGAATACGTTACTACATTTTGGTTCCATGATGTCATGGAAATCTTAATACATAACGCCAATGGATATTACAAAGGCAATGTATTTTACTACATTAAGGAAAATCGTATTTCTAACAATTTTCTTAAAAATTGCGAAAGAAATGTTGTTAAATATTACTTAAAGGATATTATTGATTTTTCCAAAGAATCTTTTACAAAACGAAATGGTTTATAAAAATGATTTCAGAACCAAATTTTGTAAAATTCAAATTATATACATTGCATGAAATCATAGACATTATTTTTTCAGAACATTTCATTATAAAAGTTACAGTATATGATGAAAATCATATATTCGTTGATTCGTGTTTGGCTGGTAAACCCAAATATGATTTATATGAATGCAATGTTACTCAAACGCAATGCTCAAATTTCTTACCTTATTTCTTTCGTAAAGCAATTTCAAAATACATAAGGAATTATGGACTATGACAGATTTAACTTACGATGAAATGGATTTATATGAAACTGAAATTGATATTGACTCTTTTAATTTCCCTATCATTTTTTCTGCTCCAATTTTGAAAATTTTTATATGCGACAAAAATGATTCTTATTTAGATTTCATCCAATATAATGTTTCTTTAAGTTCTCTAGTTGCTCCAACGCAAACCATAGAAAGAGAATTTCAAAAAAAAATCTATGACTTACTCCCACATATAAAAAAATCCACGTTTCTTTCTTTTATAAAAGAACGTGGATTATAATTTTTAAGAAAACATGTTTGTAGACTTATTGTTATCAACATATTGAAAAACTGGTCTAAAACAAAATAATATATCATATGTATAACGAATTTCTTCTACCAACCCATTTATTGCGGGTGTTCTTTGATTAAGATATCCAGTTGATTTTTTGTTATCATCACGAGAAATTTCAAAATCTGTTCTGCCATATTTAAGGCTTCCACTATGAGCATAAAAAATATCTAAAACAGACTTCATTGTTTTTCTTAACATACAATTATTATTTGTATTATTAGAAATTAATTCATATATAAACACAACGTGACCAAAATATCTGTTGCCTGACACATACCTTTTGTCAATATTCGGATTATTATATAATCGACTATCGTATGCAGTAGCTTCACTGGAATAATAATATAAAAGACCAGATGCACCTTTTGTATCGCAAAAATGGAATACATTTTCATCCTTAATATTGATTGACCCATCTAATGAACTATTCATTAAGTGTTTTTCATATTCATTATATGAAAAACATCTGATACACATTTTATCTGAACTATCAATAATATCATTATTTTCTTTTAATGTTTCTCTTAATTGCCATAATTCTTCAGCCGATTTAGCATTTATTATTGCATTATACAGAGAATTATATTTTTCATCTATCATCATATCATTTTACCTCAAGAAAAAAGATTTATAGATTTATTATTATCAACATATTGAAAAGCAGGACGAAAAGAAGAAACAACGTAGCATATAGCTTCTATAGAACTGCCACGGCCGCTTGTATATCCTAAATTCATTGTTTTTATTTTAACACTATTGCTAGTTTTATTAATGCTGTATTTGTTTTCTAAAGAATCGGTGAATGACCCATATACCCATGAATATCCTGTTTTTGAAAACCAAGTAACAGACAAAGAGGTATTAGCTAATACTGTAAATAAGTTATTTGTATTATTTTGAAGCAATTCAAATATTCCATTAACGCTCGTTCTATATAATCTATAAGAACCATCATTCATTCCATACTGTCCAACATACGTTATCCCATTTGACGTATATCCTGGCGAGTCTGAAGAATTTGCAGAGTTTGGGTCATTTGATAATTTATAGTTTTGATTAATAGAATTATGCCACACGTTGTTATTATTCGTTGTAATAGAACCATTGCATGTTCCACTTACTATAAAATCATTATATTCATTATTGCTTAATATTCTAATACTAATTAAATTCTTATCGAGGATATTTTCATTATTGTTTTCTAAAAAACTTTCTCTTAGCTGCCACATTTCTTCTGCAGATTTAGCATTCATTAACGCATTATATTTCTCATTTACATTCATTTATATCACCCAAATATAGTTTTATTTATTTATAAATAAATAAAATTAAGGGTGACATTATGTATCAATTAAAATCTCCAATAACAAATGAATTATATAATAAATTAATGTCAGAACTTTCATCTGAAACAAAAAACGACATTACATCATTACTTCAAGAAGTTAACGAAAATATCAATTTAAGCAATAAATTTTCAATTAGAGTATTATCAGAAGAAGAACTTTTTAAGTATATAAAAAATGAAACGTTAGATGGGTCTATAAACGCAAATGATGATAATGTTTGGCACAATGTAATAATACAAGAAAAATTTTATATAGGACAATCATATGGACAAAATATACCAACAAACCAAATCAATAGACTTTTTTCTAGTGTTGTAGAAAATAAATATTTAAGTTTAGTACATATAATTCCAGTATCAAGTTCAACTCCAAGTGGAAGATATTATTTATATTATTATACAACATATGTACCAACATATTGCAATATATGCCAAAATAATACAAATAATTCATTTGACTTAAAATTTAATTATCCAACTCTAAAATTTTGGATAGGTTTTTTAAGTACATATGATTTTTCATCGAACTGGGGGAAAACATTTTATTCGTATATGAATCTCGCCAATGCCAATTATACAGCAAAATCAAATACTTACTACAATTCAAATGTATATGAAACAGTCGGAACTCACAATAGCAACACTCACAGAGTACAAGTATATTTTTCATATTATTCTTGTTTCAGACCGGTTTTTCAATATATGGACAACAACAAATCAATTAATATTTTCAAATAAAAGAAACTTACATAGTTTCTTTTTCTTTTAAGGATATATCATGAACTATATTTACACTGCCACAGATTACACTATCAAATCAATTTACACCAAATCAACGCTTAAATTATACCTTTACATTAATAATGTAAAGTGTTCTTCTGTACACTTAAAATATCAATTATTTACAACTTCATATTTTCATCAAAAACAAAAACTCTTAAAAAAATATACACCGGAATTAGTAATCACAACATTTGAAAATAAAAGTCATTTACACTTCTCACAAAGAGAATATACTTTCATATATCTCATGCTAAAAAAAGAAATAACCAACTATGTAGATTATTTCTTATTCGAAAATCTTATAAAAATATATGGATATTAATTTAATAGGTGATATAAATGTCTACATATGAAAAAATGTTAAATACGTATAATGACTTAGCAAGTAATTATACATCAGAAGAATTAGAACAACTAAAAAATATAATCATACAAAATCAAAACAATAAACATATAAATTCCGATACTATTTTAATTAGAATTTTGTCTTTAGCGGAAAGTAGTAAATATTTAGAAAATGGAGATTGCAATGGGTCAATTACAAAAAACAGTAAAAACGTATGGAATGATACTGTAGGAAATAAAAACATTACAGTGTTACGAGATTCTGTTTTTTATCATTCTTCTACTACAAATGACATTATAATGTTAACTCAAAATAATGAAAAACAAAATTTTATGCCAAGATGCAAAAGCTGGTTTCTCGATTGGAAATATCAAGCAAACAGTGCTTCTTGGCGCACTGAAAAACATTATATTCCAAATTCATTAAAAGCAAAAACAAACATTAACGATTCTGTTGTATGGTCTTCTGATGTCGGACAAGTAACGTTTACTTTTAATATAAACATAGGATTTCGTCCAGTCTTCAATTATATGGACAACAACAAATCAGAAAATATCTATAGGTGAGATATATGCCAACATTAAATCTTACTCAAGAACAATATAATCAATTAATAGAATATATCAAACCAAATGAAGAATTAACAAATGTTTTAAGAATAAACGAAGAAAACGATATTTCTAATGACAGTTTAGCTATCATTAGAATCTTAAGCAATAATGAATATGAAAAATATATAATAAACAGTAATTTTGATGATTCCGTTACAAAACGTTCTGAGAATATATTTCATTTTTGTCAAGGAAAAGACAGTTGTCTTATGCAGCTCCAACATTTATATATAAACGCAGCTGGCGTTGAATCGGAATTGGTAGATTATGTATTTGCTGCATTAAAAACAAAAAATATCGATCTGGATAAATATAAAAACAAATTATATTTCAAAACAAATACATGGAATAATAAACGTTCTAATTTTAATATGAATACATTTTTCGAACTTACAGAAAGCACAACAACTAACACTTGTACGACGTTTTGCTCTTTAGATTTGAGAATGATTATAGCTCATTATAACGGAAGAAATACTTCTGAAATGACAAATTGGGGGAAAAAATATTCAAATCATTATTTTATTCAATATATGAATTCAATAAAAACATTTTCTAAAAATGATACAATAACTTCATATAACGGGAAAGTATATAACTATAATTCAGCTTATCAATATTACGTTGATTTTACATTTAATAATACAATTTGTTTTAGACCAGCTTTTCAATATATAGACAACAATAAATCAACGAACATTTTTAAGTAAATACTTACAAAAGTAGGTGCAATAATGAGAACAAAACATTTAATCAGAACAGCTGGCATATCTTCTTCTATCTTCAACGTTGACAAAGCAAAACAACTACTTACCAGTGAATATTCATTAGTAGAAAACGACAGCGACTACATTCCAAACGCTTCACATACTATTTCAATTACTTCGGACAGGACAAATATCACTACAGAATGGAAATACGTCAACCATATCGTTAATAACGAAAATGAATTCCTATATGATGAATTTGTACCAACACAAAAGACGATAGAAGAAAACCCTCAATTGAAAAACTACAAAGTCATCATATATAATGATTAAAATATTTTCAAATAAAAAAGAGGCATCAGCCTCTTTTTTATAATCCATAATACATGCTTAATTTTTCTATGCAGTCATTTATGAATATCTCAAAAGATATAACATCTTCATATTTTACGTTTTCTAAGCTATATTCCCGGTTAGTTATAAAATCATCAAAAATATTTGAATAAGTCATAAACAAATCTTCTTTAATGCTTCTCAATTTACAACAAAAATCTTCAATATTCTTATATATATCAACGTTTATATTGGTATTCAAATCTTTCGATATTGTTATCGTTACATATATATCATATCCATTTTTTTCACCAGCAAACCAAAAATATTCATATGTTTTTCTATTCTCCGAAATATATGCTTTTAAGTTCATAACCCAACCACATTTATATATTGATTGAATGGATAAAATTTTTCAATTATATTCATCAATTCAATTGCATCCAATTTAATATTATATTTTTCAATAGTTTTCTTAAATTTTCCCCTATCTAATTTATTAATTCCTAAATTTCGAGTCTCAAATATATAATGCTTTGCCCATCCATTTTCATTAGGATATACAGACAAACGAAAAAACATCTCTTTATTTATATCAAAATCGCATAACCATAAAGAATATTTTTCTCCGTAATAATCTTTAATTATCATAATCCCATGCTCCTGACATAATTCAATGGATAAAAAGTCTTCATCACTTCTATCAATTTATGTATATCCATTTTCATATCTTTTTTTCTCATGACTTCCAAGAATTTTTTTTCATCAAATTCTTTGACCCCAAATTTACGAGCTTCGAATATATAGTTACCATTACATTCTTTGTCAAATACGTGAAAAAACGTATCCAACTTATCCATGCGATAAGCATTACTGAAATCGCATAGCTCCAAGACAAATTCTTCATCGATGTACTTCTTCATAATCATAGCCCGATTATCCTTATATACTGGCTGAATGGATAGAAATCATATATAGCTTCTGTCAATTCCTTTATGTTCAGATTGATATTATGCTTCTCTATCGCCTTCAAAAATCTTTTCTTGTCTAGCCTATCTATCCCGAAATTATGCGTATCGAATATATAGTCGGTTTTCCACTTTCCACCACATTCCACTGACAATCTAAAGTATATCTCTCTATCCCTATCAAAATCACATAGCTTCAGTGTAAATGCTTTACACTTGTATTCTTTGATTGTCATAACCCTATCCTCTTTACATATCTCCACAATGGATAAAATGTTTTTATACTTTTCACTATATCTTCATATATGTCACAATCTTCAAGCAACTTAATATATCCACTTACAAATGTATTCGTATCAAAATCATCTTTGTCAAACATTTCCATATTCTTAGGCTCAAAATACCACCAAGTATTCGAGTAATGAATCTCAAATACAAGACTATGACGATTATAAAAGTCCTTTAAGCGTATGCTATATTTCGTTTTAATATATTTTCTCAAATTCATTACATTCTCCTACAAGCCATATATATACTTCAATCGTTTGCATTGGTATTCGTCAAACATTTTTTCCATATTTTCTTCAATGAACTTCCTCATCGTCAATGTATTCTTATCTATGCTCGATACAAAATAATGATTCTCAGCGTCTTCGAACATGTACTTCTCGTCACTCAATTCCACTACTGCAAAATTGTCATTGGAAAAATCTTTGATGTACACCTTGAACCACTTTGTTAACGACCCATAGCAAAACATCACTTCAAAATTTTTTTTGCAAATATAATAATTCTTCATAACCCGTACCTGACATAGCTTTTCTTCATTACTTCATTCATATATTCAATTAAAATTTTTTTATTCTTAAGAAATTGCTCTCTTTTCTTAATCTCAAATGAAAAAAGCAAGAATATCTTTTTTTCAAAGTCCTTGTTATTTATCAATTTCCCCACATTAAAAGGTATAAGCGTCGGTACATAACCGGTATTCAATATAAATTCTATATAAAATTTTCCGTACCTCACTTCTATGTCTTCTTTATTCATAACCCATACCTCACATAACTTTTCTTCATTACTTCATTAAAGTAATTTACAAAAAACTTAGCATACGGTTTTAACATATCTTCCTTCATTGAAGTAAAATGCGAAATCCTATGTAAAAAATTTTCAATGCTACTCAATTCTCCTATTTTGAAAAACATATGTATCGGTACATTATTTGTTTCTATCACATATTCTATTGAAAAATATTTATATCTTACTTCTATATGTTCTTTAGCATACATCATTAACATTGCTATCACCAATGAAATTATACCATACATTAATTTTTTTGTAAATAAAAAGAGGAACTTTTACAGTTCCTCCATATATTCTTCCATTTCTTCAGCGCAGCTTCTCAAAAATTCTCCGCACTGCTCTTTTGTGGCAGGTTTCGGATAATGCCCAGGACTAAAATCATCATCAAATGTATAGTACTCCCATCCTTCGGCTTCATCTGGATCAAAACCATAATTCAACGGGCTATACTCCGAATCTATATCCGTTCTCCAGTCTCCAAGATTTTCAAAGAATATCTCGTCTACCGGTATTGTATATCCATCAGATACATCACAAATGAAGTCTATCGTCATACCTTTCTTACTTAATTCCTTATATAACTTTATGACTTCATCGTCTGTCATATTCCTTATCTCTTCCGTGCTCAGCTTCTCAGCTTTCTTAATTAAATGTCTCATACTTTCACCCTTCAAAATTCACAGATGCAGGATTCTTTACAAAATCCTCTATCTCTTTAATGCTCTGCGGCTCAAAGTAATAATATATTCCGTCTACTTCCACTCCAGCTTCGAGATACATAACATCTTGATTTTCGTCTAAATCTCCACCAAAGCCCAATACAACGCTGCTGTACGTCTTGGTCTCATCATCGACAGTAATGTCTATGTCTATGCCTTCCAACTCAAACGCTATCGTATCAACATCTTCTACTTTTTTATACCCATACTTTTCTGCAATCTCTTCCAATCTATCAATTGTATATTGGAATTTCGATTCTGCTTTCTTAATTAAATATTTCATATCTTATCTCCTCAATCATTTAATCTATTTATATTATACCTTTCTACATTTCTATTATAATCTTCTTTATTTTTCTTATGGTATAAAATATGTTATATATTTTTATTTCCTCTATATCTCTTATAGTTACTCTCGCAATGGCTAAAATTTACATATATATCAATATTTTTGTCAACTTAAAAATCTAAACACCAGCAACAACTTTTTAAAATTATTATATATCATAAGGTTTTTACGTACTTTCCTTTGTTTGCAATATCTTCAAATATCAAATCTTTAACAAATGTAAAATTAAATAAATTTAATATATAAAAACTACTATAAAAAAACTACTATAAAAACAACTACTATAAACAGTGTACTAAATAGAAAAAACTACTATAAAAACAACTACTATAAACAGTGTACTAAATAGAAAAAACTACTATAAAAACAACTACTATAAACAGTGTACTAAATAGAAAAAACTACTATAAAAATAGCGTACAATTAGGTGTCCCTCACCTCGCGCTTACTGCGCGAGCTTCACAAATTGACACTATCATAATTGTATATAAAATATGAATATTTAAGTGATTTGCGCGAGGAGCTCGCGATAGTATTTGTGAGGTAAAGCTATGTGAATAAAAATTGGCCCCAGAAAACTTCGAATAATGAAAATAAAAGAGGAACAATTAAGTTCCTCTTTTTATGGTCTAATTAAATCTACCATATATTTTTGTTCATCTTCTGGAGCTCTTTCAAAAGCGTCACTTACATTTTCATCTGGAGATTTCATATATTTATCTAATACTTTGTACATCTTTTTGAAGTTATTTATATGTTTTGAATAATTGTCATAATCTTCATGATAAGTCATAAATTCGTCCAATAAAGTTGCTTGTTTAATTAAATGCTTCATATTTTTTACCTCTCATTTATTATTTCTATTATTATATATATGAAATATGATATTTTAATTACAAAGCGACTATTATTTTTTGAAGATATTTTTTCCTTTTGCCATATTTCCATTTGGTGAAGCAAACGAGATTCTATAGATTCAAAAAGTAGTAGGTTTATGGAAAAAATATATGAAAAATACATTCACTGATACGTTGGTATTCTAGCACAAGTAGGCTTATAGCTGAAGCTGATGTAAAGCCAAGCAGGGAGATGAATGTAAAGGAAGTATATATTTGATATAAACGGCTTATTTGAAAATGTTATGAAATCAGGCCTCTTAAATGAGGTTTTTCGTGTTTTGTAAAATTTCTATTTACACATTTTTGATTTTGTGGTATAATAATACCTGGGTGATGATAGATGCTGTATAGAAATACAAACATAGATGGCAATGACATATACATACATATTGACGATAGGAATATCGTTGATATCATAGTAGTCATGAATCCCGATAAAGTTCAATATATATCTTCACGTGCGTTGGATGAAATCAAGCTATTGGAAGATGGCTTGATTGACACGTTTACTTACAATGGTCTGCAGGTGAAAAGGATATATAAAAAATTTTTCAAAGAAAAGGCATTGCCGTGGATAAAGAATCAATTACGAGGAATGAATGGAAAGAAAAAGGAATTGATTTTTGACTAATTTACAAAGCATTGATTTTGTTATATAATAACTTTATAAAGGGCCTTTAGCTCAGTTGGTAGAATACTATCCTTCAAAGTTAGGAGTCACTAATTCAAGTTTCGTCGTTCACTCCATAAAAAAATTCATGCGGTGGCGGAATAAGTAGACGCAGCGTGCCGGCGGTTGTCACAAGTACGGACGTACTCGTTACTGTGGTCCCAGTTAGAGAGCAACCATACAGGGTGTAAATCCCTGTCCGCATAATTTATATGCAGTTGTTGTTAATAAAAAATAATATATAAATATGGACCCTTAGTTCAGTTGGTTAGAACACCTGTCTCATAAACAGGTAGTCCGCGGTTCGAGTCCGTGAGGGTCCACCAAATTAAAAAACAAGAGCATCGTAAGATGCTCTTTCGTTATATAAAAAATGAGTAAATGTATAAATATAATAAATAAATAAGGAGATAGGATATGAAACGTTTGCGTAAACTAGCATCAGTCAGTGACAAAACACAAAAATGTATAGACGAATTTGATTCCGCTATGAACGATAAGCCAAACTCTGTAGAGGAATTTACAAAATCGGATATCTTAAAAAAGACAAAGAAGATTTACAAAAGAATGGAAGAAGTTGACGAGCTACAGAATAAGTTCGATACTGACGATGGCTTTTACGACCAAGACTGGGAAGAATTGAAAAAGCGATTCGTATCTACAAGGGAGTTATTTAAGGATTTATGTAAAAAGCTTCCTGGCGGAAACTGGGCATCGCTAAAAGGCGAAGAAAGAATAAAAGCTGTCGATGAATATGAAAAATACGAAAACATTATAGAAAAAGTCAATAAAATCTTGGACCCTGATGTTACATGGTTCAATTACTATAATTTTTAATGGGAGAATAAGTATGAAACATCTAATGCAAAAAACGGCTCAAGAAACGTATTCTGATAGAATCATGAAAAATGTACGTCAGAATCTTGGATTAGAAGAAGATGACACCAGTAGAGACGACTATATTATGTCTCTTTCGCCAGAGGATGTATTTGACAGATATTGCAATTGGGAAGGATTAATCAATTACGGATATACACTTTGGCATGTCATGGAAGAACTACAATCTTTTAAATAAGCAAATATTACCAAACAATTGAGACATTTTTATCACTTTGAAAAAGAGACCATAAGGTCTCTTTTTTACTTAAAAATATCTTTACTTTTTCTATTATCTACATAACGAAAGATTGGTCTAAAAGAACAACAAAAAATAACTTTTCCATAATAACAACCATTCTCCCCACCATATCGCTTCTTAATAGTAACGTTTTGCGTTGACGTTGTAAACGTTTTATCGATTTGATATTCTATTTCTACTTTTTTATAATCATACCAGGTTATATCTCCGCCATATCCACCCCAAAATTCAAACACTACGTTTTCGTTTTCAGTATTTGAAAATGTTTTATTATTTATATTATCATTAAATGCTTCAAATGTATACGTATAAATGTCTGTCCTTGAATCTCTTGCGCTTATATATCCATCGGAAGTTAATTCTTCCAAACTATGATACGGTGTGATTTTCCCCATTAGGGAATTTACTTGTACTCCTTTTTTTAAGGGATTATAATGATACTGCATTTCTTCATAATAGGCACTTCCATATTTACCATTATAGTAATTCCATACGCTAGCGTTTTTTTTCGTTATAGACCCGTCTAACGTATCATTGCATATATATTTGATATACTCTTTCCTGCTCAATATCCCAATATTAACAATGTCACCAGTAATATCATTTTCGTTGTTTTCTACTGAAGAAAAAATAAAGTTCCGTACTTCTTCCAAAGAAGATGCGTTTCTAATTTGCTCCAATTCATTTTGTGATAATATCATAATCTATTACCTCGTTTTTATCTTCTATATCAAAAATACAAAAATTTTTTCTTAAAATATTGCATAAAACTATTTACATTTTCCTTAATTTATGGTATAATCTAACCATAGAGGAGGTAAGGAAAATGGCAATGACGAAATTTGAAAAAGAGTGGTTGAAAAATGCACTTCGCGAAGATGGCGATATTCGCAATGGTGTTCTGTACTGGAAGAAATCCGGCAATATTGCTCCTAATGATACTGCTGAAGAAGCTATTGAATTAGGTTATAAGATAGATATGAAAAAACATCGCAAGGCTCGCGAAGAGTATGTAGACAAATCTCTGGAAGAGTACCGCGAGAATTGGCAGCCTCCTTCTGAAGAAGAGCTTTTTGAAATGCGAGCTGCATTCGGTACTAACACTACTATCGTTGATGTCATTTCCGGAAGAAAAATCAGACTGTAAAGGAGAGAAAAAAATGAATAAAAATATCTTTAAGGTTGCCAGTATTTTCATTATCATTGCAATCGCTTTTGGAATTGCCACATTTGCTTTCAATGTCGCTGGAAATCATACATCTACATTCAATCCTATCGCTCGTGAAGTTGGCGGTACTATTACTGTCAATCTCGAACCAAATCGCAAACTGGTCAATATTAGTTGGAAAACCGACAATTCTCTTTGGATTCTGACTCGCAAAATGAAAAACAACGAAGACGCAGAAGAATATGAATACAAAGAAGACAGCAGCTTTGGCATCATTGAAGGTACTGTCAAGATTATCGAACATAAGCAATAAAGGAGATAAAAATGTTCTATCAAATTGGCTCAAGTAATTGGACTATGAAGGTCGATGACAAAACCAATACCGTTTCCAGAGACTATATCTCTATTTGGGCTGAAAAATACCATGAGGAATTTGAAGATTGGGTAAATGGTGATACTTGTACTGCGGATTTTATTGATAAGAACAATAATGAAGTATGTTTTTTCATTAAGATGATTAACAATATCATCACTATCAATCCTATGGTCTTCAATTTCAAAGATGGCCCTCACGAGATGACTAATTATATTGATGTTTAATAGGAGGTGTTATTATGGATGAAGAAAAAGAATTAATTGATATGACAGATGAAGAATTTGAAGACTGGTTCTGGGAACATATGCCAACAGATGATTAAGTACGATAAAATTGCATGTTGAAATGACTATTTGTATAGCTTCAGCGTGCAGTTTTTCAGCTGTTCAAAAAAAGCCTAAAAATGGCCCTCGAGGGCGAACTAATGGCTCACACAACACGAGAAAAAATTAGGGTTTTTCTAGAAGAATAGAGTAAAATGGTAAAAATTTCACGAGAAAAAAATAGGGTTTTTCTAGAAGAATAGAGTAAAACTGAAAAAATTTCACGAGAAAAAATTAGGGTTTTTCCAGATAGAAATAGTAAAACCGAAAAAATTTCGAGATAAAAAAATAAGGTTTTTTCTAGAGCATATATAGAAAACTGAAAAAATTTAGAGAAAAATAAAGAAAGGGAGTATAAAGGATGTTTTTATTGATTTACAAGACCTATTGTGATGATTATGATACAAATATCAGTGTTTGCAAAAATAGAGAAAAAGCAGAAGAGAAAATGAACGAAGCTATTGAAGATGCTTTTGGAGAGGATATAGATTGGGATAATGAAACTGATGATACTGGCACATTATTGAAAGATTGTAGCAAAGTTGGAAGATTTTTTATGACGGAGTACGAGTATTTGATTGAAGAGAGATGTTAGTCTCTCTTTTATTGTATAGGAGAAATAAAAAATATGAGTAGTAAAAATAATATTTGTGATTTATTAGAAACTGTTATAGCAAATACAAATGAATGTAGTGATATTATTTATATATGTTATGATGAAAAAAATGACTGTGCTGAAGTTATGTTTTCTGGAGAATACCAAATAACAGTAGCCGCTGGAAAAAGTGAGATTGACATGGTATATGATATTGTGAAAGTATGCATGAATCATGCTGTTGTAAAAGGGAAGACGAGCTTATGATTCTTGGACGCGTAAAAACGAAAGAATATTGTGTATCTTTGCATAATTTTTATAAATATCCATTGATGTTTGCTATTTATTATGATGAAAACTATTCTTATTTTATTACTGAAGACTTAAAAAATTTTGACAAAGAATATTTTAAGAATCATTTGATTGGGCATGTAGATTGTATTTTAGAAAGAATAGATATATTGGATGTAGTAAAATCTTTTTATCCGTTAGATAAGTATATAGTGAAAATAGGATTATGATTTTTGGAGATAAATTATGGAATATGACAAAATATGTCATTACAAATTAGAAATCGAAGAAGATTCAAAAATTTGGAATGCTAGTGGTTTTACGATTCAATCAAACAAAGATTTGACATATATTAATGTTATTATTACTTTTGTAAAAGAGAGAGAAGATAAGAAAGTTGCTTTTATTTTTGATGATAAGTATTGGATGATAAAATTGAATAGGAATAATAATTTCATATATGATTATTTGTATAGCGTTCCATTTTTTTATGAGAATGAGAAAATGCTTGTAGGACGGATAGTAAAAGCAATTAATGCAATGTTTGATAAGAATATATTGATAAGTGGAGCATGAAATTGAAAAAAGGAAGAACAAATTAGGAGACATAGATAATGAGAAAGATATATAAGAAAAACAATATATCGATAAAATGCGTATATATTGACGATATGATATACTATAGAGAAAAATTTTTTTATTATAAAAAATGATAATTTTTGGATAGATATATTTTTGCAGTTTGGAAAATATAATGCTTCGTATATTGATAATTTAAGAAAGATTGCTTGTAGTGATTGTAACGTTGAAATTATTAAAAACAAAGAATATATATATGATTGTTTAGTATTGTTTTCAAAACAAGTTCAGAAGGTTGTAATTGGATTATAAATATATGGAAGTTGGTATTAAAATGTCTGGAGATAAAAAAAAGTATATTTGCGATTTAATGGAAAGCGTTATGGAGAATACAAAAGAATGTAGTGATATTATTTATATTAATTGTGATGATGAGAAAAAAAATATAGAGATTTATTTTCCAGATGAAGAGAACGTTATTCCTATTGGGAATAGCGATATAGAAATGGTATATGATATAGTAAAAGTATGCATGAAACACGCTATGAATAAAAAAAAGATAACATATTAAAAGAGAGGATATAATCCTCTCTTTTTTAGTACATATCATTGCTGCTATAAGCATTGATATGAATGACATCAGTTTCTTCAGTTATATCCACCAAGCTGTTGTTTTTTATTTTTTCTATTGCTTCTTCTTTTGTAACTGGAACTCTATGAGTAGTTGGATGTTTATATTCCAATCCATATGTATAAACGCATGGTTTGTCTAATTTTTCGATATAATTGATTGCATCGTTTTTATCTTTGAATTTTCCGTCATTGGTGGAAAAAGTATAGAGTAAATTTTTATTTGCTTTTTTGATTAGATGTTTCATGATGTATATCTCCGTTTCTGTTTTACTATTTTAAGAATAAAATTGATTGTTGAAATAATCTTAACTAAAAATATTGGTTGATTTTTTGTTGTCAAGATATTGAAAAATTGGCCTAAACCCAGACAATATATCGCATGTATAACGTGGGTCAACTGACAAATTGCTGAATTTTGGTGTTCTTTGATTAAAATATCCAGTAAAATTTTTATTAACTTCGCGTGAACTTTCAATGTCAAGTTTATTATAAGTTGAAGGTGCGTCAAAAATATCCAAAACAGATTTTTTTGTTTTTCTTAATGTGCAGTTGTTGTTTTTGTTATTTAACTTTAATTCGTATATAAATACAAAATGACCAAAAAACCAATTACCGCCAGTACCATATGTATATCTTTTATAAATATTTGGGTTATTATATAATTTATTATCATGCGCAGTATAATCTTTGTTTAGATAATACAAAAGAGTGGATGCGCCGTCTTTGTCACAGAAGTGGAATACGTTCTCATCTTTCATGACAATTGACCCACCGAATGTGCTGTTCATTAAATATTTACTGTATTCATCGTTTGATAAAGTCCTAACAATAACAGAATTATTGTTTTGATGTTCATTACTATATTTTAATGATAAATAAAAATTGTATAAGATATCACTCAGTTCTTCTTGCGTTTTGTTATTGATTTCTCCAGAAGATACCAAGTTGCTTAGTGATTCCTTCACTGTATCGATAGACATAGGCATATACCTCGCTGTGGTAGTTTATATAAACAAAATAAAAGTATTTACAAAGTTTTTATTTGAATATATAATTGAATTTAGAGGTGGTAGAAATGATATATGCTATTGGCGATATACATGGAATGTATGATAAACTGATGTCTTTAATGGGAAAAGTCAAGATAGATTTTGAAAAAGATTATTTGATATTTTTGGGTGATTATATAGACCGTGGAGAAAAATCTATTGAATGTTTGAAGTATGTCAAGGAATTGACAGAGAAATACAGTAATGTAATAGCATTGATGGGCAATCATGAAGATATGATGATAAATTTTTATAAAGGCCTTGACAATACTTGGACTTACAATGGATTTGATACGACTAAAAAACAATTAGATAAATTGCCGCGAGGAGAGTTTGATGAACTAATAGAATGGGTAGAGAATTTGCCGTTATGGTATAGGATTGGGAAGTATATATTTGTCCATGCTGGGATAAATCCTTTTTATGGATTGGACAAACAGATAAAAGAAGATTTGCTATGGATAAGAGAAAGCTTCTTTGCTAATTACGAAGGAGAGGACATAATCGTAGTTGGGCATACGTCTACGCAATGCTTGGAAGAGGATTATAATAAGCCATTGATATTGAAGAATAATATATATATGCTGGACACTGGTAGTTATCGGTACAAGGGGAAAATTACATGCTTCAATATAGAAACGAAGAAGTATATACAAGATGATATAGAGGAAGATTATGACGAATAGAGAAAAGTCAGTAGAGTACTTTGTCTGTTGGTTTGGGTTTTTTGCTTATACGAACATAACGATAGACAAAGTATTCGAAGAAACGTGTAAGAAGAACGATAGCGGAATATATGTAAGGCTAAGGAAAATGTTTTTGAAAGATTTTGGGTATTGATTCATGGAAAAGATATATAAAAATAATAATATGACAGTATATTTTTTTATTACTTCATATTATGGTAATATTAGGATTTTTTCCTATACATTTTTCTTGAATTATCAGTTATCCAAACACGCCGGTAGCAACATTGAAGTTGATTTATTTCATGATTATAATTTCTTGAAATTGAAACGAAGGATATTGAATAACATAAACGAAAGTATAGATGACATAAAAGAAGAGATAAAAAACAAGTGTTTGAGTGACGTTGAAGTGTACCTGAGTGACTTTTATCATTTTATATATAAGAAATATTACGGATATTAAAAAGAGAGGAATCAATCCTCTCTTTTATTTTTTGATTTTTTAGATTTATTTTAATAATAGCTATGGTTTTTAGAGGTGAATATTTTGTCATATAAACTATCTTCAAAGAATCTTACAGAAAAAGAATATGATGACATACAAAACGCAAGTACGCTAGAAGATTTGGAAACATTGAAAGCATTTCTTCTTGAAAATATATCAATTGAAAATGATGAAAATAATAAAAATTTAATGTCTTTAATATCTGTTAGAATAATGTCAAATGATGAATACGAAAAAAATATAAAAACTGGAACATTGGGTGGGTCCATTACAGCGGCAAATATTAATGTATGGCATTATGATAATTCTGTTGGTATAGGCGTAATGAATAAAGGATATGGTTTTACATCTTTTCAGCAAGATTCGTTTATTACAATATTTATTACACCAACAGATAAGAGTGGCACGTGGACTTATACATTTACAGCACAAGGAGAGCATATACAAAATAACAAATCTTCAAATTCGTCTCATAGATTTTTTAATGACCTGACATTTAAGACGCAATCAGCTGTTGGAATGTATGGCGGTGGTGCGGCTTATTCGGCAATAAACACAAAAAATATTAACTCATCATTTGAAGATGAAAAAATAAAACAACAAAGTAGTAATTCAATAGAATCATATATAAGTGAAGGACATTGGAACACATGGAATAAAGTTATATTGTATTATAATTTTACATATAATTTTAGACCAGTATTTCAATATGTTGACAGCAAAAAATCAAAAAATATATACGAATAAAAAGCACCCCATTGGGTGCTTTCTTTATTTTGAAGAACATATAACTTCATCAAATACTGCTACACATTCATCTGTAGTGCCAAAATTTTGTGTTTGTGTGCCATCGTAATAATAATTGAATTTATTAACCAAAAAATCTGTTTCGACCTTTCCAATTTCACATATAACATCAAATGTTATTTCATCATTATTGATAGAAGTTATTTCAATATTTTTTACTGGCACATCATTTTTCTCAAAATGTTTTAGGAAACGTTCGATGTCATGTTTTGTAAGCCAAGTATTTGAAACAGCATTATTCATATCATTATGATTGTATTTGCTGGAATCTTCTTCTATGACAGTAAACCACAAATTGAAATGCAAGACCTCAAGATTGTCGTTTAATCGTTCTGCTTTGATAAGACGTTTCATATTATGCCTCTTCTATTTTTTCTTTGATATTGACAAAAATTATATATAGATTGTCTCTTACGCGATTCAAGTCTTTCAGTTCTTGGCTAAAATCGTAATTGCTGTTCTTTCTTAATTCGTTTTGGACTTCTTTGATTTGAGAATTGGCGTTCTTTAGTAAATCAAGTAATTCAAATGTTTTTTCAGCTTTGATTAATCTTTTCATATAATTACATCTCCAATTTCCCCGATTTTTTTAAGTTTGCATGTGCTATAGCATCATCAATAATAGCTAATTCATTTTCATTTGGATATATGATTTTTGTATCGGATGAATGACATTCAGGACAAGAGAAGTTATTGTTTTCTGCTTTTTCGCAGTCATCATCAAACGTTTCATATATATCAAACCAACCACAGTTATAGCATACTATGGAAGCTTCATGATTATGATTTAATTTCTTTGTTTTATTTTCATATTCGGCGGCATTTTGTTGTATGTCATAGCCGGTTTTATCAGAAATCAGTTTTGATACGTCTTTCCATATCTTATCGCTATGGGCCATGTCTTGATAATCGTCTTCTTTATTTTTGAATTTTCCGTCTTCCCAAGCTTTGTCAGCTTCTTCGCCTTGTCCTACAATACAATGGCATAATTCATGGTATATGGTATTCATAAGTACGCTTTCGCCACGAGACAAAAGCGAACGGCCAATGGCAATAGTACAGTGAGTTTCTCCATCTTCTATGTAGCTATTCGATTCTCCATAACTATCGTCTTCTAATATGGTGATATCGCTATCTTTTAATTTCGCAAGCTGCAAGTCTGGCATTTCTTTTTCTAAAATCTTTTTTACATCATCATATGCTTTTTTGACTTTGTCTTTGATTTTTTCGTAATCTTTGTCTGTATTGTCGTTGATTAGATTCTTTAATGCATATAAGTCTGGAACTTGATAATTAACGACTCTTTCCGTTATTACTTCGAAATTTCTGTTTAGATAGTTTTTCATAGATTTTATAACGTTTTTGTCTTTTTCGTCATACATATCTATATATATTTTTACGAATTTTTCTATTATGTTCTTTTTTGATTTTTTGAAGTAAGCTTTTGTATTTGCTATGAATTGTTCGTAATCAATTTTATCGTTATTTGTATTGTCATATTTATTGAAAAACTTTTCTGTTAAATTAAATCCACAGTCGTTATAGGAGTTTTCTATGACTTCGTCTACCAGTTCTCCTATAGATAATTCATTTTCTTTGTTTGTTGTTTTCAATGAATCGAAATATGTTTCGTCATTCATAGCTGTTTTGTGCAAAGATGCTATTAAATTTTTTGTTATAACGTTCATAGTGCATCTCCTATCTTTTTTCTATATAAGATATATCTTTATTTTTCTTAAAAATTTTATGTTAAAAGTTATTTACATTTTTAATGATTTGTGGTATAATAGCATTAAGATAAAAGGAGGCTAGAATATATGATTAGCAAAGCGTTCAAGTATAGTAAGAAGTTGTACAACGAATATGTTGGTGAACTTCCTCGCTGTGGAATCATTGGAAAGTTCAGAGAGTACGTAACTAGTGATGAAGGCAAAGATATCTCTTGCGATGTTTGTATTTTGCATAGTGATGGCAAAGGCATCGAAAAAGCTGGTACGTTCATTACGTTGAGTAATATATTCTATAAAAATGATGATGTAAAGATTCAGACAATTTCGGCTGAAACGACTGGAGAATATACTTCTGGATTTGTTTTCACAGTAATTGGTGAATATAAAAACAAACCTTTTGAAATCAAATTTGACAATATCAATATGCACAACATCATTTACAATCATGGTATTGAAAATGAAGATAAAAAAGAATATAATAAAACGCTTCATGAAGGTGACAAGCGAATCACTGTGAAGATGCCGTATGGAATGAAGAAATATTTGTACAATACTTTCGTAACAAGGAATCTCCTTTATGTTTTGAATTACCTTTGCGAAAGCATTTACTACAAAAATAATTGAGGAGGAACGGAAAATGTTTGTGGCTAAGCTTGTAATCAGGAACGAAGATGAATACGAATGCATGAATAAGAATCATTGGAGTGGATTTTTTGACAAGGCAAATGTTATGGCAGCAAATGTTAGGATTGGCGACGAAATGCCGAGAGTGAAGGTGTATTCTTGGGACGATAGCAATGTCAGCGATTACGAAGCATTTCATCGCTTTTTCGAGTTTTTCCCGTCGATGTATACGTATGGATTCGTTATGTCGATTGATGGTGTTGATTATGCTAAAGGAAGAAGAATGCTCAAGGACGTTGTTGCAATTCGTAAAATGGCGGTGCTGACGAGCAATCCCATTTGTGCAAGAACTTATTAAGGAGGAAAAAGAGATGTTTGTTTCGTATAGTAAAAAATCAAAAAAAGCAAAACGCGAGGCAGACGTCTCAAAAAGAGTTGTTTGGGGATTCTCCCCCGTAACCCGCGTTAAGCAAAGTAAAAAAATCTATAATCGTAAAAAGGTTAAGGTGTATGATTATGGAAAATTTTGAATTTGTAGATGGAAATGAATTTCTTGAAGAGATAGCAGAAGAAAATTGGCTCAAAAAGCAATGGGAAAATACAGAAATGCATTTTATCCATAGCATCAATGAAAAAAGAATAGAAGATTTTTTCAAGAAACGTCGTAAACAACTTAATTCAATGAAAGATGACGAATTTTTTGTCGTTGGATTTACTGATTGGTATAACGATATAAAACCAGTCGTTGTAAGAAAAGAACAAGGAAAAATACATCTTTATAGTTACAGTATTTTTGATGTTTTTTATTATCCAAAACAAAGAAACCACTATTCAGAAAAAGATAGAGAATTATTGGAAAAAATAGAACGACTTAATAGAAGAAAGAAAATTAGAATGGAAATGGAAAGTCGTAAAAGGTTTGGTCGTTAAGTGAAAGGAGAATAACTATGTATAGCGAAAAAGAAATTACAAAAGCAATGTCATTGTATGCAGATAGTTTCGGATGCAAAGATAAAGTATTCGCAAAGTATCTTGCCAACGACCACCCAACTACGCAGCAATCTCTTGTAAGGCTTTGCGTTGCATTTCTTCGCGAAATGGCAAATAAAGAATATACAGATGATAGAAATGAATGCGCCGTTCGTGCATCTCGTATCATGATTGCGGCACTTGATAAGGAGAGAGCGGGTTCTTTCCCGTTGATTTGATTATGTACGAATATATATTAGGCAGAGAAAAACTACATATAGTTCAGCAAAGAAATAAAGAATATCATTTTGGCTTTTATAACGCAAATGCTATTATTATAGTTATTTATGATATTGATAAGGATAATGATGTCGTAATAAATCGCACGCATAAACATACATATATTATATCAAATAATGATGTCCATATTGTAATTCATTCAAAAAATAAATTTGAAATGAAAAAAATCGAAACTATTTGTCGTACTGAAAAAAATATTTTTAAGAAACTTATAAATAATATTAAATTTGAAAGTGGTTTTTGAAATGTATATTACAAAATGGGGAAAGAGATATTCAATAAAAGAAAATAATTATTCTTATTCGTTCGGTTTCAGTATAGCAACAAATAGTGTTGTTGTTAATATTAGCAAATTATGCAAAAGCAATTTGTCCAATTATTTTTTTCTTGAGCATGTTTCTCATTTTGAAATACCAATTTGGTATTTCAATTATATAAATAAAGAAAATGCAAAAGTGCCAGTTTTTTTTCTTGGTCATATAAAAAAACTTAATATAAAAGAAATGGAAAATGTCTTATCGGTTAAGAAAAATATCTTTATGAAATTTCAAAACATGCTTCGTATCGAAAGCGGGTTGTGAATCATGTACATAAAAGATTTTGCAAAAAAAATAATATACATCAAGAACAAACAACGTATGTACGTGTTTTCATATTTGCCAAATTTGGATTGTTTTGATATAAATATTTATGATATTACAAAAAGATGTAAATTGTTGATTGATACGTTTATAATTTCAACGAAAATATTGGATTGCATAAATATGCAAAATTATTCATTTTCTTATATAGCTAAAAGTCATCCAATCAAAAAAGATATTTTTGTAAAATTTAGAAATAAATTGACATTATATAATGGAGAATAACATGAGAACCGGTGGATGCAATCTTTCTTATGTTTATAGAGATAACATTTCATCTTTGTATTTGTCTTATATAGATGAAACGTTTTTTTATACGTTTGTATATGAGGATGAAAGGATTGCGGATTCTTTTTATGTAAATTTTATCGTTTGCAATTTTCAGCAAATAAAAAATACAGTTTTTAGCATTATTGCACATGAAGCGAAAAACCATAAATATGATAGAACGTTTCTTATAAATTCCTTATATGATTTTTATAAGATTGTTTGTAAAAAATGTTATGGGCTGTAAAGGAGAAAATATGTATATCAAACACAATGGAAAGGTTTACGGCGTAAAATCAAAAAAATATATTTATACATTTTTTTTCGATACATTCAATAGAAGCATCGTTATTTCTGTTTTTAGAATTCCTAAAAATCATAAATCAATTGATTTTTCTAGAGTTTGTGACCGTTTTGATATTTCTGATATGGTTTTAGACAGGATACATGAAAAGGATTTTTCAATTAATGCCATATCACAACAACATCCAATTACAAAAGGGGTGTTGTTGACTTTTGTAAAAGCGCTTGTAAAAGAAAGTGGATTATGATAGATAAGGGGAAATAATTATGTATGTTGGAAAAACAATAAAATCAAAAAATCTTGAGATTATTCTTTCTGGAAGAATTCGCAATCAAGCGCGTTACAATAATATTTTTGTATTGTACTATACAATTATTTTTAATGATAAAATGATTTCTGGGAATGCAACGTTTGATTTTTTTAATAAATATCAAAATACAAATAATAAAAAACATATTATCGTTAATGTCATGTCTTCTCTTAACAATAAAAATATTTCGCGTTCAAGTTGTAAAGATTATGATTTTATAGAAAACCAACTAATTTTTTTTTCTGAAAATTTTTGTAAAAATACGGTTGGCCTTTGAATAAAATTGCACAAAACTATTTACATTTTCCTCGATTTATGGTATAATATAACCATGAAAGGAGGTGAAATGTATGTTTTTGCCTGGTCAAGTAGTTCGTATTATTACAACACATATTCTCGGTAAAATCAATAGTGTTATTCCGGCAGAACTCATGCCTAATCCTGCGGATGGGAATGGTTATGAGATTCAGATGTTTTCCGGTCGCACGTATATCAAACCAGAATATGAACTTGTAGAAATCCAATAAACGATTGAAGAGGAGGTATATTTGTGATTCCTGGTAATTACCAAAAAGTAAAAGACCAAATCGAGAAAACTGGGATATTTTGTCATAACAACCAAAAAATAAAAATTGAGGCCGGATGGGCAGGATATATTATCACAGATATGCTGAATCCTGATTCTCCGATAGTAGAGGAAACGTATGGTGAGGCTTATATGTCTTTTGACAAAGCAAAGGTAGAAGCAGAAAAACGGTTTGGTTTTATTTATCCAGAATAACACAAAAAAAGGCCACACATTTTTATGTGTGGCCTTTTTTTATTTTCTTAAAGTCCTATTTTTATTATATATTTTGTTAATGGATAAAAAGAAGCCAAGTCATTGGCTAAATCCTTTTCAAATCCAGTGAATACTCCCAATTCTTGATTTAATAACTGTTTATATATAAAGTTAGATAAATTTGTTTTATCAATTAAAGTATCGTGTTTTTGTGGAGATGTTTGTACCATTACAAAATGAGCATTTTTTCTTTCTATATAGAAACATAAAGCATTTTCATAATAAAAATCATATAATGCTATTGTGTAATTGTTCCCGTCTATAATTTTTCTTAAAATCATTTTTTTAACTCCAAAAATTCTTCCAATGCGTTTTCAAAAGCAATTTTAATATCGAATTCATTACCTTCAAACATTGAATCTTTTATAGAAATTAAGTTAGTGAAATTTTCTGATGTGAAATTGATTGATTTTAATAGATGCTTTTTATATAGAGATTTATATTGTGAAATGTTAACGCGTATAGAACCGGAATCAAATACTGCAAAAGATACGCTAAAAAATTTTTCATTAATTTGCTCCATAAACGAATACAATTGATAGTTTTTAATTTTTTGAATTGATTCTAGCATGCATACATCTCCTCATAATCCGTAATATATAGATAATTTTTTGATTGCGTTGTTAATTAAATCGTTATATGTTTTTAATGTTTTGTTGCTTAAATTTATTGGAATAATTGAAAGTGTTTTGTTGTGTTTATCCAAATTTATCATTTCCATAAAAGGAGCATCCATTAGATATAATTTCTTTTGTTTTGCATTTCCTTTTATGTTAGTTAATTCTATAGAAAATGAATTTTTCATAATTGTAGAAATGAAAATTGTAATTTTATTGTCTTCATATGAAATTTTTTCTACGTAACTATTATTTGTTTTTCTAATCATTTTCATAACCCATAATAAATAGCCATTCCATTTATAAATTCATTAACACACTTTTCATATTCTTTTATTTTTTTGTTTGGGAGTTGCAAGCGTTCATAATCAAAAAGTTTTTTATGTTCCATGAAATTTTCATTCATGTGAGTTGGAGAAGTTAATACATATTTTTTACAATCTATCCAATCAGATACAAATAGTTTTATTTTGTTGTTTTTAACGTAACCATCTATTTCCAGTTCTCCGACTCTGGTGGTAAAACTTTCATATTTAGACCCTGGAAAAGTATATCTCACTACTCTCATAATCCATACCACTTCATTGATTTTTTTATTTCACAATTGATTTTATTTAATAAATAATTTTCAAAATTACATAACACGTTAAATGTTTCTTTATATTCTCTAAAATCTCTTAATGATTCTCTCAAAAATTTTTCTGTAATAAAAACGTCTGGAAGAAAATACATATATACATTTTGGTATATATTTTGGCATTGATTAGCTCTTAACATAAATTGTAATATAAATAAATGATGTTCTACATTAATAAAAAGCGTTTGGTTTGACATGTCATACCCCATATATCTTTTTTTGTTGTTTCATATAAATATTTATATATTTAAGAAGTCTTGGTGCATATCTATTTAAGAATTGTCTAGTATCTTCTTTCATTCTTCCTTCACACGCAGTCATATGAATTTCTTGAAGAATATCATCAATTGTAGAGTATCTATCATATGGAAACACCAAATCGCAATTATATAAAAACACAAGCTCATCATTTCGCAATGTCATGTTTACTATAATTTTGAAATGAGAATTGATAAATTCAAAAGTATAGAATTCTTCTAACTTTTTCATGACTAAAATCCTGCTATATATTTGATATTATCTTTTAATGAAAAATTAGTCATGTCATGTATTAATGTTTCAACATCGTATATTGGTGTTTCCTTGTTTTCGCTTTTTATATCTACTAAAATTTCATCTTCTTTAAGCAATTCGAAACACCAGTCTTTATTTTTATTTCTAATTTCAGCTATTTCATCATTCCCATATACTACAATAGAAATAAAAGATTTTGTTTGATTATCTTTTTTTACAAATGTAATTTGTACACAATGCAATAATCCAAACAACATGTAATCGTTTCTATAAATATCATAAAAATCAATTTTATCATGAGATATTGTCATAGTTTTCTCCAAATGTTTTTTTCAATTATAATACATTTTGAAAATCGTGTAAATAAAAAAGAGGCTTTTTAGCCTCTCCTTTTGTTATTCGATTGTTTCTACATGGACTGCACCGTGTCCTTTTTCTATTTTTATATTTTTCTTTGGTGTTTCAAACAATCCATTTTCTCTTCTTATGAAAGTCATTATATCTTGATTTATAAATACCTTTACTATTGAATCTTTTAGGAAAATTCTATCTCTTGATTTATTTGAATAATGAAAACCATCATATGTCATATTTTGTATGGCTCGTTCCCAAGCTTTTAATCTATGAGAAAGATTGCAGAATATTGGTTTTTGTGTTATTGCAAATCCATGGCTTAAATATAAAAGACATATTCTTTTTAGTCCATGTGCATCGTTTTTATCTGTCATATTGTGCGTTACAGCATGTTCTGTTACGTAATATTCTTCTGGGTCCAGTTCTTTATTGATTGTTACTTTAATATCATATTTATAACAAATATTGTCTAACGCTTTATTTAATTCGCCTTTGAATATTAAATCTTCCAATGAATCCAATCCATATTCTTTTATATTGAATGGAACAAAATCATTGTCTTCTTCCGGTATTGACGATACAAGACCAAATTGTGTTATTCTAATATCTCCGTTCATAATATTAAGAAAATACAAATCATCATTATACAAAATATAGGAATATCCCCCATATTTATGTTTTTTCATTTTGCCGGCTTTTTCACATTTCAAATATAAAAACTCAGTAAAATCGTCAAACGTTTCTAATGGCATGACGCTACTGAGTTTATTAAATTGTTTTTTATTTGTACGTAGACTTTGAGAGTCTAACATATTTTTGAAAACATTGTAATTTTCTTTTAATAGATTTGTAAGTGTTTCGATTGTTTCAAAACAATGTTTCTTCCAATAAATAATTCTCTTTTTTTGTTCTTCTTGGTTTGTCCTAATTCGTTCAATAGTTTCTTTATTCATTGTTGATACCTCACTTTAGTTATTCTAATTAAAAGTGAAGAACCAATTTTTTTTGTTTAGCATAATTAAAAAAGTTGATTGAAATTTATCAATCAACTTTTTCATTTTCTTTTACTTCTTTATAAATTTGCATATACTTTATAAAATTATTTTCGAATGTTTTATAGCTTGATGCCTTGCTATATTTATAAAGAATCTCAAATTGTTTGTCATTCAGATTACATTTTTTCTTCAAATAATTTTTGAATTGTCTTTGTATATCTTTTATTTTTTCTTCTTGTTCTTTCCCTTGTAAACGCAAAAAAGCATTTGAATGCAAATCCTTAAAATAACTCGAATCAATTTCTTGCATATTTTGTCACCACCTTCAATTAATTATATCAAAAAAAATTTTTTTTGTACAAAATAATATATATATGGTGATAAATATATGAAAAAATTTGAAATACCATATATGCCAATTAATGAAGAAACAAACAAAAAGTTTATTGATTTCTTCTCAAAAAGAAAAGAAAATATAGAATGCATATATACGCCATCTTATATACGAGATGGAATAAATACTAGAGTTGAAGATGGCAATTTTTCACACGATTTTGATGAATATTTATATTTATTAAATGAAGTAAAAAAACATTTTCCAATAGAAATATTAATTCAAAAAAATTGTAGCAAGGAAATTATACAAAAATATTATAGTTTAGAATTCAAAAGATTTACAATAAATGATGATACATTAGCAAAACAATTAAAAACAAAATATGATGATATTATTTTAACACTTTCTATAACAAGATTATTGCATCATGAAGATATTTTTAATTTGGATTTAAGCTGTTATGATTATATAGTATTGGATTATAGATATAATAGACAAATTTCATTATTGAAAGAATTACCTAAAAAATATAATTATGTATTGCTTGTAAATAGCAGCTGTAATTATAAAGATAGAACATTATGTCCATTACATTGGTTTGATTTTAAGAATTATAAAGATTGTAAAAAATTACTTAAAGATTCATCAAAAATTTACCCATTAGACTTAATTTATTTTGATAATTACGTACATCATTATAAATTACAAGGCAGAGAATATTTTTCATTCGAAAACCCAGATAATTTCTTACGATTAGAAATACTTTCATATTTAAGAAATAATATAGATTTTTATGATTTGAAATAATATTTTTTAATTAACAAAGCATAAGAAGTTCCTTTTTATTACTACATGCGCCAGCAATGGCGCATACAACAGATGATTTTACTTCTCGCTTTGTTTTTGTTTGTATTATAAAAAAGTATTTACTTTCTATGAAATCATATTATAATTTATATGAAATGTTAAAAACAAAAATGTTTTTTTCAAATAGTATATTTACAGATGCATAAGAAGTTCCTTTTCGCAAGTTATTTGAAAACAGTGATTTACTTCTCGCATCTTAAAGGCATTTTAGGCATAAGGGGTTCCTGTACATTATAAGCTTAATAAAGATTATGTTTTTACTTCTCGCCTAATTGTTATTAATGTATTTGCATAGAGAGTTCCTTTTCAATAGGGTTATTTACTTTTCGCAAATACTTAAATGAATGTTGGGCTATCGTTTTCAAGAAATGATAGCTTTTTGTTTTCTCGTTTTTGAAAGGAGAATGTCAATTATGAATACCAAAACTCAAGAATATTTCAAAGCAGTACTCCATCTTTTTAAAGCAATCCCACACCTTGGCAAAATGGATATTTCCAACATAAAACATGATGAAATTTCAAATGGTGTATTCATTACTGACGAAGCATATAGTCATTTTGATATTAATTCAAAAGATGATATTAAATCATCTGTGATTGATATGTATGGCTATGATTTGGAAGCGCTTAATAATGGTTTCTACAAATCTTTTCATTCTGTAGCCGATAAATCAGTAGAAGAATGGATTCGCGACCAGATTCTTCATTATTTTACAACCTATGGGTTTGAAAGTCTTGGTATTTATGATAAAGATAGTGTTTATATCCCAAATGAAGTGCTTCAATTGCCAGAAGACGATTCTCCTTTTCAAGTAACTATCATTAATTATATCTCAAACGAGAATATAGAAGAACGTGTTCGTAAAATGCTTTATTCTGGTATGGCATTGAATAGCAAAACAGTCGAAGAGTTATTTACAATTATCAACTATAATAAAATTGATTTTAGTAGAGACGTTGACAATGTTAAAAATAAAGAAATGCGTCTCAAGATGTATGACTACTATAATACTGTTCCTCAAAATGCAGAGGAATTTTTGAAGTATGAGGTTTATAAGGCTACTAAAAGCACCATGCTTATTCAAAACGATGCTACTTTTAGAGCTATTTCTTATAGTGCAAACGTTAATTTTGATGATTTCTATAAGATAAAGATTACAAAACTCGCTTCTATTTTCCATCGCTATAAAAAGATTTTCCTTGCTTTTAAGCATAGTGCTAATGGGAATCGTCAATTCTGCACTTTTATTAATCAGATTAATCGTATTGCAGACAAATACCATAAGCCGAAGAAAGAAAAAATTCTTGATATCGTAACGCATAAGGATGTTGATATTAACGAACTTGAGAAAGAACTTGAAAACGTTACAATTTTCAAACGCATTTCTCTTGCAAACAGTATTCTTTTCCGTAGGAATGACCCAGAACATATCATTTATCTTATAAGGAATGGGTTGGCTTATGTAGAAGAATATAAAAATGACTTTAACGTGAGTGATGATGTGCTTCATGTCATTATGAAGAATATCGTTGATACTGTTCGTAAGAATGTAGAAGGAAAGAAGATTTTTATTCCGAATAATTTTGTTTATGCTATGCCTACATCTGAAAAGATGTTTTGGAATAATATTCCTTTCAATTCTTCTATAATATTGCCTCCTACTGTTGTACTTGGTGTTCATTGGCTAAATACTAATGGATATCGTACAGACTTAGATTTGCATATGAAGTCTGAAAAATATGATGTATCATGGTATAATTATGGGTCCAATTATAAAAACGAACGTAATAATAGAGAAGTATTATTTACTGGAGATATGACTGACGCACCAGCTCCTAATGGTGCTACTGAAGCTTATTATCTTAATGATAACGTCGTTGATGATGAACTTATTTCATTCACTCTTAATATTTATAGCGGACCACATCACGTAGACTTTAAGTTTATCGTTGATGAATGTGAAAAAGATAGAGTAGACAAAAACTATCTTATTGATTCTCATACAATGAAGTTCTGCATTGATAATTATATAGAAAAGAATGGTATGAGTCTTGGATTCTTAGATGTATCTGCCCCAGAAAAGAAAGTATTCTATTTCTCATCTTCTTCTATTAGTAAATCAATTGCTGCATCGTATGGAGAAAAAGCAAAATATGCAAATTCGGCTATGCGTACTATGGTAAATAGTTGTCTTAAGTTAAATGATGTTCTTAAGATGGCCGGAGCTAAATTTGAAAAAGAAGATGACGAAGAATGGGATATAGTACTTGACCCAAAACAAGTAACTAAAGATATTTTCTTGGATTTTATTAAATAATTTTGGTCACGCACCTTTCTGCAAGGGGTTTGTGATAGCGTCAGAAAAGCCATGACAAGGATGTCATGGCTTTTCTACTTTCAGCGTGCAGTTTTGTGACGCACGAAAAAAACATTGATTTTATCCAGAAAAATGTACTAATGACCCTCACATCACGAGATAAAAATTTGAAGTTTTTTCGATATTTGATTTATAAAAATTTTTTTACATGAATTTCGAATTATGGTATAATCAAATAAAAATGTATGGAGAACATAAAATGAATGACAAAATAGCTGAGATTGTTTGCATATCGATGTTCTATTTGTTTTTGTTCATTTTTGTATTGTTTCCAATGTGTTATTCATTTAGAGGATAAAATATGAAAACGTTAAAGTTCATTATGAATATGAAGGTATTTGAATTTGAAAATGCTTTTTCAATGTGTAGAAAATTTAGAAATACAAAAAGCAATATGAAAACACTGAAAAGAAAAAAAAGAATTTGTAAATTTTTATTGAATAATGGGTTGTGATAAAATGATTTTAAGTGAAGCCATTGAAACATTGAATAGAAAAGAACATTGGACAAAATATGATTATTGGTATATAGATAGTTTAGCTACAAAATATCAGTACCAAATCATTGAAAAAAGTTTTACTTCTTGCAAAACATTTTATGCAATAAGATATTTAAGACATTCTAAGAGATTCAAAAAGTTTACATTAAAATATGGATTGTGAGGAAATTGAATGAATTATATAGATGTTAATGAAAAACAATTATATACTTCAGAACAAGTAAAAAAATACTTAAATAATCTTGGCTATAAATCTGGGAAATATATAGACTTAAAAGTATGGAGACTTACAAAATATGTAAACAATACGTCTATAGTTCGATTGTCAATACTTCATGGAATTGATATAGATTATATGATTGTAAAGAAAAATGGGAAAGTGCGTTCATGGTGGTATAATCCACGTCAAGCTATAAGATTATGTATGTATTATGATGAATGGGTAGATAATAATAAAATAAATATTGGATTTTGCAATGAAAAAATAATAGATTTGTTTTGGAAAACACATACATTGGAAGATATATTAAATAGAGACAATTTTTGGTATTTCGAACGTATGTATTTTTTTATACAGACATCTGAAGTTCATTTTTATATGTATAATAGAAATCGATTCAATATAAAAGACGAATATATCAAAGCATTGATTAATAAAGATTATCGTTATATTCCTTTGTGTGTAAATGAAAAGACACTATATACAATGTCAAAAAATTTGTTTAACAAAAAACAATTTGGAAATTTGTTTGATAGACATATAATAAGAGGATGTTTGTAAATGAAATTCAAAAAAACTGATACGCTTAAAAATATGAAAATAAAAATGATATTTACAAACGAAACAATATATAATGAAAGTTTGTTTTATACTATAAAATCATTAAAAGATAAAAGAAAAATAAATCATGTTATACACATTTCACATGTAATGAATTGGAAAAAAAACGAATTGAATAATAGAATCACAAAAAGTTTTTTATTGTTTGATACATTTTCACTTAAAAAACACAATAGAGATTTATTAAATGAAATTAGAGGAAATTGCGTTTTTGATGTTTCGAAAATCATAACTGATTTTTTGGTAAATAACGTCGCATTAAAGGTTTGTGGATTATAATGCTTATACTTTTCAAAGAATGTAAAATCAATGGAAGAGATACGTTTTTTACTTTAAGAGATTTTTCTTGGATTTTTGATTTGCATTTGAATATTTCGTCTGGTGAAGGTTTTGCTTTGGATTGTTCATTAATAGATTATTGGAACAAAACATTTGATGAAAATAAATTTATAAAATGTTATAACGAAAAATTTATTGGTTTTGAAAAAGAAAAGATAATGAAAGATATTGTAAAAAATATGAAATGTCTATATCCATTGGAAAAGTATATAGTTATAACTGGACTATAAAGAGAGGATTAAATCCTCTCTATTTTTGTATAAAATTATTTACACATATTTGTTTTTATGGTATAATTACAAAAAATATAAGGAGACGAATATTATGATTCTTCTTAATAAATGTCCTGTATGCGGTGGAAAACTTTATACTGATAGATTAATGCAGTATAGCGTTATTCATCAAATTGGAAAATCTGGCAAAGAAACACACAGTTCATATAAAAAATCAAATGATGGTCCATTGGATTGCATGGCTATTTATTGTGAAAATCACGATTTTGGAACGGATTATGATTTGATTATTGAAAAGCCGCAACAACTTAAAGATAGGAAAGTATTTCAAAAAAATGAAAAATTTTATATTGATGAGGAAAAAATATGAGCACGAAATTTGTAGAAAAAGATTTTACAATGAAATGTAAATATTATGAAAACAAATATGTATATGATGATTTTTTTGCATATGAAGCTTTTTCGAATATGAATAAAAGCAATAAAACTTCTGGAAAAATATCTTTGAACGTATATGATATAGATAACGATAAAAGAATAAAAATGGAAGTAAAAAGAGCATTAATATATTGTGATTATAGTAGATATGGATTTGAAATGTATCTAATAAATAACAAATTTAGTAACGTTGTAAAAAATGTGAAGAACTTTCTTTGTGAAAAAGCACTAAAGAGAATTGGATTATGAAAATAACAACGTTTAATATTTCAAGAAAAACAAAATTATTGAAAATTTCTGAAAATTTTGAAGATGGAAAATATCATGTTATGATAGCTTTACATCGTAAAAATATGGATTGTAATGTGCATTTGCAAATTGAGTACTTATACTTAAATGAAAGAGATTTTATTTTCCATTTTCATAAAAATTTTGATTTTACAAAAGAAGGGATAAATGATTTAATGATAGAATTTGCATCAACGAAAGTATACAATTGTTTATATAAACTTTTAAGAACAAAAGAATGTAAAGTAATGATTGGAGAATAAAATGTTATAAAAAGAAGCCAATTATGGCTTCTTTTTTGTATAAAAACTATTTACATTTTTTGAGTTTTATGGTATAATTATATCAAACGAAAGGAGTTGTATGATAATGAAACCTGTACATTTGGTGTTTGTATCTGCTGATAATCATAACAAATTTTATGATATGATTCCGAATGGAAATACATTTACAATTAAATATGGTCGTATTGGTGCAACTTGTACAACTCTTTCTAAGCCTATCAATGAATGGGACAAGATTTATCGTTCCAAAATCAAAAAAGGATACGTTGACAAATCTCATCTCATTGAAGATTTGGTAGACAACGTTTCGGTTAGCAATACATTTGCTGATATCAAATCTAAGTCCATTGCAGATGTTATTTTCCGCCTTCAAGGATATGCAAACAAGACATTGGTTGATAACTATAAGGTAAAGGATAATCAAGTCACTCAGGCCATGGTAGATGAAGCGAGAACGATATTGGACGAAATGGCTGATTTGAAAAAATACAATGTAAATACTTTTAATACTGCACTTATCGATTTGTTTTCCATTATTCCTCGTAAAATGAAAAAGGTACAGTATTATCTTGCTGAAAGCACAAATGATTTTGCAAAGATTTTGAAACGCGAATCAGACCTTCTTGATGTTATGTCAACCAAGGTTTATATGAATACTTCTACTCCTATTTCTAACAACGATTCAATTCTCGACTCTCTTGGCATTACAATGAAAGAATGTGATAAAGCATTGAAAGACGAAGTTATTTCAATGCTTGGAGATATTAAAGATAAGTATGTAAATTGCTGGTACGTTGAAAATAAATCTACACAAGACCGTTATGCAAAAGATAGTAAAAAACAAATTAATGATTTGCATCGTACTGAAATGAAGTTTTGGCACGGCAGCAGAAACGAAAATTGGCTTTCGATTCTTAAGAATGGAATGCTTATCAGGCCTTCTGGAGTAACAACATGTGGTGCTATGTTTGGAACAGGTGTTTATTTCGCTGATAGAGCTAAAAAAAGTTATGGATATACTTCTGCAAATGGGAGCTATTGGGCAAGAGGAAATTCTAATAATGCTTTTATGGCTGTATTTTCTGTAAGGGTTGGAAAATATAAGAATATTTACAAACACGATTCTTCGTGTTATAATTTGAACAAGAAGAAATTGGAAGATATGGGACATTATGATAGCGTATTTGCACATAAAGGTGCTGACCTTATTAATAATGAATATATAGTATATGACCCTGCACAGGTTACTATCTATGCATTGGTCGAATTGAAAGGATAAAAATGATAATATCAATTTCTGGTTTTACTCCAGCATTTGAAATTAAAGTCGATTTTAAGTACTTAAAATCGACTTTTTCATTAGAATACAACGTAGATAAAGACGAATTGGTTTATGCAGAATATATATGTGTGAACGACTATATGCAAGAAAATATTTCTGTATTTAAGCTTTATAAACATTTGCTTGAAGATTCATTAAAACAAAACGATATTTTATATATGTATCAATCTCCAGACCATGATAAACAAGAATTAGCAGAAATAGATTTTGAAAAATTTTTAGATGTTTTGAAAGAATTAAAAAATATACTTTTATTGAAAATTGGTGTATGACGTGTTTGATTTCATGTTAAAAATATTAAAAAACAAAAAAGAAAAAAAGTATGTTTTTGTAAATCATATTTATGAATTTCAATTTTTGATTGTTTATATAGAAGAACCAGTCGTTTCTCATATACTAAAACGTTACATTTCAATTTATTGTTATGTAAAACATATTGTTACTAATGATATGATTGGTATGTTTCAGTTAATAAATGTTAATGATGTATTGGAAAAATCTTTTAGACATGCTTATACTTTTAATATTAAAGACTTAAAAATGGAATTTTATCAACAACAATCAAATGTTCCAATTACAGATTTAATGATAGGAATAGATATTTTTAGAAAATTATTAGCAAAAGAATTTGGATATTGAGGATATAAAATGTTCAAAACGATTGAAATAAAAAATGATTATGAATATAAAGGATTAAATTTAAAATATATACAAATTGTTTATATGGAATTGAGCAATCAGTTGTGCGTAAAATTTCTTTTTTTAGAATTCTCAAAATATGTATTAGAAACAAATATAATGTTTTATAATGTTTTAAGTACTTTTAATTTTGATGATTTATTTTTTACTATAAAAAAACAAATATTGGCAGAAAATAAACATCAATGCATATTGCATAATTGGGAAAAAATAAAAGATATAATAAATAGAGAGTTAGCACCATTTATATTGAAAAATTATGGTTTTTAATCTGTAAACTAAAATTGCTTACATGTTTTTATTTTTTACATACAATATATTTAGTTACAAATAAGCATGGAGGCGATTAATATGTTAGTTGGAAATGTAGGACTTAATTCAATTGCTCATGATACTGATTTACAAGGATTTCAAGTAACGAAAAAAGTATCTAATGAAGTAAAAGAAGATTTAAGTGTAAGCAATTTTGGTAATGAAACGAAAGCTGGTTCTTCTGTATTCCAGCAAAGCAATGAAAAAGCAGATCAACTTGGTCAACAGGCTACTGCAGAAAAAATGAGAGATGTAGAAAAAACAGTAGAAAGTTTTGTAAACAAAATATCATATACAAAAAATGCTACGTTAGAAGCAATAAGACAATCAACATTTGATTCAAATGCATAAAAGAGGCCATTAGGCCTCTTTTTTTTCATAATAATTTTTCCAAAAGTTAAAAAATCTATTTATATTTGATTCTTTCATTCCGATTACGTCACATTGACAACACAGTTTATTTTCTTTTCTATTTTTGTGAATATGAGCAAACCTCAAATTCTTAAAATTGTTTTCCCAAATATTATAAATGTTTTGTTTATAAATATTTCCCATAACACTTATTCTTTGAAAATCTAAACAACACGGTAATATGTCTCCATTTAAGTCTAATGTTAAATTACAAAAAGGTAAATTGCATGGCGAATTATTTGGAATTTTTTCTTCAGATACATAGTAACTATTATTAGCTCTATTATTAATTTCCTTAAAATAATTTCCTTCAAACATTGGTTGTAATATGATTTTTTCAATATGTTCGTATTTTTGTATATATTCATTTAATAATTTTTGACTATATGCACTGATTACTATAACATTTAATGCATTTATATTTATAATATCATCTGTCAAATTTAATCCATTTGTTGTCATATTTATTTTACATTTTGGACAATATGTATGTAATATATTGATTATTTCTTTTAATTGCGGATGTAATGTCGGTTCACCCATTCCAGCTAAAATTAATATTGTTTTGCAGTCTTTACCAAGTTGTGAAGCAAATAATTTTACAGTATCTAATGACATAAACATTGGTAAATTATTTTTGTGTATATATCCATTTCCTCTTGGACATATTTTACATTTCATATTGCAATCATCTGATATATTTAATGAAATTTTCATGAGAGATGTTTGTACATTAACAATATTATTAATTTTTTTAAGATACTGTTCGAGCGTTAATTTATTTCTTTCTTTCATATGTTTAATTAACACATTTTTACCTTCTTTTTGTATTTTTTTTTATTTTATAAAAAACATTACAAATAATTATTTTGCAATACATTATTTACATTCTTCTAAATACATGTTACTATGTCTATAAGGGGGAATTTCAAATGTGGAAAAAAGTATTTGTATTGTTTATTTGCTTAGCTGTTAGTAACATATGTCACGCATATCAATTGATTACAGAAATGTATGATGTGCAAGATGGAGATACATTAAGTACGATTGCACAGGAATTCATGGAAAAAAATACGTATTCAAAAAGAGAATTAAAAGAATTCGAATATGGTATTGTTGAAATCAATCCTTTTTTAGCAAAAAGAGAAAAAGAAGGATTTATCTTGTATGTAGGAGAAACCATCAAAATTAATTATTGGGTAAAATAATCAATTGTACTTTGACTAATTTTTTTGATAAAATAGATAAAGGGTGATTGATTTGAATAATAAAAGAATTTTCACTATAGAAGTAAGAGAAAACGATGTTAGAAAATATGTTACAGGTACTCTTCAGCAATTGATTGGAAAGTATTCTGGCCTTCTGGCAGACGGCAAGAATGCTGAAATAAAAGAAGGTAATAAACATATTGACTTAAATATAAAAACCGATAAAAGCCTTGTCAAGGCATTGAATGCCGCTTCTTTCAATATAAAAGAAGACTTTCAGAAACAATATTTTGAAGTGGTGAGGTAGATGAATTTTTTTGATGATTTTTCTTATAAGGAATTTATAAGTTATTGCAAACTTATGTTTTGTTACTTTTTATTGGCTGTTTTTATGTGTTGTGTAATGTCATATTTTGTAGCAACGTATCTTTTGGATTGGACGGTAAAACATTAATGATAACGATAATGCCAGTTAAAACATTCCTTGACCAATTTTTTAAGATACAAGGATTTAAGCTAAAATTCAATGATGATGTTAAATCAATTGTTTTCAAAAGTGACAGCGAAATCTTAAAAAATAAATTTCCAAATACATGGACTGTCGAAGAAACTAAAAATTATTTAAGTATTTGTATTTATCCAAGAAATTAAAAACAAAAACCATTTTTCTGTTTATTATAATTTGTAACGCACATGTAGCACAACGGTGAGTGCGCTGGTCTTAAAATTTCCTAATATAAGTCTAGTAATCCTACTATGGTTACGATGTCTTATCCGTGAGAACGGGAGCACTTAGATTGGAAACGGTTTAAGTGAATGCTGGCTAAATCGGCAGAGAGTTAGGGTATGCCGTGCTAAATCCAAATACTAATTTGCACCATAGATGATATGCAAAAAGATACTACAACGTATTTTAATGGCATATATAACATCTGCAATTTTAGTAAGATTTTGGTAAATGTGTAGAGAACATATACCAGCCACCTAAGTTTTTTGTGTAATGATAGGCTTGCTTATTATTGCAATTGAAAAATATGGTGAAGACATGTTCCAGACCACAACGTTTCGTCCAAGGATGGGCATAATAAACGGCATGGGAAATCATAACCATGTGTGGTACGATAAACCAGTGACAATGGTTCAACTCCATTCATGTGTACCATTGACATCACTATACCTCCTCTATATATAGAAAAGAGATGAGTAACCCACACTACTCATCTCTTTTCCTTTATAAAAAGAAAAATTGGATGAGAAATTAATCCCATCCAATTAATCTTGGAAAAATTCTTTTAGCATGATTATTCTATCATAAATTAAAATAAAAGTACACTTTGAATAAGATAAATTGAAAAAAGAAAGAAGTGAAATAATGAATATATCAATTACAAATGAATGCAATAGAAGATGTGAATTCTGTTTTCAAAAAGAATGGTATTTGTCAAATGATAAGATACCTAAACGAGAAATGACTCTAGAAAATATAGACAAAATACTTAAATGGGCTCCAAAAATGAAAAATATAAAAGTTTTTGGTGGAGAACCGCTTTTGTATTCTGATTTACAAGGATTATTTGATGTATTTAATGAAAATAATAAATCAATTGGGTTTCTTACAAATTTTAATGTTTCATCAGATAAAATAGATATTTTCTTAAAAAATTTAAGCATCATTAGCGGAATGTTAATTAATTGTGATTATAACGATTCACAAAAAAAACAATTTGAAGAAAATGTGAGTCGCATTCCAAATAATTTTTATATGAGTATAGGAACAACATTGCTTCCAAATAAGGATGATATAGATAAATCTATAGATAGAATATTAAATACAATAAGAATCTTAAATAGAGAATATATTAATGTAAGGGTTGCTCCGATGACTCCAAATTTTAAGATTAAATATGATTTTAAGCACGATAGCGGCAATGATGTTGTATATTTTATGGAAAAAATATTAGATGTTTATCCAGAAACAACATTTGGGTTTGATTGTTCAATCAATGAATGCGAAGTAAAACAAGAAACCATTAAATTATTTACCACAAAATATAAAAATAAAATTAAGTTTAGTACCATATGCTGTTATAAGAAAGTACCGCCTCTCGATATTTTAGTTGATAATTCTGTTGTTTGGTGTTCATCTTCAAAATTTATTAAAGTAGATAATGTTTTCGATTTTAGAAATCCAAAAATTCTTATAAAAGTATTAAAAGAAAGATATAATCAATATATGCAAAATAATTTTCAAAAAACACCGTGTTATAAATGTTCTAATTTTACAGAAACGTGTGATGGTCTTTGTGCTTCAAAAATTGTATAACTAAAGTTATTTACTTTTTAGAAATTCTATGGTATAATATCTTCAAGCTTGAAGCGAGGCCTCTCTGTATTTTGCAGCCTCCTTTGTATATTTACAACCTCGCTAAAAGCCTTCGTTATTGGAGTAGAGACATTGGTTCAAGTTCATTCTTCCTGTGAAAATCATCAAAACCAATGTCTCTTCCTCTTTACTTAAAAATGGTTATTACTTCAACACAAACATATATTATGTTGTAAATACATAAAATTGAATATTGGGGATGCAATGGTTTCGACGGGATGAGAAATCATTTGAGGTTCCGCGGGATGAAGAAACTGAATCCTAAAAAACGTTTCAAAAAAATAACTGACAACGATTATGTTGCCATCGCTGCGTAAGGTAATGCCGGCGTAAGTCTGCCACGCTTTACCAGCCCCCAGTAAGACTGTGGAGAAGCCGCTACTGGGTTTCAGATAATTCCCACTATTTCTTTGGACTTTTCTTAAGAATTAAGAAAACCATTTTCATCAAATCCCCCTTTCTTTTATACGTATACTGGTGCGATAAGCCAGCTAGCAGCGGTAATGACCCATTTGAAGTCTTGTTTCGGACAGGAGTTCGATTCTCCTCATCTCCACCAGAAAATTACAGCGAAGCAAACGCTTCGCTTTTTATTTTTGTAATTTTTTTATATGGAATGTTTATATATATTAAAATTGATTAATTAAGTGAGGTAAAAACAAATGAATGCAATAACAAAAAGACTTAGAAAGAAAATAGCAAGAGTTGATATTATACTGGATTTGATACTTCTTCTATGGAAGAAAGAGAATGTTATATAAATGATTACGGAGAAATATGCGACATAGAAAACGATTATGATGACAGTGACTATAGTTATGATGATGATATCCTTGAATGGCCAGACAATGATGAAAAAGAAGATGATAAATATAATAAAGATGATAGAGAAATAGTAACAATGATGTATGTTCCGTTTAATGATGTAGAAAATTGTGATTGTTATATGGATATAGATACAGCAAATTCTCTTCATGAAATTAATTATAATGAAGACAAAATTTTAAAAGATTGTAAAAAAATATATAAAACAAACAGAAACGAAAATATTGTAAAAGAAAAAATATTAAAATATATAAATACAAATTATGATTTATCAAGTTTGAAAAAGTATCTTGTAGACGATATTGTAAATAATATTTTTGATAGACTTTAATAATTTAAAAAGAGGTTTTTAACCTCTTTTTTATTTACATTATTTTGAATTTATGGTACAATGTATTTGGTGATTTTTATGGAATTTGAAGTCAGCGAAAATATCAATAAAACTATTTTTCTAAGACTTAAAAACAGTTTCGACCCATCAATAGATAAAATATATATGCAAGTAACAACTTATGTGCCATATCATGATGGTCATTCTTATCAATACAATGCTATCTTTACATTTATTTTGTTTCCAAATTTCATAAATTTCTTATCACAATATCTATTCATTGAAATCAAAAATTCAAATTTAGACCCAATAGCACAAAGATACCTCATAAATTCGAATAAAGAAATTATAGATATTTTGCATAAATACTACAATAATTTTATTGGAGTTAACGGATTATGAAAGAAATTTTTTCTTTGAAAAACAATGACATACAATTGAAAATAAATCTATTGCTCAGCGAAAAATATGAATTTAATAAAATTTATGCAGTTTTTATCTTAAACGATTCTTTTAGAGAAACTATTGTCATAAGATACAATAACGACTACTTTAATGATATGAAAAGAATATCTCAAAGAATGAATCTAAAAAGAAAGATAGTCTTTGCTAGATATTATAAATGGATAGATAAAATCATTCGTCAATCATTTTATAAAAAGGTTTTGCATGATGGACTATAAAGTACAAGAAAAATCATTCTCCAGTAATCATGGACAATTTACTGGAAGTTACGTTATTCGCGAAAATAGAAATATACTTGTAATAATTAACTTAGGTATATTGAGAACAATGCGTATCAATACATTTGGTATAGCACTTAGGAAAATTTATACAAGTGATTTGATTGTAAAATGTAATGGGAAAGAATATTGCGAAACATTAGATGAATATGATATTTTTACAAAAAAATATATCTTAAAAACTATAAAAGATTACTTTACTAATGAAGAAAAAAATGCAATTATAGAAGTTGTTAAGAATTTTTATAAAAGATTAAATTTAATCCAAAGAATAGGGCTATAAGGGAAAGGAGAATGCATTATGAGTTACGACATGTATCTTATTGACCCAGTAACAAAAGAAGTGTTAGAGACCACTACAGAGCATCTCATGACCGGTGGGACATATGTTGTTGGTGGTACGAAAGAAATGTGGTTAAATATTACATATAATTATAGCAGTATTTTCCAAAAAGTGATGGGTAAAGACGGAATTCATAAAATTGAAGGTATGTCGGCTGTTGATTCAATTCCAATTCTTCAAAGTGCTATCAATAAACTTAAAGATAATGTGGATTCCAATTATTGGAATGCTACAGAAGGCAATGCGAAACGAGCATTAAATCAACTTTTAGCTTTAGCGAAAATGCGTCCAGACGGAGAATGGAAAATTACATGAAGATTATAAGCTACCAATCATATATTGATTTTATTTTAACTCAAAATAAACAATTAAATAGATTAGCTCTTAACGTTTATCCAAAATCATCAAAAGATTTATGTCGTGCATTAGAAAAAGATACAATCTTTGACGAGATTTTTGATTATTTTAGTAGTTATAGATTTGTTGGTCCATGCGCTCTTGTTGTAGAAGATAGAAAAAAATATTTTATGATTGAAGTGGGATATTGATATGCCATATGACATAATGAATTTTAATTTTTATGAATTTTATACGAGGCAAAAACGCATTATAGGCGGTATGGTTTATGTAAATAACAAAAAAGTAGAAATAATTTTTAATTATGATAATTTTTCATTTTCAACAAGTCAAGATGGATATATAGAAGAACTAAATCCAGATAATAGTGACTTCGCCATTTCAATATTTAAGGGTGTTTTATTGGAAAAGATTGGATTATGAGAATAAAAATGAAGTATTATCATACATTTGAAATACATGGTATAAAATTTTATTTAGATTGCTATCTTGTTGTAATGAATTATCAAATAGCATTTTTTATGGATAATACAACTAATTTTTTATTCGAACCGTGCAAAATGTTTGATAAAAAAGAATTGAAGAGACACTTTAGAAAAAATAATAAACATTGGACATATTCTTTTGAAGATGAAATCATAAAAAAAATTTTTAATAGCAAAAAAATAATTATAACAACATTTGGTCTTTGATTTTCATAAAAAAATATTTACAAATTTATTGAAACATGATATAATATCTATTGTTTGATAAAGTATTAAAAAATATAATGGCCGGTATGCAAGTGGTTAAAGCATCGTGACTGTAAATCACGCGGAGTAATCCTTCGTAGGTTCAAATCCTACCCGACCAACCAAATATTCCCGAGTAGCTCAGCTGGTGGTTAGCAACGGTCTGTTAAACCGTAGGTCGTAGGTTCGAGTCCTACCTCGGGAGCCAATGCGTACATACCCAAGTGGTCTAAGGGCACGGTCTGCAAAACCGTTATTCGTTGGTTCAAATCCAACTGTACGCTCCAATTAAAAACAAAACATTTATACAAATTGCATACTTAAAATAGGGGCGTGGTGAAGTGGTTGAACACGTTCGGCTTTGACCCGAATATTCGTAGGTCCGACTCCTACCGCCTCTGCCAAAAAATTAAGAGAAGTCATTATGACTTCTCTTTTATTATTTTAAGACATTTATCGAAAATTTTTGTTCAAAAGGATGTAATTTTACAGAAATATTTCGTTGTACTGGTTCATATTCTGTATATGTTTCACCAGTTTCTTCATCTTCATAATCCATTTCATCTTCATCTTCATAAGTGGAAAAAGCATTTTGTTCTAATCCTTCTCCCCAACCGTCACTATATTGTCCTTCTATCCAATTTTTTGTTTTTTCCAATATATCATCGGTTGGTTCTTCGTTATACGTTACAGTCATAATAGCATCGTCTTGCTTTAATGTAAAGGCTAAATCAATAATGCTTGGTATATCTCTTTGTGCTATTTCTACAAATTCATTCTTAAAAGAATTAAAGTCATTTTCTACAAATTCTTTTGCTTCTCTATAAAATTCTGACCAATATTCTGGTAGTTCTTCTTCCATCTTATCAAATCCTTCTACCCAATATACCCAATTAGAAGCAAATTTATACGAAAATTTATTTTCTGCTAATTTTTGTAATCTGTTTTTTATGATATTCATAGTCTTTTCTCCCATTCAATTAATTTTCTATTAGAAAAATAAAAAAGCCGGCATAGTTTATACCGGCTTTCTTAAAATTACCATTCTGCAAGTGGTTTTCCAAGTACTGACCCAGGATTTCCAAGAATTTCTTCTTTTTGAATTGGTTCTACTGGCTCAATTACTTCGCCTTTAGCTTCAGGACTTAATTGAATCAATGGTTTTGAAAGAATTGTTTTTAGATATGATTTTTCTTTTTCATTAGTAGTCTTTTCAGCGCGTTGACGAAGTGCTTTGGCAAGTGCTTCTATTTTAGCCGTAATTACTACTAGTGAATCGTTATCAATATCAATTTGATTATACTCTGGAATATTTGCCATAATTATTCTCCTTTAATTAAGGCCATTCACCAAGCGGTTTACTAAGCATATTATTGATTTCTTCTGATTCATTACTGTTGTTTGCTGCGCGATTACGAAGAGATTTTGCAATTGCTTCAATCTTTGCTCTTACAACAGTCAATGAATCGTTTTCAATGTCAATTTGGTTATATTCTTGAATATCAGACATAATGTTTCTCCTATCATGGCCATTCGCCAAGAGGTGCACCAAAGGATGTACCGCGTTTCAACCAAGTAAATGCATAACCAAGTGACATAACATCATGTTTTGCTGCGAGCAAATCTGCAAATGCAATGTCCTTAGTCATTGGATTGACTGTAATCATGCAAACTTTTGTTTCAGGTTCTGGTGTAACACTTGTTGAAGTTGCAGCGAAGATATAGTTATTGCCCTTTGTCATCTGTGTTCCAAGGAGAGCAATCAATTCAATCTTGCATCCAACAAATCCTTCCATAGTCGTAGTGAAAGCATCTTTTGCTTCTGCTGGAATATTAGTAGTAACGTCTACTTTAATTCCACCAAGTTCTCCGCCGGTTTCAAGAACGCGTTCAATACCAGAAAGTGCTACGCCTTCCTTGGTTTCGCGGAAAATAACAACTACGGCATTCTTTGTGTCTTTGCCAGCGACGATAGTCTGTTCTGCGAGAACAGCATGATTAGTGCCATTCACAACCTGACTACCAAGATATGCTACAAAAGTATATTCAGCACCAACCATTTCATTAAGCTGGTCAAATGCAGTTGCTACTTTCTGCGGCATACCGCTAGTACTAACTTTTACTTCCCATGCTCCTAACATAATCTTACCTCCAATTAAAAATTTTTAGCAACAATTGCTTTTTTATTTTATTTAAAAAATCATTTACTATTTTTATAAAAATAAAAAGCCAACATTGTTGGCTTGAATTTTTTCTGGCAGGGTGTGACATTTATCGGAGTCAGTCGCGACCGTCATTATATTCATCATTATCCATTGCATTCGTACGTTAATGCAATTTCAAAAAGATATATCAGAACACCCTCCATTTTTATTTTAGATTTTACCTTCCAATTTATTTTTAATGTATTCATTCATGTGTTCTCTATAATTGGGGTCATTAATTTCTGGTGGAACACACATTGTTATTTTAGCTGGTTCTGTATTTACGACATATTTATTAAATATATCGTTCAATTCTCCAGAAACAACTTTTTTCATTTCGTCTATATCTTTTATCATAAATGTAATTGTTGCTTTTTTTGTCCATAGAATTTGTGAATTATCAAAAATAATATCGTTTTCTTCAGACTTTTTACAAATTAGGTCGATTGTATAATCATATGAATAAAAAGGATATTTGTTTTTTCTACAAAAAATTGTATTTGTATATGATATACATATAGTAAAAATTTTACAAATTTTTCCAATATCATTTTCATTTGAAAAATTTATATCTACATAGCATCCATTGCTTTTATGTACAAATTTTTCTAAAAAAAATGCTATTTCTTTCATTTTGTTGTTTAAGCCTTTCATGTTATTCACCTCTTTTTTTTGAGATTATAACATAAAATTGACTATTTGTAAATAGTTTTATGCACTTTGTTGTTGTTTTTGTTCTTCATTGTGTTGTTGCAATTTTAAGTGTATTTCTTCCTTTAGTTTTTGTTCAGCAAAATCATTTATCTGTTGAAAATCCATATATATATCGTCTGCAATCTTAAAATGTTCGCCATAACACAGTATTCCATTTGTTTGTATTTCTTTTATGGTTTCGCCTATTTTTTTTGTTTTATATATTTTACGTCCTATCATTTTAGGATTATTTGTTGAATATATTCCAGCAAGCGTTACAAAATCATCATATCCTCTTCTTCTTAATTCTACTAAACAACATTTTCCTATCATATAATGATTTTTTTGCATATTATGAGTATTTTTTTCATATGTTTCATCTATTTTATTTGTTTCGCTCAATACAAATGTACTATAAATATAAAATTCTTTCTTA